CTCGAAGTTTCCGCCGAAGACGAGTCCGCCGGCCTCGATATACACGACCGTGATCGTCTCTCCGCCTGCGTCGTCGATGTCCCGGAAGACGCCCCAACGGAGCCTCGCCCCGTGTCCATGGTAGAGGATCTGGTCGCCCTGGGCCTCGAAATCGCACCACGGCAAGCCCGCCCTCATGTCCCGGAGCACGTCCGAGAAGAACGAGCCCCACCAGTCGGGGAGGGGGCGCTCCTCGAACTGGCTCATCCGACCCTCTCGAAGCGAGAGCGGAGCCGGCTCCACTTCTCACGGTGGTTACCAAGCCAGCAGTACGCCTCGTAGCGAAGCGTCATGTGCTCCTCGGTGAACGTCCAGACAGCCCGGAGCACGTCCGACTCCAGGTGCTCGGGCGTCCGGCCCCTCCGCTCGATGTCGCGCCACGAGCCTTGGTTGTGCGAGCCCTGAACCTTGATCTCCTTGAGGGAGTCGTAGTTGTAGACGTGGACGGCCTGGACCCGGATGGTCGAGTCGATCTCGATGATCCGGATGCCCTCGCGGTGGCCGTAGGACCAGAGCGTGCTCTCGTTGACGATCTGGACCTCGCGGCCCTTTTCGAGGTAGGGGTGTGCCTCGTTCAGCATGTCCCGGCACATGTCGAGGAGCATCGGGACGGTGACGTGCGAGCCCGCGTTCTTCTTCGCCATCGGTTGCCTTTACACCGGCTCTTCGCGATCGAAGCGCGAGCCCTTGCGGGAGAAGCTCTTGGCCTCTTCGTTGGCGATCTTGACGAAGTACATGGCGCTGTCGTGGATCACATCCATATGGCCCTTCGTGAAGAGCCGCTCGATCACGACGCCAGCGACGAGCCCCGCCAAGCCGAGGTAGCCCTCATCGGGGATGTTGAAGCTCGCGATGACGATCGCCCGACCATCAGAGCCCTCTCCAATCGCATGGAGCGAAGCTCCAATCGGGAATGGGACCCGGGCGAGGGCCCGGTCCCTGTAGAAGAAGAACCCGTCCTCGTTGAACCGGAGCCACTGGACGAACGGCGCGGCCCGCTGGACCGTGCGGAAAACGACGCCAAGAAACGCGGCCCACTCTTCCTTACTCGTCATGGCCCAACCTTTCGTAGCGACTCGTCCCTGTTGGCTCTTCCGGCACGGGCTCGTTTTCTTCGGTCAGAAAGGGGGAGAAGTCCCCCGGCATCACGAGGATCATGTCGAACTTCAGGAAGAGGAAGCGGTAGGCCCATCCCGGAAGGCTAGTGCTACGGTAGAGCCGAATCTGCCCCCGGTGAGGCCCCGCGGTCACATGAAAGTCAAACACCGTGTAGTTGCAGGGCTCGTCTGGCTGAAAGGTCAGCCGGAAGGAATGAACGCGGGTGAGCACGTCCTCGTGCCTGCCGGGGGAGACCTCCGCGTGAAACGCCCAGGTTTCGTAGACGTGAAACGCAGCGTGCTCGTAGCGGCTCCCCTGCTGAACACGGATCACCTGCACCGGGGTGTCCCGCGGGACGGTCAGATTGAGGACGAACCCCCGCCCTCCGATCGTAGCTACCGGAGGGCGATGGAACCCGATAGGAACCTCGACGATCACGGCCTCACATCCTCTCGTAGCGGCTCGCGGTCTCTTCGGACACGCGCCAGGGGACGAAGGCCGATGGAAGCTCGACGTGGATGTGCCCGAGCGGCGCCTTGATCTCGACGAGCCAGGGACCGGCGCCCTTGTAGCGGCTCAGAAAGAACATCGCCTTGGCGCTGTTCACCTTGGCCAGGTAGCTGTACCGATCGCTGACCAAGGTATCTTCGAGCCGGTAGGTGTAGACGTGCTGGTTATAGGACTCGGGCCCCTTCGGCCCGAGCGAGCACCAGACGCCGTCGATCATGGCGTGGCCATAGACCGTGGGTACCCGCTGCGCCTCGACGCGAACAAGAAGCTCGGGCTTGTCACACTGGTCGACGACCATACGGCGAGCGAAGGGGCGGCCGTGCTCGTTAGCCCAAAAAGAGATACGCATGGCAGGTCAGATCCTCTCGAAGCGCGTGAGCCGGGGTCCCTTGTAGACCTCGAAGATGACGCGGTCCTGGCCCCTCTCCAAGAGCAAGGCGCGATCGAAGAAGGGCGTGATGCTAGAGGGCAAGTCCTCGTAACGGCCCGAAAAGTCCCGCTTCGTCTGCCAGACGAAGTACACGTCCGAGCCTTTCTTCGAGGCTTCTGCCCGAAGCTCGCCGAGCGCGCCAAGAGAGAGCCCCGGGAATACCTCGATGCCCCAGGTGCCGCGAGCGTATTCGCGTACTTCGTGGACTACCTGGGAGATGATTGGGGGCGGATTCGTCGCTGAAAAGCGCCGTATGTGACTGCCTGTCGGGGGGTAGAAGCCCTGAAGGGCCTGATCGATGTTCACGTCCTGGGTAAAGAGCCGCACTGGCGCCTCGAACGTCGCCCTCCGGTAAAGGTCGAGGAGATAGGTCGTCTTGCCCGCGCCGGGGCCGCCGAGCACCAAGGTCATCATGGCCTAGTGCCTCTACACCGCAGGACGGGTGAGCCTGTCAAAGCGCGTGGGTACCGAAGGGTCGGGCTCGTTGTGAAGCTCGAAGACCGAGCTGTCGAAGGGCGAGTAGCCGTCGGGCATCACGATGTCGGTCAGCTCGTTCACCCGGAGCAGCCAGAGCGGACTGTCCTCGCCACGTTGGAGGCGGAGCTGGGTCTTGTGGTGCTTCCCGAGCTGGACATCGAAGCGAACGAAGACCTCGGCGATGTGCGACGACCAGAGCTGGTAGATGTGGATCTCGAAGCCCACCGTGGTTGGCTCGACCCCTGCGCAAGGCAAATCGAAGGTATGGGCGTCGGAAGTGCCCTTGACCTTGACCCGGGGTCTTCTCTCGGTGAGCGTCGAAATCTCGGCCGCGAGCAAGAGCCCCGTGCCGAAGTAGGGGTTGACCGTGGGCATCCACGCCGCCGGCAGATGAGAGAGCGTGATCAGCACGAAAGAAGCCTCTCGTAGCGGGTGGCGTCGGGCGCGTGCGGGTGGTTCAGCTCGAAGTGAGGTACCACGAGCATCGACCGGTTCTGACCTACCTCGACGGAAAACGACCACCCCACGATCGGCCCGCGCGGAGGGTGGTCTTTGACAGCATCGATGCGAATCGAAGCGACTTGAAACTTCCCGGTAGGTTGCTCGTTCTCGACGGCCAGGATGTATTTTCCGCCTGGCGGCAAGGTGGGCCGGAACTCGTAAGAGACGAGAGCTTTCTCGGGCGGCTTCTCGACCGTCAAGGGCAAGGGGTCATAGCTCGCGATCTTCTCGCGCATTCCCCGAGGCAGGGAGGCGTTGCAAAGAAGATGCAAACGAAACGGAGGGGTCTCTTTCCAGGACCCAAGTACCTTCAAGGTGAGACCCTCCCCACCTCCGGTAGTGTAGAAAGCTGACGATGCACCCGTGAGCACGATGAGCATGGCCCTCTCTCCTACACCCGTGCGAAGCGAGAGACCCGGCGGCGCGCGGCCGAGGGCAGCTCGAAATCCTTGTAAGGGTCGTAGGCCGGGGGCAGCGGGACGGCTGAATGCAGGGTCTTGCCCACGATCCACGTCTCGACGAAGTAGCGCAAGTGGCCGAGGACGTGAGCTTTCGTGAGCCGGACGTTGACGTTAACCCGGTCTTGGTAGCAGACCCGGTACTCCAGCTCTTCGCGCTCGACCGGGGGGTAGACGAGCTTGGCGATGTAAAAGCGCCCCGTCTTCGTGCTCTTACGCGCGTGCGAGACGAGCTTCTGGTTCTCGCCGTAGAGGTCGGCGATGATCACCGGCTCTTCGTGGCGGTGGATCGAGAGCACGAGCCCGTCTGAACCATCGTACGGGTCGATGGGGTCGACAAGCCACTCGCCCGGCTGGATGAGCCCCCAGTACAGGTGAATCCGCATCGGGAAACACCTACACCGGGCGGGGTCTCAGTCCTCGGAGACGAAGCCGCGGGGAGTGTACTGCCGGCGGGCCTGGACCTGGACGATCTCGCGGGTTTCGAGAGCGAGCGCAGTCAGCCTTCCCCCGTGGACGCAACCCGTATCGATGCCCCAGCACTCGGCTCCGCGGGCGTTCCGGTCGACCCGGGGCGAGACCTCGTCGTGGACCTCGTGGCCGTAGACGATTGAATCGGGGCCGTCCCACTGCGCCGACCAGTCGAGGGCACCCTCGGGCCGGGTGGTCTCACCGGGCTTGAGCGCCACGTACTTACCCTCGGCGGTAACCCACCGGAGGCGCAGGACCTCGCCGGGCTTTTGCTTCTCGGCGGGTACCTCGCCGGGGAGCACGCCGCCATGGACAGCGATCCAACCAGGGATGGGCCGCAGGACGATCGGAGCGGCGCTCAGGTAGGCCAGGTCCTCATCCGACAGGCCCATCCATTCGGCATACCGCTTGCTCTTCGGCGGCTCCATGGGGTTCTTGTACTTGGGGTTCGCCTTGGCCTTGGCCTCGTGCTTGCGGAAGCGCAGGGCCTTTTCCTCGTGGTTGCCCTGGACGAGGGCGGAGTTCGGGACAGAGCGCGCGAGGCGCACGGTACCGATCGGGTCAGGGCCCTTGTCGATGAGGTCCCCGATGAAGAGGACACGGTCGGAAGAAGTGAGGGCGATCTTGTCGAGAAGATCGGCTAGCTCCGAAGAGCAGCCGTGGACATCGCCGATGCAAAAAGTCGTCATAGTGCCTTAGCGGACGATAAGAAGGCGGGGGTTCTGACGGCCGGGGTGTAGAAGGGGCATGGCGACGAAGAAAACCAAGGTCGAAAAGAAGCCCGCGGCCGACGAGAAGCCGAAGTCCACGGTCGAACAGATCCAGGAGCTACAGCGCAAGAGGAAGCGGCGGGACCTCTCCGAGGCAGACGACGACAGGCTGATGGAACTCTACGACCTTCGGCGGGCCGAGATCGAGGACGCGATCCCCCGGCCGACCTGCTGCGAAAGCGCTTTTCTCTACCCGGCGATCGTGTTCTCGGTCAACGTCCAAGATCCCCCAGAGGAACAGCGGGGCCGCTGGTACGCCCACACGGGCGAGCGGGGGCCTGGCGAGCGGGTCGCCCTCCAGATGGGCCTCGACTACTGGGCCAACCGCCCCGAGCCCATCGCCTGCCCCTACTGCCGGAAGAAGCTGCCGAAGATGGTGCCGCTCAAGAGCCCTCCTTCGCCCCTCTGCCGGGTGGTCGACGGGGGCTACTACTGCGACACCTGCAAGGAGCGTCTCTCCTCGTGCTACTGCTACCCGGCCGAAGCCGGCTACGGCCCCGAGGGAGATGAGGGCCTCGCCGAGCGCATCCTCGAAGCCGTCAAGGCCGCCAACAAGGCAACCGAGGACCTGAAGAGCGGTCCGATGCGTGAGAGGGTCGACGAGGTGGCTCGGGCCCTGCGGGAGGCGACCGAGAGCCTGAATGAGACTCTCGACGAGGCCGAAAAGGCCATGACCAACTGGCTCGGCGCAGGTACCGGGCGCGTCGTCCTCATCGAGGGGAACGAGGCGTACCGCAAGCCCCCGACCTACTTCGTCTACCAGGACGGAGCGCTCTTCATCGAGACGGGCAAGCCGGGCGACAAAGAGCGCCACCAGACGCCCCTTCTCCGGGCTCCGAGGCTCCACCGGGTCCTCGCCGCCGGCAAGCTCCACGAACTGTGGAAGGCCACGGGCGGGCCCCCGATGTAAGCACAAAGATTCATTTATCCTGCCGCCCCCGGTATGGACCCTCTCGCCCGGCGCGTTGCAAAGCTCTACCTCGAAAAGAGGGCCGACCACCTCGACTACGATGAGCCGGTCGAGGGAGAGAGCCAGATCGACCGGGCGAAGGCAGCCGACCTGAAGGCGTGGAATGTCCTCGACGGGGCCTACAAACGCTTCTACCAGAAGACGATCGGGCCTTTTCTGCGGCACCCGGCGCTCGAAGATTCTCAGCGGGCGGCCATCGAGGACGCCTTCCGTCCGGGATCGGGCTCGTTCGAGAAGGCCATGAATGCCCTGAACGGCACCGGCCCGAGCACGTCCAAGTGCTACTACCCGCCCTTCCAAAAGCGCTGGGAGGCGTGGATGGAAGACGCGACGAGGATCGGTCGCAAGCTCGACACCGAGGTCAAGAACCGGAACAAGCCGAAGAAGGACTCGTTTGCCCCTTCGGTCCGGAGCCTCGCGGCCTCGTTCCTCGACAACATGGCCGGCAGCTTCGAGCACATGAAGAAGAAGCCGGACTACGAACTCGGCAAGGACTACGCGGACTTCCTCGACACGAGCCCCGACCACAAGAAGCAGTGGGAGGAGGTCTGCGACGCGCTCTACCAGGTGGCGAACGGCCGAGGCGACGCCTTCCGTTACGACACCTACAGCCCGAACGAGGGGTACAAGCGAGCGCTCGACGACCTCAAGGCCGTCTACAAGAACAAGGTCGCGCCTTTCTGCATCGAAATCTGGAAGCTCGTCTGCTCAGTCGAGTCAGCCTACGACGAAGCCTCGACCGGCTGGTACGCCTACAAGAAAGGCGTCGAGAAGTTCAAGGCGATGTTCCTCGAAAAGTCGGAGCTTCTGAAGACACTCCGGCAGATCCAGTACCAGATGAAGCAGGACTACAAGCTCTCGCAGGAGAAGGCCGACGACGCCTCGAACGCGGGCGACGACGACCTCGCTCGCGAGTGGCTTGCCTACGGCCGTGCCCTGTTCGTCGGTCCCATCGACCGGGCCGAAGCGGTCGAGAACGAGTTCCTCCAGCTCATGAAGAACTGGTACGACCCGATGCCCTGGCAGACGCCGAAGAGCGAGCTGGTCGTCTTCGCGGCCGACATCGCCCGGGTCGAGCAAGACTGGTACAAGACCCCTCGCCCGCACTTAGCGGCCGAGAAACTCGGGGGTGAAGATCATCCTCGTGTCGGCGGAATAGACGGCGTAGTAGTCGCCGTCCGAGAAGCTGGTGTGGTGCGTGCCATTGCCGGTCTTCTCGCGCCAGACAGCGTCCGCCTCTTCTTTCGAGAGGGGGCCGGTGATGTCGATCCAGCCGTCGAACATGTCGAAGAGTCGAACGACGTACTTCCCTGCGATGGTTTCGCTCATGGGAAGATCGTACACCGGTGTACGAGGGGAATCATGCCCTGGGTCGACAAGGAAGAAGAGAGCGCCCTTTTCAACGCAAGTGGCAGGGTCCTCGCCAACCTCGAACTCGTCTACGAGAGGAGCTTCCCGGAGTGGCGTTGGACGCTCGCCCCTGATCCGGACCGGGTGAACGTCGATCGTGGGGGTGACGGCTACCGCTACGCCTCTTCCCGGGCCCGGGCCAAAGAAGAGATCGAGAGGGCCCTCGGTCTTCTGCCCCCGGCCCGGGGGCATCTTTGGACGACCGAAGAGGTCGACGGCGGGCCCGTTGGTAAGGACGACTTCTACATCTGCCAGAGCTGTGGAGCCTCAGGCGGGCCCGTCATAGGCAACGAGCCTCCGCCCACCATGGCCCCGTTCCTCGCTGGCCCGGCCCTTCAGGTGTCGGTTGACTGCAACCGGGCCAAAGAGCAGATCGCCGCCTACCGAAGCGACGAGGCTAAAGCCGCGGAGCTGGTCGCGGCGTACGATATCGAGAAGATGACGGTCTTCGAGTGCGCCGTCCGGCTCGCCCATCTGCCGCGGGGAACGATCGTTCCCTACGCCAGGCGCAAGAAGCTCTACAAGCTGTACCTGAAGGTGAAAGAGGCCCTCGACGAGGGGGTGACGATCACCCTCGGCAAGGGCCCGGTCCCGGTCGAGGACGACTGATCACACCTCGGCCACGTACACGTCGAACGCGGCGTCCCGGGTGGTGAGGGTGACCATCCAGCCCTGGCCCATGCGGACGGCGATCAGCTCGATGATCCGCGCAAGATTGGTCCCGCCGGGAAAGCGGATCGTGTAGACCTGCTCGCCCTCCTTGGGCAGAGACGCCACGAAGATGCCGTGCTCGATGTTCTTGACCTCGCCCTCGCCGGGCACGCAGAAGACGCCGAAGCCGGGGGCCTGCGGGGTCCTGACGACGAGCTGACCCGCGTAGCGGTGGGGGAGGAGGGTGAGGCGCGATTCGGAGGTGGTGTCGATGAGCATGGCAGCAGGTCCTTTCAGACGATGACCTCGAAGGAGGCCGTGGGGGCGTAGGTGAAGAAGGCGGCCTCGGCGTAGGTGCGTTCGCCGCGGACCAGGAGGTCCCACACGATGGCCGCCGCTTCGCCTCGCATCTCCCCCCGGGCCACGACCCGATAGTGCGACGCCTCGCCCGCCAGGGGCAGGGGCACTTCGTAGCAGCCATCGACCGGCTTGATCGAGGTCTGGCTGCCGTAGGGGAAGACGCCCACCCCCACGCCCTCGCTAGAGAGCTTGAGGGTGAGGGTGCGAGGGAAAACGGAGGAGAGTCGGGGGCGACTGGAAGAGAGGTCGACGAGCATGGCTCCGAGACGATCGAGGCCCTCTGTCTTTTCCGGAAAAGAGCAGGGCCTCTCGTCGTCTAGGGACCATGAGCACCTCGACCAAGCCCGCTGCCCTCAAGTGGAACAAGCTCTCGGCCTCGAAGAGCGAGCCGATGTGGATGACCTCGGACGAGCGGTTTCTCGTGATGGCCTTCCGAGCCCGCCTCGGCCACAAGGGCAGCCGATTCTACGACTACGAGTACGTGGCCATGGACCGCAAGAAGGCGAGCGAGGGCAAGAACCACACCGAGATCGCCCGCGTCTCGACGTTCGCCAAGGCCAAGGCGGCCGTCGCGGCCTACCTCGCCGACCCCGCGAAGTCGGCGCTCTGAACGGTCGAGCGGGCGGTGTAAGAGGGCCCATGCCCGAGGTGACCCTCTACCTGCCCCCACTCGCCTACTACCGTGGCGCCATCCTTGCCCTGAAAAAGGACCGGTCAAAGCTCTTCACGATCACCCAGATGTGCCTGATCGAGACCCGCGACACGAGCTGGGTGACTCTTCGGAGCCACGAGACGGGCGAGCTGGTGTCGGTGTTCTTCCCCTCGGTCGAAAGCGACTACGTGGTCACCGGGCGCAGGGAGAGGGCGTGGTAGCCATGGTTCGCACCGATCTGCGGGAGCTGTTTCTGGTCGAGAAGCGGGCCGGCAACCACGACGGGTTCGCGGTCGTCTCGACGCCGTTTCCGAAGGACTGGGACACGAGCGCCCACTACCTGAACGGGGACGCGACCACGATGGTCTCGCGCGGCCGGCTGGTCTACCCGCCGTTTCAGTTCCCGACGCCGGGCCCCGAAGCGCTCGCCGCGCTCCTGTCGGTCGGGGCTTTCGCCGCAGAGCCCGACGACGAGCGCCGGATCGCCGTGCCCCTCCGGCAAGTCGCCAACCACCTGCGCGGTCAGATGAACCGGGACCGCAACCTCTGGAGCCTGCTCACCCACGAGAGCCAGGCCGAGCAGCTCGCCTCGGTCGTCGGGGCCCTCTCGGTCTATGCCTCGCCTCACGTCCGGACAGGGATCGTGATCGGCCTACCGCAGCCGTTCGACACGGGAGCTATCCTGGAGCACGAGGACGGCAGCGGCCGGGCGGCCGTGGTGGCCGCTCACCGGGGAGGCTTCCCTTCCTGTTTCGTCCTCGAATGGGGCGGCGTCCCCCGGCCCTCGACCCACTGACAAAAGACGCCCATGATCAAGATCGCCACCTACAGCCCCGAAGACGGGTATGCGTTCCTCCAAATCGGGGACAGATACTTGCACACTCGGCCTCCTTTCGAGGAAGACAAGGCCGACTCGGCGACCGAAGGCACGGTCGCGAGGTCCTTCGACTACGGGTTCGAGCTGGGGCCTGAAACCGAGTTCCCCACCTGGGAGAGCGTTGTGACCTACCTCCGGGAGACCCAGGCCCAGGCTTGCAAAAAGCTCGTGGGGCCTAGGTCCAATGAGGAGATCGTCCAGGAGCTTCTCCGGGTATCCCCCGCCAGCAGCATCGAGAGGCACATCAACCGCGTCCGGAACGAGCTGATCCCCCAAGAGAAGTATACGGCAGCTCGGATCGTGCTCGCGCGCCTCCTCAAGTACGCCCCCATCCTCGCTGAACATCCCGCGCTTCGGGAACAGGCCGAAGCTCTTCTGAAGACCCTGCCCGAAGAGCCCCCCTCATGAGCAAGAACGCCAAGCAGAAGCTCGCCGAGTACCACGCTGACCGGGCCCGGGAGAACGCAGCACGCCTCGCGGCCATCGAGGCCCGAGCGGCGAAGGTGGCCGACGACCCCGACACCTTCCGGATCGATCTCACCCAGAAAGAGCAAGCCCATGCCTTCCGCCAAGAACACAAAGCGCTCCACGGGGCCCCGTACGGGGCAAGCGGTGGCAGGTACACCTATTCCTTCACGCCCACGGGCCTCGGCACGGTCGTCAAGCTCGTCTGCAACGACTGCCACGCAGAGTGCGATCTCACCGACTACAGCATGTGAGTGGGATCACGACTGGCTTCTGCGGGAGGACGTGTCGACGCCGGTGACCGTGTACTTCCAGTGCATGAGCTGTGGCCAGTGGGGGCACCAGACTCGGCCTTACCAGAGCCACCGGCCCATCAAGACCTGCGGGCCCCCGAAGGGGGCAAACCGCGAGACTCGGGTGATCTTGAACCTCTCCGGCGAAGAAGCCGCCCTGCTCCGGGGGCTGCTCTACCACAGCCAGCCCTTCTACCGGAAAGAGCGAAAGCCGAAGATGCACGGGCTCATCGAGACGCTTCTGAAGAAGCTTGGGGCCGATCCATGAACCCCTACCGGGTCCCGGGGCCGGCGCCTGACCCTCTGCCAGAGGCCCCGAAGGCCCCGCCTCGCCCGATGGACCCAATCGATCGCAACATTCTCGAAGCCCACGAGGCAGCGAGGCGGGCTCAGATCGGGGTCTACATCGCGGGTGTCGGTGTCGTTTTCAGCCTGCTTAGCCTCCTCCTCCGTCTGCTCGCCAACCTCTGAGGACTGCCATGCCTGTCGACCTCGAAGCCATTCGCGCCCGTCTTGTGGGCAAGACCGTTACCGCCGTCGAGAGAGCCGAAGCCAACGAGTGCATCTGCCGGATCGAGTGCTCTGACGGCTCGACCTTCCGCCTGCACGCGACCGACCTCGGCGCCTGGGTCGAGGACACAGTGAGGCCGGGACAGAAGTACGAAAAGCTCTTCGGCCCGGGCGGGCTCTTCGTCGACTACGCCCACCGGTTCGGCCACATCTTGCCCGGCGTCCAGACCGAAGGACAGGACGTGATTTTCGTCACCCCCACGGGCGAGACCATGATCGCCGACCTTTCGAGGCTCCCTCCGGACGAGCAAGCCCTGGCAAGGCACCCGCTCTCGGGCCCCTACCTCGCCGACGCCGCGAGCCTCGGAGGCATGGCCTTCTTCGCGTTCCGGGAAGACGATTGCCCCGAGGATTTCCGTCAGTTCCGCGACCCCCGCCGGTCTAGGGAGTTACCATGGCTACCCAGCGCACCCGTTACGACCGCATCGCCCCCGACAGCTCACGCCCCGTGCCCAGCAAGCCCAAGCCGGCCGATACCCGGCGGGAGTGCGTCGTGGGCGAGAACGCCCGGGCCCCGGTGATCGAGGTCCGGCACGCGGACCTTACGAAGCTCTCGGACGAAAGCGACTTCAAGGTTGACTGCCCGGTTTGCGTCCGGGGCGTCCTGCTCGTCCGGCGCAACCCCGAGACCTTCAACCTGATGGCCCAAGACAACTGCTGCTTCTGCGGCCAGCGGTTCCGGTACACGGACGAGACCATCGGCCACGAGCCCGTGGTGCGTTAGGCCCGGTGTAGAATCAGGCAACCGAAAGGCACGCCCCCTCATGATCTCCCTGCTCTTCTGGGCTCTAGCGATGATGCCCCTACTCTGGTTGCTGGAGACCCTGGCCCGGGCCATCAACGAGAAGATCCAGCGCCCTCTCGTGTCGATCGTGCTCGCCTCCATCCTGATCAGCATCCCCTGCTACCTGATGCTGCCCGAGGAGCGGAAGACCCTGGTACCCTTCCTATGCCTCTACAACATCGCCAGCACGGCAGTCCGCGGGAAGCTGCCCGGGGACGACGACGATGACGACAAGGGCGGCGGCAAGAAGGGCCGGGAGCCGGTAGCGAAGAAGTCCTCCGATCAGAGCTTCGGGGAGTGGGTCCGGGCTTGGCTCCCGCAGCCCAGCATGGCGAGCTGATTTTCTCGGAAAAGTCTTGGGCCTTTGATCGTCTAGCGCGGACCATGACTCTCGAAGGCATCGACCCCCAGAAGATCGGCTACCACTACAAGCCCGTCCCGCCCGAGCTGACCGAGAAGAGCGGCGATACGGTGCCTGATCCGGTCGGGCGCGTTCGCACCGGGCTCCGGAAGTGGGTTGTCGACCACATCAGCGACGACCCCGAAGACTTCGAGTGGCGCTACTGGCGCAACATCGACTACGAGCACCTGCGCTGGGTCTTCTCGGAAGAGGAGATCGTCAAGCTCTGGATGTCGGACTTCATCATGTCGAAGGCCGGCGAGTACATCGAGAAGAACGATTTTCTCGTCTGGAAGGTCTCGAACTCGCACCACCGCTACGGCTGGGCGGGCAAGGACTACAACCTGCTCTGCCGCCACCTCGACGGCCTACGGGCTCTCCAGGCTCCGGAGGGGTTCGAGATCCGGCTCACCTACTCCACGGCCTTCAACCCTGTGGGCCGGGCCTATCATTGCTCGCGGTACCTGTTCATCGACGGGACCTTCGCCCTGCTCTTCTACTACAAGGGCGAGCACGTTCTCACCTGTGGCTTTGCGGCTATGGAAGAGGGCATCGCCCTCACCCAGGTTCAGCTCCGCGAGAAGAAGGGCAACCGCTGGCTCTTCAAGATCCCGGGGAGCCTGGTCGATACGTGCCTCGGCATCCTCGCCCGCGCCTTCCCTTCCGATCCGCTCTGGATCATCGACGGCGAGTCCGCGGTCAAGGGCATCCGGACCTCCTACGGCAAAGAACCCTGCACGATGACCGCCGAGGACGAAAAACGCATCATCGCGCTCTACAACCAGCCCCTCGTCGGCTACAGCCGCACGAGCGAGACCTTGCAGCTCTACCAAGGGCGGGTGGCGGTCAAGCTCGCTAGGGCATCTGAAATCGAGAAAAAAGACGAGACGGTCTCGACGTAGCCCGCGACCGGTGTAGAAAAAAGCGTAGCCGAGAAAGCCTCGGCGGTACAGCCTCGGGAGGCTACCCGCTTGTAAAGGGGTCCGATGAACGAGGAAGCGTGGGCTCGTGAGGGCTCACACCCCATACCCAAAAGACGCCTGCTCGCGGGAGCTACCAACGGTTTTCGGAAGCGTTTGATACCAAAAACACCGAAGAAAACAAGAGGATCTCCCACGAGCGCGGGGGTGCTTGGTCGTCCGAGTAGCGCCTCATCGAGACGCGGAAGGATCTCCCATGGGTGCGGGGATGCTTGGACGAGGTCCCTGACCTGACCAGATCCGCAGCCGGGTCTTCCACAGGTGCGGGGGTGCTTGGCTGCTTCAGTCGTCTCCACCACTTGCTCGGAATCCCTCACGGGTACGGGGATGCTTGGGAAGGTCATCATGAGCAAGGGAAACAGCGGCTCTTTTGAGGGGGGCTGTTCGATTCGAGAACCCATATGATCGTAAAAAAGACCTTCAAGTACCGCATCTATCCGACGCCCGCCCAGGAGAAGATGCTCTACGGTTGGGACAGGACGCTACGGCGTCTCTGGAATCTTGCCCATGAGCAGCGGCTCATGGGTATATGGAGGACGGACCCGGTCTATCCGTCACACATGTCGCAGAACAAGGAAGTGACCTTGCTGCTGCCTGACGATCCGTGGCTTGCCCGTATCCCATGCTGCGTCCGGCAGGAAGTTCCGCGGATACTGGACACAGCGTGGGAGCGCTTCTTCAAGAAGCTGGCCAAGAGGCCGCGCTTCAAGAAGCGGACGAATAGCATCAAGTTCTATTTCTCTACGACCGCACATTGGAAGGTGACCGGAGAGGGCCGTAAAGCCCAGCTCCGGGTCACGAAGGCCCGCAAGGGAGATGACCTCGGGCTCATCGAGATCCGCCTCGACCGGCCTATGCAGGGCAAGCTCTCGTCGTGTTCGATCGTGCGTGAGGTCGATGAGTGGTACGCGGTTTTTCCCGCTGAGATCGAGGTACCTGACCCCAAACCGGAGCCTCGTCCGTCGGTCGGTATCGATCGGGGCGTCGCGAAGCTCATGGTCGACTCGGCCGGGGGTATGGTCGAGAACCCTCACTTCTACGACCGGATGCGTGAGAAGCTCGCCCGGGCCCAGCGCGAGGCCGACCACAAGAAGAAGGGCTCGAACAACCGGCACAAGGCGCTCATGAAGGTCGCGAAGATCCAGCAGAAGATCGCGCGCCAGCGCAAGCACCTTCTCCACGAGCAGAGCCGCCACTACGTCGACACGTTCGGCACGATCGGCATCGAGAAGCTGGCCATCAAGAACATGTCGAAGAGCGCCTCCGGTACCAAGAAAAAACCCGGTAAAAAGGTCCGACAGAAGAGCGGCCTAAACCGTTCGATCCTCGACGCCGGCTGGGGCATGTTCGGCGATATGCTCAAGTACAAGGCCATCGAGACGGGCGCGAAGGTAATCGAGGTGCCGGCCGCGTATACGTCTCAGATGTGCTCGAAGTGCGGCCACATCGACGAAAAGAACCGGCCCTCGCAGGCCGTCTTCGCCTGCCAGAAGTGCGGGCACGCCGAGAATGCCGACCTGAACGCGGCCAGGAACATCGAGGCCCGGGCCCTTGCCGCCGCTGTCGAGCCTGCTCCGATCAAAAAGAGGGTCAGCGTCAAGCTGAAGGGCAAGAAGAAAAAAGTGGCCGTGGTCGAGGAGACGCAAATTCCCTCGGTGTAAGAGAGAACTGTCAGCCGGGAAAGCCCCGGTGAAGCAGCCTCGGGAGGTTACCTGCTCGTAAAGGGGTCCGATGAACGAGGAACGTGGGTTCGCGAGGGCTCATACCCTGTGTGGCTAGGGGAGTTACCGACGGTTTTCGGAGACGTTCAACACCAAAAACATCGAAGAAAGCAAGGGGTTCTCCCCTACGCGCGGGGATGCTTGGAAGACGTGTCTCTGGGGCTCGTTCAACGTCCCGGTTCTCCCCTACGCGCGGGGATGCTTGGAACCTGGCTCGTGCAGCAAGTCGAGACCGAGGGGCTCTCCCCTACGCCCAGGGGTGCTTGGCTGAGTGGTACCTCGGGAACGATTACAGTTGGATTTTACAGCTTCGGCCGGAAAAGCTCCGGTTTTGCAGCCTCGGGAGGTTACCCGTCTGTAAGAGGGTCCGATGAACGAGGAAGGCCGACTCGCGAGGGTCGGCACCCCGTGGGTGCTTGGAATATCGATGCGGGCACAGCCCGCAAGCACGGGAGTGTTTGGGTAGAAGCGAAGGCCCCCGTAGGGGGGCGTGCGGCTCTCCCCTACGCACGGGGATGCTTGAGCGGAAAGATCGTCGTGAGTAGCTCCCCTTTTGGGGCGCTTGAGAGAGCCAATGGCTGACGTGTACGTCTGCGTGTACCCCAAGAAGACGCTTGATACCGAAGCGAGGCGGGCCCTGGAGCCCGTTCTTCAAGCGGCCGGGCTTCGCGATACCTCCCGCTGGTGGGTCTATACCGGAGGGAAGTTCCGGGGGGACCTTCGCATCTACGGGTACGTCGCCGAGGAGCAGGTCAAGGCCCTTTCCAAGGTCCGCGGGGTCAGCCGGGTCGAGACGTGCCAGCCCTTTGATGTAGAAATGCCGACCGAGCCCTTAACTGGGGTTTTCTTTCGGAAAGAACCACCCATGCCTGGCTTCTACCGCATCGCCGTCCTGGCCTTGGCTCTCGTCTCGGTTGGTTGCACAGACTACTGGACAATCCGCTATCAGCCCAAGACGGCTACCCAACCGAAAACCGTTTCAACCCCGAAGGCCGTTCGCTTTTACGAAGGTGATGTGGCTGCCCTCGATGGGGCAAATGCCAGGCCCATCGGCACGCTGACGATCACGGCATCAAGCCACTGGAGCAGCACAAGGCTCGAAGAGGCCCATGCTGAGGCCGCCGAGGCTGCCGCTCGGAGGGGAGGCACCCACTTCCTTTTTCTTGCGCCTGAAGAAGACCGCCGGACCGTCACTATCCTGGGCTCGTCCTGGGCCGTGTCTCGCGAGAAGACCACCCTGAGAGGGGCGTCCTATCTAGTCGTGCGTGTTGAAGCTGATGCTTGGGGTCAGCTCCCCGAGGCCCTCAGGCCCAGCCGCCCCTGAGCGGTGTAACTCGAACCATGGCAAGCGACGTTGAGCTTCGGAAGGTCTACATCCGGCACCGGGAGAACTACCCCGAGACCGAGATGATGGCGCAGGCCCTCGTGGGCTTCACGACCCTCGGGATCGAGGTCGCGCCCTTCTACTGGGTTGACGATCTTCTGAGGCTCGAAGACCTCGGCCCCGAGGTCGGTATCGTCGGGTACCTGGGAGACGTTCACGCCGGGCTCCTGAAGCTCGGGCGCCCCATCCCCGACCCGGACGACTACCCTTCGCCGCTCCAACCGTTCCTCGGCCGCCGGGTCTGGCGGGGGACGCTGAGCGACGTACGGGCGAGCATCGACCCGATCTTCGTAAAACCGCTGGAACACAAGGCGTTTACAGGTTTCTGCTGGGGTGGGCAAGCCGACGCGGCGTCCCGGCGCCGGATCGTGACCCACGACGATGACACGCCCGTGTGGCTGTCGGAGCCGGTCGAGATGGTGGCTGAGTACCGTTGCATGGTGCTTTACCGTCAGATCATCGGCTGCCGGCTCTACAAGGGCGACTGGTCGAAGGCGCCGAACCGGGAGACGGTCGAGGCGGCCGTCGCGGCCATGGGCAAGAAGGCCCCGAAGGCGTATCTGCTCGACTTCGCCGTGCTCGCCGATGGAAGGACGGTGCTGGTCGAGTTCAACCACGCCTTCAGCTTCGGGCACTACGGCCTGCCGCCGGTGAGCTACGCCCGGATGCTCTCGGCCCGGTGGTACGAGCTGGCGAAGCCATGAACGGGCTGCCCGTCGACTTCTTCTGCACGGCCTGCCGCCGGATGTTCGTGACCCTGAGGTACCGGCACGGGCTGGTCGTCGGTGTCTGTACGGGTTGCCGGTGTAGGTCAGCTTCATGAGCCCCAAGGACAACCGTTAGAGGTCGGTGTAAGGTACCCTCATGCGAACAAAGTGGTACGAGCCTGAAGAGCGCCATCGCGCGTCATTCGAGGAGTGGCGGGCCGCGCTGCCCGAGGACCTGCGGAAGGTGGCCGAGCGGTTCCACCCTTGGACGCTCTACCGTCTCAAGTCCACGGGGCACTACGTGGCCTTCCACATGATCAACGGCCCGAACGACATCTCTCCAAGCATGGGCAAGATCACCGTCCAGGTCTCGATCCCTGTCGAAGCCAACCGCGGGAGGGTGACCGAGAACCGCATCGTGTTCGGCGTCGACCCTGATGACCTCGAAGAGATCGAGGCCCTGCCCGAAGGAGACGCCTGATGAAAGCCGCCCTCTTGTTCCTGACCCTGGTTCTCGTGAGCTGCGGACCCACGCCCGATGAGTGCTCGAAGGCGTGCCACGCCTCGGGCCAGGTGATGCTCTACTCGAACAGCAACACGAACCAGTGCTTCTGTGGCAACCCCCCGCCCCACCCTGCGGCGAGCCGGTGACCCCATGAGATTTGCCAACACCGATACAGGCCGAAGGCTTCCCGAGAGGAGTGCCGAAAGGGGACGCTGCCCCTCCTGCGACAGCGCCGTAGTGGCCCATTGTGGGGTGCATGTCGCTCACCACTGGGCCCATCTCTCGGTTCGCGAGTGCGACTCTTGGAGTGAGCCTGTTGGGCCATGGCACCTCGGGTGGCAATCCCTTGTTCGGCCTGACCACCTCGAACGGACCATGCGTGAAGAACGCGACGGGAAGACCTACCACCACCGAGCCGACATCGTTGGCAACCGCGGGGTAGTCGTCGAGCTTCAACACTCCTTGATCTCCAACGAAGATGTGCGTGCAAGAGAAGCGTTCTACGGGAAGATGGTCTGGCTGTTCGATGCCACACCTTTTCTCCACAACCTAAACCTCTCCGAAGAGCATCCTGACCCCATCTGCGTTCGGCGCGATGCTCCAACCATCCGAATCGCTAGGGAGGGGGAGCAAGAGGGGCTTTACCGAGGCTACCATGAGGGCCTCATGTTGAGCTTGCCTCGTCGCCTTCGAGGTGCATACCCCATGGGCCCCAAAGGCAACCTTCAACTGCGACCGCCCAGGATTGGTATTTATTGGACCAGGCCGAGAAAGTCTGTCCTACAAGTCCGGGCCCCTCTTTACCTGGATCTTGGCTCAGAGTTCTGTTTCGATGAGGCACAAGGGGTGCGCGGGTCAATCCTCAAAGTGTCCAGGATGGAAGACCATCGCCTCGTTGGACACCTGATCTCGAAGGGCGAGTTCATTCGCCGGCACCTCCTGGACGTGCTGCACGACAATGATCTGCGGCAGCAAATCGAGTCAGATCATGCAAAAACCTTGAACAGGGTCCGCACATTCAAGGCTATTTGGAAGGCAAATAGCGACTGGGCCTACAGCAAAAAAAGAGCCGAAAGAGAGGCCAAGCAACGCCAAGATAACGCAAACCTTGCCAGAGAGGCCGCAAAAGCCAAGCGGTACCAACAGCTCTACGAGAGACTGCGGCAGGAAATCACCACCGGACAAGCCTCCTACGAAGAGGTCTACGACCTTCTTTTGCAAGCAGAAGGTGCAGAGCTGGCTCCCGCCCCAAGTGGCACGTTTTCCCCCTCACGGGAGTTGCCGTGCCGAAAACTGCCAGACCCGGCTTTGGTCGAGTTCATTCTAGCTGAGGGGCCTCTGTACTTGGAGCAGAAAGAAAAGGAGTTTCGAGAGGCGGCCCTCGGGCTCTCCGAGTCCGATTTCAGTTACCTTCAACAACGACTGAGAGAGCACCGGGACCGAGTACAGGGAAAGCTCATTAGGGCAAGTTTCGACGGGCATAAGCTCGTGGTCTCGGAGAACGGACAAGCGCTCGGATACCTCCGCCCTTGGCTTAAACGCCACAGGTACTCCTACAAAAAGGCGATTTTTCTTGAGAAGGGGCCTAGGTGGGTCAAGTTGATGACGGACCCTTCCCAAGACCCTGTCTACCCCATGGTGGTGCGAGAGAACCGAAGGATCTTGAGAGCATCAGGGGTGCCGGCAAAAAGCTGCTACTTGATGCAAGCGCTGCCCAAAATAGCCGAGGAACGCCCCAAAAAAGAGCCCCCACCCTACACCCATCCCATCGAGATGCCATGAGCGCTCTCCCCCGTCGAAAGAAGCGTCGCAAGCCGAAGACGGTGCCTCTCAGCGTCGAGTCGCTGATGAAGAACTTCGGTTACGACCGGCAGAAGGCCGAAGAGGTCTACGCGCGAGAGCTGGGGGAGATCGACGGCTGCATCGTGGTCGAGGCCCCGCCCCCTTCCGTCGAGATGCTCATGGAACGTGGCTTCGACCGGTACACGGCCGAGCGCATCATGCTTCGTGAGCAGGGCGTGAACGTGGGCCACTGCCGGGAGCTGACGCCCGAAGAAGCGGCCGAGATCGACGCTCTCGACCCGAACGAGTACGAGCCCGCATCCAAGGCCATCCGAGCCGCCGAGGCCCACGAGGCAGAGCAGGCGAGAGAGCAGCGAGAGGCCATGGACCAGGGCTACGCCGAAGAGAGGCGGGCCCGGCGTCTCGTCCGGGAGTGAGCATGACCTACCGCCTGCCGGCCCCAGACGACGACGGCGTCTACCCGGACCCGTTCCCGCCGTGCAAACACGAGTACGAGCGGCAGACCTTGAAGGACCCCGAAAGGCCCGGCTTGACACCCTACCTCAGGGTCTTTCTCATCTGCCGGCACTGCGGCCATAGCCAGCATTTCCCCGAAGGCTACCGCCACCCCTGGCTTTAGCACGGTGTAAAGCCAGGTATGATCGAAACCAAAACGCCACGCCGCCTAGTGCGCCTCCACCTCGACCATGGGTCGGAAGTCGCCTGGGCCGAACATGTTGATGGTAACCTCTACAGGGTCCTCAATACCACCATGTCGGCGGTCGAGCTGAAGCTCACCGACCCGAACATGGACCTTCCCGAGGGGCACCCGCGCGAGGCTGGCAAGATGGTGCGCGTTCACTGTGGCCACCTCATCGAGGCTACGCCGGTCTACCCGGGCAACGCGAACGTCATCTCGGCCCAGTACATCGTAGGCTTCGATGACAAGACCCCGACGGGAGGCTGAGAACGACTATGACGCCAAGGCCCAAGCCCACCCCGTCAACTGACCACACCCCCGCCCTCCCCCGGTGGGCCCGAAGAGGCGCCCTGCTCCGGCCGAGACCCGGCCTCGACCTCAGCTTCTTCAAGAGCGGCGTTCCGACCGCGGCCCGGGTCAACGACATCGACGACCAGCTCATCGGGCTCACCATCCTCGACTGCCATGGCAAGGCCCTTGGGTGCCAGAACCTCTGGTTTCAGTGGCGAGGGGACCACTGGCACGACAACGACTGGGAACTGATCCCTGATCGGGAGGCCCAGGCAGAAGCCGCCCTCCAAAAGATCAACGAGGCAGCCCGGGTCATCGAAGAGCAGAGGGCCATCCTCGAAGAGCTGGCTAACGAGCCGTCTGATGTATGCTCGGGCCGCCATAGCTCGGTGTGAGGGAGAGATGAAAATAGGCGCCTACATCCTCAAAGTGGTCTCAGAAAAGCCCCTTCGCCGGAACGGACTGATCGACAAGGTCGCGTCCGAGCTGAAGAAGCCCAGGGCAGAGGTCGAGCGCGTGCTGAAAAGCATGTTCGGCTTCAAGCAGGTTGCCAGCAAAGAGGGTCTCATCATCCTCGGCCCCAACGGACAACCCGCCAAACCTAAAGATCGGCCTGAGCCAGAAGAACAAACCTGCGAAGAATGTGGGGGGCCTTCTGGTGATGCCGACTACTGCGAGCCATGTGGTCGGGCTATATTTCCCGAGTATTTCGCCGATCCATGGGACCCAGATTTCGACCATATGTACGACTTCAGAGAAGATCGTTGACGGATGGAATGTGCCATGACGCGGGGTTATTCGTCTGGGAGCTTCTGGATGGTACCGGTCGGCATCCTGGTCATCCTGACCATCGGGGGCACTGCTCTCTGGATCGCGAACGACACGCTGACGAGGTGCCAGGAGGCGTGCGGGGGACAAGAGCCCCTCTGGTGCCAAGGCAAGCTCGCGGCGTGCGAAGGCCCGAAGGGCGAGATCGTCTGGCGTTCGGCGAAGGGGAAGTAAGCTCACTCTTCCGTCCATTCGACGTTGATGGACAGCGACCCACCCGTCAGGGTCACAGAGTTGAGGTTGACCGCGAGGACCTGCGTAGTGCCTCGGAGAACAACAGCTTTTCCGTTGTCCCTTGTACCAAAGTCCCACCGAACGCCGTGCTGATCAGAAGCGGTTGCGGAGGTGGGGACGAAAATGCGGCCAGCACGAACGACACCCACCGATGTTCCAAGGGCGGTGGGGTTGGCCGTGTACGAGAGCACGGTTCCCGTCGCCGCTGCATCGGAGGAGTCATAGGGCACGGCCGTAACGGCGGCGGACGTGCCGCCCGTGTTGGCCGTGCTGCGCTTGACGAGCTGGATGACAGGATGTCCCGCGGTCGTCTGGATGCCGAAGACTTCCAGGTAGGTGACACGCAGGACCTTCGAGGCCGACCCCGTGATTGTGAAAACATCCGTCGGGGTCGTGGCCGGGGCGAGCGCCAGGATGCTGGCGCTGTAGGTGGCCTTCTCGAACTCCGAGACCTGGATGGGGTTGGTGCTCGTGCCGAACGCCGTGCCTGCCGCGTCGGTGATCTTGATCGTGCCAGACTTGTTGATGAGGGTGGCGTAAACCTGCGTGAAACTCGGGGTCGTGCCGGTGACGGTCCAGGAGACCTTGATGGCCCCGCCAAAGAGACAGGGCAGCGTGACTTTCTGGATGCCCAAGGCCGAGATCGTCGTGCTCGACACGGTGGTACCGATCACGGTCGTCGTATCCCCTGGGTCGACCTCCTGAAGCGTGTACGTGAGCGTCGGGGTCGTGCCCGTAGGCGCGGCCTTGACGTTGACGAACAGGGTGACCTCGGAAGAGCCGTAGCCGGTGACGATCGAAGAGCCCGACGCCGTGACCGTGGAGTTCGCGTGGATCGCCTGCGCGTTGGGATCGCGGGTGATGGGGAAGGAAGAAAGCGCGATGGAGCCCGGCATAAAACGTCCCTCACGAGCGTGTAGGAGACGGTCGCTCCGTAGGAGTAGGTGATGGTCGTCTGGCCCGTGATGGTCGTGCCGTCCGAAGCGAACACCTTGGTCACGATCGTCTGTACTTTGTTGCTAGTGTAGGTGTAGTCGACGCTCTTGATGAGCGCCCCACCCGAGGTCGCCGTCCACGTCTCCCGGGTGACCTTGCCCGAGGTGACAACCTGGGCGTAGGCGTGCCCGGGCGTCGTGGGGTCCGACGAGAGGAAGAGGTCAATGTTGCTCTCGCCTTGGTAGGCGAGGGACCGAGAGGCCCCGCTGATGTAGCAGCGGGGTCTTCCGGTTGTTGTGTCCATGCCGAGCTGGCCGGCTGCGGTCGGGGTTGCGTCCGTAAACGCGATGAGCCCGATGGTACTCGGGGCGTTGACCCCCAGGCCCAAGGACGCGATACGGACCGAATCGGTCGACTCGACATGCCGCTGCGGGGAAGCAGGGGACTGTGAAAACTTGAGAAGGCGTACCTGGGCCATGGCGTCACGACGTGCGAACGAACAGCATGGTGTCGGCGTTGAAGTCCCACCGGGCCTTTGAGGCGTCGTCCGGGTCGATCCCCTGCGACCGGGCAATGGCGAAGACCTTGTCCTTGTAGCGCTCGATGGAGAGCGCCACGGCGTGCTCGGCGGCTCGCTGCTGGAGCACGAGGTCTGCAAGCTGAATCTTGGCTTGCGTCACCTCGTGCTCCAGGGCTCGAAGCTGTCGCTCGTCCTCGGGCGATACCTTGCGGGTCTCGGGGGCGGACGACTTCGGGCTCTTGTTCGATTTCTTCTTCATGGTGGGCTCCGGATCGGATCAGAGGGTGATGGCCATCTTGGGCTGGAGGAGGACCTTGGCCGTCTTCGAGGCGGCGTAGTTGGAGTTGTCGATGCAGATACCGACCTCGACGACGATACCCGTCGAGGGGACCGTGGCGGTCAGCTTGCCCGAGCCCGTGCTCGTGTCGTCGGTGCTGAGAGCGAGGTAGACCGGGCTGCCGGCCGAGGGAGAGCCGCCCGCGGTCGTGAACTTCGCGTTCGAGATGAGCCCACCCGTGACGATCGCGCCGGAGGTGCCGGTGTTGGCGCCGATGACGTAGGAAGAGGCGAGCGCTGTCGCATCGGTCTTCGAGACGGTGTTGTTCGCCGAGATGTAGGCAAAATCCCCGTCGCCGAGGCCCGTGGTCGTCAGACCGGTCAGGACCGGGATGCCGGCGTGGGTGTGGAGGCTATCGGCGATGCTCGACGAGCCCGCCGTCAGCGTGCCGAGGTTCGCTGCGGTGACGTTGGACGAGACGCTCGCGCCTTCGATCTGGAACCGGGCACTCCCGTTGTTCGGCAGGTTGATGTTGCCCGTGCCGGTCGTCCCGAGGGTGGCCCCACCCTGGACCGTGATGGCCGTGCCCGCGTTGTTGACGGCCAGGGCCGTGACCCCGCCACCCTGAAGGCTGAGGCCACCTGTACCGTTGAGGGTCAGGGCACCGGCGGTCGTCGACCAGGTGGCCGCGACCGCCGAGGTGAGGGTGAGGGCCCCCGAGCTGGTCGTGAAGCTCGACGCTGCGTTGCCGGTGAGGGAGACAGCGCCCGTCGTCTGCGTGAGGGCACCAGAGATGGTGTGGCCGCCGTTCGAGGTCAGGAGCCCCGTCGTGGTGGTCGTGCCCGAGAGCAGGGTGTTGTTGGTGACCGTGAGGGCCGTGCCGGACGCCGAGAACGTCGTCGTGCCCGAGACCGTGACGGTACCAGGGCCGATCGTGACCGCGCCGGTCGAGGTCTTGAAAAGACCCGTGGCCGAGGAGAAGTCGATCGCGCCCGAACCGGCAGCGGCCGAGAGGTTCTTGTTCGCCTGAACCTGAACGTCGGTACCCGCTGCCGCGAGGACCAACGCGCCGGCCGCTGAGATGATGCCCGCGCCGACGATCAGCCGATCGGTGTTGATGAGCTGCTTGATCGATCCGGACTGTAGGGTAAGCGCTTTGTAGTCGGCCATGCGAATCTCCTGGGTTTTCGAGGGCTAAGTGGGTAACTCGGACAGCAAAATTGCGTCCCCGTCCATGCGAATCACGATGGTCGTTGTGTTCTTCGCGAAGCCGATCCTCTGCACCAGATTGCCGGGCAGAGAGGGCGGTTCGGAGCTGATGTGCCCGGGCGTAGGGCTCATGTAGTACGTGGCCCCTGGGACGAGGTCCGAGAAGCCGTCCACCTCTCCGCCGTATTGCACGATGGCTGTCGTGGGCGTGGGCTTGGACGTGACGAAGCCTCGCGCCGGGAGCAGGCCGTCGGTGAGCATCACATGATCGGCGGCATCAACCACGACAAGAGCGGTGTCGAAAACCGAAGGATCGCAGGCGTACAGGCCCGCCGGCCCAGGCTCTACCCCGCCCGATCCGCCTCCGCCCCCCGAACCTTGTGAAAGGGAGAGCCAGTCCAGCTCGTCCTCGATCGCCCGGAGCAACCGATCGAGGTCGCGCACCACGTCTGCTTTACGCAGAAATTGGTACAACCTCTGGCTCCGGAGGTACGAGGGCACACTCTAGGGAGTCATAAATAGGATAGAGGGAAAAGTTACGAAAATAAAGATGGGTGGGAAAACACCCAGGCATGGATTTACCGAGCTTTCGGTGTACCAGGGGGCATGAAAACCCCTGCCTGGAAGACCGCCCTTCACTACGTCCTGTCGGCCGCCCTGCTCGTCGGCTGTGCTGGGATGGAAAGGGAGTGCGCGAGCTGCAACGCCGAGAGCTACGGCGCCGACTGGATCATCGTTCAGTACCGGAACGACGGACAGCCGATGAACTGCTGGCGTCTGCGGGAGACGAGCGTGACCAACGAGCCCGGGTCCGACGGGATCTACTGGAAGGGGCCCCACGGCCACCTCGTGCATATCTCGGGGCACTACAACCGCGTCCAGGTGATGCACGGCGATTACGAGGGAGCGGCCAAGTCGATCGGCATCGACCTTGCGGCCTGCCAGGATGGACGGTACCTGGCGAAGCCCGCTGCCTCGGCGCAGTAACGGACATGAGCATCAAGCAGAAGCGAAGCCCCGAGCCCCCAGAGGACGCGCCGCCCCCAGACTTCTACTCGTGCTGGGGCTGCGACCAGCTCTACCCGGAAACCAGCTTCCTCGCCGGACACGAGGGCTTGTGCGGCAGATGCTTCGCTATCGTCAGGAAGAAGCCAGCAAACCCTGATCCGGAGCCCCCATGCAAGTCGCCCTTTCCCCCAAGCAGAAAGAAGACCTGATCGTCCACTACCTCAGCTACCCCGAGGGGCGCGACAAGCTGGCCCAGTCGACCTACCGCCCTGCTGAGCAATACCTGAAGGGCGACCCGGTCCCGGGGGACATCGCCGATCACCTGATCGAGACGATGGGCCGCATCCTCGGGAGCCTCGACGGCCAGGAGACCTTCGACCAGGTCCGCTTCCGGAGCCTCTACGCCGATCTCCGGGCGATGCGCGATCGGCAGAAGAAATCGAGCTAGCGCCCGGTGTAAGAGCTGGGCATGTATACGACCCCCAACCAAATCAGCGTCAACGCCAAGGGCTCGGCCGAGAGCCGCTTCACCAAGGCGACCTTCAAGGTCACGGTCTCGGAGGTGGCGAGCACGGGCCCCGAGGCCAAGAACAAGATCGACCCCCTCATCGGGATCGTCTTCAAGATCATCCAGGCCAACGCCGAGACGGCCGGGCTCGAAGCCGACCGGGTGACGACGACCAAGTCCGTCGAGCCCGAGTACACGCACACGAACAGCGGCGGAAGGGTGGCCTCGGGCTACCGGGCGACGTTCACGGCGAGCTTCGCGGGCAGGAACGTGATCGAGGCGCTCTCGGTCCACGACCAGCTCACGAGCCTCGCCGGAGTCGTGGCCGACACGCCCGTCTTCCATGTCGACGACGCTTCGGAGTTCGCCAACGCGGCCTTCGCCGACGGCGTGAAGAAGGCCCGGGCGAAGTTCGAGGCCCAGTGCAAGGCGCTCAGCCTCGACCCGGCCGCCTACCAGGTCTCGTCCTGGAGCATCGAGGACGAGCAGCCGCGGGGCAAGAGCCTCTCGTTCACCGACGGCGCGAAGCCCCGGGGCTCGGCGGCCGAGCCGGGCAAGGCCATGCTCGACGTGCGCGTTCAGGTGCTCTTCACCAAGAAGCCCTGAGCCGGTGTCTCAAGGGGTATGAGCCCCCTCGAAAGCTTCGCCCGCGCCGTCACTATCCCCGCTTTCATCGAGGCCCTGAAGGTCGAGCTGCCTCGAAGGCTCAACCCGTCTATCCGGGTCGAGGTCTTCGAGTGCCAGCTCGTCCGGCGGGGCGACCCTGGGCCGTCTTCGTTCTGGGGCCAACCTCAGGTGACGCTGCGTACCACGCTCGGACCGGCTTCCATGGTCCAGCACCTCTGCTGGGAGCGTAGCCACGTCCCCTTCTCGGACTACATGCTGTCGCTCATGATCGATGGCTACGTCCGGGCCGCTCGCGAGGAGCTGGGCCGGCAGCTTGTCGAGAAGGCGAGGTTCTGATGGTCGGGTGGTCGAGGCGGAGTCGCGAGAGCGACGAAGAAGACCGGAAGTACCGGGCCTGGTTTCGGTCCCTTTCGCCTGAGAGACAAGCCAAGATCCGGGCTAAGCAAGCAGAGTCGGATCGGTACGCCGTCCGCGTTTGCCTCGCTCTGCTCGGGCTCTGGTTTGGGGTGATTGTGTTCCTCCTGTGCTCGCACGACCCCAAACCGGCCTTGCCCAGCGAAACCCCTGCCGAGCGCCATCGGCATCTGCTCCCGTGAACGACCAGGAAGCGAGAAGAAGCCGTGAGTGAGCCGAAGAAAACGGGAGCGTGGGCCGAGCTGGTCTCGCGCATGGAGGGCGGGGAAGAACCCGAGACCTCGGTGCTGGCCATCTCGGGCCAACCGGAGGTCTGCGAGGTCTACGCTTCGCTTGACGGCCGCGGGGGCTACCTGCTCGTCACAGGAGACTACGTCGTCAACGGCAACTTCCGGGTCGTCAAGCGCTCGCGTCACGCCATTTCGATGGACCGCAAGAGCGAGATCGTGGCGCATCGGGTGGGGACCATAGAGACCCGGTTCGCCGAGGGCTACAACGAGACGATCGGGCGCTTCGTCAACGCCACCGTGGCCCGCTTCGCGGCGAACCCCGACGACGCGCCCCTCTTCGGCTGGTTTTCCGAAAAGCAGGCCATGGCCGAGGGCTTTTCGATCTACGCAGGCGACCTCGTCAAGCGGGTCAACGTCACGATCGCCGCCCCCACCTTCCGCCCCGACGAGGTGGGCGTGGACTGGGACGATCTGGCCTTCGTTGGCCCCATCGGCGCCCGCTTGGAGTTCTTCGACGCAGCCGACTACCGCACGATCGTGCGCTACCGAGGGAAGCTCTGATGGGCCACACGTTCACCGGCAAGCTCGATCTGTCCTTCCGGGACGACGGCTACTACTACGACGACCCGGTCTACGAGGGCCAAGGGACCGTGGGCGAGGCGTACGTCAAGCTGCAAGTCCCCTGCAAGCCCGGGATGGGTGGCGGGGGGCGCTTCCGCGTGATCATCATCGTCGAGAAAGAAGAGGAATGAAGATGCCCACCGAATCGAATACGCTGAGCGAAGAGATCGACCGCATCGAGGCCCTGATCGGCCCGACCTTCGGGGCAGCTCAGACCGAAGCAGAGCTGAACACGGCCCGAGCCTCGCTCTTGGGCAAGGACGGGGTCCTCGACAAGGCGACCCGGCGCATGAGGGGAGAGTCGGCCGCGTCGCGGAGCCAGATCGGCCCGCGCCTGAACCTCCTGATGAACCAGATCCGCCAGGGCTACGAGGCCCGACGGACCGAGCTGGGGCTCTGAACCATGCTCACCGAAACGACCCGCTACGAGGACGGGACCGAGATCAAGGTCCACGCCTGGACGCCCAAGGACAAGCCCGAGCAGTTGGAGTTCAACATCGAGGTCCCGAACGGGATCAGCGTGGTCCTGGGCTGCGTGAAAGGCGACCCGGCCCCCGAGTGCTTCGCGGCCTTTATCTGGCACTACTACGACAAGCCCAAGCCCGACGAGCAGATGGCCCGCGTCATCGAACGTATCACGGGCCAGAAGGTCGCGAAGGCGTTCTTCTCTGGGGGCAACGGCCACGGCGTCATGTACGTGACCTACGGCGAGCCCAAGGAAGAAGAGCCGAAGCCCCCGCCCCCTCCTGGGTCGACCTGGGAGGTGAACCCGACGCCCGAGAGCCTGGCCTTCGTCCGTAACGCGAGGCGGTACCTGGCCGAGCACGCCGGGACCATGACCCCCGAGGTCACCGCCGCGCTCGTCGCGGACATGGGGAAGGTCCGGCAGGGCAAGATCGTGTTCTCCGAAGACCAGGACATCGCAGCCTACGTCGCGCGCCTCGGCAAGGAAGGTACCCCGTGAATGTCCGCGAGCTGATCGCCGAGCTTCAGAAGCTCGACCCCGAAACCCCCGTGTTCGTCACGCTGCCCTATTCGGGCCGGACCACAACCAATGTGACGATCGAGAAGGGCTACGCCTTCCGCCTCACCTACGATAATGGCCACACGGGCGAGTCGTTCTCAGAGCAGCCCACCTGGTGGAGCCCCAAGCACCAGCCGCAGTGCCTCGGCCATGCCTTCCTCCTCTCAACGCCGGAGACGGGCTTACCGGATACCCAGCATTTTTCCTGGGCGGCACAGAGCTGCGGGTGTAGATGGAGACCATGCCGACCCCAAGCCTGTTCCGCCCGCCTCACAAGCTCCTGCTCTGCACCCTCTACCGCGCCGAGGGCCCTCTACCCTTCGGGGTGCCGCTCGAAACGGTGATCGCCCTGATGCGTGCGGCGACCCACGACAAGCACGGCCGGCTGGTGCTCTGGACCCGGCCCCACGTCATCAAGACAGCCGACGGGCACTTCTTCGTGAGCGCGTCGTGCGAGAAGAAGGACGTGGGCTTCGTCTTCCCAGCGAACGCCCTACCGGTCTTCCAGTCGCTCTACAACCAGCCCGAGACCGGGATGGGCGAGCCCACCGCGCATCCCGAGAAGATCATCGAGGCGATGCAGCGCCGGGCGGCCGAGTCGGAGGCGAGCGTGGGCGACAAGCCAACCGACTGGTGGTTGAACGAGCCCGAGAAGATTCTCGCCTACGTGGGGGCCGACCCGACGGGCGAGAAGAACCCGCGCTGGGTGACGGTGAACACGACCACACGCCTCGCGATCGTCATCAACCAGGACGGGCACGGGGTCACCCCCGAGGAGAAGCCCGCCCACAACAAGCCCTTCTGGAACTGACCATGGCCCAAGTCGGAGTGATCATCAGCCTTTCAGACGACCTGTCCTTCGAGGAGCGCAAAGCGGCCTACGAGGCACTCTGCGCCGCGGGTCTCGGGAACCCGAAAGACCTCGCCGACATCGAGATGGTTACCGGCGAGTTCGACGAGGACAAGCTCGACACGCTCCGGGCCATCGCAGGCGTCGTGGCGGTTGAGCCCGAGAGACAGGTATCTATCTGATGCTCCTCGTCCCCACGGTCTACACCCACGGCCTGAAGATCGAGCCCCGGAAGGTCATCGGGGGCACCGACTACGTCCTCTTCCGGGACGGCGGGCAGGCGACGATCTTCGTACCATTCGCCTACTACGACCCCAAGCCGTGGCGCCTGAACGTGTACTTCCACCGGTTCGGCATGGGGCCGGCGACGCTCGAAGACCTGCACTTCGCCACCGAACGGGCCCTCGCGACCCGGCTCCTACCTGTCCAGAACATCGTCTACGAGACCACGGGGCACGCCTACATTCTCGTGCGCCCCGCACCCCCAGAGGCCCCATGAGCAACCTTCACGTTTACGGGCAAGAACACCCCCACGACGACGTGTTCATCGTGGGCTCGAAAGAGGCCCTCCTCTCCCTGCGGGGCGCCATCGACCGGGCGATCTCGGACGGAGAAGCGTCCGACTCGGCCATGACGGGCGACGGCGAGGGCTACGTCGTGCTCGTCGTTCAGGTCCGCCCCGAGGCCCTGGAGACCGCTGCCATGCCCTACGCCCGCGACGACTTCGGCGGGGAAGGGTCGGCACCTCACGAGCTGCTCACCTCCGGCACCTACAAGCGCCTCGTCGAAGAGGCGATCAAGAAAGCAGAGGCCCCATGAAAGAAGGACTCCCGCCCGATATCACCGGTCTGGTGATGAGCCTGCCCGACGCCGTGATCCAAGAGACGATCGCCGAGGCTGCGAAGAACGGCAAGGGCGACATCTACCGGGCCATCGCAGCCCGCGTCACCGAGGTCCCTTACGAGGAGGTCTCGGGCCTCCACCGGAGCCAGGCGAAGCAGGGGCTCTTCGGCTACCTCTACGGCAGCCGCAAGAACCTGGCCGACCTCATGAAGAAGGAGGGCTAGCCCCCATGGCCAAGACCGCAGCAGCAACCAAACCAGAGCCCAAGAAGGGCTCGCTCGTCAGGCGCTACCAGATCGTCAGCCTGGCGGGAAGGAACACGCCCGAGCGCGTCATCGACACCAAGGACACGCGCGAGGAGGCCGAGCGATACCTCGACGAGAAGCGGCTCGACGTGATGGGCGACGTGGCCTTCACGGTGCGCGAGGTCTGGACCTACCCGCCACGGGGGACCTGATGCCCGAGTTCACAAGGGACGAGCTGAGCGAGATCGACACCCTGCTCGCCGAATACGACGACATCCTGCGCGGGGTGCCGCTCACGCACACGGTGGTCACCTCGCCCGAAGAGACGCGCGAGAAGACCCGCAAGCAGATCAAGGCCCTACGCGACAAGATCATGGGCATCTGCTACCCGCCGGGCTAGAATGCCCGTCACGCCCGGGACCCGTCTCGGGGGTGTAGTTTCGGGAAAGCCTCCGGATCGGCCGATGAGCCGGGCGGGGGCTTTCCTCTTTTGTCCGATCGAAAATCCTCTGTTGATCGTTCTCGGGGTAGCCCATGGACGATCTTGCTCGCCGCGTAGCCCACCTCGCCCTTGTCCGTCACCAAGACGAGGCCATGGCCCTCCGTCTCGCTGCGGCGGCCAAGGCGCTCACGCCCGAGAAGATGAACGACCTGCTCGCAAAGCTCCGCAAGGGCTCGATGGGCGGGCTCACCTGGGGAAACCTTCCGCAGGTCTTCGAGCGCATCGGTGGGGGCTTCCGGCTCGAAAAGTTCGTCGGCCTCGTGCCTCTCTTCTACGAAGGGAACGAGGCCATCGTGGCCGACGACAACCTGAGGTTCGTCCAGCAAAGGCACGAAATCCAGACCCGGGACGAGGTCTCGTCTCTGCCCATGCACCCGAAGCTGGGCGAGAGGTACGTCACGGGCCTCACCGACATCGATATCCTCGACCGAGGCGGCAAGAAGGTCTACCTCTTCCGCTACTACTCGCAGATCGGCGCCGAGGGTTGGCGCATCACCTCCCCCGAGGGCAAGACCTTCGAGGTGCTCCCCGACGGCCGGGGGCAGAGCAAGGTCGATGGAGGCTACGGCGAGCTGGAGCCCCTTGCGAAGCTTCCGATCCTCTACGCGGCGGCGTGGCTGAAGAAGGACACGAGCTTCGTGGCGCAGGTGAACAAGGCGCTCGGAACCGAAGCCCCCGTTCAGGCCGGACCTCGGACCCGAGACAACACCGGGACCTGCCCGGCCTGTTTCAGGAACATCAAGCTGAAGGGTGACGAGGACAGCTACAGCATGGTCCTGCACGGCTTCACCCGGAAGCGCTGGAGCGGCCCGGTCCAAGGCCGCTGCTTCGGCGTGGGGCACGAGCCCTTCGAGCTGTCGCCGGAGGGCACGAAGGCCCTCATCGAAGAGCACCTCGAACCCCGGATCAAGCAGCTCGACGACCAGGCGAACAACCTCGCCTCCGGCGCGCAAACGAGCTTGTACCTGAAGGACAAGATCATCGAGAACACCCACCCGTCGTGGGACCGCATCCGGGACCGGGTGATCGAGGATCTGCGCTCGAACATCAAGGATATCGAGCACGACATCACCCGAGCCAAAGGCATGATCGCGAAGTGGAAGAAGCGCCCCCTGCCGAAAGAGGGCGACCCGGTTCTCATGACCTGGGACGAGTAAGAGCGGCCCTTCGCGGTCGAATCGTGTCCGCTTACGCTTCGGGGCGAACCCGGGCTCCCATTCCTCGATAACCTCGGCGTCGTCGGGGACTTCGCTCAGGACTGTGCGCGGATAGAAACGGGCCGGGAGAGACCGTTGGATGGTCGCCTGCAACGGCTCGGGAGGCGGCTCCGGGGGGAACAGCACCGCCATGGCCTCGTCTTCTCCTTGGCTATCCCCCACGTCAGCCGCCACCGGTACCTCGTCGCCCTCGGCTCCGAAGTCGTAGAGGAGGGTCGAGAAACTCGCCTTGCCCTGGCGGATCACGAGCCGATGTATGTCGGGCTCGATGCCCTCGCGATCGTAGCTGTGAAGGTGTAGCTCGACGACGAAGCGGCTGTAGCGGTGGTTCGCCCGCTGGGTCATGACCTCGAAGAACCACGGGCCGCCCCCGCGGAGGTCGCTGGCGTCGATGAAAAAGAGGGTGCTGTCGTCGCCCTCCATGGTGATGTCGTCGAGCGGTTCGCGCTCATCGAACATGCGGGCCGTGGCATCGCTCCCGTAGAGACGCAAGGCCACGACCCGGGGGTAGGGGTCGGGGATGAGCAGGGGTTCTGCGGCGAAGTCGACGAGCATGTCAGAGGACCTCCCCACGATCGAAGCGGTAAAGCCCCGTGGGTTCGGCAAGCTTCGATTCGGGCCCCTGAAAGGCCGGGGGCACCTCGCTCGGGTGCGTTTGGGCACCCCAGTCGGTGACCCAGAAACCACAGAGAACCTCGGACTTGCTGTTCACGACGCGCACGTAGGCGAGCATGGCGTCATGGTCGTCGGGGGTGACGTAGAAGGCCAGCCTCGATACATCCAGAGGGATCTGCCACCGGGGTTTCTGGCGCAGGTAGTAGATGAATGGATCGTCGTGGACGCTTTCCGCCCGGGGAATGACGAACGTGTGGGCGGAAGCGCTCCTCTCGGAGGCCACCTCCCGATCGAACTCGTCGTAGATGTTCCAGCCCTCTGGGACCAGGATACGCAGCTCCCCCGGGTACTCGTCCGGGTGAAGGTGGGGGGCCGGGTGCGGCACTAGGGATACCAGCATGGCTCAGAGGATCTCCTCGCGATCAAAGCGGGGCGGGCCCGTGGGCTCGCTCGGTTCGGGCTGAGAGACCCCCAGCCTCGGGGTCTCGACCCAGTCGGTGACCCAGAAACCGAAGACGCTGTTTCCATCGCTCCCGAGAACCCGGATGTGGGCAAGGGTCTCGTCTTCGTCATCGGGCGAGACTTGGATCGTGTACTTCGACAGGGCAAGGGGTGTGCGCTCCCTCGACTGCTCGCGTACGTAGAACTGGAACATGTGCTCGTTGGGGGTGGCCCGTTGCCGGCGAATGATGAAGCCGTAGGCGACGCCCTCGTCTTCGTCGTCCTCTTCTTCCTCGAAGGGCAGAACCCGGTCAAGCTCGTCGTAGACGTACCACCCATCCTGCGTCCAGATGCGAAGCTCGCCCGGATAGTCGTCCATCCGAAGATGCGGCACGTCATCAACGTAGACCATGATCATCATCAGAGAACCTCGTCTCTCTCGAACCGGGGCAGCACGGCAGGGGGCGTGAACGGCTGCGCCCCTGGTACGGCAGCCGGGAGCGGCGGAAGGATGCACCGGGTGCGATAGCCGCCCCGGAGAACCTCGACGGCGTACCGTGAAGGCCCGAGGTCACTCGACGTGACCCATACCGACACCTGCGAGAAGCCCTGCACCTCGATCACGTACCTCGCCCCAGGCACGGTCGCTTCCGCGAGGGGAATAGCGAACCACGTATGGGCCGCATGGCGCATGTGCCCCGGGTGGCTCTCGTCGAAGGCGGGCCCGCGGTCAGACACAATCCGGCCACGGGACACGTCAGAGTACGCGAGGACTAGCTCCCGGGGTTGGAGTCCGGGCTCAAGCGTAACGACCCCAAGGTCAACGAGGACAACCATCAGAGCACCTCGTTTCTCTCGAAGCGTGGGGGCGTCCCCGGAGGGGGTGGGAGCGGGGCAGGCCGAACCCTTTTGGTCTCGAATGACAGGTTGACGAAGCCCTCGATACGAAGGGACCAGAGCAGGAAAGTCGGCTCGCCCCAAGGACACGAGAGGGTGAAGCTACGGAACGCCTTGTCGCCGAAATAGAACGTGTAAAGGCCGGTGACCACGCCCGGGAGAAGAAGCGGAATGCGGCTCACCCGCTCGGGACCGCCAAGGTACTCGACGGGCAAGCGCTCGCCATTAGGCCGCTGGATCACGCCGTACTGTCCATCGCCCCCGTCCAGGTCGAACACAAGCTCCTCCGGGAACTCGTTGGCCTGGATCTGAGGCGGGGTGCGGGTCAGGTCGATGAGCATGGCGCCCCCTCAAGACACCGGAAAAATCCTAGAGAACGTCGTCCCTCTCGAAGCGCGGAGCCGGGGGCCCTTCTTTGTGATTGTCGATCTCGCTGCCGTAGCCCGGGATCACGGCCCGAACACCACCCCAGGGAGACCAGACCACCCAGCGGGACGAGCCCTCGTAGGTGAGCTTGAAATGGTTCGCCTCGGCATGGCCGTTGCGCTTCTTCCACTTCACCGGGTAGCGCCACTCCATGTCGACGGAAGGAGCGAGCGACGGCGGTACGATGCAGTAGTAGTTCTCGTTCCTGATCCAGATCGGGTGGGGCTCTCCGTTAGGATAGAAAAGCTGATGGCCCTGGTGGAGAACAAGAACGAGCCGCCCGGGGTAGACCGTGGGGTCCACGAGCGGCCCCTGCGCCGAGACCAGCATCAGAGCACCTCTCCGCGGTCGAAGCGGGCCGGAGGGTCGAGGGTGGGTGGGCCCTTCGGTTGCCAGGGGCGAACCACGCCGATCGGCGTCCACTTGAAGGGTACCGAGATGTTACACGAGTTGGCCGTGACGCGGACCGACCACATGTCGCTCTCGTTGCCATGGCTGAAAGAGAGCACAGCAACCCGTGCCGCGCGATCGTCGAGGTCCCGATGCAAGACCTCGAACTCGGAGAAGCCTCCGGAGGGGTAGGCGAGGCGCCAGAGCTGGCCGTTGTTGTCGGCGCCGGACACAGGCTCGGCGAAGTCCTGGCCCCGGAGAAAAAGATCCCTGGCTAGCTCGACCCGGAACTGCTGCGGGTCGCGCGAAGGGTCGAGGTCGACCGAAACATCGAAGCCCTGCCTCAGGGCGTTGGCCACCATATAGACGCGCATCAAAGCACCTCTTCTCGCTCGAAGCGTTCGGGCCCTTGGGGATCACGAGGCCCCCAGCCAAGCTCGTTTTCGTGGATCAGGATCTCGATGGGCTCACCCTTGAAACGGAACGTGACGACCCACACGATCGCCGCCCGGCAAACCTCAAATTTGACCTTCCTGCGCCCCCGAATGTGAGGCCAGCTCGCCTCGTACTCGGCCAAGGGCTCGGCGCCCGGGGGCTTGGAGACATGGTAGAACACCGGGCCGTCGCGGTCAGGGAGCTTGCGCACAGCCGGGCCTGTGACCTTGCCACCAGGGATGAGTTCGACGAGAAACCGGCCCTTCGCTAGGTGGGTCGCAAGGCACGGGTACTCGTGGCGGTAGGAGAGGATCACAGGGGCGACTCCCGATCAAACCGAGGCGGCACGCCGCTCGGGTCCCGAGGAACGCCCCAGCCGGCATCGGCCCGGGCATCGAACGCCACGCGGATCTGGGCCGCATCAGGGCCCATGGCGAGAAACCAAGCCGAGAGGTTGTAGACCAGCTCGAACTCGACGGTCGGTTGCCCTTCGCCCGAGATCCGGTAATAGACCCGGCCGCGCTTCCGCTCTTCTTCGCTCGGCTCGCCGATCTCGTAGAACTCTTGATCGTCGAACCCCGAAGGACGAAGCGGCTCGGGCAAGAAGGTGAGGTTGGGGCCCTCCACGGTCACCTCGCCCTGCGGGAGGACGACCGCAAACACCCCCGCCATCGACCGGAGGTTCATCCCGAGGTGGCCGTGCATGTAGAGCAGGAACACGGGGCCTACCGCCTTCCCGAACCGGGAACCCGGCCCTCGTGCATGTCCTCGATCGCGTGCCAGAGCTGAGCCACGCAGCCCCGAAGGATCGCAATCTCCTGGATCATGTCGAGCTTCTCGGCCGACCGGATGTTGAGGGCCATGATCGCAGCATAGAGAATCCCGCGCTGGATCTCCTCATCTGTCATGGGCTTGGCAGGCGGGTCGGGCCGGTACTTCACGAGCCGCGCCTGGAACTCTTCTTCGGTGAGCGGGACGACCGGAGGTGGCGGGTTGGCCATGGTTTTTCCTACACCAAACGAAAAAGCCCCGGTCTCTTTTCTGCAAAAGAGACCGGGGCTCACGGGGCTTCAGAGAGAGGGTCAGCCCGGGTAGGAGTCGTCGCTGTCAACCTCTTCCTCTGCGTCGTCGGACGGGGGCTCGGGCGGTACCCACCCCATCTGCCGCGCCTTGGCGTAGACCTGCGCGAGCGGGGTCGCGTCGGAGAAGACCGGGACCATGCTCGGCTCACGGGTCACGAGAAGCCGGTCGAGAACCGCTTCGGCCTCCTTGGGGCTCAGCGCATCGACGTGCAGGTGCTTGCAGAGACGGCCGGGCCGGATGGCCGCCCGGTCCATCTTCATGCGCGGGGCGTTGGTCGTGATGACCACGCGCACGTCGAGCACGCTGCCGAGGATGCCGTCGCCGAGGTTCAGGACGGCCTGGATGTTTTCGAGGTCGACGTGGTCCCCGTCCTCGCGCGGAACGAGGCAGTCGTCGGCGTCCTCGGCCAGGATGACCAGCGGACCCTTCCCCTCGCGGGCCCCGGCAAGGACCGAGATCAGCTCGGGGTCGCCGAGGTTCGCCATCAGGTGCGGGGGCACGAGCAGGAAGGTGGCGTCCTTCACGTTCAAGAGGAGCGAGCGGACCAGGAAGGTCTTGCCCGTGCCAGGCTCGCCCGAGAAGATGACGAGCCGGCCGCAGGGCGTCTTCGCCCCGAGGTCCTTGACCAGGTGGTCGTAGTCTTCGAGGACCTTGGCGCCGTAGTTTCCGCGCTCCAGGGGCGAACCGGCTGTACCGATGCGCGTCGTGTCGTAGTCGTCGCCGTTCTTCGTGAGAGCGAAGACCGGACCTCCCTCCTTCGACGGGGGCCGGAGCAGGTGCTTCGAGAGGTCGCGGGCCTTCGAGAGCAGCTCCGGGCTCACGCAGGTGAACTGAAGGTCCCCGGTCATGTTCGACGGCGAGCCCCAGAGGGTCAAGACGACCTGCATGTCATGGGAGCCGAGGCCGATCGTCCCCCGGCCCAGCTCGTCGCGATCGTCGAGCACGACCCGAACCCCGAGCGCCTCGACCAGCTCCTTGACGGCCTCGTCATGGCCCTTGGTGAGCACGCCGTTGCGACGACCGAGGAGACACGGGGGGCCGCCCTCGAAGGCCGCCTGGACGGCCACCGTGCGATACCAGTTGACGGTGAAAGAAAAGTGATCGCCGAACGAGGGGTACGTCCGCGCCTGCCACCAAGGTGTTCTCGCCATTGTGGGCGTCCCTTACACCGGGGAGGCGAGACTCAGAACGGGTCTTTATCCCCCACGCGAGAGAAACGGTCGGGCGTCTCGGGAGAGACCAGGCTCCCGCCCTCGATGGTCATGCCGGGCTGAAAGTCGTAGGCTCGGACCGAAAGGCCGTCAGACTTCACCCACCAGATGACCTTGCCTTCGCTCGTCTCCCAGAAGAGCTGTACGTGCGAGATAGGCCACCCGCCTTCGGGCCCGCAGATGTGATACTCGGCCACGTCAAGTCCGGGCCGAGGCGGAGCGAGCAGGTAGTCCGCGAAGCCGAATCGCATCCCATCGTTCGGGACCCTGTGAACGGACGCGAGCCGGCCTTCGGGCCCGTTCACCGTGTAGCTGGGTCTCACACGAAGCCGGATCTCGCCCGGGTGCAGGCCCGGGTCGATCCGATGCCGAACGCTGACCTCGACCAGCATCAGAGCCTCGCGAAGCGAGAGGGGCTCTCGCCCTCCCGCGGGATCTCTTCCTGGTAGTCGAGGTCGTAGTCCTCGCCGAGGAACACACGAGCGATGACCTTCGCAGGAAACCCGTGCCGCACCGTGACGACCTGAGCGGGATCGGGCCGGGCTTCCTTGTCGAGCGTCACCCACGCTTCCAGCACCTTGCCACTCTCCCTCGCCCACGCGCGGTGGACCACCTCTTGGCCCTCTTCGCCCGGCCGGTAGCCGACCGAGTAGAGCTGGTAGATGCCCTCGTTTTCGGGGATGTTGAGCGTCCGGGTACCGTACCGGCTCTGCCGGTCGATCGTGACCAGATGCACGCACGGCACTGCGATCCGGACCCTTCCCGGGCAGGCACGCAAATCGATGTAGGGCGGACCCTGAAGGGGCAAGGGACCCTCGGCATAGTCGGCGATGAGCCGGGTCAAGATGACGAGCATCAGAGGACCCCTTCCCGCTCGAAGCGGAGAGGCGGTGGGGCCTCCTTCGTCGGGTGCCAGAGAAAAAGGAGGGACGTGAACATGACGCCGTAGACGACCGTGACGCGCCAGGTCCCCACGCCATCCTGCTTTCGCAAACGAATTTCGAGGTGGGTCTTCTGCCCCTTGGGCGCTGTCTGAAGGTCGAGGTTGTAGCCCTCGTCGCATCCTTTCGGGAGCTTGATTCGCCATGGGGTATGGCCATCGACCGACCTCTCCAGCCGGTCACCTTGCTCGGGGAAGAGCCGGAGGTGATCGTCCAGCTCGAAGACCAGCTCGTTCGGGTAGGCGAACGTCTCGAAGGTGACCGTGGGCTGCGAGTGGCTCGGGCCAACATAGACGAGCATCAGAGCACCCCGTCTCTCTCGAAGCGGGTCGCTGCCGAGGGTGCCCGTGGATGCCACGACGGGGGCGAGACCGGCTTGGCCACGAAGACCCGCACAACCCCGCCGGCCGTGTGTAGCGTCCCCACGAGCCCTTGGACCTCGACGCCCTGGGCGTCCGGGTAGGACTCGCGAAAGAGATTGATCCGAACCCAAGCGAGCTGTCTGGGACCCATGGTCGGCCCCCGTAGGTGGTAGGTGGCCCGGGCCTCGTCCGTATAGACCCCAAGCTCGTAGCGACGCCACGACCCGGCCTCGACGCTGGGTACCGGGAGCCCTCCCCGCTGAAGCTCGAAGACCGGAGGAACGTAAAGCGCTACCTGCCCGAGGTCTTCTTCGAGAAGCTCGATCCGGTGCTCGTCCCGCCCGAACTGGTTTTTCACGATCATGGCTGGGTCGATCACGATCCTCACAGGATCTCCTCCCTCTCGAACCGCGAAGGCATCGGGTGGAAGTTGATAAGGGGGTAGGAGCTGCCCCCGTGCTGGGCCGTGAACGACACGCGCCAGAAGGTCCCATGCCACACGAGCGAAACGAAATGGTGCCCGCCCGGGCCGATCTTCGCCTTCAGGCGGTAGGTCCAGGACCCACGGCCCTTGCCCTTGTCAAACTCGGGGCAAGGGATCTCGAAGAGCCCACGGCCCAGATTGATGCCCCCCGAATGAAGGCCCTCGGCCCCCTCCTCGCACCGGAGAATGAGCCGGCCCAGGCACTTATCGGGGTGCGGCCTCGGACGGTCGCAGGTGAAGTCGAGGAGCATTAGAGCACCTCGTCCCGGAGGTAGCGCGAGGGCTGTGTGGTGAGGCCGTTCAGGCGCCCGCGATAGTACCAGTTTTTCGAGAGCTGCTGGTTCATCTCCCAGCGGATTTCCCAGACCCAGCGAGTACAGAAGCGGAACCTCTGCCAGGCAAATAGCGAGATGAGGATCGTGGGCGCGGCCTGCGCCGTGGGCCGGAACGTGTAGTCCCACTGCATCTCTGCCAGGCCCTCGTTGGGCTCAGGGGGCACGATCTCGAAGACGCCCCCGCCGAGGTTGAGCGTCGTAGGCATGACCACGAGGCCCTGGCACCCTTCCTCCCCCTGAAGCAAGACCCGGCCCTGCCAGGGCTGCTCGATCCGAGGGGTGGCGAGGTTCCGAAAGTCGATGAGCATCAGAGCACCCCTTCCCGATCGAACCGAGAGGCTTCGAGCCGCACCCTCCCGAGCTTCGGCTTGTCGGTACCCAGCACAGCCACCACGATCGCGGCCTCGGGGGGCTCGATCAAGAGTGACCACTCGCTGTCGCCGGCCACGCCCACGATGGAAAGCCGCGTCTGGGTCGTGACCGTCTCGTGGTGATAGAGGCTGTAGGTGGCCCGGTCGGCCCCCTCATCGTAGCCCAGCTCGTAGTAGGAGAGGGCGTTGACAGTGCGGAAAGGCACGGCGAGGTGGCTATCCACCGACGAGCGAGCGGCGATCAGCCGGTAGCTCTCGGGAGCGACCAGGACCAAACCCCTGTCGAGGGTCGGGTCGACCCGGACCGATGAGACCTTGGTTTGGAGGCCGGGACGGGACGGAAGGACCGTCACCCGCATGGCTCAGCCGCCCGGGAGATCGCGCTCATGCCCGGTTTTACACCGGGCGAAGGTCACGCAGGATCGATGTCGGGCTTTTTGGAAGAGACGCGGCCCAGGGATTTGCCGTAAAGACCGGCGAGCGAGAGGGCCCGCTGCATCCGGAACTTCGCCGAAGGCGTGAGCTTCTCCGGCGCGGCCACGAACGCCACGAATGCCTCGGCGAAGTCCTCTTTTTCGTTGGTCTTCGCGTACTCGGTTACGGGCTGGAGCTTGTCGAGGGCGGCATCCACGGCCTTCTGAAGCGAAGGGTCCGCCTTCATCAGCTCCTCGGCCATGGCGATCGGGAGTGGGTCGTTGCCCGCGTCGAGGAGCCCGAGCCGGCTGTAGCGCTGGCGCTGAACCCGGTTGAAGAGGTCCTCATACGCCTTTTCGCCGTCCTGCTCCTTGGTGGTGAAGCGCTCCTCGCGAAGGTACTTCTCCGGGTCGAGGAAGAACGAGAAGTATTCCTGCCCCTCCTTCGAGAGCCGGAACTGTGCCGGGGTAATGAGGGGCCCGTTGATGCGAGGGTTGCGGAGCCAGACGCCGAATTTCAGCTTGTCGATCGGCTTCATCTTCGCCGCAGCCTTGTTCGGCTGGTAGCCCGCGGCTTCGAGGAGGTTCCAGTACCTCATGCGCTCGGGCCCCGTGATGCTCTGCAAGGTCTCTTCGAGCTTCTTCTTCTCGCTCTTCACCTCGTCCCACGTCCCGTTCCACGCTTCCATGGCGTCCTTGGGCATGACGGACAGGTGAACGTGGTGGCCGAACTCATGGAGGAAGACCTCGGCGATCCAGTCCTGCATCAGCTTGCCGCCCGAGGCGCCGATCATGTGGACGGCGTAGAGCTGGATACGACCCTTGGTCGAGAAGTAGTGCCCGGCAGCGTCACTGCCCTCCGGAGGACGGCCGTAGAGCCCGATGCCCCCGCGAAGGCCGTCGCGGAGCATCTCTTCGAGGCCACGCTTCTTGAAGAGGGCAAGGACGTAGTCCACGCCCCCGAGCAAGGCCCGGACCGTGGGTTCGAGCAGACGGTCGGGGTTATCGACCGCGAAGCCGTCGTAGGTGAGGCGGGCCGGGGCGACCTTCGAGACCAGATCGGAGACGACCTTCTCGTAGGTTTCGAGCGGCCGGAGAACGGTCGACCGGTCCCCCAGGCCCTCCGCCTCGAAGAGCTTGTTCGCCCCCTCGGCCACCGCTCGCATGTAACCGTAGAGCGAGCGTTCCCAGTCCTTGTGGTTCGGCAGGGCCACCTTCATCCATTCGACGAAGCCCTGATCTTTGCCGAGACCCCCGACGAGCTTGTTGACGCTCTTGTTCGAGAACCGAGCTTGCCGCAAGGTCTCCATGCCCTCCTGCGTCGTGATGTCGAAGTCGCGGAGCTTCTCGGCCTCGACCTGGAAGTCTTGCAGAGCCGCCACGGCCCCGTCCCACAAGCTCTCGTCCATCGCCCGGATCAGGCGGTAGGCAGCGGCAACCTTGTAAGCGAGCGGCGAGAGGCGGGGCATACCCACCCGCCAGTGACAAGAGGTTTACAATACATCGGACCTCTCGAAACGGGCCGGGCGCCCATCGGAAGGCAGGGGCCTGCGCCACTCCCGGTCGGGCAAGAGCACCCGCACGGACGGCCCCGACGAGGAGACGATATGCAAGTTCCACTCCGCAAAACCATCGAAGGCTTGGCGAATCAGCGCTTGGATGGCGTAGAGGTAGGGCTTGTCCTCGGCCGGCAGGATGTAGTAGCCAAAGACCCCGTTTTCGGGCCGGGGAATCTCAAAGATCAACCACCCGCTATACGGCTGGCCCACGAGGGGGTTTAGCCGAATGTCCACGGGCTGCATGACGGCCGGCGCCTCCGTTGTCACGACGAGCTTCCCCAGGTCTTCCCACGGCCGCACCACAGGCTCTTTCCCCTCGGAAGGGTTCAGGTTGATCCGCATCAGAGCACCTCGCCCCGATCGAACCGAGGAGGCGGCGGAGGCGTAGGCTGGTACCGCTCCACCTGCTTCATACGGCGAATCCGGCCGTAGCCAGGGACCCAGAGGACGCCCCCGCTGTTGGGCAAGTCGAGCCAGGTTTCCTCGCCCGCCACGACGAGCCGGAACGCGAGCCGCTCTCTCTTGCCACGAGCCGACCAAGAAACAGCGATCCGGTGCCCCGCTCCGGACGGGAGCGAGGAGCGCGCGACCTCGAACGAAGGACCCACCTCGCCTGGGACCGTGAAGGGCTGCCCGTGAGTCACCCTCCCCCCGTCGGGCACGGTGAAGACGAGCGTGGTCGTGAAACGGTTTGCGTAGATCCAGAACCGCTGCGGAGTGACAACGTCGATGAGCATGGGATCTGCCGTCCCCTACACCGCCCGCCAGAGCTTCCCCGACGAACGCCAGATCACGCCCGTCGAGTCGTAGCGGACCTCGACCCGCGTGTCCTTCACGCCCACGACCTCACCCGTCTCCCTCTCGGAAGAGAGCCCCGGCGTCGACTCGACCCGGTCCCCGATCCGAAGCACACGACCGGTCACGTCCAAGGGCACCTCCGAACGCCTTTTTGCAGCCATGTACGCCTCACCGATGTTATGTTTTCGGCCCATGAGCGAAGACCAAGACAAACCCTCGCCCGGTCGTGAGTTCACCTTGGAGGAGAAGTTCGAGATTCTCATGCGGGCGGCCTCGACCCCCGAGAACCGAGAAATCTTTGCCCAAGAATACGTGCGAGCTGTCCTCGCCCACCAGCAGAAGCCCGAATCCACTTTTGGCCACCGTACCACGATGGCCCCCTACCATTACGATCGCCGCGCTTCCTCTTCTCCCTGGACCGCCGAAAAGGACCTGCTCTCGGACCTCGCCCAGGAGGTCTCCGGCATCAAGCGGACCATGACGGATCAGAAGGGCGTCGAGCTGATGTCGGACATCGAGATGGCCATCGGGGCGGCCATGCACTACTTCGTCGAGCAGACCGAGGGGCTAGAGGACCTGGGCAAGAAGCTCCTGGGGGCCCTCGCCAAAGCGGGCTACAAGGTAGGGCCGGACGATCTGAAGGTGGGCAAGAACCTCCTCACCATCACCTTCGAGGCCGGCCCCTGGGCAGACCGCGACGCCATCGTGCAGGTCGTCCGCAACGACCTCGGCCCCGTCAAAGCCAAGGTCGTCGCCCAGCGAAGCCGAGCGAACCCCGACGCCACCATGGTCAGCGTCGCAGTCGTCTAAAGCACCTCGGGACGCTCGAACCGAGGCGCACCCTCTCCCCCGAGCCTCGGCGGGCAGGGGAGGACCGTGTCACAAAGAAACCCGCCCCCCTCGACCCGGCCCCGGAAGAGATAGCGGGAGCCGAGGACGCCGAAATCCTTGAAGAGGAGAAACACGGCCGTGACCCCTGCGTCCTGGGCCTCGTAGCGAAAGCCCTCTTCCCCCTCGTTCGCCCCTAGCTCGAAGTGGCTGTGCCCGACCGCGTCCACGTCCCCTGGGAGCGGGGCCACGGGCACCTTGATGTCGTCGTGGCCATACCTCACCAGCCGAAACCGCTCGGGCATCGTGAGCACGAGCCGGCCCTCGTCCGACCAAGGGTTGATCTCGACCGTCCAGCCAAAGACCCCACTGTAGAGGCGCACCCTCATAGGACCTCGTCCCGATCGAACCGGGGCGGCCCGCCCTCGCCCGTGCTCCCCCTCGGCCAGAAGTCGAGGGAGGCGTCAAGCACGTAGGGCAGACCCTTGGCCGAGACCTGGACCCTCACGGCTCCCTCGCCCCGTACGATCGCGAAGTGAAACGGAAGGCCCGACGGGTGCCTCGCCTCGTAGGCCACCTCTCGGTCTTCCTTGGCAGGGTCCGACCCGAGCCAGTAGGTGCAGTGGAGGCCGTATTTGGGCCCCGGGGCGAAGACCTCGTCTTTCACGAACCGATAGACCCGGTAGACCTTGTAGGTGGGGTAGGCGTAGAGGACGACCTCGCCCGGGCAAAGGGCAAGGTCGACCATGAGCCGGCCCGTCTCGCCTCCAAGCACGCCAGGGGGGTCGATGCGAAGGCGCATCAGATGACCTCGCCCCTATCATACCGAGGCACGGCCTCGTTCCCAGCCCACGGCATAGGCTGGTCCGCCGTCCAGAAGGCCATCGTAGGGCCTCCCCGAAAGTTCAGAGAGACCTCGTAGCCCACCCCGCCCCTCGCGGGCATCACCCGGACCCGAAGGCCCCCCATCGGCCCGCTGTTGCCCCGAAGCTCGAAGTCGTACGTTGCCGCGCTCGACCCCTCGGCCGCGAGCGCGAAGATCCGTACCCCCCGGTCCACGAACGACGGCGTCAGCTCCGCCCCGTCCCGCCTCACCTCGTAAGGGTCGGTCGTCTCGACCACGAAGCGCCGGGGGTAGATGCCCTCGAAGAACCGCGGGCAGCCGTAGGAGGTATAGAGTCTCACGAGCATCAGATGACCTCGCCCCTCTCGAAACGGAGGCACGGAAAGTCGTCTGTCTCGGTCGGCCGAAACGACAGCTCCAGCTCCCAGATCGGCCCGTCCTCGATCTGGGTACAGAGGATCGGGATGCCTCCGTACTCAGGGAGCCTCTCGCGAAGCTTCACCTGGACTTGGGGGCGGGCTGAGGGAGTGCCGAGCCAGTGTGCCCGATACACGCAGTCCGTTTCGCCCGGCCGAAGCCCGAGCCGGTAGCGATGGAACATGCCGTCCTTCCGGTAGAGGGGCATAGGGACCGTGTCGCTCCCCCGAAAGAGCCCGTAGCGCGCCACGAGGCTCAGGATGACCATCCCCGGATGCGCCTCGCCCACGAGCACGCGGGTCGTCTCGTCCTTGTTGGTCAAAAGTCCAATGTGCATCAGATCACCTCTTCCCGGTCGAAACGAGCGGGGCCCCGCATCACCCCGGGCGCGGAAGGGACGAATGGCAAGATTAGCTCCGTCGGCACCTGATGCTCCGACTCGCTGATCCGAACGACACTGAAGGCCCCCTCCCGGTAGAGGAGAATCCGGACGACACGCGAAGCCAAGTTGACCACCTTGTATTCCACAACTTCTGCGCCCGGGGGGAAGTAGAGCCAGAACTTTTTGATTCCGCTCTCCATGGCCGCCGGGTCGATCAAGGTCCCCTGTTCGAGGCGAAGATCGCTCGCAAACGGGATCACCAGCGAGAGCGCTTCCTCGTCAAGCCACGGCATGGTCCGGATGGCCCGAAACATCACGACCCGCACTAGATCACCTCTTCCCGGTCGAACCTCGGACGCAGCGGCAAGACCTCCCCCGGCCCGATGGGTACCGAAGGAAGGCGCAGGGCCCAGGCGATGCGAGGCCCGTTGATCCGAAGCTCTCCCTCCCCCGAGAGCAGGAGCCTCCGAAGCACGAGCCCAAGGAGCATCGGACCGCCCTCGACCTGGTAGCGGGCCTCGTCGACCCCCTCGGGCAGAGAGAGCCAGTAGCCCTCGACCTTGCCCTCTTCCCACGAGGGCCCGACCGCACGCCAGACCGGCTCCCGCATGATGAGAAGCGCCTGCTGCGAGGGGATGACCACCGAGAGAGACCCTGAATCGAGGCCCTCGTACGAGTGGACCACCACGCAGCGATCGTTGTCGGTTTCGATGACCACGCGCATGGTCTACACCACCTCGTCCCGGCCGAAACGGTCCTGGCCCATGACCGAGAGGCGAGGTACCCAGCTCAAAAGCACGGTGGTCGAGAAACGCTCGGGGGTCACGACCGAAACGACGAAGCCCCCTGAGGCGGTCCAGCCCCGGATCACCGTGTCGCCCCAGGCCCCGCGAGCGACGAAGTTGAGCATCTGGGCCGTGTCGTCCCCCACCCCGAGCACGTAGCCGCGCTCGCCCACGAGGTCCCGGAGGCCCGCCACGGGGAGGACCTCGCCCTGATTCGCCAGGTTGAAGACCCGCTCCCCCCTCGGAAAGTAGAAGATCAGGCGCCCGGGGACCACGTCGGGCCGGACGTGAAGGAGAGAGCCTGTGGTCACCTCGATGATCACAGGGGCTCCTCACGGTCGAAGCGTGCCAAGGATTCGTCCGAAGGCCCGGTCGTCCACTCGTCGTCGGGCATCTGCCAGCGAGCATCGAGCCCCGTCCCCCTCACATGCAAGAGCCAAAGGCCCTCGGTCCGCTGGTGCCGGCCACGAAGCGTCGCGACCAAGGCAGTCGGACCCCTCTCCCCCATCCGGACCTCGTATGTGCCCCCCGACTGAAAAGCGAGCCGGGAGAGAGGGTACGCGCGGTAGCCGTCGTCGACCTTGTAGGTCTCTTCGCTCTCGGTCCCCGCCCGATCGTCGACCAGAAAGAGCCGGAACGGCCGAGGGACGCAGAGCACCAGTGACCCGCGGTTCGACCAGGGGCAGGTGGCCACCCGAAACCGATAGTAGTCCCCAGGCGTGCCCAAGGGGAAGAGCGAGATCCGCACCCCGCCCCCTACACCACTTCGTCGCGATCGAACCTCGTCAGCTCCGACGGCCGCCCCCCAGGCTCCAAGGTCCACTGCCCGGAAGGGATGTCGAACCGCTGAAGCACGGGGGAGTGCTCCATCTTGAGAAAGAGCGCCGTGCCAGGGACGCTCAGCTTCTCCATCCCGTGAATGTTCCCGAAGAGCAGGTCCCCGGCCTTGTAGTAGAGCACGTAGGACTCGCCCCGAACGATCGCAGAGCGGGAGAGACAGAACGATTGGTGCGAGCCGTACACCTCGAAGGGCGAATAGACCGTCCGCTCCCTCCCGTCGGTCCACCAAAGGCCGTAGGCCCCAGGCACCGAGAGGACGACCTCGCCCGGGTGCGCCCACGGCTGCTGGATGACCTCGACCTCTTGCCCCGGACAAGGACGGCCGAGATCGGGCATCACGACAAGCCTCACAGCGGGCCCTCACGATCGAACCGCGGCGCCGCCGGCCCCCGTTCTTCCCACGTCCATTCCTCGGACGGGACGTGCCACTGGATATCGACCTCGCCCGCCGCAAGGTGCAAGACCCAAAGGCCATCAGGGTGCCACGTCCCCTGGAGCTTCCCCACGACGACCGGGAGATCCCCCGCCACGTAGGGCTCGTTCACCACGTAGACGTGGTCCTTCGCCAGCTCTTCCCGGGAGATCCGGTAGACGCTGAAGCCCGACCCCGAAGAGACCTCGTCCAAGACCAGGGAACCCATGAGCCGAAGCTCCAGGTGCGAAGGCAGGCGAAAGAGTACGTCCCCTCCCGCGATCCACGGGCGAAACGTCACCCGGAACCGCGAGCCGAACGGGATGAGCGAGATCCGCACCCTGTCCTCTACACCACCTCGTCCCTCTCGAAGCGACCCACGGCCACACGCGCGATCGGCCGGGGCGCCGACGCAAAACGGAACCGCCACGAGGGGCCGACCTGGGCCTTCATCGTCACGATGTAGCCCCCAGCTTCCCACCCCCCTGTGAAACGGACCCTGTCGAGGAAGGCCAGCGCCACCCCCGGAGCCACCTCGAACTTGTAAACGAAAGGGTCGCCAGCCCCGAACGGGAGAAGGAGGTAGCTCCGGGTCTCCCCGGCATAGGAGGGAACCGGCGGCGGCCCCGCCCCCTCCCGATAGACGAGGTAGCCCACCGGATCGTCGACCACGAACGAGTGAGGGTACAACCCCTCGTCCACGAGTACCTGCCTGTCCTTCCCGGCCAAGGTCACCCGCATCACAAAACCTCGTCCCTCTCGAACCGGGCCGGGCCCATCACCTCCCTACCCCCTTCCGTAGGTACCTCCCGAAGGTAGACCATCACAGGGAGCCGGCCCCCGAGACCCTCGACCCGCAAGACCGCCCTGCCCTCTTCGAGAAAGAGCGTAAGGTCGCTCACCACCGGGTGGCCCACCCCGCCCCCGATCCGAATCTGGTAGCGCCTCAGCCCCTCCGAAGCGGAGAGGAAGAGCCAGTGCCGTAGCATCCCCTCCCTGTGCCCCGAGGGCGGTAGCACAGCCCCATCGCCCGAGACCAGCGTGTGCCCCACCGGCACCCAGAGGGCCAAACGCTCCCCTTCCAAGTCAGGGTCCGTCCAGAGCCCGTAGAGACCGTTACCCGCCCGAAGCTCGACCCTCATAGAACGTCATCCCTCTCGTACCGCGGCGCCCCCACCACTCCCCCGCCCCGAATAGGCGCCAAAACAGGCCGGAGAAGCAGCGGCGCCCCTTCCCGAGGCCCCACGACCACGAGGTACTGACCCGTCGACCGCTCCCACCCGCCCTCGATACGAAGCCACGGGACCCCCCAGCCCACCTTCCCCGTCAGCTCGTAGACGTACACAGCCCCCGCCCCGTGCCCCCAAAGGACGTAGCGGACCTCTTCCCCGTGAATCGACCCCCACTGCACACGGTCCCCGTACCGCGTCACCTGGTAGCCCTGGTCGCACCCCACCACCACCCTCCCAGACTCCCCCGAAAGGTCCACCTCGATGCTCTCGCGCCCCACCACCCGGATGAGCATCAGAGAAGGCCCTCCCTTTCGTAACGCGAGACTCCCGAACGAGCTTCCCCAAGCACCGGCAGCGGGCCCCCCATCTCGAAGTCCACCGAAAAGCCCGTGTGGGCCCCAGACACCCGGAGAAGAGACCGGCCCTCGATGACCTCCCCCACAATGTGGATGGCCGGACCCTCCTGGTAACGACCCTCCCGCTGCACCTGGTAGTGAAGCCGCCACTCACCAGCCAAGAGCCCAAGCTCCAAAGCCCCCTTCACAGGGTCAAGCTCCCGAAACGGACGGAGCGTCGGGGCCCGCCCCACCCGGTAACGGGCCCCAACAGGCACAAGCCAGAGCCCAAGGCCCCCAGACTCCACCGAGACCCGGTCCACGCAGTCGTTCGACTCCCCTACCCTCTCGGCCTTGATGATGATCCACATCCCGGTGTAGCCCACCTACACCATGAACGAGAACCTGCCCCGTAAGGACGACCTCGAAAAGGCCATCGAAGAGGAGACCAACCCCAGAACCAAGGCGTGGCTCTCGCTCCTGCTCGCCCTGGCTTCGAGAAGCGACATCAACACCCTCGACTACGGCACAGGGGAGTCGTCCGTCCACGCCACGCTCGACGGTGAGAACGCACGAGCCCTCGCCTACCTCAGGGATAGGAGACCCAAGAAGGGGAGGTGAGAGGGAAAGACCGGCCACCTGACCCCCTCCACGCCTACTAGGGGTATGACCCTTCTCCTCCTCGTCGCCCTCTGGTGCCCCGTCTCGTGGTCGGTCGCCTACCTCCTCGTCAAGCGCCCCGGGCACCCCGTTCCCTTCGAGAACATCGCCCTCGCCCCCGTCCAGTTCGCCGTGCTCCCCTACGCCCTGATCGTCACCCTCTCACGCTCTCTGAGAGAACGGTGGGTAGGGACCAAACGAAGGGGCCCCTGAGCACCGAGCCCCCTAGAGACCATCGACCTACCCGGCCCCCGCAGGGGGCCCTGGTCCGTCCAGGGAAGGAGCCCCAGCCGGCCCTTACCCCTCGCCCCCGAAGGGGGCCCTGGTGGGGGCTTGCTCTGCCCCCAAGGTCACCGACCTACCCTGCCCCGAAGGGGCCCTGGTCTGTCCGGGGAGAGGGAGCCCTAGCAGGCCCAGACCCCCAGCCCCGCAGGGGCCCTGGTGGGGGCAGGCTCGGGCCAGGGGGTCGGAAACCAAACGCGGTTGCGCGGTTCTCCGAGGCGCCTCGCGGGCAGAAATGGTCCCGCCAGGATCTCTTCCAAGGCGTCGAACCTCGGGACGAGACCGGGATCGTATTTTCGGGGAAACGGCCAGGACGGGCCGTTCTCGTGGCGCTGTTGGCGTGCCAAAGAGCGGGGGAGAAGAGCCCCGGGCGGGCCCTTTCTTTTTGATGTGGCTGGAAAGGTGAGGTCGGGCCCGCCCGGGGCTCTTCTTTCTTGGAAAAAGCCTGAGCCCCCGATCGTCTAGCCCCCTGGAGGTGTGACCTTGGAAGAGATCGTACATGGGGACGCGCGGGTGGTGATGCGGGCGGCCGAGAGCCTCGACCGGATGGGCCGGGCTCTCTCGGTGGTGAAGCAGGGAGAGGGGGCTTACGAGGCGTACGGCCGGTGCGGGGTGGCGGGGCTGGAGGTCCGGGCGTGGGGCTACCGGATGCACGTCGAGGTCTCGGTGCTGGCCCGGAGGGTGCGGGCGGTCATCTACACGGTGGGGATGACCACGGGCCCGGGTACGATGAAGCTGCTTCACGGGCTCTTGGGCGAGCTGGTCACGGGGGCCGAGGCCATCGAGAAAGAGTTCGCCCACGTCAAGGTGGTGTAGGGGTTTCTCAGGAAAAAGACGGGCCGTTCGCTCGTCTAGGACATCCATGGCCACAAGCAAACAGACACCGAAGCTCCTGACCCTCCGGGTGACCGAGGAAGAGCTGAAGCTCCTCCAGGCGGGGGTGGGCCGTTCGATGCAGTTCACCCGCAAGGGCCGGGAGGCGGCCGGCAGCGAGGACGAGAAGGCGTTCTACGTCGGGGTCTACCGCAAGCTCGTGGACCTCGGGGAGAAGCTCGCTGCGGTCAGCCCCGAGGGGGAGAGGGGTATGTGCCCCAACTGCGGGGAGGTACCGCCCTCGTGTGACGGGTGCGGCGAGTGCCAGGGCTGCTGCTCATGCGGAGAGGAGGAAGGGTGATGGTGCATGTGATGATCTGCTACGAGCCGGGGAGGTCGGGTCTGTTCCACGGGCCTTCGGTGGCTCAGATGACCTTCGGCGACGAGGAGTCCGCCGAGGGCTTTGCTGGGGCAATGCGGGCCCTCGGTCTCCGGGCCTACTTCCTACCCCGGGACGGGGAGGCCATCGGGCGGGACCACGGGATCTACGGGAAGCTGGTCGCGGGGCACATGCCCGGGGGGCTCGACGAGCTGCACCGGGACGGGCTGAGGTGCGGGCCGTCGCTGGTGACGTGCAAGGGAGGGCTTGGCTGATGGAGCTGAGGCTGACGCTCACAGAAGAGCAAGAGGTGGCTTTGCGGGATGCGGTAGCGGACGCCCTCGACTGGGCGGACGAGGCCGTGCGCCGGCCCAACGGGGGCAAGAGGGCCGTGGCTCGGCGCGAAGCCCTCCGGAGGGTCCTGGCTCAGCTCTACCTCGTCAGGGTCGACGGGGGCGAGCCCTGTACCCTGGCCAGCGTCTTCGAGGCGAACCCCGACCTCAGCGAGTCGGACGTGGTCGAGCTGCTCACCCTCCCCATCCACCGGGTGTGCTTCCTCGGCCCGGGCCATGTCGAGGTCAGGCGGGTACGGTAGGGGCCATGGACGGACTCGAAACGCTGCGGGCCCTCGGGTACGCGGAGCAACTGAAGCCCCTGGTACCGGGCTCGCAGGCCGGGGTCTACTGGGTGGTCTGCGGGCCCTACGTCAAGATCGGGTTCGCCGCCGTGGTCTCGCAGCGTCTCGCGAGCCTGGCCATCGGCAACCCCTTCCCCCTGCACCTGATGCTGGTCGTGCCCGGGGGTAAGCGAGAGGAGCGCAAGCTTCACGAGCGCTTCGAGGCTCACCGGCACCGAGGGGAGTGGTTCCACCTTGGGCCCGAGCTGTGCTCGTACATGGTCTACCTGGACCGAACGCAGAAGGCCGAGGCTTTGGAGGGGCCCACTGGGGTACACCTTCACGAGCAGGCACGGGCCTACCGTGTCGAGGCCATGGAGGCCGAGATGAACTACAACGCTTTTAGGGAGTGCGCTGATGGACATTGACCCCGTCGAGAGGCGGGCCCTTCTCTGGGCCCTCACGAACTCCATCAGCCAGGCCCGGAACCGGCTCTTGCCCGGGCCGCCCTACCCCGACGAGGAGGTGAGGGCGCTCGAACGGGTCTGGGCCCGGCTGGTCACCGTCTCAGTCGGAGGGGTGACCCTGCTCCTCTCCGACCTGTTCGACTCCATCGGTCTCGGGGCCGAGGAGAGGAGCCTTGCGGTCGCAGGTCTCGTGCTGGTGGGCGAGCGCCGGATCGTGGCGGGGGTCGAGGTCAGGCGGGTCGCCTAGTTCTTTTTCGGAAAAAGGGTCGGGCCCCAGCCGTCTCGGGAGCACCATGAGCAACCTCTCCTTCCTCGCCGCCGCCCTCAACGCCTCGCTCACCGTCCTCGTCACCCACAAGGTGCTCTTCCGTCGCAACGGCGAGAACATCACCACCGCGCCCGACCCCGTCCGCCTCTTCGTCGAGGGCGAGGACGAGGCGCTCCTCCAGGAGGTCGAGAACTACTGCGTGTCGTGGGACAACGACATGCTCACCAAGGGGCACGTCTACGAGGTGAACGAGGTGGTGCTCCCCCACTGGCTTAGCGTGGAAGAGTGGGTGGCGAACCGCGTCGCCTGGAAGTGGGTGTGGGGCTGCGGGGTCTGCCCGACCTGGCCGGAGAAGGTCCAGCGGGTCTTCCTGAAGCTGCCCACGGGGCAGAAGATGGGCCTCGCGGACCTGCTCCGCACCAAGACCTTCCGGAGCGAGTTCCGCAAGAGCCTCTACACGCAGTTCTTCGCGAGCCTGGTCGAGGGCCGCTACGAGCTGCCCCTCTCGGCCCGTCAGCTCGGCGCCCTCGTGGGCAACGAGTTCGAGGTCAAGCGCCACGACACGGCGCTCTACCAGGACCGGAGCCGCAACCTCGGGGCCAAGAACCACGTTCCGGTGCCCCCGGCCCCCAAGAAGAGCCGCGCCAAAAAGGCGGCCTGAGAGCCCCCGGGGCCCCTCGCTCGTGCAGGGCGAGCGGGCCCCTTTCTTTCGGAAAAAGCCCGGGCCCCCGAGCGTCCTAGAGAACACCATGCGCCCCGAAGACATCCTCCCCTACGTCAAGAAGCTCGAAGCCGCCCTCTCGGCCCATGAGGGCCTCGCCCAAGCGGGCGACCCCATGGTGTGCATCAGCCGGCTCGGTGTGTCCATGACCGTCTCGGTCACCCTGAAGAACTCCCGTCGGAAGAAGCCCCACGCGATCCACAGCGAGGGGCCCACGGCCGAGGAAGCCACGCGCGTGCTCATCGAGGAGCTGGACGTGTGGGACCGGGCCCTTCGTAGCTGAGCCTTGTCAACGTTCGCCCTCTCGCCCCGTCTCGGAGACACCATGGAAAAGACCTACCCCAAGCCCATCGCCTCGCAGCACAACCTGACCTCGTGCAAGACCTCGCGCGGCTCGGTGCTCTTCCCCCTCGGCCAGCGGGTCGAGTACCGGCCCGACGGGGTCGAGGCCGCCTTCGCGGGCGTGGCCGAGTACATGACCCACGACGGCTGGGTGGGCATCCGTCAGGAGGGCGGCAGGCTCGACGAGGCCAAGTTCCAGCTCGTCCAGCCCGCCCGCTGAGCTTCCCACCCCCAACCCCAAGGAGAGCCAACCATGCCCAAGAAGACCCAAGAGGCCCCCCGCGAGTGGGCCGCCGCCCTCGTCCGCTCGTGGGACCACGCCTACGAGACGGACTACCAGGAGGGCATGGACGCCCTCGTCGAGGACCTCGGCAAGCTGGACCCCCGCGAGGCCCTCGCCCTCGGCCTCGCCCTGGGGGAGGCGTCGCACCTGGCCAAGCCCGAGGCCCTTCAGGCGCTCCGGGCCCGCATCTTCGAGCCCGTGACGGCCGACCTTCGGGCGAAGATGATGGCGGGGCGGGAAGGCGAGGATAGCCCGTGAGCCCCGAAGAGAAGGTCGAGGACCTGGTGAGCGCCATCGGGGCCGAATGGGAGCGGGCCTGGCGCAAGGGCAACCACAAGGTGCTGGAGGCGCTCCTGGCCCGCATCGACCGGCTCACCCCGAGGGAGGCGGTCCTTCTCGGGGTCCGCCTGGAGCGCTCGGGCTACACGGCCTTCGGCGAGCCCGCAAGCGAGGTCTTCGAGGCGAGGCTCGTCGGCCCGCGCTTCTACCAGGACGACAACGACGACCTGCTCTGCGACCTCGGGGGCGAGACGTTCAAGCTCGGAGACGGGGCCGACCAGGTGATGACCTTCGAGACGGCCCGGGAGCTTCGGAGCATCTACGACACCCGGGTCATCACCGACGAGCTGCTCGACCAGGCCCGGGCCTGGTACGCGGCGCAGCCCAAGGTGTGGAAAAAGCCGAAGCGCCCGGTCGTCTAGGCCCTAGCCATGAAGACCTCCCACGCCCCCAACTGCAACGCCCTCGCCTGCGACTGCCCCTCGGACGAGGAGATCCGGCTCGACTGGCAAGAGACCCTCGACCGGCTGCTCGCGGGCGAGGAGGAGCCGCCGCCCTGGGCTACCCTGGAGGAGGCCACGGCCTACGCCCGCGAGCGCCTGGCCGACCTCACCCGCTGAGCACCCGCTCGTACCGGGTGGGCAGGGGGACCTCTCTCCAGGGCTTCACCCATTTCAGCCACCCCTTCAGGGGCACGCAGGCGGTCCAGTCCCGGTGGCCGTAGGGGTTGAGAACCTCGGGGTAGGTCCAGAGCCAGACGTAGCCGTCGTTGATGGCGCCGACCTCGACCCTCTCGCCCACCGTCCAGCCCCCGAAGGGCCGGACGAGCTGAAAGCAAGCGCCCATCCTGGGCAGTCTCACCCGAGCACCCTCTCGAAGCGGCTCTTGACCCTTCGCCCGTAGGCCCGGTGGGAAGGGCTCTTTCGCTTGGCCCGGGGCAGTAGCTCCCATTTCTCCTGCCACGCCGCCACGGCCTCGGTCGTCTTCAAGGTGACGCTGATCTCGAAGAAGAGGTCCCCTCGCTGCTCCTGCCCCATGAGCTGCACCCGGAAGCCCCCGAGCCAGCCGCCCCACGCCCGGGCCTCCGAGACGATCATCACCTGGCCCTCGGCCCAGCCCCCGTACGGAGCCCGCACCCGGTAGCGGTCGCCCTTTCGCATCGGGGGCTTCGGGGTCTCTTCACTCATCGTCGAGGCCCATCGCCAGCTCGAAGCCCTCTTTCTCGGTCCCGCCCTGGGGGGCAGGCTTCTCTTCCGCCCCCTCCCGAGAAGGAGCCGAGACCACCACCGCGGCCCCGGGGGCCCATACGTCCCACCCCGGTACCTCGCCCGGCGCAAACAGCTCGACCCGAGAGACGGCCGAGCCGTACATGCGCTCGATCCTCGCTCGCACCTCCGGGGGCCGAGGACCTACAGGGGCCATCACCACCTGGCCCACGGTCTCGTCCACGATGGGCAAGGGCCGGCCCCTCTTCTCGGTCGATCCCGCGAGCACGTATTCCGGCCCCGTCTCGGCCGCCAGCACAAGCTCGGTTGACCCCCTCGAAGAGACCGTCGGCCTCGGCCCGTGCGCCCCGAGAGGTACCCCCTTGCTGTCGGTCTTCACCCAGACGAACGCGACCCCCCGGTAATGGAGCTTCCACCCCCAGAGCAGATCCAGCCCCTCCTCCAGCTTGCCCCCAGGTACCCAGAGAAGCACCACCGCGGGCGGCAGGAGCAGGCTCGGCACCGGAAGCTTCATCAGGTCCGAGAGGTCTCGGCTAGACCCCTCCGGGCCCCAGGACGGGCTCACGTACGCCAGCTTGTAGGCCCGCTCGGGCCACTCCGCCGGCTTGACGGGAAGAGCGTTTCGCATCGCCCCCTCCAGTACACCCCCCTGGGGAAGGCTTTTTTGGAAAAAAGCCCCCCTCCCGCTCGTCTCTCCCCCATGTCCCTCCTCTCCTTCGGCAAGCTCGGCAAGGTCACCCCCGGCAACAACCCCTCGGCCCTCGTCCACCACGGCGAGGCCCTCGTGGGCTACATCGAGCGGGAGGTCTCCGTCTCCTACGTGGGCTCGACCCGACAGCAGAGGGTCGAGGTCACCGGCTACAAGGTGGCCCTCGTGGGCCGGGCCTTCTCCCGCCCGGGGGCAGACGCCCTCGACGAGAAGAGCTTCTCCACCCTCGCAGAGGCCAAGAAGGCCCTTCGCGATTTCTTCGTTGACTTACGTGCCCGAGGGGAAGAACCGGCCCGTCTTCCCTCCCTCGCGCCTCTTCGTGTCGCGGGTCATGTCCTCGCGCGGTAGCTCAAGACCTACCACCTCGGCCCCTGGGTTCGATCGGTAGGTCTTCGCCACGGCCCGGCGCATCTTGCGGTTCGGTCTCTCGATCGCATCGCTTTTTTCTTGCATGGACGGGAGGGTAGTGCCCATCGAACCCGCTCGTAAGACTGAAACGTATCTCCGGGGGTCACTGGGTAGACCCTCCGGAAGTGCAACGAAAAACCGCTTCATTATCGTTTTCGTTTTGCACGGGTAGCGTAAATGGGCGTATTCAGTAGGCGAGCGGAAATGGATCGTGACCGGGCAAAACCCGGTATCTCCCATGGAAAAACTGGCCCGGCCGCATTTTTCAGGTAAAACCGAAAAGGCCCCTCGGAGGCCCGGGCCTCCTAAAAAGTCCCCCGGTTCTTTTTCTGGGGAAAGGCGGTAAATCATGAGCAGGTCGAACAAGAGCCGGTACGGACAGCGCTGCAAGTTCTGGAAGGACACGGTGCTCGGGTCCCGGAACCAGAAGCGGGCGTGGTCGAAGCGAAAGCAGATCGAGACGCAAGCGGAGCGAACGGGGGCGAAGGCCGAGGTCCGCGCCGAAGTCGAGACCGATCGGGACTAGGAGCCCGGCTCCAAAATTTTCCCCCGGCCATTTTTTCGGTCCACGGGTGTAAATAGGTCCCATGCCCCCGAAGCCCAAGAAAACACCGGCCCTGCCGCAAGAGCCCGAGACGTTCACGATCCACCAGAGCGTCGGCGACCTCCACTTCAAGGTCTGGAAGGCCAGGGGTAAATGCCAGAGCTGCGGCCGTTCTCGGGCCCTCTATTGCGAGGACTATCGGCAGCACCCGCAGCCGTGGGAGCTGTCGTGTGAGCCTTGCACGAGGGTGGGGCTCACGCGGGTCGAGGCGGTCGTGAACCGGGTCGTGCTCTACCACCGGGCCAAGGACTACTTCGTGGGCCAGATGGTCAAGCGGGTCCCGGGCATGACGCAGGCGCGGGCTTCGGCGATGTTCAAGAGGGCTGTGCCCGAGCGGCTCGAAGACCGGAAGAAGAAGCCGTGACCAGCCCCGCAGCCCTTGCCGTGTTCGGGCTCGGGGTCGTGGTAGGGGCCTTGCTCCGGTGGGCTGCGGCGTGGTCGCGGGCTCGGTACCGGGCCTACCGCGGGAGTCGGTGTGACGTGTGCGGGGGGAGGCTCCTCGGCGGGTCGTGCGGCGTCCCTGGGGATCGGGGCCGGGGGCTGAGGCAGTGCCACGGCTGCGCCGACCGGTACATGGACGCGAGGGCGTGCCCGATCTGCGACTGGGTCCGGCCGACGCCTCGTTCGGTTTGTCCTGACTGCGGAGCAACCCCATGACGATCGCTGACTACGAAGACGCGCGGGTTATCGCCATCCTGGCCGGAGAGCTTCAGGTCGAGAGTCTCCCGGGTCCTACGCCCTACGTCCGGTTCGCCTGGAAGGATCGGTTTCTGGATCGGGCGCTTGGCCTCGACCCGAGGCCGAAGCTCCTGATGGACCTCATCCGGAGGGAAGAGGACGCCCGGGCCCTTCGGGCCTTGGCAGAGGTCGGGGTCAAACCATGAGCCCCCGTGACCTGCGTGTCGTCCCGACGCCCAACTACTGGCTCACCGCCAAGCCCGGTGTAGGTACCCGGGCCATGGCCCTGCGCCCGCTCACCGATCTTGAAGTCCGGCTTCTGCTCGCGGTTCACGAACGAGGCGAGGAGGGGCTGATGCCGAACGAGTACCCCTACGAGGGCTCTCGGGGGGAGGTCTCGTCGGCAGCGCTGACCTTGCATGACCGGGGGCTCGTGAAGGTGGGGGTGGACTGGCACATGAGGACGGAGCCCGACCTGGAGCTTGGGCCGAGGATGAGAAGGGTCGAGGACGACGTGTGGCTCGTCACCGACGGGAGGTTCGGCGAGACCGAGTGCCACCACGACGAGGAAGAGGCGCGGGAGTCGCTCTACCGTGCCCGCCTGGCGTACGCGAAGTTCGAGGAAGAAGAGAAGAGGAGCACGCGATGGGACAAGATCGGGTGAGGGGCTGGAGCGTGACGGAGGTTGTCGGCGTGGTCTTGCCGAATCTCAGCCTTGGTTCGGCGACGAGCCTCGAAGAAGCGGACGCCTGGGTAGCGCTGGGGACCCACGCCTGGGTCTGGGGGCAGGGCGGGGTAAAGAAGCTCGTGCCGGTGGGCTACGAGCTTCTCCCGTTCGAGTCGTGGCTGGTGTAGGGAAGGGATGCTGATCGACCTGACGGGCAAACCTGAGATCGACCCTTCCCGCTACCGCACGACCCTGGCCGTGCTGATCGAGGAGGGGATCGAACGAGAGGACGACCTTCGGCCGAAGTATTGCACCCCCGGGATCTACGCGGGCTACGGCTACTCGTTCACCCGGAAGCGAGAGGGCAAGAAGCAGCCGTCGTTCAAGAGGCCGCTCGGGCACCGGCTCTACATCATCGACCATGCGCCCGATCTTGCGACGCCGCGACGAGGGACCGAGGGGATGTGGAAGTACGTCGTGGTCTCGGTCCGCGACGAGATCCACTACAAGCGTCCGATGAGCCAAGTGCTGACGCTCCGGTGCCACAACCAGGACGAGGACCCGGGCCACAACGGGATCTTCTGGTACGCCTCGTTCTCGGAGGGTCCGGTGGTTCGGCTGCCCGACTACAAGCCCGGGTACATGGCGAGGCGCAGGGCGAAGGCAGAGAAGCGTGGCTGACGACCCCGTCTTCCGGCTCTCTGGCGTGAGCAAGGATTTGCTGAAAGCCTTCCACCTCGACGTGCAGACGGACTGCGCGTGCTCGACGGAGAGCTACGATCTCTCCGGCCTCGCGGCCTACTGGGACGAGGGGGGGATCGTCCGGGTGGCGGGTCGGAGGCTCGATCTACCGATGCAGCCGGGCCAGCCGACCGATGACTTGCTGCGCACGCTCTTGGCCGTTCCCCACAAAACGGCCGTGCTCGCGGTCAACCTCGCCGGCTGGGGCGCGTTCGTCACCTGAGGCTCAGTCGAGAAAGACCGTGACCATGCCTCCTTCCGGGGTCCTGTTCGCGAGGGCGTGGCAGACAGTCTCCGGGGTTTGCTCCCCCTTCGGTCCGTCCCAGGGGAAGGGGGGCGTTCCGACCCAGCAGCGTTCGAGACCCGAGGGGTCGGTGACCCAAAGGGCCCGGAGGTGAAACCACGGGGCATCAATGATCCGGACCGTGGCCATGGGGGCGGGAAGAAGAACCGAAAGGCCCAGGGCCATGTCGGTGGCGATCCACGAAATGCCGCACTCGACCACCCTGCCGTTACGGATCGCGAGGTAGCCCACGACGAGGTCTTCGTCGCCCCTCACCAGGTGGTAGGTCCGTCCTGAGGGAACGGTGGCTTCGAGGAGCGAAGCGAACGGGCCCTCGTCGGGTCCGCGGGCGGTCCGCTCCTCGATGGAAGGTTCAATCCGAAGGTTCGCGTCGCGGACGCCAAGACTCCGGAACGAGATACGAGCCTGGGCAAGAATGGCGTCGCTCATCAGAGCGGGTCCCGGTCGGTAGGGTGCCTGTCCTTCTTGTCGACGAGCTTCGAGACGACGTGGCCCGGGACTTTGTTGTCGGGCACGTCCGTCTCGACGCCGCACTCGGGACAGCGGAAGGTGATGTGCATCTGGTAGCCGGGGCGGTCGGAGGAGTAGGTCTTGTAGAGGTCGTCTTGCTCGACGAGGAGCTTCGCGCTGCACCCGCCGCCGCCGTTGTTGGCTCCGGTGCATTCGGCCTCGACGCTCCAGCCACGCTGGCCGGTGCCTTTCTTCAGGACTCTCATGGCGTTTTCTCCGGGAGGGCAGGGACACCCTCGGTGAGGATAGGGTCGGGTCCAGGGGGAGGGGAGGCGTCGGCGTCCATGATGAAGCCGTTCTCCTTGAAGAAGCGCACGATCCTGGCTGTAGCCTCCGGGTCGGCGTAGAAGCGAAGGAGGATGTGAGAGATCCCTGGGGGCAGCCCGCACAGCTCGTAGGGATCGAAGGGCATGACGTTGAACTCGACGACCTTGGCTTTCATGTCCTGGCCCTTACACCCCTTTGGTAGCTTTCAACTGCCGGATCAGATTGGGCAAGTTGACTCCGGCCACACGGGCGTCTTTCATGAAGGCGAGAACCTGCGCCATCAGCTCGATGGGGTCGGGCCACCGGTCCTGGAAGAGAATCCGTAGCTCTTCCATGCACGCCTGGTCTTCGGCCTCGCGGGCCTTCTTTCTCTCGTCTTGCCGGTCGGCCTCGAAGACGCGCTCGATAGCCCGGCACGTAGGGCAGCCCACGCAGCCCCTCTTCCGGCACTGGGCCAGGCGGGCCTCGCGAATCCGGGTCAGAGCGGCGTACCGGTCTTCCTTGGGCCAGACGGGGGCCGTGTTGTAGACGCCCTTTTCTACGGGGGGTGGGGCGTCGTCCCCGCAGATGTGATCGAACCGGGTTTTGGGCATGGGGTCAGACCCTCAGGAGGGTTTTGGCTTTTTCGATCGCCCGCTCTACGTCGCTTGCGCCGCAGTTGCACGGGGCGTACGAGGTGTCGTCTTCGATGGGGCAAGAGCCCCGGTGCGAAGGGGGGCGGATCGCCTCGACGGCGATGCGGGCCTCGGTCATCCGGGCGATGAGCCGGGCCGTTTCGCCGGAGTCGACCGGGGCCTGGGCGGGCATCACCCGGGCTTGGCTCCGGACGAAGCTGGGTACCGAAGCGATGCCCGTCTCGACGCCGCACTCGGGGCAGCAGAAGGCGAACATCTGGGCGGCGTGGCCGTCGGGGTGGGGGACGGCCACCACGTCGTCCTTCTCGATGAGGAGCTTGGCGCCGCAGCCGCCCCCTCCGGTACCGACGCCGGTGCAGAGGACCTCGGCGGTCCAGGTGGGAGCGGTGGGGGTGCCTTTTTCCAGGACTTTCATGGTCAGGTCTCCTCTACGATGCGTCTCGCCCAGACGCGGCAGCCTTGCCAGAGCCCCACGTCGAGATCGGGCGGGTCGGCGATCGAGGTGCCGGGCGGGAGTTTGTCGAAGGGAATGTTGTTGGCGGCGAGGACGCAGAGAAGCCGGGCCGCGGGCGAAGGGGCCGGGACCCGGACCCCTCCAATGCTCGTCGGGGTCTTGGGGCATTTGACGACCTGATCGACGATGGGCCCAAGATTTTGCAAGGGGACGAGCCGGTGGGAGGCGAGGCCGTAGAGGATGCGGGTGATGGGCAGGGTCGCGGCTTCTTCGTGCGGAGTCTGGACGATGACCGAGGTGAGCCGGATGGCCAGCTCCCGGGCGTAGGTCGCGAGGTACTTGTTCGAGTAGGTGACCATCTCGCCGAGCCCGATGGGCTCGTTGTTCCGCACGAGCTGCTCGACGGTGCCGACCGGGAGGTTGTCCCGCATGAGGTCATAGAGAAAGGCCACGAGGCGCTCGGAGGGGTGCATCGCCCGGTTCTCTACACCGAAGATCACCGGTGTACTCTTTGACATGAACCTGCCGACGTTCAGCACGACCACGAGGTGGCTCTTCGCTCTGCGCGGGAGCCGTGGGGAGTTTGGGTTTCTGACGGTGACGCCCACGCCGGTCGAGGGCCTGGTCTGGGCGTGCCTTTGCGTGGCCGAAGATCAGACCCGGCCCTACGTGAGCCGGCGGCCTCTGCCCGTCTCGAAGCTGCCGGCCCTGGCCCGGGGGATCGGGCTCGGCGAGAGGATCGTGGCGGCGAGGGCGGTACCCGCCGATCCCACGGTCGAGAGCCCCGATCTGATCGGGCTCATGATCGAGGACGCCCGGGCGCTCGATCTGAGGGACGAGCTGCCGCGCACGATCCACTGATCCGGGGAAAACGTCGCGTCCATTCCCAAATTTTTTTGGGTCCATGGCCATCGCAAGAATAAGCCTCTTGTGAGGAAGCTCGTCTTGCGATGCGCAAAATCGAAGCGAGCTACTGGGTCAAGCGAGCGTCTCTCACGCCCGAGCAAGCGGCCCTAGTTCTTGGCCTGCCCCAGAGCGAGACCCGTACGGCGGCGTCGATTGCTCGCGCCTGGGAGGCATCCCGGGGTCTCGGCCCTGTCGGGCACGCGGCGAAGGATCTGCTCCTTCGGGTCGCGGAAGAAGAGCGGGACGTGTTCGACGAGCCGCTCGACCTCGACGACGACGAGCCGAAGCCGCCCGAGGGGGCGGAGGAAGCAACGCTCGACGGGGAGCTGTCGAAAGCGGGCATCGCCTCCGGGGTGGACTGGAAGATGTGGGGCGGGAGCAACGGAGGCGGCAAGGTCTACTCGTGCCTGGCCTTCGTGGGGGTGAAGGGCGGCAAGGTCGTGGTCGCGGGCATCCAGCACTCGCCGACGGGCCAGCCCCAATACTGGTGGGAGGTCGAGGCGCTCGTCCTTCCGCCGGTCAAGGGCGACGTGGGCAAGGAGATCAGCAAGGCCCTCAGCAAGCTCGGGGACCGCTGGTTTGCGAGCCCGGTCCGGAACTGGAACGTCTGGCCGGGCGGCAAGCTGACCGAACAGACGTACAAGAGGGCGGCGAGGCAGCGGGGCGGGGCGCCGATGAAGACGACCCTGGAGACGCTCGGGATGGGGGCGACCAAGAAGAAGGTCGATCGGGCCCCGATCGTCGAAATCGTCTTCGAGGAGAACGAGCTTCGGCAAAAGCTGAACGAGCTTCGCCGGGGTCCGGACCGGAGCCCGAACGCGAAGTACGAGAGCTACGACATCCACGTCCGGGTCAACGGGCGGCAGTGGCAGCTCGACCCGGCGACGTGCGAGGAGAAGCGCTTCGTCCAGATGCTCAACCGTACGACCAAGGTGGTCGACGACGGCACGGTGCTGAACCTCTCCCGGATGAAGGCCCACTCGCAAGCCCTCGCGCTCGGCGACCTGGTCTTCTCGCTCACCCACGAGCCGACCGAGTGCATCCTGGCCCTCACCCAGGCGCTCGAATACTACGAGGACAAGGAAGAGTTCCAGGCGATCTACCGAGCCGACGGCAAGTACCTGGCGAGCCGCTACGCGAAGCTCCTCTCGCGCGTCTCTTCGGCCGAGGCGTCCAACCTGCTCGCCCGGCCCCTCTCGGATCTTCTTCTGATCGAGGTCTCCCGATGAAGCGTCTCGACCCGCTCACCCATCGCGTCCTTCGCCGGGCGCACATCACCGACATCAAGACGGTCTTTCAGGAGGTCCACTGGGCCGACCCGGCCCGCTTCGCGGCCATGGCCTACTGCCTGAAGAAGGGGGAGGGTTCGTCGGAAGACTACCGCGGCGACCAGATCGACGAGATCCTGAAGGACCAGGAGATCGCCGACATGCGTGAGGCGAAGGAAGAATACGACGAGCTGAAGATCAGCGCCCCGAAGGCGTCGGAGCTGAAGCTCCGGGCGATCGTCGAGTTCGTCAAGAAGTACAAGAGCAACCTGTCGAAGATCGACAGCTTCGACAAGGAGTTCCTGGTCAAGGCGGCGAAGGCGACGGCGGCGTTCGTCCGGTACATGCGCGCCTTCTACGCTTCGCGCATGGTCGAGAACCGTAACCAGGCGGCCAAGGAAGCGAGGATCGACTTCGAGAACGCCATCGCCCGCACCCGGGAGAGCCTCTACGAAAAGAACCCGGGCATCCGGCCGGACGAGGTGGATCTCCGGCTGCCGGACGCGATCGAGAACGACGAAGATGCGATGGGGGCGTGGATCGAGTTCGAGATCCTGAAAGTGACGGCTCGCAGCCTCATCTTCGCTTCGATCAACGCCCCGGCCATCCCACGGGAAGATGCCGAGCTTCTTCTGCCGCTCGACAAGCTCGAAGCCATCATCGACGAGGCGCGGGACGAGATGGTGGGCAAGAACTTCCTCTACTACCGGCCCGGCACGGTCTCGGCCGTTCACTGGGAGGCCCTGCACAAGGCTGCGCTCGCGGCCCGGAACTCGGCCCTCTACAACATGACCGCTCGGGTCAAGGCGGGCCTGAACCGCAAGGTACCCGCCCTGCTTCTCTACGTGGCCTTCAAGGGCAAGTGAGCCTTGCCGGGTCCGTCGGCGCTCCAGCGAACGATCCTGGAGCGGTAGCGGATCTCGACGAGGCGCCGGGCGTCGTCGGCGGCCGTGCTGTTTTCGTAGAGACTCCGCATCCGATCACCGTTCAGCACGAGGGTCGACTCGTGCTCGTTCACGGGCTGGATCGAAACGCACACGACCGTGCCATCCTCCAGCTCGGCAAAGCGTAGCTTCGGCCGGTAGCCGGGCTTATCGACCATCTCGGTGAGCCGCTCTGGCGAGGTACCTTCCGCCTCTTCGTACCGCCAGGGCTCGCCCGTGTCGGGGTTGTAGAGCAGAAGGCCCGCGGCCTCTTCGCCCCGGACGAGCCTTGGGCCGCTTTCGGCTTTGGGGCCGTAGACGATCAGGGTGTTTTTGCGGTCGGGCACGTAGGCGAGGATCGGCCGGCCGAGCAGGCCGACAAAGAGCCCCGTGGACCCGCACGAGACCATATCGGTGTTCTTGCCGAGGTAGGCGACCGTGGGGGCCGACGCGAGGAGATCGTTGAGGTCCCGATCGTTGCGGTTCGCTGGCCACGAGAGGAACGCCACGTCGATCGTGTCGGAAAAGGAAGAGAAGTACGTCCGTACGGCGCGAAGCCCCTTGCGAGGCGGAAGAGACATTTCCTCCTTGTCGACGGCCGTGACCTCGCTCGCTCCCATGGTGAGCAGGTCGAGAGAAAAGCCCCCGCTGCCGGCGCCGAGGTCGGTCACCTTGCGCCCGCGAACGAAGGGCCGAAGTGCGTCTTTTTGCTCAGGAAGGAGCGTGCCAAACGTGTCGTACATGCAAGCTAGCTACACCGTTTCCGTTTATGAAAATCCCCTACGTGTGAGGCGCCCCCGGACGTACCTGTGCCTTTCGAGCGACGAGGTAGTCACGCTTGTCGAGATCCGCAGGCCCGGGCCCGGCGTCGAGCCGGTGATGGTGGTCGAGGATATGTGGGGTAGGCGGGGGTTTTGGCCGAAGGAGTCGTTTGATGCGCTCTTCCGGCCCGAGCCCCCGACTCGTTTCGCTCGGGTGTAACAGAAGGGGCCATGCCCCCGCCAAGACCCTACCGCAACCCGCGCACCAACAGGACCATCCTCGTACTGCCCGACGAGGAGTTTCCGCGCCTCACCGAGATGGGCAACGTGGCCTACCGCGACGGGGCCACGATCAAGGTCCGTCCCCGCTCAGTGCTCGACGACTACGAGCCGGTACCCTTGCCCCGCTTCGACAGGGAAGATCCGCTATGAGCCAGGGAGACGACCCACGCATCCCGCTCATCGAGGCGGCGACGACGGCGAGGGAGCTAGCGAAAAGCCTCGTGAAGGGGGGCTTTTCGACCGAGGACGAACGGTACCTCGCCGACGAGCTACGGCCCCTCATTCACAAACGGCGCTTCCCGGTCGAGGGGGTGCTTTCCCTTCTCCGCGAGCGCCGGCTCTCGTCTGTGCCCCCGTGGCTCTACCGGGGAAAGTTCGTCATCGGCAAGATGGACAAGAAGGCCAAAGAAGAGGTCTTCGAGGTGGTGGGCATGGTCAACAAGAGCCTGGTGCTCGCGCGGGTCCCGGACGGGGCGACACTGACGATGCACCTCTGGTCGATCGAGTCCTTCTATCGCCCGCTCGCCGAGACCCGTTTCGATCGGCCCGACCCGGTGTAGACAGGAGCCATGGCTATCCAAGCGTTGGCCGAGCAGGCCCAGATCAAGGCGGAGGTCCTTCGGACGCTCGCGCCGCTCTCGCCGGAGGTGGCTCTCCGGCTGCTCTCCTCCGTCGCCACGGACATCGAGACCGCGTCGGGCCAGGAGGCGCCCCCGGGCCCTTTCTCGCGGAGGGCGGCGAACCCCGGCGTGCCCCCCGCCCCGTCCCGCGGCCCGGTCGGAGGGCCGCACACCGGCCTTCGGAAGCAGGTCTACGACCTGATCCAGGACCGCGGCCCGATGAAGACCCGGGCCCTGCTGAAGCTTCTGGGGACGGCGGGGGAGGACAAAACGAAGGTCTACAACGTCCTCTACCACCTGAGGAAGGACCGGATGCTGGTGAAGGACGAGAAGACCAAGGCGTTCTCGATCTCGAAGGAGCCGAACGCCCCGAAGGAAAAGGCGAAGAGGTCCCCCCGGCCCCGGTCGCCCAAGAGCGCCCCCGTCCTCTCACCCGCGAGCGACCCGTCGTCATCATCGCCCACGCCTTCGTCCCCGTCGCTCGCGAGCCCGACCGAAACCCTGAGCGCATGATCCAGGTCGGGCCCATGGAGGCGGTCGAGGACGGGCCCGGCGCCTGGAAGGTCCGGCACCTGGAGCAGGGCTACAGCTACCGGACCTTCGGCGACGAGGCGAAGCTCCGGGCGGCGCTAGAGAAGCAGGGCGCCCCCAAGGAAAAGACCTCGCGGGGCCGGCCCCTGCGTGGGGCTCACTTCCCCGTCTCGAAGTAGTTGCCCGAAGGCAGATCGCTCGGACCCGAAAGAGCCACGGCCGCGCCGACGTGGCTCTTCACTTTCCAGAGGTTGCCGAGCTGGTCGCGGAGGGTCGTGCCAACCGGGGGCCGGGCGCTCTCCTTCAGGACCTCGTGCGTCACGGGCTCGATCTCCCGTAGCGTGACGAGGGCGAGCTTCTTGCGAGAGTAGACCTGGCGGGTGACGATCTCGTACATGGGTTCTTTCACTGGGGGATGAAGGCGACGAGGACGAGGAAGATCACGAAGAGCGCGGCGCAGCCGAGGACCTGCGTGCCGAACTCCAAGGTGAGAAGCCCGACGATCGCGAGGAAGCCGGCCGCCATGGTACCGAAGACCCGGCCCGGGGTGAAACGTTCGAGGTCGAGAGGCTTCGGCTGGGGTTCGGTCGGCTCGATGGGGGCGGGGTTGCGGTAGGTCATGGGCTCGTCGGCAAAGGTGATGGTGGGGTAACGGTCAGGGTGGGCTCGGGCGTGGGCGAGCCGGATGAGCTGCTCTTGCTCTTCTTCCCGGTCACCCGAGGCCCACCACGCTTCGTAGGCGGCCCAGTCGCACGCGGGGCAGAAGGGGACCTCCCAGCAGATCGCGTACCAGCTCTTGTCGATCTTGGGCATCAGGGGTCGCTCAGGATCGCCCACACGATCGTCACGACGAGGAGGACGGCACCGATGACCAGCAGGGCCACCGGTGCCGCGAGCGAGCCACCGGCCTTGAAAGCGATGCAGAGGTGACTGACCCCGTTTCCGAGCACCGAGGCGCCTACGATGAGCCAGAACCGGACGGCCCCGTCGGACAGGCGCAAGGCCCGGGGCAGACGGAACGAGCGCTTCTGGGGCTCGGGAAGAGCCTCTACGGGGGCAGGTTCGCGGTAGCTCATGGCCGTGCTCTCTCTGACACCGGGGGATCGGTGTCTTAGAAGACGTGAAACGGTTTCGTCAGCGTGTCGTTGCGGCTCGTGAAGATCCCGACAAGCTCGCTCGGCTTCTCGCCGAGACCATCGGGTTCCTTCAGATGCGGGGCGAGACCGAGGTGATCCAAGAGCTGGACCAAACCTACAAGAACGCCATGCGGCACCTCGATCAGCTCAATGAGGTCTGGCCCGGGAGGAACCCCCGCGAAAAGCTCCGGCAAACGTTCTTCTTCACCTTGATGAAGGCTGGCGCGTTCTTTGACGAAGAAGAGGCCGCCGCACGGGCCCAGCGGAGCCGGTTCGTGCGGGCCCTCGAAGACCGTGGCATCACCAAACCGAGCAAGCGCCGGGGCCCGTGCGGCGCAGCGCACCTCGACGACCGCCTGACCCGTTACGAGAGGATCAACCTCGAATGCCCACCCGAATCGACCTCGCCTCCGAAGCCGCGTCGCTCCCGCCCTCGCTCGAAGAAATGCGACGGCTCCTCGCCGAAGGGCGAGTCGTGATCCTGCCGCCCCCTCCGGCCGAGCCAGGCACCCTCCTCCCGCCTCCTTCGATCGGCCGGAACCCCTGCCGAGAGATCCCGCTCGGGCCCTGGGAACCGGGAAGAGTCGGGGCCGTCGAGGCTCTGCGATCGGAAGGGGTCACGGTCTACCACCCGGACCCGCCCGTCACGACCTCGGGGCAGGACTTCTCTGTCGTTCATAGGCTGATCAGCCAGCTCCAGAAAGAGGGGATGATCTACCGCTCGTCGAGCACGGGCAACCTCCCGAAAGCGCCGCCGCCCCCGCCACCCCCAACCCGGTTCGACCGGGACGAGCCGATCTGATGGCCCCGACCCGCTACGAGCGAGAGATCCTGGACGGCCCGGTGGCGAACTGGCTCGTGGACCGGCGGCGGAAGGCCGTGGCCACAGAGAAGCTCCGGGCGAAGATCGAGGCCGCGGGGCTGAAGCCCCGGGCGGCTCAGCCGCTTTTCTGCCGGGTACCGGAGCGCCCCGAGAACCCGGCTGTGACGGCCCTGCTCGCCTGGGTCCACCCAGGGGCCTTTCTCCGGCACTACAACGGGGAGTCGATCCAGGTCGATTCGATCGAGCGCGAGGATATCCGGTTTCGCCCCCAATGCCACGGGGGCGCCTACCACGTCTGGCCCCTCGACGAGGTGGTGAAATGGCAGGTGGGCGCCCCACGGCTCCGGTACGAACGGGTGTAAAAGAAGCGATGGACAAGGACCTCGAAGAGAGCATCACCCAAACCCTGAAAGCGGCCGAAGCCCAGGAGGCCGAGAAGGCGAGGGTTCGAGAGGAAGCCGGGGAGGACCCGCCCGAAAGAGCCGAGCTGGACGCCCTGCCCCAGGCACCGTACGGGGCTTCGTGGGCGGTGAGGGCCCGGGGCTTCGACCTCATCACCCAGGCATTCATGAGGCTTTCCGAGGACATGAAGGTCCTGAAGCAGCTCGACGAGGAAGCGAAGGCCGAAGCGGAGCACGAAGCGCTTCCAACGAGGTACGAGAGGGTAGGCGATGCGAGTGAGGTTGACGATGCAAAAGAGCTACCGACCGACGCCGAAGGAGCTAGCGTTTCTTCAGAGGCTCCTCGCGCAGGGGGCCATCACCGAGGCGAGGGAGGCCGCTAGCCCGGAGGCGGAGAGCCTCACCTACCAGGGCTTCTTGAGCACCTCCTACGCGGCGGGCGTATGGACCTTTCGTCTGCCGGAGAACCTCGCTGCCCGGGAGGAGTTCGACCTCTGGTTTGCGCAGATCGAGTGGGAGATCGAACAAGAGCAGGCCGCACGGGCCCGGTTCCCGAGCCGCTACGAAAGGATCTGAGCGATGGGCGAGCCGTTCGTCGAATGCTTGGGGTGCCGCATCAAGCCCGGCTCGCCCCTTCTTTGCGGCGACTGCCTCGACCGGAAGATGGAGCACGCGAGAACGGGAGAGACCCGACCACCCCGGGTCTGGACCTACGAAGCCCTGGTCGCCGAGTACGATCGGGTCTCGGATCGGGCGACGCTCAGCGGGACCCTGGCGAGCAAGAACGCCTTGTTCGACGAAGCTGACAACCTCCTCTACACGGCCTACTGGGTGCGGTTTCGCGGCGAGCCCCCGCCCGGCTGGACCCCGAAGGACGGAGAAGCCTTCGTCGATGAAGTGAACGACCACGTCTGCTACTTGAGGGCGAGGCTTTGCAAGGGTACAAACGTCCGGTACCCCAAGCGGGGGCTCGTCACGGTCCTTCAGGTGCTCGACGAGGAAGACGAAGCCGAGGTCGTGTGTCCCTCGGGCGAGAAGCTCCGGGTGAGGCTCGAAGACCTCGCCGCCTACTACCTGATCGAACCGGTACCCACGAGGTTTGACCGTGAAGCTCCCGTTTAGTCTGTGGAATCTCTTCCGAAAGCGAGAGCCTCGGGAGCACGAAGCGGCCTTCTGGCGCAAGAACTTGCGGGCCGGGATGACCCTTCAGATCGGAGAGACGAGCCTACGGGCTGGGGTGGTCGAGGTAGGCTGGTGGGGAGCGGAGCTAGTGTTCGATAACAGCGAGGTCCGGCGCTTTGCCTTCGAGGCCCTGGCCGCGCAGGGCTGGAAAATCTCGGCCCTTCCGATGACCCTGCCCCGCTACTACCGAGAGCCGCCGGTGTAGCTCTACCGTATGGCAACCCGTTTCGATCGGATCGCAGGCGACACAGAGAAAACACGGAACGACCCGCCCCAGGTAGGCGACCGGATCTACGTTCCGAGCGCGTGGTACATCGACCACGGCGAGGACGACTTCGCGGGCGGCTGGGCCATCGTCTCGAAGGTCAAACAGGAGAGCTACGGGCTCTTCATCACCATCGAGGAGCGGCCGGACACGGGGTACAACTGGGACTTCTTGCGAGATCAGCAAGACAAGCTCCAGAAGGAATACGGGGAGCAGCACGCCCACCCTGACCCCGACTACGGCTGAAAACTACCGGACTTGGCAGAGCCCTTCCGAGAGAGCACGTAGGCACCCCATGACCACCCCAGTACGCAAAGCCCCTCTGAATGTGTCGACGGCCCCCGCCGAGCCGGTGAAGCTTGCCGTGGCGAACGGCGCCCTCATGGAGGTACCGATCCACGAGACGCACGAGCGGGGGAGCAACTGGGTTGCGATCATTGGCATCGATCCGACCAAGCCCGGGGGACTCTCCCGGGACTTTCTCGACCCGGCGCGGGGCGAGTGCTTCTACATGGTCGGGGCGCTCGACGTGTTCGATGCCCTGGAGTTCGCGGCCGACTACCGGACCTCGCGCGGCGCCCTGCGGCGTAAGCGCTGGTTCGGCGTGGTGATGGTCCTCACCGAGGATTACGTCATCCTCCAGGCGCTCCCGACGGCTCGTCAGGCGATCTCGTACGCCAAGGAGAAGCGCAAGATGACGAGCGAGCGCGTCCGTTCCCTTCAGGTGACGCTCTCGGTCCTTCGGGAGAAGACTCGCAAGATCGAGAGCGAGATCGCGGCGCTCGAAAAGGGCGAGGCCCCAGCCCAGCCTGAGACCACAACCCCGGTGTAGAAAGAAAGCGTGACCCATGGACGATCTAGCAAAGGTGATCCGAGAGGCGCGAAGGCAGGGGTGGAAGGTGGAGAGGACACGAAAGAGCCACTGGCGGTTCGTGCCCCCCGAAGCGGGGAGACGCATCCTGGTGACCAGCGGGACCCCAAGCGACCACCGGACAATGGCCAACCACCTAGCCCGGATGATCCGGGAGGGATTCGCGCACCCATGACCCTCGAAGAGGCCCGGGCAAACGCCCAAGCCATGACCGGGCGGCTCCGGGACCTCTTGCAGGGCTCGACAGCCCGGACTTGGCTAGAGCACGGCAGGTACTTGCGCGAGCACCTCTCGCCGGCCCAGCTTGCCGTTCTCTACAGCTCCTTGCTCGCTTCCTTCCGGGACCTCGGCGACGAGGTCGACAACGGCGCGGGCGACAACCTCCTCGACGACCTCGACATCGTGAACGTGGCGATCTCACCACGCGGCCGGGCCGTCACCGACGATCAGAAGCGGCAGATCGTCGAGCGGATCTTGTGGATCTGGACGCAGCCGAAGTACAAGGAGCAGCGGCTCGGGCAGCTCCTCCGCAACGCCCTCTCTCCGAACGAGAGCCGGCTCGGGCATATCGAAGACGACGACCTCGCCGAGGCGGTCGAGCGCTTTCGCCTTCTCCGGGGGAGCTGAGCAATGCCGGAGTACCTGCCCGGAAGAACGGGGCCGATCCGGATCTCGGTCGATGTCGACGTGAAGTGGCAGACGCTCGCGGAGGTCATGGGTCTCTCGGCATCGATCATCACCTGCGGCGACGATGGGGTGACCATCGAGGACCCTCCGCCTGATCGCTTCTACCGTGTTCTTACCGGAGAGACCCTCTGAGCCATGCTGAGCATCAAAGAAGGCCGCCGCCACGTTGGCCACGCCCCCACCTTCGAGCAAGCGGGGCGGATCATCATCGCGGAACTGGTCAAAGAAGAGGCCGCCTACCCCGACGGCGAGCCGATCACCGAGGCTTCGAGCGTGGCGTTCCGGCCGCACCTGAAGAAGGAAAGGCCCGCGTCGGCAGAGCCTTACGAATCGTTTGCCTGCTACGTCCAGCGTGACGCGGTCATCTGCGATTCGGGCTACATCGTGATCCACGTCCCGGGGCTCTGAGTATGTGCCCGCACACCACCTGGAAGCCCGGCGGAATCCTGGACGTGACGATGGAGACCGCGCCCGAGGAAGACCCGGAAGCCTGGATGTACCGGCCCGAGTTCCGCTGGGTCCTGGTGAAGAGCGGCGAAGCCCTGGAGCAAGAGGGCTGGGACCGGCGCACGATCGTCGTCGTGACCCTGGAAGCCATGCGGGAGCGGCCCTGGCTTATCGATTGGCGCGATACGCCCGTGCTCGTGCTCTACGTCCGGGCGAGCAGCGTCGAAGGTCTGCCGGAAGGGCCGGTGGCTTCGATGGACCGGTTCGCGCTCCGAGACAGCGCTGCGAGGCTGGCATCTTCGCGACGTTGAATCAGGGAAAAACCGAGACGCCTCGAACGTCTCTCCCGTTCAAGGAGCCCATGCCATGGCAAAAAGCCAGAAGACCCGGTTTGACCGCATCAGCGAGGACGACGCCCCTTCTCCGGCGAAGAAGCCCCCGGCCCTGAAGAAGATCAAGCCGGAGAAGAAGGCCCGCGGGTCTTCTCCCGAGGAGACCACGCTCGTCCTCGCGTTCCGGGAGAAGCTCGACAACGACTACTACAAGACCAAGCTCGACTGGCGCGGGGGCCAGTCCGCCATGACCGCTTGCAATCGGGATCAGGCAAGGCTCGATGTCGAGTTTCGCCGGGATCTCCTGCTCTACCACGACGTGACCAAGAACCCGAAGGCCGACCTCTGCTTTGCCAAAGCGTACGAGCTGGGGCACGCGAACGGCCATTCCGAGGTTGCCTCGATCTTCGCGGACCTGGTCGAGCTGATCAAGTAGTTTGGAAAACAGCCCGGGCCTCGCACGTCTCTCGCCTATGAGCAAGAAGACCAAGAAGGCCCAGCCGAAGCTCCCCCAAAACCCCATCGTGGTCGCGATGGCGGCTCGCTACAGCCGCACCACGACCACGATGAAGCACCGGACCGAAGGGCGGGGCGGCGCCCGTAACCGCCAGCGTGACTACCTGAAAGACGAGTGACCCATGCTTCATCATCTCCTGGCCGACGTGGTCTGCCAGACCTTCATGAAAGAGGCGGGGAAGTTCCAGGCTCAGCAGGAGCGGCCCCGCGCTATGGTCGTGACCGTGAACATCGACACCCGCGAGGGCGAAGAGGGTTACCGGTCGCGGGATCTTCTGCTCTTTGCCCCGATGAACTACGTTCGGGTCTTCGAGCGGGAGCGGTGGGACGTGATCCCTGAAGAGGACCTCGACGAGAAGACCGAGGAGCCGAAGCCCGGCAAGGGCTACCGGAAGGGCGAGAGCGCCTGGACGAAGATCGGCGACCACGACTCGGCCTGGAGGGACGCGGTCTCGCGCTTCTTCTACCTCCATCGCGACGAAATCTCGACCTGGGGCGGGCCCGGCGGCACGTTCTACCGCGTGGTTTTTGCCGAGGAGTGGCTCGGGCCCGAGGCGACCAAGTGAGCTGGCTCTTGTTCGCGGCGCTGGTCGTGCTGGCGTTCGACCGGGGAGACCGGAAAGGGCGCCGGCTCTCGTCCGTCTAGGAGACTGCCATGGACCTCACCCAGCTTGTCATCGAAACGGCCAAGAAGGCCAGCGTCACCGAAGAGAACGTCTCGTTCACGTTCTCGAAGCTTGAAGGGGCGTTCGTCTGGGAGGCGGCGATCTTCGTCGTCGTGAGGGCGAACAAGGGCAAGCCGGCCCTGACTCGCACCTTCCGGGGCTACCACGCGACCGACCCGGCCGAAGCGGCGGCCGAGGCCGTCGAGGACGTACGCCGGTTCAGAAACCCCACCGAGGTCGAGGCCGAGAGGACCCGGGATGCTCAGCTTCGGGTGCTGGCCGAGGTGCTCGGGCATGACCCCGAGGCGCTCGCCCGGGCGAAGGCGAAGCTTCTCGGGGGCACCTGACGAAGTTTGGAAAAAGCCCGGTACCCCGTCCGTCTAGGCCCCACCATGAAGAAGCTCTCCCCCGCTCAGGAAAACGGCGTCCTCTACTACGGCCTCTCCAACTTCAAGGAGATCATGGCCCGAGGCATCAAGGTGCCCGACCCCCGCGTGCGGCACGCCCTCTTTCAGAAGGGCCTGCTCCGTCAGGTGCCGAAGGAGGAGTTTCTCGCCCGCATGACCGAGGAAGCGCGGGCGAAGTGGCTCGCCGACGAGATGGCTCTCCGCACGTACTACTACGGCCGTGAGGAGCTGAGCGAGGCGGGCCGGGCCCTCTTCCCTTCCCTGAACGAGAAGGCCCTCGCGGCCGACGAGCAGAGGAAGGCTGAGCGGGCGGCCAAGCTGGCGGCCTTCCTGGCCACCAAGGCGGGCGCGTGAGCCCGCCTTGCTACGTGACCAAGGGCACGAGGCTCCGGGCCCGCTGGGTCGAGGCCAGGACGGTCTCGCTCGCGGGCGTCCAGCCCAAGGTCGAAGGGACGCCGCGCGAAGTCGTGGGCACGGTGCGCCACGTCCGGGGCGACCACCCGACGGCGCCGACGACGATCCGGCTCTACGTCGAGCCGGACGAGCCGGCCGAGGGCGAGGCGTGCCCGAAGTGCGGCGTGGTCGAGATCGAGGTCAATCCGGCCCACGTCGTCGAGATCCTGCCTTAATCTCTCGATAGGTCTCGCCTCTTCGGAGGCCCGACCTTGCACATTCTCCACATCGTAGCGACCGACGCCCAGCAGGGCGACGTGGCCACAAAGTCCGATGATTCCGCTGGCGTCATCAGCGACGACTTCGAGATGAAGCGGCACGCCGTGAGCTTCATGCTCCACGCGAGCGGGGCCATCAAGGTGAAGACCCGTGACGGCTCGGAGGTGACGTTGCCTGCCTGCGCCGTGGGCGTGCCTATCCCGATCGCGATCCGGCAGGTCTTCGCGACTGGCACCACGGTCACCAACGGCGATATCACCCTGCTTTACAACAAGGTCTGAGTCCGGCGAGAAATCGAGCCGGCTTCGGAAAAAGACAGCCGGCTCGATCGTCTGGGGGACATGAACACCCCCAAGCTCTACCGCGCCAGCGCCAACGTCAACAGCAAGCGTGCCCTCGACAGCAAGCCGTCCGCAACGGTGCGCGAGGCCATGGAAAGCCTTGCCCAGAAGGTCGAGAAGCTCGCGGCCACGGGCTACAGTGTTGCCTCGCTCAGGATGGTCATCGGCCGGAGGGACAGCGAGACCTCCCGCGAGTACGGCATCGACCGGGCTGGTAACGCCGAGGCGCGTCAGATGGTCGAGGAGTTCTTCCCCGGCCTGCGCGTGACCCTCAGCGACTCGGGCATCTCCTGAGCTACCGAAGAGAGGAAATGAACATGAAAAAAGCCCCCCTTGTCATTGTGATGCCCGAGCAGAACCTCTTTCGCTTGGGCGAGGTCGTCTACACATCCGGCGTCGCCGCCGCGGGCGTGACCGGAGAGGTTCTGTCGGGCTTTCTCGCCCGTCACGCGAAGGCCGACTGGGGCAACGTGTGCGCCGAGGACAAGAAGGCGAACGACGACGGCGTCACCTCGGGCGACCGGCTCCTGTCGGTGTACCAGTTCGGCAAGCAGAAGGTGTACGTGATCACCGAGGCCGATCGCTCGGTGACGACGGCGCTTCTGCCGGAGGAGTATTTACATGCGCGCCTACCTGAAGATGGAGATCAACGGCCAGAAGGCCATCCTGAAGACCGAGATCGCCCGGCTCTCGGAGGCGACAGGGCTCGTCGAGCGCTTCGCGGGACCGGGGGCGGCCGGGCCGGTGCCGAGCGTGCTCGTTCTCGTCGACCCGGGCATCAACCGGATCAACTGCATCAAGGCCGTCCGGCAGGTGACGGGCCTCGGCCTGAAAGAGGCCAAGGACATCGTCGAGCACACCCCCGCGGCCGTCCTGAACGGCATGGCTGATCACCTGTATTCTTACACCTCGGTCTTCGAGACGGGCGGGGCGACGGGGGCCAAGCTGGAGATCCGCGAGGCCCAGGGCCGGCCGGAGGACAAGGCCCCCTACACGGTCACCGGGTCCATGCAGACCGGCAGCTACGGCCAGGGCGTTCCGTCGGCCTCGGCCGAGATCCCGATGCCGGTCCGCTACTACCTGAAGGTCTCGGGGGACAAGGAGACCCTGATCCTGCGGGGAGAGGCGGCGACGGTAAGGCAGGTGGTGGAGTTCGTCGAGCGCCTCTGCGGCAAGACCGGGAGCCTGCCGGGCGGCAACCGCTACGACCGGGTGAACGAGCCCGATCCCGAGGAGCGGACCATCCCGGCTCCGAGCGATGCGAAGGTCGAGCCGTCGGACGACGAGTTCCTCACGAACGTCTTATCGGTCCACCGAGAGCAGGAGTTCGCCCGATGCCCGCCCCTCCCTTCGCCGAGACCATCCGTCGTGTGGCCCAGCTCATCGAGGTTATCGGCGAAGAGGGGGCCCTCGACATGCTTGTTCACGAGGGCTTCTCGCCCTCGGGGGCGTTTCTGATCGTGTGCGCCGCGAAGGTCTACGCACAAGACCTGGGCTGAGAAACCTCTCGCCCCTGCGGCACGGACGGTGCAAGATGGCGGACATGCCGCGTAAGTTCACGATCCTCCTGCCTGCCGACCCGGCCCGGAAGCTCGTTTTTCGGCAGGAGCGAACCGAAGAGCCGGATCGGGCGCTCGCGTTCCTTCGCGAGGCGGTCAACGAAGGACGCTACATCGTGGCCGTGGCTTCGGCCGAGGGCTTTACCCCGCTCTCGCTCACGTTGCGGGCTGGGGAGGCGACCGACGAGCGGGTGACAGCGTGGGTCCACGAGGCGGTGACGGCTCCGCTCGTCTCGTGGGAAGCCCGCGAAAACGAGTTCCGGATGAACCTCGGCAGGTAGGGCGCGCTTTTTCGGAAAAAGCTCGGGACCTCGATCGTCTCGGGGGCACCATGAGCTACGAAACCGCCCCCGCCACCCAGCTTCTCGCCACCTTCTGCGCTTGCTGCGGCAAGGAGCTTCTCGACGCCGTCAGCATTGAGACCGGCATGGGCCCGGTCTGCCGCAAGAAGCACGGCTACACGAAGCAGAGCGGCGAGGTCTCACTCGAAGACGCTTGGGTTCTCGCCCTCGACCTGCCCGAGGCTCGTCGGGCCATGATCGACGGCGACCTCCGCCGCGCAGCGAACATCCTGGTTCACCGTATCGCCTGCGAGCAGACGGGCGAGAAGGTGGCCCGCTGGACCCTGGCCCTCCACCACCTCGGCTTCTCGGTCCTCGCCGAACGGGTGAGCAAGCGCCTCCAGGGCAAGAAGGGCCTGTCGGTCGAGGTCGAGGGATCGAGCCTGATCGTCAAGGGCCCTTACAACGAGGCGTTCCTCCGCTGCATGTGGTCGGTCCCTGGCCAGCGCTGGGACGGGGCCCGTAAGGCCCGCCTCGTGCCCGTCTCGTGCGAGGGGGCGCTCTTCTCGGCCCTCCGGAAGTGCTTCCCCGGGGCACTCATCAACGACCGGGGCCGGATCGAGATCCTGTCGGCCTGAGAAGTTCGGAAAAGGCGGGCAGGCCCGATCGTCTCGGGCCTGCCTGAAAGGAACCCCTGCCATGACCAGCCTCGCCCCCTCAAGCCCCCTGCCCGAGACGTTTTCTCCCGTGCTTCGCGACGGTACCGACGAGATCCGGGTGAGCCGGACCGAGACCCTCATGGTCCAGGCCATTCGGCAGCTCTGGCCCGAGAGGCAGCGTCAGCTTATCGACCAGATGGTCCAGGGCTACGAAACGCCCCTTCACGAGGAAGCGAACAAGAGCTACGCCCGGTACCTCGTCGACATCAACCTGAACGAGCTGGCCGTCCGGCTCGTGATCTTCGGCGATGAGGGCCTGACGCACGAGGTCTGCGAGAGGCTCGGCTTCGACGGCCCGAGGCTTCGGTCGAAGATCGAAGAGGTCTCGCCCCTCGTGAAAGCCGCGGGCGAGCGGACGGCTTACGTGGTTTCCTTCGTGATCGAGGGCGACCCGAGCGGGCGGGAGTTCGAGCAGCGGGTGCTGGCCAAGAACGGAGTCGACGCGGCGCTCTACTTCGGCGGGGCCTTTCCCGAGTGGCGGTTTCGCCGGGTTCGGCAAGCGCTCAGCGAGAACGACGGCCTCTGAGCCCTTCTCCCCGCCTCGGTGTAGATTCGCCGAGGCGGGGAGCGCTCCCCCGAAAGGGCCCTATGAAAAAGATCAAGACGAAGAAGATCGGCGCCTACGAGGTCTCGACCGACGGCCGGATCGTGTGGGTCAACGGCATCCTGGGCTGCATGGCTCGGTTCGGGCCGAACGGCTTCGAGGTGAACAGCGGCCAGTGGGTCGTTGGCTCGAAGGGAACGGGCCGGGCCCGGGGCCCCGGCGAACGCAACGGAGAGCCGGTCCTGGAAACCAAGTTCTTCACGACGATCGGCGATTGGCAGCACTGGGCCAAGCTGGTCGAAGACGCTTTCAAGATCCAGCTCGACACGAGCTGGCAGCCGGCGCTGCCCGGCGAAAAGTCGGATCTTCCGGCGACCTGATCGGTGTAGAAAAGCTCCTGTCCGGCAGTACCCACCCGTTACGAGAGGAAATGAAGATGGACCTGACTCAGCACAACACCCGCCTCGCGTTCGCGTTCCCGAACGTCCACCCCTCGGCCAAGGCCGAGATCGAGTTCGAGCGGACGATCCGCATCCCCGACGACGGCAAGAACTACCCCTTGCCCCCGGGTCTCGGGAGCTTCCCTCTGCGCAAGGTGGACTCCTACCGCGAGCGCGTGCCGGCCTCGTGGGTCGAGCGGGGCGGCATCTTCCTGCCGATGTACCAGGCCGAGGCGCTCTGGCTCTCCTTCAGCGGCACCTTCGACGAGGAGCGGCAGACCAACTACCCGATCGCGCTCAAGATCGGCGCCGGGATGCGCTCGGCCGTGACGGGCGAGGCGTGGACGAACGAGCTGCGGGCGAAGGACTACGTCACGATCCCCGAGCAGCCGTGGCTCGACGGCTTCACGGTCGAGAAGGGCACGATCCGCCAGTTCGTCGCCGCTCCGCTCGGGATGGGCTTCACGGTCGAGGCGCAGCTCACGGGCAAGGAGACCTTCGGCGGCATCCAGATCGAAGCCTACCCGATGAAGCGCGAGGTCTTCGAGAAGAAGTTCCCGATCGTGCCCGAGGACCGGCGCTACCGCGGCCGGGGCATCAGGAGCCTGGAGAGCATGGGCGGAGCCCTGGAGTGCATGTCCTTCGCGGCGGCGGCTCCGGCGGCCGACATGGGCCTCGCGGCCGGCGGCAAGATGAAGCAGCAGGTGTTCGACGACCCGCACGGGCTCGACGTGTGGGACCTCTCGGCCAAGGAGAGGTGCTTCGTCAGCCTCGCCAACAGCCTGGCCTGGGAGATCATCACGGGCGAGCCGGCGCCCTCGACCCCGGCCTCGGCCGACTACTACCGCCAGCGCGGCTACCCCTGGTTCGACTACTACCGTGAGGACCTGAAGGCGCTCGAAGGCACGCCCCTTCTCGCCAACCTGAAGGGCCTGAAGGAGCTGGGCTTCCAGAAGGGGATGCACCTCGCGGCCGACATCGCCAAGAGCATCGAGATCCCGAAGGAGCAGATCCGGGACCTCTCGCCGAAGCCGGTTCCGGCCCCCGGCGTGCGCGACGGCAAGTGGTTAGCTGACCCCGGGAGAGGGGCCTTTCCGGTGAGCGGGAAGGCCCCTCTTCTGCTTTCGGAGGGAGCCCATGCAAGAGCCAAGCGAGATCCTCACACCAGGCACGCGCATCGTCGTTCACGACCAGATCGGCGCCCCGACCGGGATGCTGGTCCGGCAAGACTACCTCGCCGCCCGCAAGGGAGGGTTGCGGGGCGTTCTCGGCTCGTTCGTCGGCGGCCACGGGGGCGACGTGTACTGGGTGAAGCACGACGACGGGAGCGTGGCGGCCTACGGCTGGCACGAGTTCGAGCTGGAAGAGAACCCGCCAAAGACCCTCTTCGATCGGGTCCTTCGGGAGGAGCCATGAGGGAGTCGACCTTCCGGAGGGCTTGCGCCTCGCGCGGCCTGACCATCGGCAAGACGTACAAGAGGGGCGACGAGGTGATCTATTTCGGCCACGGCGGCCGGCGGGAGCCGACCCTCGGCCGCCCCGCTGTGAGGGTCCGTCCGGGCGAGAACCGGTTTCGGAAGGTGGCCCGGCCCGAATCGGTCACCTTCTCGATCACCTACGAACCAAGCAAAAAGCGCTACTGGCTCTCGGTGAACCTGCCCTTCGAGCGCATGGTCTGCCGCTACCCAACGACCCTCGCGGGCGTGGTCCAGGCGCTTGACGAGGTTCTCTCGGCCGGTCCCGAGGCCAAGGACGGGGTTGACCCGTTCCGGGGCGAGAGCTTCTCCGAGTACCTGCGGAGGTTCCAACTGCAATGGAACTCCCGGCCGCTCCCTGAACGGGACGTGATCTAACCGGGAAAAAAGCCGGGGCTGAGATCGTCTCCCCCGGCCATGCCTCGCCAGATCAAAGAGTACGGCTTCGACGGGCTCGCCGGCTGCGTCGTGATCCGCAAGAGCCGGATCACGGGCAGCCGTGCGGGCCTTTACCATTCCATGCAGGCCGGCATCGAAACCGACCCCGAGCTGCCGTGGGTGACCCTGTGCGAAGACCACGCCACGATGGTCTGTCACGGCTCGCTCGCGCTCGCGAAAGAGGCGCTGCCCGACCCTTCGGTCTGGTGCGAAGAATGCCGGAAAAAGATCGGCGCCTCGGGCGTCTCTTCGGGACCATGACCCCCACCGATCGCAAAGCCTTCCAGATCCTCACCACGCAACGCTCGGGCAAGGCGGCTGCTCTGAAAGCCCTCGCCAAAGAAGCCCGCCGTGAGATCGCCTGCCCCGAGTGCGGCGACGAGGGCCCGCACGAGGACAACGGCTGCACGAGCCGGCGTGAGCTGTGCTGCCGCAGGTGTGGTCTGCACTTCGAGGCGTGACCGAAAAAAGATCGACGGCTTCGGAAAAACCCGAGGCCGTCGATCGTCTCCGAGGCACCATGGACGCCACCAAGATTCAGAATGTCGCGAACCGCTGGGCCGCCAAGCACCCCGAGCTTGCTCCTCGGATCTTCCGAGCGGTGGCGCTCACGGGCGGCATCCACAAGGTCGACGACAACACCTACCGCGTCGAGGGCGCCACGGGCGACTACACGGTCACCATCAACCGCGCCGCCCGTACCTCGTCCTGCACCTGTCCCGACACTCAGCAGGGCGGCAACCACTGCAAGCACCGTCTCGCTTGTGCCCTCATCGAGATGGCCGAGCGTTGAACCCCCGCCGAAAGGAACCCCTTCCCATGATCATGCTCGCCGCCATCCCTTCTGATCGCTTCACTGTCACGTCCGTCTCGGTCACCCGGGGCGAGGGCTTCACGAGCGAGACCGGGACGTTCCAGGCCGGCTCGCTCGCCGAGGCCGACGAGATCATCCGGCGCATGGCCCGGACGGCGCCCGACGACGGGACGTGCCACAAGGGCAACTTCTCGGTCGCCTACAGCAACGGCGAGACCTACGAGGGCCGGCTCGAACTGACCCGGGACATGGCCTACGAAGACGAGATCCTCGCGTCCCAGATGCGCCAGCGCCTCGCCATGGTCACGGGCAACTGGAAGCCGGGCCACATGGACGACGAGCGCTACGCCCAATACCTGCGGGAGTTCGTCCGGCCCGAGACCCGCCGCGCGGCCGAGGATTTCCTGGCCCGCTACCAGATCGGCTGATTTTCGGAAAAAGGCCCGGAGGCCGATCGTCTCGGAGACACCATGAAGACCACGACCAACAAGGCGAGCGAGACGATGACTTTCCGACCTGTCCCGGGCCGCTACTGGGCCTCGGACGAGGACGGCCGCTTCGAGGCGGACGGGTGGTTCGTCGAGATGGTCCGCGAAGAGAACGAAGAGATGATCCCCTACTCGGGCCGGCAGGTCTACCGGAGCGAGGCGGCGGCCGAGAGGGCCTGCGGCTCGCTCCGGGCCTTCGTGAAGAAGGGCGGCGACTACCGCTCGCACGAGGCGTTCTCGACCGGCCCCGGGAGCATCTGAGCCATGAACACCCTTACCCGCCTTCACGCCCTGCTTGGCCGTCTCTACCCGACGGCCAAGCAGGCCCACTACCTGGCCATCAACTCCGGGCTCAACCCCTACCACGTCAACTTCGCCGGTCCGATGGCCGAGGTGCATACGAGCCTGATCCTCGCCGCCGAGCGAGACAGCAAGATCGCTTTCGTTCTGGCCTGGATCGAGAGTGAGTTTCCCCACGATTCCGAGCTTCGGGCGCTCGTGAGCGAGCAGCGCGCTTTTTCGGAAAAAGCCTGAGCCTTTCTCCGTTTGGCTACCACCATGAAAAGCACCTCGGTCCTGACCCCCGCTGGCAAGCTCATCACCCGCACCGTCGTCATCGGCGCCTCGGTGGCCGTCTACGAGGCGTGGGAGCCCTCCTCGCTCACGGGCGACCACATGACCCTGACCCACGGCCCCGACGGGGCCTGCTACGGGGCGGTGGCGTCGCGGCGCCCCACCGAGGCCATCAAGGCCATGCCGAAGGACGAGCGGGGCAAGGCCATCGTGCGCTTCTTCCAGGCGAACGAGGCCGAGAGCCGTCGGGAGGTCCTGGCGGCCTTCCCCGAGGCGGCCGGAGGCGAAGAGAGCGGCGGTCAGATCCGCGTCTCTCTGGTGTCTAGGTGATACGTGCATAGCAGGTCTCCTCTCCTGGGCCCGGGAGGGGAGACCCCGTCACTCGGCCGGAAGCCGAGGCAACGTGGCGAGGCGGGCATCGTGTAGCCCGAGCCGAGAGATCCTTGGCGCCTCGCCCCCTATCCCTGCCGACCCCCTCAGCGTGAGAGGCGGCGGGCGTGCGGTGTCCCTCCCGAAGAGGGACGACAGTAGACCCCCCGGCCCGGGCTCTCGAAAGAGGGTACCCGGGCCGGGGGCTTTTGAGGCCCGATGACGTTCCAAGAGTACCTCGATGCGCTGACAACCCAGGTGGGCGAGCACGGCCGGAAGGCGTGCCAGCCCTTCGACGATCCCCAGAGCCTCCAGCTTGGCTTCCGGTCCCCCTCGGGCGAGTACCGGATCAGCCTGGCCGCTGTGAAGGGCCATTTCGCTACCGGCGCCTGGCGCGAGGATACCGAGATCCTCGCCCTCTACAAGCAGGCCGGGGGCACAGCGCCCCTCTCGGCCATGACCCGGCTTCCCCCGAGGGATGTCCTGATCGTGCTCGTCCAGCGGGCCCTGATCGAGGCCATGACCGAGGGCGAGAAGCTCTACCAGGCAAGGCAAAACCCAAGGATGGGCCGGGCCTGATCTTTTCTGGAAAAAGTCGGGGGCCCCGGTCGTCTTCTGGGCACCATGAAGACCTCGATGCTCGGTTTCCTCCCGGTCCATAAGGCGCTCCCCGGCACGGGCGGCCACGCTCGGCTGGAGCACCTGGCCCTCGCCAAGCTCGCCCGAGCCGGCGGGGACCTGCCCCTCAAGGACATTCAGCCGAGCCTCGTCAAGCGGCTCCGCGGCCTCGCGAAGGCCGGTTTCGTGCGCCGGTCGGCCTTCCACGGGGGCTACGAGCTGAAGGCCGAGGGCTGGGCCCTTCTGCGCGAGCGCGAGGGCCGGTACCTGGCGAACGAGGAAGAGAACCGGATGAGGGCCCACCTCGGCGGTCTCGACTACACGGCCACCTATCGCAACGTCCTCACGGGCCAGACGGTCGAGAGGGTGTGCGTGTCGATGGACAGCCGCTCGGTCTACGCCTTCGGCGATAACCTCGACATCGTCTCGTTCCACCTCCTGACGGAGCAGGTCTGATCATGCCGTACATCGAAGTCCTGAGCGATCCGGTCGGGCGCCTCGTACTCGGCAGCATCGAGGCACGCGAGGGGATGGTGACCACCAAGGGCACGATCGCGGCCATCCGGGGCCAGGCGATCTACATGAGTGAAAAGGCCCTGGCCTCGGGCCTCTACTACCGAGCAAGCCAGGTCTCAGCCGTCTACGCCGAGGGCATGGAAGCGGACAGCTCGTTTCACTGGGGCGGGATCGTGAACCAGGTATGGGCCGACGCCGCCCGGAAGACCATGGCCGATCGGGGTTGGGACGAGGAACGTACGGCCCAGGCGGCCTACGGAATGCCCGTCTCGGTGCTCCGGAAGGTCCTCGCCCTCTACCCGCCTGTGCCCTCGAAAAAGCGCCGCTGATTTTTGGAAAAAAGGACCAGGGCCGATCGTCTCGGGATCACCATGAGCAAGAAGACCACCAACAAGCTCCCGCCCCAGCCCACCACGACCCGCGAGGCCGAGATCCAAGTGATGGACGTGCTCGACATGCTCAAGCGGATCGACTCGGCGCGGCTCCGAGGGGATTTCGAGCTGGGCCCCCTGGGCAAGCCCGCCCTGACCGAGGCTCTTCGCGCGGTCTACTCCCTCTCGGTCGCCATGGAAAAGGATCGCGGCTGAGCCTCTCCCGAAAGGACCCTGTCATGGAAGCCAAGAAGCCCGCCAAGGTGATCAACTACGTCGACTCCCCCGCGTCCAAGCGTCGCCTCTCCGAGGCGTGCCAGCGCTACGCCCGGAGGCACGGCTACTTCACGGCCACCGTCCGCACAGTTTCGGCCCTGCGGGTCGCGGCTCTGGCCGAGTGGGACGCCTACGAAGCCCAGAGGAAGGGCTGACACTTTTTCGGAAAAAGTCGGCAGGTTCGATCGTTCGGAGAGCACCCACGATGACGATGACCAAGCAGATCAACAAGGCTCTCTCGAACGCCCGCGCCTGCCGCTCCTTCCGGGGCCGTGACTTCTTCGATTGCGCCTGCACCCCCTCTCACGTCCGCTGGGCCAAGCGCTTCACGGCCCGGGCTGAGCGCCGCGTCAGCAAGGCTCTCGCCCGCGGCGAGGGCTGATCGTCCCCCAACCCCTTTCCGGAGATCAAACAGCCATGAACACCACCCCCGCTCAGAGCTTCGTTGGCCGCACTCTTCAGATCCTCAAGGGCAACCCCTCCTACGGCGTGGCCAAGCACGAGAAGGGCAAGATCACCGAGGTCAAGGAGCTGGGGGCCGACTACGGCCACAGTGTGCAGGTGACCTTCACCGTCCGAGGCCGGGTGTTCGTCTTCTACGCCCGGCACCTGAACCGGCTCTCGGACGACGAGTTCAACATGAACAAGGGCGACCCCTGCCGGACCATCCGGGCCCGTGTGGTGGCCCTGTGACCCGGCGCAATGTGAATCGGCGCCGGTGCTCCCGCTGCAAGAAGAGCCAGCGGGCCCTCTGGAAGTGCCGCCGCTGCGGTACCGAGTGCTGCGACCATCTCTGTACCAGCAAGATGAATGACAGCACGGCCATCTGTGGCCGCTGCTGGCTCTCCCCTCCTACCCCGAAAGCCCCGACCCCATGAGCCGCATCGCTGACGCCCTCGTCCTCCGGAAGTTCATCAACCAGGCGACCGAAGAGGCCCTCGTCGAAGCCTCGGCCGTGCTCGATCAGGTCCGGACCGAGCTGCCCCTACTCTGGCAGCTCATCGAGCCGGCGTGGGAAAGCCGCCTCTCTCGCATCGCCGAGAGGGGCCGCCTCGCGGCGTAGCCTTTCCGAAGGGCCGATCACTTTTTCGGAAAAAGGTCCGGGGCCCCGTCGTCTAGGGGGCAAGGAGACGATGAAAATGACCACCTCGACCTCGACTCACAGCAACATGACCTGCGGCAAGTGCAACGGCTCGGGTCACCTCCCCCACTACAACCACATTCAGGCCGGCCGCTGCTTCCGCTGCGGCGGGAGCGGCAAGGCGGCCCCCCGCCACCGCCGCCCGATTCACTTCAACATCGAGTTCGGCTCGGTGGAATACGGCGACGGCTCGGGCATCGCGTTCGGCGCCCTGCGAGAGAAGAGCCGCGAAGATCAGCTCAGCTTCCTGAAGAACGACCTCGAAGCCTACCTCACCGGCTCGAACGACTACCGCCTCTTCGTGCTCGCCGTCCGCTGCGTGGCCCTCTCGGAGGCCCGGGTCACGGCCCGCCTCGCCGCCCGTCTCCGCGTCGAAGACCTCGAAGCCTTCGATGACCTGATGGAGACCGTCCGCAAGGTCCTCCCGAGCTGAAAAAAGACAGGACGAACCCCCCGCCCGGCCCTCCGCCGGGCGGTGTCGTTTAAGGCCATGGCAAAAGCCTCCCCGAAAGAAGAGAAGTTCCCCGCCGTCGTGTGGAAGTCGTGCATGATCCTGCCGCACGCGATCAAGAAGGACGACGAGATCGTGATCCCCGGACCCCAGCCCTACCCACTCGTGGTCGAGCGGGTTCTCGTCGATAACTCCATCGAGACCAGCGGCTACGCGGTCTACGGGACACGGCAGCGGACCGACGGCAGCAACGCCCGGGGCTTTCACCGCTTCGTCGACAGCGACTACGTCATCCTGATCAAGCGGGGCCGGGACGCGGGCTTAGATCACGTCCTCGCGTTCGTACCGGGGCCGGGGATGGGCGCGGGGCTTGAGAAAGCCGCCCACCACAGCCTCGGCGAAGTCTCCGAGGTCCATCGAGGCTCGGCGCCACTGGCCGGTACCCTCACGGGTCATGAAAGAGACCTCGCCGAGAACGTACCCTCGGCGGTCTTCTGCCTCGTGGTACTCGAACGAGAGCACGCGAAGGGTGCCGTTGTACGGGGACGGCAAGGGCGACGGTACCCCCATCGGGTGATCGGGGTTGTCGCAGAACCGAGCGTAGAGGTCACGAGCGACCGAGAGCGGGATCGAGCAAGGCACGGTGTAGAGTACCCCGATGGCTGACGAAATCTGCATCCGTTGCAAGGGCCCGACGCGCGAAGTCCAGACGCCGTTCGTCCGGGAGTACGAAGGCCAGCGCTTCCAGGTCATGCTCCGGGCCGTGCAGTGCCTCGACAAATCCTGCCCCTGGCACGAAGAATGGCTCAGCTCGGGCCCGGACATGGAGAACGCCAGCCGGAGGATCGGGGCGAAGCTCGCTCGGGCTCGTCTCACCTCAGGACCGGCCTTCCGCTTCATGTGGGTTGCGATGTACGACGAGCACAAGGTGGAGATCGAAGAGCTGGTGCGCCGCTGGGGCAAGCCGCTCCAAGAGGTGCGGGACATCCTGAAGGGAAGGGCCCCTGGCGAGGTACCTCCCGATCTGCTTCGCTGGGCGAGGTCTCTCTACCTCTCACCGGAGGAGCTGGACGATGCCCCCTGACCCCACGATCCTCACCGACCCGGCCTCGCTCGCCTTGCTCGTGCAGCCCTCGCAGACGAAACGGTATCGGATCGTCCGGGCTCGCTACCGAGCAGCGAAACCCCAGATGATCGTCAACCACGAGGGCAAGCCCTTTTCGGGCTACATCTACAGCCCGGACCTCTTCGAGGCGCGGCTTTCCCACGCCCTTCGCGGACCGTTCCGCATAGGGCTCGACTACGCCGACCTGATCCAAACGCCTTTCACCAGGGCCCCCATGGTGGGCTTTGCGGCATACGAAGAGCCGGGGATCTTCTGGGCTAACCCCGAAGCGGTCCGGCGCATCCGGGTCCCAAGCTTCGAGCCCGAACCCCTCAGCCCCGAGCTACTCATGGCCTTTCGGACCGAGTACAACGGAGTCTTTCAGAGCTACAAGGAGCCTCGGATCACCCCGGCATGGGAGCGGGAGCAAGAGACCGAGCTTGCCGAGGCCCTTCGGCGGCTCGAACAGATCCCCATCCCGCGCAACCTGCCGCCCGAAGAGGCGGGGGTGCCGGCTCGGATCGAGGAGATGAAAGCCGACCTCCGGGCCCGGCTCGCGGAAGCGGAGAAGTCCCGTCCTGATCGCTTCGCTCGCCTGGCCGATGACGACGGCTTCGACCCCTACGAGCTGACGCTCTCGGCATGACCCGTCGCCTCTACGATCGCTTTCAGGCCGTGCTCGACGGCGGCGCCTGGGCCGAAGAGACCCGCCTTGCTCGGGTCAGAGAGGCCGCGAAGCGCCGCGAGAGGGACCGGGCCAAGAAAGAGTTTCGGCGTGATCAGGTGATCCGCGCCTGGTTCGAGAAGAAGCAAGGTGACTTCGAGGAACTCGAAGTCACCTTCCCCCGCCAGGGGGCCCCCAACATCCTCCGGGCCATGCGCGGGGGCAAGAACCTGAAGGCTCAGCTCGGCCTCGAATACATCGAGTTCGCCATGCAGCTCGACCCTGGCATCCAGAAGATCCGACGCGAAATGGAGAAACGCCGTGCCCCCAAGATCACACGCAATGCTGGAGACGTTTCAGCGGCTTTATGGTCGCTCGACCGACAGGCAGTACGGGCCCACGGGCAGGATGCAGTTCGTCGGCGACACGCACATCGGAAGCTCGCTCAGGGTCAGCATGGGGGCGATGGTCCAGTACCGTAGCATCCTCGGGCACATCGACTTCGAGGCGACCGAACAGCGGGTCATGGCCGAGTTTGAGAACACCCGGCAGCGGGTCATGGCCATGACCCGCGAGGCGATGCGCGACCCCGACTACCGGTTCATCACGGTATCGGTCGACAGCATCCGTCCCCCTTCCCCCGACCGCATCCGGGGCCTGACGACGCACGCGATCATCTTCGACGACATGGCCAACTTCGGAGTGGTCGAAGAACCAGAGGTCTTCTACCTGCTGAGCCCTCGCATCCCGAACTTCGCGTTCCTGAACGCGACCTCCGGTTCGCGGTCAGCTCTCATCGAGATCCCCTGGCTCGACCGCGAAGCGTGGGCCAAGGGCTTGCCGCAAGACAAGCCGAACCCGATGGACGGGGCGGTCAGCCGGGACGTAGCCCTGCGCCGGGACCACCAACGGATGCACGAGCAACGCTCGACCGAAGCGGACGTGATCGAGCGTCGGGTCAGGGGCAGGGACGACCCCGGCCCTCGCGCCCTCGCCTGGCAGCGTGGCCGGTCGGTCACCGTGCTGCCCGACGGCTACGAAGCGTACATCCACCCCGAGGACGGCCAGGTGAGGATGTACTTCGGGGTCTTCGGTACGAACCTCTTCGCGAAGATGCCGCCGCCCGTCTCGGCTCCGCCCCTCTCGTGGCGCATCGCTCTTGCGGAGCCTTCGGCCGAGGAGATCCGGGCCTTTCTGCGCCGCCGCGTGGTCCCCTGGGTCGCCGAAGACAAGAAGACGAAACGCTACCCCAAGCGCTACGAAAGGATACCCTTCAATGCCTGACTCTCCCTTCACGGTCGGACAGACCCTCACGGCGGGCAACCGGAAGTTCGAGGTCCGCTCGGTCGTCGGCCGGTCGCTCGTCTTGCTCGACTTGCAGACCAAGGCGACCAAGAACGCACAGCTCGAAGAAAACCATGGCAATGGGAGCTTCGATCTCATCATCGACGAGCCGCCCGAGGACTACGAGAACCTGCCGGCCCCGGCTCCGCCTCCTCCGGGGCCCGAGCCGAGCGAGCCCACGGGCCCGAGCCGGTTCGATCGCTTCGACGAGGACTTCTGATGCAGCTCTTTCAGATCGGCGACATCTTCCCGATCGGAGAGGACCGCTATTGGGTGACCGCGTACGACCGGGTAACCGGGGTCTACACACTCGAAGCGGGAGGGGAGCGGCGCTACGCCAGGGCGGACGTGACCAACACCGTCCACGACGCGCACGACGTGTCGGTGTACTTCGTGTCGGTACCCCCACTTCCGCGGTCGAGGTTCGATCGCGTCCTCGAAAGCGACCCATGCTCGACCGCGTCTTTACCTCGTCCGTCTATGCCGTCCACCGTGGCGAGGTCTTGCTCGTCAACCACAAGCGCCAACGGGCCTGGGTTCCGCCGGGCGGACGAATGGAGCCGGGGGAGCGGCCGATCGAAACGGCCGTGCGGGAGATCCAAGAAGAGCTGGGGTGGAAGATCGACCGGGACTATCGGCTCGCGCCGCAGGACCCGGACGCGGTGGCGGGGACCCCGGCCGGGCTGATTGCATACGAGGAGCACGCTTCGCAAGACCAGGGAATCCACATGAACTTCGCCTTCGCGGTTCTCGCCAACCACCGAAACGTGGTGCTCTGCGACGAGTTCACCGACGTGCGATGGGTCTCGTCGACCGCCTGGTCGGTCGACCCGGTACCCGTGAATGTCAAGCAGCTCGTGCTGAAGAGCCTGGCTAGGTTCGGCTGAGCGTCCCGACCGAAAGCACAGCCTTCTTCGACGCATCCCCGAAGCCCGAGAAGGTGGTCAGGCGGACCTGGAGGATGCGGGCCACGGTCTCGCCTTCGGGGTAGGTCACCAGCCCGAGGAGCAGCCGCTTCGGATCGTCGCAACGGTAGCGGGGCCCGGAGCCGAGACGAACGAGGGCGGCCTCGAAGCTCTCTTCGCTGGTCGCGTACGTCACCTCGGGAGACCGAGGGCCGAAGGGGTACCAGGAGAGAAGAACGGTCTCTTCCTCGCCGTTTTGCTCGCGGAAGGCGAGGTGGCCGACCTCGCCGTGCTCGGGGTCATCGCATGGGATGACGGCCCACCCGGCCTCGCTGTAGCAGCGGACTTCCTGGCTCATGGCTTCTTGGCTCTCGAACAGGGGCATCGTACGAAGCCCGCTTCCATGAGAAGATCCGCCACGCTTTCCGGTGTAGAGCCCCTCATGCCCGAGGTGATCGAGTTCTACACGACAAAGGGGCCCTGCGGATTTCTCACGAACTTCTCGCCCCACCCGATCGTCTGGGGAGGCCGAACGTACCCGACGCAAGAGCACCTCTACCAGGCCCGCAAGGCCGAGAGCGACGGAGACCACGAGGCCATCCGGACGGCGCCTCGGCCTCGACTGGCCATGGAAAACGGCCGGCTCATGGTGCGCCGGAGGGACTGGGAGTGGCCCGACGTGTGGCCGGACGGGGCGATCGAGCTGGTCAAAGACCGGGTGATGTTCGAGGGGCTTTACCTGAAGGTGGCCCAGAACCCCGAGCTTCGGGAGCCGCTGCTCGCGACGGGCGACGCCCTGCTCGTCGAGCAGAGCCCCGAAGATGACTACTGGGGCATCGCCTTCGAGAAGGGCGGGACGGGCAAGAACAAGCTCGGGCAGCTCTGGATGCAGGTCCGGGAGCTTGTGCGGCAAGGCCAGGACATGCCCTTGCCGAGGACGGTCTACGATCGGCTCGTCCACATCTGGGCTCGGGACACGGGCTACCTCAGCGACATGCGGACCGATCACTTCGCTCACCGGGAGATCGTCGGCATCGGAAAGCGAGCGATCCCCTGGCTTCTCGAAGACGCTCGGCGCGTGTCAATGAACGAAAAGTTCCCGACGCTCTTTACGAACGCCTCGATCGCGCTCAGCGAGATCGTGCCCCAGCCGAAGGGTTTCATCCCGCCCGAGGACGCCGGGAGGGTCGCCAAGATCGCGGCTCGCTGGGTCGCCTGGGGTAAAGAAAACGGCTACGTCTTCGACCGAAACGGTTACATCCAAGGAGCCTGAACACCATGCCGCTCACTCGCAAAGAAACCGCTACCCTCCTCTCCGCCAACGACCTGAACCCGCTCGCGCTGAAGGCCATCAAGGCCGGGGCCGACGAGGAGACGAAAGCGATCCTCGCCAAGTTCCCCGATCTCGAAGCGATGCACCGGGAGATGGAGGAGCTGGAAGTTGCCCTGAAGACCCGGGCGAGCGACTACGTCCGCACGGTCCGAAAGGTCCGGGAAGCGCTCGCGCCCGAGGAGTTCCTCGCCCCGAAGAGCCTCCTCCACAAGGAGGTGCCGATCGGCGATCTCAAGCTCCCCGAGGACATGCGCAAGGGCGGCGACAAGTACATGATCGCCGAGAAGCACCTGTCCGACATGCCCCGGGCCGAGAACGACCCGTTCAAGAAGGACTGACCGATGCCCCCTGTCCAATCCCCTGCTTTGCCCGTTTGGCTCTCCCGAGGCGTGCTCGCGCGTCGCCACGACACGGGCGAGCTTCGACCGGTCCATGACGTGCTCGTCACCGACGCGGGCGAGATCCATGTCTCGCTGATGGCCCCGATCGGAGCCCCTGTCGAAACGACCCGCCTCCCCGACTTTCTCGCAAGCTGGGGTCCGGCCTTCGCCTCGCCTCCGATGAGCCGGAACGATGGAGACCTGCTCTTCCTCACCGACGCCCTCGGCAACGTCTACCGCGCGCATCTGGTCGAGAACACGCAGTTTTCGACTTCGGCGACCGAGCGGCGCCAGCTCCGAAACCAACCGACGGCCATGGTCGCCGGAGAATCCCTGCCCCAGGGTCGGGAGGCGCGGACCGGAGCCTGGAGGCGTGGGCGTCAGGCTGCGACCCTTCGACCGGCAGACCGGGACGAAGGCGAAAACATGCTCCAAGGCGAGCAGAGAACCCTCATCGGGACGGCCATGGACGTGGCCCGAACCGTCGGCCGGTCAGAAGACGAGATCGCCGCTGCCATCTTCACCCTCGCGGGCGTCGATCAGGAGCAAGGGGACATGCGACAGGCCGAGGCGCCGAACCCGAGCCGGTTCGAGCGACTGGCCGAGAGCGCATCGTCTACCGGGGCCTCGTACCAGGCCCCGGTAGACGGCGTAGATCACCAGTAATCCCAAAGGATATCCATCGGGTAGCGCGTTGTCAGGTCGTCGTACTTGCCGCGCTCGATGAGGCTCCGATCACGGGCCCGCCTATCGCGGGCCCGCTGCTTTTTCCACCAGCGGAGCGAGTAGACCTTCCACCAACCGCGGCCGTTTCCTTCGCGTTTGGTCGTGGTTCTCGGGTGTTTTCGGCGGTAGTTTCGGTGCAAAGCGTCCTCCAGCGACCGTCGTGGTCGCTAGAAGACAGCCCCTTTTCGTGGTGCAGGCATGATTGTCTCCGAAGCGTGGGAAGAGTTCTGGGACGAGGTGAGCCCGATAGCGGCCCGTCAAGAGCGAGCCCGGGTCTCCGAAGAAGAGCAGGATAGAAGACGTTTCTGGATCGGCCTCCTGGACGAATACCGGCAGGAAATCACCTACGAAGGGTCGACCCGTACGCCGGTAGTGGTCGGGTCAGACGAGGGGCTGACGTGCTTTAGCGTCTTCATCCCTGCGACAGGTCCGACGCTACGCATCACGGGCGTCGGGGTCTTCGCCTCGGAAACGGACCAAGAGGTGATTCATGGCACGAGCTTCCCCGTGATCGTCAAGTCTCCGGGCAGCACCCTCAACATCGAATGGCAGCTCTCGCCCGACAGCAAGAGCGAGCTTCTCCGGCGCAAGGCCGCCAGGCTCGCGGTGTAACAAATCGTATGGGCATCCCGCGCAAAGGCAGCCGCCGCACCGAGGTCGACGGCAAGCCGTATCGGTTTCTCGTCAAAGAGACGCACATTCCCGACCACCACGATCAGAAAGAGCTGGTCGTGGTGGTGCAAGAAGAAGCCGAGAAGCCGGGCAACGTGCTCCGGTTCCGCTACCCGTACGGAGCGCCCGTCACCCCCGAGACGATCGCTGTGGCCGTGAGACAGGGTCTCGGGCTCGGATGGAACCCGTCGGCGCGGGGCTCAGCCTTCGAGCTGCCGGAGGGGTGATGACGTTCACCCCCATCTTCTCCGTTGTGGCCTACATCGAACGGGCCGACGGGGCGATCCTGTGCGTCTCGCGCAAGAACGACCACGAGAGCTTTGGCTTGGTCGGAGGCAAGATCGACCCGGGCGAGAGCCCGGAGGCGGCCATCCGGCGCGAGGCCCGCGAAGAGACGGGCATCGAGCTGGGCGAGCTGTCGCTCATCTTCGACGGCCCCGACGCTCCGAACCAGGGCGGCAAGCGCTGCCTCTGCTACCGGGTTCTCACCTGGAGCGGTACCCCTGGGGACAGGGAGGGGGCGATCACCCGCTGGCTCCCGCCCGAAGTGCTCGTGAGCCAGCGGTCTACGTTCAGCTTCTTCAACCGGTGCCTCTTCGAGGGGATCGGGAAGAAGGTCTGATGGCCCGGCTCTTCGGGCTGACCGGGGGGCGGGGTTCGGGACGGACCCTCGCCGCGTCGATGTTCCGCGAGGAAGGGGTCCCCATCGTCGAGTCCGACGTGGTCCTCGACCATCTCTTTGCCCCGGGTAGCAGGGGGTTTCTGGCCCTCGTCCGGGCCACGGGAGCGGGCGTCGTCGGGCCGGATGGGCTCATCGACTGGCCGAAGATCACGGTCGCGAGCCTCGTTGACCCCCAGATGACCGCTCGCGTTCTCGAACGGGTGCGGGAGATGCACGTTCAGGCCATGGACGAAGAGGCGCAGCGAATCGGAAAGGCCGGGGCGCCGTGGATCGGGATCGAGGCGTCGTGGATCGGAGAGGAGCGCTTCCGGTCCCGCGTCCGGCCGATCGTCGCTGTCGTGGCCTCGGAAGCAACGAGGGCCTCGCGCCTTGTCAGGTCGAGGGGCCTGTCCGAGCCCTTGGCCCAGGTGGCTGCGAAGGATCTCCCGTCTCGGCAGGACCTCACAATCGACAACGAAGCAGGGACCGAGGATCTCCGACGTGAGGTGCGCCGGGTCCTCGAAGCTCTTGAAAGGTGGGCGTGATGTACGAGCTTTTGTTGGTATCGTTGGTCGCCGTCCCACTTGGGATTGCAGCCTTTTTCCTGCTCCGGCCCAAGAAAAAGCTGGCCTTGAAGCCGGCTACCGACATGGCCGTCCGCCGCCTCTCGGAAGGATCGGTGCGGGTCGTCTCTCGCGGAGGCTTCACCACGATCGAGCTGGGGCCCGGGGGGTACATCTCGGGCGACTTCAACGGAGAGAGCATCGAAGTGCGCAACACGACGAACGACGTGATGACGTTTCAGGTAGGAAGGCGGGCCTGATGCAGACCGAGCGCATTCTCAACTACATGGCCGAGCACGCCCAGCACGGGGGCTTCCGGGCCGGGGGTAACCCCTGGCGCCGGACCCTTGGGTTCGCCTGCAACTGCTCGGGCGCGTACGAATGGGTCACCGAGTTCCCGCTCCGGGACTGGAAGGACCTGCGCTCTCGGCACCGGGAGGTGTGGGAGCTGTACGAGCAGATGCGGCGGACCCGGCCTCTGCCCGATGATGTCCCTCTTGGCCCCGAGGCGCAGGCCCGGCAAGACCAGATGGTCGAGGCGCAGAAGGACCACGAAAAGCGGCTGGAAGCCGAGAAGAAGGCCGAGGCGCTTCTGCTCCGGTATCTCCGGCCCGACCAAGCCACCACCTACCAGGCCGAGGGCTACTTCGATGTCGAGGGGGGCGATGGACGGGGCTACCGCGTCCGTAAATACAGCGGGCCCAACGTCGACCTCATCGAAAAGGGTGAGGTCGTGGCGACCTACTGCATCTACCCGATCGGAGGCGTGCCGGTCGGAGACAAGCTTCTCGCCCAGAAGCTCTTCCTCGAAGCCGACCCGGCCAGCTTCTTCCGGGTGGCGCTGAAGCACCCGCCCCAGCGCAGGACGGAAGGCGAAGCGGACTGAAAGCAGAAGGCCCGGCCCTCGGCAGAGGGTCGGGCCTTCGTGGGTCTGTCCAACCGAGTCCCACGGACAGCGCCAAGAGAGGGGCGAGGCGCCGCCCACGGGGTATCTAACACGCCCCCTCGGGCGTGTGCAGCGGAAATCGACCCGCGATCACTCCTCCCAGGAGTCGTACCCACGCTCGCGCCCCCCGCGGCGAGCCGGCTTGCCCTGGGGCTTGCCGTAGCTCTCGGAGGCGAAGCTTCCTCCTTTACCCCGGCGAACGACCTCGACGGTCTCGGGCGCCGTGGGGAGAGGAGCGGGCGCCGCCGACTGGCCGTTCTGCTGGGCCTTGCGGGCGTCCCGGCAAGGCTTGCAACGGACCGGCGGGGTGAACTGGCGCTCCTCGTAGAAGCGCTGCTCTCCGGCGGTGAAGGTGAACGGGTTGCGGCAGCCCTTGCACTGGATGGTCTGGTCTTGCTTTTCGTCGGTCATCGGTCGGTTCTTGGGTTCTTGGGTACGAGAAGACACGCAGCCCAGCCTTGCGCCCGAGCCGCCGACACCCTCAAAGGGGAAACGGCTCGCGACGATCGGATGGCCATGGGGCAGGTAAACACCGCACGGCAGGCTCAGGCATGGGGGCGGACCACGGGTTCTTTTGGGGTTTCGTATAGAAGGAATCAGGAAGCCCTGGCGAACTTCTTGGGGACGGGGATCGGGGGTGCTCCGGGGTCCACCAGCAGCCGGCGGAGGACTCCGGCAGGGGCACGAAGCGGGCCCCCGTCTTCGCTCTCCCACGTTACGGACTCTTCGCTCACGAAGACTTCGTAGACGTAGGCAAGGCCCTCACCCTGACCTGTCAGGGCCACGGCCGCCTCGAAGTCACGGGTCACGCTCGTTCCGGCTTTCAGCGACCGCAGCCCCGACTCCCTCGTCCCAAAGTACATACGCATCGTGACCGGGCCTCCCATGCAGGGACTACACCGATCCGATACGGTCTGTTACTTTGGCAGGCCCCGGACGGGGATCTTGTAAACCTTGATGCCGTCTCTTTCGGCGTAGGCCACGGCATGGCCCGTTCCGGTCTTGTAGTCGCCGGTCCAGAACGCCACGAGAAACGAGGTGTGATCCACGAGGTAGACGTTGCGCTCCTTGAAGGCCGCGTAGCGATCCTCCTTGGTGATGGGGTGCCCTAGCTCGATTACCTGATCGGCCCGGCGGATCGCCGCTTGGGCCTCGTAGGGTTGCCGGCTCACCTTGTCGGGGACGACGACCACGAGCTTCGGTCGCCCCTCTTTGCGGTGGGCCAGGGCCGCGAGCAGGGCAACGGTATCTGTGCCGCGGGCACCCCCGAACCACAGCTCCTCGATACCCTCTCGGGCAACCAGAAGGGCCATGGCTTGCTCGATTCGCGCATGGTCGTCGGGGGCAATGTCTCGGGGCCCGGAGATAGCAGCTTTCATTTGTGGCCTACTTCCTCTGACACCATGCCGCCGTCGGCTGAGACCCTTTTGCACGACCTCGGCGTGACGCCCGAGGCGATCGAGGCCGTAGGCCGGGAGCGCGACCCAGCCCGAGCCGAGGCGCTTCTTTCGGCGCTGAAGGAGACAGCGAGAAAGAGCTTCCGGCGCCTGGCGTTCGAGCTGCACCCTGATCGTAACCCGGACGACCCCGAGAAGGCGCGTCTCTTCGTGGCCCTCACGAAGGTAGCCGAGTACGTCCAGGCCCTCGAACTGCCCCGGCCGCCCGAGCCGGTACCCTATCGGGTCTCGTTCACGATGCCCGGGGTGGGAAGACCCCCCTCGGGCCAGCCGTCGTGGAAGCACGTTCGGGTAGCCGGCTCGCCCGTTGACCCAGCCGTTGCAGCGGCAAATCTCGGCAAAAAAGGCCGCTAGACGATTTTCGGAAAAGACCGTGGGCCCCGTCCGTTTAGGGCTCACCATGACGAACAACACGAAGAGCGAGACGGCGGCGGTGGCGGTGGCGGTGGTTTGGGAAGCCTGCATGGCTTCGGATCTGGTCGAGGGGCCGATGAACGAGGACGGCGAGCGCCCCATCCTGGAGGTCTACTACGTGACGGTGACGAACGAGCGAGGCGACCGATACGCCTCCAAGAAGTCGTCGCGGGATCAGGCCGAGATCGAGAAGCTGCTCGGTCAGGTCGAGAAGGGCTTCGCGGCGGGCCTCAGCCCGGTGAACAGCGCCAAGTGGTACCGTTCGCGCCCGGTCTACGGCTCGGAAGCCTACGTCGCTTACGGGGCGGCCGAAGAAGTGGCAGCGGAGAAGAAGGCGGACGAGATGGAAGCCTTCACCCCCCGCTACATCTGAGCGAGAAAAAAGAGCACGGGCCCGGGGACTTTGGAAAAAGCCCCGGGTCTCAGGCGTCTAGGGCACAGGAAAGCGAGGGTGTGAAAATGGCGAAGACGGACATCTCGGGTTGGTCGGGCGCGGTTCGGTCGGGCACGAAGTACGAGGGCGGCGAGAGGTACCGCGTCTACCACGCCTACCTCAAGCGAGAGGGCGAGAAGGGCGAGTACCTGGGGCTGCCCAACTTCACCACGGCGGGCGGCGCGGGCCGCTTCCTTGACCTGGCCCTGGCCGCTCTCGCCGACGGCGCCGAGGGTCCTCGGGCCTCGGCGAAATGGATGTTCCTGCCTGACCAGGAGGAGCACTACGAGGGCGAGGAAGAGCCCTACGAGGTCCGGTTCGGACCCCAGGGAACGCGGGCCGGACGGCTCGGACCCTTCGGCGGTTACTGAGCGAAGGCCCCTACGGGGGCCTTCGGCGTTTAATGCTGGTGTAGGTACCCTCTTGCATGTCCCAGCTCGTGTGGCTCACCGACCTTCACTTCGACGTAACCAGCTTCGACACGCCCTTTACCTGCGGCGAAGAGGCGCGAGACGCCTTCCCCGACGCCGTCGCGGCCGTCATCACGGGCGACATCGGCACGAGCACGTCCTTCGCGAGCTACCTCCAGAGCTTCTCGGAGGGCTTCGGCGATCGGCCGGTCTACTTCGTTCTCGGCAACCACGACTTCTGGGACGGGTCCTACCGCGAGACCCACGAGCGAGCGGCGAAGGTGAGCGAGGGTCAGCTTCACTGGTTGAGGCTCGGAGCGCGGGAGCTGTGCCCGGGCATTGGCATCGTCGGGCACGAAGGCTGGTACGATGGCCGCTGGGGCAACCCCGAAGCCTCGACGGTCTACATGAACGACTGGCGGCGGATCGAGGAGTTCCGAGGGCTGCCGAAGTTCGCGATCCTGCCCGAGATCCGGAAGATCGCTGATCGCTCGGCCCGGCAAGCCGAGGAGCTACTCTGCCAGGCGCTCTCGAAGTTCGACACGGTGATCTTCGCAACGCACTTTCCGCCCTTCCCCCAGGCGACGACGTACCAAGGTCGGGTCTCCGATGAGTTTCATCTGCCGTGGTACTGCTCGAAGGCCACGGGAGACATGATCTTGCGCTGCGCCGACACGTTCTACGACAAGAAGATCGTCGTGCTCTGCGGCCACGTCCACGACACGAGCGATGTCGAGATCGTCTCGAACGTCCGGGTCATGACCGGGAGCGCGACGTACGGGGACCCTCAGGTGACTCGGGGTCTTCGGCTGCCGAAGGATCTGGGGCTGGAAGCACACTCGGCGCTTCTGCGGCAGGAGTGAGGGAGGGGGCGATCGAGTCGTCCCCGGCCGCGAGCCGGTCGAAGCGGTCGCCCCTCTTACCCTTGCTCCTCTTGCGGGTCTTCTTGGCCGAGGTCGCCGGACGCGAGAGGTGTTCGTTCACGATCTCTTGCCGCTCCTCGTCGCTCTCAGCTTCGTCGTACTCGGTCCGGGCTACGGCATGAGCGGAGCCTGTGTTTCGCAAGGCGGCCTGGTACTCCTCGGTCTGGCGCCGGATGCGAGCTTGGTTCTCCTCAAAGCGCCACGTCCAATCGTCCCACTCCTCGCCGCAGCGGTCGCAGGTACCGCGGCAGCCGGCGTGCTTGTGGAGCTTCCGGATTCTCGCTTCTTCTTCACTCGACAGAAACGAGCATTGCCGCTCTATCGTCCAGGCGTGGCCCGTGAGCTTGCAGATCGGCTTGGAAAGCAGAGTCCGTTTGCGGAACGGATGCGAAGCGACGTAGGCCATGGCCCCGACGATCGCAAACTGCCCGGCCCAGAACGGGGCTTGGGTGAGCCAGACCCGGCCAACCTCTCCCCAAGGGATCGGGTAGAGCTGGAGCCAGGTGAGGACGGCTTTGGCCTGGTCGAGAGGGGTCATATTCTCTCGAAACGGGTGCGGGGGCTGAGGAAGTGAAGCGTCCCGGAAGGGGCGAGATTCCGCTCGTAGGCGTACCGATCCCGGGCCTTGCCGAGCGCGTCGAGGTAGGCCCGAAGCCGCCTCGTGGCCAGCTCGTAGCGGTCGGTGCCGGCCATCGACCGGGCGCAGACCTGAAGCTGGGCAACGACGTAGTCAATGTCGCTGTTCAGGAGATCGAGGGTAGCGTCACTCATGGCGTGCGAACCGTTACACCCTTGAAGGGGTAGCCAGCACAAACGAGAAGCTGCACCGTGGCGCCACGGGGGTTGATGGCCGAGACCCGGTAGAGCGCCGAGTCGTCCGTCGAGCAGCCCTCCAGGTGAACGAGCCCGATCGACTTCGAGAGGATGACCGGCTGGGCGAAGCCGTGGCTCTGCACGCCCGAGATCACACGGTCGTCCTCGACGAACGCTCCGCCGAAGAGCGAGACGATGAAGATCCCGACAATGACGATGAGCAGCACCGAGCCGATCACCACGTCCCGCATCTCCCCGAGGCTGTTACCGAGAACCTGAAAAAGCCCGGATTTGCGCTTGTACTCCGCATACAAGCACCCCTTGGCGTGCGGGGGTCCATCACAAACGGGGCAGTGGGCCATTGTGGTCATCTCCTACACCGAGCGTGTCAGATCCGGTCGAAACGGCTCCGCCGGACCTCGGGAACAGGTACCTCGTCCGGCTGGCTGGAAGCCGAGCGGGACCTCTTGCCGTTGGGAAGCGCCGTGTCGGGCCTCGGCCCCCCGAAGACTCGCCGAACCAGGCGGTCGTGGGTCTTCATCGCAGAGTCGTAACTCGTCGAGCGGATTTGCTCCCCGTCGAGCGAGCCTCCGAACACCATGCTCTCGAAGAGCACAGGAGGGCCTACCGCCGTGAAGTTGTGGTCCAGGCCCAGAAAGATGGTTGAGACCGATACCCCATCGTACTCGGTACGCCGAAGGGGCTCCGACCCTTCCGGGCCGGGAACGGCCTCGTAGTCGGTTCCGTTCAGGCGATAGTAGCTCGGCATGACCAAGACCTACACCGAACGGTGTAAGGACTCTCATGCTGCTGAGGAAGCTCTCTCGATGGGTCCGTAGCGCTCTCGCTCCGTACCGCTCGGACGAGGACGTAACCGCCGAGTACATCCGAGCGGGCAACATCTTCGGCCTGTCGGTGAGCGACGTGGGGTCAATGGGAGAACATCTCGCCTTCGAGGACGATCTCGACGCCTTCGAGCGAGCCGAAGAAGCGTACGCGGCCAAGGGCTTCCGCACGCTCCCGATCGACGACTTCGTTGCCTCGGGCGGCTGGGGCCACCCCTTGCGTGGGCTCTCCGTTCGGCGTGAGCCAGGAGAGCCTGCCGTCTACCATGGGCGGTACTACCGCGATCACTACCTCGGCCGCGTCTCGCCCGCGGTCGACTTCACGGCCCTCATCGGCGGCTCGCTGGTGGAGGGCTCGTACACGACCCCGAGCACGGCTCACCTCTGCAAGCACCGTTGACGAGCCCGCCCGGCGGGCTTAGCATCCGACCCCAGGACCAAACCATGTACCTCTAGCTGAACCCTCCCTTCGGGTAGCTGCACCCTCGTAGCCGCGGACCTCCGCCGACGAGCTGTTTCTCCAGGTGTTTTCGCCGAGATTCAGTTCTGAACGACAGAGGTTTTTCGCCATGGATTCTACGATCAAGCAGCCCGTCAACAAGGAAGTCGCCCTCGCTCTCAAGGAGGACGTGAAGCGTCTCGCCAAGGCCGGTCAGGAGGCCCGCGGGGAGATCCGCCGTACGTCCGGGATGGAGCGGTGGGCCGCATGGCAGGAAAAGCGGCTCGTCGGCTACGACGCCCGGGTCTCTCTGCTCGCCTACGCTTGCGTCCGGGGCCGGCCCTACCGGTCGGTCGAGCCGAAGACGCACGACGACCTCACGACCTTCGAGGGCATCCGGCTGATGCGCCACGTCCAGAAGACGCTCGCTGCGTTCGACGGGACGTGGTCGGAAGAGCAGGTCATCGCCTGGATGAAGGCGCCCCTGCCCGAGCCGGCATCGAAGCCCGAGGCGACGGGAGAGGCGGCGTGAAGACGCGCGATCTGATCTCGCGCCTTCAGAAGTGCGATCCGTCGGGCGAGTGTGAGGTCATCGTCGGGACGAAAGACATTCTCGACGTGTCGGCCGAGCCCGGGTACTACGACGGGGCCTACGAGCTTCTCGTCCGCGACCCGGCTCTCGCCCCTTACTACGACGTGGTGGGGGGCGTCATCACCTACCAGGGGATCAAGATCGTGATCCGTCCCCTGCCCATCAAGGACGCGATGTTCGACGATCCGGATCTGCCCGTCGAGGTCCGGACCGAGAACGAGACGAAGCGGGCGAAGTGGGCCGAGGTTATCGAGCGCTGGCGGAAGGAGGCGAGGGACGATGAGACCGCCTAAGCTTTTCCTCGTGACCCGCGACGATCTCCCCGTCCCTCAGCAAGCGGTCCAGTCCTGCCACGCGATGCGGGAGTTCTCCGAGGAGCACCCCGAGATCGACCGGAGCTGGTACCGCGAGAGCAACCACCTGGCGCTGCTCGCCGTGCCGGACGAGGCGGGACTCAAACAGCTTGCCGACGAGGCCAAGCTGCTCGGCTTCAAGTTCTCCTTGTTCAGGGAACCTGACCGGAACGACGAGCTGACGGCCGTTGCGCTGGAACCCCGGGCCAAGCGTCTCTGCCGCGGTTTGCCGCTCGCTCTTCGCTGACAACCGAAGGGGCCTCGCCCGGGGCCCCCTCCCCGCTTCCGTAGCTCAAGAGGGAGAGCAAGCCCTGCCATTTGTGGGGCTCATGAGGGTGTTCGATCCGCCCCGGAAGCGCTAAGGTACCCCACCATGAAAACCCTTGGCGAGATCGGCTACCGCGCCTATTCGGCGTTCACCGGAAACAAGACCTACGACGGCCGCGAGATGCCCGCGTGGGAGAACCTCACCGACAAGATTCGAGGCGCGTGGGAAGCCGCTGCCCAGGGAATCGAAGAAGAGTCCTCGGCGCGGTTTCAGGAGAAGATCGCCAAGGCCATCGAGGACGCGAAGAGGGAAGCCTCCGGTGTAAAGGGCTGAGCAAGCCACAAGCGCTCATGCCTGAGTGGTCGAAAGGAAAGGGCTCTAAACCCTTTGGAGTCGCAAGGCTCCCGGCGCAGGTTCAAATCCTGTTGGGCGCACCATGAGAAAGTACACTTACGTGCCGATGGGCGACGAGCCATGACGACGCCGAAGCGCCTGATCTTCCTCGACATCGACGGCGTTCTGCTCCCGCACGCCTACATCAAGAAGGTCCGGCGCGACTGCTTCTTCGAGGTCGACCCGGCGACGATCCCCCACATGAACACGATCCTGGCCGAGTCAGGGGCCGACATCGTCATCAGCTCTTCGATTCGGATCGGCTACTCGCTCGAAAGCATTGAGAAAATGCTTCGGGACGCGGGGCTCATCGGGGGGAGGTTCGTTGGCGAGACCCCCTGCCCAGTCTGCGACCCGCCCCAGCACCCGAGGGCCCACGAGATCCAGAGCTGGCTCGACAAGAACGACCCCCAGGGAGAAGCGGAGTACCTCATCATCGACGACTGCCGCTTCGAGGGCCCGCTTCGCCGGCACCTGCTCTGGGTGGACGGGGAAACGGGCCTCAGCGCCGCTCACGTCAAACGGGCGCGGCGCTTCTTCGACGGCTACCGCCGCGGGGGCAAGTCGTAGACGAAAGTGTAAACTCCCTGGTCGACCAGGTTCTTCTGGATGAGCGGTTCGACCTTGTCCCAGGTTCCACCCGCGAGCCCGCACCCGATCCGGGGCATGTGAACCGTTCCGCCCGTCGGCTTGACCACCTGGCCGAGCTTCTGAAGGCAGCGGTCGAGCGCGTCGTACCGGAGCGGGATCTCGTCGTAGTTCCCTCGAAGTCCGGTCTGAGCCAGGAGGTTGGCGACATACAGCTCAGGCTCGACCTCGACGAGCTGGACGTTGCCCAGCTCGAACGGAGCGTCGGACATTCCCGGCCTTGGCCAGCGCTTGTAGGCCGCTTCCGGCGAGCGCCACCGTGCCGAGATGGCAAGGACGAACCCCGCGCCCCAGGCGCGAACGTCGTTGACGACGTGGGCGATGAACTTGGGCCCCTCGACGCCCGGGCGCGTGGCGTCGCCGATCACGTAGGTAAGGGACGCGCTCACGGCTGCTCTCCGGCGAGGCCCCGGTTGTTGATGAGCCCGAGGCAGACCCAGATCCGGCCGCGCTCGTCGTTGGCGTGGCCGAGGATCGCCCGGATGCGGACCCCCTCGCCGTAAGGCCAGCCCTTCTCGTCGAGGCGCACGACCATCCGGTGATAGCCCCCGACGAGAGCCGGCACGAAAATGTGCATCCCGTCCGGGAGCGGGTCGACGGCGCTGAGGGGCGTCTCGTCGTCGGGGCTTTTTCGGACCGTAACCCCTTGTCGTTCGTAGATGCGGAAGCCGACCTTCGACAGCTTGGGGTCGTCGGCGGACAGGACAGTGAGCGGAGAATGCGCCGGGTAGCTGAAGTCGTCAGGCATGGGGACCTCCCTGCGGTGGTAGCTCGCGGACCGTGCGAAGGGACACGGATTCGACGAAACGGACGCCTTCGCGGTCGAGCCCCCCAACCCAAGGATGGGCCGTGAGAAGCTCGACCAGCGCGATGACCTGCTCGTGGGGCAAGTCCTCGACCTTCGCGCCCCGCCCTTCGGTGGCCACGAAGACACGTAGGGGCGGCGTGTAGCGAGCCCCCTCTTTCAGCCTCTCCCTCGCCCGCTCGCGCAAAGAGAAGGTGTGGCCGTTGCCGTTGGTCGAGAAGTAGATGGGAAGGGGCTTCGGGTTAGGCATCCTCTTTCTCTGACACCGGATGGACGCAAAACGCCGAGGGCCCGGGGTGGAATGGTCCGGGGGGCCTCGGCGTTTTGCGGGTCGCTTCCGCGTTGGGTTTTCGGAAAACCTTAGGGAAGCCTAGGCTTTACTGGGGCAGGCGTCAACCGAACCCGGCTTTTCCCAGGCTCAGTACATGCCGTCCGGGTCTTCCTTGGCCGGCGGCTGGGCATCGCGCACCACCCAGCCCTGCGCCGTCCGGAGGGCGCCGGAGCCGGACTCTTCGCTCGTGCCGACGAAGCCGCCGAGCAGTTCCATCTTGCTCGTGCCCTTGCCCCCGCCCGAGACGGTCGTGTGGTACTCCCACTCGAAGGGCACCGACGAGAGGCCCGAGGGGAAGGCGTCGGGACCGGGCCCGCCGGACATGCTGCCGACGCCGCGCGCCCAGTCGGAGGCAGCGCGGTTCTTCTGATCGTTCTTCCCCGAGCGGTAGCTCTTGACGTAGGGGAAGAGGACGTTGATCCAGCCGGTGACGTAGGGCCCGCCCGAGCCGCCACCCTGCTTGTAGAAGCTCTGCCAGGCGGTCGGATCGGCCTTGCCCTCGGCCGAGCGGACGAAGATGTCGGCCACGTCGAGCAGGTTCGGCACCCACCAGCCGAGGTCGAACTCGGCGAGGGCCTCGGCCCGGCGCCGGATGTTCTTCCAGTCCTCGACCTCGCCGAGGAGCGTGATCTCCGGGAAGCCGCACATCGTGCTCACGCGGTAGGAGAAGTACGCCTGCATGGCGTCCATCAGCACGATCTCGCTGGCGGCCTTCTGGACCGGGCCCGTGGTCGAGAAGTCGGCGACGACCAGATCGCGCTTCTTGCCGACGTAGCCGGCGATCTTGTCGCTGAACTCGCTGAAGACCCCCTGCCAGTCGTTGGTGGGCTCGCCCTTCACGAACTCGTCGCGGAAGACCTCGATGAGCTTCTGGCCCTCGTGGGCGACGAACTGCTTGCGCAGGGTCTCGGCGTTGGCGTTGACGTGGTTGGCGAAGCCCTGCGCGATGCAGAGCCACACGTCGTCCGGAGAGATCACGAGCGGCCGGTGGGTGTCGAAAGCTGCGTGGACCGTCGCGATGAAGGGGTTGTAGCCGAGCACGGCCGAGTAAGAAGCCTCGGAGCGCTCCCCCCACCTGCGGGCCCAGCCGGGATCGATCAGGTTGTCGAAGAGGCCGCAACGGGCCTCGCCCGCGTCCTTGATGCGGTGACGAAGACCGCTTTCGAGGGTGATGGCGGCGAAGGACGCCTCGATGGGCTGGAGGTCGCGCTGAACGTGGAACGTAGTGGCCATGGTTGTCTGGGTCCGATCTGGGTGTGGGTCTGACTGCGGGGGTAACGCCGTGAGGATGGCCCAACCCTGGGCCGGCCGGAGGCGGAAGCTGTAGGGGTCCTGAGAGACTCCGGCGAAGCCGCCGACGAACTTCATCGGGTACTCGGTGCCGAGGTACTCCCAGATGAAAGGCGCCGACGAGAGGCCGGAGGGGAACGAGCTGACATCGGGCCCGTTCACCCACGACCTCGGTTTCGGGGCCCACTCCGTCGCGTAGCTGTTCTTCACGATCGCGTGCGTGGTGGGGTTTTCGAGGTAGGGGAAGAGCGTGTTGACCCAGCCCGAGATCGCGTTGCAACCGGACATGCTCTCGTACTTGAAGAACGAGTCCCACGCGGCGAGATCAGGCTTGCCCTTCGCAGCGGCGACGAGGAAGCCGAGGGCCTCGTCGAGCGGCTTGGTCCACCAGCCGAGATCGAACTCCGAGAGCACCTGGGCCCGAACGCGGATCTGCTCCCAGTCCTCGACCTCGCCGAGCAGGGTCACCTCCGGGATGCCGCACCGGGTCTCGACCCGGTACTGGAAGTAGCTCTGCATGGCGTCCATGAGGACGATCTCGCTCGCGGCCTTTTCGATGGGCCCGGTCGTCGAGAACTTCGAGACCACGAGATCCCGCTTCTTCTCGCCGATGTAGCCGCCGATCTTCTGCGAGAACTCGCCGAAGACGCCCTGCCAGTCGTTGTCCGACGCCCCCTTCACGAAGTTGTCCCGCCGGACCTTGATGGTCTCCTGGCCCTCGTGAGCGACGAACCGGGACCGGAGCGCCTCGGCGTTCTGCCGCATGTGAAGGGCGAAGCCCTGGGCGATGCACAGCCACACGTCATCGGGGCCGAAGACGAGCGGGTAGTGGTCGTCGAAGGCAAGGTGCGCGGCCCGGATGAACGGGTTGGCGGCGATGGCCCCTTTGGGCATCTGTGCCTGTCCGTTCCGCTCGTAGACCCGACCGGGGACGATGATGTCGGGCGACGAGACCCCCCGGGCTTCGCCCTCGTGGCTGGCCCGGTAGTGAAACAGCTCGGCGACCGCGAGCCGGTTGAACAGCGTGCGGCCCGGGGTGCGGGCGGCTTCTTTGGAGACGGTGAACGTGACAGGCATGACGGACCTCCTTGGTAGCGTGCCTTCCGAGTTACACCGGAACGCGGAAAAGATCAGGGTAAGCGAGCGCCTGCCAGGTGATGGCCGCGCCCACCTTGCAGATCGCCCGGTGGAACTCCTCGGACAGGTGATCGGCGGCGAAGTGATGGGCGAACTCGTGAGAGAGCAGCGCGACCACCTCCGGATCGCCGTGGGCCCTCTCGAACCAGGCGAAGCCGAGCCGCCCGGCGTTCAGGGTGAGGTGGCCCTTACCGTAGGCGGCAGCGAAACCCCAGTGCGGATCGTTGGCGATGTCGATCGCCACCGTGGCGCCGAGAACCCGCACGGCGAGCCGCTCGATGAAGTTCACCTTGTGGACCATGGCGGTCGACCAGTTCTCGGGCGGAAGGAGCTTGAGCGGCTCGCCGTCGGGGCTGAAGGGCTTGGGGCTCGGCGTGACCTTGCCGGCGGGAAGGGCCGCACCCGCGGCCTTGACGTTGCGCCACTCGCCGGCCGAGAGAGCCCCGCCCGGAATGACCGTGTAGCCGCGGGCGATGGCGAGCTTGGTACCTTCCGGATCGTTGGGATCGGCGATGACCCGCTTTTCGCCGAAACGCTTGGTGATGACCGTCTCGACGGCCTCGGGAGAGCAGCGGTCATCGGCCGCCGCCTCACGTACCCACGGGGCTGCCGCTTCGCTCGGTTCGAGCTGAGCATGGGTCTGGTTGAGGACCATCGTGCGCAGAAGCCGCAGGTAGGCCGGCGTGACGTTGTCCCGCTCGGAGTTCAGCGGTACCTTCTGCATCACGTTGACATGCCACTTGTCGCCGGTCTCGACGACAGGGATGCCCATCTCGTAGAGCATGGCGGGCTGACCCGGCTTGGGGGCATAGAGCCTCACCTGGCACTTGCGCTCGGTCTTCCGGAGAAAGCCCTCGGCGTCAGCCACCTCGGTCGGGAGCGTGGTCTCGAAGACGTGGGCGACCTCGGGCCCCCGGAGGATCTCGCCGTTCAGGCGGGTGACGCACGAGGCCGGAGGAATGAGGGTCCGAACAGCCGTCATGGCCTCGGCCAGCTCATCGCGGGTCATGCGGACGGTACCGCGGAAGATGGAGCCCCGTTCGAGCCTGGCAGCGGCCTGGTTCGAGCTGGAGCGGCCGTGGGAGTCGAAGTACACGACGCCCTTGGTCGACCGGATCTCGGCCTCGGTGCAGAGGGCGAGCACGAGCTTTTCGCCGAGGTTGAACCGGCCCCGCTTCGTGGGGTCTCCCTTCTTCTCGCTCTCGGCAAAGAGCGTGAAGGCGTGGGCGAGGTTCGAGAAGCCGTGGGGGTCGTCGTCTTTGACCTCGATCTGGACGAACGGCTTGTTCGGAAGGGACAGGACGGTCATCTCGACCGTCTCGGCCTTCGTATCCCAGGCGTTCTGAAGCAGCTCGAAGAACACGAACTCCTTGCCCTTGCGGGCGAGGATCTTCGCAAGACCTTCCTTGTCGACCTGAAACCAGTCCATCTCAGCCCTCCTTCGGCGCGGCAAGGGTGCCGTCGGCCTGCACGGGGAACATCTCGATCTTGTAGTAGGTGTTGCCGTTCCTCCGGCCGATGACCCAGCAGGAGTAAGCGTAACGGCGCTTGCACTTCGAGCAGCTCGACTCGCGGCACGTCTGTTTCTGACCGGACACGAGGGGGACCTCGCCGCCACACGCCTCGCACCGGCCGAAGATGGGCTCGCTCATGGCTGGCTCTCTTCGGCCACGTACTCGACCACGATCCAGGTCGGCTCGTTCTTCTCCCTGATGCGGGAGAAGTAGCGGAAGCCGCGGGCATCGAGGGTCCAGTCGTGGACGTAATCCTCCAGGAAAGCGTTGTGGCCGTGGACGAGACGAGCCGGCAGCTCGGGCTTTTCGGGCTCGTCGGCAAGGGCCGAAATGCCTAGCCAGGTCCAGACCCGGTAGACCTTCTCGCCCGGGCGGGCGAGCTTCTCGGCGGGCATCCGGTGGGTGGTATCGACCCAGACGATTTCGCGGTGGGTGACCGTGGGCTCTTCGTACTTTCGTGACATGGCAGCTCCAGAGACGGAGGGGGCCCGGGCCTTTTTCCAAAGGACCCGGGCCCCCCCAGGGGTTACCGCTTGGCGCGGTAGTTCATGGCGATCTCTTTCCAGATGCGCTCGATCTGGGCGACGTGGCTCTTGTCGCCGTCGCCGCCGCGGGCATGGGCGACCTCGTGGACGATCGTGGCCAGGGTCTCGCCGTAGTCGGCCAGGATCTTCCGGGAGAGCAGGGTCTTGCCGTCCTTGTACTGGCCGAGCAGGTCCTTCGAGCGGAAGGTGACCACCTCGACCGTATCGAAGCCAACCGGCTCGACGGCATTGACCGTGGCGACCGCCTCGGTGAGGGCGTCCTGCTCTTCGGTCGAGAGATCGTGCCAACCGAAGCGCTTGACGACCTCTTCCCGCAGCCTGGCCGTGACCTTGTCGGCGGTGTCGAGCACCTGGGAGAGCACGAGGAGCTGCTGCTCGTTGACGACGACGCCTTTGGCGCCGAGGTGATCGAGGTCCTTCGATTCCCCGAGCGTGCGGACGGGCACGGCGTTATCCCCGTGGCGCTCGCGGAACTTGTTGGCGACGAAGGCCACGGCCTCCTCGGGCACCTCGTCCACGTTGTAGTCCGAGAGGTTCTGCACCTCGACCGACGAGCCGCTCGCGAGCTGCTTGTCGAACTGGGCGAAGAGATCGGAGCGGCTCGCCATCGCCTCCAGGTAGATCCGGCGGGTCTTGCTGCTGAGCGACCAGCTCTCGATCATCTTCCGGTCGATGTCGAGATCGGCGTCTTCGATATCGTAACCGAACGAGAGCTGAGTGTGGTTCTGGACGAAGATGCCCTTCACGTAGAGCTTGCCCTTGTACTTCGGGCTGAGCAGGAGGGTACCCTCGCTCGTCTTCACCCGGTCCTGGTTCTCGCGCAGGGTGAGGAACAAGAAGTTTTCGCGCATCTCCTGCCACTCTTCGAGCGAGATTCCCTCGATCTCGATGCGGACGCGGTTCTTGTCCTGCCGGCCCGTCTCGATGTTGATCGTCAGCACGTCCGCCTTGAACTGGGCGTGCCGTTCGATGGCTGGCGTCCAGACCTCCGAGCCCGAGCGGATCTTGACCTTGTAGCCGGCCCGGACGAGCGCGAGCAGGCCGATCTTCAGCCCGTCGCCCCACTTGCCCCGCAGGCCCTCGCCCGTCTTGCTCGTGTGCCCGAGCAGGAGAGCCTCCTGGGGTAGGGTCACGCCGTCGTTCTCGATGCGAAGGGTGTTGTTCGAGAACGAGATGTCCATCGGCGCCTTGTACTGGGTCTCGGCGTCCACGGCGTTCTGGACCAGCTCGCGGACGCCGTGCCAGAGGCCCCAGTTGGGGCGGTAGTTCGTCTCGATGGTCAGAGGGATCTTCGGCATGGGACTCAGCTCTCTTTCGGATCGGGGTGCGGGTCTTTACCCCGGCCGACACGACCGGGGTTCAATGTTTTTTCTGACAGATCAGCGAATCACGATCTTCTCGCCCACCCAGGCGAAGCGGGCGACGAGGGCCCGACCGCGGGGCGTGAGGTCGTAGTAGGGGGCCTCGTGAAGGAGGCCGAGCGAGACGAGCGGCTCGGGATCGCCGTAGCTCTCGTGGGGGGCGCCGTCGTCCTTGGCCGAGAGGAGGAGCTTCGCTTGAGACTGGGTGATGGTCGTCATGGCCCCGAGACGATCGGGCTCCCGGGCTTTTTCCGAAAATCGCCAGGGTCGAGAAAAGTCGCTTCGGGTGTCAGACCGGGCGGCCGGGGTCCGTCAGCGGTGTACTCACGTCGACCTCACGTTTTGGCCTCTCCCCCGAGGGGCATGGAGATCCACGAACATGAAGACCCCGAAGAACAAGCCCGTCGCCAACGTCCTCAACTCCGCGGGCGGCCTCGCCTTCAAGATGGGCGAGAAGCACGCCCTCGCGCAGATGGCCGCGACCGGATGCTTCAACAACACCTTCTACACCTCGGCCGAAGACCAGCTCGCCACGGTGGGTCAGCTCGCCATGGCCGTGCCGACCGACTTCCTCGCGAAGACGGCCGTGTACGCCCGGCAGAAGGGCTTCATGAAGGACATGCCGGCCTTCCTGTGCGCGGTCCTCTCGAAGCGGGACCCGGCCATGCTCTCGCGGGTCTTCCCCAAGGTCATCGACAACGGCCGGATGGTGCGGAACTTCGCCCAGATCGTGCGGAGCGGCACGGTTGGCCGGACCTCGCTCGGCTCGGGCCCGAAGAGGCTTCTCCGGAGCTGGTTCGAGGGCAAGGATGACCGGTCGATCTTCTTCGGCTCGATGGGCAACAACCCCTCCATCGGTGACGTGATCAAGCTCGCCCACCCGCGGCCCACGACCAAGGAAAGGGCGGCGCTGCTCGGCTACCTCATCGGCAAGGAAGAGTTCAGCTTCGGGGGTGAGAAGCTCTCGGTGGCCGAGCACCTGCCCGCAATCGTGGCCAAGTACGAGGCGTTCCGGAAGCAGCCTGGCAGCGAGCTGCCCGAGGCTCCGTTCGAGATGCTGACGGGCCTCACGCTCGACGAGAAGACCTGGAAGCAGGTGGCCGAGCGGGCGACGTTCACGCAGACCGTGAAGAACCTCGCGACCTTCGAGCGGCACGGCGTCCTTTCGGACCCGGCCATGGTCTCGCTCCTCGCGAGCCGGATCGCCGACCCCGATCAGGTTCGCAGGTCCCGGACGTTCCCCTACCAGCTCTTCATGGCCTGGAAGGCGACCGAAGGGAAGATGCCGGGTCCCATCGTCCAGGCCCTCTACTCGGCCATGGAAGTCTCGATCGACAACGTCCCGGTGCTCGAAGGCAACGTGTTCGTCTTCACCGACGTTTCCGGCTCGATGACCACGAACCGGATCACCGGCGAGCGGAAGGGCTCGACGACGGACGTGAGGTGCATCGACGTGGCCGCGCTCATCACGGCCTCGGTCCTGCGGAAGAACCCGAGGGCGCGTGTGCTCGCCTTCGATCACGACGTACACCCGATGAGCTTCGACGCGAAGGAGCCGGTGCTCAAGAATGCCGCCAAGCTCGCGGCCTTCCGGGGCGGGGCGACCAACACGGCCGCTCCCCTCGCTCACCTGCTCCAGCAGAGGGAGCGGATCGACTTCGGCCTCTACGTCTCGGACATGGAGTCGTGGGTGACGACGGGACGGCGGTACGGCTTCTCCCATCCGGGCTCGACCGACACGCTCGCGCTCTGGGACCAGGTGAAGAGCCCGAACGGCCGGCTCGTCTGCGTCGACCTCGTGCCGAACACGACGAGCCAGGCGCCCGACCGGGAGGACATCCTCAACATCGGCGGCTTCTCGGACTCGGTCTTCACCGTGATGAAGGCGTTCCAGGAAGGAGCCGAGGGCTCGCACTGGGTGGACGTGATCGAGAAGACCGAAATCTGAGCCCCCGGCTCAGGTGACCGGACGACCCCGGGCGGACCCTCCGCCCGGGGTTTCTTCTTTTGCGCCCGACCCGGTAGATGAAGACCGGCCGCCTCGAAGTGCTCACCGGCCCGATGTTCTCGGGCAAGACCTCCCACCTCATCACCCGGGCGCTCCGAGCCCAGCAGGTCGGGCAACGGGTCCAGATCCTCAAGCCGAGGATCGACACCCGCTACGCGGCCTCGGAGGTCGTGACCCACTCGGGAAAGCGCCTCGCCGCCGAGGTGATGACCCCCGATGAGCTGCGGGCTGACCCGGAGAGCGAGGTCATCGGAATCGACGAGGCCCAGTTCTTCGGAGAGCAGGTCGTGCCCTTCGTCGAGAAGCTCGTGGCGGGAGGCGCAAGGGTCATCGTCGCCGGGCTCGACATGACCTACACGGGCAAGCCGTTTCATCCGATGCCCCACCTCATGGCGCTTGCCAACGAGGTGCTGAAGCTGACGGCCCGTTGCGTTCGGTGTGAGATGCCCGCAACGCGGACCTTTCGTGTTGCCGCCGCGCCGAATGAGATCGCCAGCTCCATCACGCCGATCCTGGTCGGGGGCAGCGAAGCGTACGAAGCCAGGTGCCTCCCCTGTTACCTCGCGAGGTAGGTTCTCGGAAAGCTCTTATGCAGCGGGTGGTGTGTCACCCCCCGGAGCGTCATGAGCTTTTTGGACCAGCTCGTCGAGAATGTTCTACCTGCCGTCATTTCTGGGGGCGGTACAGCCGCGTCCGCGATCATCGCGTTCTTCCGCGACATCAAAAAGAGGCTAGAAGAGACCGAAAAGAAACTCCACCTCATCGAGACGAAGATCGGTTCGGTCGAAGCGAAGTCGGGGATCGTCTACACCCTCTTCATCGTCGAGGAAGCGGCCAAGAAGCTCCGCGGCGAGATGGACGCCATCTTTCAGAACGGCCACCCGCACACCGACTGGGCGCACCTGCCCTGGGCGGCTCGCCGGGCTCTCTCGTCTCTGAACCTCGAAGAGCTTCACGAGGCCGTGGCCAAGATGCGGACGCTCGAAACTCGGCTTCGGGAGACCGAAGAGAGCCTCGACCGGATCGAGCGCCTGGTCAACAAGTGCGTGACCGAAGAAGACTTCGATCAGGCGACGCGACAGAACAACGAAGACGTGCTGGCGCTTCGCACGGCCGTAGCCGAAGCAAACGGGCTCCTCAAGGGGCTTCAGTCGGTGCTTTCGCTGGACGGAGCGCCCAAGGGGCCGAGGCGGTAAAATGGGTGTGGCGGTTTGCCCTAGCGTGGCAGAACCGCACATCATTTTATGAACCTACTTTCGGCGGAGGTTCGTTCATGTCTGGTGCCCGTACCCTGAGGAAGCCTGCGCTTGAGATGCAGTCCGTCGTCGTCGAAGCGCAAGAGATGCTGGAGCGCACCCGGGACTTGGTCTCCAAGCTGAAGAGCCGCAAGGTCGTGGCGCTTCCGGTGGCCGCCCCTCCCCCTGCTCGGATGCCGGCCCCCCTTCCGGCCGAACCGAAGTTGGCTGCGGGCGGGGAGTTACCCCCGCCCTTTGGCAGGCTCAGTCGGCGCAGGTCTTCTTCCGCGCCGACTCGATCTCGTCACACGAACCGACCTTCTTGACGCACCTCGGGTTCAAGAAGGCGCCGTTGGTCTGGGTCGCCTCGCAGAACTCCTGGCACGAGACGTTGCGCCCCTTGTCCGAGTCGAAGACGGGCTCTCCTTCTTCGCAGCCGAGACCTCCCTCGGCTTTCGGGCCGATGTGCTGGCACATGGCCGCGCACTGATCGGTGTCGGGGACGTTGATGGGGCTCGGCCCGGGCGCGTCCGGGACGTTCTTGCAGGTGGCGACGAGGGCTGAGAAGCCGAGAGCGAGCAGGAAAGAGGCACGAGTCATCGGAGGGTCTCCTTGGGTTACTTGGCCTTGCTCGCCTCGAACACGTCGCAGCAGTAGGACCCCGGGGGCTTCGGAAGCTCCGAGGGGTCCTCCACTTCGAGCGACTCCTGCCACTCCTGGAAGTAGCGGTTGCCGCAGTGCTTTTTGTCCTCGGAGAGGAACTTGCACTTCGCGCAGTTCGCGCCCCCCTTCGGCACTTCTGATCCGAACAGGTGGCCGGGGGGCAGCTCGAACTCACCCGTGAGCTGGGCGTAGGTCGAACGGCGGGCGAGAAACAGGCGGGCGACGCGGCGGGCTTGGCTCATGGTCTCACAAGCCCCCGGGCTATGAATAAACCTTTGACGTTCGGGCTCCTTCCGAGGAGCGCGAGCGCACATGGCAAACATCTACGGCTACCTGCCTGACCCCACGTCGGGCCTCGACGAGACGGGCACCCCGATCGACCTCATCGCCAAGGACTACGGGTTCTCCGACCGGCTCTTGCCGGCCCTCGGGACCGCGGCGGTCGGAGAGGGCGACGCCGACCTTCGGCCGTACTGCACCGAGTCGAACCAGCGCTCGCTCAGCTCGTGCGTGGGCAACGCCACGGCCGACGCCATCGAGATCCTGAACGCCATCGAGGAGGAGAAGCAGGCGAAGGCCCAGGGCCGCGACCCAAAGCCCCCCGTTCAGCTCTCCCGCCTCTTCGTCTACACCCTCGCCCGCGCCCTGATGGACGCGAACAACGACGGCCAAGGGGACGTGGACCAGGACAAGGGTACCCACATCCGGCTCGCCTTCGAGGCCCTCTCGCGCTGGGGCATCTGCGACGAAGACATCTGGCCCTACGACACGGCAAAGGTCTTCACGCTCCCGAGCATCAAGGCCATGCGCCAGGCGTTCGGCCACAAGATCCACAGCTACTACCGCATCAAGGGCGTCTACGACGACCGGCTCGCCGAGATCCAGGCCGCGCTTCGGGCAAACCACCCGGTCGTTTTCGGTACGATGATCGACAAGGCGTTCGAGGCCCTCTCAGGTCCGAACGCGACGGCGAAGAAGCCCACGGGAGCGACCCTCGGAGGTCACGCCCTCATCGTCGTCGGCTACATCGCCTCCTCGAACCTCTACATCGTCAAGAACTCCTGGGGCCAGGGTTGGGGCGATCGGGGCTACTGCTACATGGAGCCCGAGATGCTCGCGTGGGAGCAGACCTACGACCTCTGGGTCCCGACGTTCGGATCGATGTTCTGAGACTTCCGTTTATACGGAATCCGATCGAGAGACCCCTGCCATGCACGACCCCGCTTCTATCCGCGTCGCTCGACTCTTCCTCGCCAGGTCGGGCCGTACCTTCACCGCCGACGAAGGCGAGGGCGAGTCCGGAAAGAAGTCGGGGCCCCCGGCCCGCTGGCAGGAGTGGCTCGACAAGGTCCACCAGGGCGGCAAGAAGAAAGTGCCGAACCCGAACGCCGAGACCAAGGGCCGCTACAGCCAGGTCTCCTTCACGACCGCGCTGAGGGACAAGACGTTCTTCGGCAAGGCGATGGAGGAGTACAAGGAGTGGGCGAAGAAGAACCCCGAGAGCAAGGGCGGGGAGAAGGCTCCGGCGAAGAAGGAAGAGGAGCCGAAGAAGGACAAGCCCGCCCCGAAGAAGGAAGAGAAGCCCGAGCCCAAGGAAGAGAAGAAGGAGGAGCCGAAGAAGAAGAGCGCCACCTCCTTCGAGGGCGCCCTCGGGCCAGACGAGGCCGAGATCGACGCCGTCCTGAAGGAGCACGGCGAGGCGATCGAGAAGCTCAAGCCGGCCATGCAGAAGGCCGTCAAGGACTACGAGAAGAAGCTGAAGGAGGCGATCAAGTCTCGCCCCGGCATGAAGTCCATGCTGAAGGAGTGGCAGGCGAAGAGCGAGGGGGAGAAGATGCTCCACGCCGCTGGCCCCCAGATCGGCGAGCACTTCGAGAAGCACGTCCTTACCGAGAAGGAGCGGGCCATCCACGAAGACGTGATGGGCGACTGGCAGCAGTCGTCGGCCGCCCCCGCGTCGCAGAAGCTCCATGGGCTCGCCAAGAGCCTCGGCGTGAAGGGGTCGCCCTCGCCGAACGACGAGAAGGACGACGACGCGAAGAAATACCGCAAGGAAGGCGAGAAGGACAAGGAGCTGGCCGCGTACGTGAAGAAGTCCTACACCTTCACGCAGGCGATGCTGAAAAAGCTCGGGGTCAAGGAGCTGACCGTCTACCGCGGCGTCTCCGGGATGATCGACGGCTCGCCCCCGAAGGAGGGCGACGAGATCCAGATCAAGACCCGCGAGATGTCCTCGTTCACGACCGACAGCGGGAGGGCGAGCGCCTTCGGTCGCCGCATCGAGTACAAGATCCCCGCCGAGCAAGTCTTCTCCTCTGCGCTCACCAACCCGAAGTTCGGGCCCCACGGCAGCCACAAGGACACGCTCGGCGAAGCCGAGGTCGTCGTCCTCGGCGCCTCCACCAATACCGGCAAGGTTGCCGACAAGGCCAGGTCATGAGCAAGCCGATCACGATCCACCTCACCGACGAGAACGAGGACTGGACCAAGCCGAAGAAGGGCAAAGGGAAGAAGAAGGACGAGAAGAAGACCAAGACGGCTTCGGCCGAATCGGTCGTCGCCGCCTTCCTCGCCCAGCAGCCCACGCCGAAGAAGTAAGCTCTACTCCTCTTGTACTTTCGCTAGGGTATGTCCGACAAGGCGCCCAAGAGCTGTGAAGTACAAGATTGCGGGTCCCCGCACTTCGCCAAGGGGTGGTGCAAGCACCACTACCACGCGAACTACGCTCACGGGGACCCGCTTGCAGCCCAAGGCAAGCGAGAGCGGGCCTTCGGCGCCAAACCCCCGGGGGCAACCTGCTCGGTCGAGGGCTGCGGCAAGCCCTACTTGGCGAAGGGGTACTGCCGGAAGCACTACAATGCCTTCCGGACCCATGGGGACCCCACCACACGCCTCCGAGGTGAGAAGGGCCAGGGGTCTCTCACACGGGGATACGTCAGCGTGAGCATAGGGGGCCGAGGGGGTACAAAGAAACTGCAACATCGAGTAGTGATGGAGCAAATCCTCGGGCGACCTCTTCTGCCCCACGAGAACGTCCACCACATTAACGGGGTGCGGAACGACAACCGGCCCGAGAACCTGGAACTTTGGTCTAGCAGCCAGCCCCCGGGGCAGCGCGTCGCTGACAAGATCCGTTGGGCCAAGGAGATATTGGACTTGTACGGAGACTCGGAAGAGCGATGGACGAAGAGCTGACCCACCGAGTCGTTACGAGCTACCTCAAGAGTGCGTCGTACATGAACCCGGGCACGATCGTGCTATACGGGAAGTACAAGAACCACCGCGGGAAGATCGTAGCGATCGGCAAGGACAAGTGGGGCAACCCCACGATCGAGATCGAGCCGATCCCGAAGGGCCGCAAGAAGAACAAGGTCATGGGCCTGTTCAAGGTCTGGCGAGCCGACGTGAAAGAGAAGGCTCTCGCTGAGCAAGCCAAGGAAGAGCAGGCCAAGGAAGAGCAGGCCAAGGCAGAGGAGGCGGGGGCGACGAAGCTCGCTCGCCTGGTGATGGCGGACCTCGTCGAGGCTGGGCTCGACGAGACGCGGGCTCTCCTTGCTGAGTTCGAGAAGGCCGTGCAGATCCTCGACCTCGACCCCGAGGCGTGCGAGAAGGCCCGCAAGACGATCAACGAGCACTTCACCTTCCGGCTCACGAAGAAGGGCGAGCCGATGCCCCCGGCCCTGGAAGCGGCCTACGTGCCGGCGGTCCAGCTCTCGGAGCAGGCGTGGTCGAAGATCAAGATTGCCGTCACGAAGCTGCCGGACGCCGGACGGGCTCTCTTCTTTTCCTTGCTCCAGAACTTCTCTCTGGCCCCGGCACAGCGCAAGAAGATCGAGAAGATCGCGCGGGACCACGACAAGGGGTTCAAGATCAGAATCCCAGGCTCGGGCGCTATCGCCGACATGAAGGTCCTGGAAGTGTACCAGGACCTTTACAAGCGCTGCCAGGGTGAGCTGAAGCTCGCTAAGGACGTGATCGCCAAGGGCAAGGAGCACAGCGAGGAAGGTGCAGGAGCGACCAAGAAGAGGGCTGGGAGCTTCACGGTCGTAAACGCGGGCGGCTTCTCCTCCGAGATCGTGGACAACGTCGCCGAGGTCATGAAGAAGGCCGAGGCTCTGGCGAAGTCGAGCGGGCTCGGCGAGGTGTGCTACGGCGACGTACAGGTCACCAACACCATCAGCAGCAAAAAAGACTCGCTCGCTTTCTACGTGGCCAGCTCCGATTCGTTTTTCGTGCGAGCCAACGTCAAGACCGACTACGACACGGTCTACGTCGTACTTCACGAGCTGGGGCATCGGTACGCCCGCAAATTCCTGAAGAACGACCCCGGCGTAGACAGGCTCTACGAGATCCTCGCAGGGGAGGAGGCCGGGTACGCGACGACCGCTCGGCCCAAGGCCGGTGACCTCTGGAAGGACCCGAAGCGAGGGGGTACCTACCGGGTTCGGCAAGTCGAGCGGAAGGGCAGGGACACGTACGTCGTCATGGAGAACGTGGACGACCCGAACGTGGTCGGCCGCATCCCTCTCGAAGGATACCTCCAAACCCGGAACACGGACGCCCCCAACTACAAAGGGTTCGTCTCGGCGTACGCGAAGAATGGCGGGCCGCACGAGAACTTCGCCGAGATGTTCGCCTTCTACTGCATGGGCAAGCTCCCGGTCTCGCAGAGCGTCCCGTTCGAGGCCCTGGTCTTTGGCGGGCCCGAGAAGGAGACCTTCCGCTTCGCCCGAAAGGTTTTGGCGAGGCACCTGCTCGAAAGTCTGGTTCGCTAAGGCTTTTTTGGGGTACTGACGTACCCCATGGCGAATGCGATCGACGGCCTGCACCTCACCCTGGACGGTCGGGTCAAGGACCCCGCTGTCTTCAACGAGACGAACCTCCGCGGCATGATGCTGAAGCTGGTCGAAGACCTCGACATGCAGCTCATCTTCGGTCCCGTCTTCAAGGAGGTCGAGGTCGATCCGTCGAAGCTCACCGGGGACAAGTTCGTGGACGAGGGCGGAATCTCGGGCTACTGCATGATCTCGACCTCGCACATGTCGATCCACTGCTGGCCCCTGCGCCGCGTCTTCATGGCCGACCTCTTCTCCTGCAAGGGCTTCGACCACGAGCGGGCGATCGGCACGGTGGCCGAGTTCCTGAACCCCACGGCGCTCAACCACACGCGGATCTTCCGCAGCCCCCCTCCATGACCCTCCGACGCCTCGTGCAGAACTGGACCTTCCACAACCTCTTCGCCCACCCCGCGAGCGAAGTCATCTTCTGGATGCGCCACCTCTACGCCCCGGCCGAGCGGTGGAGCAACTGGGTCCACGACGCAACGGTACCCCCGCACGAGGCAGGCACCGGCCGAGGCTGACGCCCCGTTCAAGTCCTTGTGCCTCCGAGCGGGGCATGAAGCTCGACATCATCGCCTGCGAAGAGGCCCGGCCCGTGGATCTCTACAAGGGAGACCTCGTCGTCGGCCGCACCCGCTACACCCTGACGATCCGCCTGCCGAGCGGGGCGAAGGCCAAGGTGCAGGTACCCGCGGGCTTCTACGACGAGGTCATCCGGGGTCAGATGGACGAGAACGAGCCGCCTCCAAGCGGTCCGTCTCCTTCACCGTCACGGTGAGAAGCTCGGTCCGGACGGCCAGGAAGTAGTCGTTGATCCGGCCGAGGTCCTTCTCCAGGCTGCTGATGGTGAAGGACGACTCGGGGTAGCGGCGGTTCTGAACGACCGCCATGGCCCGCCAGACGTACGCCGTCGGATGCTGCTCGATGGGGTCGGGGCAGAGCATCATTTCGAGGTCGAGCAGATCGCGCCAGCAGGTCTCTAGGGCAAGGGGAGCGTCGGGCCCTTTGCCGACGAACATGGCCGTCCGCTTGGTGAGGCCCTCGATCCGCTGGTCGATGTAGGCCCGGAGGGTCGCTTCGAGAGTCATGTCCGGCTCGCTTTCTTCGCCCGCTTGGCGAGGCGCTTCTTCATCATCGCGAGGCTGGTCCGGTTCTGGAGATCGGCGAAAGTCCGGCCTTCGATGTGGTCGAACTCGTGCTGGATGACGACCGAGAGCAGGCCCTCGGCTTCGAGCGTAAAGCTCTCACCCCGCTCGTCGAGGGCGAAGATGACGACCTTCTTGTGCCGCGGTACCCAGATACTCTCGCCGGGAAACGAGAGACAACCCTCGACCGAATCGACCTTCTCCTCGCTCGCCGAGACGATGGCCGGGTTGACGAAGACATACGGAGCGGGCTCGCCCGAGACCCACTCCACGTCCACGACGAACATCCGGATGGGCAGGCCCACCTGCGGAGCGGCAAGGCCGATGCCCCGTTCGGCCCGCATCGTATGGATCATGTCGAGAGCGAGGGTGCGGGTCTGACCCGTCACGGTGATCGGGTCGGCCTTCCTCGCGAGGATCGGCTCCGGGTAGTGGACGAGCGGAAGGCGGCTAGGAGCGTAGGGGGTCATCGGGGCTTGGCTTTCGAGGCAAGGTAGGCGCGGTCTTTTTCGATCTGCTTCCAGGCACGAGAGGACACCGACCCCTTGGCAGCATCGCCCGTGTAGTTGCCTTGGTAGAGCGAGACCTCGCCCTCGATGGTCTCGAAACGCACCTGACAGCAGCGCTGCCCCGGGTAGACGATGAGCGGGTGGGTGACTTGCACTTCGAGCGTGAACTGGCCATCGAACCCAGGGTCCCCGAAGCCAGCGGTGACATGAACGACCGCAAAGAGCCGGCCGATCGAAGACTTGCCGTCCAAGATGGGCACATAGTGGTCGGTTCGGATGCGCTCGGCGACGCTCATGAGATAGCCGATCCCGGGCCGGAGAAAGAACGGCTCCCAGGGTTCGAGCACGCACCCGATGGTCTCGTTTTCCATCGCCGCGTCGAGATAGCCGTTCGGCCGAAAGGTCATCCCAGGGAAGGGCCGGTTCGGGTTCTGGCAGGCCCGGGGCATGAGTCCTTCCCCTTTGACTCCGTTTCGGCGAACGGGCGAGAAGTAGCGCTCGGGGTGGTTGGGGCTGTAGTCGGGGCTGCAACTGTCGACTACGTTGTGGTAAACCAAGACCTCGCGACCGAGGGTGAGGTCGAGGCTCGCGGGGTTCATGTAGTGGGGGTCGAAGGGCTCGACTTCGATCCGCCCTGCCTTGATCTGCTTCTGGATCTCCAGTCCGGAAAGGATGCTCATGCTCCCCTCTCTACACCTCTTGGGCGGTGTAAAGGCGCGGTATGTTCGAGCCCATGTCAAAGCGCCTCTCGCCGCGCAAGCAGGGTGAGGCCGAGATCAAGATCCTCCAGATCGGCAAATCCGAGGCCGACTTCTCCCGCATCCGGGAGGCCGCGACCGGCGGCCGGGAGCAGGCCATCCCCGAAGGGACCTACGCCCAGCTCTTCGTGGGGGGCCAGCTCGTCATGAGCGACACGCCGATGGAGCAGCGGACCAACACCGAGCTACTCGCCCGGGCCCACGGCCGCGTGCTCATCGCCGGCCTCGGCCTCGGCATGGTGCTCGTGCCCTTGCTTCAGAAGCCCGAGGTCGAGTCGATCCTGGTCTTCGAGAAGAGCGAGGACGTGATCGACCTCGTGGCCCCGGCGTTCCAGAAGGCCATCGACGACGAGCGGCTCTTCATCCTCTGCGAAGACATCTACGACGTGCGGCCCGACGACGATGAGGTCTGGAACACGCTCTACTTCGACATCTGGCCCGACATCACGGCCGACAACCTACCCGGGATGGAGCGGATCGCCAACACCTTCCGCTGGCACCTCGACCCCGAGGACCCGAAAGCCTGGATGGGCTTCTGGGGCAAGAAAGAAGCCGAGCGGGCCCGGTGGGAGGGGTACTGAAAAAGCTCTTCTGGGATCACCCCTAGAAGAGCCATGACAGCCAAGAACATCCGGGACATGCTTGCCGGGCCCGCGCACCCTTCCGAGTCGGTGACGCTTCAGACCCTCGCCGCCGAGCGCATCGAAGAGGGTGGCGGACCCGAGCCCGACCTGATGGCAAGCTTCTTTGCCCGGATGCCTGGTGACCCAGCGACGCACCCAAAGGGACTCACGATGCCGGAGAACCCGAGGCCCGACCTCGGGATCATGGCCCTCTCGCGGGCCCTTCACGCCGGGCTCCTCACCGATCCAATCGAAGAGAAGCAGGCACGGGCCTACATCAAGCTCTTCGAGGACATGAGCGGGGACAAGCTCTACGAAGGCCGAAACCACGAGCCCGCCTGCCAGGTCGAGCAGGAGTACACGGACGTGGAGAACGACGAGCTGCGCCGCCTCGAAGACGGAGGGAGCCCGAACCGGCTCAAGGGCCGAGCCGACCCCTGGCCGTACAAGTAGCGCTCAAGCGTAGAGGTACATGTGCGGGGCGTCTTCCGACCACTCCCCGTTCTCGGTCTCGAAGCCCATGCTTCCAAGCAGAGACGCCATGTGGGGGTTCACGACCCAGACCCGGAAATAGTACCCCGAGAGACGCGAACCCGCCTGATCGAGGGCCCGCTGGACCAGAGCCCGAGCAATGCCCTGCCGGCGGTAGCCCTCCTCGACCACGATCGAGAACGTGACCCGGAGGCCGTCCTCGTCCGGGTAGGTGCCGAAGGTGAGGGCCCCGACGACTTCCTCCCCAACGACGGCCACGGCCAAGGGCCGCTCCTCCGAGGAGACCTGGATACCCTCCCAGGCAAAGAGGTCTTCGGTCTGGCCGACGAAGTCTCCCGAAGCAGGGGCGATCTGAAACGTGGGGGGCGTCATGGGGTTCATCCTTTCTGGCCGGCAAAGCCGGCGATCTGCTCGTAGCCCGAGCCGCCGTGCATCTTGCTCGACCCGGGGCCGTAGAAACGATCATGGCTGCTGGACGTGAAACCGCGGACCTTCTTCGGCACCTCCCGCGCCGTCATCTGGAAGCCGTAGCTTTTCAGCTCGGCAATGATCCGGGGGTTCGACCGGCGCAAGGTCTCGGCAAGCTGCAAGACCTCGTCGAGGCAGAACTCGGTACGCTCCTCGTCGAGGAGAAACTGAGCAAAGGCTTCGATGCTCTCAAACTCGGGCGAGGTCTCGACGGCAGCGGTCATGTCGTCTAAGACGGTGTAACCGTCAGGGATTTTCCAATGAAAGACCCCGGCCCCGAGTCCATCCCCGCCCTGCGCCGCCGGCTCTTCGAGGCGGGCTTCCCCCACGACCTCGCGACGGCTCTTCGCGTTCGGTCGGCGGCCCGTCAGGGACGGCTCGTTTGGGGGCCGGGGGAGATCACAATCATCGGGGAGAATTTCGAGACGATCCGAAAAGAAGCCCCGTCTTCGGTGTTAGAAGAAGCATGACCACCCCCAAGTGCCACGCGACACGCTACACCTTCGGCGTCCTCGGCGATCACACGACCGTTCACGTCGAGCTTCGGCACCAGGAGAAGGGGATGTGGGCCATCCTCGACTCGGTGGGCTGGGCCCTCTTCCGCGATGGGCAGTGGGGGAGCGAGCGGTTCCCGTCCGACCGGACAGAGGACTTCCTCCAGGGCTGCCGCTACCCGCTCGACGAGGCCCTCCAGCTCGCGAGAAAGGCCCACGAGGCGAAGGTCGCCGAGCACGAGGAGTGGAAGAAAAAGAACGGGGTGGAGTGACATGGGCACCAACTTCTACTGGGTCGTTCCTGGCTGCGAGCCGCGGGAGCACACGCTGCCCACGGGCGAGACCATCGAGATCCGCCGGGGCTACGACGACATGGACCCGAAGGTCCACCTCGGAAAGCGCTCGGGCGCCGGCATGTTCTGCTGGGACTGCCGGGTCACCCTCTGCAAGGGGGGCAACGAGATGCTCCATACGGGCAGGAGCGAGTGGTTCGATCGCTGCCCGCTCTGCCACAAGAGCGAGCGTGACCGGATACCGACCCGGTTCGATCGGGCACTTAGCGCGGAGGAAGCCCCCGAAGCCGTGACAGACCGGAACGGCGTCTCCTACTGCTGCTCGTTCTCGTGGGCCCAGAACCCCGAGACGGTCCGGCGCATTCTCGCCGAAGAGATGGGTAGCGATAGGCCGCTCGTCGAAGACGAGTACCGCAAAACCTACACGGCGCGGGAGTTCGTCGAGGTCCTCGCCGACTGCCCGATCGAGTTCACCGAGCTTATCGGCCGGGAGTTCTGTTAGCGGGCGGCTCGGTAGTCTCGGTAAAGCAAGGCGAGCGGGATGAGCAGGAGAACGAGCGCGAGAACGAAGATCCCGGGGTGCCCTCGAACGTAGGCCCGGGTCGCTAGGGCCGAAAAGAGCATGACGAGGACGAGGAGGACAATTTGAGGCGCCCCAAGAGTCATACCAAGCCGGTTTCACAAAACACTCTGCGGTTCGCTCACCGGTCGGACCACGAAGTGCTGGGCGAAGCGTCGGTCTACCCGGGGCATCCCGTAACCCTGGCGTACCTGATCACGGTCGCCTTCGACAGCTACGCCGAGGCCACGTTCAAGAAGTCGGACGCGGATTACGGCGCGGCCCTAGGGTCCAGCGCCATCCCCGGGGCCGGCGGGTGCGTGAGCAGCGCCATCCACCTTCTCCAGCTCGCCCTCGACCCCGGGGTGGGAATCGACCGGGCTATCGCCTGGGGAGACCAAGCCTGGTACGGCTGTGACAACCAGGGGTCCGGGGGAGGCTCCTACGCCGCGGACGAGGCGGCCCAGACCCGCTTCCGGGAGCGCTGGGCGGAAGGCCAGGCTCAGGCTGACAAGATCAAGCCCTTGCTCCGGACCCGTCTGGCGAGCTGGAAGTAGCCCGCGAGGGACGGGTACCGTGCCCCTTCGGGGTTCACTCGACCCGAGTACGAGGGAAGCGGGCCGGCGGCATCTTCCTGGCCCAGGAAGGGGGGTTCTTGACCGCTTTCCAGATGGGTGCGACCCGGAGGGCCTCGACGGAGACGAGCCGCTGAGGGGTCGTCCGAGCGTCGAGCACCGAGGAGGTCACCCGGAACTCTCCGTTCACCCGGAGTTCCTCGGTCCGTCCGCCATTCTTCCGCCGAACGGTGAGGTCCAGGACGAGGTGATCGCCGATCCGGAGCGTATCCGGAAGGGATTTTGCCACGCGGGGCGAGTCCTTGAGGTCCGAGAACACGAGAATCGTCGTGGGTTGCATGGGGATACACCCCAGATCCTATAGAAAGGAACGCGATCCGGAGGGTGCTTCCCCGTGGGAAGGGATCGACAAACCTTCGATGGTGTACTCAGGGGAGCGTCCCCTACGGCTCAGAGGGGATGGCAACCAGGTTCTACGGCTCCTTGCCCCCGAAGGGGGGACGGTAACCCCTCAAGCTTCCGAGGACGTTCCGAAAAGACCCGATTGCTGAAGGTGAGAGTGGGCCTGTCCGACATCCTCTCACGTACCCCCGTCGATCCTCCCCGAAGACCATGCACGCCATGTCTGCTCTGCCGAACACGAGTAGGAAGCCTACGAGGATCTCGCTCGGCATCTCGACGGAAGGGAAGCGGACGGTAGAGACCGTCCGGACTCCCCATGGGGAAGTAGCCAAGAAGAGCTTCTCTCTCGATCTCTCTGATCCCTCAGGGATCTCTGAGATCAGTATCTCTTCTGTCTGAGATTTGATCTCGGATGAAGCGAAGCTTCAGACGACCAAGACCCCAAGCATCCTCGACATCGTACCCCCACCCGTAACCGCAACCGTACCCACCCCAGCACCAGAAGAAGAAGAAGCGACAGCAGCAAGAGAAGAAGACGCACCCGACTCAGACCCAGACTCAACACCGAACCGTAACGACATGAACGTAACCGAAAACGTGATCGAGAAGCTCGCGAGAGCCGCTCACGAAGTGAACCGTACCTACTGCGCCCTGATCGGCGATCCGTCCCAGGTCTCCTGGGAAGAGGCTCCTGAGTGGCAGAAGGTCAGCGCCCGATTGGGAGCACGACAGGTGCTCTTCGGCTCTTACGATCCGAAGGAGCTGCACGAATCGTGGATGCTCCAGAAGATCGAGGCCGGCTGGACCTACGGTGAGAAGAAGGATGCCGAGAAGCTGACGCACCCCTGTCTGGTCCCCTACGGAGAGCTTCCGGAGTACCAGAAGGCGAAGGATCTGCTCCTCTCGGCCACGATCCGAGGCGTCGCCTCCTCGATGGGGATCACGACGAAGTAACCTGTATTTTCCCTGGACACGTCTGCTTTCGGGCATCTTCCTTTTCGTGGGGAGAGTGCTACAGGTCTTCCTGCACCCTGCGTCCGTTTCGGACCTTCCGGTGTCTGGGGGAGATCGTCGGATCACATCCTCCGACAGAACGAGGCGCAGACCGTGTGGGCGATCGTAGACCTCCAATCCGGTACGCTGTATGTCCCTAAGGCGTGGAAGACAGAGAGCGAGGCGCGAGCCGAGCGAGACGGGCTTCTCCGGTACTTCCCGGAAGGGGGCGCCTGGCAGAACCGAATCCAGGTGCGGCCTTGGGATCAGCCGGTGGTACCGAACGTTGGCCGCCCGAGGGGGCGGCCGAAGCGAGCGGTCTGATCTTGTAGCTCAGGCAGCCGGGAAGAAGGTCGCCACGAAGGTCCACGAGATCGCGAGACTCGACTCGGTACCTTCGCTGGCGAACACGGCCCGGTCGAACCACCTCCGGGCAAGCGGCCTGTTGCTTTCGAGCAGTTCGAGGGCCGTCGCCCAATGACGGAGCGCCTCCAGCTCGACGGCTCCCTGGTCATCCTCCTTCGGGGGCTCGGCCGTACGGAGGGCGTGGGCCGTCAGAGCGAGGGGGGCCGTATCGTCCGAGACCCAAGTGGCCCAGGCAAGAGCGAGCGTCTCGAACGTCCGGCGGGTCCAGGGGGCCGAAGCGGGAACGAGGCCGGTGGTACCGAGCGGGGGCTTTCCGGCGATCGTCCGGAGCGCGTTCTGGATGACGCACAGCTCGGCCGAGGAGGCTGCGCCCTCGGGCAAGGCTTCGAGGGCATGGCGGGCCAGCATCCGGGCCCGTTCGGCCGGGCCGCTGCCCGAGACGGTGGCGGTGGCGGCCCCGAGGGCTGCCATGAGGGCCAGGGAAAACTCGAAGTCGTCGAGGCCACTGGGCACGTCGTCTTCGCTGATCTCCTGCATTTCTTCGAGCATACCAGGAGACCCGTCGCTAACCAAGGTCGACGGCAGAAGAGGGACTTCTCCCGAGGCCGTCCGGCGGCGAGGAGGGTTTTCGTTGATTTTCGCAGTGTTAGGGAGGTTTCCGCGGCGCGTCATCGAAGGGTGCCTTGCTTTAACATTGACACCTCTTCGAGCGCGGACGTAAGGCAGAAGCTCGCCGCCCCCACCAGGCGGCGCCAACCGGAGCGCGAGAGCGGCAGATCCCGCCTTCCGGTCGATTCCGAGAAAAAGAGCGGGGGCTCAATCGTCTGGGCCCGAAAGAGAGGGAATGCAAATGGCGAAGGTGCTCGACAAGATCCCTGACGGCTACGTCCCGACCGATCTCAATGACCTGGTGCGTGTGTTCACGCCCTACGTCGTCAGCCTGATCACGAGGAACAACCGCGTCGCAACCAACTTCGAGGACATCCTCCAGCACGTCTGGCTAGAGCTGGTGCGTGTCGACGTGGTCAACAAGTACCGCACGTCGGCCGGGTCGATCGCTTCGCGTTGCACAGCCGAGCAGGCGGCGAGCTACCTTCAGGTCACCTGGCAGCAGTGGAAGGTGATGATGTGGCGGGCGCATGGAGGCGGCGACATGCGCAAGAAGAAGCGGGGGGATACGACCCGCACCCAGACCAAGAAGTTCATGCCCGAGCCAGTCGACGCCCGGGGCCGGCCTCTCTGGGTGCCGGGCTCCGAGGCCCATCGGACCAAGGCCGGCTGGTCGTCGAAGAAGACCCTCTTCGAGATGGTCGACATCGAGAAGGTGAAGCTCTGCGGGACCTTCGCCAAGACGCACTCGACGATCGAGCCCGTTGTGCCGCGCACGCGGGGCCGGTTCAAGATGTACCTCGCCTCCGCCGTCCACAACATCTTCTCCAACTGGTGCCGGACCCGGTCGCGCCGCTACAAGGACATCTACCTCGCTCCGCTCGGCGAGGAAGAGCAGGCGTGGGAATCGATGGTCGTCGATGAAACCTCGTGCCGGCAGCAGGCCACGGCCGAGGTGGCGCGGGTCGTCGCCGACATCACCCGCGGGGTCAAGCTCTCGGCAGAGCCTCTGCTCGACTTCGTGGGCAAGGACAAGAAGCTCTCCGAGGCGGGCAAGGCCGAGATCGGCGCTCTCGTGGCTGGCGACGGCCTCGATGACCACGAGCGGGTCCAGCAGGTCTTTCTCACCTTCTTCGCCGAGGGCCTGTCGCTGAAGGAAGTGGTCGCGGGCCTCGCGCTGCCGAAGTCGGTGCTGAAATCCGTCGGCAAGTGGTCGGGCACGGGCTTAGCCCTTGTTCCGAAGCTTCTTTTCGTACTCGGCCCAGGCACGCAAGGCGTCCTGGGCCGAAGTGCCTTCAGGGACATGGAAGCACGCGCCCCGGGTCGAGGAGACGTAGACAGCCCAGCGCTCGTTCTCCCAGACGTGGTAGCGAAACTCGCCCGTGAAGGTGCGCGTCTGCGGCCCGAGCCTCGCCCGGTGGATGCCTACGATGCCCGCCTGGCCGCGAACGTCCCGGAAGAGCCGGACATACTGGTCAGCCCAGGCTTCGAGCTGATCGCCGAGGACGTTTTCGATCGGGGTCATCAGGGCCATCAGCCGAACTCCTCGCCACGCCAGAAGCCGGGCGGGGCCATCTCGCGGAAGCGGCCGTTCAGAAACTCCTCGTCCTCCTTCGACAGGGGCTTGTCGAAATTGCGCGAGAGGTACTCGAAGTAGGTCTTGCCCCGGCGGTATTCGCGCCGGGTCGGCGCGTAGGTCTCGTCGGTCGCGTCGTATTCGACGCCGACGCCGAACTGTTCGCCCAGCTCTTCCTCGATCCGGCCCTGGGCCCAGGACTCGAAGAAGTTGATCATGTGCCGGAAGGCGAGCCGCTTGCCTCCGCCCTGGAGGGCGACCGGGAAGCCTACGTCCTGCCCCGGGGCGAGGGCCATCTTGCGAGCCCCCTCCCGGTCTTGGGCCGTGCCGGGCAGAAAGACGAACCACACCGGGCCTTCGTCGTCCCAGTCGGTCTCCTTCACCTCCCACGGCCCGGGCAGCATCTTCGCGATCGTCTCGCGCAGAAGAGGCAGCATCTCGTCTCGCTTGAGCTTCTTCTTCATGTGGACGTAGCCGTAGTTCGCCATGCTCGAAGGCTACACCGGGGCTGGCAAATTTGTACTTATCCGCGGGACGATTTTGACATGTCCCTTCGCCTCGCTGCCGCCGCCGAAAACCTCCGCCGCAAGGTCTACGCCTCGCTCCCGTGGGGCTACCGTCTTGCCAACCTCCTCGTCAAGCTGTCGTCGATCCAGCACGACCTCGGGGGCGTGCTCTACGGCTACTTCTACCTCGCGGGGGTCGAGGGGATGCCCGAGCCGGCGAAGCCGATCAAGGAGGTCCGGGACATCCAGAAGGTCTACCGGACCTACGGAGGGTCGGAGGCCAGGGACTTCGGCAACAAGGTCTACAAGGCCCTGCTCGCCAAGTTCCGGAACCCCGACCTCGCCGAAGAGGTCGTGATGGAGCTGCTCCTCAAGATGTTCGACCCCCAGGAGAACGCCTCGTTTCTCGCGGGCCTGAAGGGCAAGAACCTCTCTCAGGCGCAGGGCTACACGCTCCGGTCGATGCAAAACCGGGCGCTCGACATCCTCCGGAGCCAGGACCGAGACGTGTCGATGACCGAGACGGACGACGAGGGGAAGAACGTCGAGCGCGTCATCGCCGACCCGAACCAGTGGGGCTACCTCGACGACGTGATGAGCGAGGAGCGGCTCGACGAGGTCCGCGAGAATCTGAGCAAGGCGCTCAGCGTGAGCGAGATCGACGACCTGCTCAGCCAGGTCGACGCGAGCCGGCCGGACGCGCCCAAGATCGAGCTGACGGTCAAGAACCCTCGGGAGGTCTCGATCAAGGTGAACGGCAAGAGCTACCCGCTTGCCTTCCGCACGCTCCAGGACCCGGCCCTCTCGAAGATCCTGAAGAAGGTGCCGTCGGGCAAGACCGTCGACCTCTCTCGGTCGCGCAAGACCGGCGTGCTCGCTCTGCTTCACCCCCTTCTCGATGCCCTGACGAGCGAGCCTTCGTCGCTCATCATCGAGCTGTCGCAGGCGACCGAGTTCTTCGAGGACCTGTCGGACGAGGCGGGCGGCAAGCGGGAGATCCCCGCCGACATTCGCAAGCAGATGGTCAAGGACCTGCCCCTCTACTTCGATATGCTGCTCGACAACAAGAGCGACGGCGAGATCCTCCACAACAAGGAGCTGCCCTTCCTGGCGATGCTCGAAAAGCATCGTGAGCAGAAGGGCGAGGGGCCGATCTTGCAGCCCTTCTGGCAGAAGGTCTTCAAGAACAAGGTGAAGGACGCCCTCGAAGAGGTCTACAGCCACCGGCTCAAGCACGCCGGCTGGACCTTGACGGCCCGCTGCCGCTGAGGGTGTGCTAGCCTCCCGGGCCATGACCGTCCGGGAAGTTCTCTTCGAGGACGGCGTTGCGATCCTGGGCTCGTTCCCGGACCCCGCCGTCCTCGAAGCCATTTCGCGTCACGCCGGCCCCCTGCCTCTCGTCATCGCCGACCCGCCCTACGGCAACATCGTGGGCGAGGAGTGGGATCGAGTCCGGGGCGATGACCACCAGTTCGCTCGCTGGATGTTCGGCTGGACCAACGATATCGCCCGGCTGAGCCTCCCCGGCGCGGCCCTCTACGTCTGGGGCGGCGTGGGCCGGATGAAGGAGGAGGGGCGCAGGTCCTTCCGTCCCTACTTCCGGTACCTCGCCGACGTAGAGAACCATACGCCCTACTCGCTCCCCGCCCCGATCACCTGGGCGAAGAAGCGTGGCTACGGCATCCAGTGGAGCTACCTCTTTGCTCGGGAAGAGGTCGCCTACCTTGTGCTTGGGGACGCGAAGAAGCCCCGGCGCTTCGAGGTCCCTTTGCTCGACGAGAAGCGGGGGTATGCCGGTTACAACGCCAAATACCCGGCGAAGAGCGAGTACCTCCGGCGCACGACGGTCTGGACGGACGTGACCGAGATCCTCCGGGGCAAGGTCCACGTCAACCAGAAGCCCGAGAAGCTCTACGAGATCCCGATCCTCGCCCATACCGAGCGGGGCGAGTGGGTGCTCGACCCGTTCGCCGGGTCGGGAACGGCTGCCTTCGCCGCTCGCAAGCACGGCCGGCGGTTCGTGATCGTCGAGCAAGACCCAGAGACGTTCGAGAAGACGGTGTCAAGGATTCAGGCTGACGACCGGACCGATATCGGTCGGCTCATCGAGCAGCTTGGAGACGACGATGGAGACCCCGGATGACCCGACTCTGACCGAAGACCTCTTCTTCTGGAACGGGATTCTCCGCGCCCCCAACGGGGGCCTGGCGATCGTGGACGGCGATGTGTATTCCGTTTCCCAGGATGGGACCCGGGAGCCTCTGCGGGGGTGTGTTTCAACCGTCACGGTGCTTCGGGTTCGGGAGGGCCTCATCCGGGGGTACGAGGTCTATGAGCTGCATGTGAAGGGGCCGGCGACGCGCATCTTTCCGCCACCGAACCCGAGCCCGGGTAACCGCTTCGATCGGGTCGGCTGAAGCACGAACGGCCCGAGAGGAGGGTCATGCCTCCTTCGCGCCGTTCGGTGAGCCTTCCGGGGTTGCTCACCACACCCGTTCGATCTTCTCGCGGGGGCCACCCGCATCCTCTAATCCATCGTGTGTTTCGCCTTTCCGGGCGTTGCCCAATCTGGGTTGCTCTTGCTGGGGACCGTCTTGCCGGCGGGGACCACCCGCGTCGTCTAATCCATCGTATGTCGCACCTTTCTGGGGGCTGCCCACCTGGGTAGCTGCGGGGGACTTCGCTGAGGCGCCCTGCCGCTTCGCCCTGTCGTCTCTGCTCGTGGGAGCCGTCAGCCCCCGTGGTTCTGACAACGGATGAGGGCCGGCCTTTTTTCCAGAAATCGGTCGAGGGCTCAGACCTCGGGCGAAAGCAGCCCTTCGCGGTCGAGCACCTGGTAGACCGTCTTCATGATCTTCTGGGCGTTCTGGGGCGAGAGGTACTTTTTGATCTTGCCCCACGTCTCGCTCACCATCAGCGCCGTCTGGGCGAGCTTGGGGGTCCGCTTGGCCGGGTTCTTGACAAGCTGCCGGGCGGCTTCGAGCGCTTGCTCGACGATCTCCTGGGTGTAGGCCCGAACCTCGCCCGGCTGGTTGTAGTAGAGCCGGGGGTCTGAGCGCATCGCCTCTTCATCCTGCACGCCGTGGATCTTGTCGGCGGCATGGGTCAGCTCATGGAGGAGGGCGGTATAGACCTCGCCCGCAAGCATCCCGGTCCGGATCGCAAGGAGCATCGCCTTGACCGACCCCCGGCCGTTGACGGTGACGCCGAGCAGGTTGCCCCTCTCGTTGATCGTGTAGACGCTGTCGGTGACGAGGTTTCCGCTCGGGCTCGGTTCCGTCATCAGGGTGACCCGGATCAGGATCTCGCCCCCCACCACCTTCCGCAGGCGGAAGGTCTCCGGCACGAGGATGTCGTCGCCCACCGGCTCGTCGGGGCTCATCTTGCCCAGCTCCTTCTTGAGCCCCTCGGCCAGGCTCTCGGCCAGGCGCTTGATGGCCGGCTTGTCGATCGGGACCGTGCGAGCGAGAAAGAGTCGAGCGACGCGGAGGGCGAGCGGGTCGGTCATGGTTGGTACCTGGCGATGAGGGACTTCTTGCCGGCCCGGGTGAGGCGCTTGATGGCCGCCTCCCGTCGCAGGGCGTCGGACTTCGAGGCCGCAGGTTCGAGGTAGACGATCCGCCAGGGGCCCGTGCCTCGGGTGAAGCGGGCCCCCTTGCCGGCGTTGTGCTGGGCGAGCCGGCGCTCGGGGTTGTTCGTCATCCCCGTGTAGAACCCCTTGCCGTTGGGGCTGTCGAGGATGTAGACGAACCACCCTTCGGCTACCACGTCAGGTCCTCGGAGAGCTTCTTGTTGCGGAGGCGAGCGATGATCATGGGGCCGTAGGCGATCGAGGCGTAGAGCCCGCCGGCCCACCTCTTTCGATCGTAGTCGGTCTGGGTGACGAGAGCCCGCTCGCGGCGCATCTTGATGTTGAAGGACGCCGCGTCGATCATGGCCTGACGAAACTGCCCCCACATGGGCGCGTGCGCCATCACCCAGACCGAGTAGTCGACGAACCCCTCTTCGTAGAAAGGATCTCCCTCGGGGAAGTTCGCGAGGGCGCCGTGGGTGAACTCGTGGCAGAGCTTTTCGAGGATCTGGCCCGGGTTGCCCTCGGTCGAGGTGGCGAGCCGCACCTGACCCGAGCGCATGTCGAAGCTCGCCGTGGCCCCGGCTGCGTGCATCCCCTCGGCGAGCGGGAGAATGTCGGGCAGCGGGCGGGTACCGTAGGGCCCGAGGGCCTCGGCAACGAAGCGGTAGATCCGGGGCGTCCAAGACTCGACGAACCGGTCCCAGGGGTTGCCGAAGACCTGCGACCGGAAGACGGGCCCGCCCGTCCCGGCGGCGTCGGACGCCGTCCTCAGCATGGTCTCGACCTGGGCTGTCGTGGGCTCGTTCATGTAAGACCGCGACGCAAAAGAGCTTTTGCTAAAGCTCTTTTGGATCTCGTGTCCTGTGGCGACCCCTACCTTCTTCCATGCTCCGAGCGGTTTGATCGTCGATGTTCACCAGACTGGCGAGTCGACGCCGGGGGGTCCGACCTGGGGCACGCTCGTCGTGAACCGTCCGGTGCCTGGGCTCATTGCCCTCGCTCGTTCGTCGGGGCACGCCCCCCTGCCCGCCAACTACGTGGCGACCAAGGGCACGCTCGACATGACCATCACCACGGGTACGCCCGGGACGGACATGGCCCTTGCCTCCCTTCTGAACGATCCCGACGCCCCACTCGGCTTCATCCTTCTGCTGCTCGACACGAGCAACCGTCCCTATGTGATGATCGTGGACGCCGGGGGCGTAACCGTGGGGCTGAGCACTCCAAGCGGCGACGCCATGGACGAGGGCTACAGCTACCAGATCCGGCTCCGGTGGAACGCGACCGCGCCTGTGTCCGGTAACCAGTACGCCACCCTGGAGGTCAACGGGGTCCTTCAGAGCTGGGCCTCTCCGCCCACGTCCGCGTGGACTCCTTTTGCATCGACCCTCTTTCAGGTGGGGTTCTGCACGGCCGGCCTGCTCGGAGAGGGGGCCATGGCAGACGAGTTCAACGGCACCTTCCTCGGCCCCGTGCGACTTGCAAATCAGGTTGCGTAAAGTTTCTATATTTCGGTCTCTACAGGACGAGTAAGTCCCGCTTAGCGAGCCTTACCTTAGCCTACCCTTCGCACCCACCGGTAAGAAAGTTCTTGCTGGTCTCGCGACCCGGTGTTAGGTGGTCCTGAGCAGCAGCAGAACCCTTCTTCGGAGTCTACGTGTCCTCAACCCTCTCGCTCTCCACCAAAACCGCCCTGGTCGCCTCGATGGCGAAGGCGGATTGGTGCGTTCTGAGCGCCGGGGAAGAGAAGCGCGTCCTCCTTGCCGGTTTTGCCCAGATTCAGACGCCCTCGTATCCCACCTCGAATCATGCCAACCCGGAGGTGGGTAACTAGGGCGGCCGAGAGAGACGAGAGACCTGATCTCGCTCGCGAAGGCCGCCCTGGTTCCGACCAGAGGCGGCCTTCGGCGTTCTAGGGGTTTACGCCGAGAAAAACCCCGTCCGCTAGCGGTGTTGTCTGCGCGCGTCTGCGCGCCACGGGAGACGTGTATCTTCCGTAAGTGCTCGAAACTCCTGCAAAAACCTTCGTCAGGAAGCCTCGCCATGAAACGTAAACAGAAGCGCAAGCCCGCGAAGGCGGGCTACGAAAGGACGGGACGTTAGCACCAAGGTGGTGCAGGGGACTTTTAATCCTCAAGGGGCCAGTTCGATTCTGGTGCGTCCCACCGACCCTATTGGGGGTTGGCGTCAAGGTGACGCAGCAGGCTCTTAACCTGAGAGAGGCGGGTTCGATTCCCGTGCCCCCGACCATCAGCGTTTGCATCTACCAGGATCGTCTATCCGGCAAAGACACGAGGTTCTGACCCTCGGAAGGCGCGTTCGAGTCGTGCTCCTGGTTCCACTCCCCCTCCTTCGGGCGCGGGGACTGACCTTTGACAATCTGACAGGGCTAGGACGGCTTGCCACGGCCACCGACGCTCCCCGTTTGGGGGGTTAGGGCCGAAACGTCTCGTTGCGGTGATCGACCCCGACTCTACTGGGGGCTCCAGCGGGCGAGACAGGCAGGAGCACGCACCTCCCCTGCATGGTTTACAAGAAAGAAGGGCCTGGGTAACACCGGGTCCGGGAGGGCGCTTGTCTCCGCCGTGAGGCGGGGGCGAGCCTCTCTTTTTGTGGGGCTGATGTGCCGGTACATCGGCGCGGCTGTTAACCGCGATTCCGTAGGTTCGACTCCTACCCCCACAGCCACGGCAGAGAAAAATCGACCGAGGGGTGTAATCTCGGCGGGGGTTCTTGCGACTGATGGGGCATGAAGACCATCGCTCCCTGCACCTACCCCGCCCCGACTGCCACCTCTTCGGACGAGGAGATCCTTGCCCACGTCGAGCATATGAAGGGCTGCCCCGAGTGCGAGGCGGCCGAGAGGGCCGAGGACTACTGGATGATCAAGACCCTCTTCGGCGAGAAGTTCGCCAAGCACTCCCACGCTCTGCGCTTTCCTGGCGCGGCCCGTGGCGACGCCTGAAAAATCTCTGTCAGAGTCCCGCCCCCTCCGGTGTCTAGGAGGGGGGTGAGCGCCAACTGCCGAACCGAAGCCGCGAAGCTGCGGCGGAAGTATGCTACGGCGTTCGGCGTGCCCTTCGATGACGTGCTCATCGAGGAGCTGCCCGACGACGAGGCGCTCGTGTACGTCCCCGACCGTCCCGACCTCCCCAAGTGGTCGACCGGTCAGTGTTCTTTACAGTCATTCCGGGGTAGCTCAGCGGTAGAGCGAGAAGCTGTTAACTTCTGTCAGCGGGGGTTCGACTCCCTCCCTCGGAGCTAGGCATTCGGTCCTTCATGAAGTTAGGGACTGGTGCTGACTTCTCACCCCCTGCTCCTTCGGGCGCAGGGCCGCTCCCTTACGGGAGCTGATTGCCCCTTACGCCTAAATGGTGAGGCGCCGCCTTTGTAACGCGGAAAACTCGGTTCGATTCCGGGACGGGGCTCTGCTGTCGTACTGCTGCAACGGTACGATGGCCCGGGGTTGCAGCCCCGGTGAATGCTGGTGTAGCACTCGTGGGAGCGCACCTCTTTCGTAAAGAGGACCAGGTGGGTTCGACTCCCATCGCCAGCTCCGGTCCCCAAGGGGGCCGATTCAACTCCACCCCCGCAAGGGGGTCATTCGGGTCGCGGGAGCTTGGAAGCTCAAACACGCTGTAAACGTGTCGTCCTTCGCGGACTAGCAGGGTTCGATTCCCTGGCGGCCCACTCCTTCCGGGACTTCTGGTTCTGTACCTTGGGTCTCGGAGGGCATCTACGTCCAAGGTCAAGGTGACCAACCGGTTTCCAACTCCGGCGGCGAGGGTTCGATTCCTTCTGGACGTGCTGCGGGCGAGTAAAGCGGCTTCTACGCCGGTTTCATACGCCGGAGACAGCGGGGTTCGATTCCCCGTGCCCGCAACCGGATCGAATGTTGGGTCAGGACTACACCATGAAAAAGTACCGGTCTTGCCCGTCCCCTTGTCGATCCTTTCCCTAGACGAAGACCCCTGAGAGTCGCCCACGGGCTTTTTTCTTGCGTCTTCGTGAGCGGGTGTTACAACCCTGCTCCTAGGTCCAAAGCACGCCCCTAGCGGGGAGGACCCTCGAAGTGACCGCTTCGAGCTTGTGCCGCCCTGGCGGAGGTAAAAGCCCGCCGGGGTATCTTGGTCCCATCGTCTAGCCCGGTCTAGGACGCCCGCCTCTCACGCGGACAACGCGGGTTCAAATCCCGCTGGGATCGCTGGAGCGAATGAAAGCCTGGAGTACACCTCTACAAACGTCTCTCTAGGCAAACGGCTTGTCGCTCCTTCTCTTATCGTCCGGCTTGGGTGTGCAGCGCAAGCGACGCCCCGGCCGAGGTAACACCCTCCAAGGTCGGAAGTTCCTTCGAGCCTCGACGCGGCCCTTTCGCAAGGACGAGCTGGTCGAGGCGGTCCGGGAGTTCGTCCAGACCTTGAAGAGGGAGAACCCCTTCTGCACCGACTGCGAGTACCAGTGGCCGGTGTACGTTCTGGAGTTCGACCACGTCGACCCCTCGACCAAGCTCTTCAACGTCGGTGACGCCTACGCGGCCCCGTCCTTGGAGGCTCTGGTCGAAGAGATCGAAAAGTGCGAGCTGGTCTGCTCGAACTGCCACAAGATCCGGGAGTTCGAGCGGCGCCGGCCGAAGACCTGAGCCTCGTTCGTCTACTGGCTAGGATGGCCCCCTTTCAAGGGGCTGAAGGGGGATCGAAACCCCCACGAGGCGCTGCGGAGTGGAGCAATGGTAGCTTGTCGGGCTCATAACCCGAAGGTTGCAGGTTCAAGTCCTGCCTCCGCGCCTGGCTCGAATGCAAGAGGGACTCCACCTGTTAGGGTACCTGGGGTAACGCCTAGGCCAAGGTCTCTCACCTTCATTGTCGAGCCCTACCTCAGGTTCGTGGTAGCTTTGGGGGATGCCTGGTTGGGTAGAGTCTTCTTGGCCGTTCGCTCTGGCGTTCGCGGTGGCAATCGTGGTCGATGCGGCCTGGGCCGCGTACATCATCGCCACCGCCGAGAAGAAGGCCGTACGGGCCTCGCTCATCTCGTCGGGCATCGTGCTCCTCGCGGGCACGAACATGCTCCTCGTCATGCACGACAAGAGGACCCTTCTGGCAGCCGCCGTGGGCGGCTTCCTCGGGACGTACGCCAGCATCAAGTTCGAGAAGCAGAAGTCATAACTTTTACGGCAGAACACAGGGTGTAACGGAGCCTCCAAAACTCCGGAAGGTCTAGGGTTCGATTCCCCCCTGCCGTGCCACGAGCGTCCGAATACACGTTTGGACTACACGCCCCCACCTGAACCGGCGAGCAAACCTTCCTCCCTGCTCGATGGTTCAGGTGGGGGTGTCCCCTTCGTCCGGGGTGAAAGCCGGGTTCGTGGGGGTCATGTGTCTGGGCACCCCCCTTGTTGGACGCTTGTAACGGGTCGTGAGCTGGTCTGGTGATCTTAGCGTCGGTCTGAAAAGCCGAAGAACCCGGTTCGATCCCGGGACGACCCACCGTAGCGAATGCCTGATGGGACTCCACCATTTCAAGGACGAAGCCCGGGTTCGACTCCCGGCCCCGCAACCTGACGCGGGGTGTGGTAACGGTAGCCAGCGTAAAAACGGTCTTGTCGCCCCTTGTCGCTACGAATCTACGGCTAGGTAGCTCATTCTGGTAGAGCACTGGATTGAAAATCCGGGTGTAGCCGGTTCGATTCCGGCCCTAGCCACCGATCGGTGTAGAAGGCGCCCATGGCGCTCATCGACACCGTGATCCGCACCCTCTCCGAGCAGGCCCACAAGGCGTACTCGGGCCGGAAGTTCCGCTTTGGCGTCTCCTTCGTCGCGAAGGACAGCGTCTTTCTCGTCACGATGCGCCCCGAGGAGGGCGACGTGGGGGCGGTCTTCTACTGCCAGGGAGAGGGGCCCGATCTGGAGGAGGCCGCGAGGGGGCTTGCCGCCTCGTTCATCACCCAGACCGAACGTGACCTCGCCAAGACCCGCGCGACGGCCGAGAAGTCGAAGGCGTACTTCGAGAAGGCGGTCTGCGACATCGACGAGGCCCGCATCGCCCTTCTCGGGCTTGCGCAGAAGCCGTGACCGTCTCGGCCCTTCGGGGCCACCATCAGCCTGTAGCGCATCGGTAGCGCGCTTCGTTGGGGACGAAGAGGCAGCGGGTTCGATTCCCGCCAGGCTGACCGAGACTGTTTCTATCGCGCCTTACCAGGTACCATGCCGAGCAAGGTCGCGAAAGAGCAAGCTACCCTCGTCCGTCAGAGCTACGTCATCGCCGCGAGGCACCGTCTCGCCAGCGTCCGCGTCGCTGAGGCGGCTTCGATCGGGTTCGGCGCCCAGATGGACAAGATCGAGGAGGCCAGGGCGGTCTACTCGGAGTTCTGGAAGAAGCACTTCGGCCGGACCGACAAGCCCATCCTGACGAAGGAAGCCGCGAAGGACCTCGCCGAGCCCATCAAGGCGGCCGAGGACGTGCAAGGGATCTCGACCCTCGCCCATGTCAACGACAGCCTGGCGAAGGCGCTCAAGTTCATGAAGGACCTGCACGAGGACCTCCAGAAGATGAACGCCGGGTCGATCTCCTACTCGCGAAGCGGCGACAACCACTCCTGGACCTTCTACTCGCAGCTCGCCCAGGTACCGACGAGCCACTACCTCGCCGCCCTTGGGAGCATCCAGCGGGCCCCGAAGAACCTCGACCCGGACTTCGTCGACAAGACGCCCTACGAGCTGCTCGAAAAGAAGACCACGCGCCTCGTCGACATGTCCGAGGATCTCTGGGCCGAGGCCCACGACGCCGAAGGCGCCGTCAAGCGGGAGATCCGCAAGCTCGGTGGGCACATCAAGGACCTCGGCGCCGACCTCACCTCGATCGGGCTCGCGGCCCCGAAGGCCCGGCTCACGCGCGTCTCGAACCTCTACAAGACCGTTCTGACGACGCCTCCCCTCGACCTCATCGGTCACGGGAAGAACCCTTTCGGCGAGCTGCACGAGACGGTGATTTCGGTCCTGCGGGGCTTCCTGAAGACCAGGGACAAGGAGATCGCGGCGAAGCTGAAGGAGAAGTTCGCCTCGCTCATCAAGGACTTCGGCGACGCCAACACGACCCTGAGGGACCTTGCGACGAGCGGCATGGGCGTGTCGAGCAAGACGGTCTACCAGCTCACGAGCGAGATCGGCGGCTTCGCCAACCTCTACAAGCACTCGCCCATCGCCGACGAGGTCCGGCAGCAGGCCGAGCGTCTCTACAACCTCTCGATCCACCTCTCGTCCTCGGTGGTGCAGGTCGGCCGGATGCAGATGGTCACCCAGTTCGTCCAGCACGCGAGCGAGCTTCAGGCGCTCGTCGAGGACAAGATGAAGGCCGGCTGAGCCTTCGGCGGTGTATCGTACGGTATGTCCGCTCTTCTCCGCCTCCTTCTCCGGACTGCGGTTACCGTCGTACGAGAGACCGTCTTCCCGCCACCTGCCGTGCAGGTCGAGCGGGCCATTCGCCGGGCCGAGCAGCAGGGTGCTTACCGTACCCGGCCGCCGGCCGGGTGGAACTAGCAATCACGCTCAGGTGATGGAATTTGGCAGACAACGCCGTCTCAGAAGCGGCGGCCCTTTGTGGCGTGCGGGTTCGAGTCCCGCCCTGAGCACAAGCGATCTGAATGCAGTGAGGAGTCCATCTCTTGCCCAGACGTGGCCCAGGTTCGATTCCTGGCTCCGGCTCTCTATGCCGGGGTGGTGTAGAGGCAGCACACGAAAAGCTCTTTGCGTTCTTTGTCAGATCGTGATTACTTCGGCCGTCTCTTCGGCCTAGCGGGCCCCTTCGGGGCCCGTCAACATCTGGGTGTGGCTCAACCTGGTAGAGCGCCGCGTTCGGGACGCGGAGGTTGGGCGTTCGAGTCGCCCCACCCAGACTGCCCCCCGCAAGGGGGGTGCCTCGAATGATCGTGAGGAGTACACATCCATAACGGCCCCAAGGTAGCGATGTTCCCGTGAGGGACTAGCGACGGCACCAGCATCCCAAGCGGTAACACGCCGGGTCAGAGACTCCTTGACTCAGGGCAACCTGAGGATCTGCTCTCCTCCCTGGTGGGGGATAGGGTAGTGAGTCGAAGGTGCGGGGCGAGCGGTGGGTATCCCCGAAAGGGGACCCACAATGCGCAGGCGGCTCGAAAGAGCCTTCTCTTCACACCCTTTGTCGAGGTAGGTAGTACGCGCAGGTGGCGAAAAGGCAACCGCACTAGCTTGAGGTGCTAGCGCCCGAAAGGGCTTGGGGGTTCAAGTCCCCCCTTGCGCACTCGTTTCTCAGGAATGCTCGAAGGACTACATTCGCAAAACCGGCGCCCGAAAGGGCTTGAGGGTTCGAGTCCCTCCTCCTCTCGCGAGAGAGGTGTGGCGGAACTGGCAGACGCACCGGAGCCCGCAAGGGCATGATGTCTTTCACCCCCTTTGTCCTGAGGGATGAACTTGCGTCAGGTTGTGGTTGCGGTACAATCGCAACCTATGCCGTACAGAAATGTCAAGGCGTGGAGGAAGCGGGTCAAGCAACTCTTGACCCAGTCTTTTGGGGGCCGATGCGGCTGTTGCTCCTACGACTCGTGCATCGAGGCGTTGGAGTTCCACCACCTCGACCCGAAAGAGAAGGACCTCGGGGTTTCGTCTTGGGCCACTACGGCTTCTTTTGAGAAGCTGGCAGCCGAGGTCGAGAAATGCGTTCTGCTCTGTTGCCGTTGCCACCGTGAAGTTCATGCGGGGTATCGGCAGCTTCCCCAGGACATCCCGCGCTTCGATCCGGCCCTGTTCTCCACCCTGAGAGAGCAGGCTCTAGCTCCCCAAAAAGCGGCTGCGACCTTGGCGCGTAAGCGCCTCTCGACGCACCGAGGGAGCTGGGATGGGGTCGACGTTCTTGCTCTTCGCAAGGACGGGGTCTCGTGGGCGACGATCGCCAAGGCGGCTGGGGTCTCCCCCGCTGCCGTTCAGGGCAGATACAAGAAGCTCTTGGGTACGTAGTTCAACGGTAAGAACTCATCTCTGATAAGGATGGGATGGCAGTTCGACTCTGCCCGTACCTACCAAAGCCCCCCGTGATAGCCCCCGCAAGGGGGTTGGGCGCAGCATCCTCGGTCTTCGGGCCGGGCGTGGTTCTTCGAGGGCCTACCTAGCTTCGCTAGCTCTGGGACCTCGGGGCTTGCTGTATATCGCCCAGAGGCGGCCGTGCGGACTCTCTCACGAGGGCCCTCGGTCGCCTCACCTCAGGGAGAAGGTCTAAGGTAGGCCGCCTGGTTTGGAACCAGGACCTAGCGGGTTCGATTCCCGCCTCCCTGACCGAGGTTCCTTCTGTGCCGGCGCCCTGGGTATGACCCACAAGGAGCTGGTCGCGAGGGCCGTCCGCTGGCTCCTGAAGAGCGAGCGATGCTACGTGGCCTTGGGCGAGCCCTACAGCACCATGGTCTACGAGCTGCCCGACGCGATCGGGTGGAAGAGGGGCTGGTCGATCCTCGTCGAGTGCAAGGTGAGCCGCTCGGATTTTCTCCGGGACAAGCACAAGCTCGCGAGGCACCGGGTGGGCATGGGCCAGTCGCGCTACTTCATGACCCCGAAGGGCATCATCAAGCCCGAGGAGCTGCCCCAGGGGTGGGGCCTTCTCGAAGTCTGCGGAAGGGTCGTCCGGCACGTCGTGGCCGCCAAGCGGGCCAAGCCCTACGATAGCGACCGGGCCCGGCAAGAGCTGTACTTGCTCCTGCCGCTCCTCTGGAAGATGCAGAACCCCGGCCTTGACGAAGGGCCGGAGGACATCGAAGAATCAGGCGCGCAACTCAGCTTGCCGTTCTAGATCATGGGGCCGAGTGAGAGGCACGGGTCCTTGAAGGAGGCACCCCATGATCACGATCTACGTCAAGCAAGGTTGCGGCTGCTGTACGACCGAGATGCAGTTTCAGAGCGTCGAGGCAGCACAGCAGGCGTTCGCGGCGGTTGGCCTCACAAGCAGTGGGGTCATCGTCGATGACGCGGGCGAGAGGCACGAGGGCGTTGACACGTTCTACGGCTTCTCGACCAGCGAGGACGAGCAGGACGGCCGGAGTCTCGGCTACCTGGTCGACCGTCTGACGGGTTCGCGCGAGTGAGCCCTTCGCCCCGTAAGGGGCACATGGAAGACGAACTCCGCAGGGCGGGGTCTGGCCTCGAAAACCAAGAGCACTCGCAAGGGTGTGAGTTTCGATTACTCCGTCTTCCGCTATGGAAACCCAACCAAAACCCATCTTCGTTTTCGGCCGCTGCCCTGTCCAAGGGGAGGGGGAGATCGAGGGGCTCCCGTGGTACTTCCGCGCCCGCTGGCAACGATGGTCGCTCGAAGTCGAGACGCCGAACGGGCTTTGGAGCATCGAGAGCACCTACGGGGATAGCCCGGCGGCGGCCAGTCACATGCCCCACGACGAGGCCGAGCAGCTCATCCGGCAAGGTCTGGAACGGTTCCGTAAAGAGGTACTTGGAAACTGAGGTCGCGGCGGCGCGACACCCGATTGCTACTCGGGCTGCCCCTCACGGGGTGAGGTTCGACTCCTCCTGTTTCCGCCGGGTTCGTGGGGAACGTTGACGCCCTGCGAGTCCTACATGGTGAGCGTAGCCATCTGGTGAAGGCACGAGGCTGTGACCCTCGGAAGGACGGGTTCGATTCCCGCCGCCCACCCCATGTTCAGAGACCCGCCGCCTGGCAGACGTAGGGCGGCACGAGGCCGGCTTGGACGAGCCGCTCTTGCTCTGATCGGGGGAGCCACAGAAAGCCCGTGACGACCCTGCGGCAGCCCGCCGATCCGCATCGGCAGTCGAGCCGCCACTGGTCCGGGGGCTCCAGGCTCGTTAGGGAGTAGTCGAACGTCACCTCCTCGCCGTCCTCGATGGTTCGGATCGCGACGAGCGAGACCCGGCCGGGGGTGATGAGCACGGCGCAGTTGGGGTCGCAGGCGTGGTTGACGAGGTCGTCGATTCCGCCCGAGGGCCCGAGGTAGCTGTCGGGGCCGAACTGCAAGAAGTGGTCGTCCTCGGGCGGCAGAGGGTCGGGGATCTCGCTCCGGCGAACGACCTGCCCCTCGAACTGAAGCACCTCCAGGCCCTTGCCGTAGGCTTGCCCCGCGTACACCCCCCGGCCCTTGCCGGGCGCCGTCCTGACTTCGAGAAGGCCCATCATGCCGGGCGTTCTTCAACAAAACAACCGGGTCGTTCCCTTCTAGTCTCTTTATTATAGGCCCCCTATAGGAGACGTAGATGAACGAGCATACGACTTTCAAGGTTTCCGAGCGGCCCCTCATGCAAGCCCTGGCGAAGGAGCTGGTGAAGCTCAAGCGGGCCACGGCGAGGCCGGTTTCTTCGATGCTCTCGGCGAGCCCCCACCTCGGCTGGAACCCGCCCGAGGCGGTGAAGAACGGCCAGACCTGGTGGTGAGCCCGGCGGGGGCGGTGTAGATCCCTTCGATGCCGCCCCCTTCCGAAGCCACTCGGGCCGCCTTGCTGAGGTTTTTCCGGGAGGCTGCCGACAGGTACCTCCACGAGCAGTTCGGTCTCCCCCGGCCGGAGACCCTCACAGTCATCGGGGCCGATCGGCCGGTCGAGCGCGCTCCCGTTCAGCACATCCGGTCGGTCGGGTCCGAAGAGGTCGTCGAGACCCTTCGGGGGCGGTCCGAGCCCAACCAGAACGGCGATGTGTTCCCGGTCATCGACCGTATCTTCAACGAGGCGGTTTCGGCCATCTCCAGTCCCGTTGTGGCCCCCGGGACAGTGTACCTTACGGGGAACCCAGAGCGCGTGGGGTCGATGCCTGTCCGCCAGGACATTCCGGCTCGGGCTAGCATCGCCTCGATCTGGTCCGACCAGGTCATCGTGAGCAAGATCGACCCGCCCAAGCCGAAGCCCGAGGCCCCGCCGCCTCCGAGCCGCTTCGACCGGGAAGACCCTCTCTGACTGCCCTCGTGGCCGAACGGACAAGGCAACGCTCTCCTAAAGCGTTTTTCAGCAGGTTCGACTCCTGCCGGGGGCACAAATTTCTTTTATCGGACGGTAGAGGCACGACCATGGACAAGATCCTCAAGCGTGCCTCGGACCTTGCCGAGACCAACCCTTCGGCGGCCTATGACCTGGTCGACCAGTACCAAGCGAAGCAGGCGTCGAAGAACACCGACGCCCTCGAAGAGGCGCTCCAGCAGCTCCACTACGTGACTTCGATCCTGGGGGACGTGCCCGGTCTCGTCACCGAGGCGATTGTCCACCTCCCCAAGCACGAGGGGGCGGGGCCGAACATCTCCAAGAACCAGCTCGACGAGATGAGCAAGAAGCTCGGCAAGGCGATGCCGGCCCTCAAGCAGCTTCGCACAATGCTCGCCCGGGTCTACGAGTCGCTCGAAGATCAGGATCTCTGAGGTCCCGGCCCCGGTGTAGGAGGGCCCATGCTCTCCGAGGAAGACCGGGTCTGGCTGCAAAACCTGAATGAGTCGCTCTGGCCGGCGAACCACAAGGCCAAGGACTCGCCTGTGTCGGTCAAGGCGTACCGGCTCCTCACCCACGAGGAGCTGGACCAGCTCACAGCCATCCTCGACAAGGAGGTGACCGTCAACGAGATGGTCTGCACGAACATGTTCGGGGGCTACGGCATGATCGTCCACGCCCACGAGCTGTACCCGGGCACGGGGGCCGAGGAGCTTCTCTATCTCACCGAGGGCAACCTGCCCCCTCCGAGCCGCTTCGAGCGGGACGTGGAAGCGTTCCGGGAGAAGGACAGGGTCTCGGGTTCTGGCTCGACGCGGGCGTGGAACTACTTCTCGAAGTACACCCACAGCAAGAAGAACCGCGCCTGGCTGAAGGGCTACAAGCTGCCGGCCCCGCAGTCTCGGGGGCACTACGACTACTGAAACTTGCAGCGTTAGGGGAGTCTGGCCGTCCCCGTCACCCTGTCACGGTGAAGACCACGGGTTCAAATCCCGTACGCTGCGCCATTGGTGTATAGCTTGAGGATGGACAGCATCTTCAAGATCCGAGACACCAAGACCGGCTTGTTTTCCACGGGTGGGTACTGCCCCTCGTGGACGAAGACCGGCAAGGCTTGGACCTCGAAGCAGCAGATCGATGCCCATCTGAAGCTCTACTGCCGGGGTCAGTACCCCGGCGAGGCGAAGAAGATCCCCGCCACCTGGGAGATCGTCGAGCTGCGTATGGTCGAGGTGTCGACCACGAAGGCTCGCATCAAGTAGTTTGCCCCCGTACGCATCTGGTGAGGCGAGCGGATTGTCGATCCGTCGAGGAGGGTTCGATTCCCTTCGGGGGCGCCACAACGGTCTGGACAGCCAGGCCGGCGCCGTGTATCTTTGTGAAGTTCTTGGGGTGTCGCCTAATGGTAGGGCAACGGTTTCTGATGCCGTCCAAGTCTAGGTTCGAGTCCTAGCACCCCAACCACGGACCTATAGCTCAACAGCGTAGAGCAGCCGGTTCTTACCCGGTCGATCGGGGTTCAAATCCCCGTGGGTCCACCATGCCTCGTTACTTCGCCATCGATGAGTACCCCACCGAGGACGACCTCGCTGCGATGTGGGAGCAGATCGACGCGGAGATGGCGGACGAGGCTTTCTGGAGCAGCCCTTTTGCCGTGGGCCTCGCAGAGAACCAAGAAGTTGCCAGGGCAGAGCTTCGCGGGTGTATGATCCCCCACGGCGATGACCAGTCGCAAGTGGAGCCACGTCGGGAAGATGAAAGGGATCGAGGACGACCTAGCCTTTCTGGGGGAAGTGCGGGCTGCGACGGTCTCGACCATCGAGTCCCTGGCGAAGCGCTTCCACCACAAGGGGGCCCCTTCCTGGAAGAAGGTGGCGATAGCTCGGGCCCAGAAGCGGCTCGGCCTGATCCACGATGAGGGTCAGTACGCTCGGGTCGAGCGGCAGTACAAGACACTTCTTGCCACCGGGCACAAGCCCGAAATGCGCAAGGTCGCCGTGGCCACCATGGCCCGGCTCCGCAGATTCACTGGGGTGTAGTCCAACTGGCAGGGCACCTGGCTTTGATCCAGGCTGATGCAGGTTCGATCCCTGCCACCCCATCCACAAGCACTTATACGTCACCTTTCGGTGATGGACCCGCTCGCTCTCAAGATCGCCCGCAGGTTTCTCAGGGCATACAACGACAAGCCCTACATCGTTCGGCGCAAGGGCGACGCGGTTGTGCTCTACGGGCCCTTCCCGAACGAGGACGAGGCCCGGATGGCTTCGTATTTCAACCTGCCCGAGATGCAAGACAGGCATCCGAGCACGTACCCGTACGGGCTGGAAGCCTACGACGATGCCGAGATCGCGGCCATCTCGGAGAGCCCGGACGAGTACAACTACACGAGCTTCAAGGTGCTCCCTCCCTCGAAGCTCTCGGTTCACCCGTTCTGGAAGAAGCTCTTGCAGGGGATCGACCCTCACGACTGGTGGCAGCACTGGTACTACGGCAAGGGCGATCTCAATGGCAAGACCAAGCGAGAGGCTCGCAAGCTCCTCGACGCCTGGAAGGCAGCCGAGGCCAAGCCGAAGCTCGCGCCCGTCTCGGTCATCCAGAAGGTCTACAAGGTGATCGAGCGGTATGACTACGCCGAGGCGGCCCGGGGGCTTCTGATGGACGCCATCGGCGCCGACGCCAAGGACGAGCGACTCTTCTACATGGGGCAGGTCGAGGCGCAGCTCACCAAAGACGGTCTTCTCTGATCCCGGGGCTATAGCTCAACCGGGAGAGCGCTACCCTCGCACGGTAGAGACGCCGGTTCGACCCCGGCTAGCTCCACGACGCGGTGTACGGTACCCGCACGATGCAATACCTCGAAAAGACCTTCAACGTGGCCGTGGGCTCGAAGCCCTACCGAGACAACTGGGACGCCATCTTCGGCAAGAAGGACAAGGCCGCCGAGGCCGAAGCCCAGCCGGAAGCCCCCACGCCGAAGACCTCCGACCCGCAGGCTCGGCAGAAGCTCTACGCCGAGGTCGAGGCCGAGCGTCTTGCCCAGGACGAGAAGTGGGGCGGCCCGTCTCACGACGACGAGCACACGGTGGGCGAGTGGGTCCACTACATCGAGCAGAAGAACGGGTCGCTCTTCTGTGCTGAGACCGATCCGGCGAAGCAGCGAAAGCTTCTCGTCCAGATCGCCGCCCTCGCCGTCGCGGCGGCCGAATCGATCGAACGCAAGACCCGTCAGGGCTGAGCCCTAGGCGGCGTCTGTCGCCGGCATGAACGTCGACCCCGCGCCCTCGTAAGCCTCCTTTCCTTGAAGAAAGGAGGTGGTCGAGATGTGCAAGTTCTGCCAGCTCGCCAGCGCCTTGCTCGGACGGGGCTACATGTGCCGTCCCTGCTGGCGTCGGGTTTACCGAAACCGCAAGGGGTTAGAAACGCCGCGAGGGGGCCAAGAGAGGCCCCCTCGCTTCTCATCACGGGGCTGTAGCTCAACTGGGAGAGCAACGCGCTGGCAGTGCGTAGACAGGGGTTCGACTCCCCTCAGCTCCACGAGGGTGTGCGCAGGTGCGAATCCTGCTCGGGGCCGAAAGGCCCCGATCGTCTAGGAGGAGGACGCGCCCGTTATCTTGGAAAAAAGCCCTACCCTCGCCCGTCTTGGGGGCATGGAACGCAAGCTGACCAGCAAGACGACGATGGGCGAGGTCCGAGATTCCATCCTCGCGGAGGGCACGGGGGCCGAGGGCACGATCTGGATCTGGCGAGACTGCGAGATCCAGTTCGAGCTGTACGAGTACAGCGAGGAGGGGGATGAGGGCGGGGTGGTCATCTCGCTCTTCCCCTCGAAGGGCGGCAAGTCGCTCTGGAGCGGGTCGACCAACTACAGCCGCAAGGATCGGGCCCTCGATACGATGCGGGCGGCGCGCGAGAACGCCGAGCTTCAGAAGTCCGAGGAGAAGCGCTGATGACCACCGACATGCGCAAGAGGCTGGCCGAGGCCGGGGGCTTCCAGATGACGGACCTCGGCGACGGCGCCTGGCTCGCCTTCCACCCGTTCTGGGTGCGGGCCCGGGGCCTCGGCGTCACGGTCGACAGCCTCCGGGACGGGATGGCCTGGGACCAGGTACCCATCCGGATCATGGGCCGGGAGATCATGCAGCCGCGTCTCACGGCGTGGTACGGCGACCCGGGCAAGACCTACCGGTACTCGGGCCGCTCGTTCACCCCGCTCGCGTGGGCCCCGGCGCTCCTGCCAATCTTGGGCCAGCTCCGCGAGGAGACGGGTCACCCGTGGAATAGCTGCCTCGGGAACCTCTACCGCGACGGCCGCGACTCGATCGGCCTGCACGCCGACGACGAGCGGGAGCTGGGCCCGATGCCCCAGATCGCTTCGCTTTCGCTCGGGTCCACCCGGCGCTTCGTTCTCCGGCACGCCCGGGAGAAGGGCCGCAAGGTAGCCATCGACCTCACCGATGGGGGCCTGCTCCTCATGGGCGGCAGCACCCAGGCACATTGGTTGCACGAGGTTCCCAAAACCAAGGCGCCCGTGGGCGCGAGGGTCAACCTCACGTTTCGTCAGATTTTTTCATGAAGTATGCCCCCGTCTGGCCGGATGCCAGCGCAGGTCTACGAAACCTGTCGTGCGTAGGTTCGACTCCTCGCGGGGGCGCTAGATTCTTCGTGTGGACCCAGGCAACTTGCTTGCCTGTCGGACGCCGGGGGAGGTCTCTTCGAGATCCCCCGAGGGTCACGCCCCGTAAGGGGCCAGCTACCGGGCCACGTACACGCCTTGTAGCCGTGGGAGGGGCAAAGGTCCTTCTCGGCTGACCTGATCGAAGATCGAAGCGGCCTTGTGCCGCTATATCGGGGGTATGTCGCGGGCGACGGCCTTGCTTTGCAAGCAGGTGCAGAAGGGTTCGACTCCCTTTACCTCCACCACAAGACTCGAAATTCTGCTATCGTCGGGCTTCCGATGGAGCAGGCTGTATTTCGGTGCGTCGAGTCCGATTGCCTGGATTTTCTGCGGTCTCTGCCCCGCCACTCCGTCCACCTGATCTGTACCGACCCTCCTTACTTCCGGGTGAAGGACGAGCCCTGGGACCAGCAGTGGGATGACCCCACGTCGTTCCTTGCTTGGCTGTCGACGGTCGCCGACGAGTGGCGCAGGGTACTTGTCCCGAACGGGTCGCTCTACTGCTTCGCCTCTCCCCGTATGGCAGGGCGGGTAGAGCTGATGTTGAGCGAGCGCTTTCACGTCCTCAACCATATCGTGTGGTGCAAGACGAGCCCGCCCGGGTTCGATGGGTGGAAGAAAAAATGCTCCAAGGCTTCGCTACGTAGCTGGTACGACGACACCGAGAGGCTGATCTTCGCGGAGCAAAGCTCCGGCTTTGCCAGCTTGCTGAAGGTCGCTCGCGCCGAGTCGGGCCTCTCGGCCAAGGACTTGACCGAACGTATCGGGGCCTACGGCAAGGTGAACCACGGCGGGGCGGTGTCGAACTGGGAAGCCGGTCTCAACACCCCTACCAGGGAGCAATACGAGCGGCTGCGCGAGGTCTTGAGGCTGCCCCCGTGGGAAGAGGGCATCCGACCTTTTCAGGCGCCCGAGGGCGGCTTTACGGATGCCTGGTCTTTCGAGACCGTTCGACCCTACCGAGGCAAGCACCCGTGCGAGAAGCCGAAGAGCCTTCTGAGCCGTATCATCGAAGCCTCTAGCCGGCCTGGGGACGTAGTTCTGGACTGCTTCATGGGCGGGGGCTCGACCGGAGAAGCGGCCCTTCAACTGGGTCGGGCATTCTGGGGCTGTGACATGTCCCCCCACTGGGCCCGTTACAGCCAAGATCGTCTCGAAGCCTTGCAGGCCCCTTCCCTCGGGGATCTTCTGGAATCTTTGGTTTCTGAGTGATAGGGGTTGGACATGACGCCCGACCAGGTTCGCTCCGCTCTCACGTCCTACGCCGACCGTCTTCGGAAGTACGGGGTCGAGCCCGTACGCATCAGCCCCGAAACGGTCTGCCCGACGAGCGGCGCCGCTCTCGCCCACACCCTCTTCATGTGCGAGGAGGCGCTCAAGCTGCTCGAAGCCGGCAAGTGGGACAAGGTCCAGCGGTGGCTCGGCTTCATCCAGGCTTCGCTCTGGATGAGCGGGATCTACTCGATCGCCGAGCTGAAGGACCACAACCGCTAAGCGGAGGTCGCAGTCGTAGAGGCCCGGCGTGGTTTGGTGCTGAAGGTCGCACTCGACCGCGTGGACGGCCGGGGCGCTCGCGGAGGGGGCCGGAGGGGCGGAGGGGGCCGGAGCGTTGAGCGTCGGCACGAGGTCCGTCGGGAAGGGCTCGACGCCTCCATCCGAAGGGCCGAGGTACTTGCCCTTGCCGTTCCAGCGCAACATGCCGAGGCCGATGGCGATGATCGTGGCGGCGATGAGCGCCAGGCCAAGCTTGCTGGCGAGATCCTTGTTCATGCCAAGGCTCGGGCATAGGAGGATCTGCCGGTGTAAATCGGGCGCATGGTTCTCACGCGCTTCGATCGGATCGGGCAGCACTCGCAAGAGGATACGATCGACGAGCTAGAGGCCCTCGTGGCCAGGCGGCGTCAGATCAGCGAGCAGCAACGGTCCCTGCACGACGAGGACAAGGTCCTCGTCGAGAGGCTAGCTACCCTTCGGAAGAGCTGCACGCATCGGCACAAGGATGGTCGGAGCGCCTGGGGTCACCTCGGCATGTTCGGCAGCATGTGCTCGATCTGTGGCGAGGATGACCTCTGAGTCTCAGTGGTAATCGAAGCGAACGCCGAGCGTGTCCCAGAGCTTGCGGAAGTCCTGGATGGTCATCTTCTGGACCTCGGCCCGGTTGGCCTTGAGCCAGTTGTAGAAGACGGCCGCGTCCTTCTTGCTCTTCGGGTAGTAGAGCGTGTCCTGGCCTCGGTAGGACTTGCCGGCGCTGTCGTTGGCGGGCCGGTCGGGGTCCTCGGGGTCTGGGATGTCGTAGGAGAAGACCAGACCGAAGTTGTCGGGCAGGGCGTTGATCTCGATGCCGTTCGGCGTCTTGATCGAGATGCGCTCGGAGCCGCCGGGGTTCACGTCCACGCCCCGGGTCTCGTATTCGTTGATGCTGATCTCCCCCGGGAAGTCGGCGAGCATGTCCTTGATGAAGCCCTTCACCTGATCGTAGGACCGGTAGTCCGACATGGCGTCGCCGACCCGGTCCATCCACCCGCTCTTGTCGCCCTTGTAAGCGTACGTCGGCGAGATGTTCATCAGCCGGACCTTCTTGCCCCGCTTGCCAGCGAAGGTCAGGTCGGTGACCTGGAAGTGATCGGCGTAGCGGTGGATACGAACGGACCCGAACTCCACGGTTTCGCCCAGGGGGATGCCGGCGGCGAGGACGTAGCGGGCGACAACGCGCATGACAGAGGGGGTCATGCTCGTGAAACCCCATAAAATCATTTGCGGGCCTGGCCGATCGGTTAGGCTACAGGCTTCCACCCTGTCCAGGCGGGTTCGACTCCCGCGGCCCGCTCCAGCGTAGCGAATGAAGCATGGTCTACCCTAGATGGGTCGCCTAAGTGCAAGGCGCCGGGGCTGAACCTCCGGAGATGTCGGACTCGCGCCCGACCCCACCTGCCAAACCTGGACTGTGCAACCCCTTGTCGCCGCGCCTCTTTTCGTCGGTGTACGATCCGTACATGACGCCTGCGGAATGGGACCGCCTGAAGGACCTGGAGTTTCTCCGGCACGTCCGGCAGGCGACCCTCACCGAGCTTTATATCATCTGGCACGAGCTGTACCGTGACAGCTCCGAGCCCGAGGACTGGAAGGTCATCGCCCTTCAGCGGGCCTTTGCCCGGCACGGTTGTGTGTAGTTTTCTGTCGAGGTACCCAAATGGCAAAGGGGCCAGCTTGCAACCCTGGTATTCGTGGGTTCGATTCCCACCCTCGACTCTCAGATCGGGTCTTCGCGCCCGAACCTCGTCCCCTCGCTCGGGTGCGGCCTGGGTGGCGTACGGTCCGGTGAGCCGAGCTTCGCCTCCTCCGACAGGATCTCGGGGGCTTCGAGGTAGAGCACCCTCGGGTGGTTGAACGGCCGCATGGCCAGGCGCATCGTATCGTACCGGCGCGGGTCGAACTGCCACTCCGAGAAGAGCAGCACGAAGACCGGTAGGCCGTGGGTCCAGGTCTTTGCGACGGTCCGGACGGCGTGGTTGACGTACTCGGTCCAGATCGTCGGCAGGTCTCCGACGCTCCTTGCGATGAACTCGGCCTCGTCGGCGCGGGCGAAGGGCGACCCTTCCGAGGGCTCCATCGTGGTCATCGCGCAGGCGGTCGAGAACCGCTTCCACTTCTGCTGGACCTCGGGGTCGTGGGTACCGCGGCTGCTGACCTTGCTCTCGACGGCGACTTGGATGGTCTGGCCAAGAAAGAGCGGCCAGACGGGCTCGCGCCGGCCGATCATGAAGGGCCGGATGACGTTCGTGATCACGATCGCGGGCGAGTAGGCGTGGAAGTCTTCGAGGGAGTTCGCGAGCGGTCCCGAAAGCTCCTTCCACGACGAGACCGTCCGGTTCCGGAGGTCGGGAAGAAAGCTCGGCCCCGTCCGGTCTGTCAGGCGGCTGTGGAGGGCATCGTCGATCAGATCGCAAACGGCAGAAGAGAGCGCCATGCTCTCGTTACACCGAAATTTTGCTGGCTGACCCACTCTCGCAAGTACACCCCCAACTTCGAGAGGGGGGCGGTCTCTACGGTTACTGCCTCAAAGGCCGCAGATAGCCTTGATGTTGTTGTAGACCCCCGTGCGACTAGCACCGAGTGCATAGTTGTAAATCACCATCATCGCGAGCCACCCGTCCATGAACTGAAAGCCCGAGGAGTTACCTCCGATACGCCCGGCGCTCACGAGATTTCGGAAGTCCCCCGCAGCTTGGTAGAGCTGCACTCCGTCCATGCGTGCGGTCCAAGCGGTGGCCGATACCTCTACTTCGTAGATGTGGAAGGCGTTCCATGAGAAGCCCGGGATCGAGCTGCCAGGGTTGCCGATGACATGACGCGAGATGGAGCATGTGCCGTCGTAGATGTTGCCGTCGGCGTAGGGGAAGTGCGTGGCGCTGATGGCCGGGTCGGATAGATCGAACTGACCGACCCAGGCATTGGGTGCGCTCGGCTGCTTGGAGACGAGGAAGAGGTGGAGTCCCGTTCCCGTTGCGCCGATGTTGAACATGAGCGCCTTGCCCTGCCCACCTCGCGCCGTGGGGTCGATGCGACAAGCACCACGCCCATTGAGGACGTTGGTGATGTACTCGAACCGGTTGGGGTCTCCCACCGCTGTGGCGTTGTGCCCGCTGCCGCTCTTGTCGTTCATCTGCCGGACCAGGTCGCCGGAGCCGGTGACGAGCGTAGTACCCAGGTCGCTATACAACTGGGATTCATCGCCCGCATCGAGGTACAGTGCGGGACTCGCTGCCATGACCGCTGCGTCTGGGGCTGGGGTCTCCGGTGCGTCGGTGCTGAGCGTGTACCCCTGGGCGGTGACGTAGTTGAGCAAACGCTCCAGCTCTGTGTCCGTCAGCCAGATGTTCCCAAAATAATCGAGCAGGTATTTGCCCGGGGCGATGTCGTACGTCGCGTCGCCCAGGTAGTGCCCCATGTTGGCATCGACGATCGAGGGATCATCCGTCAACAAACCAGCACTCTTAGAGACCGGGCTCAAGTTCAGGCGCAGCTCTTCGCTTGTGCGCGTCCCCCGATACTGGTGGACGATGCTCTGCGTCTTCGTTTCGCTTACGTAGTAGTCGGGTACGTCGGCGTTCCACTGCGATCCCACACTGCCGTCGGAGTAGTACGTCGAGTAGGGCACCACACCGCCGAGATAGCCGTAGCCGCCCTCGGTGCTGATGAGGGTGCCAGTGCCGGTCCACCGGGCAATCACCACGCGGCACATCTCAGAACGGGTGACGGTCGGGGTGGCCAGGTAGGCGATGCCGCCTGGGGTGGAGAAGCAGGGCTTGCCGGCGAGACCGGCTGCTTCGTAGGTGAAGCCCGTGCCTGTGGCTCTCGAAGACGGGCCAGCCTGGAGGCCGTAGCCGATGACCGAAGCCACATCCTCACCGTCCGAGATGGGGTCCCCAGAGGCATTGAAGATGCGCGACGAGTCGATGGCAGTCAGACAGTATTGGCACCCTGGGAGCTGTCCCGGCGTGAACGGGAGGCCGTACATCGCGCGGAGCTTCGTCATCATCAGCGACGCGAGAATGAGGTCGCCGTTGAAATTCAAATGGACCCACGCGCCACCGTCCGGGGCGAAGTACCGCACGTCTTCGTTGTTGGCGAGGCGTGGGTCCTGGATCGGGTCCACGATGCCGTCGGCGTATGATCTCCAACCGGTTCGGATGAGCGCGTTTGCGTCGTCGATTACTGTGTTGATGCCGACAGGGCCGTTGTCCCTGTGGCACCCCAGGACGACGACGGCCTTGAAACCGTAGCTGCGAGCGAGGCCGCACCACTCTTCGACGTGGGCGGCACATGCTGCGGCGTCGCCTGACCCCGCATCGTTGATGATTTCGATCAAAAACGCTACGTTGGCGTCAGCGTCGGGGTTGTAGAGCGGCTGAAGGTCCGTCGGAGCGGCTGCGATGCGATCGGTTGTCGCCTGGCCAGCTACCGCGATGGTGCTCACGGTAGGGACGCAGGCCGTCTCGCCGACCATGATGCCAAGGAGGGTACCGGGCGGAAAACCGCTCACCCCAGCCCCAATGGAGTTACCGTCCACGACGATGTTAAGGGTGGCGGGGGGTGCCTTGAAGGAGCCCAACCCTGTCGCCAAACCTACGCCAAGACCAAGAGAAAGACCCATCGACACCCGCCTTTCACAAGTAGAACCGCGGGTCACTTCCTCAGCCTCAGGTTGACGTAGGCCGAAGATCCCATATAAATTTTGCTGGCTGAGCCATCATGGTGAGGGCCCCCGCGTGGTAAGCGGGTTAGGCGGGTTCGATCCCCGCAGCCAGCTCCGGTCCCTTCGGGGACCTAGTAGGACCGCCCCCGGATGCGTTGCTGCGCTCCCCGTAGGGCACTTGGGTTTGGTACTATGGCCCGCCTACGAAGCGTTCGGGGATTCCTCCGCGGAAGGGCTCCGGGCGTAAAAGTACCCCAATGCGGGTGTAGCTCGAAGGTCGAGCATCGCGTTGCCAACGCGAAGGAGGGGGTTCGATTCCCCTCACCCGCTCTCGTTCTTTTTATGAGCCCGCTTGGGGCATGGACCCTCTCGTGCCCCGCGTCGTGCGGGCTTACAAGCTCGCCGCCACCTCGGTCCCCGATCGCATCCGGGCTATTCCGGGGTATGAGCGGAGCAACTTCCTTCAGTCGATCTTGCAGCAGGCCGAGCGGGGCCGGACTCTCTCTCCGAAGCAGCTCGCCGTGCTCGACGACATCGAGCGCAAGAGCGGCGGGCCTCGGCACGCTCCCGAGCCCACGGTACCCTCTCGTCCGACTCCGGGCGCCCTCGTGTTGCCCCGGTCGTACGGGTCGAAGGTGCTCGACATGCTCGCCGATGCCTTCCGCAAGAACCAGGTGGTTCAGGTCTCCGACCCGGGCGGGCTGCTCGCGAACGGCGCCCTCTACAGCGCCATCGTTCGTGAGCTTCGGATGGACTTCGATTCGATGCGCGAGCGGGCCGACGAGTACCTCGCGGACGAAGATGACGCCCACGCCCGGGCCAAGCTTCGGGCTGAATCGGACGCGGCGTCCGATGCTTCGGACGCCATGGCCCGGGCCAAGATCGACGCGAAGGGCCAGGGCGGCTCGCTCACCCTGACGATGAGCGTCTCCTACCCGGCTCTCGTCCGAAAGATCCGCTTACGCCCCCGTGGCTCGATCGGAGTAGGCGGCCGGCTTCTACCCGGCATCAGGCGGGTTCGACTCCTGCCGGGGGCGCCCTTGTCGGCTCGTCGGTGAAGACGGCCTCGTCGGCGTCGTCGAAAAAGAACCGCAGCACCTCTCGAAGCCTCGCGTGGGCCTCGTCCTTCGAGGCGACCTCGACGTGGCAGCCGGGCACGGCGTAGATGCTGGCGAGCCAGCCCTCTTCCTCTCGGCGGTACGACACCCGGAACTGCATGGGGCGGTCCTTTCGGCAGGTACCCACCCCCCCTCGATAAGAGGACCAGCTCCGTACCGGTGTCTAGGGAGACATGCGCAGCTTCCGGGTCGACTTCTCTACCCGCAACGAGAACGACAGCATCGCGGCCCCTGCCGAGCTTCTCGACCTCCTCCAAGAGAGGCAGTTGCTCATCGGTAACCGGGTACCGCTTTTCGACGACGACCTGACCGTCTGGGCGCTCATCACCCGGAGCCGATCGGGCATCACCTGCCAGATCGAGTGGAGCACGGTCCAGTTCCATGGGCGGTTTGGACCGCCCAGACAAGACACGAGCCCCCGTAGCTCAGTCGGATAGAGCGCCGGTCTTCGGAACCGGGTCTAGCGGTGGTTCGAGTCCACCCGGGGGTGCCCGAATGCCTTCCTCGTGCAGGAGAGAAAGGGGCTCACGAGGGCCGTAAGGGCCAGCACGATGGGCATGAGAAGCAGGAACTCGCGAACGGGTTTGAGGCGTGCCTTCAGGGGGCGCATGGCTCTTAGCCGATACGGTTTCATAAACGATTTTTTCAATGCCCCCGTCCGGCCGGATGCCGGAGCAGCCCTCCGAAGGCTGCGCGCCAAGTTCGACTCTTGGCGGGGGCGCCGGGAGCGGGGGCCGTAGTTTCACGTCTTGCGCCGTGGAGCCCCCGTGACACAGAGGAAATGGGGCCGCCTCCCCGATGGCCCCCCCAACCGCTGTGACTCAAGGCGAGAGGCGGTCCTCATAAGACCGGCCGCGAGGGTTCGAGTCCCTCCACAGCGACCGTCCCGGTGTAGAGCCGGGGTATGGCCGATACGATCAAGGTACCGCTCACGGGCGAAGTAGGTGGGGGTTGGGAGCTGTCGGGGGCTACCTACCGAAAAGACAGCGTCTTGCCCTTGCTCCTGCTCACGCTCCGACACCCCTACACGGGCCGCACCTCGGGCGTGCGGATCGACCTCGGCAAGCGGATCATCCTCGACCGCCCTGAGTCGGTGACGGACGAGACGTGGGACGCGCTGCGGGACATGGCCGGGGACATCACCGACAAGATCCTTGCCGCCTTGCCGACTCTTCCGCCAGAGTAGCTGAGGGAGAAGACCGATGCCCGAGTACGTCTACTTCACGGTCGTCAAAGCCGATCTCGAAGCCCTCGGGCTCGCCTCCCCTTCGTTCCAGGTCTACGTCTCGGATGAGACCGGCGAGCAGGGGTACCTGCTCCGGTTTCAGCAAGCCGAGAGCCACGCGGCCAAGATGGTCCAAGAGCTGACCCTTGCGCAGGCCACGATCCCCGAGGCCAAGCAGAAGATCGCTGACGAGGTCCGCAAGCTCCCGAAGGGGGGCACGGTCATCGTCGTCGAACCCCGGGAGGAGATCCGGCCGATGCTCCGCGGTTACGTAGTCTCCGACGTTCACATGCTGCCGTTCGATGACGGTACGAAGTTCAACGCGGCCCGTAAGCGCCGTAACGACTGGTGCCCTTCGGCGGCCGATTGGGCGCCGGAGAAGCCCCCGACGAGCCGGTTCGACCGGCTCGACAAGGATACGATCTGAAAGGGCCCCTTCGGGGGCCCTCACGCGAGGTCCCCCGTCTGGTGATGGGCGCGGTCCTACAAACCGTTGCAGGAGAGTTCGATCCTCTCACCTCGTACTAGAAGTAGCGCGCCTTCAGGACGGGTCCCTCTTCGCTGAGAAGCGAGCAAAGGGCCTTGTCGGCGAGCACGTCGGTCACGGCGACCTCGGCCCCGTCGAGGAGCATGGTCTTCGAGATCAGCCGGATGCCGTGGGCGTAGTCGGCGTAGGTGTCCTCGTGGGCCTTCGCTTGCACGCCGGGGCCCTGGATGGCCTTGCCGTCGAGCTGGTGCCAGCCGTAGATGGCCACGCGGGTCGGGTTGTTCGCGAGCACGTTCGTGATGACCACGTCCTTCTTGTGCCCGGCGACGAGGTTGCCGATGCCATAGCCGGCCTTGTCCCACTGGGCCTCGACCCGATCGTTGTGGGCGATGTAGCGCTCGGTGCTCATCATCGACGAGTCGTAGGGCGGGCCCCAGGGCTGGGGGGCGAGCTTGACCGTGGCGTTCTTCCAGATGAGGTCGACCATCTTCTTCGTGGGCAGAAGGCAGTCGAAGGCGTCGGCGATGGCCTGGGCCGAGTGGGGGTCGAGCGGCGTCCGGACGAAGTCCGTGTCGCTGCCGATCGAGAGGTAGTCGGGGCAGACGAAGAGCGTGGCCTCGTGGCCACTTTCGTTGAAGGTCACCTCCGCGAGCCGGGTGTGGAGCGGGGGCACGTTTCCCGAGAGGATCTCGGCGGTGAACGCCTTCTCTCGCTCGGCCCTCGGTGTGTGAAGGTGGCGGTTCATGAACTCGTGACCGCCCGGTGCGTCGGCCGGACGGGTGATGGGCAAAGTCCTCATACCCGGGAGATCCGGATAACTTCGCTAGTGGTCTTCGAGAGTACCTAGTCCTTTTTAGTTTGGACTATGGTGGACCCCTAACCGCGGAGACTTCATGTCTTTTCGCTCCTCTCGGGCCAGTAAGAAACAACCCCCGCCTCGCGAGCCGCTCAAGCCGAAGAAGAAGACGCTCGCCGATGCCTGCCAAGACCTGCTCTCCCGGTCGTCTGCCCCGACCGCACGCAAGCAGGTCCCTTACGAGACGCGCAAGCCGGACCCCATCGACCCTGAGCTGATGGCCTGCACCTACGGGCCGAACTGGCGCGAGGTCCTGCGGTCCGAGATGGCCGAGGAGGATGCGAAGATCGAGGCGGCGCTCGGGCGTGACCCCTTCGCCGAGAGCAACAGCGACGAAGACGAAGGGGAGAACGTCATCCCCATCCCCCGTTCGAGCGAGGTCCGCCTGAAGAGGCAGGCTAGCTGAACGGCCGAAGGCCCGGCCCCCTTATCTGGGGAGCCGGGCCTTCTTTCGCGGGACTCGCTCTCTGGTGAGAGCACCAGTGTGACACGCTGGTTTAGCAGGGTTCGATCCCCTGGTCCCGCACCTACAGTGTCAGCGTTGTCTTGACCGACACGGTGGTCTCGAACGTGGGTACGCCGACGTAGTCTGCGAACCCGTGCGAGACAGCCTGCTTAGGCAGGATGTACCAGTCGGTCCGCGCCCGATCCTGGCTCATGTTCCACAGAGCGCCCTTCTCCTTGCCCGTGTTCTTCTCCAGGATGCGCCAGAGCTTTTTGTTGAGCCGCCCGATCTCCCGGGCGCTCATCTTCAGCTCTTCGCTCTTGGTCCGGCTGCTGCCTCCGGTCACGTCATGGATCATGAGCGTGGCGTTGGGGCCGATGTACCGGTAGCCCGGGGTTCCGCAGGTGAGAAGGACCGCCCCGCAGCTCATGGCCTTGCCCTCGGCGATCGTAGCCACTGGCAGCTTGGCCGCCTCGATCGTGTCGATCATCGAGAGGAGCGAGTAGACGGTGCCGCCGTAGGAGTCGATGACCACGGGGATGATGTTCTGCCCGGTCTGGTGAGCGAGGCTCATCTCCTTGGCGAACGCTTTGCAAGCCTCTTCGTTGAAGCTCCGGACGCGCAAGACCCTCGGGAGCATCAGAAGCTCACTCGGGTCGCGGACCTTGATCTGGGGATCGATCGTGATGCTCTCGATCATGGGTCGTGGTCCTCTCACCGGCTCAGCGGCGGTTGATGCGCTTCTTGGGCTCTTGACGCTGGGGGATGCGGATCTCCTCGCGGGGCTCGTCGCCGACGACGTACGGGCGCTCCTCCTCGAAGTAGCTGCGCTTCTCGACCGCGAAGCTCCTCATCGTTCCGTCGCGGGTGAGGTCCCACGAGAGGATGAGCCCTCCGATGGCCGGCGCTCCGCCGAGCGACTTCGAGAACGCCGATCCGCCGCCCTGGAAGGTGGGGCAGGCGATGCCGTGAACGGCTCGCTCTTCGACCTGGCAGAAGATGTGCCAGTGGCCGACGAGGAGGATGTTCGGCTTCTCTCCCGAGCTGTACTTCTCGATGTTTTTCTGCATCGCGTACGACTTGGCGAAACCCGTGTTCTTCTTCGGGTGCCAGAGATGCACGACGGCGCCGCGGACCTTCAGAAAGGCCGATCGGTTGCCGTAGAAGTGGAGATCGTTCCGGCCCCTCTCGCGGAAGTAGTTGGTGAGGTAGGGGCCGATCTGAAGGCCGCTGTGCTCGGTGAACGTGAAGTCGTGGTTGCCGGTGATCCCGTGGTAGGTGAGGCCGGGGAGCTGGGGCAGGGTGTCGAAGAGGTCTTGGGCTTGGTCGTCTACGCTGACGTGGGAGACCTCGAACATGCCGTGGCGGTACATGCCGTCGAGCACGTCTCCGGGGTGAAGGATCTCGCGCACGCCCTGGCTGTAGGCGTAGTGGATGAACTCTCGGAGCTGCGCCCTGAGGCAGTATTTGCTGCCAAGGTGGGTGTCGCTGATGACAGCGACCTTCTGCCGCTCGCCAATGACCGGCGCGACGCCGACCTTCTGTACGCGGGAGCTGGGCTTGTCCATCTGGAGCCCGACGTGATCGTGCTCGACGTGGATCTCGATGCCCTGCGCCCGGGCCGAGACGATGAGGGCCCGGAGCTTCGAGGGGGCCATGTCGAGCTTGTCGCAGAGGTCGCCGACCGACACGGGCGCCTTTTTCTTGGTCGCCTCGATGAGCTTCTGCATCGGCTCGTTCATCGGCTCGGCCTTGGCGGAGATGAACGCCTTGGCAGGCTTCGCCGCTTTGGCCGGCGTGGGCAGCTCCTCGTCGGCCTTGCAGTAGCTCGTCGGAGCGCCGAGTTCGTTTCGGGCAAAGGCCGAGTGCAGGGCACTCTGGCTCACTTCGTGATCGAACGCCCTGCTCATCTTCGCGAGCGCGCTCCGGAACTCGCTCACGGCGTACTGGCCGAGGATCTTCTGGGCTCGCCGGAGGCGAGATTCGGTCCACGTAAACATGGGAAACTCCAGGAAAAGGCCGCCCCACCGGGGATCTCGAAATCCGATCCGTTACGATTTGTGAGGGACTTCCTGGGGGGAAGGTCGGCGTTAGGTAAAGAAACCTCGCCCGTCCGGGGTGTTTCCATCCCGGTACGCTCTCCTTCATCGGCGCTCATAAAAGGAACCGGGGCTCTGTCGGCTCCTAGAGCCTGGCAACCTGGCGCGCTGCGGTGTATGGACGGAACACCCGCAGTTTCTCAGATCGAAATGGAGATGCCGATGAGCATGAACGCTGCCGTTTCCGCCACCACGCCGCGCCGCCACGAGATGGCCGTCATGGGCCGTGAGGGCGACACGAAGATCACCTGGGACGTGGACAGCGAGGCCGAGGTCGAGAACGCTCGCCGGAGCTTCGACTACTTCCGCAGCCAGAAGTACGTCGCCTTCCGGGTCGAGGGCGAGGACGGCGCCCGGGGGGAGATGATGGCCGAGTTCGACCCGAGGGCGCAGCAGGTCATCTTCGTTCCCCCGATGCAGGGGGGTTTAATGGTCATGCTCGACCTTGAGACCAACACGGTCGCGGCGACGCTGTCCACGAACGTCCTGACCTTCACGGCGAGCGCAACCATGGTAAGTGCAACCACGGCGGGCACAGTCACCGTGGGCATCTCTGACATGCCCACCTACGTCCTCTCGGGCTACACGGTGACGGCCACCTCGGCGACGACGGCTGTTCCCGCCGTGCTCCCCGTCGGGCCGATGGTCGTTCGAGCCATTCCCGCCGAGGCGACCACGGTGCTCAGTACCACGCTGAGCACGACCATCACGACGGGTACCCATGTCTACGTGCCCCAGGGCAACCGGGCGCTCATCTTCTCGACTGCCCAGGTCGCGGGGGTCACCGAGATGGACCTCCTCGGGATGGTGGACGTAGGGGATGGCGGGTTCCCGTGGGCCGACGAGATCGGCACCCCCGTTCTCAACCTTCGGGGCATCGCTCGCCTTTCCCATCGGGTCATGACCGACGAAGAGCGGGCCGCGTACGCTCGCCGGGAGGCTGAAGCCGAGGAGCGGCGGAAGGTCTACGAGGCCGAGCGGGCCGAGGCTCGGGGGAGAGCCGAGAAGCTCCTTCGCGGTACCCTCTCGGCGAAGCAGAACGCCGACCTGACGGCGCACAACTACTTCGATGTCGCCGGCCAGGACGGCAACCTCTACCGCATCAACCGGGGCCGGTCGAACAACGTCAAGAAGATCGATCCGGCGTCGGGCAAGGTCCTGCGGTCCTACTGCATCTACCCCAGGAACTACGAGGTGCCCGACGCCGATACGATGCTCGCTCAAAAGCTCATGCTGGAAGCGGACCTCGCCACCTTCCTCAAGGTGGCGAACCAGTCCTAACTTGAGCTGCTGGAGCTTTTCGAGCATCTGGGCCGTGTGCAGCGCTTCGCTCTCGATATCCGAGGCGGAGCGGCTGACCGTCCGCAGGGTCTTCGACAGGTCGTCGAGGACAGCCTTGAGGTCGCCCTTGGCCATGGCCTTTTCGGCTTGGTCGAGGGCGAAGCTCACCTCGACGAGGCTCTCGCGGCACTTCTCGATCGACTCCTTGACCTCGTCGGTCTCCTTGTCGACGCTGCCGCCGTAGGCCGCCTTCATCCGGTCGGCGATGGGGCCGAGGATGTTCTCGGGGGTGAACTGCTCCGGGAGCGTGTCATTCAGGCGGCGTTCGGCCCTCTGGTGCTTGGTCGGGTCGGTGAAGGTCACCCACCCGCTGAAGAAGGGTTTGGAGTCCTCCTTGAGGTTCCAGGTCGCCTCGGGGGACACTCGAATCTCCAGCGCCCACGACCCCCCAGCCTTGATCGGGGAGCTGGCCGAGATGGTGATCGAGTCCATCATCCTCTCTTCGTAGGCAGAGACATGCCACGACTCGCCGAAGAGCTTGGCGAGGTACTGCTCGTACTTCGGCTTGAGCTTCACGAGGGCGCGGTTCATGACCACGATGTGCGGGTGCTTCTTCTTGCCGGCCGCTTCGACCTCGACGGTCGCCTCGACGGACTGGGGCTCGTTCTCGTTGGCGCGGCGATCGTAGTTGTAGCGCATGGGGATCTCCGCTAGAGTCCCTTGCACAAATAGTTGTTTCGCGGGAATGCTTGGAACCGGCAGACAGCGCCAGCTCAAACCTGGCGGCCCTTGGGCATGGGGGTTCGAGTCCCCCTTCCCGCACCGGTCGGCGCCTCTTGCGCCTCCCTTCGGTCTGGTGTATTTGAGAGAAGACCCCCGGGGATGAAATGGTTTCGACGGGGGGTGATCGATCGAGTTTGCGTGCAGGCGGCGCCCAGCCCGCCTTGAACAACGGGGCAACCACACCTGCGAACGACAACTTCGCCGCCTCGCCGGCCCTCGCGGCCTTAGAGGATACTCGTCCTGGGTGAGATCGCCCTGGTAGCCGGGATGGGGACGACCAAACGACAAGGGCTGGTAGCCTGGGGTTCGCCGTGGGGCCTCGGGAACGAGACACATTGTAAAAGGGCTAGTCGGCACGAACCCAGGGGCGACCTTGGTGGCACGTCTCGGCTGGCGTTACGGATAGGACGCGGGAGCCAGGCTCCGGCGGCGCAGGGCCCGATTCTTTGACGGTCAGTCGCTTGCTGTCTCGCGTCTGAGATAGAGTTAGCCCGGCGCAAAATCTGGTGCCGGGCCGGACTGTCTCTTCTGGATGGGGCCTTCGGGCCCGCGAGAGACTACGCACGTAGCAGGCTCGATTTCTCACCTCACGGACCGCGGTTCGATTCCGCGCATCTCCACCCACAAAGAGGGGTCGGCCTTTCCTGGGCCGGCCCCTCTTCTCGTTTCAGCGGCCCCCGTTCTCGGTGCCCTCGGTCTCGGCGTCGAGGATGCGGACGTACCTGTCCGGTTCGGTGAGGTCCACCTCCACCTCAGTCGGCCGGTTGCCGTGCCACTCGTGGATGGTCCGAGCTGTCCGGCTCGCTTCGGCGGGGCAGGGGCTCTTGCCCGGCTCCTTCTTGCCCGTGAAGTTGATGTTCCAGGTCCTTCGCAGCTCTTGCCAGTCTGGGTGCTCGTCGCAGTAGCGGCACTCTCCGGGGGCATGGAGGACGCGCTGATCGCAGTGGGGGTACTGGGCGATGGCCCTGTCAGACGGGTTCGGCATCGATCGTCTCCTCTCGGCGAGGGTTGAAGAACCTTCTAAGGCCGGCACCTCTGGTGAGAGGTGTCTTGGTTCTCGGAGAGACCTCTACACCTCCCCCGGCCCCCCAGGCGGGCCCCCTGAAAGAACCCACCCCCTATGCGTAAGCGGAGACGAAGGTAGGACGCGATGGAGACCCGGACGCTGCTTCTGAACCACATGTACCAACCACACGCCATCGTGCCGTGGCAGGACTCGATCCGCCTCGTGTACGAGAACAAGGTGACGGTGCTCGAAGAGTACGAGGAGACCGTGTCGTCGCCCTCGGTCACGCTCTACGTGCCGGCCGTCATCCTGCTGAAGAAGCCGGTCGTGGGGCACAAGAAGGGCGTCAAGTTCTCGCGCATCAACGTCTTCACCCGGGACGGCTTCCGGTGCCAATACTGCGGCGCGAAGAAGACGATGCGGGAGCTGAACTACGACCACGTCATCCCCCGCCGGCAGGGCGGAAGGACGGTGTGGGAGAACATCGTGACCTGCTGCTACCCGTGCAACGACAAGAAGGGCGGAAGGACGCCCGAGCAGGCGAAGATGAGCCTGCTCCGGAGGCCGGCGAAACCCCACGTCCTGCCCCTGCACGCGGTCTTCCTGGAGACGCGCTCGGTGCCGCCCGTCTGGGTGCCGTACCTCAACATCGACGCCTCGCAGAAGGCCGGTGGCGGCGTCTACCTGCTCGGCAGCTCCCCCGGGGAGGGGGAGGCGCAGAACTCGTAAGCTGCCACACGCTCCTGCCCGCTGGTTCCGGAGCTTGATCCGACGCCAGCGGGCATAGGCGTAGTTGACCTCACGAAGGGCGAAGCCCCCGCCGTGGCACCAGACGCATTGCGTCCCTCGGTAGCCGGCGGGGGTCTCGACCACGACCATACCCGAACCCTGGCACGACTCACACGTCACCAAGGTCTCGCGATTGCTGGTCGCCTGGCCGAGGCGTTCGCGGATTAGTTTCCTGAGTCGTCCCATGCTGGACCTCGTCGATTAGAAGATCACGATCCGACTGGCACGGCTTGCTTGGCTGGTGTATAGGTGCTCATGGGACCGCGCGTAAGCTTGGGTTCCTTCAAGGTTCGACCGCGCTTCGGCTTGGGTCGGGCCCCGGACGCTGCGATTTTGCTCTGGTTTGGGATGGCCGTCCACCGTCCGCACCTCGGCGAACCTCCGTACCTCTTGAAGGAATCCCCACCATGAAAATCCACGCTCAGTTTTCGCACGATCAGGTCGCGTTCGACAAGGACACCGAGGCCCACCTCGTCGTCAGCCTCACGGCGCCGGCCATCGACTGGCAGAAGAAGCGCTCGCGGGTCTGCGTGATCCCGGTCATCGACATCTCGGGGTCGATGCGGGGTCCGAAGCTCGCCTACGCGAAGCAGTCGGCCATCAAGCTCATCGATCAGCTCCAGCCGGGCGACTACGGCGGGCTCGTCACCTTCTCCGACGCCGGCCGCGTCGACTTTCATCCGGTCGAGATGACCCAGGCCCGCAAGGACGAGCTGAAGCTCGCCATCGGCCGTATCAACATCGAGGGCGGGACGAACTTCTCGGACGGGATGCTGAAGGCCCTCGAAGTGGCCAAGCAGCTCGACCTTGGGGCCGGTACCCTCACGCGCATCATCATGCTGACCGACGGGCAGCCGACCCACGGCATCGCCAAGGACCAGGCGAGCCTCTGCGCTCTGGTCGAGAAGAGCCGTGGTCATGTCTCGGTCTCGGCGTTCGGCTACGGCCGCGATGCCGATCAGGGGCTCCTGAACGCTCTCGCCGGCAAGGCTGAGGGCAACTACGCCTACATCGAAGACCCCGATCAGGCCCTCGCCGCCTTCGGCAAGGAGCTGGGCGGGCTTCTCTCGACCTACGCCCAGTCGATCACGATCGACGTGACCCCCTCGAACGGCCACCAGATCGCCGAGGTCCTCTCGGACGTGAACGTCGAGGAGGAGGTCGACGGCGAGGTCTCGATCAAGGTCCCGTCCCTGCTCGCCGAAGAGACCCAGCACCTCGTGCTCCGGGTGAAGCTCGCGGCCCAGAAGCAGCCGGGCCCGAGGGCGGTCAACGCCTTCTCGGTCAAGGTCCGCTACGAGACCCTCGCCGAAGACGGGTCGGTCGACAAGCGGGCCGAGGAGTCGAAGGCCAAGGTGCAGTTCGTCCGTTCGGGCGAGGAGCAGAAGCAAGCCTCGAAGGAGGTCGACGAGATCGTGGCCCGCGCCCAGCTCGTCAAGGCTCAGATCGCCGCCGAGAAGGCGGCCGAGAAGGGCGACTTCCAGGCTGCGCAGGCTGCCTTCAACGTCGTGCAGGCCGACTTCCAGACCCGCGGTCTCGACGCCGTGGCCGGCGTCGCCTCGCACCTCGGGGGCATGTACGGTCTGCCGGGCGTCTACACCCAGACCGTCGGCAGCCGCCAGGGGATGCGCCGGGCCATGAACCGCGGCGTGTCGGCCTCGCGCCTCTCGGCCGAGGACGAGAAGGTGCTCCTCAGCGCCAACTACGCCGTCTCGAACTCGGCCCAGGAGGTGATGACCTCGACCTTCACGGGCCCGGTACCCACTCCTACGCCCGAGCCGGTCCGGCTGGTTTCGGTGGAGCCTGTCACCCCGCCCGATCTTGGGCTCGGGTCGGTGGGTACCGTGACGCCGCACCCCGACCTCAGCCTCGGGGCGCTCGGAGTGAGCCTGGGTAGCTCCTCGCCGCTCTCGTCTGGTGCCGACCTGATCCCGCCCGAGCCGGCGCCGCTGCCTCTGAAGCAGCAGCCCCGTCTGGGCAAGCGCCGCACGCGCTGGTTAGGGTAGGCGTGGGGCCCGGTCCTTTGGGCCGGGCCCTCTGTCTCTTTGGAAGGTGAACCCCGCAGGGCGGGGCGTTCGTTGGAAGCGAAATGGGGCCCGCAAGGGTCTGGGATTCGAGTTCTCCACCTTCCGCCATGAAGCTCGACCGGATCATCGTTCGGCCGCTTGAATACTGCTACATTTGCGGTCGCCGTCCGGCTTGCTCGTCGTACCCCTGCCAGCTTCTCTCCGACGCGGAGAAGGCTGACCCCCAGATCCGGCAGTATTGGATGCGGCGCTGGCCGTGGGAGAAGCTCGGGCCACACCTCGACCCGGGCATCGCCCCTTTGGTCAAGCGCTGCCTCGACGCAGACATCCCGACGCTTTTTTCGTGCGATGGGCATGGGTACCGTCCGCCCGAGATCGACTTCTTTGCCGAGGTCGACGCCAATCGGGCCATCGTCTTGTTTGCTGATCTGGGGCCCGAGAAGAAGCAGCTCGACTGGACGATCGCGCGGTTTTGGCGCGTGCGGTTTCCCATGTCGCTCGGACTCGGTACACCCAAAAAGCGCAAGACTTCCGGAGAGTAAACCCCGCAGGGCCGGGGCATCGTCTTGAAAACGAAGGGCGCCTTTGCGGGCGTGGCGTTCGAGTCGCCTGCTCTCCTCTGGGATCTGGTGTCATGGAGAGCCATGCCACCCAGTGATTTTCCGATCCCTCTGAACCACCCCCTCACCCACTACCGCGTCGAGCAGTGGTGGCGGTCGGACATCGACGTGGACGACCGGAGGAGCGAGCTTTTCGGCTACTTCCGGAGCGAGGAAGAGGCCCTTGAGATGGGGCGCGGCAAGGGTTGGTACGGGTCCAACGGCTCGGCCCGCGCCGTCTACGTCCTCACCGCCGATGGGAAGACGGGCTGGGAGCTTTCCGTGGGGGTTTCGGCGGTTCTCGTGAAGGACGCCGAGGACGCTATCCTTCAGAAGGCTCTTGGCAAGCTCTCCGACGCCGAGCGGAGCGTCATCGTGAAGAAGCTCGGGAGCGACCATGGCAAGCGCTGAGGTCTACGTTAGCACCGACATCGAGACCGACGGCCCCATCCCGGGTCCCAACTCGATGCTGAGTCTCGGCTCGGTCGCCTTCCTCGCCGACGGTACCGAGGTCGGTTCGTTCTCGGTCAACCTCGTGCAGCTCTTCGGGGCCACGCCCGATCCTTCCACGATGACCGAGTTCTGGGTCAAGCACCCGGAGGCGTGGGCTGCGTGCCGTAAGGACCCTGAAATGCCCGAGCTGGCCATGCCTCGCTACGTCGCGTGGCTCAAGGGCCTGGGGCACACGCCGGTCTTCGTGGGCTATCCGGCGGGCTTCGATTTCCTGTTCGTCTACTGGTATCTCCGGCGCTTCGCGGGAGAGAGCCCGTTTTCGTTCTCGGCGCTCGACATCAAGAGCTTCGCGATGGCCGTGCTCGGGACGGACTACCGTTACACGACCAAGCGGAACATGCCGAAGCGTTGGTTTCCCGAGACGAAGCACACTCACATCGCCGTCGAAGATGCTCGGGAGCAGGGGCTTCTGTTTCTCAACATCCTCCGCGAGAGCCGTCAGAAGCGCTCCTGAGCTGGTGTCTGTCGTGAGCATGAGCGACACGCCCGATACGATCCCCGCCCCGTCTCCGATCATCACCATCGACGACTTCCAGAAGATCGACCTCCGGATCGGCACGATCCTGTCGGCCGAGCCGGTGCCGAAGAGCAACAAGCTCTTGCGCCTCTCGGTCGACCTCGGCGAGGGCTCTCCCCGGACGATCCTCGCGGGCATCGGCAAGACGTTCAAGCCCGAGGACCTCGTGGGTACCCAGGCCACCTTCGTCGTGAACCTCCCGCCCCGGGCCATGATGGGTGTCGAGTCGCATGGGATGATCCTCGCGGCCGGATCGGGTCCCGAGGCCCTGTCGGTCCTCAGGCCCACTTCGCCCGTGGCCCCCGGCTCGAAGCTCGGCTGACGGGCCCTCCCTCTCACGTCAGGATCTACTATTGACCTCGCTTCCTGTGATGCTCCCGGCCTTCATCATCGAAGAGATTCGCCGTAAGGAAGAGCAGCACAAGAGGCGCGATCAGCCCGTTTTGGAGCTTCCGATCCCGCTCATCCCCCGCGGCCCGGTGAGGGACGAGAGCGACGAGCAGGATCGGGGGGTCGTCATCATCGAACTTCTCGCGGGTTAATCGTCCGTCTTTTCTGCTACTTTTTCTTGTAGACCATGCAGGGGTATGATGCAGATCCCCCCGGATGCGTGGACTTGGGACCGTCCCAGGTTGGAGACCGAGATCGAGGCGGCGTTGCCGCACGGCTGGCAGATGTCGGTCGAGACCGATGAGGACGGGTTCACGCTCTGTGTCCTGTCAGAGGGTGAGGAAGCTCGGTGGACGAGCACGCCTCGCCCGGCCGTCTTGCTGGCCCTCTTCGACGCCTACGGCTGGCTGGCCCTTCGGGGCGAGCCGGATCGACCTTCGGCGTGGGTCCGGCGACGGGAGGTGACTCTCTCCGAGGTGCAGATCGATGCCAAGCGCCGGGCTGCGGTACCCGACCCCTCCGATCTCGACCCGGGGGAGCTGGATTCGGTGTACTGTCTGCACCGTAAGCCATGAGAGACCCTGTCCTTCAGCTCGGCGATTGCCGATCGCTTTTGCGCGATCTCCCCGCCGACTCCGAGGACGCTTCGGTCACCGACCCGCCTTACCTCATCAACGTCCTCGGAGAGGACTGGGACGAGGAGGGTACCCCAAAGGACGCTCAGCTCTTTCACGAGTCGTGGGCCGTCGAGACCTACCGGGTACTCAAGCCGGGGGCGTATCTGGTCGCGTTCGGCGCCCCTCGAACCTACCACCGGATGGTCTGCGGCATCGAGGACGCGGGCTTCGAGATCCGAGATACGATCTGCTGGATTCACCCGCAGAACATCCCGAAGAGCGTGGACGCGGCGAAGGCCATTGACCGGCTCTACTTCGAGCAATGGCTCGTCGAGGTGGGGGCCGACTTCACGCCGGCCGACGCCCGCGATCTCATCTCGGACTTCATCCAGGGTCGTCGCGGTACCCGGGTGCTCGAAGCTTTGCAGGCCAAGTTCGGGCTGCCCCCGTGGGGCTTGCCCGAGGCCCATACCAACGGGACCGTGACAGCGGCGCACCCTCATGCGCAAGCCCATGCGGGCCGAGGTACGGCGCTCAAGCCCGTGTGGGAGCCGATCCTGGTGGCTCGTAAGCCCCTCCGGGGCACGGTCGCCGAGAACGTCCTTCAGTATGGCACCGGGGCGCTCAACATCGACGACGCCCGCATCCCTACCTCGGACGAGTACGTCATCAACCGCTTCACCGACGGGGCCAAGCCGTTCGGGGGCGCGAAGGGGGAAGCGTACGAGTCGGTCGAGCCCGTGGGGGGTCGCTATCCCTCGAACGTGCTCGTCTCGCCCGGTGGGACCCTGGACCCGGAGCGGGTGGTCGTCGAAGGTCGGCCCGTGCTCGCCAAGCCCAAGGCCCGGGCCGAGGAGAAGTGCGACACGCGCAAGGCCGGAAAGGGTGTACGGTTCAAGCGCAAGGCCGAGAACGTCGAGGACCTCGTCGAAGGCGACGGGATGCTCGGGGCCTACACGCGCTTTTTCGTCATCCCCAAGCCCTCGTCCCGTGAGAAGGACGAGGGCCTCTCCCAACCCAACTCCCACGTCACCGTCAAGCCCGTCTCGCTCATGCGGCACCTGGTCCGCATGGTCGTGCCGAAGGGCGGATCGTGTATCGACCCCTTCATGGGGTCGGGCACGACGGGGGTGGCGTGCGTGGACGAGGAGCGGGACTTCACCGGCTTCGAGAAAACCCGAAGGCACTTCGACGAGGCGCAGGCGCGGGTGCAGCACCGGATCGACAACCACGACAGGTCCATGGAGAGCGTGCTCGCCCTTCTGGACGACGAGGAATGAATATGGCAATCAAGCATGGAACGGACGTACGCAAGGCCATCCTTCGGGGCGTGAACAAGCTCGCCGACGCGGTGGTGGTGACCCTCGGGCCGCGGGGCCGGAACGTGTGCCTCGAAAAGGCGTTCGGCTCGCCCACGGTCACCAAGGACGGGGTCTCGGTCGCCAAGGAGATCGAGCTGGCCGATCCGTACGAGAACCTCGGCGCCCGGCTCGTCCGGGAGGCTTCCTCGAAGACCTCCGACGACGCGGGCGACGGGACGACGACGGCGACGGTGCTCGCCCGGGCGATGTACGCCGAGGGCATCCGGCTCGTCACGGCCGGCATGGCTCCGGTCAACGTCAAGCGGGGCATGGACCTCGCGCTGCCCTTTATCGTCTCGGCGGTCGAGGCGATGCACCTGCCTGTCGAGTCGCAGGAGGACATCGAGGCCGTGGCCACGCTCTCGGCCAACGGGGACGCGAAGATCGGCAAGGTCGTCGCCGACGCCGTGGCCCGCGTGGGCAAGGACGGCATCGTGAACATCGAAGAGGGCAAGACGACCGACATCGTCATCGAGGCCACCGACGGCATGAGGGTCGAGCGTGGCTGGCTCTCGCCCCTCTTCATGATGGAGGCCGAGACCGCGTCGTCGACCCTCGACGAGCCCTACATCTTCGTGACCGACATCCCGATGACGGTCATCCGGCCGTTTCTGCCGGCGCTCGAAGAGATCGTCCGGCAGAACAAGCCGATCCTCTGGATCGCCCCCGACTTCGAGGGCGAGGCCCTGGCGGCGCTCTGCCAGAACTTCGGCAAGAAGTCGCTCATCTCGATCCTCGTGAAGGCTCCTGGTTTCGGCACCCAGCAGGCCGAGACCCTCCGGGACGTGGCCGTGCTCACCGGCGCCACCTTCGTCACCAAGGAGCAGGGCATGACGCACCACAACGTCACGCTCGCCGACTTCGGCCGCGCCCGTACGGTCAAGGTGACCGAGCGCCATACGACGATCGTGGACGGCGCGGGCAAAGAAGAGGACATCGACGCGCGCATCGAGCAGCTCAAGGCCCAGGCGAGCCGGGCGGGCTCGGAGTACGACCGGGAGAAGATCCAGGACCGGCTCGGCAAGCTCCTGGGCGGCGTCTGCTCGATCAAGGTCGGCTCGTCCTCCGAGGTCGAGCTGAAGGAGATCAAGGCCCGCATGGAAGATGCCCTGCACGCGACGCGGGCGGCCATCGACTCGGGCATGGTCCCTGGCGGCGGCGCCGCCCTCGTCAAGGCGGCCCATCGGGTGAGCACCGTCCTCAATGACGAGGAGGTCGACGCGGCGTTCGACACGCCCAACAACGCCGAGGAGTGGGCGGGCTTCCGTCTCGTGCTCAAGGCGTGCGAGGAGCCCTTCCGCCGCATCCTCCAGAACGGTGGCGTCAACGCCGAGAGGTACATCGAGCGGGTCCAGGAGGGCGAAGACATGGAGGGCTACGACGCCCGGGCGCTCGAAATGGCCGACCTTCGGGAGCGTGGCGTGCTCGATCCCCTCCAGGTCGTTCGGGCCGCGGTCACCAACGCCGTCTCCCTGAGCAGCACCCTGCTCACTACCGAGGCCGCCATCATCAAGCCGAAGAAGGACGTGGGCGAGGACGCTCACGTCTGAGCCCGAGCGGGTACCTCCCGAGGCCGGCCTCTCCCTGAAGGGAGGGCGCCGGCCTCTCCTTTTTTGTCCCACACGCCCTTACCGTGAGAGGCTTGCGGGCATGAGCGATTTCCAGCACGGTCTCGGGGCGGGCATCTTCGTCGGAGTGTTCATGACGTGCGCGATCGTGCTGCTCTTCTCGTAAAGCTGTTATGCCCCGGCTAGAGCGTGGACGAACGCTTGCGCTCTCGCCGGGGACTCCGGCTCGAACGGCTGACGGCCGAGGATCTGCCGGAGCTTGCTCGGGCGATCGTCGGGGTCGTGCGGAAGACCGTGACGATCTCGACGGGCCAGGAGAAGGACCGCGCCTTCGTGCGGCTCACGGGCCCTGGGGTGAACGCGATCGTTCGGGGCGAGGACTGGCAGCAGATCCTCCCCTACTTCCTCGACGGGACGCTCGACCCGATTCGGGTACCCGTCTCCCCGGTGTATTCCCTAGACCCCTTCTTTCAGAACGAGGTCGCCCTCGTCCCGATCCGCGACCAGGACCTCTATAGGCGAACGCTCGCGGTACTCTCCGGCCTCTTCACCACCTCATTTCCTAGGAGCAACCTATGAGCGTCGATCCCAAGGGCCTCCAGCCCGGCCTCTCTCAGCCCGAGCCCGCCAAGCCGAAGACCATCGCGATGCGATGCAAGATGGAGGGGTGCGACTCGCGCGAGGTGGTCGAGGTTCTGCCGTCGAAGACCCCCACTGGTGCCTCTCACCAGCGCATCTACCAGTGCGTCGAGTGCCACAACTCGTGGTCCGTCGAGGTCGGCGGCTTCTTCCCGTTCTGATCCACCTCGGGGGCTTTCCGGCGTGTCCGACACGATCTTGATGCTGTGCCTGAAGTGCGCCGGTCACCTCATCCCGAGCGGGCAAGAGGTGTATCGACTGGTATGCGACAAGTGCGGTCAGAACTACTTCGTCCGGCTGACGATCGAACCGGTGCCCCCGAAGGCTCCGCTCGCCCTGCCGGACAAGCCCCGTGCTGAGTGAGGTCCAGTGCCAAGACGAGGCCGTTGCGATTCTGCGACGGGTCATCGAGGGCAAGTACGTCTCGCCTCTGCTCCTTGTCGGGGAGGAGGGCACGGGCCGACGCTTCGCGGTCTACGAGACGATCAAGGAGATGGTCGCCGCTGACCGTGGGGGGCCAAAGGCACCCGAGGTCGTGCAAATCGCTCGCGGAGTTCACCCGGATGTGCTCTACGTCACGGCTCCGAGCGAGAAGGAGATCGGCGTTGAGGCTGCGCGGGAGGTGGTCGACCGGGCGCAGCTCTACCCCACCGCCTCGCCCTACCGCTTCTTCATCGTAGACGGCGCCGACCGAATGACGGCCGCAGCAGCCAACGCTCTTCTGAAGACCTTGGAGGAGCCCCCGGCTCGGTCTCGCTTCTTTCTTCTCGCGGAACGATACGACAGGGTTCTCAATACGATTCGCTCGCGTTGCGGCCGGGTGCCCTTCCGTAAACTACCGACACCATTCATCATTTCCAGACTGAGTGCGGTCGAGCCCGACGGCGATAAAGCTCTTGTCTATGGGAGGATGGGTGAAGGTTCGATGGGACGCGCCACTCGTTACTGGGGCGCGAGCCGACTCACCCTCCGCGACCGTGTTCTAAGTGTATTGAAATACGGCGTCGAGGGAGACGTGTCTTCTTCGTTCGCGACGATTGATGAGATCGTTCAAGACCTGCCGCTTGCCCTCCGGTTTCTTCGATTCCTCGCCCATGACCTTCTCGTCCTTCCCCTCGACCCTGATCGCGTGTTCAACCACGACATTCGTGGGGGTCTAGCCGAGATGCGTGCGCGATCTTCCGAGGCGACGTGGGCGAGGCTGTCCGGTGAGCTGAAGAAGCTCGAAGACCGGTACGATAGCTCGTACATCAACCTGTCTTTTCACGTCAAAACCGCGATCGTTACTGTCTTTTCGGGCGTCTTATCCGATGGCGTTTCGTTTCGCTGCCCCGGTCGTCGTGTCTTTTGGTGAGGAAGACTTCTTCCTTGACCGAGACGCGCGTGCCTTTCGAGAGCAGCCCGAGAGGGCTGTCATCGAGCTGGATGGGTCGGAGACGAGCGAGGCGGATCTGGTCGACGTGTGCTCGACGGTGACGATGGATGCTCGGCCTCGGGTCGTGGTCGTCGACAATGCCCAAGGGGTCAAGCCCGGATCGGTGCTGAAGGCGTACGTCGAGGGGCTCGACGCTCGCGACGTGTCGAAGGTCCTCGCTCTCGTTTTCCGATCGGGCAAGCTGCCCGCGTTCTGGACGAAGCTCGCGGGCAAGGCCCAGATCCGGGAGCACAAGAAGCTGAAGACGTTCGAGACGAACAACGAGGTCGTCAAATGGATCTCGGAGGAGGCCAAGAGCCTCCAGCTCGTCGTCGACTCGCGCATCGCTGCGATCCTCTTTCAGGTCGTCGGCGCGGACCTTTACCGACTGTCGAGTGAGCTGCGCAAGATCCGGCTTCTGCTCGACAAGGGCGGCACGGTCACGATCGACCACTTGCGTCTCGTGGTCTCGCCCACGGCTACGGCCGAGCCTTTTCAGGTGGCCGAGGCGGCGGCGAACAAGGACCCGAAGAGGGCCCTCGACGCCCTGTCGATGCTCTACAAGAACGGCGCTGACGACCCGACCGTCCCGGTCGCCTACTCGCTCATGCGCCAGGTCGAAAAGCTCATGGTTGCCTGCGCCCTTCTCAAGAAGGGTGCGAGCGACGACGAGATCGCCGCGAGGCTCGAAATGCACCCGTGGCGATGCCGTACGTTCTTCATCCCGATGGCCAAGAAGCACTCGGTAGCTTCCCTCGCCAACGTGATGCGGGAGCTATGCAAACTGGATGTGGAAATCAAAAGGACGGGGGCGTCGAAGCGCACCCTCCTGGAGCTGACCGTTCTCTCACTTGCCGCCCAGTGAAGGAGTTAGGCCGTCATGATGATCGTCACCCCCTCGCCGAAGAAGACGTTTCGGCTCTCGCGTTCGTTCCTCGACTCGTACTACCAGAAGGGGGACCCGTTCCGGTCGCTTCTCGCGCGATCGACGTACCTGACGAAGTACAGCCGAGACGGCGAAGCCTGGAGCGACACGATCCGGCGCGTCGTCGAGGCGAGCCTGTCGCTCGACCCCAATGCGACCGAGCAGGAGGGCGAGCTTCTCTACCACCTGTTCTGGACGGGCCAGGCGCTTCCTCCGGGACGAGGTCTGTGGACCGGCGGCGTCGAGGGCATCCCGGCCGATGCTCGCTACAACTGCTGGTACACAACCGTCTACTCGCCCGAGGACTGGTGCTGGACGGCCAACATGCTGATGCTCGGTGGCGGCGTGGGCGTCGGCCTCGGCCATGTCGGGGAGATGCCGTCGGTCTCGGCGGCTCCGTCGAGGTTCGCGGTCTGGTGTGCCGAGGGTCACCCGAACCTCGACGAGGTTCGGCCCGATCCGAAGTCGTTCCTGAACGGCCAGACGCCCGTTTACATCGTCCCTGACAGCCGAGAGGGCTGGGTCGAGGCCCTCCGTCGCGTCCTCGCGGCGGCGTGGGAGGGACGCGATCTCATCGTGGACGTGTCGCACGTCCGGCCTCGTGGCTTGCCCATCAAGACGTTCGGCGGCATCGCCTGCGGCCCCGGGCCCCTGACGAGCCTTCTTCGCAACGTGTGGGCCATCGTCCGAGGCGCGGGCGGCCGAAAGCTCACGTCGGTCGAGGCTCTCGACATCACCAACTTCATCGGCCTCTGCATCAAGGCGGGCAACGTGAGGCGAAGCGCCCTCATCGCCCTCGGCGACGCTGACGATCAGGACTTCCGGAGCGCCAAGAAGGACTTCGAGGCGGTCAAGAGCCACCGGCACACGAGCAACAACTCGATCGTGTTCCGATCCTGGAGCCAGATCCAGAACTTCGACTGGCGGGGCCTGGTCGACGACATCTTCTTCAACGGCTCGGGCGAGCCGGGGCTTCTGAACCTGCCGCTCGTCTGGAAGACCGACCCGGGTGCCAAGGGCGTCAACCCCTGCGGCGAGCAGGCCCTCCATGATCGGGAGGCGTGCAACCTCGCCGAGGTCTTCCCGGCCATGTTCGAGTCGCGCACCGACAAGAGCCTCGCCTTCAAGCTCGTCACCCGCTACTGCCTTCGTCAGCGGCTCACGCCCCTCATGGACCCGACGAGCCAGAAAGTGGGCGAGGCCAACATGCGCGTGGGCGTCGGCATCGGCGGCCTCTGCGACTTCGCCTGGACCGAAGACCAGCTCTCGGCCTGGTACCGGGACTGCCGTGAGGAGGCCACGGCCTACGCCGAGTCGCTCGGCGTCGCCTCGCCCATCACGGTCACCACCGTCAAGCCTTCGGGCACGATCTCGCTCCTCAACGGGAGCAGCCCTGGCATCCACGCCCCCTACGCCCCCTACTACCTGCGCCGGACCCGCATCGCCAAGAACGACCCGCTCGCCCTCTCGCTCATCGAGGCCGGCGTGCCGTTCGAGGACTGCATCTACGACAAGACCGGGCACACCTGGGTCTTCGCCTTCCCCACGAAGGCGCGGCACACCAACACCACCGTCCTCACCGAGACGATCCGTGAGCAGTTCGAGCGCCAGGCGGCCGTGCAGCGATCCTGGGCCGATAACGCCGTCTCGGCCACCCTCTCGGCTTCCGAGGACGAGCGCGAGGAGCTGATCAAGTGCTTTGCGGAATACGCCCCGCAGCTCAAGAGCACCTCGTGCCTGCCGAAGGCCCACGGCTACGCCCAGGCTCCCTACGAGGAGTGCTCGGCGGAGACGTTCCAGTCACTCTACGACCAGATCAACCACGACCACCCGCTCACGCGCGGTGGTGAGATGGAAGCGGACGAGTGCGCCGGGGGCGTCTGCCCGATTCGCTGAGGTTCTCCTTAGGCAAGGGGCCTTCTCCGGTGTCATAACCCGGGCGAGGGCCCCTTGCCGTTTAAGGTCCTCACGAGGTAGCCCATGCCCGCAGACCCAAAGAAGATCGAAGAACTCATCCGAGCGACCTACCTCGTCGAGGGTACGGTCGAGCAAGACCCGATGACCGACCGGTTCTACATCCGGACGCAGGATCAGGCCGGGCAGCCTGTCAACTTCGACCCCCAGCAGGCGCTCTCGACCTACAAGGGCCAAGAGGTGCGCCTGACCATCGCCTCGTTCGACACGCTCGCGGAGCTGGGGCGACTCACCGAAGAGGCCGAGGCCGAGGCGAAGAAGACGGCTTCCTGAGCGGGAAAGGCGACGGGTACCCACCGGTGGACACGCTACGCGGGCGCATTCGCAAGATCACGCACCGAACCGAGGACTACTACGTTCTCTCGCTCGAAACGTCGTCTACCTTCTACGGCAAGGGTATCACGGTCGTCGGCCACGCCTTCGGAGTTCGGCAGCTCGTCGAGGGGGCGCCCATCGAGTGCCTTGGCGAGTGGGTCAAGCACCCGAAGTACGGCCGGCAGTTCTCGATGCACGGTTGGCGACCGTGGGCCGAGGACACGGTGGGGGTCCGGATCTTTCTCCAGTCGTGTATGGGTCTGATGCCCCAGGTCACCGAGGCACTCGTTCAGGCGTTCGGGGCGAAGGTCTTTCAGGTCTTCGCCGACACGCCCGAGGAGATTGCCAAGGTCATTCGAGCCGCTGCGTCCGAGGACGTGTTCGTGGTGGGCCAGGAGAACATCGAGGCCCTTGTCACCGAGGTGTTGGGCCTCTGGAGCTTCGCCCAGACGAGCGCCGATCTGGCCGAGTTCTTCGGAGACCAGGAGGTCTCTTCGCAGCAGATGCGAGGCATCTTCCGGCTCTTCGGGGCGAAGGCGCGTGAGGTCATCGAGGCCAACCCTTACGAGCTGGTACGGGTCGACACCTTCTCGTTCCCCGAGGTCGACCTCTTCGCCCAGCGCTTCGGGGTCGATTCTTCCGACCCTCGCCGTTATGAGGGCGCGGTCTTCTGGGTCCTGCGTGAGTCGGCTCGCAACGGCCACCTGTGCGTCCGGCGCGGCGACCTCGTCTCGGTCCTGATGGAGCTGAGCTACGAGAACCGGGCCTTTCAGCACGAGCCCGGCCTCTCCGAGGGCCTGGCGGCGGCGGTCGAGCGGCTCTCGGCCCGAGGCTCGGTCGTCGTCGACCCGAACGTGGGTGTCTACACGCCCGAGAACTACGCTTTCGAGCGGGACTCAGCCCGACTCCTCGCCCAGTTCATCGGCCCTGTCGAGCTGAGCGTGGACCTGCCCCAGTTCCTCGCCGAGTACCAGGACCTCAACGGCATCACGCTCTCTCCCGAGCAGAGGGCGGCGGTAGAGCAGCTCGCCTCGAACCGGGTCAACGTTCTCACGGGCCTTCCCGGGACGGGCAAGACGACCGTGATCCGGACCTTCGTTCGGCTCTTCGAGCACGCGGGCATCTCGTTTGCCCTTGTCGCCCCGACCGGGATCGCCGCCAAACGCCTGGGGAACGTCACGGGCCATCCGGCGACGACCATCCACCGGATGTTCCGCTTCAACGGCATCGAGTGGCAGCACAACCGGGAGAACAAGTTCCCGATCGGTGCCCTCATCGTCGATGAGATGAGCATGGTCGATCAGGCGCTTCTCTTCTACATCCTCGAAGCCCTCGAACCGGATACCATGCTGGTCTTTGTCGGCGATGACGCCCAGCTCCCTTCGGTGGGCCCCGGCAACGTCCTCCGCGAGCTGATCCACTGTCCGGCCATCTCTTCGGTCCGCCTGACTCAGATTTTCCGGCAGAAGGAGACGAGCGATATCGTGCTCAACTCCCACCGCATCAACCGCGGCGAGGGGCTCGTCATGACCAAGGGGTCGCAGAGCGAGTTCCGCTTCGTTCCTCTCTCGGACGAGGCCGAGATCCAGCGGCTCATCGTGCAGATGGCCGTCAAGCTGAAGGAGCGGGACGCAAACTTCCAGGTCCTTTCATCGAAGTACGATGGGGACGTGGGGGTCAACGCCCTGAACGAGGCTCTCCGGGCCGCTCTGAATCCCCCTGCCCCTGGCAAGGCGGAGTTCTCTGCGGGTCTTTTCCAAGCCCGGGTTGGCGACCGGCTGATGGTCATCAAGAACGACCACGATCTGAAGGTCTTCAACGGTGATATGGGCAAGCTCGTCGGAGTCGATGGCGACACGCTCGTTGTCCGCATCCACGGTGCGGGCGAAGACGGCCTCGACATGCTCGTCAACATCCCCCGGGCCGAGGCCGCCTCGAAGCTCCGGCTTGCCTACGCGATCACCATCCACAAGGCGCAAGGCTCGGAGTTTGATACGGTCATCCTGCCGCTTGTCCGAAGCCAGGGGAGGATGCTCCAGCGCAACCTCTTCTACACGGCCGTGACGCGGGCCAGGTCGAAGTGCTGGTTGCTCGGCGATCAGATCGCTGTGCAGAAGGCCATCGCTAACGACAAGGTGATCTTGCGGGGTACGGCGTTCGGCCGATCCATCGTCGAGGCAGTAAAAAAGCTGAGCGATGGTGTAAAGGAAGGCCATGCAGACCCCCGAAGCCGAGTCCAAGGGCCCGCTCGCCGCAACCGAGGGCGCAAAGGCGACCCCGACGCCCCCGCCACCCCCGGCGGACCCCTGGGACCTCTTGAGTGAAGACCAGCGGGCACGGGGCCGGAAGATCCTGAACGAGATCAGCGTGCAGGGCATCACGTCTTCGTTCACGATCGAGGAGCGCCGGGCCGACTACTCGGGCAAGCGCTCGACGTTCTACTCGGCCACGATCGGGCGCAAGGGAGCCGAGGGATTCAGGCTCGATGAGCTGCCCTTCGTCCGCTCCTACCTCGCGCTGCATGTTGTCCGGGCCGGTTACGAGGACGCCTTCCGGCGCCGGGTCCTGCCTTTCGATGCGCTTTGCCGTCTCGAACGGGACCAGATCGTTGCTGCCTACGAAGAGAAACTGCGCGCCTGCGCCGCCAAGCTCGGCCCTCCGGCCGACCCCGAAGGGTGAAGACCACGATGGACGACCAGCGAGTCACGCATATCTACGCGGAGATCGAGAGCTACTCAATCGAGCTGGCCAAGGACCCTACGGTCCTTGGTCCGGCCTACCTGAACGAGGTGATCTCGCGCTGCCGTAACTACCTGAACCGAACAACGGCGTTCCTGCTCGAAATCGCTCGGGAGCGGCACGCCACCCAGACGGCTCTCGATGGGCAGGAGTCGTGCTTTGCCATCGAGCACGACGAGCTTCTCGCCGACGATGCGGGCGTCAAGTCGCTCCCCAACATCACCGACCGGGAGGCCAAGATCCGCGTTCTGCTCCGGGAGAGGGTGCGGGCCATCAGCGACCTGAAGGTGCAGCTCCGAACCCTCGACGCCATCGAGAAGGCCGTTCGGACGAGGCACTCGGAGCTGGTGCGGACCGACGGCCAGATCAAGACCCAGCGCTCGCTCATCCGGGACGAGATCGATACCAAGTCCTTCTACGGCGATGAGTCGAGTAGCTCCGCGGGTGCTCCGCGCCGAGGAGGTCCGCTCGGGCCTCGTTCGACCGAGTTCGATGACGAGGAGCTGGAGCGGCTCCTCAGCACCAAGCCCAAGGAAGAGACCCCTGCTCTCCCGGCTCCCACACCCCCGGTAGCCGAGACCGCTTCGGCCCCTGTGGTGGCCGAAGCTGAGGTCGAGCCCGAGGCCCCGGTACCCCCGCCCGTCTCGGCGGCGCAGTCGCTTGCCATGGCCCGGGAAGCTCTGGCTCAGAAGCCAGTTCCGGCTCCGGAGCCCGCGGTACCCTCTGCCGAACCTCCTTCGGAAGAGGACGAGTTCTCGCGCCTCATCGCCGAGGCGGAAGCTGCTGTGGCTACCGAGGGTACCGCTCCCTCGGAGCCCGAGCCGCCCCCTGCGCCGGCCACGGTACCCATTCCCGAGCCGGCGTCTGCGGCTCCGACTTCGGCCCCCGTCGCGGGGGAGGCCGAGGCGATCCAGCAGTTTCTCGACGACGCCCCGAGCGACCCGCCCGTGACGGCTGTGTCGAAGGGCAAGAAGGGTCGTGGCCCCGCGAAGGCTCCGCCGAAGGCCACCACCCCGGACATTATCGTTCCGATCACCCCTTCACCGTTTTCTGACGATGATTTGAGCGATCTGCTCAAGAATCTGTAAACCTCGTTATGGCAAGGGACCCCCTGCTGGTGTATAGTCAACAGCAGCTCCGTTCCCGTGACCCGTGAGGCTGACCCTAGGTCCTTCTCACCTGTCCAGGGGGCGGGTCCCCTGCATCCCCAACCTGGCTCCCGGCTCTACCCTGCAACCCGTATCCGGGGGCTGTTTCTGATGGAGACACGTACGCACCATGAGCAACGGCAACGACTACGATTTCGATAGCGACAGCGACATTGGCCTCGGCGGAGACGACAAGGGCCGAATCCGAACCAACCAGGTCGACTGGTACAAGGGCGAGAAGGGCCGAACCGACCGCGTCGCGCTCGTCTACTTCAACCCGATCGTCGTCAACCAGGTCAAGAAGCTCGCGAAGGCGAAGCCCGGCCTGACCGAGGACCAGAAGCGAGAGGCGGCCTCGAAGATCCTGGCCAACCTCGCCCAGAAGGTCGGCAAGTCGGTCGACCAGCTCGAACCGGCCGACACGCTCGACCTCACCGAGGCGCGCTTCCGCGTCGCCGAGGCGGCGTTCAAGCAGGGCCTCGGCTTCGTGCAGTTCCCGAAGCGAGATGGCCTGACGCAGGAAGAGCTGAAGGTCTGGTCGAAGGTCGGTGACCCCCGGACGTACGTGACGACGCTCCTGCTGGTCTACCCGACCGACAGCGACGGCGAGGTCGACATGGACCGGCTGGCCAAGGGCGGCTGGAAGCTCAAGCCCTGGCGCTTCAGCCCCGAGAAGTACGACAAGATTTTCAAGATCAACAAGGGTCTGGCCGAGGCCGGCTCGTCGGTCACGATGTACGATCTGTTCCTCTCCTGCAAGGAGACGCAGTACCAGCAGATCGACATCACCCAGGCCGGCCCGGCGATCTGGATGCGTCACGACGCGCTGAAGCGCCCCATCCTGAACAAGGCGTCGGACCTCTACTCGAAGATCAACCCCTTCCGGGTCATGACCACCGACGAGCTGCGCGAGAAGCTCGGCATGTCCGCTCCGGCCGTCTCGATGGGCGGCATGGGCGGCGACCTGTCGACCGACGACGTGTCGTCCTTCCTGAAGGACGTGTTACCAGCAGCCCCCGGGGTGGTGCCGTAAGGGAGCCTCTTATCGGGGGCCCCCTTGCAGCATGATCACCCTGGGAATGGACCCGTCGATCACGGGTTTCGGCTGGTGCGTACACGACTCGAACGCGACGGGCATGGCCCGGGTCATCGCGAAGGGGTGCTTTAGCACCTCTCCGGACGAGGTTTTCGTGACGCGATACATGTCGCTTCGCGAGAGCGTCGGTGGCCTGCTGGACAAGCACCCGGAGATCGAGGCGGTGGGCGTGGAGTCTCCTCCGTTCGGGGAAACCTGGTCGGAGGGGCTCTACGGCCTCTACCTCTACGTTGCGGAGGCGATCTACCTTCGTCGAAAAGACGTTGTGTACTTCGACCCTACGACGTTGAAGATGCTGGCGAAAATCGATCCTGACGCCCGCAGGGGCAAGATGTTCAAGATCGATATGGTGAATGCCGCCAAGGCGGACACCGACCTGAAGAGTCGCTGGAATCACAACGAGGCCGACGCCTACTTGCTCGCCAAGTTCGCCGCACGTTTCTGGGCGTTTTACAACGGGACGATCACCGAAGACCAGCTCACGCCCTCCGAGTACCACGCATTCGCCCGAACCCACACCTTCAAGAAAGGTGAAAAGGCCGGTCAAACGGTCAAGTTCGGGGCGGTCTACAAAGAAGACCGCCGGTTTTTCCGCTTCTCGCAGATACCCCCTCGGAGCAAGACATGAGCAAGGAAGCAACCGCGAAGAAGGCCCCCGCGAAGGGCCAGATCGTCAACCCGCTGGCGGTGAGCAAGGACCTCATCCGACAGACGGTGCAGGCCATCCACAAGGCCACCAACCAGAAGCCGCTCGGGGCGATGGACGGCCCCCACCCCCACCTGCCGTCGGGCTCGACGGTCATCGACACGCTCATCGGCGGCACGCCTCTGCCGAACAACGCGGGCTTCAAGTGCCCTGGCCTGCCCTGCGGCCGAATCGTCGAGGTCTACGGCGCCGAGTCGAGCGGCAAGACGACCGCGATGCTCAAGGCCATCAGCGCCGTCCAGGCCGCGGGCGGGGCAGCCATGTTCCTCGACTACGAGAACGCGCTCGACCATGGCTATGCCAAGTCGATCGGCGTCTCGTTCGACGAGGACAAGCTGCTCTACTACACGCCCAACACCCTCGAAGAGGGCTTCAAGATGCTCTACATCGCGATCCGAACGGGCATCCCGCTCGTGGTCGTGGACTCGGTGGCCGCCATGGTGCCGAAGGACGAGCTGGAGAAGAACCTCGACGACCCGGCCCGCATCGGCGCCCTCGCCAGGGCCATGTCGAGCATCCTGCCGAAGATGGTTCAGTGGCTCAAATCGAGCCGAACCTGCGTGGCGTTCATCAACCAGACCCGCTCGCTCATCTCGAAGAGCAGCCACGGCGGCGAGGACGACAACACCTCGGGCGGCAAGGCCCTGAAGTTCTACTGCTCGCTGCGCATGAAGCTCACGCGCATCCGATCGGACTTCGTCGAGATCAAAGACCCGATCACGATGAAGAAGAAGCGCCAGCCCTACGGCAACCTCGTCCAGGTGAAGATCGTCAAGGACAAGATGGATGCCCGTCAGGGCGCCACGGGCGAGGTCTTCATCCGGTACGGCTACGGCATCGACGAGTACATGACCCTCATCGAAGCCGGCGTGGCCCGAAAGGCCATCAAGAAGGAGGGTGCCTACTACGCTTTCGGGGGTGAGCGGCACCAGGGCAAGGAACGCTTCCGCAAGTACCTGATGACCAACCCGAAGGCGTTCGAGGGCATCCGAGAGAAGGTGATGGCCGCCATCCTCGCTTCGGCCCCCGAGCCCCTCACCGGCGAGGACGAGATCGAGGACTCGGACATCGTTTCGGACGCGAACAGCGCCATCGGCTCGGACGACGACGTGTTCGACGCCGAGGGCGAGGAGGCGATCGAAGAGTCGATCGTCGATGACGCCGAGGCCGCTGTCGGTGGCGCGGAGTTAACCCGGCCATGTCCGTCGAGGTCGAAGTCCAGAACTTCCAGTCGATCGAGAAGCAGTCGATCTGCGTCCAGGGTTTTACGGCGCTGGTCGGCAAGAGCAACATCGGCAAGAGCGCATTCGTGAGGGCCCTCAAAAGCGCTCTCACGAACCCGCTCGGGACCGACTTCGTCCGGCATGGAGCCTCGTGCGTGCGCCGGACGAAGGGGGCGAAGAGCTGCAAGTGCTTTGCCCAGGTCCATGTGAAGATGCCGGGCTTCGACCTTCTCTGGAAGAAGGGCGACGCGGTCAACTGCTACGTCTTCAACGGGCAGACCTACGACAAGCCCGAGCGGGGGATTCCGGAGTTCCTCTCCCGTTCGGGCTTTTCGCCGGTTCGCATCGGTGACGAAGCCGGGATGATCCAGGTCGCCGACCAGTTCTTCCCGATCTTCCTCCTGAACAAGCCCGCCACGGCCGTGGCCGAGAGCATCTCGGACGTGTCGCGCCTCAACGTCATCAACGAGGCGATGAAACGGGCCGAGAAGGACCGGCGTGAGGTCGCCTCGACCCGCAAGGTGCGAGAGAAGGACCTCGCCGACCTCGCCGAGAAGGCCGCCGTCTACGACGACCTCGACCGGGACGTGGCGAAGGTCGAGACGGTGGCCGCTCGCCTGGGGGAGCTGGAGACCCTGAACGGCCGGGTCGTCGCCATGACCCGTTTTCACGAGCGGCTCTTGCTCGTGGCCCAGACCATCCGGCGGCTGATGCAGGTCGAGAGGATCTTCGTGCCGAGCTTCGAGGCGCTCTCGGCGGCCCAGGCCAAGTTTCAGGCCGTGCAGGATCTCTCGGTCCGGTTTCAGCAGCGCTACGCAGCCTACCAGGCGATCGTCTGGGTCGAGAAGCTCGCTGTGCAAGTGCCCGAGCCGGAGCCGATGATCGAGAAGCGGGCACTTCTCCGGAGGCTCGATCGGTGGGTCGACCAGCTCCGAGGCTACCGCGTGGCGTTCGAGAAGCTCGAAGCGGCTTCGGCGGCGACCCCTCCGGACTTCGCCCCCCTGCTCGCGGCGACCAAGAAGGCGAAGGACCTTGCCCGCTTGGCCCCGCGGGTTGCTCAGCTCGAAAAGATCGTCACCCGTATCGAGGCCGAGATCGCCACCGTCGAGGCCGAAGAGAAGGCCATCCTGGCGGAGCTGGACGCCCTCGGCGCCTGCCCCACCTGCGCCCGTCCCTACGCCGAGAAGCACGCCCATGAGTAGGCTCGCCTTCGTCTTCCGCACCGACTGCCACGCCGCCGACAAGAGCCCCGCTTCCTGGAAGGGGGACTACCCGGCCGAGGTCTTCGAGAGCTTGCGGCAGGTCGGGGAGCTGGCCCGGGTGCATGAGGCGAACGCCGTGCTCGACGGGGGCGACTTCTTCCACAAAAAGGCTCCGTCGCAGAACTCCCACGGCCTCATCGTGCAGACAGCGCTCATCCACCGCGCCTACCCTTGCAAGACCTTCTCGGTCGAGGGCAACCACGACATGTCCGCGAACAACCTCGCGACCATGGACCGGCAGCCGCTCGGGGTCTTGCACAAGAGCGGCATCTTCCAGCCGCTCCGGGAGGAGGTCTTCCGCGACGGAAAAGATCAAGTGCGGGTGGTGGGCGTGCCCTACAGTCCTTTCCGGACGCTGGAAGAGCTTCGGGCCATCCGAAAGAAGTCCGGCGACACGCACCTCCTCTGCGTCGTTCACGCTCTCGCGGGCCTGGAGCCCCCAGGATTGGTGGAGGACTTCTTCAACGAGCCGGTCTTCCGCTACAGCGATCTCGTGGCGCCCGACGGCCCGGACGTGTGGATGTTCGGTCACTGGCACAAGGACCAGGGGATCGAGGTCGTAGGGGGCAAGACATTCGTGAACCAGGGGGCCCTCTCCCGCGGCGCCCTCGTTCGAGAGAACCTGACCCGCATCCCCAAGGCGGGCCTCATCGTCGTCGATGGGGGTAAGCTCACGGTCAGCTCTCTTCCTCTCGTGGTGGCTCCGGCCGAGGACGTGTTCGACCTCGAACGCAAGGAACGCCAGGAGGCCGAGCGCGAGGACATCGACCAGTTCATCCAGAAGCTTGTCGAGGACGCCGACTTCGACCCCGAGAAGAGCATCCGAGACAACATCGCCTCTCTCGCTTTCGCGGACGAGGTGCGCGCCAAAGCGCTATACTACCTCGAACTCGCGGAGGCCGGTTGATGCCGTACCTGTCTTTCTCTGCTTACAAGCTGTTCAACTCCTGCCCGAAGGCGTACTGGCACCGGTACATCGACAAGACCACTCCGCCGAAGCCGGACAACTGCGTCAACTCGCTCTACGGCTCGACCATCGGCACGGTCTTCGAGGTCTTCTACCGCGACAAGGTCTGGACGCGGCGCGACTACGAGCCGTACCTCCAGAGCATCGTCGAAGAGACGTTCGATTCGGTCGTGCGGGGGCAGCGAGGGTCAATCGTCGACTGGGACGACGAGAAGGCGAACTATCACAGCCGAGCCGACCTCATCAAGGACGTGCGCGAGGGCATCCCCCGGGGCCTCCAGGTCATCCGGCAAAACCGCTTCATCGGCCAGGAGGCCGAGGCGGAGATGAAGCTCGACACCGACTTCGGCCCCTACCGCATCGGCGGAAGGGCCGACTTCGTCATCCGGCGCGTCCAGCCCCACGGAGACCTGGTCATCCTCGACGGCAAGGGCTCGAAATGGCGAGACAAGTACGTCGAGCCCACGCAGCTCAAGTGGTACGCCATGCTCTACCGGGCCCGCTTCGGCGTCGTGCCTGACGGCCTCGGGTTCGTCTTCTGGCGCTTCGAGGGGGAGCAGGCCGTGCAGTGGATCTCGTTTACCTCGGCCGATCTCGATGTTCTGCACCACGAGATCATCGACACCATGAAGCGGATCGAGACCGGGACGAACCGTATCGCCTCTCTTGCTATGATGCCCCAGTCCGCCTTCGAGGCTCGGGAGGAATACTTCCCCGCCGCTCCCTCTTTCGGCTGCAACCTCTGTAGCTACCTTCCGCTCTGCGAAGAGGGCCTGAAGAAGTACGGGCCCAAGGTGCGAACGGAGAACCCCTGGCGAAAACCCAAGGTCGTTCTGCCCGGCGACGGTGTACGGGAGCTGAGTCTCGGTGAGGAGTGACCCCATGGCGAAGAGCATCGAAGAGCTGAGCGCGTACATCGACGGTCTGCAACGACGGCACGAGTCGGTCATCAAGAAGAAGGCCGAGCTGGGTGGTGAGCTGAAGGCGAAGAAGGAAGAGCTGGGTGTGCTCATCCGGGAGATCACCACCGCCGGCTACAGCCCGAAGACCCTCGTGGAGGACAGGAACAAGGCGCAGGCCGACCTGGAGGCGCTCGCCGCGGAGTTCGAGAAGGGCCTCGTCGAGGCCGAGCAGTCCATCCAGAGCTACGACAAGCGCTGAGCCTTGCTCGGCAAGGAACCCACGAAATGAAATTCTCCTGCATCACGGCCGATCTCATCGCGGCCCTGGACGCCGTTTCGATCGTCACCCCCCGCGCTCTGACGGCCTCGGGCGGGACGGGCTACCTCTTCGTCCTTCGCAAGAACGACGACGGGCACGTCTGCTACGTCTACTCGCGCGACAACTTCTGCGTGGCCCGGGCGAGCTTTCCGGTGACCGACGCCGAGGGCGAGGGTCCGTTCGTCTACCCGTCGCAGTTCGTCGATGCCTTCCGGTACCTCGGCGATACCTGTACTCTCGAAGCGACGAGCGACGGGGACAAGCACACGGTCAAGTACGAGTCGAACAACGGGGCTTCGAGCGAGAAGGCGACGCTCGACCCCACCTTGCTCTCGACCTGCGACCGGGACCTCGAAACGACCAAGGACGAGAGCGAGTTCTCGGCCGGCGCTCTCCGGGAGGCCCTCTCGCTCGCCCGGCCCTTCGCGGCCAAGCCGAACGACACCCGGACCGAGGAGCAGTTCAAGGCCATCCTGCTCTTCGACAGCTCGAAGCCCGATTGGGCCAAGGGCGAGGGCGTCTTCTTCGCCTCGAACGGCATCCAGGCGTTCTACCTCTACTCCGACCTCTTCAAGGGCAGGAGCTTCGAGGTCCACGGCCAGCACCTCGGTCCGCTGACGGGCCTGCTCGCCAAGAGCGAGGGCGCGGTCACGGTCAAGCGGGGCGACAGCTTCACTTTCCTCGTCAACAGCAAGGGCCACGTCTTCGGCTGGCCGAGGCACGCGAAGAGCCACGGCAAGTTCAGCTACTACGCCCTGAAGACCGACCAGTACGTCTTCTCGGTCGCCAAGGCTGATCTGCTCGCGGCCCTCAAGTACACGCGCGTCGAGCTGGACTCGAAGAAGGACAAGATCAAGCTCCTGCTCGACATCGACACCAAGCGCCTCCAGTTCGGCGTCTCGGAGGGGTCGTCGAAGGCGCTGAGCTTCCCGGTCACCTTCGCCAAGGTCGAGAAGATGGGCGAGCGTAGCCTCGCGCTCAACGTCAACATCGACCACCTGATCTCGCTCATCGAGGGCGTCCGCATCCCCGAGGTCGAACTTCGGATCGCCCTCATCAAGCCCGAGGGGGCGACGAAGGAGGTGGCGATGTTCCGCACGATCGAGGAGTATCGCGTCACCGCCGATGGCAAGATCACGACCGAGGGCGAGAACTCATGGCCTATGAAGGTGACCCGCTTCGTCCCGTCGAAGGACTGAGCCCGGACTGGGCGGCTCGCGTTGCCCGCCTTCAGACCTCCTCGACCCGACTTCGGGCCGTTCGGGACGAGATCCGTTCCGAGTCGGAGCGAAAGCGCGAGGAGGTAGTCCGGCTCGAAGCCGAGCACGAGGTGCTCGTCAAGACGAACGAGCTGTACCGGGCTCTGCTCGACACGCTCATCCTCCAGCAGGTCAAGCGCATCGAGAAGCTCGTCTCTGAGGGCCTCCAAGCCATCTTCTACGATCAGGACCTCCGGTTCGAGATCGAGCTGGCTCACAAGTGGGGCAAGGTCGCGGCCGATCTCTACTTCTGCCAGGGCGATCCGGAGGCGGGCGGCGTGCGGGCTCCTCCTCTCGATGCCTTTGGCGGGGGGCCCTCGTCGGTCGCAAGTCTCATCCTTCGGGTGCTCACGCTGCTTCGGCTCCGTCGTCACCCTCTTCTTCTTCTCGACGAAACGCTCGCGGCGGTGTCTGATGACTACGTGGACCCCACGGGGCAGTTTCTCCAGAAGCTCGCGAAGACCAGCGGTATCGATCTCTTGCTCGTGACGCACAAGGCGGCGTTTCTCGACCACGCCGATAGGGCCTACGAGGGGGAGTCGGTGCCGCCGTCGACCGGAGAGACGAGGCCCCACTTGGTGCTCCGGAGACGGAGAGGATGAGGATGAGGACGCAGGCAGAGATCCGAAGGCAGGTGCAGGAGCTTCTCGTTCGAGAGCTGGGGCGGCGGCTTGCCCGGGTCGGGGAGCGTCTGCCTGAGCATTGCCGGCACAACCACCGGCAGCCGCTCGACAGCCGCAAGCTCGTCGATGGCGAGAAGAACCCGCACTACAACCGGGTCTCGCGTGGGGTCGATGGCGATGGCCGGGCGCTGCCTGTCCTTCAGACCATCGGCCTCTGTCGCCTCGATGACCCAGACAAGCACCTGACGATCTGCGAGGAGCCGATCGACGCCAAGCGCTGCCCCTTGTTCGACCCGAGCAAGACGCACGAACAGGTCTACGAGTCGTTCCTCGACCAGCTCCGCGAGCCGGTCTGGATGCAGGAGAACCTTCCCGAGGTCCATGCGCTTCTCTGGGTTCTCGGCGACCTCGGCACCCCTCCGATCCCCTGGTGGCGTCGGCTCCTGCTCCGTCTTCGTAAGGCCCCGCCCGAGCCCCTCGCGCCTCCCTTCGACCCCTCGAAGCTCCTGCCCCCTCCGTCGCATGGCTCTGTCGGTTCTTGAGCGATTGCTTGTTACCGAACGCTACCGACCTCGGGCGGCGGCGGGTTCGGGCTTCTCGGTACCCATTCTCCTCGAACGGGAGGTGGGCCCGGAGCACGAGCCGCTTCTGGTGACCAACAGTCGTGGCCTGTTCGTTCCGACCCGGCGGGCGGCTGAGGGGTTTGCCCGCTATGCGTTCTTTCCTTGTCCGCTCGACGAGGAAGACCAGCTTCTCGTTCGGCTGCACGCGGCCCTGTGGAGTGAGGGAGAGGCCGCGGGCTGGACGAACCGGGCTCCTACGCTTGATCGGGGCATGGCCGTCTTTCGAGGTCTCGCCTCGGCCCAGCCGAGCGCCGTCGTGGTCTCCCAGGATGCTGCTGCTCTCGAAGGCGAGCTGAGCGCCGAGGAGCTGGACAAGCTCCGGAAGCTTCGCGGCCACGTAGCCGAGATCCACGGCGTTCGGATCTACCTTGCCCCTCTGCCTGCTGGCTGTGCGATCGTCGCCGCCGCCCCGAAGGCCCTCGGTGTCTACACAAGGGTAGGGGACCACCTCGGTCTCCAGCTCTTGAATGTCCGCCGAACCTTGGTGGTGGTGAAGCCCGATGGTGTGGATCGATGACCTGGTAGCGGCTGCCCAGCAGGGGATCGACGACGAGGCCCGGGAGAAGCTTTGGAGCCGGGGCGTGGACGACCCCCAAATCGACCTCTTTCGTCTGGGGTACCTGGGGGAGTCTCTGCCGCCCATCGACTTCCCCGACCACTTCCTGAAGTGGTCGAAGGGGGGTGCGAGGCTTGTGGGATGTTTCCTGATCCCGCTGACAAACCCTCTCGGGCATATCCGCGGCCTCCAGCTCCGATCGGCCGACCGTTCGGTCTCTGGGTACAGCGATTATTTCCTGGAAGAGCCGCCACCCGAGCCGGTGCTATTCGGCCTTTCGCAGGCCATCCCGCACATGTGGGCGAAGGAGACTGTTCTTCTTGTAGAAGGCGGCTTTGACCTCTTCCCGATGCAGCGCATCGAACCCGCCACTGTGGCCACCCTCACCGCCAAGGTCTCCCCTCTCTTCGTCCGGTTCCTTCGCCGGTTCGTCAAGCACGTCGTGCTCGCTTACGATCGTGACAAGGGCGGCCGTACCGGCACCTCTCGGTTCATCGACAACTACGGCTCGGAGTTCGAGTCGGTCCGGACCGTCGAGTTCCCCGAGGTCCGGATGGTCGAGGGCAAGCTGGCGAAGGACCCGGCTGACTTCTGGGAGGCATGGGGCGACGAGCAGCTCGGGAGGTTCGTCCGGTGTACTACCAAGAACGCATCCCCAACGGAGTGAACCCAGATGGCCAAGAACTACTCTTCCGCCGAGACCGTGCAACAGCTCGCCGAGTCGCTGATCGCCCAGTACCACCCCGAGCTGGCCACGGCCCGCATCCTCTACCTCTTCATCGAGAAGGCCGGCAAGAAGGGCGGCAAGGTGATCGTGGGCACGGTCAAGGTCGCCGGTGAGCTGATCGAGTACCTCGGCAACGTCGACTTCGTGATGGAGATCGCGATGCCCGAGTGGAACGACGCCTCGCCCCAGACCCGAACCGCCCTCCTCGACCACCTGCTCGAACGATGCACGGGCGAGGAGAACCCCGAGGACCCGGGCGCGGCCATGAAGTGGAAGACCCGCGAGCCGGACGTTCACGAGTTCTCGACCATCCTCCAGCGCTACGGTGCCTGGAACGAGACCCTCCAGGCGTTCGTCGCCGTGGCGCAGTCGGTCGAGGAGACGTTCGAGCCTGTCGTGGAGCGCCGGGTGCGAGCCGAGTCCGGTGACGCTGCTGCCGCTCAGTTACCGCCCTCTCCACGCTTGACCAAGAACGGGTAGGCTTTCGTGTGGGACATCAAGTACCGCCCTCTGAAGTTCGCTGATGTACTCGGGCAGCCTGGGACGGTCCAGGTTCTCAAGGCCCGAGTGCGTAACGGGACGGTGCTCGACACGAACTACCTGTTCTCGGGCGGGGCTGGCCAGGGCAAGACGACACTCGGTCGTATCCTTGCCCGGGCCGCCCTCTGCCAGCAGCTCGACAAGGAAGCCTGCGAGCCCTGCAACGAGTGCGACAACTGCCGGGCGATCCTCGAAGACACCTCGCTCGCTTTCACCGAGAAAGACGCAGCGAGTCAAGGCACGGTCGAGAACATGCGGGGGCTCGTCGAGGACCTGCCCTTTGCGGTCTTCGGGGCCCCGAAGCGCATCTACCTCTTCGACGAGGCGCACCGGATGAGCAAGGACGCCCAGGACGTTCTGCTCAAGCCTCTCGAAGAGAAGCGCATGATCGGCATGTTCGCGACGACCGAGCCGGACAAGATCCGGGGCGCCATCCGATCGCGCTGCGACGACTTCGCCATCCGAAAGGTCCCCCGGGACGAGATCCTCGGCCGGATGAAGATGGTCCTTCAGGCCGAGGGGGTCGAGGGCGATGACGACGGCATCTGCGTGGTCATCGACTACTGCGGGGGTCACGTCCGCGACGTGTTGAACAAGCTGGAGATGATCGCCCAAGGGGGGAAGATCACCGTCGAGAGCGCGCGGGCCCATCTGAACCTGTCGCTCGTCACCGTCTACTACCAAATCCTTCTCGGCCTCTCGCGGGACCGGAAGGAGGCGATTGGCCTCATCGACCAGGCGTGTGATCGGGTGGGGCCTGAGGAGGTGGCGGCCGGCCTCGCCGAGGCGGCCATGAACTCCTTCCGCCTTGCCCAGAACATGGTGGCCGACTTTGCGTCGGCCGACCCGCTTCTCGGCCGGCAGGTCTATGAAACGTACAAGGACGGTTGCATCCGTCTGGCCAAGTTTTTTCTTGGCTCCCGCTACACCTCTCCTGTCTCGCTCGTGTGCGATGCCTTGACACTGAGCCAGAATCTAGGACAACAAGGGGGTATCCCTGACCCCATGGTGGCGGACACGGGAGTCCCTATCCTTGTGCCGGTCGCCTCTCGGGCGACGGCCTCCGAGCAACCGGCGGTGGCCCCCATGACCACGGCTTCCCCTTCATTGCCCCAAGCCCCGAAGGCGCCCCCGCCTGCGGCTTTGCCTCCGGCGACGGCCAAGCCTCGCTCTCCGGTCGGTAACACGATCAGCAACAATTTCGTTCCTGAGGTCCCGGGGGAGTACGAGCCCCGCAAGGAGCGGGCGGCCGAGCCGAAGAAGGTGGCGGCGGCCGAGGTTCCGAAGAGGCCGAGCCCCGACGACGATGTGGTTACCCCCTCCGAGTGGAAGAGCGCCTTTGCCACGCTCATGGGGAACCGGTGAGCGCTCCTCGGGTGGAGTGGGTGGTCTTGGAGCTGAGTTCGAGGGGGGAGGGGGAAGACCCCGAGCCTCTGCGAGCGGCGCTCGAACGATCTCTGAAGGGGGTCGAGTTCTTCGTCCCTGTCTCGGTCTCGACCGTGGGGGAGAGTCGGGTCATTCACTGGCTGGTGGACGGCTACGTGTTCGCCAAGCGGACGGTGCCGGACTCGTCGTTCTTCCGGTTGGAGAACACTCGCTACATCAACTCCATCCTTACCTCGGTCGAGCCCCGAGGGGGCCGGCCGCAGCGGGTCATTGCCCCCGTGCCCGACGCGGACATCGAGAAGATGCGCCGACAGATCCGGGTCGAGACCCAGCAGGGGATCGAGGTGGGGGACGAGGTCGAGGTCACCTCCGGGCCCTACCGTGGCATCAAGGGGCGCATCATCGAAGAGGTGGCCGAGCAGAACACGGTGCAGGTCTACATCCAGCTCCGATCGAAGAAGGCGATCGTGACCCTGCCCCGGTCGTTTCTGAAGTTCGTGGCCAAGGACACGACCGAGCTGCCGGTCTTCTCGCCCTTCGCCACCAAGATCGCCCGGGTGCGGGAGTGGGCCCGACTCGTTCGGCCCGTGCTCTCCTGGGCTCCTCGGGACCTCAGCCCGCTTCGGGCTGGGCTCGCCAAGGTCACGCGCCTCGATGGGTGGGTCAAGTCTCTTGCCCGGGTCTATGGCTTCGTCCAGGCATTTCAGCGGCCCCTCGACCCGGCTCCTCTTCGGGTTCAGTTGGAGCATGTTGCGAAGCTTGCTCGGTGGCAGGAGAAGGCGGCCGAGCTGACGCGGGCCTACCGTCTCTCGCACTACAACCCTTCGACCGAGGCGCTCGAAAAGAAGCTTCTCGAAGTGCAGTGGCTCAACGACACCGTGGCCCGAGCCGAACGGCTGACGGCCGAGGTCGAGGCGATCGAGCGGCAGCTCCTCGCCTCCAAGATGAAAAGGAAACCCCCCGTGACCGAGAACGTGATTGTCGATGGCCACCAGCTCGCCTTTCGGATTGTCGAGGCCCTGAACTCTGCTCCCGGGGGCAGCAAGCTGATGGACGGGCAGGGCCGCCCGACGGGTCTCTACAACGGCTTTCTTCGGAGTCTCGGGGCTCTTCGGACGCGCTTTCCCGGCGCGAAGCTCTACGTTTCGTGGGACGGGTCGTCGCAGCGGAGGCGGGCTCTCTGTGAGAGCTACAAGGCCAACCGGCCGAGCCGGGAGGTGCCCCAGCTTCCGGAGCTGTGGGACATTCTGTCGGCGGTGGGCGTGTGGCAGGTTCACAACCCCGAGGAAGAGACCGACGACCTCATCGCTTGTCTGGTCCGGGGTCCCCTTCAGGGACAGCGCAACGTCATCGTGTCGACCGATCGTGACTTCCTCCAGTTGGTCACCCCGACCGACATCCTTCTTTGCCCCAAGGTCGGCAAGGGGGAGGAGAAGATTTACGACCCCGACAAGGTTACGGAAGAGTACGGCGTGGCCCCCTCGGCCATGGTTTATCTCCGGGCGCTCCGGGGCGACAGCTCCGACAATCTGCCCGGCGTCCCGAGGGTTCCGACCGACGTTTTGGCCTCGCTCGTCCGGGCGCATGGGACGGTGGAGGCCATTTTTGCCTCGAATCTGGCCGGCTTGACCCCCAACCAGTACGGCAAGGTGCGAGCGGCCGAGGCCCAGGTCCGGCTCAATGTTCTGTTGATGACCCTTCGATACGATCTGTCTTACCGGACCATGGATGCGACCCCGGACCTGGAGAAGGCAGCCTCCCTGCTCACGGGGTACGGTATCCAGGCCGAGCCCGTCTTGAAGCCGTTTTTCGAGACGAGCAAGGGCTTCCGCAAGACCTCGTGACCTCACGGGAGGGTAGTATGGCCGGCGGCTACGTTATCTCTGTTGACCCGTCTGAAATCGCAAGCCGTTTCTCCTCGAAGTCTCCTGGGGAGGAGCCGATGTTCGACGAGGACGGTCCGGTAGCGTCGGCCAGTGCCGATACCGACTCACCTCTCGCATCTCTGAACTACGAGACCCAGATCAAGCCCCTGCTCGACCGCATCCCCGAGCGAGAGGCCGACCTCATCCACCTCTACTACATCGAGCGCAAGCGCCAGGCCGACATTGCCGAAATCTTCGGCGTCACCCAGGCGGCCATCAGCTACCGGCTCGATCGAGGGCTCCAGCGCATCCGGTTTCTCCTGTCGATCCCGCAGATCGACGAGGACGACATGCGCCGCGACCTGCCGAAGGTCCCCTTCAAGGAAATCGACGTGAACATCCTCGTCGGCATGTGGGAGACCACCTGCCAGAGCGAGGTGGCCAAGCGACTCGATCTGACCCAGGGCCGCGTCCGTCACCGATTCTTCGGCGCCGTCAAGGTGCTCGAAAAGCGATCGGCCGAGGACGAGACCTTCGTGCCCTACCACAAGGTCTTCTCGGCGATTGCCGGCAAGAAGTTCAACATCCTCCGCGAAGTTCGCTTGCCCCAGTGGGCCAACCGCGGCGGGGACGGCTGCTTTTGACAGGCTGACGCCCGCGTTCTTCCTCCCGATCTGAGCCTCGCGGCGCATGAGAAAGGCGGCCCCTTCGGGGGTCGCCTTTCGTGCTTTCTGGGGCCTGAGCTTCCTTTTATCAGGGCTTTCTGAGGAGGAAGATCCGTGCCCCTAGCCTCGAACCTTCGCTATCACGACTACGAGTTCGAGATTTCCACGTCCGCCGGCAGGTGGCGCTGGAAGACTCGTCTCGACGTGACGCTGGCGAACCCTTCGTATTCGGTTCGTGACCTCGTCACGCCGTACGGGCTTCTGCGGGACTCGATCCCGATCCCGGGTGCGGTGGTGGCGGCGATGGCCCAGTCGATCACCGAGCTTCAGGCCAGCTTCCCCCCTACGATCCTCGCCGACCCTCTGTCGCTTGCGTTCACGGTCGACCAGGGCCGAGGGGTCTCGGACCCGCAGTCGGTCACGCTGACCAACACCGGGGTCTATGGATCGCTTCTCGGCGCGACGATCGCCTCTTCGGACGACTATCTCGCGGTCAGTCCGGCGCTCGTGGGCAACCTTTCGATCGACGAGTCGGGTACCTTCGACGCCACGATCGACTCGACCGACCTGGTCTCGGGCAGCAGCCCCTACGCGGCGACCATCACCCTCACCGACGCGACGGCGACCAACAGCCCGGTCACGATCCCGGTCACGGTCACGGTCCGCCCGAAGGCCACGATCTCGGCGAGCCCTGCGGCCCTTTCGTTTACCGCCGTCAAGCCGGTGAGCGGCACCTTCTCTCCGATTGCCTCGCAGACGTTCACGCTGACCAACGTAGGCCCGTCGGGCTCGGTCCTGGCCTACACGATCGAGAAGCTCACGGGTCTTTCTCCCTGGCTCTCGGACCCTTCGCCGGCCTTCGGAACGCTCGCTTCGGGGGGCAGCGCCACCATCACCGTCGTCGTCGCTCCTGGGCCCACCACGGCCATCGGGACCTACAAAGAGACGCTTCGGATCTCTGGCTATTCGACCAACAGCTACGTGGACGTGGAAGTCCAGCTCGACATCACCTGAAGGACCCCCATGAGCAAGCGTTTTTCTCTCGACTTCACGCCCCTCGGAAAGGGCGAGTTTCAGGCGGGCCACGACTCGGTACAGCGCCACGTCGCAGCGTCCAAGTCGGCGTCCGACTTCGATCTCGGCGGGGTCGAGGTCACCGGCTCGTCGGGCATCGATGCTCTCTTCACCCGGGACCCGCAGATGGTCACGCCGACCCGCAAGCGGGCCAAGGTGGCCTCGCTTGCCGACCTCTCGGGTTTCACGCGCCTCTCGGCCGACAGCCTGATTCACAAGTCGACTCGCGACCTCTGGGCGATTCGTCGCGAGGAAGACGGGTCGCTCGCGATCGAGCGCGTTTTCGATGACAACGGCAGCCCCCTGAAGGGCTGAAAGGGACGGTGCCTGTGAGCGCTCAATCGAAAACCAAGATCGTCCTCGCCGCTGCGCCGCCGCCTCCTCCGCCGGTTGACGGGGAGGGTCTGCCCGCCGTTCGCGGCGAGGAGTCCGGTAAGCGGAACATCCCGAAGGACCATCCGTTCGATCCGAAGGCGCTCAAGCCCCTGGCCCGGATGCTCTTTTCGATGAGCGTCTCGCTCGGCCACGCGCTCACGGCCTACAAGGAGTTCACGAAGCTCAAGTCCGTTTCGATCTCGCCTGACGGCATGATCGGGGGCCGGGGCTACGTGATGAAGGTCAAGGACGTACGCAGCAACATCCAGCAGGCGTGCGAGCTGATCTCGGCCGTGTCGGACACGATCTTCGACGAGATCAACGCCCCGCACTGGAAGCCCCAGCTTGCCGACCTCGGGGAGAACGACGCCGAGGATGTGACCGAGTTTCTCGAAGAGTCGAAGAAGATCCTCGACGACCCGGAAGGTTACGGCGAAAAAGAGGTCGAAGAGATCGAAGAGAAGAACGACGGCAAGGACGGCAAGCCGGCGACGCCCAACGACAAGCCAAACAAGCACGAGCGGTTCGACAAGCCTGAGGGCAGCAAGGTGCCCGGCGCCGGAGACCCTGACGTGCAGTTCCGGGGGGACCCGACGGGCAAGGAGAACGGTAAGCGGACCAAGGAAGCCTCGATCGAGGACAGCCCCGCCCACCGTCTCGTTCTCGCCTTCAAGCTCGCCAACTCTTCGCTCCCCGTCAGCACTCTGCCCGGTGGGCCTCGTGTCGAGCACCTTGGTCCGGGCGAAGAGGTCCTGCCCTGGGGCGACGGTGAGAATGTGCTCGACACTCGCTACAGCTTCGAGGCGTGGGGTGAGTCAGCCGTGCCTGATGCGAACAGCGAGCCGACCGAGACCGACGCCAACGACTTCGGCCTCGGCTACGGGGCTGACGGCAGCGGCATCAAGGTCCCCCGGACCTGGGGCCCGTCTGCCGAGCTGCCCGATGACCCCGGCGGCTCCGGCTCGGGCGGCACCGAGTACGTCGAGCAGACCCACAAGAACGTGTTCGCTTCGGCCCCGTGGGGTGACGAGCCGGCGCTCGACGCCGAGGGGTCGTCCGGCCTTCCGAATGACGGCGATGAGCCCGTCGCGAGGAGCGACTACTACCCGGGCGACAAGGGCAACCAGTTCAACGTGAGCGTTCGGGCCGATGCGGGCTGGGGTGTCGACTCCGAGTCCGAGCTGCCTGGCAACGCCGTAGCGCCGTACGACTTCGACGCGGACGAGACGCCGAACGGTGGGGAAGTCTCTGAGAAACAAGAGATTCCTTATATGAAATGGGATTGGACCACCCACCAGTACCGCGGCGACGGTCAAGTGTATTCCTACGACAGGACGCGAAACAATGGCTGACCTCGGCGATATCGGCGCTCTCTTCAAGGCAGGTTCGGTCCCCGACCTCGACTGGCTCGAAGTGACCGAGAAGGACTACAAGGACCTCGAAAAGGTCCCCGAGCAGAACCTCGATGTGATCCCGGGCCTCGAAAAGGCGTGGGCGGAGGGATCGGCTGCGGCCGGCATCGTTCCGAACAAAGGTTCGCTCACGATGTACGACGTGGGCAAGGGCAAGAAGAAGGCGTCGAGCGAGACGATCGAGTCGGTCCGCCGGGTCGCTCGCTTTGCGCTCATGAAGTCGGAGGACCCGGCCCGCTTCCGTCACGAGCTGACTTCCCGTTTCGATCGGGAGACGCTCGCCGAGGCCCGCCCGGTGCTTGCTTCGGTCCTGGCCGAGCGCGGCCTCATCGGTCGGTTCTACGTCGAGGCCAACGACTTCTCGGGTTGCTCGAACGGGGCCAAGCCCGTCTCGGACTTCGTCCGGCGCTACGCCTCCGAGGCTCCCTACGTCGTGGCCAAGTCCGCCTGCGGCGGCTGCATCCACAACGCGGGCAACACCTGCGCGGTCTTCCACAAGCAGATCGTCGTCCAGGTGCCCTACACCGAGGAGCTGGCCAAGCGGGTCGAGCAGAAGCAGGCGTCGAAGGGCAAGCTCATCTCGGCCTCGTCGCTCGTGCCCCGGGAGCGCATCCGGAACGCTTACCTCGCCGAGTCGGTGAAGATCGCCGGCCCTGCCGAGGCGCCGAAGCCGGTCGTCGACCCGCTCCGCTTCATGACCCCGACCCAGGCGACGCCGAAGGTCCACCTGCCCATGATCGCCTCGCAGCAGAAGGCGCTCTTGGAGCAGTCGATGGCCGTGAGCTTCGACCCGGCGACGGGCAAGACGGCGGCGGCCAAGGTGGCCTTCGACAAGAAGGCCCACGACGTGTCGCGGCTGCTTCGTCGGGAGATGCTCCGGGGCCGGAGCGAGCGTGAGCTGGTCGAGGCCCTGAAGCTGTCCTTCTCGGCCGAGGACCTCCGCGAGACCCGTGGCGCCTGGGAGCCCATCTTCAAGGAAGCGGGCTTTTATGGCACGCTCTACTCGACGCAGGACTCGTTCGACGACTGCTCCGCGGGCGTCGACTACCTCGCCAAGCACAACCCTTCGATCCGAGCGGTCGTGGCCGGCGAGAAGTGCCAGGGCTGCTTCTACAACAAGATGGGCCGCTGCCTGGCCTACGGAAAGAAGCTCGTGGCCTCAGCCGAAGAGGTCATGACCGACGAGACGCTCGCGGCGGTCGTCCGGGAGCACAAGCTCGCCGGCCGGCTTGGCAGTGGGGCCGAGAAGGCTGTCTGGGGCGAGAGCCCCCGCGAGGCCCTGAAGAACGTCTACCGCGTGGCCTCGACGACCGGGGAGACTCCCCGGTCGACGCAGCGCACGGTCATCGAGCGGGCTTTCAGCGGCTCGTCTTCGCAGCATGTGACCGCTGGCCTCACCCGCCGCGAGATCGTGAAGACGGCTTCGCGCTTCCTGAACGAGGGCCTCTACGGCGCCGACCTCATGGCGGCTCTGAAAAAGCGCTTCGACCCCCGCGACATTCTCGCGGCCAAGGACGAGCTTCGGCCGGTTCTCGCCGAGCAGGGCCTCCAGGGCATCTACTATGTCGACCCGTCGATCTACGGCGACTACGGCAAGGGTTGCGACGAGGCCGGAAGGCTTCACCGCTCGCGCCTCGTCGCCTACGTGAAGAAGGGCTCGGCCTGTGACTCGTGCGTCCTCCAGACGCGCCTGGGCTACTGCTCGAAGCTGAACAAGAACCTGGTTTACGAGCCCCCCTACGAGAACAAGGCCGCTCAGCAGCGGGAGATCCTCGCTTCGGGCAAGAGCACCGAGACCCGCTACGAGGACCTGGTCAACAACGGGCGCACGATGCTCGCCGAGTTCGGCATGGCCTCTGAGATGGCCGTCGACCTCGACCCGGTTCGTGACGCGGGACCCTCGCTCGAAGTCGATCTCGGCATCGGCAAGGTGAAGCTCTGATGCGCGACGACGTGATGAGCCTTCGCGTGGCGGCGCTCTTCCTTGCCAACCAGCCCCCTGGGGCCCGGTCCAAAGCGAGGAAGATGACCACGCCGATCAACCCCCCGAGGGGCATCGACCGCTCGATCGTGCGCGAGAACGGTGAGGCGGTGGCGGCGGTCGACGAGGCGGTGGACCCACACAGCCGGGACATCACCCCCAAAGACGTTTTCAACCCGACGCCCAACAACACGAGCGTCCTCAACCTGGCTCAGACCGGCAAGGACCTCTCGAAGGCCCTCGATAAGCAGGTCCCGAAGGACAAGGGCCACGATTCGGTCTCGAACCTTAGCCAGTACCTCATCCGGACGGAGGGCGGCGGCAGCGGAAGCCCCGCCGGCAAGAAATGAGCGAAGTGAAGAAGCCCATGGCAAACCCCAATGAGGACGACGGGATCTTGAACATCCTGCCTGTCCACGACGCGCCGAACACCGGCCACGACAAGCTGAAGGTGAAGCGCAGCCGGGGCCGCCCTCGCAAGGTCGAGCGTATGCCGACCACGAGCGACCTCGAATACAACGCCCTCATGGCCGAGGAGCGCAAGAAGTACATCGCTGCCGACCCCATCGTGCAAACGATCGGTCGCAAGGGCGATCCGTTCGAGGTCCTGCACCAGATCAAGTCGGGGGTCGCCCAGGAGGCGGCTTCGCTCAACTTCGAGCGCCTGGAGCACGAGAAGCGTGGGCGGGACACCTCGATGATCTCGTCGCGTCGTATCGACGCTCTCAAGAAGATCGCCGAGATCGAGCTGAAGCTCCGCGAGCTGGATGCCGACAGCATCAACTTCGCGAGTGAGCGGTTTCAGAGGGTCTTCGCCCTCTGGATCGAGACCATGCGTGCCGTGGCCACCGAGGTCATGCCCGCTGCCATGGTCGATATGTTCATGAACAAGCTGGCGACCGCGATGGAGGACTGGGAGGAGAGGGCGGCTGCCGCGATCGTGTCGGGAACTCCGAAGTTAGGTCCCCATGTCCAAAGACAAGCCCAAGTCGGGCGGGCTCGCGAGTCTGATCCGAAACGGAAGTCAGCTCGCGAAAGACGCGGCCGAGGCGACGGCGGGCAAGGGAAACCTCGTCGCCACCAAGGCCGACGGAAGCTCGGGCCGCATCTTCGATATCCTGAGCTTCATCGAGGCCCCCTGGGGCCTTCAGATGCGGCTCTGGCCCGTGCAGCGTTTCATCGTCAAGCTCTACTACAACCTGCCGCTCGACAACAAGGAGCGGAGCATCGTCGTCACCGACATGTTTCGCCAGCGGGAGCTGTACCGGCTGACGGAGGTAGAGTACCTCCAATACCTCTACAACGAGGGCCGGTGCTCGATCAAAGAGCAGACCAACCTTCGTCGAAACCTCCTGCTCAGCATCGGCCGACGTTCGGGCAAGACGACCATCTCGGCGGCGTTCGCGAGCTACGAGCTGTACCGGCTCATCTCGCTCGGTAATCCGCAGGCGTACTACGGTATCCCGAACGGCAACCGCATTCAGATCATCTCGATCGCGACTGGTAAGGACCAGGCCGCGCTTCTCTTCAACGAGGTGACGGGGCACATCGCCAAGTGCGAGTGGTTCAAGTCGTACATCGTCAACAACACGGCCGGCGGCGTCCTCTTCCGAACGCCCTACGACCTTCAGAAGTACGGCCCGGTCACCCGACACCAGGACGGCAAGTTCACGTCGAGTAACGGCAAGGCGTCGCTTCGGTTGACGTTCAAGGCCGCGATCTCGAACAGCCTCCGCGGCGCCGGTAACATCATGATCATCCTGGACGAGATGGCCCACTTCCAGGCGGAGGGCCGTTCGAGCGCCAAGGATATCTACGACTCGATCGTGCCGAGTACGATGGCCTTCAGCCCGAAGGACCCGAACGACTCGACCAAGGCCATCGGGCCGGTCGAGGCCCGGATCATCGGCATCAGCTCCCCGCTCACCAAGTCGGGCAAGTTCTACGACCTCTATCACTTCGCGATGAGCAACGCGGAGGGGTCGGACAACTGGATCGCCATCAAGGCCCCGACCTGGGAGGTGAACCCGACGGCTCCGGGGGAGTTCTTCCGCGAGAAGTACCACGAGGACCCGGCCATCTTCATGACCGAGTTCGGGGCCGAGTTCTCCGACCGCGTCCGCGGCTGGATCGAACGAGAGCGGGACCTCATCGAGTGCATCGAGCCCGAGCGGCGCCCGATCGTCTCCGGCGTCCCTCGCTCCCCGCACCAGATGGGGCTCGACGTGGGCTTGGTGGGCGACGGCACCACGATCGCGATCACCCACACCGAGGGTGACCGGATCGTGCTCGACTATCACGAGGGGTGGTACGCGGGCGTCCCCTGGCGAGAGGCCAACCCCCACCTGACCAACCCCGTCACCGACTACGCAAAGACCTTGGAGCACGTCGAGCGGCTCGACTTCGACGAGATCAGCAAGTGGATCTACGCCCTCTCGCGCAGGTTCTACTTGACCGACGGCCTCTTCGACCGATGGAACGGCATTCCCCTGGAGCAGGCCCTCCACAAGATCGGCCTCACCCAGTTCAAGAGCGAGTTCTTCTCGCGCGATGCCACGAGCCGGATGTATCAGACGGCCAAGCTCCTGATGTTCGACAAGCGCATCGTGCTCTACGACTGGCCGAAACCCCAGCTCGGAACGGGCAAGAAGTTCTCACCCCTCATCGAAGAGCTTCTCTCTCTCCAGGCGTCGCAGACCGCCCGCAACCAGATCGTCGTCGAAGCCCCCAAGATCGCCGGGGCCCACGACGACATGGCCGACGCTCTCATTCGCGCCATCTGGCTGTCGTACGAGCGGCTTCAGAACCAGAAGCACTCGGCCCGAGGTGGCACCCCCCGAAACCCCCAGGGCCCTCTCGGGGCCTCCTCCACGCAGCACTACCAGATCCGGAGGGCTCGCTCGCACGGGCTCTTTACGGATCGTGTTGTACCGAGGGGCTTTAGGCGATGAACCCCATGCGACCCGACCTCAGCGAACGAGTAGCCGCTCGGTACAAGGAGAAGAAGGTCTCCGACGAGGGCAACACGATCTACCTCTACAGCGAGCGTCAGGTTGCCCATCGCCATCGCCAGAAGGCCGAGCGGATCGAGAAGCTCAAGTCGAAGCTCTCGAAGCTCCGGACGCAGGTGAAGAAGGACCTCACGTCCGACGACAAGAAGACCCGCATGACGGCGCTCGCCGTGGCCCTTATCGACCACACTTACGAGCGAGTGGGCAACGACGAGTCGGCCGACGACGGGCACTACGGCGTCACCGGGTGGCAGAAAAACCACATTTCCTTCTCGGGGTCGAGTGCGACCATCAAGTACGTCGGCAAGGCCGGCGTCAAGCACGAGAAGAAGGTGACCGATGGGTCCATCCTGAAGGCCCTTCGTCAGGCTCATAAGGAGACGGAAGGCAAGGAAGCCTGTCTTTTCAAGTGCGAAGGGGCTACGGTCGGCGCCAAGGACGTGAATGCCTACCTCAAGGACTTCGACATCACAGCGAAGGACCTCCGGGGGCTTCACGCCAACCAGGAGATGCAGGACCGTCTGAAGGCGATCCGATCCAAGGGGGGCAAGCTCCCCGAGGAGAAGAAGGAGCGCGAGAAGGTCCTCAAGGCCGAGTTCAAGGAAGCGCTCGAAGGCGCGGCCGAGGCCGTGGGCCACGAGGCCGCCACGCTCCGTAGCCAGTACCTCGTCCCGGGCCTCGAAGAGGCGTATCTGCACGACGGCTCCATCATCAAGAAGTTCACCGAGCGAAAGAGCTTCGGCGACGACCTCCCGCCGCTCGTGTTCGCCAACCGGGTCATCCGTCAGCTCGTCGATCACATGCTCGGCGAGGACATGACCGTGAGCGACGAGGACTTCGGTACGATGCGCCTCACCTTCCGGCACATGGGCGGGACCTGGGAACGGGTCTGGGGCGGGGACATGGACGAGAACGAGCGGCTGAAGAACGTCGTCGTGGCTTGGGGTCAGATGCCCGGGCGCAAGCGGGAAGGAGGCGGGTCCCATGCCTGAGCAAGCTCGAACGCGAGACTGCGTCATCCTCGTCAAGGGCGACGCCTACCCCGTCACGATCGACGCCGCCATGGCCGCCGGGGGCTGGCGAGGCGGGCAGGCCGTGCAGTGGGCCGCCTCGGGGAAAGACGAGTTCGTCGTCACCTACTCGGATGGCCTCTACGCCGGCTTTCTGCTCTGGGGCTCGGACGAGTCGAGCGACCAGTTCACGGCCATGACCCGCAACCAGCCCGCCTACCGTTTTGCGACGGTGGGGGCCGGGGGCTGGATCATCATGACCACCTCGTTCGAGCAGTACACCTACGCTTCTCGGACAGGCGGCGGGCCGCTCGTGCCCATCACCTACAGCGCCAGCGACCGGCTTCTTTTCAGCCTTCGGGGCTACTGGACGAAGGAAGACGAGTGGTCGCTCTCGGGCGACCCCCGGGCCCCGAACGGCTACTACATCGGCTTCGTTTGCCAGGCCCCGTCGCCGACCAACTACCAGTACATGACCATCCAGGTGTCGATCTGATGGCCGACTTCAAGAAGAGCTTCCCCCGCGACCGAGACTGCTACGTCCTTTTCAAGGGCGACGCCTACACGGTCGCGGTCTCGGATACGATGAAGGCTGGCGGCTGGATGGGCGGGCAGGGCGTCCAGTGGACGGATTCTCCCCGGGACGAGTTCATCGTCACCTACTCCGATGGCCTCTACGGTGGGTTCATGCTCTGGGGGTCGAACGAGGTGCCCGACGGGCTCACCTCGATGACCGGCTCTCAGGCCACCTACGGCTACGGCGTCTTCTGCGCGGGTGGGTGGCTCATCGCGACCCGGGCCTTCGAGCGGTACACCTACGCTTCCCGGATCGGGGGCGGGGCGCTGGTCGAGAATACCTACCAGGTCGGGCAACGGCTGGTCTTCAGCCTTCGCGGCCTCTGGACGGTCGAGGACGAATGGACTCTCTCGTCCGACCCCCGCGGGTCGAACGGGTACTTCATCGGCAACATCGTCCAGGCCCCTACCGCGGACAACAACTACTACCTGACCCTCCAAACCTCGATCTGAGGCGCCATGTCCGAGATCATCCGAAGCCGCGACTGTATCGTCTTCTTCAAGGGCGACACCCAGACCGTGGCCGTGTCCCCCGCCCTGGTGGCTGGGGGCTGGTCGGGGGGCCAAGGCGTGCAGTGGGCCGACACGACGGCGGACGAGCGCATGGTGACCTACTCGAACGGGCTCTACGGGGGCTTTCTCGTGTGGGGATCGGATGAGGACGGCGACAAGCACACAGCCGTCACCCGCAACCAGACGGCCTACCGCTTCGCGACCATGTTCTCTGGGGGCTGTCTCATCTCGACCTCGACCTACGAGCGGTACACCTACGCTTCCCGGGTTGCCCACGCCGCCGACTCGAACCAGCCGCTCGTGCCAATCGTCTACGAGATCAACGCGATCCTCTACCTCTCTCGTCGGGGCCTTTGGACGAACGAGGACGAGATGACACCCGCTGGGGACCCCAATGCCCCGGCCTTTTTCACGGGCTTTGTCTCGCAGATCCCCAAGCCGACGAACAGGTATTTCTTGGGTATTCAGACCTCGATGTGAGGCTGGGCCTTGAAAATCCCTTTATTCGGTGCCCCTTATAGATGAAGAGCACCGAAAGTCTAAGCGTGGACGAGCTGGTGGCCGAGGCGAACCGCCTACGGGTCAGTCTATCCGAGACGGCCGAGCAGCTTCAGGGCATCTGTGACGTGCTCTCGACCAAGGTGCGTCGTCAGGGCTCGGGCGTTCTGCCGAGCGCCTACTCTTACCTGAACTTCGCGAACGCCGGTCGGCGTTTTGCCGGAGCTGTGGTCCAGGGGGTCCGTCGAACCGCTTCGTTCGACAGGATGCTGGCCACGGCGAAGGCGGACGAGGCCGAAGCCGAGGCACGCGAGGCGAAGAAGAAGGAAGAGTCGGACAAGCGAGAGCAGCGCAAACAAAAAGAGGAAGCGGCCCGACGGGCCGATGAGGAGCGCCGGGCCCGGCTCTTCGGCGATGGCGCCGACGGAGACACCGAGGAGGCTCTTATTGCCCTCTACGGTGAGGACTGATGCCGACCGATCGCTACACCAACGCCACCCAGCACGGCAGGGTGCTGGCCGGGACGCAAATCACCCGTCCCGCCCATGCTCCTTACGCCGCTCGTGGGTCGTGGAGCAACCTCACGCCGAAGGAGAAGGAGGCCCGTCGACAGAACAAGACGGCCTCGACCTTCAAGACAGCCGACTACGGTGGGGGTCTGGGCACGGTCTCTGGGGGCAACACCATGCTCTCGGGGACCTCGTCGTTCTTCTCCCCCCAGCTCTCGACCGACTTTCTGGAGCTGCCGCAAAGCCTCCGCGAAAAGCGCGAGATTTATCGGCACTTCTACAACACCGACCCCCTCGTGGGTCAGGCGATCGATCTGCACACCGAGCTGCCCTTGTCGAAGGTGCGTCTTTCGACGCCCAAGCCGAGGACGTGTCCTGAGGGCTTCAAGAGCGCCGACAACTACGGCAAGTACATCCTCTCGTTCTTCGAGAAGATGTGCAAGCGAACCAAGCTCTTTCAGCGGCTCATCACGGCGACGCATCACTACTGGCTCGATGGCAACGTCTTCATCTTCGCCGAGGACGGCGCGGTCGACGTGCCCGAGGACGTGACCCACGAGTTCCGGCGAAAGACGAGCGCTGTCCTCGACGAGGATGGGGTGCCAGGCGAGGTCGAAGAGGTCGAGGCGGCCGAGTACCCGGATGCCGAAGACCGGGAGCTGGCCTACTTCCAGAAGCACTACAAGGGCTGGGACCGACTCGTCATCATCCCGATCGACCAGGTGAAGCTGACGACGTTCAACTTCACCGACAAGGTCCGAGTCGAGATGATCCCGTCTGAGCGGGACCGGCAGCTCGTCAAGCAAGCTGCCGCGGGCGACGAGGTGGCTCAGGAGATGGTCTCCGAGATCCCGGGCGAGGTCCGGGATCTCATGGATGCCGGGCACCTCATCCCCCTCGGCACCGACCCGGACGAGGGTTCGTTCGTCTACCATCTCTCGGGCCGAAGGGGCGCGGGAGAGGAGCTGGGGGCGAGCATCCTCGATCGGTGCCTCCGGACGCTCTACTACCGTGAGAAACTCCGGCAGGCGCAGACCCAGATCGCCTCCAGGGCTATGACCCCGAAGCGTATCGTGTGGGGCGAGAACCTCGACGAAGGTGGCGTGGAAGACCTGCGTGAGCAGGTGGACCTGGCTCTCGTCGACCCCGACTACTCGATCGTCACCAACTACGAGGTCCACTGGGAGGAGATGGGCAGCCGCGACCGCCTTCTCGACCTCTCCAGCGAGTACGAGCAGACGGACAAGCAGCTCTTCGCGGGCCTCGGCGTCACCGAGTCGCTCCTGAACGGCGAGAGCACTTTCGCCGGGGACCGGGTCAAGCTCGAAGTCCTGAACACTCGCTACCTGCTCTTCCGGGAGACCCTGCAAGAGTATGTCGAGGAGTACCTCTTCAAGCCTGTGGCCCGTAGGAAGGGCTTCGTCGAGCTGGACGAGTGGGGCGAGGAAGTCGTTCTCTACCCGAAGCTCAGCTTCACCCGTCTTGCGCTCCGCGACAGCCAGGACACCTTCGACGCCCTCTTGAACCTCTACCAGAAGGGTTCGGTTTCGATCGACCTCATCCTGGAGATGTTCAACATCGACCCGATGGACACCCGCGAGAAGATCGAGCGGGACATGTTCACCGTCAACGACGCCCTCTTCAACGAGGTGGTTCGGGCGGTCTACGGCGAGGTCGGGCGTATGCTTGCCGAGAAGAGCAACATCGGTGAGAAGCTCGCCAAGTACCTCGGCCTGGAGATCAAGGAAGAGCCTCCGGCCGAGGAAGCCGGACGGTTTTAGTCTTTTACTTGCGCTGGTTCGTAGACCATGCGCGAGCACGAGGCCACGAAGAGCGAGAGCGAGAAGGAGGACGAGGAGGCCCGGCGCCTCGTCCGTCCTTTGCCGCACCAAAAGCCCCCGCGCCACGATCGGCGGCGCGAGCGCATGAACGTCGATCGGGACCCCGACATCGACGACGACCCGGACATTGCCCGCGACAAGGACAAGAGCCGCAACTACAAGGACGTAGGCGGATCGACCATGGCCGAGCGGGTTGCCAGCGCTTTTTTGGTCGAGTCCAAGCGGCGTAACAACCGAAATCGCAAGGTCCGGGTCAAGAACAAGGAGACCGGTAAGCAGACCGAGGTGATGCCCGAGACCCTCAAGGAGGATTCGGGCAAATACGAGGTCATTCAGACGGCCCCCAGTGCTAGCCCCGCCTCAGAGGCTCCCGCCAAGGACGCCCCAGCCCCCAAGGAGGAGAAGTCCGAGTCGAAGGCCCTAGAGCCCGACGATAGCGACGAGACCCCCGAAGAGCGGGCCAAGCTGGAGGAGTGGAAGCGCCAACACGCGGAGAAGGAGAAGAACCGCTCTCCCGAGGAGAAGGCGAAGCGGGAGGCCCGCCTCCAGTTCTTGCGGAGTGTCCAGGGTGCGTTGGAGGACCTGAAGGTTCCCCAGGATTCGCACGCTACCCTGCGGGGCCTTGTCGAGAAGGTCACAGAGGATGGTCTTACGGAGAAGGAGATCACCAAGCTCGTCGAGAATGGCGGGCGTCGACTCCTTCCTCCGGAACACTTCCATGCCCTTCTCGACAAGCTTCAGAAGAAGGGAGTCATTACCAAGGGCGAGGACGGCAAGTACGGTCGGCCCGAAGGGGGCTCTCCCCTCGCACAGGTGCCTCCCGAGGCCGAGCAGCTCTTCAAGGGGAAAGAGCCCGAGGAGAAGAAGCCGGAAGCTCCTGAGGAGAAGAAGCCGGAAGCTCCTGAGGAGAAGAAGCCGGAAGCTCCCGAGGAGAAGAAGCCGGAAGCTCCCGAGGAGAAGAAGCCGGAAGCTCCCGAGGAGAAGAAGCCGGAGGAGTCGGCTTCTCCCGAAGAAGGCAAGCCCGAGGACAAGAAGCCCGAGGACAAGAAGCCCGAAGGCCCGAAGGCGCCCCCGCGTCGTAAGGCGTCTCCGGCCGAGATCCGCCGAGCCCAGGTCATCCTCGCCAAGACCTTCCCACCCAAGGTGGCGATGAAGCTTCGGCACCTGCACCCGGACGACGTGGGGGCTGTGGTCGAGCAGTACCATCGGTTCAAGAGCGCCGGCCCGATCGCCCCCGAGGAGATGCAAGGGGAGCTGAAGGCGCTCACCAAGGCCGGTCGTTTCACAACTGACCCGGACAAGGTCTCGCCTCCTTCCTCGTGGAAGGTCAAGGGCAAGCGGGTTTCTTTCGAGGACCTGTCGCCCGAGGACCAGGCTGAGGCTTCGCTTCAACACCGCCTCCAGGTGGTCGCCTCTAACCTCGCCACGCGCGAGCGGGCGGTCTCGTCTCTCAAAAGCTCGGGGCTCCCGGGCTCGGCGGCGGCGCAGATCGTCGACCTCACGCTGCGGCACGAGAACGAAAAGATCGACAAGCGAGAGGGCAAGGACGCAAAGGCCGAGAAGGTTCGCGCCCAGAAGGTCAAGGCCCACGCCAAGAAGATCGAGGCGGCGAAGCCCAAGATCGAGGCGGCCAAGGCGGCTGCGGACAAGGCGAAGCCCAAGCTCGAAGAGGCCAAGAAGGCGTCGGACGAGGCGGAGAAGCTTCGCGGGGCCGCAGAGCAGGCCAAGGCGGAAGCCGAGAAGGCTAAGGCCGAGGCCGATAAGGCCCCCGAGGGGGACGCCAAGAAGAAGGCCCAGGAGAAGGCGGCCAAGGCCCAAGCAGCGGCCGAGAAGGCCCAGGCGTCTTCGGACAAGGCAGAAGAGAAGGCCGAGAGGGCTAAGGCCAAGGCCGAGGAAGCTCAGGCTGCGGTCGATAAGGTCCAGAAGGAAGCGGACCAGGCACAGGCCGAAGTCGACGAGGCCAAGGCTGCCGTCGACAAGGCTGACGAGGAAGCCAAGGCCCAGGCGGACAAGGCTCGTGACGAGGAGAAGGACGCCGCCGAGATCGAACAGGCTCACCACGATCGGGTGGCGGCGGCTTCCAAAGAGCAGTTCGTCGCGTCCGTCTCTTCGTCTTCTGAGCCGATGAGCGACGAGCAGCGTTCGACCGTTCTCGCCACGGTCAAGAAGCTCCCGAAGGACGCTCAAATGATCGCCATCGCTTCGGTGCAGGCGAGCGACTACCAGACCGTTTGGGCGAAGTACCTCAAGTCGGACCCGCGTGATCCGAACCATCTCAATGAGCACCAGTCGCCCGAGACCATCATCGCGCGGCTGAACAACGCCGAGGCCGATTTCAAGAGCCTGGCTCGAAACTACCCCCAGGTCGTTCGGGATGACCTGCCGGACGCTCGGAAGGTCTTTCGGGCCAGGGTGCTCGCGAAGCTCTCGCGGCTCGACCCCGAAAAGCACAGCGTCGTTCAGCGTCATTTCGATGAAAAAGATGCCGACGAGTACGACCACAAGGCCGAGAAGTGGGAGTCGCTCGCGAGCGATCATGCCCGTGAGACCAAGCAGTACGAGAAGCGATTGGCCGAGTGGCAGTCGAAGAAGGACGAGGGCGACGGATACCGGAAGCAGTTCGATGGGGAGCCCCCCGAGCCCCCGGCCCCTCTGCCTTCCAAACCCCTCATGCCAGAGAGGTACTTCGAGGTTCGCAAGCCTCGGAAGCACAGCGAAGAGGCGATCGAAGACTTTCAGGAGCGGCTTTCGGAGGGACGTAAACGCTCAAAGCGTGAACGGGCCAAACGCCTCGCCGAGAAGTACCGTCGCAAAGAAGCCGCCTCTTATTCTTCTTATGGCATCAAAATGACGATGCGTGTTCCCTCGTCTGCCAACGCCCCTGTGGTCGCCACGAGCGGTCCTGTGGCCTCGGGGCCGAGGAACATCCTCGCTTCGGCGAGGGGCTGGCTTACGTCGCCGGTCCTCGCCTCGCACCTCGAAGGTATGGCCCCCGATGCCCGCTACCGGGCGGCCCTTGACTTGGCAGTCCGGGCTAGCGGGCCGGTAGGCGACGACCAGTACAGCGCCCTGCTCGCGACCCTCGCGGGGGGCCAAGCGAAAGGGACGACGACGATGATCAAGGCTTCGACGAAGATTCGGCAGTTCGCGGCTCGTGTGGCTTCGGAGCACCCGGAGCTGGCTTTCGATCTGATGGCCCTCGCCGAGGAGCAGCAGGCGGAAGAGAAGCAGGCCGGCGAGCAGTCCGATCAGGGCCAGCAGCAGGCCGATCAGGGCCAGCAGAAGCAGGCTTCGGTCGACCTCTACACCGCCCTCCGTTCGGCTGTCGTGAAGACGGCCTCGGACAACCCCTCCCTACGCCCCGGCCTGATGCCCGTTCTTCGTCTTATCAAGGCGCAGGACAAGGCGAAGCCCTTACCCGGGGCCCCCCGCTTACCACCCCTTCAGACCAAGGACACCGGAACATGAGCGCTGTCAAGTTTTCCTCCGAGGACGCCAGCAAGATCCTCTCCCGCCTCGACACGATGGCCGAGACCATCAAGACGAAGTTCGCCTCGTGGGGCATGTCCCAGTCGGCGGCCAAGGACCTCGTGAACGGTCTCGACCGCATCGCCGACGAGATCGAGGTCGCCGCGTTCGGCCCCGAGTCGCTCCAGGCTCGTCAGGTCGAGGTTCTCAAGCAGGCGAAGGTCATCCAGAAGGACTCGGACGAGGGCTACATGGGCGCGTTCAGCAACCCCATGGAGCCGATCCAGACCGAGGGCGACGAGGGCTACATGAGCGCGTTCAAGGACGACCAGTCGAGCGCGGTCAGCGGCGGCAAGGCGTCGAACGGCCGTCCTCTCGCCCCCGGCCACTGATCGCTCGCTTCGTCTCTTTCGACCTCTGGCTTAGGGAAGGCGCGCTCTCGTGACCATCGACTACTGGAAGCTCTCCGACGAGTTCAAGGCCGGCGATTACGTCCAGAAGACGGTCAACGGCGATCTCTCGCCGTACATGGGCCGTGTCACGACGGTCCTTCGTGGGATCGGCTGCCTCGATGTGCAGTGGCCCTTCGGCTCCGAGCGCGTCCACCCTGACGAGGTCGTGAAGGTCAACAAGCAGTTCGCTCGGTTCCTGCCCCCGGTCCTTCTCGATCAGACCCTCAAGACGGTCGAGGTCGAGAAGGCCCGGAAGGCGAGTGAGTCGTGGCGGACGCGCGAGTTCTCTCCCTCCGTCTACGTCGATCTCGCCCGGCATTGGCACCGTCAAGCGAGCGAGGTCCTGGCGTACGACAACCTCTACCGTTCGCTTGCGCCGAACGTCAACGACGACGCCCTTCGCGACGAGGTGTCGAAGTTCTACCGCTTCGCTCGCAACGCCGGAGACCTGCGGATTCAGTCCCGCGCCGAGGCCGAAGGTTTTCACAACCGCGAGGCGGCCTACTGGTTCGCTCAGAACCGGACCTACCGCGCCACGGCCGAGGAGATCAAGTCCGGCAAGCCCTCGTGCCCCAAGTGCGCGAAGGTCATGCGCAAGACGACCTACAAGATGCAGAAGGGTGCAAAGGTCAAGCTCTTTGCCTGCCCGAAGTGCCTCTTTCTGCTCGACCCCGGCTCGATTCTGGGTCCCTCGGGTGAGGCGCACGAGTGGTTCTCTACGGCGGTCATGAAGCCCACCCCGGGCCCCGCCTCCACGCAGTTATCGGCGCTCTTCGCCGCAGAGGACTCATGGGTTTCTCCAAGTACGCCCGCGCTTCGATCGTTCAGCCTGCCATCAACCGAAATGGCTGGGACGAGATCCGTCAGCAGGCGAAGGCGCTTGGCCCGACGTTCGAGACCCGTACGGCGTCTCACGTTGTTTTGGAGGAGTACGACCCGAAGAAGTACCTCCTGTCGCACTGCTCGATCATCGCCTCGGTCGACACCGAGCAGGTCGCCCATCCTCTCGGCAAGCACCTGGTGGACGGCGTCCAGATCGACCGGAAGTACGCCGACTACTTCATCACGCCCGACACGATCAAGTACGTCAACAACAACAACGACGCTTGGGAGCGAAAGCTCCTGCTCGCCTGTTTCAAGACGTTCGTGGGCGGTGAGAACTACGTCGAGCACATTCAGATCCCCGAGCTGTCGAAGGGCAAGATCATCGACGCGGCGGCCCGCGATATCGGGGACTCGATCTACGTCGATATCCTCGTCGCGACCGAGAAGAAGCACAAGGCGCTCATCGACGCGATCTTGAAGGAAGAGATTTCGACGCTCTCGATGGGCGCTCAGGTCGCTTTCACGATCTGCACCAAGTGCGGCAACGTCGCCGAGGACGAGCTTCAGCTCTGTCGGCACATCAAATACCAGAAGGGCAACTACTTCCTCGACGAGATGGGTCGTCGGCGGAAGATCGCCGAGCTGTGTGGCCACATCACGGCCGAGCCGGGCAGCGTCAAGTTCATCGAGGCGAGCTGGGTTGCAAATCCCGCCTTCACGGGCGCGGTTCTTCGCAACGTCCTCGATCCGGCCACGGCCTCGGTTCCGCAGGGCACGACCCAGAAGCTTCAGGTGGCTCTCAAGCAGCCCGCTCGGACGGCCGACCCGAATGCACTTGCCAAGGCGGCGGCTCTCGCTCCTGTAGGCGTGGGTGCCAAGGCCGTGGTGGCCGATCACCTGCCCTACCTCTACGACGGAGAGCCCCTCTCTTATCTGCACGCCCCGCCCCCTCACTCGGCCCTTGGCAAGGCGTACGCGAAGAAGCAGGAGCGTCTTTCGCAGCTCAAGTCGGCCCAGGGTCAGCAGGGCATCGACGACTTTTCACAAGAGGACGCGGCTCCTGCCAAGGGCAAGGACGAGGACTCCTTGAACAAGACCGTGGACGACCTGCACAAGAAGGTCGTCGAGAAGGTCGTGGACAAGGTGAAGGAGGACCTCGACAAGGCCGAGGGCGATGACGTTCGCGAGGTGCTCGACGAAAACTCGTCGAACGAGTCGTTGATCAAATCGGCTCTCAAGTCCGCCTCGTGGCGCCGTACTGCGGCCTATGTTGCGAAGTCCGTCGGTGAGCCCCGTGTCGCTCGTAAGCTCTTCGCGGGCCTTGTCCTTTTCAAGGCCGGAGGGTGGAAGCGGGTCGCCTCTTCCAAATCTTTTTCGGGCAAGGAGATCCTTGCGGTCTCGCGCCTGCTCGACAGTTTTACACGAAAGTCTTCAATGGCCGGCCAGGCCCGGATTTACCGGACTGTTCTCGCCGTTGGGGGAGTCTCCCCTTATGCAAATGCAAGCGATTACCTCGCGGCTTGTCGCGACGTTATCGGCCGTGACCTGACGGAATCAGAGAAGGTCGAGCTGCTCTTCAAGGGTGAGCTTTACTCTCTGGGCCATTGAGGATCTGTTTATAGGTTCTTGTGAACCAGGAAGGTTTGCTGAACATGCGCGAGCGTACCACTTGGAACCGTACCGAAATCGCCAAGCAGGCGTCCATGCCGAAGCAGGCTGACCCGTACCTGATGAACCAGGACCACGTCAACAAGCAGCCGTCGCAGGACAAGTACAACAACGGCAACCCTTCGACCTGGGCCGAGGACGTTCACCCGTCCAAGGGCTCCTGGGAGGCCGAGTACAGCGGCGATCAGGTCAAGCGCAACGAGATCGGGATGCCCGAGATGCGCGGCGACACCTTCAACCACAGCGAGAAGACCGCCTCCGAGGACCTCCTCGTCAAGAAGGCGAACCTCTGCATCAAGATCGCTCGCCGCCTGCTCTCGAAGAAGGCTTCGGAGGAGACGGTCGAGGCTCAGGCGCTCTCGTTCATGGGCCTGCCCGACAGCGAGGTCATCTCGACCTATGCCCGCCTCGCCAACGAGGAGGAGCAGCAGGAGTCCGAGGAGAAGCAGGCCGGCCAGGACGAGCAGGGTCAGGGCCAGCAGGAGGAGAAGCAGGCCGGCCAGGACGAGCAGGGCCAGGGTCAGCAGGAGCAGAAGCAGGCCGACCAGCAGCAGGTCGCGCAGATGGACCAGCAGGCCCAGCAGCAGATGATGGCCCAGATGGTCCAGCAGGCCGTCCAGCAGGTCATGCAGCAGATGATGGCGGGTCAGGGTCAGCAGATGGTCCAGGCCAACCAGCAGCAGATGGCTCAGCAGAGCCAGCAGGCGCAGCAGCAGCAGATGGCTCAGCAGAGCCAGCAGGCCCAGCAGCAGGCTCAGGCCCAGCAGCAGATGGCGCAGCAGCAGGCCCAGGCCCAGCAGCAGCAGATGGCTCAGCAGGGCCAGCAGGCGCAGCAGCAGCAGATGGCCGACGACCAGCTCCTCGACCAGATGCTCGCCGACATGCCCGGTGACCCCGGCGCTCCGGCCGACATGGGCATCGACCTCGAAGCTCCCGCGATGGACACCGGCGACGAGATCCTCGACCCGGCCGCCGACGCGGATCTGATGCAGCTCTTCTCGAACGAGGAGTCGGAGCAGGCGGAGCAAGCCCAGCAGGCCCAGCAGGGCCAGGGCAAGCAGGCCCACGCCGTCCGCACGGCCTCGACTCGTACCGTCGGCACCCGTCCGACGGCCGGCGTCTCGCGCCTCGGCGGCGCCCCTCAGACGGCCGGTGGTTCGCAGGGCCGGGACCTCTCCGGCATCTGGAACTCGTCTCCCGACGTTCGCGACGTGTTCGGTCTCAAGTTACCGAACGGTCGACGGGTTCTCAGGGGCTCCCGCGAAAGGCCCCTGCCTAGATGCAAATGAAAATAGGAACTCAGGCTTTTTCCCCGCATCTAGGAGCAAGACAGAATGGCAAACGCCCTGCGCGGACAAAGCTCGGGTGACTTCAAGGAGACTTCGTCTCGGGTGCAGCTCTTCCACGTCGTTACGCGCAACTCGGTTGGCGCGCTCACGACGGATGCGTTCACCCAGGCGAATCCGCCGGTCATCACGGGCTCGTCCTACAAGTCCACCACCCTCTCGGGTATCACCAAGGTCGGCGTTCTCGGCGGCAGCGTCGCGTTCACCCGTCCCCAGGCTGGCAACAACCTGGTCGGTGGCCCCGTGGTCACGGCTGGTCCGACGTACCTGGCCGGTGTCCGGCCCCTCGGCATCTTCCTCAACGATGCCGTCGGCAACTCCTTCGAGAACACCCCCGGCGTCGCGTCGGGTCGCGGTCCGTACGTGTGCGGATCGGGCTCGTGTGTCGGCGTCAGCGTCTACGAGACGCAGAACCAGTCGTCCGGTGCCGTGCTCACGTACGCCGCTGGCGATCGGCTGTACGCTTCGGCGAACGGCCTCCTGACCAACCGCCTCGCCGACGCCTACGAGATGCTCGTCGCCGGTGCCGCGCAGGTCGATGTCACCGTGGTCGGTATCGTCAAGGCGATCCCGGACTCCACCAACCCCTGGCTCGTGCTGGACCTCCGCGTCTTAGCGCTTCCCCGCGGAAACGGAAAGGAAAGAACCAGCCATGAGCACGGTTTCCAACGAGATCAAGCAGGAGATCATCTCCAACTACATCAAGACCGCTGCTGGCCGAGCCAAGCTTGCGGCCTCGATGATCCAGCCGCTCCGGTCGCGCCGCGACTACACGGCCGTGGGACGAAAAACGTTTCAAGTCGAGAACTTGCCGGACGGGGCCTTGCCCATCTATGACAAGGACCCCGACGTGACGGCGTACGTGGTGGGCGAGGAGGGCGAGAACATCCTCGCGATCCAGAAGCCCCGCCGCGTGATCTTCCCGCTGTTCGAGATCGCGAGCAACCCCGAGATCCCGCTCACGCAGATCAAGGAGCGTCGCTTCGACCTCATCGAGCGCAGCCAGGACCTCGCGAAAGCGCAGATCCAGGCGGCGGAAGACGAGCGTGTCTTCGCGGTCCTCGACAGCATCGCCGTCTCGGGCTTCGACACCCTCGCGGGCCAGACGAACCCCGACATCAACGTGGTGGCTCCCATCTCGCCGAGCGTCCTCGCCGACGCCTTCGCCGAGATCGAGACCCACGACCTCCGCGTGGCGAGGATCTACATGAACGCGAAGGACTACGCCGACGTGCGTAAGTTCGGTCGCGACATCCTCGACATCGAGTCGCAGGCCGTGCTGCTCAAGACGGGCCTCCAGGCCACGCTCTGGGGCGCGCAGATCATCACGAGCCGCCTCGTCCCGGCCGGCTTCGTCTACATCTGTGCCGAGCCGGAGAACTTCGGTCGCTTCCCCGTGAGGACGGAGCTGACGGTCCTCTCGGCCGACGACCCGAAGGCGCGTACGATCGGGTTCTCGTGCTTCGAGAACATCGGCATCGGCGCGTTCAACCCGCGCGGCCTCACCCGCCTGCTCGTCACGCGCGTCTGATTCCTTCGGGAACCAGCCGGGCCTGACTCGTTAGCGAGCGCAGCCACAGAACGCCGCTCCCGTCAAGGGGGCGGCGTTCTGCTTTTAACCGTGTCCTCAGCGACCTACGGCAAGGGGTGCCAGAAAATCTCCGAGACCGTTTGCGCCCGGTCGCCCGGATCGATAGACTTTTTTTGCGCCTGGACTAGGGCAGGCTTCGATCCCCTCGGAAGAAAGCTCACCGGCACCTCGGTAGCGTTCGTCGAGCGGTGTCTTTACCTGCCGGGGCGCTAGGTGCCTCGTCCCCCCGCACGCAGATCGAACGAATAGAGGATAGAGATGACGAAGACCCAGCTCGTGGCTGCCATCGCCGAGAAGATGGAAGACAAGACGACCAAGACCCAGGTGAAGGCGTTCCTGGAGGCCCTCCGCGACACGGCGTCGAAGACCCTGTCGAAGGAAGGCGCTTTCGTGATCCCCGACGTGGTCAAGCTCGTGCTCGTGAAGACCCCGGCTCGTCCCGAGCGCATGGCGCGCAACCCGGCGACCGGCGCCCCGATCAAGGTGGCGGCGAAGCCGGCCGGCAAGAAGCTGAAGGCCCGCTTCGTGAAGCACCTGAAGGAGAAGGTCGGCCAGGTCGCTCCGAAGGCGCGCAAGTCGGCGGCGAAGTTAGCCGCTCCTCGCGGGCCGAGTAAGGGCCGGGATGGGTGCTCTCACAGAGCCTCTCCCGGCCCTGCCCTTTTCCATAATCCACTTGTCATACACCCCCTATAGAGGAGAAGAGACAAGATGGACGTAACTCAGATTCGATTTCGGGCCGGCGACTTCCAGAGCTTCATTGCCACCAAGACCTTCGCGCTCGGCAACACGGGCGTGTCCCTCTCGGAGGGGATGGACGTTCTGTTCGATGGCTCGTCGGTCGAGGTCGGAGGGATGCGCTACCCCTTCCCGCAGCTCAAGGCGGCGCTCAAGCTGGGGTGGATCGTGCCCGAGGCGGAGTACGATCCGGACGCCATGCCGGCGGCGGCCCCGATGGCCAACATCCAGGTTCGCCCGGCTGTCGCTCAGCCCGGCACGAACCCCATGCAGCCCCCGTCGAAGTCGACCATCACGACGACCGAGTCCGACGAGCGCGTGGTGATGAACCGCAAGGACCGTACGGCGACGGCGCAGCAGATCAACAAGACCGCTCGCCAGGCGGGCGGTGGACAGGCCCGCTCCTTCGGTCGAGGGGGTGAGGTCGAGGTGGGCGGCGCCGAGTTCGGCATCCCCCTTCAGCGCCCCCTGCGGACCCCGGCCAAGGCGGTCACCGAGGTCACGCACACGAGCGTCGGCCAGGCAATCCGAGAGGCCGACACGGTCAAGGTGCAGCCGGGCGAGGGCATCAGCGAAGAGGAGTATCTCGCTCGTCTGACTCCCGAGCAGCGAGAGGAGCGTCTCGCCGCCAAGGAAGCGAAGAGGGCCGAGATCGTCACGCGCCTCAACCCCAACTACAAGGGCCCGCCGGTCACACAGATCGGTCAGCCGGTGGCGCAGGTCCGGACCGCTTCATCGGGAGCGTCGGTTCGCCAGGGCTCCACGCCCGTCTTCGATGCCTCGGGTACCCAGGGGCCCGTGAGCCGTGGCGTCATCGAGGCCGAGGGCATCCGGTTCTCGACGACCAACGGCCCGAGTCCCGAAGGGCAGGGCGGCAAGATGATCTCGCTCGTTCCCGACCAAGCGTCGCAGCTTCCCGAGGGTGAGCCTGTCTCGCGCATCGAGAAGGACGGCACGGGCGACGCTCGCCGGCTCATCGCCAAGGCCATCTGCAAGGACTTCCCCGATGCCTACAGCTTCTCGGACCACTGGAAGCGTCGCATCGCGATGATCCGCCTGAACTACGAAGACCGGCCCGACGTGATCCGCGCCGTCTTCGCGGCCGAGAGCGACGACTTCAAGAAGCTCCTGCTCGACGAGTTCCCCGAGGTCTTCGCTTCGTTATCTCTCCCGGAGGCGACACGGCCCCAACCGCAGCCGCAGCGGACCTTTCCGTAGCGTGAGCGAGAGGGTCGTGTCGCCTCCGAGGCATTGTCTTCGACATGGGGCGTTGCGTGGCTGGCCGTTACTTCTCTTATCCCTTCGACCGATCGAACGGGAGAACGGCGAAGTGACCCAACCTAGCTCGAAGACGGCCGGCGGTATCACGGTCTACATCCAAGAAGAGCTGACCGACGCCCGACTTCGGTGCGAGCAGCTCAAGGGCTATGTGACCGATGCCGTCAAGATGGTGCAGGAGTCCGATAAGCGGGACCACTTCTTCGAGGTTGCTGGCAACCTGATCTACGGCATCCCCGAGGCGCTTTTCAAGCTCGATAAGGCGCTCTCGGCGACGGCTCTCGCGGTCTCTCGGCTCGACTACCAAGAACTGAAGCAGGACCTCAAGCCTGAGAAGGCCGATGAGCTGGAGCGGGTTCTGAACCAGGTCCGCATCCAGGTGCCGCAGCGCCGTTCGCAACCCCTCCTCCCGCACAAGGAAGCCTCCACCATGTACCGTATCGCCTCCACCTCGCACGTTGCCCCTGCTCTCCGTCGTATCGCCGAGTTCATCACGACGCAGCCCACGCCTCGGCAGGTCGAGGCCCGTGTCCGCCGGGTGCTGATGGCCATGAGCCAGACGGCCCAGGAGGCCGTGCAGGCGATGGGGGACATGCAGGCCGGGAGCCGTGAAGAGGTGATGGAGGGCTTCAAGAGCGCCAACCCCTCGCTCTCGAAGGAGCAGCTCGAAGAGATCGCCGACCACTGGGAAGAGAACAAGGACGTGGTCAAGGACAAGCAGGCGTCGTCGCCTCGTCGCTTCCCGGCCGCTCCTCCTGCTCACGTCCATGGCGCCATCCTTCGGACGGCGGCGGCCATCGAGGCGGGCCAGCTCTCGCCTTCGGCCGCCAAGCACCGTCTGCACCGGGTGCTGATGGCCATGAGCCAGACGGCTCAGGAGGCGATCAACGCCATGGGTCCTGTCGAGGCCGGGAGCCGTGAAGAGGTGATGGAGGGCTTCAAGTCCTCGAACCCGGCCCTCTCGAAGGAGCAGCTCGAAGAGATCGCGGACCACTGGGAGGAGAACAAGGATGTGGTCAAGGACAAGCAGGCCGCCCTGCCCCTGGAGAACGCCCGCTTCGTCCAGATGGTCGAGAACATGATCGAGAACGCCCAGGGGATGCTCAAGCAGGTCGAGCGCCTCGGGGGTATCGAGGCGGCTCTGACGCGCGGTCACGGTGCGACCCTCCAGGGTCAGCTTCGCGAGATCGACAGCGTTGTTCGTGTTCTCCAGCGCCGCCTCGGCTGATCTCCCTGACCATGGCCAACCGCAGCCGACAGGCCGCTCTGGTAAGCGGGCCGGTCCTCGGGGAGTCGAAGCTCCCCTCGGGCCCGCCTGCGGACCGGGGCGTGTCGCTCGACGACTCCATCCCGGGGCAGAATACGTTCGCCAAGCCGGAGGGGGAGTCGCGCGAGCCGAGTAAGGACGACGAGTCGATCTACCGCGTAGACGATGCCGACGACCTTACGAAGGAGCAGGGGCGCGGCGACGAGATCGATCACAGCCACGCTTCTCCTGCTTACAACGGTCTCGGGGATTCGGACGGGACCAGCAAGACGAAGTACCCCTACCGCGACGGCATTCCGAATCGACATAGCTCCGAGCAGGCCGAGTACGTCGCGGGGCTCTACCGCCTTCGCACGGCCCATGAGATGTTCGTCCCGGCCGTCTCCAGGGTCCGGGTCGCGGCCAAGGTCTCGGACATTCTCGATGGCCTGAGCCGCCAGGTGCAGCAGAAGGCCGCGAAGTGTACGGCCAAGCTCGCGAAGGTCGAGCCGAAGAACCTCCGCTGGACCGTGGCGGTCAACTGCGGCAACGGCGTGCGCGTGGTCCGGATCAAGGCCGTTCGCCCCTCGGCCAACGTCGTCAAGGTCGCGAAGATGGACCTGGTGGTCTCGTGCTCTTGTCCCGCCTGGCAATGGCTCGGCCCCGAGTACCACGCCAAGGGCAAGGGCTATCTCGAACGAGGCCCGGTGGGCACGGCGAGCACGCCCGACATTCGCGACCCGGAGCGGAAGAACCTCGTTTGCAAGCATGTCGCCGCCGCCCTGGCTGTCGCGAAGGGCTGGCAGGTCGACACCAAGAGGCCCGGCGAGAAGCAGGCGTCCGGCGCCTTGCCCGAAGACTTTTTCGACCCGTTATCACCCCCCACAAGGAATCGAATCCAGATGCCTACCTACGCGATCGAATGCCACGAGTGCGGCGCCGCCTACGACCAGCGGCTCTCCTACGCCCAGTACGACGAGGTCAAGACCCAGAAGGCCGAGCTGCCCTGCACCCAGTGCGGCAAGGCAGCTATCATCGCCTTCAAGCCGAGCCGAGTGGGCTTCGTCCTGAAGGAGGGTGAGTCGGGGGGCTGGGCCTCGAAGTCGATCAAGGAGAACGCCTACCGGGCCGAGCGAAGCAAGGTCATGGCGAAGCGGAACAAGGACCACGTCTTCAAGTCGAGCCTCCAGGCCAACTACGACGGCACGGAAACCGGCTCGTGGCGAGACGCGCAAGAGCTTGCCCGTAAGGAGAAGGGCGACCTCGCCGCAGCCACCTACGAACCCCTCGTCCAGAAGGAGAAGGCGAAACCCGCCTGATCATTGGGGTTTCGATTGCGTTTGTTCATGCGTTTTTTCTTCTATTGGACCGGGCTTTCGGAACCCTTCCTCTCTAGGAGCGTCGAATGCTGAGGCTTACTCACACGCAGGTCGCAACGGGCGGCCTTCTGATCAACGACATCGATGATGGTCTGCCCAACAAGACCGCGAAGCGAGGCGTCGGGGACCCCAAGACCTACCAGCGTGACGGCTACGCCAACGCGCCGAAGCAGCCCTGTTACGTCCCCCGGGCCAAGCTGACGGACGCGACGGTCGCCGGCTACATCGATCTCGTCGAGACCGACCGTGTTCTGCTCTCGCAGCAGAAGGGTACGATCGCGGGCTTCGTCAGGGCGGGCCTCCTCACGGTCACCTCGTTCGCATCGACGGTGCTCGCGGCCCCCGTGCTCACGTCGGCCACGCTCGACACCCCCGGCGCTGGCGACCTCACCATCGTGGGTACGGGCCTCACCTCGCTCGCCCCTGAGATCACCACGGTGATCCTCACTGGCGACATCGAGCTGACGCTCACCCAGGCGCAGATCGTGAGCGGCGGCGGTTCGGTCGGCGCAACCTCGATCGTCATCCCCGCGGCCCTCATCCCGGGCGCTGCGGCCACCACGACCTCGGCTCAGGTTCGCGCCGACGCCCAGCTCTCCGCGGTCTCCGCCCTCGTCTGATAGGGAACCCCGTGGCCGCCCCTGATCTTGCTCGGCTCGTTCGCGAGGAAGGTTCCACTTTCGAGCGACTTACGAACAAGTGGCGGCCCACGGATCTCTTTTTCGAGATCCAGACCCGAGAGCTGATCCAGGACATGGCACAGAGGTACAAGAAGCTAGTCGACGCCCAAGGGGAGCTGCAACAGCTCTCTCGGGCCGAGCTGCTTCTCGAACGTCTGCGGCGCATGAAGTTCGTCCTCCGGCGGGCTTTCTTCACTCGTCGGAGCAACCACCTGATCTTCGCAGACGCCGTGTCGGACTTTTACAAGGCGTACGGCGAGGTGCTCCGCCACCTGAAGATCGAGGAAGCCAAGGGCAACCTCGAACCCGAGAACGTTTTACTTTGGAGGATTTCTCATGCGTGTAGCGGTCATTCGTGGCGACATCAGCGGCCCCATCTACCTCTCCGATCTGGAGCCCACCTCGCAGGTGAACCCCATGATCGAACACGGCCAGACCCGGTATCTGAGCCGTCCGAGCGCAACGCTCGTGAGCGCGGCTCTGGCCGGTATCCCGGCTTCGATCGAGAGCACCGGGGCCATCACCTTCCCCAAGACCATCAACTCGGGCAACAAGGTCCTGAAGCTCCGTCTCGCTTCGAGCGGCGCCTTCGTGACCCTGACCCTGGTGGAGGCGGCCTACGCCTCGCTCACGGCCCTCGCGGCCCAGGTCCAGACGCAGATCGATGCCTCGGCTCTCGCTGGGCTCGTGACGGCCGGCCTCGGTTCGTCCGCCAACATCCTGCGGCTCACCACGGTGGCCAAGGGCGAAGGCGTGACCATCGAGACCGACACGACGGGTGGCGGATCGACCTTCAACACGCCGGCCGGTTTCGGCTCGGGCGGCCAGCAGCTCTCCGTCCCCACGGCGGCGGCGCTCATTTCGACCACCGTGCCCGTGGGCGGTCCGGTCGACGTGTCGGACGCGACGCTGACGGATGAACTCGGGCCGGCGGTCACGGCGGCTCAGCTCCTCGCTGTCGCCGACACCCTCGCTCCTCACTTCGTCGAGACCGACGTGGTCAAGAAGAGCTACCTGAGCGGCAATCTTCACGGGCTGCTCTCGTCGAGCTTCAACCCCGACCCCAACCGCTACAACAACGGTGCGGCCATCGCGGTCGTCGAGGATGACGGCTCCACGACCTTCTCGCTCGCGGGTCCCGTGCTCACCTCGGCGACGCTCTCGGGCACGCTGACCCTCGCCGGTACGGCCCTCGCCTCGTACGGAGACGCCGCGGTCCTCAAGACCCTGCGCGTCCAGATCACGGGCTCGGGCGGACCGAAGACGCTGACGGAGCTGCAAATCTCGCAGGCCGGCGGCACCCTCAGCGCCACCTCGATCGTGATCCCTGCCGGGCTCATCTCGGGCGTCGCTGTGAGCACGTCCTCGGTGATGGTGCTCGTCAACGGCATGGTCACGGCGACCGTCGCGGTCGTCTGACCCTGACCCGGCCGGGGCCTTCGGGCCCCGGCTTCTGCTCTTAGACCCAGACCCAAATCCACACCCTCCCACCGCTCCGTTTCTCAAATCCAGATGAGGCCAGAATGTCCAGCAAGGTAAAGTCGATCGATTTCCGCACCCCCGACCTCTACTTCGCCGCCTACCTCCAGACAGCCGGGGTGGAGCTGAAGAAGACAGAGCGCGAGAACGGGCGCGTGTTCTTCATCTTCGACACGTCGATCTCCAACATCGATGAGCTGAAGACCGCCTGGTTCAACAACACGGCGAAGATCCCAGCGCTGCCCTACGCGAACAACATCAAAAGCCTCAAAAGTGTATGTCACATGGCGTTAGCCAAATGAGCGTGTTATTGGCGCCTGTGAAAAGGGCTGCTAGACCACGCTCATGCCGGTTTGCGTCAAGTGCCAGAACGACAAGGCTGCCGACGAGTTCTACGTCTACAAGAAGACGGGGAAGCGTTGGTCGAAGTGCAAGAAATGCCATGTGGACGAGTGCGTAGCTAGGGCAGCGGCTAACCCCGCAGCCCACAACGCGCGCTCGAAAGCATGGAGGGATGCCAATCCCGAGAGGTGGGCTGCGACCACGAAGGCGTGGCGTGAGGCAAACCCCGAGAAGATCGAACGTAACGCTCGTTGGAGCTGCTACCGAGTGGACTTCGAGGCGTTGTGGGCGGCTCAAAAAGGGCTTTGCGCCTTGTGCGACAAGCCGATGCTTCGCAACGGCCGTGAGAGAGCGTCTGCTTGTGTCGATCACGATCGGTCTTGCTGTCCTGATCGGAGGTCCTGCGGCAAGTGCGTCCGGGGGCTCATTCACTGGGCCTGCAACCTGGTCCTGGGGTATGCCAAGGACGACCCCGAGGTGCTTCGAGCGGCGGCCCTCTACTTGGAGGCGCGTCGCGCTCGATAATCCTTTCTGGGGTCTATGTAGTTGAACCGCTCTGTCTTCCAGGGTGGTCGAATACGGTGGCCACATGTCGGTAGGCTTTCTGCGCGGCCAGCAGCTCGGCCGGGATGACCTCAACCTCTTCACGACCAACGCCGCTGGGCATCCCTACGACGCGGCGGAGCTTTACTACGCCCTCTACGACTTCACGACGGGCATGGAAGTGCTCGTTGGTCCGGCGATGCGCCAACCGGTTCACCCGGCGCTCGGGGAATACTTCGCGAGCCTCATCATCCCCCTCGACGCGAACCTCGGAACGTACCGCATCCGGTGGTACATGCGCGAGACGGTAGGCGGGCCCCTTCAATCCGTCGTTCAGGAGTTCGACGTGCAGGATCGGGCTTCTCTCACGGCCACGAGCCTCTCTACGATCGAGCTGGACCTGGTCAGGCGGCTTCGGATGCAGCTCCGCGACCATAACCCGGACAAGTATTACAAGTTCCGGCCGCCGGCCCATGCCGAGACCGTGAGCCAGTACAACCGGGTTTTCGGACACGTCTGGGAAGACCAAGAGCTGCTCGAATACCTGAAGCTCGCGCTCGACATGATCATCGCGGCGCCGCCTCGTACCCCTTTCAACAGCATCGAGCACATGCACCAGGTCAAGAGCGAGTGGGAGACCCTGCTCATCACCGGTGCCATGATCTACGCTCTGCAAGCTCTTCAGATCAACTGGACGGTGGACGAGTTCGATTACTCGATCGGGGGCGTCTCGCTCACCATCGAGAAGTCGAGCAAGTACGAGTCGCTGAAGAACGGCGCGAGTGAGCTGTTCGACAAGCAGCTCGACCGGGCCAAGCAGACGGTGAAGTTCATCAGGGGCCTCCAGCAGCCGAAGTACGGTGCCGGTATCCGGTCGGCCTTCGGTCCATACACGGGTGCGGGCGTGCTCACGCCCCGGAAGTTTATCGGGGTCTGATGGCCAAGCGGGCGGCGGCTCACCTGAACCTGCACCTCTCGGCTCCGGGTCGGGCGGTCTACTCGATCGTCGAAGACGGGCGGGTGGTCGACCGCACAAGCCACCTCGTGCTCTCGGACGTGACCCTCACGGTCGCTCCGGCGGGCCGGGCTCGGGTGCTTCGGGAGGGCCAGCGCAACGTCCACGCTTTCGTTCGTGGCGTCCGCGCCTCTTCGGCCCCCGAGGGCTCCTGGGTGCCGGTGACCTACCGCCCCGCCGAGGCCGCTACCTTCACACGTCGGGACACGGGAGAGCCCGTTCTCTCGGCCCGCTATGCACGCCTGACCCCCACGGGGGTCTTCGTGCTTCTCTGACCCTCACACCCAGATCGGACCCCACCTCAGATGTTCGCTGTTACTCAGCTCCTCGCCCACGGCGTGGGCGACTACATGCTTCAGAGCGACTGGATGGCCCAGGAGAAGACCAAGCGCTTCTCGGTTGCCCTCCTTCACGCCCTGACCTACGCCCTGCCCTTCCTTCTCGTGACCCAGTCGGCCCCGGCGCTCCTGGTCATCGTGTCCACCCATGCCCTCATCGACCGCTACCGTCTCGCCCGGTACGTCTGCTGGGTGAAGAACTTCCTGGCCCCGAAGTGGATCGAAGGCTACTTCGAGGTGCATGACGACGGCAGCCCCATCGCTGTTCGTATCCGGAACTACCCGTGGGAGGACTGCGTGGGAACAGGCTACCACAAGGACCGCCCCGCCTTCCTCACCGTCTGGTTGCTCATCATCACCGACAACCTGATGCACGTCCTGATCAACGGTCTCGCCATCGAGTACCTCGGCGGTTTCGGCAGAATCTTCTTATCGGTCGCGCTCTTGGTGCGGGCGTCCGTGGGTTTCTACGGGCCAAACCGCAAGGAGAAGATCGAATGAGCGAGACCAAGCTGACCATCGCCGACCCCGTAGCCCCCGAGACCCTCGCCAAGTTTGCCGAGCTGCAAACCGCCAGGCTTCAGGCGGCCGAAAGGCTGCTCGACCTGGAGCAGGATAAGATCCGGGTGCTCCGAGCCGCGTCGAGCATCGACACCGAACGCCAGAAGCTCTTCGAGGAGGTGCTCATCGCCCGGGGCCTCTCTCCGACGGCCGTGGTCGAGATCAACGCCCAGACGGGCCTCATCACTCCCGTCGGCTCGCCGCCCCCTTCGCCTGCTCCCGAGGCCCCGGCCGAGGGCGGCTTAGTTCGGCGCTTTCTCTTATGCCAGGGGCCTTGAAGGACCCTTATGGCAGACCTGCGCGATCGAACGCCCCCGGTGCTGGAGCTGAGGAGGACGCCGTGGCCGGCGGCGCCTCTGAACCTCTTTTTCACAAGCACCTACCAGGAGGGCGTAATCGATCTCTGGTGGGACGACCCGGCCACGCTCGCATTGAACAGCGAGTTTCAGATCCTCGGGGTCAACGTCTACCGCTCGTTCGATTCGGAGTTCGGGCCGTTCGAGCGGGTGACAGAGCTGCCTGTCGGGGCTTCGTACTGGCGTGATCAGACCGACAACGAGCTGATTGTCGAAGAGGACGTGACCGACCGGTTCGTCCTCTTCGGCTACGAGAACAAGGGCGAAGCGCAGGCGCCGCAGTACGTCTTTCGCACCCTCCACTCCCCCATCGTCAAGGAGGGGTCGCAGAAGGTCCCGGCTGGATCGCCGTGGGACGTGCGGGTCTTTGTCGATGGGGTCGAGGCTCGTGTGCTTCGGGTGCTGGGGGCCTATGGGCAGGTCGAGATCGACGCCCAGACCCGAGCGGACGCTGGGACCCAAAAGGCCATCCCCCCTGTGATTCCTGGGTCGGGTAGCCGTGTGACTTGCACCTACCGCCGGAGCCGGTCGTTCTTGAAGACCGACCTCTTCCAACGGATCTTCTACCGCGTGACCACGGTGGGCTTGCCGGCGGGGATGTCCCCTTCGTCGGCTACCCCCGCGGACCTGCTCGAAACCCCCTTGGAGCACGCCGTCTCGACCTCCACTGTCGAGATCGAAAAGCTCGACTACATCTGGCGGGAGGCCGTCCGCCGGAACAAGTGGATCTTGGAGCAGGGCGGCGAGCGAGTGAAGGTCTTCGTTCAGAAGAACGTGGGCGCCCCATGCCTTTGCTGGTCGCAGCACCACAAGCAGGCCGTGAGGGACTGCGAGACGTGTTACGGCACGGGCATCGTGGGGGGCTACGAGGGGCCCTACGACATTCTCATCGCCCCCGACGACGCCGAGCGGCGCATTGCCCAGACCGATATCGGCCGGCGCAAGGAGCACAGCTACGAGGTCTGGACGGGGCCGAGCCCGCTCTTGTCGATGCGGGACTTTCTCGTGAAGCTGAACAACGACCGCTACTCGATCGGCGGCGTCCGGATGCCCTCGAACCGGGGCATGGTCCTTCAGCAGCACTTCACGATGAACGTCATCGACAGCAAGGACATTCGCGGCAAGGTCCCTGTCTCGAACCCGATTCGCTACGCCGCCTCGCAGTTTACCCCCTCGGGTCCCGAATACGAGGCGAGCGCTGAGATCACCGACAACCCGGCGGTCGAAGAAGGGCGCCAGCTCCGGGGCCGTTCGCTGCCCTGGCAGAACGGTAACTACTGATGGCCAAAAAGACGGTTGCCACGATCTACGGCAAGCCCTTCGAGAGGGCCATCAAGGGAGCTGACCTCGCTCAGGCGCTCTCGAAGCTCAAGTACGAGGTCGCCAAGCAGGTCCGAGCCAAGCTCACCCAGTCGGCTTTTTCGGAGCGGGCCAAGAAAGCCCTCGCCAAGTCGATCGAGGTGAAGGTCAAACAGTCATCGCTCGTAATCACGTCGAAGCACCCCGGCTTCAACCCGCTCGTCAAGGGCCAGAAGAAGCAGCAGATGACGTGGCTCGTCAAGGCAAAGGCGCCCATCCCCATCATCACCGAAACGGGCGAGCTGATCTTCCGATCGGCCACCCCCCGATCGATGGCCAATGGCAAGTGGATTCACCCCGGCCGGCAGCCGACCACCATCCTAGAGAAGGCCAAGAAGGAGGCGAAGCAGATCGTCGCAAAGCGCGTCCTCGCCGACATGAAACGGGCCTTTGGAAAGAGAAAGTTACCATGGCAGTTGGAGATATCACCGTCATCGGCCTCGTGGGCGAGGTTCACGTCATCGAGGACATTGGTGTCAGCGTCCCGAAGGGTGTGGCCGTCACGGTCCCGGCCGAACTGGCCGTCCGATCGAAGGACCTTTACAGGGCCCTTTCGCAGCAGTTCGTCTACCAGCTCAAGAAGATCGCTGGGGGCCCGGCTCTCTCCAAGGAGACCGAGGCCCTGCGTGCCGAGGTCGATCGACTTCGGGCTCAGGTCGTGTCGCTAGAGGCTCGCAACGCTGAACTCGAAACCGAGGCGGCGGGTCTTCGGGCAAAGGCCCAGGCGGCCGATTCTGCGAGCCAGAAGCTCGATGCCATTCTCAAGGCCGTCGAGTCCCGTCCGGTCGTTGTGAACCAGACCTACGCGGCTCCTTCCGAGGCTCCTTCTCGCAAGGCTGCTCCGGTCGAAGCTTCGGAAGTCGTGGATGCTTCGGTGCCTCACTTCATCCCTTCGCAAATCCGGCCCGGGTCGATCGGCGAGCAGCGGGTGTCGGTGCAGGAGCAGACCTCGGAGACGAGCGGCGTCGGCGCTGCGGCCGACAAGCTCCGAACCCTTCGGAAGAAGAACCAGTAATCCTTTTTATACTCGCTAGCTACGGAGCCCACCCATGAGCATGACCTCTCCGAAAACGGCCGCCACGGTTCTCTGGAAGTACACCGACGGCGACAATGGCGACTTCTACCTCCCGTCGAAGCTCACCACGGTCAAGTCGCCGTGGACGGGTTCGGCGCTTTCCGGCGTCAAGCCAACCAAGAGCACGATGGGGGACGTGGGCAAGGAGCTGAAGGAAGACGCCAAGAAGAAGGAGGCGTCCGCTGTCGACCCCTGGAAGGCGCGGGAGGCGTGTGGTTGTGACGCCGAAGCTTCTCCCGACCCCTGGAAGGCCGAGGTTGCGGTCGAGGAGGTCGTTCCGACCCTTGCGACGGCTGATGACCCCTGGAAGGCCGATGCGGTGGCGCAGCCTTCGGTCGACCCCTGGCACGTCTCGGCTTCGGTCGTGACTGCGGCCGGCGTCCTCTGGAAGTACACCGACGAGGAAGGCAAGGAGTTCTACCTGGAGAAGCGCCAGTCGGGCACCCTGAAGAGTCCCTACTCCGGCAAGAGCTTCAAGGCCAAGCCCGAGAAGACCTCCCTCGCGGACGTGGGCAAGGGCAAGAAGGCGAGCGACGAGCAGCAGGACGACCAGAGCAAGGAAGCCGGCGAGCTGCCGCCCTGGCTCAAGAAGGACAAGGACGACGACAAGGAGAAGGGCCAGGACAAGGAAGCTGGTGAGCTTCCCCCTTGGCTCAAGGACAAGGACGACGAGAAGGACGAGAAGAAGGACGAGGGCAAGAAGGACAAGGAGGCGTCGGAGAGCGACCCCTGGAAGGCCCATGTCGCGCTCGCCCGTCGTGCCTCGTCCCCCGCTCAGTGGGAAGAGGCTGCTGAGATGCTCGAACAGGGCGAGAAGCACGAGGCCGTCGAGGTCCTGAAGGAGCAGCTCGACGAGATCGTCAAGGCCCTCGCCGACGCGAAGAAGCGCAACGACAACCTGAAGAAGGTGGGCGCTGGCTCGACCGAGGCCCCCACGTTCATCATCTCGATGGTCAAGCCCGAGGTCGAGAAGCTCGCGAAGATGGCCGCCGTCGTCGCGAAGCAGATGGACGCGAAGTTCCGCTGAGCTGCCCCATGGCCGACGCGACGCACGCCATCTGGCAGGACCCCACCGGCTACGATCACGACCTGCACGGCCCGCCGTACCTCCCGCCAAAGACGGCTGCGGAGGTCAAGCCAGTCGTGCGGGCCCTCATCCGTACGGCCGCTCACGGCAAGGTGGGTAACCACCAGGCCGTCTTCGATTCGCTCATCGCCGCTTACGGTACGCTCCCGAAGCCGGAGCTGGGGGCTTTGCTCGCCTTCCTTCGGACCCTCGCGGTCATCCACCAGAGCCATCACTGGCAGACGAGAGGCGAGGCGTTCTACGCCGATCATCTGCTCTTCGATCGGCTCTACAACGACGTGATCCCCGAGATCGATGGGGTGGCCGAGCGGGCCGTGGGCTCGGGCAGCCGGATGCTCGTCGCCCCTGCCCTTCAGGTGGTGCAGGTCGGGGAGCTGACGAAGGTGCTCTACCACGGCGCCTCGCCTGACCCGGCCGCCCCCGATCTCATCGCCCTCAGCCTCCATGCGGAGCTGTGGTTTCTCATCTTCGTCCAGGGCGTGGCCCGCCGGATGAAGGCCGCCGGGGCTCTCTCGCGCGGCACTGACAACCTGCTTGCAGGCATCGAAGACAAGCACGAAGAGCACGTCTACCTCCTCAAGCAACGCAAGGCTTGAGGCTCGTTTCTGCTCCCTAAACCAAATGAAAAAGAGGATGAGTATGTCAAAGTCAAACACCGTTCTTGGCGTGGGTCTCGACGTGGGTACGATGAACATCGTGGCCGCTCGTCAGTCGAAGGACGGCAAGGTCACGAGCAAGCGCATCCGGGACGCCTTCATCGACCTCGAAGCCGAGGCGAAGAAGACTCTCAAGCTGTCGCAGATCGAGTACGTCGAAAAGGACGGCTCGCTCATCGTGCTCGGGGATGGGGCGCTTCGGATGGCCAACATCACGAAGCGCGAAGTCCGCCGCCCCCTCTCGCGCGGCATCATCTCGGCCGGGGAGCTGGACGCCCAGGAGATCCTCTCCCTGATGGTCTTCAACGTCCTCGAAGAGCCCCACGAGGCTGGCGAGCACTGCTACTACAGCGTGCCGGCTGCGCCGGTCGACGACCTCGATCAGGACGTGACCTACCACACCGAGGTCTTCCGCAAGATCATCAGCGAGCACGGCTACACGGCCCACCCTCTGAACGAGGCGATGGCCATCGTGTTCAGCCAGTGCGCCGAGGAGAGCTTCTCGGGCCTGTCGGTGAGCTTCGGTTCGGGCATGTGCAACGTGGCTCTCGGCTACGAGACGGTCATGGGCATGAGCTTCGCGCTCGCCCGGGGCGGGGACTGGGTCGATGCCCATTCGGCCAAGGCCGTCGGGTCCACGGCCACGCGCATGTGCTCGATCAAGGAAAAGGGCGTCGACCTTCTCAAGCCTCAGGGGCGCGAGGAGGAGGCCATTGCCCTCTACATCCGGACCCTCATCCGGTACTGCCTCGACCAGATCGCGGTTCAGTTCAAGAAGGTCCAGAACACCATCGAGCTGTCGGGCGAGATCCCGTTCGTGGTCTCGGGTGGGACGACCAGGGCCGGCAACTTCATGGAGGTCTTCCGCCAGGAGTTCGAGGCCGTCCGGAAGAAGAACTTCCCGATCCGCATCAGCGAGGTCCGTCAGGCGCGTGACCCGATGACGGCGGTGGCCGAGGGTCTGCTCGTCCTCGCCATGCAAGAGCACGCAGACTTACCCGTCCCGAGGGCCCCGGCCGATGTATTACTACCTTGTCTCGGCGCTGAAACGACGGGTCATCCTGGAGCTGCAAGAGAGCTTCGGGCGCCACCCGGTCTACCAGAAGATCGTTCCGTTCATCGAGAACAAACACGCCTTCGACGAGCGCCCTCAATACGGCATCGTGGTGAAGGGGTCCAGCGCCAACAAGGTTCAGCTCTCGGCTGACAACTTCCTCGGGCCCATCGAGAGCTACGTCATGCTCTCGTATCTCGACAAGCCCGCCTACCCCATCGAATGGGTTCGCGAGGACTCCGCCGCGGTACGAGAGAACGACGACCGGATGCCCACGGCCCCGGGTGTCTACTACCTCGAAGTCCTCAAAGCGCCGACCATGGAAGGGGAGGCGGGGCAGTTCGTCATCGACCCCCTTCTCACGGTCACAGACGAGCCCGTACTCGTGTTCCAGTCGGGCATCGAGCGAGAGGCCCAGCTTCAGAACCTCCCCGCCCAGGGCACCCTCCGTCTCTGGGAAAACCGAGATCACGCGCTCATCGAGGGCAAGGACTACCAGGTGGACTACGCAAACGGCGCGGTCACCTTCCTCACCCGGTTCTACCCTCGATCGGTCATCACGGCCGACTACCGCCACGCCGCCCCTACCATCGGCCCAGTCGACTTCTACTGGAACACGGCCAACCACTCGACCCTGCCGGGGGTGGTCCTCGCCTTCGGTAAGAGGGCTCGGACCGACGACAAGGTGGCCATCGTGGTCTATGCCGACCGGCAGGAGACCGCCCACGCCTACGGCGGGCAGTTCGAGGTGTCCTTCGACCTCGATGTGATCTCTCGGGACCCGATCCAGATGGAAGAGATCGCCGACTACCTCGTCATGGCGCTCTGGGTCGAAAAGAGGGCGAGGTTTTCGAGCGAGGGCATCGAGATCAAGGAGGTCTCGATGGGAGGGGAGGCGGAGGAGTCGTACGACGAGCAAGCCGACCTCATGTTCTACAACGCCTCGGTTTCCCTTCAGCTCGCCGCGGACTGGGAGGTCCACTACCCCATCCCGCTCACGATCAGCCGCGTGACGCCCACGAGCGCCGAGGCCGATGTGAGCCACGACGCCGATCGCCGGACTTCCGCCCCCTCTACCCTCGTTCCGGTGACCAGCGACATTTTCTTTGCCACCGCTCCGGTCATTGTGAACCGGAACGCCTCCTTCGAGAGAATCGGATAACAAATGCCCAAGTATTCCTTCACCTGTGAGTCGTGCCGGGTGCGCTTCGAGCGCACGCTCAAGATGGGCGAGCACAAGACCCATCCCTGTCCGACTTGCAAAGCCCCCTCCCCTCGTCAGTTCGAGAACTTCGGTTTCGGGTTCGAGGCCGGCAAAGGGGCCGAGCAGGCCAACACGGGGGTTCATGACCTCGACTACCCCTCGGCCGACAAAATCGTGGGCCGGAGCGCCGAGAGTCGCTGGTCGACCTACCGCGAGCGGGACAAGGTGAAGAAGCAGGTGCGGGAAGTGGGTGGATCGCAGGCTCTCATCCGGACCAACGGCCAGAACTACGTCGAATACGAGGCCATGGGCGAGCCTCGCAAGGAAGCGCGTAGCAAACTTGTGGATCAAGCCGTGGCCATCGAGCGGGCGACCAAGCCCGAAGAGTGAGCCCGGGCCCCCTCGATAAAGTTTCGTTACCCCCGCCGGGAGTAGCACGCCCATCCGGCCTCGCCGGACGAGACGCAAATCCAGATCGAATCAGACTCGTCGCTCAAATCTTCTTATCGACCGCAAATTTAGATTTGAGTCGTGACCTACTGAGGAGATACGGATGGCCCTCGGACCCCTTTCCACGTACGTTTCGCCGGGCGTCTACTCCCGAACGCTGTCGGAGAGCAACCTCTCTTCGCTCGTCGGGGGCCTGCGCATCCCCACGCTTCTCGGCGTGGGTCAGGAAGAGCTGGAGCAGCTCGATTACGAACTCGTGCGCGGGTCCAGCTCGACGCTCGACCAGCAGATCGTCAACGAGGACGTGTCGGAGAGCTGGGTCGTGGACGCCACGAACGCCTCCAACCCGACGCTCGGGGCGACCAACGGCTCGCTCCTGAGCTTCCGCGTGAAGAACCTGCCCCTGGTCGACGGTCAGGGCTTCGGCCGGGTGACCAACGACGTTCGCGCCGTCTCGGTGACGGTCAACGGCACCCCGGTGGCCGTGGGCTCGGTCCGCGGCTCGACGGGCATCGTGACCCTCCAGGTCCCGCCCTCGGCGAGCGACGTGGTCCGCGTCACCTACTTCTTCCACCGCGGCGACACCGCGTTCATGGACGACGTGTCCGACCAGGTGACCAACGAGGTCGCCAAGATCGTGACGCCCGGCGCGGCCCCCTTCGATGTGGTCGCGGGCACGAGCGACACGCTCAAGCTGAAGGTCAACGGCGGCTCGGAGAAGACGATCACCTTCGTCCCCTCGCCTGCCATCGCTGCCCAGGTCTCGATCGCAGGTAGCGACCTGAACGGTAACGTCACCTACAAGGCGGTGACGGCCGGTGCGGACGGTAACGACATCCGAGTCCGCCACGTCGTGGCCGGTACGGGTACGGCCCTCTCGGTCGTGGTCTCGACGCTCGATATCACTGTCAACGTGGCCACCGACGGCTTCGGCTCGGCGACCTCGACGGCGAACGACATTGCGGCGGCCATTGCGGCTTCGACGCCGGCTTCGGCTCTCGTGACGGCGACGGCCTCGGGTTCGGGCGCCAGCGTCACGATGGCGGCCTCCTACACCAACCTCGCGGGCGGCATCGACGGCGGCCCGGCCCTGGCCCTCAAGTCGCAGATCGACGCGGCGGCCATCACGGGCCTCACCACGGTGGTCTTCACGGCCAACGACGGCACCGACCACCTCCAGCTCACGGCGGACGTGTCGATCGAGATCGGCGCGGGCAACGCGAACGGTATCCTCGGCCTCGCGAGCGGCCAGAAGACGGCCCGCAACGCCACCTTCCAGGTCTTCCAGCGCCCGATCGTCGATGGCTCGTCCGGCGGCATCACCACGACCGACCCCTCGAAGGTCGTCGTCAAGGTGAGCGGCGTGCAGGTCATCCCCGTCTCGGTGGACGGCAAGAACGGTCTCGTGACCCTGGCGAACCCGCCCCAGATGGGCTCGACGGTCACGGTCAGCTACTACGCCAACACCTGGCAGGACACGTTCGACTACCTCCCCAACACGCTCGTGACGAACGTGCTGCGGGCGGGCATCTCGCCGAACCGCTCGGACTACATCGAGGGTCAGGACTTCGTCGTCTCGAACCCCTCGGCCGACGTGTCGGTCATCCACTGGGGCGCGAGCTACTCGGTGGCCTCGCAGTCGACCACGGCGGGCGCCGAGCTGTTCGACGACTCGCAGATCCGGCTCACGCTGAGCGACGACAAGCTCTACCTGGCCACCTGCCAGCGCTACACGAACACGGCCGTCGTTCCGGCCGTCAAGTCGAGCAACGAGTTCCTGCTGCCCCAGGTCCCCACCACGGGCAACGGCCGCGACACGCCCCTCGGCGCCGCGACCTACTCCTCGGTGGCCAACAGCCGTCAGGACCTCGCCAGCAACCGCCCCGACCTCATCACGGTCCGGGTGGGTCGTACGCTCTCCGACGCTCTCGGTCGCCCGGCGGCCAAGGTGACGGCGGTGGATGCGGCGACGCGCAAGATCACCCTTCGTGACCCCGTCCCGGCCGACTGGAACGCCTACGCGACGTTCTGGTACTCGCGCCTGGCCGACGACAGCTTCACGCTCACCTGCAAGACCCCCGGCGCGGTCGGCTCGGGTCAGTACGAGGTCTTCTCCTCGCTGCTGAACGACAACCTCTACCAGGTCCGGTTCAAGCAGAAGGGCGGCGGCCTCGCCGAGACCGTCCAGTGGCCGCGTGGGGCCGAGACCGTGCCGGACGCCTTCCACTACGGCGGCACGCCGGTCAGTGAGACGGTGACGGTGACCTTCAGCCAGTCGGCTGCCACCAACGCCATCTTCACCTCCCAGGCGGCGGGCCCCTGGTCGTTCTACTCGCCTTCGTCGGCGACGTGGCGGACGGACATCAACGCCGCGGGCACCCTCTCGACCAACCTCGCAACGGCGACCCGGGCCTACCTGGTCAGCCAGAAGGTGGCTGTCTCGGGCGGCAACGTGACGATCGGATCGGGGCAGACTGCCCTGGAGCTGACCATCGACGGCGTCAACGTCTCGGTCACCCTCTCCCCGGGCGCCACCTCGCTCGCGTCGCTGGCCTCGACGATCAACACGGCGATCGACGCAACGGCGGAGTTCGCGGGCACGGCCCCGAACTACCTGTTCACGGCGCTTCCGAGCGGCTCGACGGGGGCCTACTTCGTTCTTCGGTCCTACTCGACTCCGGCCTCGCTGCCGGGCGGCTTCGACCACAAGGCGAAGGTGCAGATCCGCCCCGGAACGGCCGAAAGCGCCCTCGGCTTCTCGACCTTCCAGAGCGCCTCGGGCACGCCCACGGCCGTCAACAAGCCGGCGACGCTGCTCGGCTCGGTGGCCGGTCCCTTCGTCTGGTCGGCTGGGGTCAACGACGTGCTCAAGCTGCGGCTGAACGGGGTCGACTACTCGATCACGATCAGCGCCTCTTCGACCGCGGCGTCCGACGTGGTGACCGACATCAACGCGGTTCTGCCCTCGTCCCAGGGTGCGGCTTCGGTCGGCACGCTCGACAACGTGGGCAAGATCCGCATCACGAGCGCGACCAACGGCGAGCAGTCGTCGATCGTCATCCTCAACGGGACGGCCAACTCGGTCCTCGGCTTCACGGCCGGAGACTTCGCGAGCCAGACCAAGGTGGGTGTCGACGAGGTGGCCGCTCGGCTGATGGCGACCCTCAACTTCGCGGTCACGAGCTGGACCGGATCGCCCGCGGCCAACGCCTCGGGTGCCGTCGCCTACGCGGCCAAGATCGACGGCCAAAACTACCTGAGGATCGAGTCGTTCGTCGCCGGGTCGAACTCGTCGATCGCCTTCGTCGCCGGGTCGAACTCGGCCTTCAACACGACGACGGGCACGAAGATCGTCCCTGGCACCGACGGTGACTCGGGCGAGGACGCGGCGGACATGTTCACCGTGACCTCGACCAACGGCGACGGCTCCTCGGGCACGGGCGTGCCGGGCCAGACCTACACCGACGAGGCCACCGGTCTCCGGTTCACGGTCCTGCCCTCCACGACCGGCTCGTACACGAGCGGCGGCTGGTTCCAGCTCGACGTGAGCCCGACCTTCAACGTCTCGCCCTCGTCGCCCTCCTACGCCATTCCCGGCGCGGAGATGGTCGTGTCCAACACGGTCAACGTCGGTCTGAACGACACGGCGGTGGTCAAGACGTTCAACCCCTCGGGTCTCGAACCTGCGGTCGGTGACTTCTACTTCCTGTCCTACCGGTACATGAAGCAGGACTTCTCGACCCGGATCTTCCGTCAGTTCAAGACCATCGAGGCGAACTACGGCAAGCTCTCGGCCGAGAATCGCGTCACCCTCGGCGCCTACCTCGCCATCCTGAACGGCGCGGTCCTCATCGGGATCAAGCAGGTCCTCAAGGTCCCGAACACGAACCAGGCTTCGGCTGCTTCGTTCATCGAGGCCATCGAGGACCTGGCCACCCCGCTGCCGGGCAACATCAAGCCCGACATCCTGGTGCCTCTGGCGACGGACACGAGCGTGTACTCGTACCTCACCCAGCACTGCGAGATCCAGAGCAACATCCGGAACCGCAGCGAGCGTATGGGCTTCATCGGCTTCGCCTCCGGGACGAGCCCGAGCAGCGCCCAGACCATCGCCAAGTCGCTTCTCAGCCGGCGCATGGTGGCCCTCTACCCCGACTCGGCCGTGGTCACCCTCTCGAACGAGCTGGGCGAGACGTTCGAGTCGCTGGTCGACGGAAGCTTCTTCGCGGCGGCGGTCTCGGGTGCGGTGGTCAGCCCGGCTGTGGACGTGGCGACGCCCTACACCCGGCGCCGCATCCAGGGCTTCACCCGCATCCCCCGTATCCTCGATGCGGTGGAGGCGAACCAGACGGCCGTGGCCGGCGTGACGCTCCTGGAGGACCTCGACCCCGTGGTCCGTATCCGCCAGGGCCTCACGACGGACATGTCGGACCTGCTGACCCGTCTGCCGACGGTCACGCAGATTTCCGACCACGTTTCGCAGCAGAGCCGCAGCGTCCTCGACACGTTCGTGGGGACCAAGTTCCTCGCCTCGCGCGTGAACGAGGTCGAGGTCTCGATGACCGCGCTCTTCAAGGCGCTCGTCTCGCAGGAGATCGTCGCGGCCTTCACCGGCATCAAGGCCGCTCTCGACCCGGATGACCCCACGGTCCTCCGCGCCGAGGCGTTCTACCAGCCGATCTTCCCGCTGCTCTACATCATCCTGACCTTCAACCTCCGCGCTCGCATCTGAGCCGTCGAGGCAGTAAGTAGGGAAAACGCTCAACCCCCCGCGGGCTCGCTGGCCTTCGGGGGGTTGAATCTTTTATAGACTCCTCTCGTTCGAGGCGAACGCATGATGACCTACGACCGTCGACCCGTGCCCCCCGTTCCCCTGGTGAAGAAGCTCGCGGCCGACCCGAGCCCGGAAGAGCACGATGACATCGGCGAGCTTGTGACTGCCGATTACGTCTCGTTTCTCTTCGCTCTCGACACCTACCTCCGCTACCTCCAGGAGACGGGCGTGGGCCTCGACGAGATCGGCGACAAGGGCGTTCGGCTGCTGAGGGCTGCCGAGACGAGGCACCTCGACGCGATCCAGGCGTTCCTCTTCGCGAATCTCCCGAGCGAGGTTCACAAGCGCATGGTCCGCCGGGCGTTCACCGGGACCGCCACCGCGGACAACGTCGACAACCGCGCTTTCAACATCCGAACCGTGTTGAAGCGCGGCGGCGCCGACACCATGCGGGCCGTCTTCGAGAGCAACGCCACGCTCCGATCGGTCAAGGCGGCCATGGCCGCTCTCATGATCGAAGACGCCGACGCGGCGCTCGACAAGTTCGCCGTTATCAAGCTGGCGAACCCGAGGCTCCGGGATTGGATCGACGACGCGGCCAAGGCGGCGGGTTCGGGCCAGCCTCCGAGCCCGATCGCCGTGGCCCAGCAGGCCACGTCCGACGCGGTCAAGGCCGTGTCGAGCCAGAAGATCCAGGAGGACGCGGCTCCCCCTGCTTCGATCGAGGCCGGCGTTCGGGACAAGGCCCAGGACCAGATCATCAAGAACGTCCAGGACGAGGCTACGGCCTCGGCCAAGAAGGTGATGGAGGTGAGCGGCGAGCCCGATGTGCCTCCCACCAAGTCCGAGGTCATCGGCATCGCCACGGCGGCGGCGGTGGCGGCCCTGACCGATCCCGAGCAGGACAAGAACGTCCCCGAGCCCCTCCGCAGGCTCGACCCCGAGCAGCGGGCGGCGGCCCTCACCAACGGCCGGGTTCGTGTGTCGGCCGGTGCGGGTTCGGGTAAGAGCACCACGCTCGTCGCCCGCATCGAGTACCTGGTCGCCGAGCTAAAGGTCCCCCCGGGCCGTATCCTCGCCACGTCCTTCAACCAGAAGGCGGGCGACGAGCTTCGGGAGAAGGTCGCGCGCAAGCTCGGCGACAGCAAGGTGTCGAAGAAGGGGGATGCTGGCAAGGCCCAGGTGGGCACCATGCACAGCGTCTTCTCGCGCTTCATCCGGGACCTCGGCAACCCTGCCCAGCAGGCGCTCTTCGACGACACCGAATACTTCGACAAAGAAACCAGGCAGATGCGCAAGCGGGGAGGTCTCGTCAGCGACAAGACCATCATCAGCGCCGTGCTCCGGGCCTGGAAGGAGTGCTTCCCGAACCCTGACGTTCAGAAGGACGATAAGGGTAACGACATGCGGGACGCCTCCAACAGCCTGATCATCATCGACGTGCCGCGGGGCCAGCTCTGGAAGATGCCCCCGAAGCCCGGGCGTATGAGCGCCTACCTCAACAAGTACCAGGGGCAGGGCTGGTCTGTGAAGCAGGCCCAGGACTGGGCCAAGTCGCAGGGCACTCCCGAGGCCATCCAGTCGGGTCTCTTCTACGAGATGTACGAGGGGTTCAAGGGCGCTCTCGGGCCCGAGTGGCGCCCCCGTCTCTGCAAGGACAAGACGGCGCCCCCGCGCTCGTACACCAACTTCGTCAACAAGGTCCGTCAGGGGGCTCCCCGCGTCGGCGACTTCAGCGATCAGCTTGTCGTTATGCGGGACATGCTCCGGAACGACCCCCGCGCCCGCAAGGAGGTTCAGGAGCGGTTCGATCACATCTTGGTCGACGAGTGCCAGGACCTCAACCCGGTCCAGTTCGAGGTCTTCCAGCTCATGACCGAGCACATCGCCACCGACGACCCCAAGAAGTCGTTCTGGATGGTCGGCGATGACAAGCAGTCGATCTACGAGTTCCGCGGCTCCGACCCGCAGAGCTTCATCGACCTCGACAAGAACGGCTTCAAGAGCCAGCAGATCACGACCAACTACCGGTGCGCCCCGGAGATCGTCGAGGCTGCGAACAAGCTCATCAAGAACAACCAGAACCAGATCCCCATGGCCGCCAAGGCCCCGCCGACCAAGGCGCGTGGGGAGGCGACGATCGATGTCTCGACCCCCGAGGACAGCGCTTCGGCGGCGGTCTACTTCGGGCGCCGGATGAAGCAGGCTCTTCTTGCCAAGGAGCCCCTCTCTCACTTCGCCGTGCTCGCCCGGACCAACGCTGAGCTGTACGACTATGAGACGGCCTGCACCGTGGCCGGCGTGCCCTTCGTTCGCAAGGGGGCCACGAGCCTCTTCGGCTCGCCCGAGACCAAGACGTTCTCGGCGTTCCTGGAGATGACCGTGTCGAGCGACCCGGAGAAGCTCCGCAAGGCGCTCGTGCCCATGCTCCTCAGCACCGGCCGTATGGTCCCGAAGGACCCGCCCGAGAAGATCGCCGACACGATCGAGACCATCTTCAAGGCGTACTGCGACCGCAACCGGCTCGACCTGAAGACCTTCAACCCCATCCCCGCCCTCATGCGAGACCAGAACCTCGCGGGCGAGATCGTCTCGGCCATCACGTCGGAGAAGGAGGGCTGGAAGGTCCGCAACGACGTGGGTAAGCTGGCCACCGTGCTCGATGCGGTCGCCGACATTCGAGGCCGGGTGGGAGAGAAGGGGTACACGACCAAGGACCTCTTTGCGGACATCCTCCAGATCGAGACGGTCGAGTACGTTCTCGACGAGTCCGGCAAGAAGGTCCCGAAGCCGCTGCCCCTCCAGGAGCGTCTCGTCCGCACGGTCAAGAGCAAGATGCAGGACGACGACACCGACGAGAGCGACGCCGAAGGCGATACGCCTCTCGGTGCGATCAACTTCTTCTACCAGATGCTCGACAAGGACCCGACCGAGACGGACATCGACCCCATGGACCCTCACGGGTTCATGGCCAAGGTCGACCGCTTCAAGGCGCGGGCCGAGGAGCTTCGCATCGATCCCGACAAATGGGAGGACGAGCAGAAGAAGAAGCCCGCCAACGAGCGCCAGAAGCCGCCGGGGGTCTACTTCGGCACGGTCCACAGCGTCAAGGGCGCCGAGTGGGACGACGTGACGGTGCTCATGCCTCAGGGCGTCTTCCCCATGATCCGGTCGGCCAAGGAGCCGAAGCGGAATGAGGTGCCCGAGGATTCGCTCGTCTCGGCCGACGCGGCCATGGAGTCCGAGCGCCGTCTGGGCTACGTGGCCCTCACGCGAGCGGCCAAGTCGCTGACCATCCTCTGCCCGAAGGAGCTGAGCGGAGGTCGTCCGGGCGGCATCAGCCAGTTCGTCACCGAGGCCGGCCTGAAGGTGGGGTCGAACGTCGAGACCAAGGCCCCGTCGCTCGCCACCGAGGCAGTCATCGAGGCGGCCGAGAGTGGCGAGGAGGCGGCTTCGTGGGATGACTTCGGTGCCGAGCTTGCCGATGTACCCGAGGTGGATGAAGAGCCCGCCGAGGCCCCTCCCCCGCCCCCGAAGCTCGCAACCCTCTCCTACGATCGCCGGAGCGCCCGATGAACATCCAAGCAACGATCAAGAAGGCGATGGCCGCCCAGTTCACCCCGATCACGGCCGAGGAGATGGAGAAGTTCATCCTCCGCGGCTTCCGGGCGCTCAAGCCCAAGCGGGCGACCAACGGCAGCGAGCTGGTCTATCTGCTTACCATCGAGGGCAACATCGGCATCAAGGTCGAGACCTCGATCAGCGTCTCGGGGACCGAGGTGCGTGAGGTGGGCTCGGATGCGATCCGGGTCATCTACTTCCACCTCGGTCGAATGAAGCCCCTCATCGCGGGCAAGGCGCCGATCGTCAAGCGCACCCAGGGGTGGAAGACCAACCTCCAGGACCGCATCGAAGAGGTCATCGAGGAGCACGAGGCCAGGACCGGGGCCCGCGAGAAGGAGATCGCGATGCTAAAGGCCCTCATCGCGTCCCGTCGTCTCTCGCCGGCCGAGGCGAGCGCCTTTCCGAAGATGCTCGCTTCTCTCGAAAGCGGCGAGTTCTACAACCTGACCGATCGGCAGTGGGACTGGGTTTCGGGCAAGCACCAGGCCCTCGGCCTCTGAGCGGTGTAGGGCTGGGGGTGGAAGAGATCCGCCTCCAGCTCGTCATCGACCCCAACTTCCCCACGCTCGTTGAAGGCGCCGTGTCGTTCGAGACCGGGGCGAGTCCCGCCCAAGTCTCCGACCCGGCGCTTTTTGCTTACGAACACCATGGCGAGGGGTTCTCGGAGCGCAGCCCGGGGGCCCTCTCCCTCCTCTTCGAGGACCTCGTCGCGGGGGTACCCTTGCCCCTGACGATCGCCATCCGGGACGTGGGGGGGCCGGATACCATCGTAGCTCTTGCCGTTTTCCTCAACCGGGAGGTGGCCTTGCACCCGGCGACCCCGGGGCTCGTGGCGGCGGCCGATCTCTTCCACCGCTATGGCGTGCCCATGCTCGGGCATACCGAGCCGGACGTGGGCACTTTTCTTCGGCAGCTCGCCGCCCTACCCCGGGGGCTCCCCCAGGTCGAGACGGCCCAGAACCTTCTCCCGGCTATCGGGTGGGTTTGCGACTTCGTCTTGAAGGGCACGCTCCCGCACCCTGGGCCTCCCTCGGCCGAGGTCCGCGTCTTGGACGTGGGCTCGAACGGGTTCGTGATCGCTGAGTCCGACGCTCCCGACGAGGGGGGCTGGGTTGCCCTCTACCGGTTGGGCTTTCTCCGGGGGGTTCTGGTTGGTCCCGATCGGGCAGGCCGGAGGCAGGTCATCGTCTCGCGCAAGACCCGGCATGTCCCGCTCGACCTTGGTAAGGCCCAGCAGTTTCTTGACGAGCTGGAAGGGCTCTTGGGGGGCGTGCCCGGGTGGAGGGTCGAGGGGCCGTTTCTCTTCTCCCCCGAGGGGGGCTCGATTGTGCTGGTCTCCCACCTCGTGCAGGTCTTGATCCGGTGCTAGCGCCGGAGCTGTCCCTAGTGTCCTTGTAAAACGCATGGGGTGCCTAAGGCACCCCATGCCCCGCCAAATCGTCACCATCGGAACCGACGGCTTCCGAGATTACGTGCGCCTTCCCGACGGAAGGGTGTTCAATCTCGGCACCGTCTCGATCCTGAATTTCGTTGTCGAGCTGGCCAGGAACGCGGCCTCGGCGAAGCGGGCGCTCGACACCTTCCTTGACACGCAGGAAGCGTCGCTGGCGGTCGATATCGAGGCGATGCAAGTGCTTCTCGCCCCCCGTCGGGCCCGGTGGGCGGTTCATGATAATGGTCTTATCCCGCCGGTCTCTCGAACCCCTTTGGGAACGGGCGAGATGACCAGTCAACCTTTCAAGCTCGCGTTCGAGAGCCGTCTCTTCGCGATCGAGAGCCAGATCGCAACCCTCGATCACGTCGTCAAGGCGAAGGTCGCGGGCAACGTTCGAGCAAGGCACGTCTCGGGTCTCATCGAGAACGTTCGAGCCCTCATCGGGCTTACCCAAATGATGCGCCTCGGGCCCGCCGAGGTCCGTTCGGCGAGCACGGTCGAAGAGCTGGCCTCCCAGCTTCAGAACGACCTCTCGGGTCAGAAGGACGCCCACGATCAGGCTGTCGAGGCCGCTCAGGGTGCCGGGCCGAATCTGGGCCATGAGCTTCGGGTCTACCTCGACAACGAGGACAACCTGCTCCGTGAGCGAACGGCGTTCGTCCGAAAGATGGCGAGCGGCCCGTACAACGAGGCGCAGGCCACCTCGATGTGGCGCGGGTGGGTGAACGAGGGGGCGGCCCGGTATGCTGCCGAGTTCGGTGGCGAGCCGTTCAAGCTCTTTTCGTCCTCGGTCAGGGAGACCCTGGCTCGTGAGCTGGAGCGTGAGTTCCGGGCCGACATCGAGAGCGGCGCCGTACTCGCCACCGAGCAGGAGCCGTCGCAGGAGGAGGGCAAGCAGGCCGGGGGTGAGGACGAGCGGGTGAACACCGCCCTTGCCGAATCGGTTCTGCTCAAGGTGGACCAGGCCCACGGTCTCGTTCAGGCGAGCCGGAAGAAGAGCGCCTCGGTGGCGATGCTCGACCTGCACCGGATCTCCGATCGTCTCGCGGCCCTCGCGAAGACGGCGAACCTGTCGGACCCGCGGCTCCGCCCGGCCCTTCTGGATCTGGCGAGCAAGGCGGACCACGTCCTTTCCCACTTCGCTCGCTGAAGCAAGGAGCTTTTTACGATGGCTGATCCGAGGAAGAATAGCGGTTACATCTACAAGTACGGCACGACGCCCAACACGCGCGTCGCCGTGTCTCAGAAGAACAAGATTTACGGCTACATGGTCGGCGCCAACCAGTTCACCCAGATCGGGGTGATCTCGGAGTTCGGCTTCGACGAGAGCCGTACGATCGACCCGGTTCGCGGCGTGGGCTTCGGCGACATGATCGCCGAGCTGGTGCCCGGCGTGACCGAGCCGATGACGCTCACACTCAACCGGACGCTGCTCTACGCAGTCAACGTCTTCCAGGTGCTCGGCTACAAGGGCGGCATCGAGGGCCTCGTCCGTTCGCTCCGTCACCACCGCTGGCCCTTCGACATCAAGCAAGAGCTGGTGTTCTCGGCGCTCTCGTCGAAGGACGACCTCAGCTCCGGCCAGACGGGCTTCTCGGACGCCATCAAGCCGTCGTGGGACCCCACCTCGGCCAAGGGCGACGACTACGCGACCGAGGGCCTGAAGGCTCTCTTCACCTACTACGAGGGCTGCTGGCTGAACAGCTACAGCGCTTCGTACACCTCCGATGCGGCCATCGTCGCGGAGAACAGCTCCGTCACCGTGACCGATATCGTGGATGGCTCGTCCAGCTACGGCGAGTTCATCGACTCGGGCCTCTCGCCGGCCAATGGCTCGGCGGGCGCAGGCTACTCGCTCCGCTTCGCGGGCGACGGTCAGTAAGTAGCGCGCGATCGAACCAGAGAAGACCAAGCGGTTAGCTCAGATTCAGATGTAGATAGATAAGACCGGATGTAGACCGCTTCCCGCCTGCCATCGTCGGGATCGAATGTAAAATGAAAATCTGCATCTGTTCGCCCCGCTTCGTCTTTCTCTCACCCTCCAAACCAAGGTGCGAGAATGACCATTCTGCAAGCAAAGCGAATTTTCGATGCTCTCTCTCAGGCGCGAGGCGTCGGCATCATCGAGGAGTCCTTCACTGTGATGGGCTGCGAGGTGGTGCTCCGAAGCCTCCGTCCTGAGGAGTACGAGCAGATTCACGCCGAAGTCTCCGACAAGGAAGACATTGCCTACCTCAACGCCTACCGCCTGGAACACCTGGCTCGGGCTGTCGTCGAGGTTCAGGGTGTCAGCTTCCGAGGCGTGGACTCGGTCGAAGTCGACGTAGAAACCTACGACGAGAAGAGCAAGCGTACGGTGATCGAGACGGTCAACGTCGAGACCCACGCTTTCATCCGAGAGCACGTCCTTTCTACCTGGGGGCGCGAGGCCATCGACACAGCCTTCCGCAAGTTTGGGGACGTGGTGGCGAAGAGCGAGAAGGCTTCGGCCGAGGGCGTCACCTTCACGATCCCCGACGAGACCCCGGAGGAGAAGCTCCGGCGTCTCCTGATGGACGTGAAGGAGGCCGAAGCCCTGATCGAGCCGCACGTCGCCCAGAACATCCTCGAAGACCTCGGGTTCATGCACAAGGCCACCGAGGAGCAGATGCGGGGTGTGGATGCCCGGCTCAAGTCGCTGACGGAAGCGGCCGAGGCAACTCCTCCGCCGCCTGCCCCCGCTCCTCCGCCCGAGCGTCCGGCTCCTCCCCCGCCGCCTGCCCCGGCCCCGGAGAAGGCCCCCCAAGCTCGCCCCGCTCCTGCCCCCACTCCGGCGCCGCCCCCTCCTGCAACCCCCGAGCAGAGGCTCCAGGCCCGGCAGCCGCTCAACCGGATTCCGCAGCCCATCCCGCAGCCGGGTCGGAACGTGGCTCCCCCCCACCAGGCGCGACAGGTCCCCCCTTCGCCGTCCCCCCAGGCCCCGGCTCCGTCCGAAGAGATCGTCGGCGGTCCGAGGACCCGCTCGGCGGTCATCGAAGAGCTGGAAAGCGCCGGTCTGCCCGGGGGCTTGCCTCCCCCGCCGCAGTCGACCTTCTCCCGTCCGGCTTCGGCAGACGAGATCGTCGAGGTCGCCCAGCCCGACCCGAAGCGGGAAGGCAAGGGCGCCATGACGGTCTTCGAGCGGCCTCCGACTGGGGGCTTGAACCCTCGTTTTCGTCCGCCGCCCCGGTGACCCATGAGTGACCTTCGGGGCGCTGTCAACCGCGTCATCGAGGGCGAAGAGGAGGCCATCGATCCGGACCAGATCCGGATCGAGGCCCCTCGCGAGCCCGAGGTGAACCCGGAGGTCTACCGGGACGTAGAGGGCCTGCTCTTTCGCGGGTTCCTCACGCTCCCGGCTGAGATCAACGGCACGCTGTTCGTTTTCAAGTCGATCAACCACCACGAGTTCGACATGCTCCGGTGGCTCAACGGGCAGACGACGGCGAGCACCGACCGGTTCTACAACGCCTTCATTGCCTACGGCGTTTTCATGGTTGACGGCGTGAGCGTGTTGCCGAATCGGCAGGAGCTTTTGCCCGATCTCATCAAGGAGTTCGCTGGGTACATGCCGGCGGTCAAGGGCAAGATCATCCGGTACTTGTCCGAGATCAACCGCAAGGCGAGCAACGCCGTCACGCTCACCGAGGCGTTTTCCATGGAACAGACCTCGCGCTTTCGGTGGGCGCAGGTCCGGGGGCTCGACCTCATGAGCCCGACGTGTACGGGCGTGCATGGGACCGAGACCTTGGGGCTCAACTACGCCCAGCTCGTCTGGCGGGCCCTCAACCACTACGAGGACCTCCGCGACACCTCCGAGCGGGAGTGGGACAACGCCAAGTTCATCGGCTCGTGCTTCGCCGGCAAGGAGATTCGCAAGCTCTATAGCCAGGATCGCGATCGTCGTACCAAGGAGCGAGAGGCCCGCCTCGAACGCAAGGACAAGCTGCTTCGGCAGGTCATCTACGGAGAGAAGCCGGACAGCGCAGAGCAGAAGGACGGGCAGATCAAGATCGTCGCCCGCACGCCTGAGGAGCTGGCCAAGCAGCTTCAGAACGACCTCACCGGTCAGAAGGACTGGCACGATCGGGTCGTCGAAGCGGCCGAAAAGCGCATCTCCGATCAGATCCAGGAGAGGCGTCAGCGCGCCCACGAGCTTCTCGCCGAGAAGGTCCGGGACGAGGGCGAGGAAGAGAGGTCCGCGTACACGGATCTGAAGCAAGGGGGCCTCACCTACGAACAGGTCCAGGCTCGCATCCGAAAGAGCCGTCAGGAAGAGGCTCAGCGCATGGCTCAGCGCATGGTCTACCCGGAGCTGGAAGACCCGAAGGTCGCGGGCTTCATCGAGAAGTACGGTCCGAAGCCCGACGCTACTTATCAGCAGGGCGGTAGTACGGGGCAAGACGGTCGCGACCCCTCGGCCGCCCTCCCCGCCGGCCCGCCGCGCCCCCGCGGCACGCCGTTTAGGAGGAGCTAGTGGCGAAGAACGACGAGCACCTGCGGCTTCAAATCAACATCGAGACCGAGGCGAAGAAGTCGATCGAGACAGTCCGCGGCCTGGAGCGTCAGTTCGGCAAGCTCATCAAGGCTCCGGTCAAGCTCACCGAGATCAGCAAGAAAGGGCTTTCGGACTTCAACAAGAGCCTGAACAGCGGGACACGAAACGTCCTCAAGATGCGTTCGGCCCTTCAAGCAGCGGCGAAGACCTCCTTCGGTGGCAAGGCGTCGGTCAAGCAGCTCAAGCAGCTCGAAGGGGCGTTCGAGGGCGTGTACCAAACGGCGCAGAAGCTCCAAAGGGAGACGAGCGCTCAGCAGCGGAAGATCGACCAGGCCGAACGGAAGCTCGCCAAGGCCAAGACCGAGGACGAGAAGAAGGCCGCGAAGAAGAGCCTGCGGGACACGAAGAAGAAGGCCGAGGAGGAGCTGAAGATCCTCCGAACCCAGTTCAACACCCGGCGCAAGCTCCTCGACGAGGGCTTCAAGTCGACCGGGGCCGCGAAGAGCCTCGCCAACCTCGACAAGCTGACCCGCAAGCAGGCCGAGATTTACAAGGAAGTGCTCGAAGACGCGAGCAAGGCCGGGGCCACCTTGGAGCAGTCGGCTCAGGTCGCGAAGGCCCATACCGAGGCGTTCGCTGCGGCGTTTCAGCGCGCCTCTTCGGCGGGCCAGAGCTTCGAGGCTTCGATGTTCGAGGCCGGTAAGCATGTCGAGAAGTACAAGGAATCGTTCGATGACCTCGTCAAGTCGAGCGACGGGTTCAAGTACGGCTTCCGGAACCTGGCCAACGACTTCGGCACCGACCTCGCCAACGGGGTCGAAGAGGCGATCGATGGGCTCAAGAACAAGGACTTTGCCGGGGTGGCGAAGGGCCTCGGGTCGGGGCTTCTGAAGAGCCTGAAGTCCGGCAAGGTGGGCATGGAGAAGTTCGCCATGGCCAACAAGGGCGCCGGGGGTATGAAGGGCATGGCCGCCAATGGGATGGGCGCGGCCTTGAAGGGCATCAGCGGAGTCGCCTCGAAGCTCGGTCCGGTGCTCAACACCTTCGCGAAGATGGGTCCGATGATCGGTGCGGTCTCCGGAGCCGTCATCGGGCTCATCAAGCTCCTCATCGACGTGGAGTCACACGCGAAAGAGCTGAACAAGGAGATCCTGGACGGCGCTTCGACCGCCGATCTCTACGCAGCCTCGGCGAACAACTTCGACGCCGGCCTCGGCAAACTGAAGGGCACTCTCCGCACGGTCCGTGACGAGATGAGCGACTTCAAGATGAACGACTCGATGGGCACCAATGCCAAGGACCACCTCCAGGTCTTGGGTGTCCTTCAGAAGGAGGGTCAGACCCTCAAGACGCTCGAAGATCGGCTCTCGAACAACAAGAAACAGGCCGATGCTCTGCACCAGAGCATGACCAAGTTTTCGGACGTGACGAAGATGTCGATCGCCTACTCACGCCTCTTCGGCGTGTCGATCGACGAGATCGCTTCGTTCCAGTCCGAGATGATGACCGAGCTGGGGACGAGCCTCGTCGACACGAAGCTGGAGTTCGCGCGCATGGAGTCGGCGGCCGTCGAGAGCGGCATCGCGGCCAACAAGTTCTTCAACATCATGCGCAACGTGTCGAGTGACCTCAGCCTCTACGGCGTTCGTCTCGGCGAGGTCACCAAGATGCTCAAGCAGATGGGCAAGGCGATGAGCCCCCGCACGGCCCAGAAGTACCTCCAGTCCTTCGCAAAAGGCATGAAGGACTTTTCGGCCGACGACCGGCTCAAGATGGTCCTGCTCGGTGGCCCCGGGGCGGTCAACGACATCAAGAAGGACCTCGCGGGCCAGAAGGACGATATCGTCAAGAAGCTCGCCAAGGAAGCCGGCGTGGACGAGAGCGAGGCCAAGAGCCTGCTCGAAGGCAAGCGAGGGGCAAAGAGCGGCAAGACCCTGACCGAGCTTTCTAACTCGGGCGCCGTCAAGGACGTGGGTACGCTCCGCGAGGGGTACAAGAACGCGAAGCGAGGGGAGAGGCAGCTCGCCTCGGGCGGTCTTTACGGCGCGGCCATGGCCTCGAAGGACCTTTCTGGCTTCGGGTCGTACAAGTTCAAGAAGGCCGCCGCGCTTCGGCTCTCGGGGTCGAGCAGCCTCGAAGGGGCCATCGGTCTTCACGGCGAGAAGGCGGCGCAGGTCGCGGGCCTCGACGGCGAGAAGTTCGAGGAGCTGATCGGCATCGAACGCGCCATCAAGCAACAGCAAGAAGACCTGACCAACGCTGTCGACGACCCGGGGGCGAACCCCGAGATGATCAACAAACTGAAGGAGATGATCAAGGGCTTCGAGAACATGGATGCGGCGGCCCAGAAGAACGCCATCAAGCAGCTCTCCGAGGAGCAGGTCTGGAAGTCGATCGACCAGAAGGAAGGCGAGAAGGAGCTGAGCCAGGCCGACCGGATGGAGAAGCTCGCCGAGGCCCAGGGCAAAGAGACCGTCAACATCCTCGACCGGCTCCAGACCCTCATCGACTACATCTACAACTACATCTACGGCGTCCTCGAAGACATCTACGACTTCCTCGTCCACATCCCGGCGTTTAGCAGCGCCGAGTCCCGGCAGAAGGCCGAAGCGATGCGGTCGGCGAAGGGGGACTTGGCCGTGACCGGGGCGCTCACGGGCTCGAAGTCCGACGAGATGGCCAACAACGTAGCCAAGGTCTACCAGGGGCGTTTGTCCGGTAAGCTGGGGGCCGATGGTGCCGATGTGAAGGGGGCCGCGGGCACGATGCTGGGTGGGGGGCTCACAAAGGACCAGGTCTCTCGCGCGGCGGAGATGGCCGGTATCAAGCTCGATAACATCGAGGGCTTCCGTTCGGGGGACCGGGACACGGGGGCTTCGGGCTCGGCCAGCTACGATGCCGATGGGGCCAAGGCCGTGGGCAAGGACATGCAGGCGGCCCTGATCGCGGGTCTCGATCCCGACCAGCTCAAAACGCTCATGGACAAGATGTTCTTGACCATGAATGTCCAGCAGCAGGTCGAGGCGGGCAAAAAGCTCGGCCTGACCCAGGACAGCAAAGGGCAGCAGGAGGCGTCGAAGAAGGCGGCGGCTCCGGAGGCGGCAGCGGCCGTTTCGTCGTCGGGCCCGGCTGCTCCGGCCACGACCCCTGCCCCGGCTTCGACACCCTCTTCGCCCGCGAGTAGCTCGGCGACCGATCCACAAGCGGCCAAGGCGGCTGACGCTCGTGGCGCCGAGGCGGCCAAGCAGGCCGATACCCTCATCAAGGGCCAGGACGAGCTGCACAACGATATGCGCCAGAAGGGCATCAAGATCGACAAGCCGTTCCTCGAAGGCCCGTTTCAGAAGGCCATCAAGGACGGGGTGCTCGATGCCGCGCGAAAGGCCCTCTTCGAGTTCGCCCTCTACAGCTCCGAGAAGCCCGATGAGCTGCTCGGTCGTATGGAAAAGAGCGGCTTCGAGCAGGTCGTCTCGCTCGCCAAGAGCTTCCGCGACGAGAAGAAGTACGATGCGGGCTTCCTCCAGCCGACCGAGCACGCCGAGGGTGGTCGCGTCGTCGGTGTGACCGACACGGGTATGGCCATCTTCCAGGCGCCGCGAGGCGAGGGTCTCACGTCGATCGGGCCGGGCGAAGAGATCATGACGGCCCAGGAGTCCCACGCTCTCAGGGCGGGCGCGGGTGGCGGAAAGCCCGCTCCCGCCGGAGGGGGGACGGTGAACGCCCCCATCACAATCAACGTCAACGGCCTTGGGGCGGAGGGTCTCGCCAAGCACCTCGAACGCGAAGTGCCGGGCATCATCTACCGTTATCAGAAGGCGGCGAAGCTCCAGTTATGCCGTACATCCGATCAACGAATCCCGACGTTCCGCGACGGATCACCCACGATCCGTCGTACCTGCATGGTGCCGACTCTCGCAAGGGGTACATCCCGCTGGTCTTTCAGATCACGAGCCCCTTCGACCCGAGAGCCTGTCTTCTGCCCCATGCTCTGGTGGCGCACGTCAACCCGCTGTCGTTCGGAGAGACCTTTACCAAGAAGGTCGAGCGCATCCAGACGCGCGGGGGCTTCGTCGAGCAGCACTGGGGCGACGACCTCGGTGAGATCCAGGCCGACAGCTCTACCGGGGCGTTTGTCAACCTCTATGAGGGTCTGTCGAGCGTCGCCCGGCAGCGGACGATCGCGTGGGACCGCTACCGGGACCTGCACGACCTCTTCAAGAACAACGGTTCGGTCTACGACCCTTACGGCAACATCGTCCTTCAGGGCAACGTGATGTTGCTCTACGACCGCGGGACCTACCTCGGCTACTTCCGATCGTTCGAGGTCGAAGAGACGGACGAGTCTCCGTTTGCCTTCACGATGAACTGGTCGTTCAAGGTCGAGAAGACGATCTACCAGATCCCGCAGAACCAGAGGGGCGAGCCCATCCGGGCCCCGGCCTTCCAGTCGAAGAACCAGACCAACGCCACGTCTCTTTCGCTCCCCGGCGCCGGGGTTCCGGAGGACGGGCGGACAGGGCTCGAACGCATCGCCGACAACCTCAAGCAAGAGGCATTCGGCGACGCCCTTCGTGCGGGCCTGGAGAAGGTCCTGCCCCAGGTTCCGGGCGCTGTGTCGCGCACGGCCAAGGCGGGCAGCGAGGCTGCCGACCAGGTCTTCACCGAACTCAAAGGCCAGGTCAGCGCGGCCATCAAAGAACAGCAAGAGTCGTTCGTCCGGCTGTTCGGCGGGGGTACGAGCGGCCCGACGGACAAGGGTGGGGCGAGCGGCGGAATCAAACCAGGCAGCGGCGGCAAGCCCCTGCCGACGAAGAGGTGACCTGTGGCAGACGGTCTCAAAACGCGCGAGCAGATCCTCGCTTCGGCCGACTTCTATGGGCCTACGATCTACTCGGCGCTCCAGTTCTACTCGAACTTCGAGCACGGCCAGGATTGGGTGAGCGCGGACTTCATCCCGCTCACCTCGGCCAAGCCCAACCCGAAGCTCTTCGTCGTGGGGCTTCTCCCCCCGACCTCGAACATCAGTGGAAAGCTCCTCGACCGATCGGCCTCGATCCGAAACCTCCAAGGCGGTGGCGAGCAGAGTCTCGATCTCACCCAGAGCAGCGCTGGGGCAGATACCGGTCCGGCGGCCGGCGCTGGTGGCGCTGTGTCGGCTACGGGGGGGACGGGTTCGGGGCTCGCGGGCTACATCGTCACGGCCCCCGGCTACACGATCACGCAGGGGCAGGGCAACGTCAACATCGGCGCCGCTCCGGGCGGAGTCCCTCCGGGGCCGAACGGGGAGCCCCCGACCTTCAACAACTTCAGCGTTCCTCAACTCTGGTCGATTCTGCGTGAGGCATACCAGCAGCTCTACGGCCGGGAGCCGACCGCGACGGAGCTTCAGTTTTACACGGCCCAGTGCCTCCGGGAGACGAGCGGCAAGCTGCCGAACAACAATTTCGGCTTCATCGGCAACTACAACAAGCCTCCGGCTGGCAAAGAGACGTTCCTCAACGCGAACGGCAAGTATTTCAACAGCTACCCCTCCCCTGTCGATGGGGCCAAGGCGTTTCTCGGGCATATCCCTGCCAACGCCAAGGCGGCAGCCCAGAGCGGCGATGCCATGGGGTACATGACCTCCCTTGCGCAGACGGGCTACTACGGCGAGCCGGTCAAGGTCTACTATCACGGCACGGCAGCGAGCCCGAAGGAGGGCATCTTTCCGGCGCTCCTCGGGCAGGTATCCCGGTCCATGGCGGGCACGGGTGTTACGCTCGATAACGCCAAGGGCCTGCCGGCCTACCCGCCGGAGGGATGCGCCTTCAACGAGGACATCTTCCAGTACCGGGACCGTAACTTCCCCGGCTGGAAGCAAGGCAAGGGAGGAATGAAGCCGGGAGACCAGTTCCGGTTCATGCCCGGGTCCATCTACCCGTCGACCTGCCCGCTTGCCGGCCAGACGCCCCAGACGGCCGAGACGAAGACGAGCTTTGCCGGCGAGGGGTCCGAAAACGCCAAGGCGGCGGCCAAGGAAGCGAGCAAGGTCGGCGACAAGGACCTCAACAAGACCGAGCTGGGCAAGAAGTTTCTGGCGGCGCAGGCGGGGGAGATCCTCGCCACCGCGGCGGCGCTAGAGACGATGAAGAACACGCCTCCTCTGCGCTTTCTCGTCAACCCGTCGAGCTTCAAGGTCGCGAGCGAGAAGATCATCTCCGATAGCAACTGGACGCGCAACGGGCCCATCATCGAGCACTGGGGCGACGGCCAGGACAAGATCGACTTCTCGGGCAAGGTCGCGGCCTTCTTTGCCATCGACGCCAACCCCCCGGGCGGGGGTGTCACCGGGGCGCCGGGCCTCACCCGCGTCGCCCGCAACTACTCGGCGAGCTACCACAACTTCCTCTCGCTCTGGCTGCTCTACCGGAACAACGCCGGCATCTACGTCAACGACCCGACGACGGGCAACGGATCGACGCGCCTCTCGATGGTGGGGTCGGTCTACATCTATTACGACAGCATCCTTTACATCGGGTCCTTCGACAGCTTCAACCTCACCGAGAGCGCCACGTCCCCGCACACGCTCGAATACAGCGTCCAGTTCACCGTGCGGGCGATGTTTCTCCTCGACCAGCCCTCGCCGGAGGGGACCTACGGCGCCCCCAAGCTCTTCTCGAAGGGCGAGGCGATCCCGGCGCCCGGAGAGAAGCAGGACGCCGACCCGATCGACGACGACCTCTTCGCCGAAGGTCGCCGGGCGGCGGCTGAGGCTCGCCTCCGGGATACGAACCTGGAGTACCAGCGGCAGGCGGCGGAGTTCGACAAAACGACCGTGTTCGCCCCCGAGAGCGAGCAGGACCAGATCACTCGCAAGCTTCAAGAGGAGTTCGCGAAGAACCCTCCGAAGGGCAGCACGAAGCTCGACCCGGCCGTGAAGAAGGCGCTTCGGGGAGATGTGAAGCCGACGCCTGTGACGAAAGGTAAATGAAAAATGGCACGCAGTCCCTTCCAGGGCACCTACAGCCCGAACCTCCGGCCCACGGTCGTCCACGCCCCCGATACGCTCGTCTACATCAACGGCGAACCGGACGTGGTCGGATGCCCGCAGTGTCGGCGCAAGTTCGATCTCTCGAAGTACATCACGTCGGTGCAGGTGGACCTCTCGGTCGAGAGCGTGCCGGGCTCGGCCAACATCACCCTCTCGGTCCCGCGCCACGTCATCGACGACTTCATGTTCGACGGGGTGCCGCTCATCTCGCCCATGATGGAGGTCGAGATTTTCTCGAAGGGCTACTACCTCGTCGAGGGCCTGCCCCAGTATTACCCTACGTTCTGGGGCCTGGTCACCGAGGTCAACGACAACTACTCGGGCGGCGAGCACACGGTCACGATCGCGTGCGCGGACATTCTGAAGTGGTGGGACATTTGCCGGATGAACATCAACCCGGCGTTCACGGCTCCGAAGGGCCAGCTCGGGACGAACATCTTCGGCAACGTCTTCTACGGGACCAACCCCTACGACGTGATCTACACGCTCGCCAACATGGCCTTCGGCGACGTGATCTTGGGCACCGGCTCGCTCATCTCGCTCTACAAGGAGGGGCAGCAGAAGAAGACGTTCGACACGGCCCTCGGCGATATCATGGCCTACTGGCAGCAGAGGTTCGGTAAGATCCGATCGAACCTCCTGCTCTACGGCATGAACGGGGTGGCCATCCGGGGCGCGGACCTCGACGTGGCCTACCAGAAGGGTAAAGCGACCAAGAGCAAGCCCTTTGCCTCGGCGGCCGTCCGAAACGCCAACGGCGGCGACGCCAACGCCCAGGCCATCTTCGATCCGACAAGCCCCAACGTCCACGCCTTCCGGACGCAGTTCATGAATGCCGGGCAGGTGAACTTCTGGCAGAGCGAGTACCAGAGCAAGCTCGAAATCGCCAACGGCGCCAAGGAGGCGATCGGCTTCGAGTTTTACATGGACGTGACGGGCGATATCGTCTTCAAGCCGCCCTTCTTCAACCTCGACGTGCTGTCAAACAAGCCCGTCTCGTGGATTCAGGACATCGATATCATCGACTGGGACTTCGGCGATTCCGAGGCCGAGGTCGTGACGCAGCTCTCGATCCAGGGCAACTTCGGCGGCAACACCGACTACGGCCTCGACGAAGCGGCGACGCCGTACACGTCCGTCACCGACTACCACCTGCTTCGCAAGTTCGGCTGGCGCTCGCAGACCTACAACAGCGAGTTCATGGGCGACCCGCTCCTCATGTTCTACCACGGGCTCGATATCATCGACCGGATGAACGCCAAGGAGTTCCGGGCGACTGTGACGATCCCGATGCGCCCGGAGCTTCGCCTGGGATTCCCGATCTACATCGCTCCGAAGGATCAGGTCTGGTACATCCAAGGGATCTCGCACAGCATCCAGTTCGGAGGCCGTGCGACCACGACCCTGACGCTCACGGCCCGGCGAACGAAGTTCAAGGCTCCCAAGGGGATCAGCACGCTCAAGATGACCGGCGAGACCAAGCCGCCGGCTGCCCCCACGGGCAAGAAGTCCTCGCCCACCAAGCAGGAGCAGAAGACGGCGGCTCCGACCAAGGACGCTCCTCCGAAGGAGACGAAGAAGGGTCCGCCCACGACCCAGCAGCTCGCCCGCAAGACCTTCTCGCTCGATATCGGAGGGGCGGCGCAGATGCCCGCGGTCGACCTCGATCCCGAGAAGCCCGAGACCATGACGCCCTACGAGCCGCTCATCCTCCGGCACCCGAAGACGGGCCGGATCTGCGGCTATCCGAACGTGGTCATGGTCTATACCCGACCTTTCAAGGACCTCACCCTCGACCAGTTCAAGCGGGTAACGGGCAAGGGGGCGGGCAAGGGCCAGGTGAAGCAGGCGAGCGCCAAGAGCCAGCAGGCCATCAACCAGATCCGCGACAAGGGCCTCGCTGCGGCGGCCGATGCCTTCAACGACACGACCGTGGACAAGCTCGTCGAGAAGTACAACGCCAACCGCTGGCGCTACGGGCTCAACTCGGCCGGTGTCTTCGTCTACGCGCACGATACTGAAAAGGCCCTGCTCTCGTTTGCGCTTCTGCCCGCGGCGAACATCACCGTTACCCAGCAAGGGCAGGCGACCAAGACGAGCCCCTTCTCGCACTCGGCCATGATCCGGCCCGTGTCCGACGAGCGTGGGTTCGAGGTCATCGGCCACTTCCGCTACGGGCGAGGAGTCTCTCTGCGAGATGGTCGGCTCGTGCTCACCGACGGCAAGAACGAGGCGGCCAGCGTGGGCCTTCAGCTCGCGCTCTCGGGCGACCTCTTCGCCTCGCTGACGGCCCAGAGTCAGGGGCTTACGGCCGTCGTGTCGGCCTATTCGAGCCCCGCCGAGACGCTCGCTCGCCTCGGCGACGACGACTTGCAAACGGCGGCGGTCATCCAGCCGAACACGATGGATGCCTCGACGGCAAAGTTTGTCAACACGGGCGACTCGTTCGTGGACACGGCCCCTCTCGGGTCCCCTGAGCAGAAGGGCCTCCCCCCGAGCGTCGAGGCTTCGCAGCTCTCCCGGGCGCTCACCCTCGCCGAGATGGGGGTGAAGGGCGAGTCGATCCCGGCCGAGGACAACTGCGTGTGCATGTCCGGTCGAGCGGACCTCGCCTTCATCAACGTGGGCTATTCGGTCAAGACCCTGAACCCGGCAAGTCCCGAGGTCGAGGTCTTCAACCAGGGGGGTGCGGCCAACTTGCAAGACGGCACCGTCGAGGGGGTGACCTCCTTTGGCGACCGAGAGCTTGCCAAGGAGCTGGGGGGCGGGGCCGCAAAGCCCATCGCGGCCGAGCTGAAATACGACGCCGTCCGGACCAAGGTGGAAGAGTATCTCTCGACCCTCTACGGAGCGCTCGATGACGTACACCACCAGTACGAGCAGGCCATCCGAGGCAAGCTCCTCGACCCGGGCGGTGACGCTCCGTCCGGCCTCGGTCTCGGCGACCCCTCGAACCCCGAGAATGCGGACTTCGAGCCTCCTTTCTCGGCCCCCAATCGGGCGAACCTCGGCGACCCCATCGCTACGGCCCTTCAGGGAAGCTCCGCGCGAAGCGACATCAAGAAGAGCTGGCAGAAGTTCGGCGAAAGCCTCGACAAGAAGAGCAAGCTCTTCGCCAAGCAGCAGAAGGTGCTCAGCCTTCAGAACCAGCTCGCCGATCTCAAGAAGAAGAAGGCGGACGCGACCGGGGGCGGAGTCTTCCAGAACACGTTCAAGGACCAGGGCCCCCCGCCTGATACTTCAGCTATCGACAAGGAGATCGCGGCTGTCACAGCCGAGCTGACGAAGCTCCAGATGGAAATCCAGGCAGGTATCGCGTTATGCCCTCTCGCGTTCCGATGGGGTACAGCCCCCGCAAGCCGTTCGTCAACGAGGACAACCCCTACGCCCACACCCGCGTGGGGGTCATCACCTACGTGGACGAGCTGCACATGAGGTGCAACGTCCGCGTCCTCACCGGCGGCGAGGAACGCTTCGAGGTCGACCTCACGCAGGCGATGGCGGGGCCGAGGAGCTTTCTCGGAGGCATCCCCGAGGTCAACTCGCTCGTCATCGTTGCCTACCGCCGCAAGCACAAGAACCTGTTTGACGCGGTCATCCTCGGCTACATCCCCGTCGGTAACATCCTCGGCCTCCGGTTCGACCCCTTCTCCGGGGTCAACCCGAACGCTCTCGACCCCGAGGACAAGGTCGATGCGCAGGCCATCTTCGGCAAGCATGTTCGGTACAAGCGCATCCGAGGCAAGCCCGGCGATGTGATGGGCATGAGCGCCTCGGGGGCCGAGTTTCTGCTCTCGAAGGACGTACGGCTCTTCAACCGAGCCGGCGACCTCATCGAGCTTCGCGACTCTGACCGGACGCTCATCACCCAGGCGGTTCACCGGGTCCACTCCGACGCGGGCACCTACGCCTTCTCCGGGCCCATCCGGCGCGGGGCGATGGATCTCCCGCTCGATATCTTCCAGACCGACAAGGACGGCAACCTTACGCGCGTCCTGAAGACGGCGGCGGAGCGGTACTTCGGTCGGGACGATCTCTTTCTGACAGGCCCCTCGGGCTCTTCTTTCTCGAATGCAGCCGGCCACGTCCTCGACCGGGTGAACGACACCGAAGAGTTCCCTCCGGTCACTTACTCGAACGGCAGGCGGGCCTACTACGCTGGCACTGACCCGGCCGCTAACTTCGAGTCCTCGACCGGCTCGGGCGAGACCTTCACCGAGCACCGGCTCGAAATCCGGCACACCACCCCTGTTCAGCAGGAGGTGCGCGAGGAGATCGACGGCTTCTCGGCCGATCGCCCGGTGCCCTTCATCGAGCAAGTCTTCGGGACGATTGTTGGCAACGACCCGTATTCGTCCGAAGGCCAGCGGGCGTACGGGCGGGTGCTCATCCCTCGGATCTTCGACGACTTCGAGCAGACCGCGCCCCCCACTTCGCCTGGGCTCTCGATGGATGAGGCCAGCCGTGCCCCTGGGGGGCCGGACGAGGCTCTTACGCGAGCGGGCGCCTACCTCTTCCGTATCCGTCCTCCGAAGAGCCCGTCGACCAGCGTGTTCGGGGTCGCGGTCTCCAAGCAGGGCAAGCTCCATGTCAACGTGCCGGGGTCGTCCGAGGAGCACGCGGGCAACTCCCGGAACATCTCGGCCGAGGTCAACATGGAAGGGGCGCTCAAGATGCGCCTCGGCGCCACGACCCCCGAGCAGATTTCGCTTCACATGACGCTCGACGGAGCGCTCTATGTGAAGATCGGCCAAGACGCGCTCGGCCGAAGCATCATCACGGACTTTTCCGGGTCGGTCAAGAACGTCTACAAGGGTAACGACGCCGACGGGGTGGCCCGATCGGTCGAGGTCCAGGGCAACGCCGAGAAGTCGATCTCGGGTAGCTACACGAAGACCGTCCAGGGCTCGCACACCTCGCGGGTCTCGGGCTCGCACTCGACGCAAGCCACCGACGTGGCCGTGAGCGCCCTCAACGGCTACTCGGTCACGGCCCAGAGCCAGAACGTCACCGTGGCTGGCAAGAGCCAGTTCAACTTCGCCCTGCTCGTGCAAGAGACCATTGCCGCGGGGGGTAAGATCATGACCGTGCTTGCGGGCGGGGTGACCAGCACGGTCGCTGCGGGAGCGTTTACCCAGACCGTGGCGGCAGGGGCGACCACGTTCGCCAACCCGGGCGGCGCCTTCTCGGTCGCGGTTGGGGCGGGGGCTCTTAGCCTGACCACGGCCTCGGGGGCTGCTGCCATCACGGCCGGGGCAGGTGCGGTGTCCGTCTCGGCGGGTTTGGCGCTCACCCTGACTGCGGGCCTGGCCATGAACCTGTCGTCGGGGGTTGCGATCTCTCTCGTTGCCCCGCAGGTCCTTGTCGGCGGCCCCGCGGCGGTCTTCGGCGTGGCTCGTGGGGCCCCCATGCACCCGCCGGGCTCGCCGAGCCTCGATTGGATCACCGGCTCTCCTTTGCAGGGTTCGGCCGTTTTCAGGTCATGGTGAGATGCCCATCTCCCCGGTCACTTCCGCGCCCATTCTGACGGGCACCCTTCTCTCGAATGCCATCGTGGGCGTCGCTACCCCCAGGCTCGCAAGCGGGGTGGCCAATGGGCTCAGCCTTTGGCTCCCCACGGTTACGGTCAACTCGACCGCAGCCGGTACGCTTGGGGTGGGGGCCGGCCTCGTCCCGACGATCCCCGTGCCTACCCCCGTGCTCTACGCGGCCTTGGTAGCCTCGTTTGCAAGCCGGGGCCTTCTCGGGGTCATGTCCCCCTTGGTCATCAACGGCTTGGCCGCGGGGCTTTCGCTGGTCTTCCTTCAGGGCCAGGTGGTGACGACGCAGCCGAATGTGGGGGTGGGGGCCGGGGTGGCGACCTTTGCGGCCCCTCCTGCCGGTCCTCTGATGAGCCAGGGCTTCGTTGCCGCGGGGCTCACGGGCATCGGACAGGTGCAGCTCGCCTCGGCGATTGGCGATGCCCTGGGGACCGTTTTTTCTGCTTTGGTCCTGCCTCTAGCGGTAGCCGGCTCGCCCAGCATCGTACCGTCCTCGGGCCCCGGGACCGGCAAGATTCTATGAAAATGAGGCAGACATGGCTTTCTCCGTTACCGGCTACGTCCTCGAAAAGCCCCGGGTCGGGACATCCAACTCCCCCTTCACGTCCTCGCCGGACAACGTCGTGTCCGACCCGTCGGCCTTCGATGCGGCTTTCCCCTCTTCGGAGGAGAACCCCCGGACCGAGTACCTGACGCTCGTGCTCTCGGATGGGGACTTGGCGAACGCGGAGTTCGGGTGGACCAAGAATGAGGTCGTCAACCGGTTCGACTGGGACGGCCAGGGGCAGCGCTTCCGCACCCTGCCCGGTGCCCCTCCGATCACGATCGGCACCCTCAGCCCGACGGCCAACACCACGCGCCTGAAGGTCAGCCAGATCCCCGCCGACCCGGCAAAGCTCTCGCCCAGCGTGGCCCCTTTCCGGATCTCGGTGGGGACGACCGGCTCGGGCGTGTCGTTCGTGGTCGATGTTGTGGCCGACGACGCGGCCCTCGTGGCCCCCGGCCTTCTGATGGGCCATGTCCGCTTGAGCCTCACCACGGGTAACTTGGCTTGGGCTTCGACGGACCTCTCTTCGTACAACGGGCAAGCGGTCCGGTTCCAGCCGCAGAGCTTCTTCTCGTTCAAGGAGTCAACGGGCCACATCGGCGATGTGGGGGGCACGATCCTGCTCTCCCCGATCCCGGGCGCGGGGCAAAAGCCCCTTGTCCGGATCGGCTTTGGGCTTTGGCTCACGCCGGTGCAGGTCTTCTTCGATTTCGCGTTCTCCTCGAACCCGGCTCCGGGCACGTTCGAGTGGTCGCTCGCCACGGGCAAGATCAAGTTCAACTCGACCGACGTGGCCGCGTTCGCCGGCCTGCCGGTCTACTACGACGGGGTCCTCTTCGAGAAGAACCTCCGGCTCCCGTCGCAGAGCCTCAGCACAGTCGCTTCCCCCTCGTCGATCTTCGGGGTCCCTTCGGCAGGCTCAGACCTGGTCTTCCGGGCCACTTCGACGCTGCTCACGGGCGGGGGCACCATCATCGCCCCCAACCAGCTCCAGGATAGCTTCTCGTCGCTCACGTCCGTGGCCAAGGGGGACGTGGTCACGATCACCTCGGCGGGGCCCTACTTCGGGACTCGGCGGAAGGTGACGGCGGTGGCGGGGCAGGTGATCACCGTCCAGCCCCCTTTCCCGATCCGGGGGTCGGTGAGCTACGCGGTCGAGCGGCTCCACATCCAGTTCCCCGAGACCGTCCGCGTCGACAGCTTCGCTTCGGTTCCCGCCCCTCCTGCCCCGGGTGCGGGACAGGTCGAGGTCGACAGCCTCGGGGCCGTGCAGCTCTCGGCCCAAGATGTGGCCAACTATGGCTCGCTCGCGCTCAGCGTGGTCTTCGGGGACTTGCCGATCGAGCGTGGGGTCTCGCTCCGGCTCTTCCGTACCCCGGTCGATCCGAGCGGGACCGAAGACGCCTACAAGGACGTGTCGGCGTTTTACTCGGTCGAGGGGGCGACTTTGGCGAGCCCCATCCAGCCGGTGCCTCTGCTCTTTCTGCCTTCGGTTCCGGTTGACGACCCGGCCTTCCCCACGACCATCACCGTCGAGCAGGGGACCGGAAGCTATACGGGCCAGCTCGCGCGGCTCGACACGCCCTCCCCCTCGGCAGGTCTCGGCTACTTCCTCGACCCCGACAAGCGAGAGTTTCACTTCGCCCAGCGCAAGAACGGGGTGATCGTCCAGCTCCCCTCTCCCGTGGGGGCAACGGCTCTTCCTGACCCGCTCATCGACCCGGACAACCTCTCGCTTACCCTCGACCAGGGAGCGGGTCCGGTGGCCCTCACGCTCGGGACCGACGCCCTTCTCGATGCCCAGTCGGGGCTTCTGTCCTTCGTGGCGACCCAAGGCACGGTTCTCTTCAGCGGGCAAGCGACCCTGGCCTCGTCGAGTCTGACCGACCCGTCGCAGAACTTCTCCTCGGTGACGCAGGGCGACCTCGTGGTGATCGCCTCGGGGTCCGCAAAGGGGGTCTACACGGTGCTCTACGGGAGCGGCGCTTCTCTCTACGTGCAGCCCGCATTCCTCGCGTCAGGGACAGGGGTTTCGTACGAGGTCCGAAGGGGCAAAGAGACCTTGGCAGACCGATTCTTCCAAGAGGTCTCGCTGGCTGACCCGGCCACCAAGGTCGAGCGCATCCGGGCCCTTGGGGTGACGCAGAACTCCCCTCGTCTCTCCGTCGCGACGGCCGACGCCGCAAAGATCCGGTTTCGCTTTGGCGGGTCGACCTTCTCTTCGTCCGTCGTGACCGTGGCCAACGACGGGTCATTCACGAATCCGGCCTCGCTCAGCCCTCAGGTCGTCGAGGTGAGCCTCGCTACGGGGCACCTCAATTTCAGCTCCTCGGATGTGGCCTCTTCGCAGACGGTCTACGCGGTTCTTCTTCTCACCGAGCAGAAGGACTATCGCCTCGATGCCGTCCGGGGTCTCGTCCAGGTGACCGAGCGGCTTCTCTCGAACGACGAGCTTCTCCTGTCGTACATTCCGCTCGACAGCTCTGGGAACGCCCTCCCCCCTGTCGTGGAGCGGGGTACGTTCCTCGTTCGCAAGGAAGTCGGCTCGCATCCTTCCGAGGGCAACACCGTCACGTTCAACCCCCTCGGTCGCACGGTAGCGAGCAACCCTCCACCGCAGGTCTATCGGGGCGGTCGGCCGCAGAGCAGCGCTCAGGTGTTGATCGACACGGCCACCTCGACCGTGACCTTCCAGCCGGACACGCAAGCGACCGATGCTCTGCCGCACGGGGCGGTAGTGGAGCCCGACGAGCGTATCTACATCGACTACTACGTCTACGAGGCGATCGGGGGCGAGAACACGACCAGCGTGCTTCAGCCTCCGATGCGGGTCACGCAGCTCACGCTCACCGACGGATCGTCATCGTTCACCCTCCCCGGCAACCGGATCTCGGACTTCCCTACGTTGTGTCTGCTCCGCGTGGCGGGCTCGGAGGTCTACCTTCTCCAGAGTCCCTACTACGACGGGACGAACACCACCATTTCTCTGGTCTACCCGCAGACGTTCCGGAGCGACCAGACGCGCCCGAAGATCGAGGTCTCTTCGGGCCCCACGAGGGTGCTGGCGGGGTATCTGCTCCCGAGCTACTTCGTCCTTGAATCGAGCTACGAGACCGTGCCTCGGGGTATGAACAAGGTTCGCGTCCCCGGGGATGCCACGGCGTCGTACCGGACTGGAACGGTGCTCGTCTTTGTCGATGGGGGCGGGAGCCCCTTGGCCTTTTACGCGGTCACGGGGGCTTCGTACGACAGTGAGAGGGACCGTACCGAGATCACCCTCGCGACCAACACCTTCCAGCAGTTCACCCCCGGCACCCACCAACTTCGCCGGAGCCTTCGTCCCATCTACGATTCGGTGACCAAGGAGGTGCAGACCGCTCGGGTGCCGATCCTCACCGAAAGCTACACGGTCTTCCGTCAGGTCGAGGGCCAGGTGGGGCAGGTTCTTGCTGCTGGCACCGACTACACGATCGACGATGGGGGCAAGGTAACGTTCACTTCGGCGCTCGGGGCCGGTGAGGAGTTCTCGATCTTCTACGTGGGCCATACTTTGGTCAGTGGCCAGCTCACGGCCTCGTACACGACCAGCATCGCCCCGAACGCGAGCAACGGCCTCGCGGGGCAGACTCTTTCGGCGAACTACTGGGTTTTCAACCCGGATACGTTCTTCTACCGGGTCGAGACGCTGACCAACTTCCGAGGCGAGGTGGCCGAGCAATACAAGACGGCGGCCAAGGCGTCGGTGCCTTCATTCGGCCCGGTCACGAGCAACGCCTCGGGGCAGAAGCTCTACGAGCAAGGGCGGGAGTCGGTCTTCTTCTCCGAGGGCCGGCTCAAAAATGAAGACGTGGTGGCCCGCGCCACCCTCAAGTTCTACAACGACCTCATCCACTACCTCGAAGATGTTCTTCAGAACCTCGATGGACGCGTGGTGGGCGACTACGACGGGCGCTTTCAGTTCGACGGCTCGACGGGCGCAGAGGTTGCCTCGTTTGATCTGGCGACCAACCAGATCGACGACCGCATCAAAATCTCGGATTTTCCCGTGCTCGTGCAGTCGATTTCGCCGCTGGTCACGGTGTCGATCGGAACGTGGCTTCGGGCCTGGGAGCCGAGCGCGTTTAGCCGGTTCTACCCCACGCGCCGGGTGTGCTTTGGCGTCGCAACCGATGGCATGGGAGGGGGCGGATCGAACCCCGCGACCGGCACGCCGATTGTGGACTTCGAGACCAAGAACCTGACTTCGGTGTCAACCATTGCCCGTCGCGCTCCCCGGGCCCGGGTCATGTCCGATGCCGTGGTGGGGCAGAGCACCCTTCAGGTCGACCATGCCGACGCCCAGAGCGATCCGGTTCTTCGGCCCACGTTTGCCGCTGACATGCGCCTCGTCATCCCTGGCTACGTGGACGACCCTTCGTATGTCACGGTCACGGCCGTCAGCTCGACGAGCATCTCGTTCACCCCCGCGCTCACGGTGGCGGTCCCTCGCGGGGCGACCATCACGCTCTCGGCCTCGGATTCGGTGAGCAACACTCCGGCGGGATACCAGAAGACCTTCCGCCCGGGGTTCGATTTGGGCGTCGACCTCGAAAAGGGACAGCTCTCCTACGTCCAGCCCTACTTCCCCTTCGACGGGACCTTCCCCGGGGTGCCGGCCGAGCTGTCGGTGCAGACCCCGGACCTTGGCGATCAGCTCCAGGCCGAAGCCGGCCTGATGAACTCCGAGACTGCTCCGGTCAAGTTCCCGGCTCTCTACGGTGAGGCCGTGGACGACGACGGGGATCAAAGGGTGCCTCTCATCAACCCGAGCCTCGACCAAGAGACAGGCTCCTACACCCTCGAAGCCCAGCTCATCACGGCCCTTCAGGCTGTCACGGCGCCCTTCACGGGTTCGGGCACGCTGAACGTCGCTCGCACCCAGATCACGAGCACCACGGTTTTCGGCTCCCCGGCCCCGCAGGCGGGAGACCTCGTGGCCATCACCTCGGGGGCGAACGCCGACTTCTCTTCGCCGCACAACATCGCCAGCTACCGTCGCATCGCGAGCGTTGTGGGCAGCGTCATCACGATCGAGTCGGGCAACCCCTTCCCCTACGTGGACGCGGGCACGATCTCGTACGTGGTCGGGGTGAGCACGTCGGTGGCTTCGGGGGCGGGTACGGCAAGCTTCCCTTCGTCTACCCGGATCAAGGACCTCGGGGCGACGTTCATCACGGCCGGCGTCCTGCCCGGCTACACGGTGGTGATCCTCTCGGGGGCGGGCATCCTCACGCGCCGGCAGGTCCTCTACGTGGCCAGCCAGACCGAAATCGAGGTCGACCAACCGTTCACGAGCTTGGTCGCCGGGCAGAGCTACCGCATCACCAAGTCGCTTCTCTCCTACGGGGTGGCTTCGCAGCTCTCGGCAGCGCTCGTGACCGAAAAGAGCGTGCTCTCGGTCAATGACCACACTATCGACCCCACGGTCATCAATAGCGAGCTGGTGGCCATCGGCCGCTTCTTCGACTTGGTCTTTACGGACCTGCTCTCGCCCGCAACGCACTCGGCCTCGGTTTCGGGTACGGCCTTGACGGCGACCGATCTGGTGGACTTCACGGCCGCGGGGATCGACTCCTCGCACTACGTCTACATCGAGAGCGGGTCGAATGCGGGCGTCTACCCGGTCTCAGCGGTGGGGGGCCCGACGAGCCTTTCTGTTGAAACCGCTTTCCCCGTCGCTGGCTCGGTGAGCTACCGCATCTGCAAGGCGTTCGGGGTGGGCAAGAAGACCCTCGCCGCTGTCTCTTCGGTCCAGGGCCCGCTGGTCGATTTCGTGGCCTCGGTGGACGCAATGCTGGCTATCGTGGACGCGGCCCCGGTCATCGGGTCGGGCAACGTCACCGATCTGACCATGTACGCCACGCGCGTCTATCCGTCGGACCTGACGGCTCGGCTCGCCGATATCACGACCCGCCAGACGGACGTGACCTCGGCGGTGGCGGCCTTGTCGGCGGCGCTCAGCTCGGGCGAGCGGCTCTACGACAAGCGCTACGCCTGGATCGACGCCCGGGTGAACCTCGAAAAGGGGCTCTTGCCCAAGATCGCCCGTGCGGCGGCTGACCGGGTCAAGGCCCAGACCGAGGCGTTGAATCAGCTTATCAAGCTTCTCGCTGTAGAGTCATGATGAACGAAGATGAAAAGCCCGAGGCCCCCGCCGAGACGCCCTCCGAGCCGCCCAAGGCGAGCTGGGAGCGGCGCGAGACGTTTGCGCTGAACGATCGGATGCGGGAGGTGATCTCGAAGACGGCCGAGGCTGTCAACGCCGAGATCGCCTCCCTTCAGCGCAAGATCGACAAGCTGACCTACGGAGGCTGACGTGGCGGGTACGGCGGAATGGAAGGCGCTAACCGTCAAGGCCCCGGGCAAGGACTATCTTGAGAAGGCCCGGAACGTCCTTGAGACGCTCGTTCTTTACCTGGAAATCCTGAAGTCGATTCTCCAGACCATCGAGCTTTTCCTCATCGACTTCGGCAACCCCATCCGGGCCCTCGTCGAGGCCCTGCTCAAGCTCGTCCAGCAGCTCTTCGAGGCGCTCTCGCAGACGGGGGTATTCGCTTACTACGACGTGCCCACGTCCGCCAAGGACCCGAGCTTTCATCGCTTTGTGGGCGGCTACCAGGGCTTCACCCAGCGCTTCATCGGCTCGCTTCACGACCGGCGGGACCCCTGGCGCCCGCAGCCTTCCCCCGGCATCACGAAGAGCGCTTTTTTGCTCATCGTGGCCGACGCCGAAACGGTCTTCGGGCTTCTGCGGCTTCTGAAGATCCTGATGCGGTTCTTCGGCAAGGACTTCCTCTCGCCGCAGTACGCCGCGCCGGCCAACGCCAAGGTCCGGCTCGTCGGGGCAAAGCCGGGATCTTCGGCCGAGAAGGGGACCGACCCGATCTTGCAGGTGGCAAGCGTCTTTACCTCGTCGCTGAAGGGCCTGGCGGTCGAGTGGTCCTTGCCGACCAACACCCTGCCGCCGGACCCGGGCTTTCAGGGACTCGTGACCCACGCCGCTCGTGAGTTCATCCCGACCAAATTCCTCATCGAGAAGACGAGCGAGGTCGGGGGGCCGAAGCCGGTCTACGATACCATCCCCACCGTCTTCGAGGACAAGTCGGGACGGATCATCAACCGCAAGGTCAAGGTGGTGGAGGAGCACGGCGACGTGTTCCGGAAGTTCGAGAAGTACATCGTCGTGAGCCCTAGCGAGAGCACGGCGACGTTCCTTCTCGGCCAGCTTGGCACCTTCCGCTACGTCGACACCGACGTGGAGAAGGACAAGACCTATTACTACCGTGTCCGGGCCTTCTCCGGGCCTTTGGCTGTCAATGCCGACGGGACGATGACCTTCGGGGCGATGCGGTTCGACCCCATCTCCGGGGGGTATGTGATGGAGTGGCCGTCCTCGGAGGGCGGCTCGAACGCTCCTGTCATCGGCCGACCGACGGGGATCATGTCGGGCCGGGTTCCGACCGTGCCGACCGACTTCGATGTGATCGGCAACCTCGAAAAGGTCTTCCTTGCGGCCTACTCGATGGGCTTTCACCTGCCCGCCGACGAGAACGCGAAGTTCGACCCCAAGACGGGCAAGAACATCGACGGCACCTCGGTCATCCAGATCGGCCGCGGGTCGCTCGCGGACGTGGGCGGAGTTCTTTCGAGCCTGCTCATCCCCACCTTCGAGGCCCCTCCGAAGGCCGAGCCGGACCCCGTCTCGGGCGCCTACCCGGACGTATATTTCAACTTCTTTTTCACCAAGCAGCAGGCCCGGAGGCTCGCTCAGACCGTGGGCCGCGCTCTGCTCGAAAACAGCGAGCAGCTCGCCCCTTTCCGGACCCTGATGCGGGGGGCGCTCAAGTACCCCCTTTCGGGGGCCGTGGGCAACGTGGCCGGGGTGAACACGACCGAGGAGATGGTCGCGGGTTTCACCAAGCTTCCGGCCAAAGTTCCGCGCCCGGACGCTCCCGCGCTCACGGCCGAGGAAGAGGCCGACCCTCTCGGAGGCTCGAACAACGCGGCGTACATCTCGTTCCCGGAGCTGTACGCCCCGGACGTGTACGCAACGTTCCAGTACGCTTATACCTCGGCCGAGTTTCGTCTGAACCTGCTCGCGATCGTGCGGTTCATCAAATCGTTCACTCTGGGCGGTACGCCGCCTGACTGGCAGTCGGCAAGCCTTCTGCGGGACATTATCCCATGGTCGGGCAAGTTCCTCTATGACCTGCTCGCCAGGATCGACGCCCTGCTCGCGGCGTTCAAGTCGGTGCTCGACGAGATCAAGAGCTTCATCGACCTGCTCGTACGCAAGATCGAGGTTCTGGAACGCTTCCTCAAGTTTCTGATCGAGATCCTGAACTTCCTCGACTCGTTCAGTGCGGGCTTTTACTTCCTGAAGTCTCCGTCGATGGGCGGCGGAGTCGACGAGTGGCGGGACGTGGTGCTCAACGCCGGGGGCACGCCCCCTCCGTCGGGCCCCGGGGGCTACACGGGCGGCGTTGCCCTGGCCTACGTCGCGCCCGATATCGCCGCGTTCGAGACCGCCCTAGGCATCCTCTTCGGGTGAGACCATGCTGGACTTCCTCGGCACCTTCAACAAGTCCCAGTTCGAGCGGCTCGCGGCCTACGCCCGGGCTCAGCTTCCGCTCGTCTCGGCCCGCATCGCCCACCTCTCGAACGAGCTGCTTCGGGTGGGGGTGCTCGTCATGCGCCGCAACGAGAAGCAGGACCCGATCGGGTACATGCCGAGCCCCCCTACGTCCTACCTCGCGAAGCTCCTCTCGGCCTACGAGGTCCTCGGGGGCGACCCCTTCTTCGACCTTCAGATCCGGAGCTACACCGACCCGATCTACCTCCTTCAAGGCGACGAGGCGATCTCGGCCAAGATGCTCTCCAGCGGTGAGCCCTGGCCCGAAAGGGTCTTGGCCGATGCCCCCTCGGCCCTTCTTGTGGGCCAGATCCGGGGCACGATGGAGGACGTTATCGCCCGGCGGGAAGCCCTCGAACGCAAGATCCGCCGCTGCCTCGACTACGGCGACCAGATCACGGCCGAGATCGAAATGCTTCGCAAGGTCCGGGCGGCGAGCGATACCGCGGGCTCTCTCGAAGCCATGATCGCCGAAGTCCTCTTGCTCATCAACGACCCGACCTACCGAGCGGTTCCCGACGACAAGGGCCGGGACCCGTACGGCAAGCTCGCCAAGGCCCCCTTTTCTTCTTTCGAGTCGGGAGGAGACAGGGACGACGAGTTCGCCGGACCCGGGGCCACGCGCGAGAACACGGGCCTTGTCGATAACGGAGAGGATGTATGAGCTACGACCGACAACTAGACCAGCTCTGCCCCCACCTCGTGGTCGAGGAGCTGCTCACGTTCGAGGGCGACCGGCAGACGGTGATCCCGGTCCGGCCGATCTCCTCGCTCGAATCGGTCAAGGTCCGGTTGAACGGTGCCGTCGAGGTGCCGTTCGATGGCGTGCTCACGACGGCGCAGGTGCGGGGCACCAAGACCGGACCTTTCACCATCACCCAAGCGACCAACGAGCTGAGGGTCCGGGTGCATGGGGGCGCCCCGCAGGTGGTGACCCTTCCGGTCGGAACGCGGATTGCGGCCGATAAGATCGCCTACCAGCTCAACCGGGCCCTCCCTTCGCTGTACTTCTCCGTCGACCGGGGTGCGATCCTTGTCCAGACCCAGCTCTCGGGGCCCGAGGCGTCCTTCTACATCCTGGGGGGCAGCACCCTCTGTTCGGTCCTTGGCCTGCCCCAGAACCGTAACTACCGCGGCCAGCAGGTGGTGCCGGGCTGGACGCTCGTAAACGACCCGAACACGCTTCTTGACCGTCCGGTCCGCATGGTGGTCTTCGACAAGCCCCTGCGCGGCTTCGACGACTTCATCGAGGTCAACTACACCACCATCCGGCAGGAGTGCCGGAGGTGCGGGGGGCTGGGAGTCGAGAACGATTGGCGCTACGGCCAAGACGGCAATGTTGTTGAGGTGCGGGACGAGGCCCTGCTCATCCAGGAAATGATGAAGGCGACCTACACGGCCAAGGGGTCGAACCCCTTCCACCCGTGGTACGGCTCTTCGATCCTGGAGCAGGTGGGGCAGAAGATCAGTGCCTCGGGGCTCGTCCAGAACATCATCGTCTCAGACATCTACCGGGTCTTTCAGAAGTGGCAGGAGATCAAGACCGACCAGGAGCAGAAGGTCGGGCAGTTCGTCTCCGATGCGGAGTTCCCGTTTCAGCTTCTCGGTGTGAACATCGAGCAGAGCCAGCAGGACCCCACGGTCTTCTACGTGAACGTGGACATCCGAAGCCGGTCGCTCAAGCCGATCCAGCTCTCCCGTGGCCTCCGCGTTCCCCAGCCGACAGACCTCCTCGGGAGCACGGCGGCACAGGGCGTCTTTCGACAATCTCTTCGTTCGTACTCCCAGGTGGACTGACCCATGGTGACGACACCCCAGATCAAGCTCCGAGACGGCAGTGGGCTCACGACCAACCTGGTGTTCACGACCAACCAAGAGGCCGTGGTCATCGAGGGAGAGGTCGGTGAGGACGCGGCCGACATCCAGGTTTCCGTCAACGGCGCCCCCTTTGTCTCCGACCCGGGGCTCGTGCGCTTCGACCTTCCGAGCTTCACCGTACCGAACCTCGACAACTATCCGTCGGGGCTGACGCTGGAGCCGGGTGAGAACACAATCCTCATCCGGACGATCGACATTGTCGGGGGCGTCTCGGGGACGGCTGTAGCCAACGTCACGCTCGTCTCTCGCCTCGATGACGTGGGGGCCCAGATCCCGACGGCCATTCGGGTCCGTCGGCGTCGGGATGCGGTGGACATTCTCGTGGCCAAGCCGGCTCAGCGCTTCGCCACCTCCGGCGTCCCGCTGCCCGACAACTTCCGGGGCTTTCATTTTTACGCATCGACGAGCGCCGCGGGGGCGACGGGCTACGTTCGCATCAACGAAAAGCTCGTCACGGCGGCGGCGACCGTGTTCGAGGAGACGGCTTCGACGATCTCCTCCGAGGCCGTCTCGTGGGCCAATACCGAGCTGAAGAACCTTCGGGTTCGCGTGACCGACGAGAGCGACACGGGCGAGGAGCTGGCCGTTCGCTACGACCGGCAGCACGACGTGTCGATCTATACCAATCGGCTCCGGTTTTCGACCTCGCTCGAAGACCTGTCCCTCTTGGAGTTCGTCTCCTTCCGCCATATCCGCTCGGGGGGCCCGGGCATCATCAACTCCGACCTCTTCTCGGGGGTTTCGGATACCGACCCTCTCTACTACGTGGCCACGGCGGTCTACTTCGATCCGGCCACCGGCCAAGAGGTCGAGACCCCCTACTCGCAAGAAGTCCTCGGCTCGCCGCTCATCATCGACACGGCCATTCGAGAGCTGCCCCGGCGAGAGCAGTTCCAAGTGCTTCTCGACTACATCCGAGCGATCCAGCGGGTCAACGGGGAGATCAGCCTCCTGCCGGGCTCGACCACCCGCGACGTGTCGATCGACCCGTTCGCGAGCGAGGCCGAACGTCTCTACTTCTTGCTCGACTTCGTCCACAAGTCGCAGAGCTTCCTCACCCTCCTTCAGGTCGACGACGCCAACAACGACAGCATCTCGGACCCAGTCGACGGCTCGTCCTACAAGGTGGCGCTGAAGGCCGCGCTCGGCCTCAGCTCGAACAGCGCCGTTCAGACCCTCATCGACGCCCAGTTCGACAAGCTCGCGGGCAACATGAGCAAGCGTCGCCTCCCGGGCCGGCCGGCGGTCGGTCAGGTGACGTTCTACACCACGACCAAGCCCTCGTTTGACATTACCATCCCGTCGGGTACGTACGTATCGACGAACGCCGATGCCTCGCTCGGCATTCCTTCGATCCGCTACCGCGTCGGAGGCACCTACGTCCTCCGAGCCACGCAGGCCGACGCCTACTACAACTTCTCCAAGAAGCGCTACGAGCTGGTCTGTGACGTGGTGGCCGAGACCGTCGGCTCTGACGGCAACCGGCCCGCTGGCCAGATCAAGAACGTCTCGGGCGTCTCGGGCGTCTTCGTTACCAACGAAGAGGCGACCGTGTTCGGCTCGGACCGGGAGTCGAACACCGACCTTGCGGCCCGGGCCATGCTCGGCTTCGTCTCGGTCGATACGGGCACCGAAGGCGGCTACGCCTCGACGACGGCCGAGCAGATCGGCGTGGTCAAGGCGAAGGTCGTCAAGAGCGGCGACGCCCTCATGATGCGCGACTACGACCCCATCCGGAAGAAGCACATCGGTGGCAAGGTCGATATCTGGGTCCAGGGTCTTCGCGAGCGGCAGGTCGAGGAAAAGTTCGCCTTCACCTTCGAGGTGGCTCGCGACATCGTCTGTCAGATCCTCGATGCGGCCACGCTCACCTTCCGGGTCCAGGACAGCCGGGTCACGCCGAACACGCCCATCACCGAGATCCTCGACAACCTCTCGCAGGGCTTCGGCGTCCGCAATGCGAGCCAGGGCCTCGACTACGATCTGACGGGGGTGCAGATCCTCGACTACCAGACGTTCCGGCTGAACGCCGCCCTCTCGACCCAGCCCGTGACGGGCATCGACGACGTGGTGACGGCCGACTACCGGTTCCGGGTCGTCAACCAGTTCACCTTCTCGTTCCAGCCCGTCCGCCGCGTGGTTTCGGTCACCGGCGAGGTCTCCGGGGCGCTCAGTCCCGACGCGGGCTACCAGCTCTTCAAGACCGAAGACCCCTTGCTCGAAGGCGAGAGCACGATCGCGGGGGACTACCTCGCGATCAACCAGGTGGGGGGTATTCCCTCGGGCGCCTCGCTGGTGGTGAACGACGAGAGGCACGTCCTCATCGGCTCGACCGAGGAGCCTCTCGCTTCGATCGGTATCAACACGAAGACGCTTCGGGTCTTCTCGGCGGACCGTACGGTCGAATACGACGGCCCTGACGAGACGGTGCCGGACTACGAGATCACCGAGGGGACCCCCACGACCCCGCTCGCGATCGTCCGGACGGCCTCTTCGAGTATCCCCTCGGGTGCCACGGTTTCGGTCGACTACGAGCACGACGAGAACTTCACGGTCACCTACGTGATCAACGACCTCTTGCAGGAGCTTCAGCGCACCCTCAACGTCCGCCGCCATCTCACGGCCGACGTGGTGGTCAAGCAGGCCGTGCAGAACTCGGTCGACATCGAGACAACGGTGCAGCTCAAGGGGGGAGCGACGAAGGACAAGGCTGACCCGGCGATCCGCTCGTCGGTGAGCCTGGAGCTGAACCAGAAGCTCATCGGCGAGAGCACGGCCCAGTCGGACGTGATCTCGGCCATCGAAAAGAGTGAGGGCGTCGCGTTCTCCTCGGTGCCCATGGCCCGCATGGCCTACGCCGACGGGAGCCGGAAGCTCCGCGAGACGCTCTTTTCGAGCTACGCCCACGTTTCGTCGCTCGATTCCGGGGGCAACTCGGCCTACCTGCTCACGGGCGCCCTGAAGTTCCCGACAACCAACGGCGGGGGCCTGTCGACCGAGCACCGGGGGGTCTTCCAGGACGACGAGGCGCTCACGATGGCTTCGTCGCTCGCTCTGGTCGCCTCGGCCTCGGGTCAGGCGTACATCATCGGCTCTTCGGGCGCTGTCATCACCGGCTACTCGGACCCCGCGACCCTCGCTGCGGCGGGCTTCACGACGGCCGAGGCTCAGGCGGCCGAGCTTCTTCGCCGTACGGCCAATCACGTCGTGGTTTCCCTTGCCCCGCCGGACGTGCCCACGTCGCACAAGTACGCCGCGAGCTATGTTATCCGAGGCGACAAAGGCGCAAAGGACATCGTTACCTCGGGCATCGAGTTCGCGGACCTCGGCAGCTTCACCCTCACCTTCCGCAACGGTTGACCCTCGATGGCCCCTCGTTTCTCGAACGACCCGAACCGCGTCAACCGGACCGTTGCTCAATCGGGCAAGGAGTACAACCTTCGGCTTCTGCGGCGAGCCAACGCCACGCTGACGACGCTGATGGACCTCCTACCGTCGAACTACATCTCGTCGGTCCAGGGCCCGAACTACACGAACGAGCTGAAGGCGGTGGCGGTCGAGATCGCCAAGCTAGAGCTGGCCCTCGAAGACGTGGACACTGATACGAGCTTCGCCGGGGTTCGGTCCGACTTCCTCTATTCGGTGGTGGGCTACCTCGTCTTTCTGAACGGCCGGATGCCGGCGACGAGCCGCTTCGACGACGTGGAGTTTAAGCGTTTTCTCTCATCGGTCATCAAGATTTACTTCCAGGGCTCGATTCCCACCTCGATTCGAGAGGGCGTGGGTCTCTTCGTCTCGGGAAACGTCACGGTGACCGAGGACTTCCTGCTCGTCCGGGCGGGGGCTTCGGGCATGGATGTGTCTGACCAGTTCAGCTTCCGCATCGACCTTGACATGGCCGCTGGGGTGCCCTCGGACCTCTTCACGCTCGATACGAACCTTCGGCTCGTCCTCGATATCCTTCGCCCGGCTCACACGCTCTTCCGCATCCGGTACATCTTCAAGGACAGCTACACGCCGAACGCCGACCAGGGCGGCAAGATCCTCGACGCCTACCGCTGGCGCATGGCGAGCTACTACTACGAGGACTATCGGGCCTACGGCGCGGGCGTCCGGGACCGTAACCGCCTCGGCGTGAAAATGAACCTCCAGGTGACGGACGAGGACCACTCCGACGACTTTTGAGCCCGGGCGTGCGGTTCCTTTTATGTCGGCCCCCATCGTAGGAGGTCGCCGCCCCGATGCTTGCTCAAACCGTCCGCCTCGCACGCGCGAAGGTGCTTGTTTCTCACGCTCGCCCGTACGACTACGACGAGAAGACCGGTCTCTTCCTCTACAAGAGGGTCGACGAGGACGAGGAGGCATGGAACCTCGTCACCGACGGCGGCCGGGTCGCCATCCACACGTACATCTACGGGACGACGAGCCAGCGTTCGTCGGCGAGCCTCGGCACGGGCCTCAACTACATCGCCCTGTCGAACGACGGAACGGCCGCCGCTGCGGGGGACACCACGCTGACCGGCGAGCTGTCGGGTAACGGCCTCTCTCGCGTTCAGGGTGCGGTCACGCTCCCGACCGGCTCGGGCACGGTCACGACCATCGCCACGACGTTCACCTACTCGGGCGTCTCGCAGGCCGTGCAGAAGACGGCGCTCTTCGACGCCGGGTCGGGCGGCAAAATGGCCCACGAGATCCTGTTCACCCAGCGATCTCTCGCGACCAACGACACGCTCACGCTGACCTTCTCGATCACGCTGAGCTGAGCTTCCCGCTCGCCGGTCTCCGCAGAAAGAACATGTAGATCATGGCGAACGTTTATTACGCCAACCAGGCTCTTCAGAGCGCCAACCACGCCTTCTCGGCCATCTGGAAAGTCACCCGGGCTCTCAAGAAAGCCGGCTGGACCTACATCGCTTCGGGCAACGGCTCGTCGAAGGACACCACGGGTGTAGCTACCTCCGACCTCTGGGGCGGCAACGCCGACCCTTCGGCCGATACCTACCCCTCGGCCCTCGACTCGGTGGCGGCCTGGTGGATGGCTCAGGGACCCACCATTCACAAGGTCCCCGTGAGCACCAACTCCACGGGCACCTTCCAGAAGGGCGAGAAGATCACGCAGGCGACCAGCGGAGCCGAGGGCGAGATCCTCGGCTTCATGTACGACAGCGTGACGCCGGCCAACTCGTTCCTGACCATCCAGACCAGGACGGGGACCTTCAACGGCACCAACGTCATCACGGGGGCAAACTCGGGGGCGACCATCACCCCGTCGGCGACGCCGGTAGCGTTCATCTGCGAGGTTGTTTTCTGGAAGTCGACCGACACAACCAACGGGACGGTCTACTACAACCGGGTCAACACGGCCGTCGACACCTCGCTCGGCTCGCTGAAATCGGCCACGGGCTGCACCTCGACGGTGGCTCCTGGCGGAGGGGGCACGGGCAACAGCTTCCCTTCGACTGCGGCCACCATCCGGGGGACGGGCGGTTCGGCGAGCCACGGCCTTTGGCTTCACACGACGACGCTCGGCAGCCCCAAGTTCCAGATCGCGGCCACGGACATCGTGGGGACCTCCAGCTACAGCCCCGACGGCACTTTCTGGATCGTCTGCGGCTGCCCTTCGGTCTCGGCCACGGCCTGCACGGGCTTCGGCTTCTTCCGCCTCGACGATACCGAGGACGGAGACCTCGACCCGTTCGTCTGGGACTACCAGGGCAGCACGTCATGGTCTCGGACGGCCAACACCGGAACGAGCAACGCCGATGTGTGGAGCAATACCAGCACTCGGTACAGCAGCTCCGTCTTTTACTTCAACGGTTGGCGGAAGAGGGGGTTTGCGTCCGGCGACGCCTGGCAGAACTACTCCTCGGCTCTGCTCTACTTCGCCCAGACCGGCGGCAACGTTCTCATCGACACCTTCGCCACCGTAGAAACCGTGGCCTCGACCACGCTGGCTACGCCCCCCAAGGTCCGGGAACCCGTCTGGGTCGCGACGAGGGCGGTGTCTACCAAGCAGCGCAAGGGGACCGTGCGGTGGGCTTTTTTCACCCCCACCGGCACTGCTTACGACGTTTGGGACTCGAAGACTCTGTTTCAGGTCCAGACCGCTTCCAGCACTTTCGTCGGGTACATGCTGGGCCCCTGGGATGGAAGCTCCACGCCCACGCAGACGTGAGGAATCATGCCGAACGTAGTTCTTCCGAACCTCACTCCCTACTCGATCAACCACTCGTTCGGCCTCATGTGGTCGATGACCCGGGCCATGATGAAGGCGGGGTACACCTACCTCAAGTCCTCGAACGGCACGACCATCGACACCACAGGCAACCCCGACAACGACAAGTGGGGGGCCCCCACCTCAACGGGCAACACAGGAGCGGCGGCGACCCTCTCCTCGAAGACCCTGGACGACATCACGGTCACCGGTCTGACAGGCATGTCGACCAGTTCGGTCGGCCGGTTCCTCACGCTGAGCGGCTGCACGACCTCGGCCAACAACGGCTGCTGGCAGATCGTCGCCTACGTCTCGGCCACCTCGGTCAAGATCAGGAACGCTTCGGGCTCGGCCGGCGACGCGAGTAACGGGGCGATCACCTGGACCGAGAAAGACCACACCACGACGGCCTACTCCACGGTCCAGGCTACCCTGGACGGTGTGGCGTGCTGGTGGCTCTGCCAGGGCCCGTCGCTCCTCAAGGTGCCCATCAATGCCAACCCCTCGCCCGCGTTCAAGCGGGGCGAGAAGGTGACGCAGGCTGTCTCGCTCGCCGAGGGCGAGGTTATCGGGGTGGCCTACAACACCTCGTCCGACTCGTACATGGTGATCCAGCCCCGGATCGGCACCTTCAACAGCTCGAACGTCATCACCGGGGCTGTCTCGGGGGCCACGGCCACGCCGTCGGCGACGGTCATCACGTTCGTCTGCGAGATCGTCATCGCCAAGACGACCGACATCTTCAACGGGTGGATCTTCTATCAGCGTGTCGATGCCAGCTCGGAGTCGGCCCAGCGGTTCTCGAACCTCGTTCCGACGGCCACCGTCGCTCCGGGCAACGGCACGACTACCAACGCCTTCCCGACGTACGCTTTCGCGCCCAAGGGGAACGTCAACAGCTCCTCTCAGGCGTGGCTCCAGGGGGTCACCGGCACAGGCTCCACGATGATGTCGGGACGGGGCCAGATCATTGTCGCCAACGCCATCGGCAACGCCGATACCTCCCCCGACGGCACGTTTTGGGTCGTGCAGGCCATGCCTGGGCACTCGTCCGAGAGCTTCTCCGGCTTCGGATTCTCCCGCATGGACGACACCGAGGAAGGGGACGTGGACCCGTACACCTGGGTTGTTTGCAACACGAGCCAGACGCGCACGGGGTCCTCCACCAGCTCCAACTACATGTGGGGCGTGACTGGGACGAGCGGGCAGCAGTTCTGGTCCTCTTCCCCGTACACCCACCTTGGCTGGAGGCGGCGTGGGTTCGGGGGGACGGGGGACGCATTCGGTACAAGTCTCTACCCCAGCTTCCTCTACCAAGTCGCCCGGGGACAGGTCATGTCCTACAACCAAGGCGACCCCGATCGCGTGGCCTGTAGCCCGGCCACCCTGAACCACAGGGAGGCGGTGTGGGTGATCGGGTGCGAGCAGAGCACTCGTATCCGAAAAGGGACCCATCGCTGGCTCTACAACATCGGGCAAGGCGCCCCTCTTAACGTCTGGGACTCCCGTACCTGGCTTCAGGTCATCCAGGCCATCCCCAGCCTCAACGGGGGCGTCGTCATCGGCCCCTGGGACGGCGCGACCGACCCCATCTACGTCTGAAGGGCCTGACCAGTGGCCGACCAGGGAAGCAGCCAGTGGAGAGGCAAGGGGCAGCGGGGGGTCTCGCGCGTCCAGCCGACGGGTATCACGACCGATGGTAAGGAAGGGAGCTACGCCCCCCTCGCTTCCGACGGGCCCTCCAAGGGCTTGCTCGGCAACACGGCCGCACGGGTCGTTGAAGTTCGTTCCTCCCCGGCCACACCGGCGCCCAGGCAGATCGGCAGCTCAATCTCGTCTCGTACGACGACCCCCAAAACGTCCAAGAACTCGTTCACGCAGGTGCAGGTCTGGTCGACTGGCGAGTCCTATACTCTTTTCCGGTCCAGCTAAAGTATGGCCGATCAAGGCACAAGTCAGTGGAGAGGCAAAGGGCAGCGAGGAGTCTCGCGCGTCCAGCCGACGGGTATCACGTCGTCGGGCTCGGAGGGCAGCTTTGCTCCTCTTGCTTCGGACGGTCCCTACAAGGGCCTGATCGGTACGTCTCGGCTTGATCGGTCGAGGACGATCGCGGTCGCGACAATCGTTGCACAGGTCTATACGGCTTCGGCTGCGGAGACCCTGACGCTCTCCGAAAGCGTTCAGTTCGCCCGGGCTGCTTCGGTCGCGGAGACTCTCAGCCGGGTAGAGGCTTTGTCCGCTGTCTCCGACAAGCCCGTTTCGCCGGCCGAGACCCTTAGCCTTTCGGAAGCGGCGGTGGGAGATCGGGCCCTTCTGCCCATTGTTTCCGAGACGCTCTCGCTTTCGGAAGGGGCCACGGATGACCGGACTCTTCGCCCCCTCGTCTCCGAGACTCTCTCGCTTTCGGAAGGGGCCACGGGGGACAGGTCTGTTCGGCCCGCTCTCGCGGAGACGCTCACCCTTTCGGAGGGCAGCAGCAGCCATGTTGTTGCGACCCAGTCTCTTCCGGTAACTCAGCCGTTCGGGGAGTCGCTCGCGGCGGCCAACGGCAAGGCATACCAGCTCGAAGAGACGCTCACGCTCTCGGAGGTCTTTCAGGCGGCGCAGTTCGCCGTGGTGGCTACGAGCGGAACAAGCTTCGTTGCAACCTTCCCCGAGCCCGTCCGGTACGATGGCGTGGCCGACAAGGACCACTACGAGGTGGTCCCTGTGAATGGAGGGGTGCCTATCTCTATCGTTTCGATCGAGCCTACGGTCGAGACTTATGCTGTAGCCACGAACGGAACAGTGGTCGCGGTTGGCAACACCTTGCGGTCGACCCGGCTCCATCTCTCCACGATCGGGTTCACGCAGGATAGCGTGGGTGACTACATCTCGATCACCAACAGCGGTCTCAACCGAATCACGCAGGCTCGGATCGTCAACGTCGTCGACAGCCACACGATCGAGATCGACCGCCTTCTGCTTCTCAGCGATCCCAACAATGGGAGCCTGATCGTCACGTACACCTCCGCCGTGCTGAGCGTCACCGTGAAGACGACCCGCATGACGGGCAACAAGAACTACCGCCTCACGGTGCGCGGTCTTCAGCCCAAGGCCCAGCATCGCTACTTCTCGGCCAGCTCCGAGTTCGTCTCCAATAGCCCGAAGCCCACGCTCACCAACGTGAGCTTCGAGGCCGATCAGGTCGTGCTCACCTTCTCGGCGCCGATGCGCTCGGACATGGCGCTCACCGACCCGGCGGAGTACAGCATTCTCGGGCCCACGCCGGTCACGATCCAGGGGGTTTTGCCCCTGTCGAGCCAGCAGGTTGCGCTTCTGACCAACGGCCTTGGGGTCGGCTCCTATCAGGTGGTGGTCAACGCCTCGGGTACTCCGAAAGACGAGGCCGGCAACCCCATCGACCCGGTTTACAACACGGCCATTTTCGAGTCGTCTGAGCCCCTCCTCACCCGCTCGGTCTTCACCGACAAGGGGCCGATCGCCAAGCCGTCCGAGGTGGTGCAGTCCGGATCGGGGGTCACGTTCAAGACCTACACGACGACGACGTTTGGCCCGACGACGTTTTTTACCTCGGATCAAGTCGAGCTGACGGGGGCCTCGCTCACGCCCGATCACGTTGGGCTCTACGTCGAGATCACGGGAAGCGAACGCAACGACGGCACCTACCGGGTATCGGCCGTCAAGGCCAACGGCGGCGGCTTCTTCACCGTCGCCAAGCTTCAGGCGAGCTTCTCTCTGCCCGACACGGCCACGGCGGGGACTATCGGATGGAAGCTTGTGGACCCACGCCACGGCCAGATCGCTGACGACCCGTCGGACGTGGTTGTGAGGGTCAACGGCGTCCCTGTGGTGCCCGAGGCAGTCATTGGCCTTCTCGGTCAGGTCGTGCTGCCTTCGACCCCCGGTCCGGCGGACGATGTGATGGTGGACTACGCCTGGGTGCGTAATCCCACGGTCGACTTCCGGCGCCTCAACTCGCACGAGTTCACGCTCAACGCCTGGTCTCACGACCAGCAGTCTTCGTCTCCTTCGCGGCACGCCTACCGGTACCGAACGGCCCTTGTCGACCCGGGCGAGTTCGTAGCCGATGACATGCAGGCGACGCTCGACGAGCCCCTGCTTCGCGACCTCTTCTACCGGGCGTACGAGCGAGCCTACTCGGCTCTTCTGAACGAACCCGACCGTCTTCTTCTGAACACTCCGTCGCATCGGATCGCCTACCCCCCGCTCGCGCGAGAGGTGGCTTCGGTCTCGGTCGCGTACATGGCCGATACGCTCCCCGAGGCCGACTCCTGGACTCGTAAAGGCTCTGGGGTGGCGACGGTGGCGAGCGGGGTGCTCACGGCGACCGACAACACAACCGGTCCCTTTCCCGGTGGTCAGCCGCTCTATTGGACCCGGGACCTCGACCTTTCCTTCCCCCACGTCTTCGCGGCAACCTGGCGCATGGCCATTCCAACGGTCACGACGCTGGACGGCGTCTTCACCGGGCAGGCCGTGGGCTGGTCGAACAACAAGCGTGCGGTCGTGCTGGGCTATCTCGACGACGGGGACGGCCGGAAGCTCGGTCTTTTGCGACAGGGTTACGGGAACGACTCGTCTTTGCTGGCGGCGTGGGCGGGTGGCGTTGCCGGGGACGGGTCTGCAACGGGCCTGCCTGCCGACTTCGATTGGTCCATCGTCCACAGCTACCGCTTCTTCCGCGGAGCCGATGGGGTCGTTCGGGTCTACGTGGATGGTGAGGTCACCGAGATCCTGCGCCTCAGCGAGGATGAGCTTCCCTTCCTGGAGGAGCTGAACGACCCGTTCGACAGCCTCCAAGGGTTCTTCTTCGGGTCTCTCAGCCGCCCGGCGGAGAGCACGGCGACATGGGACTTCGTCCGCTACCTCGTTCTGCCGACCAACCCCATCCAGACCGCGCCTTCGCTCTTTGTCGATTACGAGGCCAACGCCTTGCCTGAGCAGGACGTGCTCTCGCCCTGGACCCCGGTGGGCTACCATGGGACCGAGAGGCTCTCTGAGGGCGACTTTTTGGTTCTCGACTCGACCTCGGCCTCCGACGCGAGCGGGGTGGGCCTCGTAGGGGGTGACTTCCACGGCTTCACGCGGGTAGAGCCCTTGCTTTCGGAGGCCACTCAGGTCGTCCTCGATGCCCGTCTTCGGGTGCAGAACCACACTCATGGCGCCGATCCGAACGCCGTGATGATTGCGGTCGATGACGGCAACCGGCTGATGCAGCTCAGCTTTTTCTCGCTTCACGAGAAGCCGAAGGTGAGCTACCCGGGTCGGTCTTTGCCCGAAGAGGCGAGCCCCAAGGCTTGGACGGCCTTCGGCGGAGCCGGGGCCCGGATGATCGGCCGGACCCTTCGCATCGAGGACAACACGGCCTCCGATGGCCGGATCTACTACGTCGAGGACCTTGCTTCGCCTGGGAGCGAAACCCGAATCATCGGGTCGCTTGCCGACTATGTTCTGGAGGCCCGTGTTCGCGTGGTCTCCTACAGCCCCGATCCTTCCCCGGTGGGCTTCTGCGGCGTCACGGCGGACGTGTTCGACGGTCTGCGGTCGGTGGGCTTGCTCCTGCGAGAGGATAGCGGGACGAAGTACGTCTCGTTGCATTCGGAGGGAACCCCGCTCGCCGATTTTGCGTTCGATTGGAACGACGGGAAGTTTCACACCTACCGGCTCACCAAGTCGTCGTCTCTCGGCACGCTCGTTCTCGAAGGTGCTAACGGCACCATTCTCGGCGACTCCCTGTCTGACCCGGCGGGCTTTGCCGGCGTTCTTCCTGGGGACCATGTCGTCGTCTATTCGGGCTCTTCGGCCGGCGTCTACCCGGTGGTGTTCGTCTCCGGTACCGATCTGAATCTCGCCACCCCGGCGCTCCCGGGATCGAACTTGTATTACGAGATCCGGCGGAGCAAGAGCCTGACTGTTTCGGCCTTCGTGGACGGGGAGCTGCTTGGCACCTACGACTACGACAGCTTCGCCAATAGTCTCGGGGTTGCAACGATCTCCTTTGGCTCTGCGACGGCCGTGACGATGGGGGCGCAGTCGGAGGTTGATTGGGCCTACGTCAACGTCTGGCGCACGGTGAACCTCGACGAAGGCGAGGACCCGAAGTACATCGGTCTCTGGAGGGGCGAAGAGGGCGACTCGCTTCTTGGCTATCACCTGCCGACCAAAGTGCAGGGCTTCGCCGAGTCGAGCACCTACAGGCAGTATCTCTACACCGGAGGCGGCGGCTCGGTCCTGGGTACGGCTTTCTCGGCCTTCTCGGCGAACTTTCCCATGGCGGGCGTTCAGAGCGGCGACATTCTCCATATCGGTTCAGGCCCCGCTGCGGGCAGCTACCCGATCTTGAGCGTGGCGACCTCTGCCCTGACGCTTGCTACCCCTGCCCCGACCGACAACGCTTTCGGCTTCGAGATTTACCGCATCCTTGCCAACAACAACGAGATCGAGTCGCAATCGATCAACTTCCTTACCGCCGGGGTCGTGGAAGGGGATTGGCTCGTGGTCGATGACGGGCCGAACCGCGGCTCCTACAAGATCATCGTGGTCGCTGCCCACCAAGTGGCAGTCTCTCCGAGCTTCCCGGTCGGTAACGCCGCTCTCCGTTACCGTATCCCCAAACCGATCGACTGGACGAGCTACACCCAGCTTCGTCTCGTTCGCACCCCGGGCGGTGAGGTATCCGTCTTTTTCAACGGGGAAGCGACCCCCGGCATCTCGGTGCCCTACAGCGAGGTGGCTTTGCCGTCTCGCTCGGTCGGGGTGCCGGGCCAGATCAACCGTACCCTCCCCTCGGTCACCTGGGGCGCCTTCAGCTCTTCCGAGCTTTCGCAATCGAGCTGGGACTACCTGCGGTACGGTGTTGTTCGGTCGCTTGGCGAGGCCAGGATCGTGCCCGAACGACACGCCCTGAACGAGCGCAACGTCATGTCCTCGCCCGAGCACCTTTCGGGCGTGGTGGCACACGACCACACGCAGTTCTCGGCCTCTTCCACCGGCGTTCCGTACCCGTGGGAGGAGTTCGTCGAGAACCCCGCTGTCACGGCCCATACCCGGTTGAACGAGGGCACCCCGCTCGTGCCACAGACCCAGACCTACGAGGTCCGGCGGCCGACCCCGATGCTGACCTTCACGGCGGGCCTGAACAACCCCGAGGACGTGCTCAACTCCCACACCGGATTTCTCCTGAACGACGCCACGGCCGAGGTGCAAATCCTCGTGCCCAATGACGTTCTCTACAGCTCCCTTCAGGTCATCGAGCGCGCCGAGGGCGAAGAGGACCTGCTCACGCCCTTCCAAGATGGGGAAGGCGTCGTGGCCATCAACCAAGTCGCCTTCCGGGGCGAGGTGTGCATGGTCTACGAGGGCGACAAGCTGCCCGAGCAGGACACGAGCGTCTCGCCCCCCTGGGTGCTTGCCTCGACGACCCCGAGTGACGTAACCGCGTCGGTCTCGGCTGGCGTGCTCAGCTACGGTGTGGGTCCGGGGGGCTCCCAGACCCTCTACCGCAACTATACGACCCTGCCGGACGCTTCGCTCGATACCGTGGTCACCTTCCGGCTGCGCATCGCCAACGATGCCTCGGGGGGCACCGGTGATACGGGCGTTCGGGTGGGCTTCTCGGCCTTCGGGCTGACGGCCGCTCTTGCGTTCGTCACCAACTCTCTCGGCGAGCGTGAGATCCAGATGCTCGACTTGAACTCCGGTGAGGTGTTTGGTGGGGTGCTCTTCGACTTCCTCGACGGCGCTTTCCACGTCTACCAGCTCACGAAGAACGTGACCCTGGGCACGATCGACCTGGTCATTGACCCCTGAGAGGCCCTGATGTCGCGCGACATTCCCATGGGATTCAAGGTCACCTCGGCGGTGGCCCTCAGCCCGACCAAAGTTCAGCTCTACTTCTCGAAGAACCCTGGCCCCGGCGCCTCGACCTACAACCCGATCAACTACGAGGTGTCGGGGGATCTGAGCGCGGTTCCTGTTCTTCGAGTCGTTCCGGGCAACATCTCGAACCAGCTCGTGCTGCTCACGAGCCCTCAGGCCCACGCCACCTACACGGTCTTTGTGACCGACGTGGTCTCCGAGGACAGCGAGCAGATCCAGTCCGAGCCTGCTGTTTCTTTTGTCGGCTGGCCCCAGGCGACCCCTTTCCGAGCCAAGGCCCTTTCCGCCTCGAAGGTCAATATCCTTTTCGACTCGGATCTGGCTTCGGACGAGTACCTGACCAACCCCTCGTCCTACAGCATCCAGGCGCTTACCGGTGGGACGCTGCGGAGGCTCAACGCGACCTCGGCTGTTTCAACCGGGCCTAGGTCGGTCGAAGTGACCGTGGACGACCTGTTCTACCCGAACATCGCCTACACCGTCTTCGTCCAGAACGTCACCACGACCGACGGGCTGTCTTTCCCGCAGTCCCCGGCGCAGTTCGAGTGGGTCCCCCCGACCCGATCGCTTTCGGTTCCCTTCCGTCGCTTCTCAGGTGAAGTCCGCTCGGGCTCTTCAGACCAGAACCCCGACGGGGCCGAGCTTTTCGGGCACCCGAACGGCGTTGTCTTTTTCAGTCCTTCGCTCATCGCCGGGGGCGCCCCGAACTCCCAGATCCAGGTCGATCGAGTCTCGGCCTGCACCCAGGCGGGCGACACCTACTCCTTCCCCAAGACCAAGGACCCCCCAGCGTTCTACACGCACGGGGCCGGCGTGGTCCCAACGCCTGCCGTCGCAACCCTGAACTCGGCCTTCGTCCTTTTTGCCAACTTCTACCGGCTTGGCGAAGCCCAGCACAACCTCTCTCTCCAGCCCGAAGATGAGCATGTGCCGCTCGCCAACGAAGAGGCGATGTTCAAGCTTCGGCAGGTCTACGACCCGGCTCGCTTCGCTCTTCTGAACAGCACCGGGTGGCATCTGTTCGATGGGACGGGCAACCCCTTCGTGGTCGCCGACAACCTCTCCCCCGTAGGCTCGCCCATCGACCAACCGCTCCTCCATCACGTCTGCCCCCCGGAGCACTTGGCTCAGGAAGTCTCGCTCGCGCCCGTCGCGGCCCTTCAGGTCGAGGTGGCCGAGACGGTTAGCGTAGCTAGCAGCGTCGGCGTCGCCCCCTGAGGTTTCTCTTATAGCTCCTCCCCGAGTGAACGGAGAGGATGCAAATGCAGGTCGGCGAGAAGATCCGTCAGGTCATCGGCAGGCTTCGGGGCTCGGTTGGGGCCAGGCACGAGGAGAACGTCCGCTCGGTCATCCGGGGCGACGTGTTCATCAAGCTCCAAGAAGGAGGGCGGGTGACGGAGGAGCGGGAGTTCCGCAACCTCATCGTCAAGGACGCCTCTATCCTGGTGGCTCGCCTGATGAAGGACAGCCAGGAGCCGACCAAGGGGCTCTTCGCGCTCGCCGTGGGGACGGGGGATGGGGGTTGGAACCCGATGGCGCCTCCTGCGCCGACCAACACCCAGAGGGCGCTCTACAGCGAGCTGACGCGCAAGACCTTCTCCCAGACGAGGTTCGTGGATGCGTCGGGTACGCCCACGTCGATCCCGACAAACGTGGTCGACTTCGTGACGACCTTCTCCGAGAGCGAGGCCGTGGGCCCTCTCGTCGAGATGGGTCTCATCGGCGGCACGATCTCGACCAACCTCGCCGTCCGAAACCCCGTCACCCCTCCGAACGGGAGTTACGACCCGACGGTGGACCTCACGACGCGCGAGACGATGGTGAACTACCTCACCTTCCTCGTCATCAACAAGCCCGCGACCTCCACGATGGAGATCGTGTGGAGGCTCACGTTCTGATGGCGGGTGCCCCCCGTAATCGTTCAATCGAGGAGCATCTTCGATGACCACGAAGGACTATGGGGCGGCCGTCAGCGGCTACCTCGACCCGGACAACCGCTCGTTCGAGAACCTCGTTAGCCAGGCTGGCAAGCCCGTCCTCGATAAGGAGCTGAATCTTGCGGCAGACCTGCAAGCGCTGGCGGCGCAGGCCGTCCTCAAGCAGGCGACGCCTTCGGGGTGGGTGTCGAACGAGTTTCTGAGCAAGGCGGCCCCTGTCCTCTCGCTCACGGCTCCTTCGTCCACGCCCAACTACCTCTCGCTGGTGGGGCTCCGGGCGCACGTCAACGGGTGGCTGCTCGATGTCGTCAACACTGGCGCGGTGGGGGTGAACACGGTGGACCTCGGCGCCGGCCCCTCGGGCAACGGCGCAAAGCGGACCGACCTGGTCATCCTGGAGGTCTGGCGCCGGCTCCTCTCGGCCGCCCCCGATACCGACGGCAAGAGCCAGACGGGCCGGATCTGGAAGAACGGCAACGTCAAGATCCCCTCGGCGTCCGATGCGGCTCTGAACCCCGCCGACGACCTGAAGGACGGTGTCGTCAACTCCGAGACGACCAAGCGGGTGCAGATTCAGTACCGCCTGCGGGTGATCCAGGACGTGGACATCTTCACCTACCCGGCCGGCCTCGAAGACCCGGCCGTGGTGGCCAACACGGTCCCGGCTTCGGCTGGCGCACCCGACGGCACGTCCACGATCTACACCTACGCCAACCAGAGCGCCGCGGGGGACCCGGGCCTCTGGAGGGCCGGCAACGGCGTTCCGTCAAACGGCATGGGGACCGTGGACGGGTATATGTATGCGATCCCGCTTTGCGCCGTCTTTCGTCGCAACACGACCGCGTACGACAAAAACCTGAACCAGAACGGCGGCGTGGCCTCGCCGGGCCCCTCGGACCGACCTGACGGGCTCTTTCACGACATCATCGACAGCGAGGACGTGGCCGACCTTCGGCGCGGCTCGTGGGTGGGTGGCTGGCCGACGGCCGAGGTGCTCGAAAAGAACTTCTTCGCCCTGCTCGACAACGAGCTTCGTACCGAGTGGACGACGACGGCGACGGGGGGCGGGGTCTCGGGCCACACGGTCCTTCTTGCCGACGAAATCGGGGTGAGCACGGCCAACGGCGGAGACGGATCGAGCAATGGCGACACCCCCGGGGCGGCGCTTATCGGCGAGTTCGATTGCGTCCGGCGCCGTTTTTCGGACCGGCCGAACTACGAGGTCGTGACGGTCTGCTACACCCCTGGTGACCCGTCCGTCTCCGATGCGAGCTGGCAGACCGGAACGACGGTCACGATCACGCCGACCTCGATCCAAATCTTCCCCTACCAGGCGACGCCGTTCAACTTTGCGGCCTACGCTCCGAGCGGGACGAAGATCATCGACGTACTCGGGGCCCGCTTCCGGGGGGCCAACACCGTGAGCTTCGGTAACCCCGATAACGGCACCGACTACGTCATCGCCCGGAAGATCACCGGGCTCGGGGCGAGCCCCATGACGGACGTGGTCCTCACGGTCGAAAACCCGCTCGACTACTTCCTCACGAACGAGAAGCTCTACATCGACTTGCTCGTGGCCTATCCGGCTGGCAAGGGCCTGTCCCGCACGCCTGTCGAGGACTTCGGGTCGGCAAGCTTCGTCGTCAACAACACGTCGCTTCTGCCCACTACGGCCCCGCACTCCTTCTCGGCCATGAGCACGCAGGATCTCGACTACCCGCACCGGGAGGTGGTGCTGGAGTACGAGACGAGCTTGCTCACGCACACGTTCCAGGCGGGCATCGACGACAGCACGTTGCGCCTTCCGGAGAGGTGCTCTTCAGCGTCGGTCACGGTGGCTGGTTCGCCCGCTGCCATCTCGATCGCGGCCGACGGACGGACGGCGACGATCACCCCGGGCCCGCTCCAGTTCGACGTGGTCCAGATCGACTACACGGCGCTCCGGCCTGTCCCGCAGACGGGGGTTCAGTTCACCGTCTACTACAAGACTCGGGCTCCTCAAGCCGTCCACGCGGCCCTGCTCGGCACGAGCCAGGACTTCACCCCCCGCTACATCTCCCCCCACCTCTACGTCCTGACCGCGGGCTCAGGTTCGATCGGCGAGGGCTACCCCTTCCCGAGCGCCTACGCCCAGACCGGCGGCGTTCAGACGAAGCCGAGCAGCTCGGCGTGGGTGGGTGAGCATCAGCTCTCGGGGACCACGGGCATCTACATCGCCAACTTCAACGCCGAGACGGGCTTTCTGAAGCTCCCGGCGCATGTGCCCTACGCCCCCGATCCGGACGCTGTCACGTTCGAGCGCCAGCTCGGTGACATCGACGCCGAAGGCCGGGCGTACTTCAACAGCGTACCTCTCGGCACCTACTTGCCGAATGCCTACGGCAGCCCCCTCGCGAGCGCTCGGGTCCACAAGGTCATCCTTCCGACGGTGATGGAGCTGAAGGCGGATTCGACGCTCGGTCCGAAGGGCTCTCTCTGGCTCGTTCTCCTCGTTCGATGGGCCGAGTTCGACGCGGATAACGGGATTCACTTCGACACGCTCGCCTCGCTCGCGAACTCGACCACTGCTGCGGTCTTCCGGCTGAACGGCCACTTGCTGAACAGGAGCGCCTGATGCCCTCGATCAAAAACCCCAACGCAGTCGTCAAGGCGGGCGCTGGAAAGCTTTCGGCCAACCAGGTCCCGGCCTCGGCTCTCTCCTTCGCCCCGGACGGGTCGGCCGATCTGGCCTTGCACATCTCCGACCCGAGCAACGCCCATGTGGCCTCGGCGATCCGACTGCCAGACACGGTAGACAACCCGACCGAAAACCTCCTCTCCAAGGCGGGTGGTCCGGTCGACGGCGAGACCCTGCTCGACTTCATCGCTCGTGCCAAGGACGCCTACCCCCAGCCCCCGAGCTACCTCGGCTATTATGACGCGAGCTTGCCGAACTCGGGCGTCCCGTACTGGGACGTGCTCGATTACGCGACCGACTTCGAGAACGGGTTCGCGCAGACGGGCGGCTACACGAGCGGCTCGAACGTCATTCCGACGAAGTGCCTGGTGCAGCCGACCGGCTTCATCATTCAGCCTTCGGGCACGCTCTACCCGGCAGACCGGGGCCTGATCACGATCTACCTCCACAACACGGGGGACTTCTTCGATGGCAACTCGGTGCTCTGGGTGGCTCTCTGGCTCGGCCCCACCTCCGAGATGCCTGCGGACCTGGTGTCGGGTTCGATCGCGTCGGCCAACTTCGATCGATCGCTTCTGAAAGACGGGCAACCTGACTACGTGTCGAGCGATACGGTGCTCGACTATATCAGCCTGTCGTATCGTCGTCCGAGGCTGCACGCCTACCCCGATTCGCCGTTCTACGAGGACTTCGGTGGGAGCGACTTCTACGGCCAGCAGGTCGCCTCGTACATCGTCAGCCCGGGTCGTCTTTTCACGACGTACGGAGGCTATCTCATCGTTCACTGGCGAGAGTCTCCCGACCTCACCATGGCGATGATCGACGGGACGAACCTGCTGACCTATCTCACCCAGGATCGCTGCTACTCGCCGGTGCCGACCCCGAGCGACTTCTTGTCTGGGGCCATCACCAACGTCAACCGCCGAAGGATCTACCTCGACGGCTATGGCACGGTGGCCCCTTCGGTCACCTCCGCCACGATCAGCTCGGGCGCGGGCACTACGTTCTATCTCTCGGGCGTCAGCCACGTCACGTCCGCGTCTTCGTTCACGCTCTCGTTTACGATCTCCGAACTCTTCGGGGACGCGATCGGGCACGGTAAGGGCTACCTGACCGGGACGCTGACGAACACCAACGTCCCTGCGGGGTTCCAGTCGCTCCTGCCTCCGGTGCAGATCGACTACACGGCTTTCAATGGCGCGGTCACCAACGTCCCGTATTACCAGCTCAAGCGCCAGAGCGATGGTACGCTGTTTTCGCTCACCAACGCTCCGCAGTCGACCGACGTGGCGACCTACACGGCCGCCGGCTCTACGGTGGGTTCCGCCGTCTACACGCCCCCTTACACGGGTTCGGCGCCGATCACGATCCGTGTGAACAGCCCCTTTGCTGCGCAGGTCGTGGGGACTACCACCTCTCAGCTCTCGTACAACAACTACCCCCAGTCCGGATCGCTTACCAAGTCCACGGCCACGTCCGAACCCTTCCTGGATGAGAAGTACCGGTACAACTCGCTCGTTACGCTCACCAGCAACAACAAACGGATTGTTCCGGTGGGCGGGGACATCTACTTGTCGAGTACAGCGATTGTAGCTGACACGTCGGGTTCGTTGTTTGGTTCGACCGAACCGAAGCGTGCCCTTCAGGTCGTCGGCGGGCAGGTGGTCTACCCGCACATCGACTACAGCTCGGGCTACCTGCCCGGGGGGCCGAACTACGCCACCGTTTTCAGCAGCGATGTGGCTGCGGCTGGGCCCAACGCCATCGGCCGCGCGTACGTCCGAGCCTTCGACACGGGCCAGCCGCGCACCTCGGGCCGCTTCCGCATCCGAGGCGTCTCGATGGCCAACATCGCCTACGGAAGCGGTACGGGCGTCTACACCGCCGACCAGCCGGGCAAGATGCGAGTCCAGATCCGGGTGCCGGGTACGACGGGTTGGCTGAACCTCGGCCGAAACGCTGTTGCCACGGGCGGGTGCCTCACGGGCACCCAGACCTTCTACTACACCTCGGGCTACGCGACCATTGCCGGTGGTGGCACGACGTTCGCGGATTCGGCGCAAGACTTCTTTGCAAAGGAGAAGCACGACAGCGACGTGCTTTTCATCCCGGTGGGCCCGAACCGGGGGCTCTACTCGCTCTCCCTGAACACGACCAACTTCGGTCAGCTCACGTCCATCATCGGCACGCTCTCGGATGCCACGAACGTGTACTACGAGGTCTACCGAAGCGTTGACGAGATCGCCACGATCTTCAGCTACACGACCGACGTGACCAACAGCGGCCCGACGGGTAACAACGGCTCGGGCGAGTATCCGATCTTCATGGAGATCGATATCTTCAAGTTCCTCGGCGACACCTCGACTTCGGCGCTCGGTGTGCTCGGGGTCGAGTGGCTCCCCTTATGGAGATGACATGGCCTCGACCTACTACCTGATCGATCTCTCGTCCGACACGATCGCCGAGGCTGTGGAGCCGCCCGAGGCGCTCCCGCAGGCCCTCATCACCGGCTGTTATGTCGTCCGCGTCCCGAGCGATGTCGACGTGCAGGAGCCGACCAATCTGGCCGATCTTCTCACGAAGAAGTACCAGGGGACGCTCGCGGCCCACGCCCTCTTCGCCTCGATCGAGTACGACGATATGCTCGACGCTTCGGGGGTCGACACGGTCAACCCCGCAACGATCAACGTGCAGCTCGGTGAACGTGGGGGGATCTGTCTCCTCCGCAACGGCATCCTTCAGACGACCGTGAGTTCGATCGCGTGGTCGGGGCCAGCTCCGGGACCGGACGAGGCCCTCGTGACCTGGGAGGTCTTCCGCTACGACGACGTGGACGACAAGACCGCCCCCTATGCCCGGTACTACCGCGAGATCGACGCTCTCGCGGCTCCCGTGGGGTGCGAGATCAGCTTCGATGGCGGTACGACCTGGACGGGGGCGACGGACAAGAGCCTGACCTCGATCCCCTTGGCGAAGAGGGGCACCTCTCTCGTCCTGAAGTTCTCTCGTACCGGGGGTCTTTCGACCCACCGCTACTTCCTCGGTTCTTGGTCGGTTCTCTTCTGATTCCCCCTCCCGTGTAAAGGACGGATGTAAAAGCCCATGGCGGACAACTTCGGCAGCGGGGTATCCCGAGTTCTCGATCCCAAGAAGGCGGCCTTCCACCAGGTCATCTGGCAGAAGGGCAAGCCTCCGCTCGACAGCGAGCTGAACCTGATTCAGCAGCTCGAAAACGACTGGAGGCAGCAGCTCGTGCTGCGGGGTACGCCTTCGGGCTGGCTCGGCAACGAGACCAACCCGAGCGAGGACTTCGTCACCCATCCTTCGGTCTCGAATGGGTTCCGTTACGGCCGTCAGAGGTCGGGTGAGAAGCAGGCGATCCAGTGGGCCGTGGTCAACGGCTGGCTCATCCCTGTCACGGGAACCCGCACCGGCACCCCGCCTGGGGCCCCGAACGATGCCGACACCTGGAACGCCATCGCGCTCGACCCCCCTCCGTCGAACTCGGGCGACTTCCGCACCGACTTCGTCTTCTTGGAGGTCTGGCTCGCGCGGGTCCCTCCGGCTCCGGCCACCCTGAACAAGCCCTCGGCGAGCGCCATCTACCGCTATGGCAACGTGGAAGGTGGCATGAGCTACCTTCCCGATGACGTGCAGGACCCGCAGATCGGTTCGGAGACGACCGAGCGCGTGCAGGTCCAGTACCGCATCCGGGTGGTCAAGGGCCTGCTCGGCCTCTCGACCTACCCCGACGGTTTTGACCCGAGCGTGGTCAAGGCCCAGGGTGCGGCGGTCTCGGCGACGAGCTTCACCTTCTCGAACATGCGCCAAGAGCTGGGTGACCCCGGCCTCTGGCGCGCGGGCGATGGGACCCAGAACTCGCTCGGGACCGTGGACGGCTACGTCTACGCCATCCCCCTCTGTGGCGTGTTCCGTCGCAACTCGGTGGTCTGGACGGGCGACCCCTCGCCCAACCTGAACGGCGCTTTCAACCGCAACCCCACGGCTACCGACCGCAGCGGCTTCACCTACTTCTCGCTCAGCCCGACGATCTCGGGTTCGCTCACCGCCACGGCGACGACGCTGACGCTCAACTCGGCGAGCAACCTTCCTCTCCCCTCGTCGCCTGCGACGCCGGTTCTCATCCAGATCGGCGACGAGCTGATGACCTACACGGGCATCACGGGCACGACCGTCTCGGGTCTGATCCGAGGGGCTCGCGGCACAACGGCCGAAGCTCACCCGATGGGCTCGGTCATCAAGGTGATCTCCGGTCGGCCCGATGGTCTGTTCGCGGACCAGGTGGCCCTCACCGACATCATCGATCTGCGTCACCTGGTCAACCCCAACGGCTTCGACTACGCAGCGCTTCTCAAGGCGAACCTCGACAAGCTGATGCGAGGCCAGCTCCGCGCCAACTGGAAGAGGACCGGCTCGGGCACGCAGGGCCCGTTCGTCTTCTATCAGGACAAGGTCTCGACGAGCGCAGCCTCCCTCGGTGTGACCCAGATCGACCGTCCCGATGGCATTCGTCAGGTCTTCTCCGATGCGGCTGTGCAGCAGAAGGTCGAGCTGATCGTCACCCCGTACACGGCTGCGGTCGTTCCTCCGGCCACGCAGCCGGCGGGCGCCTCGTGGTCGCTCACGATCAACGCCAATGTGGCCAAGCAGGCGGCTGGCAACATCTGGACGGCGGGCGGTGACGGCGACGAAATCGTCATCCCCATCGCCCAGTTCAAGAACTCTCTGCCTGGTTCGGACGCCGATCAGGTACGGTTCCTCAACGACGGGCTCTCGAACGCGGTCGAGATTCGTCTCGACGGAGAGGCGGACCCGCTCAACTCGTCGCAGTTCACGGTCACCCCGTCCATTCCTGGGCCGAACGATGACCTGGTCATCAAGCTCCAGGGTGTCGGGTCTCCGTTCCCGACGAGCGCGACGCCGAACCCGGTGAACCTCTACATCACCGTCCATGTCCAGTACGGTGCGGGCCGTGGTCTCTCTCGTCGACCCGACAGCCTCCACTCGCTGACGGTGCTCAACCCGAACTCGAACCTGCTCGTGCAGCCGGGCAGCGCTTCGGGGACGAGCAACCTCTTTCCGCTTCGTACGGGATGGGCGCTGCTCTGGAGCAAGTACCGGAACGATGTTTACAAGAACCTCCTTCCGGTCACGAGCGAGACGTACGCCGACCTCGGGTCGAAGACTGTCATCCTGACGCCCTTCCGGGTCATCCAGTTCCCGCAGGGGTCCGTCGGCGTCCGTACGCTCGACGGGGACGGCCTGAACGGCGGCCAGGGCCTCATGCCCCCGCTCAAGACCGACGGCATCACGGCCAAGTGGGGCACCACCGACCCGCTCGGTCTCTTCGCAAACTGCGACTCCGGCCTCGACGCAGCGGTCAAGAACATCTACGTGACCCTGCCCCGGCATCTCGTTCCGGGCTGGGGAGCGCACCACGTCCCGATCCTGCCGGCCGACAACGCGACGTTCGATGCGGGCATCAACTACATGTTGATGGCAAAGAAGGGCAGCGCGCTCTCCGACGCCGATCACAACCGACAGTACGTCAACTACTCCTCGAACGCCCCGCTCTCGTACGCCTCGTTCTCGACGGGCAACTTCTCGGGTGGCGTGACGACGACGGCGACGTACAACTCGACCTTCAGCTACTCGGGTATCACGCACGCGGGGGCTCGGTTCTTCACCGACACCCGCAACCTCGGTCGGAAGGGCATCGAGCTGCCTCCCTTCTACGGGGTCGCTCGTCTGTTCGCGGTCTACGAATCGGCGGACTACAAGACCAACGGCTCGGCCTTCGACCCGGCGACGCGCGAGCTGACGGGCACGGGGGCGACGAACCTGCTTCGGCAGGGCTTCACGGGTCCGACCTTCTGGGTCGAGCTGGACGACGACGGCGACAGCACCTTCATCCTGAACGCCGAGGCGCTCGATCTCTCGAAGAGCCCGACGCCGATCAGCACGTTCTCGTCGAAGCACTACGTCATCGAGGCGAGCATCTTCGGCTTCGACCGCGGCAGCTTCGACCTCGAACAGCCCTTCCGGCTTCTGCTCAGTCGGGACCGTACGCAGGCGAACACGACTGGAGGCGCCCCGGCTCGATCGAACAACGTCAACGTCCCGATCGTCGGGCCGACGGGCATCCTTCCCGGTCCGATGAATGCTTCGGACACGGTCTTCGCCAACTACAGCCGCACCCCCTACCAGGGCGACGCTTTCGGTAGCCAGACGAACTACCTGGACATCGGCTACTACCCCGGGTCGCTCCAGTCGGCGACGGCCTACCAGATCGCCTCGTCGCAGCTCGACGAGTCGGCCCTCACGCGACCGAACCAGAAGTCCTTGGAGGTGCTCGCTTCGCAGGGCTTCATCACGACGCTCGGCACCGGACGCCTCTCCGGGGATATCGCGTACGGGGCGGACTTCGACTTCCGCAACGTGGGCTACGAGGACCCGAACAGCTTCCCGCCGTCGTCGGGCATTGACGATCGCCCCACCGTCCTTCCGAGCACGCTCGACCTGGAGGACGGAGAGGTCGATGGCACCTACCTCGGATGTACCGAGCGTCTGCCTCTCGGCGCCCTTCACCGAGACAAGGACTTCCGAGGGGCGCGGTTCGAGGTCTCCGGTGGGGGCTCTGCACCTCTCGCTTACGTCAACGACGAGGGCCTCGCGAACTTCACCCCGAGCCTCGCCAAGAGCCAGAAGTACGAGCAGACCGAGATCACGCTCCTGCCGGCCACGGCGTCTTCGGGTCAGCCTGGAGACGTGCTGGTCCACGTCGATGGCGAGACCGGCAGTTACGGCACGCTCACCAACTTCCGCACTTTCCGCGGGGGCTCGGCGTTCTCGGCGGCCGGTTCGCATCCGGGCGGAGACGTGTACTCGAACTACCGCGAGATTGCCTCGACTTCGGGACACACGAATGTCCTCGTGGGCAAGGCGTACCTCGTGCGAAACACGGTCACGAGCGTCGGATCGAATGAGGTCTCAGCCGGCGACGAGCTGATGATGCTCATCGTCACGACGGCCTACGCGCTGGGGAGTGTCACTCCCATGGTTTCGATGGTGCGAATGAACACCAACGGCACCGGCGAAGGTCTCTCGGCTGCGGATCTCTACCGCATCGAAGGCCGCCCGCTCCTCTCCAACCACGTTCGCTACACGGTCGACCCGGCCTCGGTGACCTTGCCGAGCAAGACCATCCTGGGGTTTTACTGATGGCTCGTGGATCTTTCTCAATCGAAACGGTCCCCCTTCGCTACCGGTCGAAGGGGGCCATGCGGGCCCGGGCTGTCATCCGGGACATGCTCGCCAACCCGTTTCTCTCCGAGACCCAGAGGATGCACTTCGAGGCGCGGCTTCTCGACATCGCCATTTGGGAGCAGGGGGGGCTGGGTGTCCGAGGGGGCGGAGGCGGCGAGGGTGGCGGAGGCGGTGGTGTGGGCGGGGGAGGGGGTGGCGTGACGCTTGCTCGGGGCGGCGCCCCCTCCCCCTCTTCACCTGCGGCCCCTTCGGGTACTGGAGAGCATCACGAAGTGGGTGTGGGCGAGACCCTTCAGGTGCAAGAGTCCTGATCTAGGTCGTCCGGGTTTTCGTTTTATTGGGCCTCCGCTTGTGAGGTCCTACCGATGAACCTGGACGACATTTTCAACGCTTTCGTCAACCCCCAGACGATCCTCATCTGCCTGGTCGTGTACGTGATGACGTTCGCGATCCGAACGGCCGTCGAGGCTCTCTGGAAGAGCGCTTCCCACAACCTGCTCTGGAACGAGCTGTTTCTGCCGCTCGGTCCGATCGCCAACGGCGCCCTTCTCGGCCTCGCGGCCAAGACCTTCGTGTGGCCCGAGGTGGCGGGTGGCTCGCTCGCCGGCCGGATGATGTACGGCGCGGTCTGCGGCCTCTTCTCCGCGTTCGTCTACGGCCGTGCTCGTTCGTTCGCCGAGGCCAAGGCTTCGAGCGTGCTCGGGCAGAAGTTACCGTCCCCTCTCGCAAAGACCGTTCGAGGAGCTTTCACCATGGTTGCCGATCCGAAGCGCGTCGCCTCCAAGTTCACCCAGGCCGAGCGTCTGGCGTCTGATTTCTTCGAGCTGAGGTACGCGCGGCTCCTCGTCGCGATGACGTTGCAGGAGGCCAAGAAGATCCTTGGCCTCGACCCCCTGAAGACGCCTACCGAGGACGAGATCAGAAAGGCGTACCGGGCGCTGGCTTTTGCCAACCATCCCGATCGCGGCGGTACCCACGAGAAGATCGTGGAGATCAACACTGCGAAGGACGTGCTCGAAGGCAAGCAGAAGCCTACGTGGACGCCGTCGCCGTCGCCTCGCCCCTCGAATCCCTGGCCCTACCCGGGTGAACGCGGAGCGCCGCCTCCGCCGAGGGACCCGCCCAAGCCGTATACGAAGGTGCCGGGTGTCACGTTCGCCGAGGCGAAGAGCGCTGGCAACGTCCCGACCTCGGCCGAGTGGAAGGTCTGCTCGACCGAGACCTGGCCGAAGGGTGACGCGGGCGAGCGCCGGATCATCTTCTGGGTGGTCTACGGGCAGACCAACAGCCAGCACGTCTTTCTCCTGGTGACGCGCAAGGGCTCCTACTACGACCACGAAAAGCGCCTCGAACACGAGAACGAATACGGCATGGCCGTCGCCACGGCCTCGAAGTCGCAGGACCTCATCAAGATCGCTCCGAAGCTCATCAAGAGTCTGATGGGCTCAGAGCTGCTCGCCGGCCGCACCGTGAGGGCCCCGGTCAAGTACAAGCTCTGGCCGGAGAGTCAGTCGCTCACCGAGGAGACCATCAGCAAGATCGGCTACTCGGGGGCGATGGCGCTGAAGGACGCGCTCAAGGGGGCGGGGGTCCTGACGGGCGACGAGAAGGGCATGGCCGACCGCAAGTCTCGGGTCGAGGTCTACTGCCGCTTCAATCAGGACAAGTACAAGGCCATGCAGGCCAAGAAGAAGAGCGGCGAGATCCGCATGGTCGAGTCCTGGCAGGTCGTCGACATGTTCGTGGTCTTCAACGGCAAGGAATACCAGCTCGCCGACGACACGATCGAGAACCTTCAGAAGAACAACTTCATCCTGGCTGTCTTCGGCTACAAGATGGAGCAGCGCAAGGTTCTGAACAACAACACGGGCAAGATGTTCGGCCGGGGCTACTCGCCGGGCTACCTCATGGGCCTGCTCGCCGACGCGCTCACGAGCGAGCCCTCGTCGCTCATCATCCAGCTCACGGCCGAGGCCGAGAAGCTGCAAGATGCCGGGGCCAAGACGGCGTGCATGAGGGCCTTCCGGGCGAGCACCACGCTCGAAGACACGGCCCTGATGTTCGGCCTCGATCTCTACGACGCCTTCCGCGCCCTCTGAGGTTCCATGAGCCCTGACAGCACGTCGTTCTGGGCCCGCACCTGGCAGGGCTTCCGAGCCGCCCTCGCGTGGCTCGGTCAGAAGGTGGTCGGGCCCCTGCTCGCTGTTCTCGTCGTCATCGGAGCGATCTTGCTCCTGGCGATGGGGGCCAAGGGCCTTCAGATCGGCGGGTTGCTCGGCAAGCTCCTCGGTCGCAAGGACGAGCCCGAAAAGAAGACCGTCGAGATCGCCAACACGATCCCCCCGGGCCGCGTCGACAAGGACGGAAAGCTCATCCCGCAGGGCACGCCCGACTCGCAGGGGATGGTGCAAGCCGTCGTCGTGCCGGTCGACCAGCCGGGCCTCTTCTCGAAGCCGGGGACGGTGACCTTCACGCCTCCGGGCGAGACCAAGCCCGTCGAGGTGGTCTTGCCCGACGGGGTCAAGAATCAGGACGTGGCGCAGGTCGTGGTCGTCTCGCCAAGCGTGGTCGTTGTCACGGTCAAGGACAGCTCGGGTGTGCCGGCCGCCCAGGTGGACGACCTCTTGAAGAAGTACGGGGGCTAGAGGCGCGATGATGAGCCTGGCAGACCGTGTAGCGGCCACGTACCTCGCCCGGACGCTCCTGGCGGACGATCTCGACTATGACGAGCCGGTAGACCGAGACGATCCCACCGGGGACATCGAGAGCATGAAGCGGGGCGACCGGATGCGTTTCGCCCGGCTCGACACCTTCTGGAAGAAGACCTCGGGGGCGCTGCTCGCCCAGACGAAGAAGGACCTCGAAGCCCTCGCCCAGAAGACCAACTCGGACGTGTATAAGCAGGAGGTCTCTCGCCTCAGCAAGCTTATCGTCTCGGTCATCAAGTCGGGCGAGCAGTACGACACCCTGAAGAAGGCCCTCCGCGACAAGCTCTGGACGTATGACCTCGATGCGGTTTTGGAGAAGCTCCTCGGCTTCGAGACCCAGTACGAAGACCTGACCGAGAAGCTCTGGGCCGGGTCAAACCTGGTCAAGCAGTGGAAGGAGCTGACGCGGCTGGAGAGGTTCCTCTACCGGTACAACCTGCCAAACGAGCTGCGCGAGGAGTACAAGGAGCTGGAAGACAAGAAGCTTCCGGCGGTCAAGAAGTGCGAAGCTTTGCCCAACGGGGCGCATCCTCCCTTCGGGACGCGCGGGGCCTGGCTCGGGGGCGAGGTCAGCAACCTGCTTGGGGCCGTCCTCCGGGAGAAGCACAAGGCCCTGGCAACCACGTCTCCCGAGGAGCTGGCCGAAGAGGAGGAGCGGGATCGGGCCGACGCCAAGCGGCTGGCCGAAATGAAAAAGGCCATGTCCTCGGCGCTCTCGTCCTACTCGAAGAAGCTTCTTCGGGAGATCGAAAAGGCGTTCGTGGTCGAGTGGAACGCGAGCGACATCGATGTCTACGGCGGCTCGACGGGCAAGTGGGGCCAGGCCAAGATGATCCTGTCGCACCCGCGTCGGGATGAGTTCTTGAGCTTGCAGCTCAAGGTCGAGGACTTCGACGAGAGCAAGCTCTCGAACGCCACGCTCACGGTGGCCCTCAATGTCCTCGGTGGCCCGCAGAAGTGGACCGAGACCTACAACCACGTCCCGGACCCCAAGGCCATCGTGGGCAAGCTCCCCCGCGAGGAGCTTCTCGCCATCACGCTGCAAACTTCGGTCTACGATTGGCACGACCACGACTATACGACTCGCATCGTCGGTCTGAACGAGAAGGCTGTGCGGCGAGAGGCTGTGAAGTACGAGGCGGTCAAGTCGATCAAGCGGATCGAGGACCGGCTCGATGACTGGCAGACCGATCAGGAATGGAACCTCCCCCGCTTCCGCGACCAGGCCGCCGAGGCATTCCGGGACTGGCTCGCGGGCGATGGGGATAGTGCTTCGTACGACGAGCAGGACAAGAAGGAAGCGGAGCTGTACGCGGAGGCGGACCGGAAGGCCGAAGAAGAGAAGCGGCAGATTGCCAGCCGTCGACCGGCTCAAAAGGCCGTCTTCGAGGCAGAGGCCAAGGAGACCATCGCCGAGCGCACGCGCTACATCTCGTGGCGGGCCATCAAGGATCTGATCGGTTTCTCGGACGCGGCGAAGAGCAAGCTGGTCGACCAGCTCAACAAGAAGCCCTCCGCCGTTCTTCAAGTCCCCTACGAGGGCTGATTTCTGCCCCTCTGTCGAGGAGAGATCGCATGGTACCGTATTCGATGAAGGCCCCCCGTGAGGGCTTTGGCGTAGGGGGCCTGCTCGTGCTGGCTCTCCTGCTCGCGCTCGCTATCCTCCTGGTTGCCCGTCCGGTCGAGGCCCAGACCTGTTCGGGGGGTACCTGCGTCCCGCCCGAGGACATGGCCGTCTTCGTCAAGCTTCTGCGCGACCAGAAGTGCCGGAACGAGACCAAGCCGGAGTTCAAGCTCGACCCGGTAACGATCGTGACCGACCAGGAGGGGCGCGTCTTCGTCTCGGGCGGGGGCCCAAAACCGTACGCCCTGACGATGGTGTGGTGTAACTACGAGGTGCGGGCCGAGGGCAAGGTGGACATCGTGGTCGCCGTGCCCGAGCGGCCCGAAGAGCCGACCTGGGGCCTTCGGTTTCGACCGAAGTTCTCTTCGGGCCTGCTCGTCTTCGAGGCGTTCCGGCGCGATCCATGGACCGAGGCGATCGATGTCGGCGCGCTCTGGGACGTGGCCTTCTACAAGCTTCTGAGCCTCAACTTCGCCACGGGCCTTCGCTCGTCGGGTGTGGGTATCGGCGTCGACATCACCAAGAATTTCGGTGGGTACCTGGGGTATGCCATGGCGTACTCGGGCTTGCGCCACAACCCCTACGTAGGGCTGTCGTTCGCCTTCTGAGCCCCCGGTCCGAGAGGCTCGGCCGCGGTGTATGGAAGGGGAGCCCATGTCGATCGAAGCGCCTGTCGCCAAGCCCAACCCCAACCCCCTCTACGAGAAGCTCAAGGCAGTCCGAGCGAGCACGAAGGTCGAGCTGCATCCGACGCCGATGCTCAAGCAGGAGATCACGGGGTTCGACGGTACCCCGCAGCCGTTCAAGCTCCGCTACTACCAGGCGCAGGGCATCTTTCACCTGCTCGCCGTGCCTCGCATGGTCCTCGGCGACGGTACCGGCCTCGGAAAGACGGTGCAGGTCTTGGGCTTCCTCGCCTACTCGTGGGCCAAGGACACCGAGCCCAAGGCGATTGTCGTCTGCCCGAAGAGCGCGATCCGACAGTGGGAGGGCGAGATCAAGCGTTTCATGAACAACGTTCAGGTCTTCGTCGCCTCGGGCACGCTGGCCGAACGAAAGGCCGCCTACGCAGGCTGGGAAGCGGCCTCGTCGGACCCAACGAAGCCCCGAGCGATCCTCATCACCAACTACCACTCAGTCGTCCGGGACTGGGACTACGGGACCACGAAGGACCTCGGCCCCGACGGCAAGGTCAAGATCGTGCCGGGCCTTCTCGACGCGATGACCGCTCGAACGAAAAAGCTCATCGTTGTCTACGACGAATGCACGGCGTTCAAGAACCCGAGCACGAAGACTTCGCAGACGTGCGGGTTTCTGTCGCAACGAAGCGCGAGGTGCATCGGTCTGACGGCCACGCTCCTCAAGAACAACCTGATGGAGGGCTTCGGGATCTACAAGGTCATCCGGCCCGACGTGTTCACCTCCAAGTACAAGTTCATGGAGATGTTCTGCGTCACCGAGATGCAGAGGGTCAAGAGCGGGGGCAAGGTGCCCATCGTCGTCGGCTACAAGAACCTCGCGACGTTCCGCTCGATGATCGACCCCTACTTCTACGGTCGGTCGAAGCACGAGGTCTCGAACGAGCTGCCGGCTCTCACGACCCGCGAGGTCATCTGCGAGCTGTCGCCGGCCGAGGATCGCAAGTACGCCGAGGCCCTCTCGGGCGTCATCGAGCTGGGCGACGGCGAGCTGAAGGACTACCAGGAGACGAAGGTTCTGACGAGCCTCATCTACTGCCAGCAGGTCGTCAACTCGCTCTCCCTCATCAAGTACGAGGGTGGCGACATGATCTCAACCTCGTTCGACGACGTAGAGGTCAAGGACCTTGGGGCGAAGGAGCAAGCACTCGTCGACCTGCTCACCGACGAGTTCGACGACGAGAAGGTCATCGTCTACACGCGCTTCGAGGGGCTCGTCGGCCGGCTCCAGAAGGTGCTCGAAAAGCACGGGATCAAGAGCGCTCGTATCACGGGCAAGGAAGACGCGAAGAAGAGGTCGGCAGCCCAGGCCGCCTTCCAGAACCTCCAGAGCAAGACGCGCGTGATCTTCATCACCGACGCCGGCTCGGAGGCCATCAACCTCCAGGCCGCGAGCGGCACGATCTTCTACGACACGCCCTGGTCGTGGGGCACGTACGTCCAGCTCCTCGGGCGCATGATCCGCATCGGCTCGCCTCACCAGAACGTGCTCGCCGTCCACATCATCGCTCGCCGTCCGGCCAAGGAAAAGAAGAAGCAAGAGACGATCGACGACGTGACGGTGCGGACGCTCCGCAAGAAAAAGAGCCTCATCGACCGGGTCATCGGCGAGGCGGCCCAGGGTGCGCTCACGTTCGAGCGCGGCGAGGGCTCGATCCGGGACCTCTACAACGAGATGCGCGAGAGCGCCTGAGCAACCATGGCCGACGAAAAACCCGTCTGCATGTTCAACACCTGCGACGGCTCGGGTTTTATCGAGGTGAACGAAGACACCTCGGCCCGCTGCCGGTGCTCTCTTGTCCGGGCGCTCATCCGGCACCTCGGGCCGGACATCGCTGCGGCTCCCGATATCAACGAGAGCCCGCTCTACAAGGTCAACCCCCAGGCAGCGAGAGCTGGGGAGAGCCCGCTGGTCGACAAGACCCAATCGAACCTCTTTCTGAAGGGGTGGTGGACGGACCTTCTGCCGCACCTGAAGTTCGTGCTCATCGCCAAGGGCATCGACTTCCCCTACCGCATCGTGACCGATGAGCGGCTGAAGACGATCTATGTCGGCGCCGAAGCCTACCTCTCCCGGTCCCGTAAGCGCCGCGAGGACGGGGACTCGTACAACTCTCTCTCCGACCTCATCGGTCCGGAGTTCAAGCTCATCGTCGTTCGGATGGGCTTTCTTGGTCACCGCAACGTCGCGATGCCGGGCATCCTGAAGGAGGCTCTCATGCTCCGGCAGGCCGCCGGCCGGGCAACGTGGCTCGTCGAAGAGCCCGACCGGCTCTTTGGGCCGTATCACCGGGCCTATGACGAGGACGTGGCGAGCTACATCGATCGGCATTTCGAGGTCATCGATCTGACGAGCGAAGAGAAGCCCGAGGCTGAGCAGAAGAACCACGACGCGCCCATCCCCGACGAGGAGGACTTCACAATGGGTGCCGAAGAGCCCGAGAAGAAGCCTGCCCCGAAGCCCAAGCCGAAGCCGGCTGTTCAGTCGGTCTTCACCGAGGAGCGCCCTGCAAAGGTCGCCCTCGCTGCCGACCCTCTGCTCGAACGGACCTGGTCGGGGAGCAAGAAGGGCAACTTCAAGAAGCGTAGCGGGGGCGGCGGCCCCGCAGGAGACAACCTGTGAGCGGACTTCTTCGGTCGGTCATCGACTACGACGGCAGCGTCACCCAAGAAAACCTCGCCCAGAACTACCTGAAGCTCCAGCGGGGGCAGGTCGAGTGGACCCGAGGCGACGACAAGAAAATCTTCCAGTTCGTCCAAGCCTACTTCCAGAACCACCTGGAGCTGCCGCAGTCGCAGACCCTTCTCGACTACTTCGGCAGGCAGAAGGACGATGAAACGGTCGAGCGCGTCAAGGACATTGGCGCGCTCCCGGCCTACATCCGAACCAACTTCACCCACCTGCTCCGAGCTACGGTCGAGGAGCAGAACCGAGCGAAGGTCATCACCCTCTTCAAGGAGGGCCAGGAGATCGCTTCCAAGGGCCTGATGATCGAGGGGGAGAAGAAGCAGGGTACCCGAGAGGCGATCTCGCACTTCTTCCAGAACGCCAACGCCCTCATCCAGCCCGACAACGGCGCCAAGCTCCGAGGCGACATTCGCCAGGACGGCCAGGCGATGTGGAACGAGTACGTGACGGCTGAGGCGAACAAGCACCTCGCCCATGGTCGCTACTCGGGTCTTGCCGCGATCGATACCGTCTGCAAGGGCATCAAGAAGGGCGAGCTGTGGGTCCACGCGGCGTTCACCGGTGAGCTGAAGAGCACGTTCGCGATCAACTGGTGCTACAACCTCGTTACCAAGTACGGCGAGAACGTCTTCTACGCCTCGCTCGAAGTGCCCTACGAGCAGATCCGGCGTATCGCCTACGTCATCCACAGCACCCACCCGAAGTGGGCCCGGATGGGCTACTCGCCCCTGCCCTATGGCAAGGTCCGAGACGGCGAGCTGAACGACGAAGAGAAGGCGTTCTACAAGCTCGTCATCGAGGACTTTTGCAACAACCCCGCCTACGGCAGGTTCGAGGTTTGGCGACCCGAGGACGACGTAACGACCGATGACATCAAGATCGAGGCCGAGCTGTTCCACAAGCAGCACGAGATCGGCCTGCTTGTCATCGACCATGGTGGTCTCGTCGAGCCCCGCAAGAAGAAGCGAAACAAGGACTACGTCGTCGAGCTGAACTCGGTCATCCGAGACTCGAAGAAGCTCGCTCTCAACTTCAACCGCGCCGACGGCGTCCCGGTCCTTCTGCTCTTTCAGATCAACCGGCAAGGTAAGGACGAGGCCGATAAGGCCGAGGGTCGCTACAAGATCAAGGCGCTCGCCTACGCGAACGAGGCTGAGCGATCGGCGGACGTGATCTCGACCACCTACCTCAACGACGAGCATCGGCGATCAGGGACGACGTTGTTTTGCAACCTCAAAAACCGCGACAACCCGCTGTTCGAGCCCTTCACGGCAAGGGTCAACTTCCAGTCCCGTCGAATCACGAACCTCGACAACCTGGCGGCGGGGTCGACTCCGGGCATGGCCGTCGAGGATCACAGAAGCCTCATGCACGGGGTGACGACCGCCCTTCAGCAGGGCGGGATTGCGTTGCCCGGGGTGTAAGGAAGCCAGGCCCCCTCCGCGAGGTCAATGGTCGGCTGGTCGAGGACAGGGTCTACCGACTCATCCTTGGCTGGCTGGCCGTGGAAGAGCGAAAGTGGGAAGTGGCCGAAACGCCGGACGACAACATGGACCGCTTCGACCGTATCGCACAAAGCCAGACCGGGCACGAGAAGACCGTGGCCCCGCCGAAGCTCAAGATGGACGAGTGGGTCGGCCGAAAGGTCGCGCTCGTCCGGGATCTCGCCACACGGGGCGGGGCGAAGTTTCCTTGCGGTACGGTCTTCACGGTCGAGGGGCACTGGCGAGGCAAGCTCCACCTCTACCGGAACGAACCCAAGCCCGCGGCCATCCGGCAGGTCGAGCGGGCTTGGGTCGAACTTCTCGACGAGGGTACCCATGGCTCGTGACTGGGGCGCAAGCGAAGAGTTCCAGCGGGAGGCAAAAGTCACCGAGCGCCGGGAAGCTTCGGCTCAGTGGGTCCGGGATCGCATCCAGAACGTCAAGTCCGCGGTCACGGCCCACGACGTGTGCCGGCACTTCGGGGTGAAGCTTCGCTACGCTGGGTCTTCGCACTCCGAGCAGCTTAGCTGTCCGTTCCATGGTCCGGACAACCGGCCCTCGGCGAAGATCCACCCCGAGTCGGCTCGTTCAGCCTCGGCCCTCTACTGCTTCGTCTGCCAGAAGCGCTGGGGCGTCATCGACCTCTGGCGCATGTTCAAGCAGTACGGAGACGATATTCGGTTCACCCAAGTCCTCTTCGAGATCGAGCGGGCCTTCGGCATCACGGTACCCGACGGTCCGGCGTGGGAGCGGGAGGAGAAGGGGCCGAGCGAGGCGGAGGTCGATGCCCGGAACCTGCTCGACGTGTGCGAGCGAAGGCTCCGCGACGCCAAGCCCAAGTTCTCGTGCGAGGGATTCATGAAGGTGTCGTATGCTCTCGACCTCGCCTGGGGTGAGTTCGAGAGCCGAGCCTCCCCGGCGGAAGACACGAAAGCCAAGGCGCGGGTCATCCTTGACGTGATCGGTCGGAAGATCCGTGCCTAGGCGCCTGACCCTGCCCACGCGGGAGCTGGGCGAGCTGAAGCTCCAGGTCATCTATCAGAATGACGGGGCGTGGGAGGCGGCGTGGGCGCCCCTCCAGCGTGACCCCCTGGCTTCGCTCTTCACGGTCGTATCGAAAGAGACCTGGACGCACGCGCTCAAGGGCTGGACTTTGCCGCTGGTTCAAGCGCTCGGCATTCCTCCCGAAGGGGCTTTGCGCAAACTACCGAAGGGGGGCGGCGCTTGTTTCAAGAGGGGCAGGTGTCCGCATTACAATCGTGACGAATGCGTGCCTTCACACAAGAAAATGCCGTGGTGTTTTGAGCCCGGAAGTATCGAGTCAGAAGCGGCTAGAAGGCTGGGTGCGGAAGCTGTCGGTCTATGGCGCGAGGGGGTGTATATCCTCGTAGTCGAAGAGACCTGACGGAGGATTCGTGCCCGACTTTGACGATGACGACGCCCTCAATGACCTGCTTGCCGATGTGCTCGCCCCCGAGAGGCCGGCCGGAAAGGCTGTAGAGGTAGAGGTACCGGCCCCGGAGGCGCGACCGGAGCCGGTGGCCCCGGCCCCCCCTGCGGAGAGTCTGGAGGACGAGGACTTCAACCTCGATGACCTCGGACTCGGAAACCTCGGCGCTCTGCCTGAGACGACCGCTCCCGCTCCGCGACCCCGAGCCGCGTACGAAGACGACGGAGACGACCCGTCGACCTTCATGGCCACGGCTGGTATCAAGCAGGAAAAGCGCGTCTGCTACAACAAGCGACCCTGGATGGCCTCGCACACGTTCGTCCTGGTCAAGACGATCGAGGAGCTGCGCGAGGTCGTTGACCGGGCGATCAACGAGACGCACCGATGCTCGCTCGACCTCGAAACCGAGGGTCTCGACACGCGCATCTACTACGGCGAAGGGGACGTGGACACCTGGGAGGGCTTCCCGGACAGGACCCGTCTGCCGGCGACGGTCCACAAGATCGTCGGCTACTGTCTCTCGCCCGATGGGCAGACCGGCTACTACATCCCCGTTCGGCACCGAGCCGAGGAGGGCGAGACCCCTCCGGGCAACATCGATCCCTTGCTCGCGGCCCGAGAGATCGCCCGGCTCTGCTGGGCGGCTCAGCCGAAGCTTACCGAGGCGGGGCTCGCCAACGACCCTCTCGCGAGCCCCAGCATCGAGGCCCCGGGACCGGTGCGCCTGTCGTTCTGGCACGCGAAGTTCGATCAGGAGATGCTCTACCCGGTCACCGGGATCGATTACTGGCACCCGGACTCGTATGACGACGGGATGCTCATCTATTTCGTTCGCTACACGAACGACAAGAGCCTCGGTCTCAAGGAGAAGGCCAAGGAGCTGCGGACGAAGCAGGGTCATCCGTACGAGATGATCAACCTGAACGAGCTGTTCATCAACTCGGCGGGTAAGAAGCGCGAGATCGACTTCCCGAGCCTGCACCCTGAGGAAGCGTACGAGTACGGCGCCTCCGATAGCATCTGCACCGAGCTTCTCTGCAAGAAGCCCGAGAACATGGAGATCGCGACGGGGCAGCACAACGACAAGAGCGACTTCGAGCGGAAGAAGAAGCACGCCATGTCGTTCATGTACCGCCTGGAGAAGCAGGTGGCGCAGGTGCTCCGGGGCATGGAACGGCCTCGGATCAAGATCGACAAGCCCTACGTCCTGGACCTCGTCGAAGAGGCCCAGAAGGAAGCGGCCGAGTACGAGGCCGAGATCCGCGCCGTGGCCGCCACCGTGGGCATGGCCGAGGTGGACTTGCGATCGTCGGGTCAGCTCTCGGACTTCCTCTTCACCGACAAGGGCCTGAACCTCGAACCGAAGCCGGAGCAGAACGAGGCGTCAGGGCAGTACAAGACCGACGCCGACACGCTCGAAGCCCTGCTCACGAACAACCCGCAGATGAACCCCATCCTGGGGAAGATCGTCAAGTTTCGGCAGATCGACAAGGTCATCGGGACCTACCTGCACAACATGGCGAACAACTGCGACGCGAACGACGAGATTCGCTACCAGTTCAAGCAGACCGGGGCCGCGACGGGTCGATTCTCCGCCCCCGCGGGCGACCCCGAGCACGGCTACTCGGGGGTACCCATCCACGGTATCCCGGCGACCTACGACGACAAGAAGCCCAAGGTGGCGACGGCCCTGCGCAAGGCGATCGTCGCTAGACCCGGCTTCGTCATGGCCAAGATCGACTTCGCGGGCGAGGAGCTTCGCATCGCGACCAACCTCTCGAACGAGCCGGTCTGGCTGAAGGAGTTCAGTGAGGGGACGGGCGACCTCCACACCATCACGGCCCGAGCCTTCTTCGGCAAGCAGGAGGTCTCGAAGCAAGAGCGGCAGATGGGCAAGATGGCCAACTTCTCGCTGCTCTACGGCGGCGGGGCGCAGGCCATTATCCGGGCGACGGGCTGCAATATCGTCGAGGCCAAGCGCCGCAAGGAGAACTTCGACAAGGCCCTGCCCACGTTCGCCAAGTGGGTGCGCAACCAGAAGGCGCTCTGCCACAAGGAGAAGGGGGTCTGGACCGCCTTCAAGAGGTGGATCGCGGTACCCGAGATCGACGACCCGGACAAGGCCCGCGTCGGCGGCGCCGAACGAGCTGCGGTCAACTATCCGGTCCAGGGTACGGGCGCCGATATCATGAAGATCGCGCTCGTTCTCCTGCACAAGGAGTTCTACCGGAGGCGATGGCTGCCCGAGCAGGATGACATCGTCCGGATGCTCCTCACGGTTCACGACGAGATCGTCTTCGAGATCCGCCCTTCCCATCTCGAAGAGGCGATGGCCGTCATCATCGAGCTGATGGAGAAGCCGGGCGTCATGGCCGGGTGGAAGATCCCGCTCGTGGCCGAGCCCCTCGTTGGCCTCTCGTGGGATGCCAAGTACGACTGGCACCAGCTCAAGCACGGCAAGAAGAAGAAGGACGGGCAGGTACCCAAGGACGGAGAGGTCGAGTACGACGGGCGTATCTTCCCGAAGATCCCCTCCTGGCTCGAAGGTTATGTCACGACCGACTGGATGAAGGCCGGCGTGGTACCCCCTTCTTCGGCCCCCGCGGCTCCGGAGAGCCCTCCGCCTGCCCCCGAGACCCCTCCGGCTGCTCCGGTGGCGGTGGCGGCTCCTGAGCCCGAACCCAAGCCCGAGGCCCCTCCGGCCGTTTCGGTACCTACCCCGCCCCCCTCCTCTCCGAAGCCGGTAGCAGCCCCTTCTTCCGAGGTCCTTACGCTCCGACTCTCGGTCCGGACCCGGCGAAGCGCCGAGGAAGTGGCCGGATTTGTCCGGCATTTCTCCGCCCCCGAGGGCAAGGTGCTCCGGTTGCTTGACGTGGACGGGACGCCCCTCGTGGACGTGGGGGACGGCATCCGGGTTCGTGGCGAGCTTTTTCACTACGAACTTTACAAGCATCGCCTGACCCCCGATCGGCCTTACTGAGGCTTACGCCGCAATTTCTCTCTATCACCAGGTTCTTCGTAGATGCCTTCTCCCCCGCGCCGAGACTACTTGCCCGAGTGCAACGACCTGCGGGTACCCCTTGCCGACTTCCAAGCCCAGTTCTGCGAGAGGTGCGTGCAGCCCGAGTGCTCCCGGAGCCAGTATGGCAAAAGCCGGTTCGACCAGCGCGTAAGCACCTGGACCGAAAGGCTTTTCGAGAAGGTACCGCGCATGGACCCGCACGACCCGCGGTACTTGCCGATCCACAACGCCCCCTTCAAGATGATCGACGGGGCCCGCGCCCCTTCGGTCCGCTCGAACTGGGTCGATCCCAGGGAAATCGCCGACCCAAAGCCCGCCCCCAAGGTGGCTTTGCCGGCGGTTTCTTCGCCCAAAGTCGTTCCCCCTGTCACATTCGAGGCACCCGCCTCGTCTGAGGTACCCGCCGAAGCCCCCCAGGCTCCGGCCGAGGCCCCTCCCTCTGTAACGAGGGGGCCCCGTCCGGCCCCCTCTCCTCTCGCCCTCGGTAACACGCCCCCGCCCCCCAAAATGCTTCCGGGGGCTGAAAAGGCCGCCGAAAAGCCCGATGCGTGGGCTAGCCCGACCCAAACCCCCTCCCCTGCTCTTCCCGGAGAGCGAGTAATAAAACGAGGAGCCCGGGTGAAGTTGGGCGGAAGCGGTGTAGAGTGAGCCAGCCGCACGCAACAGCGAGCCCGCAAGGAGAACGAAGATGGCGATGGATTTCCAGGTCACGATCAAGAAGGACGGCAAGACGGTGGTGGAGGTTCTCGACCGGAAAGAGCACCTCTGCTCCGACATCTACAAGGTGACGGCGCGTCTCGGGGTGCAGCTCTCCGACGAGGAGCTGCCCGACTGCGCCCAGCCCGTCCACATCACCTCGGAAGAGGGCTGAGCCCTCCTACGGTCCAGGCCGCCTCGCTCTCAGAGGAGGCGGTCTACCCTTCTCTCTCCTGCATCCTGCTTCAACCAAGGAAGACACCCATACCATGAGCCACCGCGTCACCGTCCAGACCGACATGAAGGATCGCTCGATCGCCCTCAACGCCCTCAAGGCGGCGGGGATCGACTACCGCGAGAGCGGCAACAGCATCACCCTGCTCTCGGGGCAGTACAACAACGCCACGCTGAACCTGGCCACCGGCCAGATCACGGGCGACACCGACTGGGGCCACGACAGCTCCAAGCTCGGCCTGCTCCGCCAGCACTACGGCGAGGCCAAGTACCGCGCCGAGGCCGTCAAGCAGGGCATCGAGATCACGAGCCGCTCCGTCAACAAGGACGGCGACGTGGTCCTGATGTGCCGGATGGGCTTAGCAGCCCGCGGCCTCGGGTGAGGCGCCCGTCAAACGGTGCCCCCGAGGCCGGCCGCGGGCGGCCTTTAGGTCGCGTCCGCCAGAGAACGAAGGAGGCTCGGCCTAAAACGGTCGGGCCTCTCTCGTTTCCGGTGTAGAAAATCGAGAGACCGCAAGCGAGACCGAGAGAAGAGGAGACCAAATCAGATGAACCCCGAGCTTGTCCACCACCTGCGCAGCCTGACCCGCCTCGTCTACGTCGTGACCGAGGAGGAAGACCGCTTCCTCACGAAGTTCCACGAGGCGATGAAGAAGCACGAGGCGCGGATCTGGGTCTTCAACCCCGCTCTCGGCCTCCAGCCGATCGGCACGCTCGTGCGCGACTGGTCGACAAGGGCGCACGCCGTGAACGAGCAGTGCGCGACCATCAACGACGCCCTGATCCAGATTTACAAGGACGACCCGAAGGATCAGGAGCACTTCTACATCATCACCGACCCGGACAGGTACTTGACCGATCCGCACGTCCAGCGGCGCATCCTGAACATCGTTCACCAGGTCCACAACGATGTCCGCATCGTCAAGTGCATCCTGTTCGTGGGTCAGCGCCGGGTCATCCCCGAGAAGCTCCAGCGCTACGTCGAGGTCGTCCACGACAAGGGCCTGACCGACGAGGAGATCAGCCAGCTCGCCGAGCACTACTGCAAGCTGCTCCGGACGGCCGTGCCGCCGAACCCGACCCAGCTCTTCAAGGGCCTCACCAGCTACGAGCTGGAGCAGTCGATCACCCAGTCGGTGGTCAAGACGAAGAAGGACCCGACGAACGCGCGCAGGGTCGACCCCGACTTCATCCGGGACTACCGGCGCAAGAACCTGATGAAGACCGACCTCATCAACTGGGTGGACACCGAGAACTTCTCGATCGACTCGGTCGGCGGCATCGGGCGCTTCAAGGAGTGGGCGAAGCAGGCGGGCGCGTGCTGGACCCCCGAGGGCCAGAAGTTCGGCCTGAAGCCGCCGCGCGGCGTGCTCCTGGTGGGCGTGTACGGCTGCGGCAAGAGCCTCAGCTCCAAGGCGCTCGCGAAGCTCTGGGGGGTGCCGCTGGTTCAGCTCGAACTCGGCAAGCTCATGTCCTCGGGCGTGGGTGACTCCGAGAACAACCTCTACCGGGCCCTCCGCATCATCGAGGGCGTCTCGCCCTGCATCGTGTGGATCGACGAGGCCGAGAAGAGCCTGTCGGGCTCGCAGTCCTCGGGCCGCTCCGACGCGGGTACCACGAGCCGCGTGCTCGGCATCCTGAGCACCTGGGTGCAGGAGAACAACAGCCAGGTCAGCTTCGTCATGACGGCCAACAGCCTGAAGACCCTGCCGGCCGAGATGGTCAACCGCATGTCGGAGAGGTTCTTCTTCGACATCCCGAACGAGACCGACCGGATCGACATCCTCAAGATCCACCTCCTCAAGAACGGCCAGAACCCCGAGAACTACAACCTGGCCGATCTCGCCGAGGCGTCGAAGAACCTGGTCGGCCGCGAGATCGAGCAGGCCATCGAGTCGGCCATGATGAAGAGCTTCGTCGCGAAGAAGGCCGCTCTCGACGAGGAGATCCTGAAGAAGGACCTCGCCAAGAAGCCGCGCATCATCAGGACGATGGCCGACGACATCAAAGAGATCCTCGACTGGGTGGGCTACGACGAGGAGGCCGACGACGGCGTCCGGGCGAGGCTCGCCTCTGACCACCGGAGCGAGCACTTCAAGATGCTCTCGGGTGGCGGCGGCGGTTTAGCAGCGGCTCTCTCGGTCCCTCGGTCTCGGTAGGCGGCGTGTATCGAAAGCGGTACACGCCGCTTTCTTATTTCTGGGCCCCTTGGTAGAGTGGCCATTTGAAAGGGCTCCGAGAATGAGCAACCTGGTAACGACGAGAGACCGCATCGCCCCCCATGTCGATGTCGCGGTTCGTACGACCGGTAACCCCCACCGGGACCACCTGCTGACGGCCCGGCGTATCGTTCGCGAGGTGGCCGAGGTGGGCGAGGTCTTCACGGCGGCGAAGGCCGAGGGGCTCTCGGCGGCCGACTTGGCTGCTCGGCTCGAACCGGTGATGGGCCCTCACCTTCGGGCAGAAGGGCAAGACCTGACGCAGCTCTGCACCTACCTGGCCGATGAGTTCGCCCAGATCGGCGACAGCGTCTTGCTCATCGACCCTTCGACCGGGAGGGCCATCGCCCGCGTCTCAGACCAGGACTTCTACCAGCCGGCCAAGGTCCTTCGCGAGGACGGCACGCTTGCTACCCCGGCCAAGCGCCTCCGGCCTGAGCTGGAGGGCTTCATCATCCAGTGGACCTTCGACAGGTCCCGCGAAGTCGAGACACGCGACCGGGCCCTTGCCAGGCTCCCCCAGACGCCCCTGCTCATCGAGAAGGGCGACCGGCGCGTGCTCTTTACGACCCGTGAGGGGCGGGCCGCTCTCGCCCGTGATGTGGCTGAGGAGCTGCCCCGGCTTCTGACGTTTTGGTGCGGCGGTGCTCCCCGGGGCTTTCTCTCCCATGTCGCCTTCGAGGCCCCCGAGGGCGAAGGCTGGACGGAGCTTTCGCCTACGACGGTCTCGGGTACCTCGGGTCTGTCGCTTATCGACCCGAGGACGAAGAACCTCCGCCAGGACCCCATGACAACCATCCTTGCGACCACGGCGGCCGGGTGGGTTCGGGATCTCGCGACGACGCTTGTTCTCCATGCTCGTGAGCGCGAGACTCCGGGGCCGGTACCGCTCGCTGAGGTCGATCTCTGGGCAGGGGATTTCTGGGTAGCCTCCCCGAATGCGGCCTTGGCCCTTCAGCGCAGCGTCCCCGGCCTCGATCTCCTCACGATCGGCGTCTCGCCGGACATGGTCCTGGGTCTTCGTGGCGAAGCGGTCCGGGTTGTCATCGACGAGGGGGCCTACGGTACCGAGCACCGGGAGGTCTTCGATCGTTGGGAGGTTCGGTCGGTCTGCTCGATGCGTGTGTGGGTGAAGTGGGATGCGGTCGCCTTCGCTCCCGTGTCTGTGGCCCCTTCTGGACAGTCGGTCGAAGTCCGCTCGAAAAACCACTGATGAAGAGCGGCATGGGAGAGGACCTCTCCGCCATGCCGCTCGTTTCGTACGTCGTTCGCGCCCCCGCCGAAGAGTCGTTCCCCGAGCTGCTTGTCATGCTCGACCGGGGGGTCAACGTCTTCAATGCGCTCGTCCCTGACCTCGGGGCTTTCGCCGAGGAGCTGCGGGCAAGGGGTGTAGAGATCCTCGAAGCCAATGTGCTCGACGAGGAACCGGAAGCTCAGTTCGAGAGCCGCGAGGCAATGCTCGAAGGGCTCCAGAGGGGCGAGCACGGCCCGTACATGTTGCCCGCCTTGGAGGACGTGTAATGCAGATCCGGAAGTCTCACAAAAAGACACTGCCTGATGTTCGGGGGGAGATCGTGGCGTTCTTCAAGAGGAACTTCCATCGGCCCGTGTTCATCGGGCAGGTGGCCATAACCATCGGCTGCTCGTTGGCGGATACCGAAGCGTTCTTCGACGCCCTCTGCCACGAGGGTACCCTCCGGCCCCTCTCGCCGGAAGAGGCGAAGAGGGCGGGTATCGAGCATGGCTTTCTGCTCGTGGGCGTCACCAAGGCCCCTTGAGCCGGTGTAGGCTGCCCCCATGGGCGGCGTTCGTGCAAGGAAAAACACTCTCGTTCTGCTCGTCCGGGCTTACCTGACGGCGGGCCTTCTCACACCCGAGCAAGCCCACGTCTTCGAGACGATGTTCCGGAGGTGCCGGACGCCAGGCGAGCAGGACCAAGTCAGGTCGGCGCTCCGGACGCAGCTCGACGGATGGAAGGACGAGAGCGACCGCTTCGCGAAGGTCCTTCAGATCGCCAACGATTTCGGCGAAGAGGCGGACGACGACGAGGACCCTCCGGCCCTCCGGGAGGCCCTTGCTAAGTCACGTATACGGCTTGGTAAGGCATGAGCGAGCCCGTGTCGCACGAAACCGGTGTCCAGGAAGAGGAAGCAGGCGAGGAGCAGCTTGCCTGGTCTTACGACATCGAGGAACCGTGCCCTACCGACCCACCTTCCTGACCGACTCCGACGAAGTCCTGGGGGCCTTCCAAGAGGCCGTCTTCCCGCTCATCGAGCGTCTTTTCGGGCGAACCTACCGCCAGGAGGACTTCACGACGTGGGATATCTTCGAGGTGCTCTCTCCCGAGGAGCGCGCCGAAATCCTTCCTCTCATCCGAGCCCCCGGCTTCTGCCAGAGCATCAAGCCCTACCCCGAAGCTCAGGACGCGATCCGAGAGATCCGCTCCTTCGCCTACACTCACGTCGTCACGGCCCCCTTCTCCAAGGCCCTGACGTGGATGGGTGAGCGCGAGGAGTGGCTCTGCGATCACTTCGGCTTCGAGCCCGACGACATCTACCACGCCCGACGCAAGGCGAACGTGTGGGGCGACGCCTTCCTCGACGACAAACCCACGACGGTGCAGGCGTGGTCGGAGAAGTGGTCGGATGGGGTGCCCATGCTCTGGCATATCCCCAATACCAGGACCTACCCTCTCGACCACTTTCGGGTCACGTCGTGGGACGAGGTCATCCGGAACGTCCACGCCCTCACGCGAAAGTAGCCCCTATGCCCCCCATCGTGTACGAGACTGGCATTGACGAGATCGACGCTTTGGTGGGGGGCTTCGAGGCCGGGGTCATCACTGATCTGCGCTACCCCCCGGGGCACGGGGGCTCGGCCTTCTGTCGTACCGTTGCCCGGGCCCTTGGCGCTCGGCAGGGTACGCCAGGCGTCTACCTGACGCCAGACGGGGTGGCTTACGAGCTGGGGTTGCCCCCGAATCGGGTCGTGTTTGGCACGGCGGCAAGCTTCCCCCACCTTCAGGAGCACGTCTCCCGTGCTGTGCGGCAGGCCGTGCCCTTCGTGATCGTGGACCCGATCAACGAGATCACGACGCAGGCCCGCATCGAGGTAGGGGCCTGGGCCAAGGCCCTCAGCGCCTCGCTCACCCAAATCCGGCGGACGCTCTCGGGGTCGAGCACAGCGCTCATCCTGGCCTTGCGGGCGGCCCCTGCGACGACTCTGGCCCCCGGCGTGGTCCCAACCCTTCAAGGGCCCATGTCGCTCGCCCATGCCGCCAATAAGCGGCTCATTCTGGTGCGGGACCCCGAGACCAACGAGACCACGCTCTCTCTGGTCAAACCCACGCGGGATCAGCGCCGGACCATCCTCAAGTTTTCCGGAGGTTTCTACGGCTTCACTCCCGAAGTCGTCGAGCCCGAAGCACCCACAACAACCCGCTTCGACAGGGATGATATCGTATGAAACAGTACCAGGACCTCGTCCGTCACGTTCTGAATGTCGGAACCCGCAAGGAGAACCGAACCGGCGTCGACACCCTCTCGACCTTCGGCTACTTCTACGAGCACGACCTCCGCGAGGGCTTCCCCCTGCTCACAACCAAGGCCGTGAGCTGGAAGAACATCGTCGTGGAGATGTTGTGGTTCTTGTCGGGGCAGACGGATATCGGCATTCTGAAGCGACACAACTGCAAGTTCTGGGACGCCTGGGCCGATCCTGAGACGGGCAAGGTACCCTCGGCCTACGGCAACTTCTGGCGGCATTTCCCGACGCACAGCGAGGAGGTCCACGACTCTCCTGGACAGCCCGACTACGGCCAACCCTTCATCGACGCTTCCTACAATGACCAGATCGCCTGGGTCATCGACACCCTGAAGCGGGACCCGATGAGCCGGCGATGCGTCGTGTCAGCCTGGGCTCCGGGCAACGCGCAGACCTCGAAGCTCCCCCCGTGCCACAGCCTCTTCGTGCTGAACGTCCAGAACGACAGCCCTCGAACCCGCGTCGTCCACTACGGGACCAATGACGGCTCCACGCCTGTGTGCAGCATCTCCGGTTACGACTGTGACCGCGACCTGGCCTGCGCCCAAAAGCTCGCTCCCGGGCAGAAGTGGTGCCACAACTGCCAGCGGGCCCTCCAGAAGATCCACGGCCCCCAGCACTTCCAGAATCCGCCCGGCTCGGACGATGAGAGCCCGCGACAGAGGCTCTGCCTGCACCTGACCCAGAGGTCGGCAGACGTGGCCCTCGGAGTGCCCTACAACATCGCGTCCTACGCCCTCTTGATGCACCTCATCAGTCGTTTTACGGGCATCGAGCCGGGCATCTTCGGGCACACGCTGATCGACGCCCACGTCTACACAAAGAAGCCTGACGGGTCGATGTCCGAGTACGACCATGTCCCGGGGCTGGTCCAGCAGCTCGTGCGGGACCCCCGACCCCTGCCCACGCTCACCATCGACGAGAGCATCAAGACGCTCGCCGACGTAGAGCGGCTCATGGGGCCGGAGGTCACGACCGACGAGATCATGGCCCTTTTCAAGCTCGAAGGTTACGATCCGCACCCGGCGATCAACTTCAAGGTGGCTGTCTGACGGATGAAGGTCGAGCACGCGAGACGTAACGTGAGGAAGCGGGGCCCGGGCGAGAAATGGGCCCGGTACCTGCCGTGGAACGCACGAGGCGACCGGAAACAACGGCGCATCTTGAAGACCCGCCTCACCCGTGCGCGCCGGCTGCTCGACCGTGTCCTAGAGAAAGCAGGCGACGATGGCCAGGCGTAAACCACCCCAGGTACCCGATGAGGTACTGGAAGCGTGTATTCAGACCGAGACCCGTAATCTGCGGGAGATCGCGGCTCAGAACCACGACTTCATCCGGGAGAACTACACGAGCGCCGTCGACCCGAAGACGGGTACGGTGACCGAAGAGAGCGCCAGGGGGTGTGCCACTCACCTTGTCACCCAACGGTACAAGGACGGGTGGTGCAGCGTGTGCGGGGGCGATGCCGTCCTCTGCGCCCCGAGGCACGCAAAGAACCGAAGCTGCTACTAGGCCGGTGTAGAGGGGGCATGGCCGCTGGCTGGTACAAGTTCACGGTGTCGAGCAACGGGACCGAGGAGACGTGGGAGTACGTCCACGAATCCTACAGCAACGACGAGATCGAAGAGTGGGCCCGGGAGTGGGCCAGCGGGACCTCGATCGGAACCCTGCGCGACTTCTACACGGTCAACTTCGACGGCCCGCTGCCTCTCCCGCCCGAGGTCCGGGCGGCCAAGATCAAGAAGTACCAGGATCAGATCCGGGGCGCCGAATCCATGCTTCTGCTTCTGACGAAGGGCGAGTAGCCATGAATCACGGTCTCGTTCTTCTACGCAAGGGCTCGCTTCCGTCAGCCGAGACCATCGAGGGGCACCTTCGGGAGATCGTCGCTCAGCGGTGGGGCGACGCGGCCAAGGTCGAGTCGTCCGCCGCAGGCGACTTCGAGTCAGCGGCCACGGGGCATTGGCACATTTCCTCGCCCCTGGTCCCGTATTTCAGCCTCTCGGTCTGGATCGTCAACTCGAAGCGCATCGAGACCCGCAGGGGCCCCGGCGACTTCAGCTCGTGGCTCCAAACCTACGTCCAAGATGCACTTGCCGCGAAGCTCGGGGCCCGCTGCGGGGACGACGGGATCTCCGACAGGTGGGAGCCCAACCCTCAGAAGTATGCTCTGTTCGAGACGTGGTTCTTCGAGTGCTACGGCCGTCCGGGTTACGAGGCGTTCGTCCGGCACCTCTACGAGCAGACCATCGCGGAGGTTCCGCCGGAGCTTCTTGCTGTGAGGCCCACATGACCAACCACGGGTTCGTCTACGCCGACAAGAAGCCCTTTCCGCCCGGCTACAAGATCGAGTCGCATCTTCGTGCGATCGTCCAGGGCGTGTGGGGGAGCGGGGCCGAGGTCACCAAGGTCTCGGACCGCGGCTACCGGTGGGTCGTCGCCGTGCCTCGGGTTGCTCTCGCCGAGCTGTCGATCTGGCGGGTGAGCCCTCACGTCATCGAGATGCGCAAGGGGGAGGGAGAGTTCTCCTCTTGGATGCAGACGTACATCCGGGCGAGCCTCGCGAGCCGGTTCGAGGGCAAATGTGGCGACGAGAGCACCGAAGAGCGGTGGGACCCCGAGCCCGAGAAGTACAGCACGTTCGACAAGTGGTTCTGGGCCACCCACGTTCGCTACCGGAACCTCACGAAGGAGCTGTACGACATCGTAACCCAGGGCATTCCGCCTGCTCTGCTCGGTGTCAAAGAAGGCTGACCCATGCAGACCTACGACCCGGCCGTGTGCGTGACCTTCCGCAAGACCAAGGAGCAGTGGGGCGCCCTGTCGAACATGGCGCCGGGCTTCCCTATCCGGCTCCCCGACCTCACGGTTCCGTCGAGCGAGGCGCTTTACCAGGCGTGTCGCTTCCCGGCCCATCCCCAGGTACAGACGCCGATCCTCATCGAGAAGAACGCGATGGCGTCGAAGATGCTCAGCAAGCCTCACCGGCACCTGACCCGGCCGGACTGGGAAGAGCCGGCGCCAGGGGTGCGGGTCGAGATCATGCGCTGGGCTCTTCGGGCCAAGTTGCTCTTTCACCCGACCACGTTCGGCGACCTTCTCATGTCGACGGGCAAGGTCCCGATCGTCGAGGACTCGCACAGGGACCGCTTCTGGGGGGCCGTGCGGGGGCCCGACGGCTCCTTGGTCGGGGAGAACATGCTTGGTCAGCTCCTCATGGCCCTTCGCGAGGAAGTCCGCGAGCGGGGCATCCCCACGTTCGTTTCACCTCCGGTCGTCCCTGACTTCTTGCTTCTCGGCCAGCCGGTACCCACGCTTACCCGGTAGGCACCCTCTCGAAAGGAACCCGTCATGGGCCTCAGCCAAGTTCCCGTCTACATCTGCGACGACTGCAAGACCCCGGTGCATCAGCCCCGTGGGGCCTTGCTGGTGCCGGCGACTGTCAGCTTCGTCGGGGGCCAGGGGGCTCCCGAGCCCATCGTGACGGGTAGCCGGGACCGGGTCATCTGCCTCGACTGCTTGCGGAAGAAGGTGCCCGGGCTGGTCAAGGAGGTCCGGGTCGAGGTGCCCGTTCCGATCCGCAAGCCCGAGCCCGAGTACCGCCCCCCGCCGGAGCCCTCGTACAACTACGATGACCGGTGGACCAGCTCCTCGGGCCGGTCGGGTTCGGGCGGGGCCTCGGGCCGTCCGCTCCTGACGGTGGTGGCCCCCACGGGCGTCGTGGCCTCGCTGACCCGCAACCCGTCATGGTCTTTCTGACCCACGAGCCCGCGGCCGAGCTTCTGGTGGTCCAACTCCAGCCCTGGGCCGACCAGATGGCTACCCGCTTCGGCCGGCCCGTCTATCTGGTCGGCTCGTCGCTTCGGATGGCCGACCCCCGGGATGTGGACGTGCGCGTCGTGGTCTCAGACGAGGAGTTCCGAGCCCGCTACGGAGACCCTGTCGCGTGGGGAGAGGCGCTTTGGTGGCCGAACCGCAACGACGGATCGATCCGTTACTGCATGGACGTAGGCGACCTCTCGCGCGAAGCCTCGATTCAGCTCCGGCTGAACATCGACTTTCAGGTTCAGCCCCCTTCGGAGGCCCGCCGGCATCTTTGCGCCGAGGGGTCAAACAAGATCGACCTCGGGCCGAATCGTAGGCGGCGCCTCGACACGTCGTTGCATCCCGAGGTTATGCTCTTTTTACGGGAGAGACCGTGACGTTTTACATTTTTGACAACGGAGATTCCTACGACGGCCATGCTGTCTACTTCGTTGAGGTCGATGACGCTCGCTACCCGGATGCCAAGTGGGTCGAGGAGGTGGCGCTCGCCTACTTCCAGATCAGCTCTTACTCGTCCGTTCAGGATCGTTACCCCGAGCTTCGGGCCAAGCCTTTTCTGATGGCGGTAGTCCGAAGCGATGCGATCGAGTGGCGGCAAGGCGACAAAGACACGCTCGCCTCGCTGGTCTTCCCTGCGACCTTCCTCGATACGGATTACGACCTGGTGCCCGAGGAGTACAAGGGCGAGGGGAGCAGCATCCGAGAAGTGTGGCCTCGCGATATCGTCGAGAAGTACAGCACCCTCGCTCCCATCTGGGCAACGTGGCCCAAGGTCTATCGAGACCGGCTCGTGGCCGACTGGAAAGAGCATTACCAAAGAAACCCCCTGCCCTGGATCATCCCTTACCTCGATGTGCTGGGGGACGTGCCGTGAACCAGGCGGAGGTGCAGGACCGGATCGTCCAAGACCTCCTTCGAGGCGAGAACGTGCTCGTGGGGGCCTACGACCATCGGCAGGCCCAAGACTTTCTGCGAGGCGTCCGAGAGAGGCTCGATCGGGTTGCCCCGCGGCTCAAACTGCGGAGGAACACGGCAAACAACATCGAACTCTCGCACGGCGCCTGGGTGCGGGCTCTTTCGCAGCAAAACGAGACCTCGTGGAGAGGCTTCCGAGCGCGAGCCTATCTCTACGACAACCGCAGCCGCCAGTGGGACGATCACCCGGACTTTTACGTGCTGCCTGAGAGGTACCTCACCGGCACGGCCCAACGAAGGGAGACCCGCCCCGTTCCTTACTGCCCGACGCGGTTCGAGCGCATCAACGAGATCGATGGGCGGGAGCCGGTGGTTTAGCTATCGAACGACGTTCGGTAGCCATGGTCTACCGAGCTTCTCCGCGCCGGGTCGCAGCCCGTCATATCCTCGCAAAGACGGACTTTAGCGTCGAGCTGCGCAAGATGGAGGCCCTCGTCAAGACCGACGACTGGGATGCGATCCGGAGCCTCACTCACAAGGTGGCCGACAAGCTCTCGCTTCGGATCGATAGCGGAGGGGTTCGGCCCCAAGGCGGGTGGGTGGGGCACCTCGACGATGACGAGCGGACCCGGCTCAACGCCGTGGCTGAGGCGATGGTCAGTCTGGAGCAGGAGACGGGCTACGCGAAGTACACGATCCAGCGTCTCTCACGGGAGACCACCCCCGAGGGCGGCATCCTCGCCTTCCGGGAGAAGGTCGAGAAGCGGATCGGGTGGCTTGCCGAAGCTCTCGACGATCTCGGCCCGGTGGCCTTCGATGTCGATGACGAGTTCAAGCACGGGCCCTTCCGGGTCGTGCTCATGCCCGACGCCATCGGGGGCGAGGACGAAGCGTTTGCCCTCCTCGACGCGGTCTCGTCGAAGCTCCGGGGCAAATTCCCCGATGTGCTCTACGGCAAGGTCTACGTCCGGCGGAAGCTCGTCGCCCGGGACATGGACGCTTTCAGCCGGGCCTCGCAAGGGGGTACCTACGACCGGAAGAGCGACACGGTCACGATCAGCATCGAAGCCCTCGGGAGCATGGATAACGTGGGGGCGCTGATCCACGAGTTCGGGCACCGGTACGAGCACAAGTTCCTCAACGGGCCGAAGAAAGACCTCTTCATCGAGCTGTCGACCGTGGGTGAGGTTCGGCGCGAGTCGTTCTCGCTGTCCGAACGCAAGCAGTTCGTCGAGGACGCCATGGCCATGCTCCAGCCCTCGAACCCCGACTTTCGGCTCTTCAACATGTCGGACCGGGCGAATGACTGGTTCGTGAGCCACCCGGAGAACAAGAAACTTTGGGACCTGGTGAACGCGATCGAGGACAGGAAGGATTTCTCGTTGGTCGAGGAGTTCCGCGAGACCCTCGGGATGTTTGGCAAGAGCGGAGATGTCGAGCTTGTGATCTCCGACTATGGCCGGAAGCCCCTGCACGCGAGCAGCTACGGGGCGACGAAGTGGACGGAGAACTTCGCCGAGACCTTCCGTCTCTTCGTGACTGGGGGCCAGCTCCCCGAGCCTCTCGAACGGTTCATGCGCGATCTCTGAGCTTATCCCAAGACGCGCCGGTGTAGAGGGGCGGTATGCCCCAACCCTCTCCGACGCTCGGACTCATCGTGGCCATGGACCCCCGGGGGCTCATCGGCCTGAACGGCACCATCCCTTGGAAGAAGCCCGCCGACATGCGCCGATTCAAGGCCAAGACGATGGGCTCGAACCTGGTGATGGGGCGAGCCACCTGGGACTCGATCGGCCGGCCGCTCCCGGGCCGTACGATCTACGTCGTCAGTCGTACCCCCGAGGCCGTGAAGGGCCAGGGCGAGACGGTCATCGCCTGCGGCTCGCTCGAAGAGGCGATGGAGAAGAACGCCGCGACGGGCAAGACGCTCATCGTGGCCGGCGGCGCGGACATCTACCGGCTGGCCATCGAGCGGAAGTACGTGGCCTGGATCGATCTGACCGTCGTTCACGAGGTGACGCAGACCTCTCCGACCGACAAAACGGTCTACTTCGGGTCGGAGCTGTTCAACGGCTACGAGCTTCTCGACAGTTTCCAGCACGAGTCGACCGAGAAGAACGCCGAAGACGAGTCGCTGACGCACAGCCTCTACAAGGTCAAGCCGTGAACACCTTCGCCGTCGAGTCGCTGCCCGGCGAGCACCCGAAGACGACCGCCCGTGTGGTGCTCGAAGCCTTGGAGGCGGCTGGCGTTCGGGTCGCCTCCATTCACCTGCTCGGGGCCATCGAGATCGGGTCGAAGCCCTTCGAGCGGTATCAGATCGCCGAGTCCGTCGATCTCGGGCCCGTCCTCTCGGCCTTGCACCAGGCGGGCCGGGGCTACATCACCCTCGAAGGGGGCAAGTTCGCGTTTCGCAAGGCGGGCAAGACCGGCAACGTTTCGTCGTCAACCATGCTGACTTTCACGGCTCGTTTCTACCAAACCTTCCGCGGCAACGCGGTCGCCTACTGGGAAAGGCAGTTTCTATGAGCGTCGAGATCGAACGCAAGTACCTCGTGGACCCCGAGAAGCTCCCTCCTCTCTCGAACGGGATGCCGCTGGAGCAGGGCTACCTTGCCCGTAACCCCTGGGTGCGCGTGCGTGTCGGCCCCGAGAAGGCGTGGTTCACGGTCAAGACCTCGGGCAACCTCGTCCGCAGCGAGTGGGAGTGGGAGATCCCGCGCAAGGACGGCATGGAGATGATGGTCCTTGCCAAGGGCAAGCTCACGAAGGAGCGCTACCACCTCTACCACGCCGGCAAGCTCTGGGAGGTAGACCGCTTCACCGGCGCCCACGACGGCCTTTGGCTCGCCGAGATCGAGCTGAAGGCCGAGGACGAGACGTTTGAGGAGCCCCCCTGGCTCGTGCGCGAGGTGACCGAGGACCCGCGCTACTCGAACGCGGCCCTGGCCGAGATGGGGCGGGCCCCGTGAGCGAGCCTGACTGGGCGGCCCGGACCGCCGAGGTCGAGCGGGCGATGGAGCGCGCGAAGGCCAGGCACTCGGCCGATCTGGATCAGGCATACGACCGCGGCGTGGCCGAGGCGCTGAGGGAGGTTCTGCCCCCCTTCGACGACATGGCCTTGCTGCTCACTTCGTCGGGGAGCTGTGCGAACCTGACCGAGGGCCTGCGGCTCATCGGCAAGAAGGCGGCTGCCATCCGGGCCGCAGCGGGGCTCAAATGAGCAAGACACGCGAAGAGCTGGAAGCCGAGGCGGGCCATTTCGTCTCGGGATCGTGCGTCGGGGAGTTCTGTTCTGCCTGCTACCAGACCGCCAGGGTCAAGGTTCCGGCCAAGCACAAGCTGGGCGAAGAAATCCCGTTCGACGACCCGAACCCTCGCCGGCACAACTTGACGGCCTACGTGTGCTGCGCGCACTTCCGGGGGGTCGTGGGGCCGGCCGCGCCGTGTCAGCCCGAGGGCCCCGATACCGACATGGGGATCTGACTTCGCTGGCCTAGTCTTCTTTTGAGGAAGGCTAGGTCATGAAGGTCGCCGCGATCCAGTTTGCCCCCGAGTTCGGCGCCAAGCGCAAGAACCTGATCCGCCTCGCCCGTCTCGTCCAGCAGGCCGCGGGCGCGGGGGCAAAGCTTATCGTTCTGCCCGAGCTGGCGGCGACGGGCTACTCGTTCATGCACGCCCGGGAGGCCGAGCCTTTCGCCGAAGTCGTCACCGAGGTCAAGCCGACGGGCGGCCTCGTGTCCCCGGGCGAGTCGAGCACCGAGCTGATGATGGGCCTCGCGAGCAAGCTCGGGGTCACGATCATCTGGGGCCTCATCGAGAAGGACTACGGGACGGGCAAGCTCTACAACAGCCAAGTCCTCGTCGAGCCGGATGGGTCCTTCGACAGGTACCGCAAGGTCAACCGCTGGGGAAATGACTTTCTCTGGGCCCAGCCCGGCAACGGCAACCCCCCGGTCGTGAAGACAGCGCTCGGAAAGCGCGTCGGGATGCTGGTCTGCCGGGACGTTCGCAACAAGAAGGGTGAGAGCGACACGGCCTTTTACGAGAAGGGCGACGCCGACATCGTGGCCTTTTCGGCCAACTGGGGCGACGGCGGGTTTCCGGCGACGACATGGATGGAGTTCGCGCAGGACAACAAGACCTGGCTCATCGTCTCGAACCGCTACGGCAAAGAGACGTGCAACAACTTCGGCGAGGGCGGGGTGGCCGTCATCTCCCCCGAGGGCGAGGTGTTCTGCGAAGGGCTTCAGTGGAGCCGCGACTGCATCGTCTACGCGGAGGTACCCTGATGGTCTGGTGTGCCACGGTCTCGGCCGTTTACGTTCGCTCGGACGCAGGGGTGTGGTGGTCGGTCGACCGCAAAAAGCTGGGCCTGCTTCTTGCCAAGATCGCCATGGGGGAAGAGGTCAGGATGCGCTCGTTCGGGGCCCACCCGGTCGAGATCATGCTCGACAACGAGGCCCCTCGCTATCGCCCGTTCGACTGGTCGCGAGACGAGCTAGACGAGGCGCTCGAAGACATCCGGCTCGGCCGTCTGCCGGCTCGATCGGAAACGGTGTAAAACGGAAGCATGAGCGATTCGACCCAGCAGCAGCCACCCAAGCCCCCGAAGTGCTCGTTCTGCGGCCGTCCGCGGAACGAGGTGAAAAACCTGGTCGGGCCTCAGAAGCCGCCGGAGGGGGAGTCCCCCGCATTCATCTGCAACCGCTGCGTTTCGCTGGCTTACGAGAGCCTGTCGGCGGGCGCGAAGAAGGCCGAGTTCGAGGCGCCGAAGAACGAGGAAGCCCTTCGCAAGCCGAAGGAGATCAAGTCCTTCCTCGATCAGTACGTGATCTCGCAGGACCGCGCCAAGATCGACATGTCGGTGGCGATCTACAACCACTTCAAGCGCCGCGAGGCGAAGAAGAACCCTTCCGAAACCACGGTCAAGGAGGGCGAGAAGGAGATCGAGCCGGTCGAGATCGACAAGGCCAACATGATCCTGCTCGGGCCCTCGGGTACCGGCAAGACCCACATCGCCAGGACCATCGCGCGCCTGCTCAAGATCCCCTTCTTCGTCGGCGACGCCACACGTCTCACCCAGGCGGGCTACGTCGGTGACGACGTGGAGACCCTGCTCCAAGGGTTGATCCGGGACGCGGGCGGCGACATCGCCCGGGCCGAATGGGGCATCATCTTCGTGGACGAGATCGACAAGATCGCGCGCCGTTCGGGTCGTGAGCGGTCGGGCTACCGGGACGTGTCGGGTGAGGGCGTGCAGCAGGCGCTTCTCAAGCTCATCGAAGGGGGCAAGGTGGCCGTGCCCCGGGCCGACAGCAAGAACGTGGGGGCGATGACCGTCTCGGACGTGATCGACACCACCAACATCCTCTTCATCTGCGCCGGGTCCTTCGCTGGCATCGAAGAGGACGTGCTCCGCCGGGTCAACAAGCGGGCGGCGCTCGGGTTCGGGGCTGCCGACAAGCAGAAGATCCCCCCGGAAGAGGTCTACAAGATGGTGACCGAGGACGACGTGCTCGACTTCGGTATCATCCCCGAGCTGAAGGGCCGTTTGCCGGTCCTGACCTCGACCTACGCCCTCACCGAGGACGAGATGATGCGCGTGCTCGTCGAGCCGAAGAACAGCATCATCAAGCAGGTCCAGGCGCTCTTCGCCATGGACGGGGTCTCGCTCCAGTTCGAGCCCGAAGCTCTCCGGGCCATCGCCCGCGAGGCGTGCAAGAGCCCCACCGGAGTCCGGGCCCTGCGCACGGTGGTCGAGCGGGTTCTCGCCAAGTTCTTCTACGAGGTGCCGGGGGACGAGACCGTCGAGGCGATCATCATCACCGAGGCGGCCGTCTCGGGCAAGGGCGAGCCGCTGGTCAAGACGCGCGAAGCTCCGCCCGCCCCGCCGGTGGCTCAGCAGGCGTTAGGGCTCTGTTCTTTTGATGGGGCGGGACCTTTCGAGGACCCGCCCCCATGCCTTTTTCCGATCACCTTTCGCGACGGATCGCCCGAGCCTACATCGCCCGGAGTGAAAGCCTGATCCCGCACCTGCTCGTTCGTCTGAGCATGGAGCACCCGTCGGAAAAGGCCCTGAAGAACTACCTTCACGAGCACCCGAATGCCGACAAGTCCAAGCACCACGTCAAGGAGCATGACGACGAGGGCGGGCACGACGAGCACGGGGAGAAGGAAGAGAAGAAGAGCTGGAAGGACCGGCTGAAGGACCTGTCGGGCAAGGCCAAGAGCTTTCTCGACAAGGCTCCGAAGGTCGCCAAGCAGTTCGTCGAAGATCCGGCCTTCCGCCGCAAGAGCCTCATCGAAGCCCACGACAAGCTCGAAGCCGCTCCGGCCGCGATGGTCAAGAGCCTCGTGAAGACGGTGAAGGAAGAGGTCCACGAGTTCAAGGAAGCGGGGCAGGGGATCGCGGCCGTGATGAAGGGCGGCAAGATGACCCCTCACCAGAAAAAGGCCCTGAAGACGGTGGCCTTCCATGTCGCGCTCACGGCGGCGGCGACGGCCCTCACCGTGACGGGCGGCCCCCTGGCGGGTGCGGCGGCCTTCGGCAAGTCGATGGCCAAGCACGTTGCCATGAAGGCGGCCTCCAACGCCCTCGGCCACCTGCACGTCCTCGAAGAGTTCCACCACATCGGCCACGGCCTGCACCACGTCATCGAGAAGCTCGCGGCCGAGGACAAGCTCGACCCCGAGGAGGTGATGACACAGTACGTGATGGCCCTGGTCGCCAAGGAGATCCGCGACCTCGACGACGATGGGATCGTCGAAGCCCTCAACGCTTCCGACGAGGAAGGCGACGACGAGGGCGACACGAAGACGGCAGCCATGGCCCTGCGCATCGCTGCGGAGTACGGGAAAAAAAACTCCTGAAAACGGCCGGGCTGGCTAACGACTTCCGCCAGCAGGTCGAAAAGCTCATCCGGGACGGCGAGAACGCCAAGCAGTCCGACTACAAGGACCTCGCCGCCTGGGCGAAGAAGAATCTCCACTACGACGTGGCCCGGACGCCCAAGGGCCAGGCGAAGAACAAGGCGAACGTCGCCTTCCTCATGGGCATCATCGAGAGCTTGGCGGAGCGACAGCCCCCCTTCTTCAACCCGGATGCGGTTCGATCGAGTCTCGGGCAGCTTCAGATCGCATGGTCCCACGTCGAGCCGGAGCTGGACAACATCATCCGGGCGTTCACCTCCGAAGGCGGGGGCAAGCTCCCCACCCTCGAAAAGAAGATCGGGGGTAACACCTACGTCAACAAAGTCGGTGCTTCGGACAAGGCCATCGACCAGATGGCCGCTACGATCGAGGGGGTCTTCGACACCCTGAAGAGCTGGCGCAAGAAGGCGCTCTCGGGCGGGGTCCGGGTCATCCTCGCAGGCGCGGCCGACTTCCGCGGCACTTCATCGGGCAAGTACCGCAGGGAGACCGATGAGTTGTGGATTCGGGCGACCACGGGCGGCCGGATCGAGAAGGCCGCGCCGGGCTCGTATGGGTCGCTCAGCTACGTGATCGTTCACGAGCTGGGGCACCGGTATGAGGCCAAGAATCGGGTCTCGGTCGACTTCGACCGGCCCGAGTGGTGGACGACGAGCTACAGCCGTAACGAGGGCGAGAGCTTCGCGGAGCTGTTCGCCCTGACCAACTTCGGCATGGTCTCGGTCGGCCGGGGGAAGTGGGAGGAGAGCCTGAACGACCGGTTCGAGGCCGCAGTACGGGGCAAGGAGGACGAGCCGGGGGCGGAGTTTCAAGACCTCCTCTCGGGCTTTGCCTCCACGCGCGAGAGCCTGCGTCCGGGCGACGTTCCGGGCCTGCTCTCGAAGGCCCAGGCCCTCGGCAAGCTCGCCCCCATGACCGACTGGCTCCGGGAGGGCCGTCTCCAGAGCGGCACCGAGATTGCTCTCGAAGCCTGGCTCGAAGAGAACGAGGCGGCCTAAGTCCCGCTCGACCACGATCCCCGGGGTGTCGGCGAAGGCTTCTTCGGCGCCCTGGAGAGCGAGGGGGACGTAGCTCCGCCGGTGGATCGCGCAGAGCCCCCGCTCTTCGATCGCCTTTCGGTGCTTTGGGCTGTGGTAGCCCTTGTTGTCGCCGAAGTCGTAGCCCGGGTACCTGCCAGCCGCTTGGCCCATGGCCCGGTCGTGAAGGACCTTGCCGATGACGCTTGCGGCCATGACCGCGGGAACGTGGGCGTCGGCGTCGGGGAACGAGAGGTGCGAGACCTCGTCGAGCTTCACCTCCCCGTCGAGCACGACCAAGGCCCCTGGCCGCGCCGAGAGAGCTTCCTGGACGGCTTGAAGGAAGCACCGGCGCAAGCACCGACCCACGCCCTCTCGGTCGATCTCTTCGGCCTCGGCCGTGGCCACGGCGTAAACGATGCTCGGGAGTCTCCGGAGCCTGGCGTATAGCTCCTCGCGCTTTCCTTCCGACAGCTTCTTCGAGTCGTTCAGCTCGTGCAGTTTCCAGCCTCGGGGCACGGCCACGGCGCACACGTAGAGGGGCCCGGCCCACGAGCCGAACCCGCACTCGTCGGCGCCCACGAGAAAGTCATGAGGGGTCTCGGCGATCGTCTGGAGCCCCGCGGCTGTGCGGGGCTCGATCTTCGGGGTCTTGGCCATCCCCCGAGACTACACCGGTCACGCCGGGATGAGGTCGAGCACCAGCTCGTACGCCTTCAGCTCAGCCGGGGTGCAGCGCAGACCAACGGCCCGGGTGATGCGCTTGCCCACGTCCTCGGGGGCGTAGCGGGCGATCACGGCCAGCTCGACGAGCTGAGGGGTGACGGGAACCTCGGTCGCCTCGCCCCGGAACGAGGTGTAGGTAGCCGGGTTTTCGAGGTAACCGAGCAGCTCGAAGGCCCGGTCGATGAAGAGGTCACGGTTCTGCTTTTTGGCCGACTCGCTCATCTTGTAGTCGGCGAAGCGGAACTTCCAGGTGACCGGCGGGCTGTGATCGTCGCCGCTCCCTTCCTCGAAGTTGAAGCCCCCGTCGACAGGGACGAGGGACGAGCGGGCGATGCCGGTACCGCGGCATCGGAAGCACTCGCCAGCGATGACGTGGTTGCAGCTCTGGACGTAGCCGTTGTGGCAGCGGGGGCAGCGGGCGGGGAGGCTCAGCATGGGCCCTAGACGCGGAGCCCCGGACCTTTTTTCCGAAAAAGCCGAAGGGGTCTTTACGTTCTCGGGGTAGGAGTTCTGACAGCCACCATGGACAAGCACCCCAACCCCGCCGTTCTGCAAGCCATCCAAGAGCTGAAGCAAGCCCATCGCGAGACGGCCAAGTTCTTCACGCAAGACCCCGATTGGACCTTCGACTGCCTCGGCCTTCACGAGGAAGCCACGCCCGAAAGGACGGTGCAAGGCGTCGAAACCTACCGCCGGATGGTCGAGAAGTCGCACGCGACCTGGCTGGGGAAGGTCGACGCCCTTCTCGCGATCCTGAAGCCCGAGCCGGGCTCGGGGGTGTAAAGACGGCCATGGCACCCACGATCCGTAGCGCTCGCCAGGAAAACCTTCCCTTCTCCTTCTCGCGCTGGACCGACGTTCCCGCTGCCAAGTGGGCGTGGATGCGTGAGCAGTTCGCACAGGGCCACGTCATCGCTTTCGACCCCCGTACGGGCGTTCCGTCCCGCTGGTCGCTCGACCCGTCCGAGTCGGTCGGGATGGTCTTCTGGACCAAGGACCCCCGCAACCTGACCCGCGACGCCGCGCTCGTTCAGGGGCACAAGATCCAGGTCCATGTCACCCTGACCGGGTGGGAGGAAGTCGAGCACGGGGCGCCTGACATCGACGTAGCGGCCAAGGCGTTCGTCGAGGCCGCGTGGGCTTTCGGGCCCGAGAACGTGTTCTGGCGCTTTAGCCCCGTGCCCCTCGTCGAAGACGTAGCTCAGCGCTTCGCTCAGCTCTGCCACCTGATCGAGCCCTCCGGGGTCAAGTCCGTCTATCTCTCGTTCCTGCAAGAGAACGACCTGATGCCCGAGACGCGCTCGGTCGAGGAGCGGCTCTCTCTCATGTCCCGGCTCGCGGCCATCGGCGCTGCATTCGGGGTCAGGGTCCTGCTCTGCAACGAAGACCGGTCGCTTCTCGGGGGCTCACCTCACGAGAACCTGGGGTCGGGCGTGTGCGTGAGCCCCGGGAGCTTCCAGGTACCCGGCATCGAGGTCCCGCCGTCGGAGGGGTGCGGCTGCGTTCTCATGCTCGACCCGTTCACGATCAACGAGAGCTGCACCATGGGCTGCACCTACTGCTATGCTGCGGACAAGACCCTGGCCCAGAAGAAGCGGAACACAACCCGGGGTCTGCCGGTGATCAAGTGACGGAGATCGAAGTAGAAATCGAGGTGCTCGATGAATCGGGCGCTGTCGTAAAGGTCGTCCCGGCGAGGGTCGAGTCGATTCGCGCAAGTCTCTGCTTTCTCCAAGGCGAGAGCGTTCCTTACTGCCTCTCGCCCGACGAGTGCGAAGGCTACTGGTGCTGCGACCCCTCCTCCGGCGTCCGGCTCTCGAAGGCGAGCGTCGAGGCGTGCCGGAAGAAAGAGGCTCCCTGATGCGCCCCCCGCTCCTGCCCGAGGACCTCGGCATCAACCTGGAAGAGGACTCGGAGGACGTGACCGAAGGGGAGCTGGCAGCGGCGATCGAGACCGACAGCCTCCAAGACTTCGCCGACAAAGCTCGGGTCTTTGCCGGGTCGCGTCCCCAGGGAGACGAGATCGGCTACGCCCTTCGGCGGAAAGGCGGTATCCTTTATTGCCGCCTCTCCTGTACCGGAGCCACGCAGCTCTTTCGGCTGGAGTGGCTCAGAAGGATGACCCCATGAGCGACCCTGACTACGAAGACGAGACCCCGCAGCCCTCGCTCTGCGACGGAGATACGACCGACAACTACTGGTTCGAGCAGGGCGTCTGTATGCTCGACCAGATGGACCGAAGCCAGGTGACCTACGCCCTCGAACGGGTCGAAAAGGCCCGCATCGACCTCAAGCGTGTGACCACCAACCAGGAGCTTCACGACCTCGTCGACAACGTCCCGATGCTCCGCAAGACGACCGAGAGCGACGAGGCGATGAAGATGAACAAGTCGACGCTCCCGTACTACACGATCTTCCGCGGCAACCTGAACAACATGTGAGCGGAGCGATGAGCCACGCCCGTAACCTCCGCCGTCGGGAGCGCCAGAAGCCCTCTCCCTCCGCAGCCCTCGCGGCTCTCCTTCCCTTGGCCGAGTCTCTCCAGAAGTCGGCCGAGGGGGTGCAGGAGGTCGCCAAGGTGGGGGCCCTCACCGCCGAGCTACACGAGGCCATCGAGGACGCCCGACGGGTCGTCTACGAGGTCGAGAGGCAGCGCTGGGTGTCGCTCCGCCTCATCGCCACCATCAACCCCGTCGAGACCCCCGACGCCGCATCCGTCCTCGCTGTCGAGGAGCGCTACCGGGCCGAATATGACGGACTCGTCCTTCTCCAAGCCACCCTCACCCTCCTTTCCCTGCCGTGAGCCATGACCCACCGCCCCCGCCACGCACCCGGATCTCCCTCGACCAAGGCGACGACCCCCTCTTCCGCACACGAATGGGCCCACCTCCTCCAGCTCGTCATCCAGAAGGCGGCCGAGAGGGAGGACCCGAGGTTGCACTCCCTCCGGCAGGCAGCGATGGACGGCCGGGCGGAGAGCTGCCTTCGGAAGATGGCCATCATCTGCGAGACCGACGTGATGCGGGAGTTCCCGCCCCTGCCTCCGAAGTAGACCCGGCTGAGGCGCTCCTCCAAGCGTTCGTCGAGGGGGACCCTTCGAGGGCGTACGAGGCGGCCCTGGGGCTGGTTGCCGCGTACGATCGGGCCCTTATCGATGCGGCAAAGCTCCGGTTTCAGGTGAACTTCGGAACGGCGGCTTGCGAGAGGTGCTCGGGCCTGCAAGCCGGGCCTGGTGTGGCCGCCACCTGTTTCCAAGTCCGGCAGTGCAACTTCAAGAACATTCGGGAGGGGGAGGCTACGGCCAAGCAAGCTCGTATCCTCCATGCCCTGGGTCGGAAGGGGGCCTTCACGAAAAAAACGACATGACGCCCTCTGTCGGGCTTGCATCCATAAAGAGGAGGTTAGATATTCGGCTGGCTCGCTCTCAAAGAGGCCGCCCCGTCTCTCAAAGAGCCGACCACCCCCAGATGTAACAAGGATGCAGGACAAGATGGCCAACAACGACTTCTACCGTTACCTCCTCACTCAGGTTGCCGCGACGAAGGCAGCCTACGATCAGGCCCAGAACGCGCTCGCCACCTACGAGGCGAGCTTCGGTCGCATCGAGAACACCCGACCCCAGAACACGCCCCGCTTCCCCGAGGTCAGCGAGCCGACGCGATCCGAGGAGACGGCCAGCACGCAGACCCGAACGGCTGCCAAGGCCCAGGGCAAGAAGGCCGAGCGAGCGGCGGCGAACCGAGCTGCGGCCAAGCCGGCGAAGGTCACGAAGAAGAGCCAGGCGAAGACCAAGGCCGAAGCCAAGCCCAAGGCCGAGACCAAGGCCCCGCAGGCGGAGGCCAAGACCAAGACCGGGGGCGAGCCGAAGAACGGCAAGGCGGTCCACGGCAACCGCAAGAACGCTGCCGAGGACAGGCCCTCGAACCTCGCTGCGTCGATCGCGGCCGTGATGGGCAGCCACGAGATGACGGCCGACAAGGTCTACGCGGCCCTCCAGGCGAAGGGCTGGCTGCCGAACAGCAAGGACCCGCACGGCTACATCCGGTACACGCTCAGCTCGCGCAAGGACCTCTTCGCTCGGGTCGAGGGCAAGCGAGGCCACTACGTCCGCGCCGTCGAGAGCAAGGACGGCCAGACCGGCGGCTCGAAGGGCAAGGGCGGCACGAAGGGCAAGGCCACTTCGCAGTCGACCGAGACCGTGCAGGGGGCGGAGTCGACCCAGACCATCGCGACGCCCGAGCCCCCGAAGCCGCAGGAGTCGCCCATGGACGATGTCGAGAGCCTTCTGAAGGACGTGGGGCTCAACCTGTCGGAGGGTGGCAACCCCTTCGAGTCGAAGGCGACGACCTGAGCAGAACCTCGCCGTGACGAAGGGGCGCTTCCGGTGCAAACCGGGGCGCCCCTTCGGCTTTTGTGGTGTCTTAATCTGACGATGGAATCGACCGAATCGCTGTACGAGAGGACGTTGGTGGCGGCCGTCCGGACGCTCAAGTCCAGGATGCGCTCGTATATCTACGAAGCTTCCGGCCCTCGGTGGGAGGCCATGCTGCTCGTCGAGGAGCGTTTCGCTCGGCCGGCGGAGAAGGAGTGGGCCGAGGTGCTCCACGAGTGGAGCAAGCATGACAAGGCCCAACTCCGGCCGATCGTGGGCCAGGCGATCTTGACCGCAGCCACCGAGGCCCGGTCAATCTTCTCCGAGGCCGAGGTCGCCGCGGTCAACCGGCTCCTCGCCACCTACCAGCGCGACTTCTCGTTCGAGGAGTTCATGGAGGAGCAGAAGTCATGAGGCCGGGAGACCTCATCGACTACGAGGGGGCCCGGTACTACGTGCTCCGGCTCGACTCAGGGACGCGCCTGGCCATCTTGCTGGGCCGGGACGGGGGGATGCGTGAGGTGCCCGACACCCTCGACCAGGACGAGCCTGAGACGTGCAAGCTCTTTGCGCACCCCCCGGACTGGCCGATGGTCGCCTGCCCCTCGAAGAAGCTGACCACCGGGCCGCTGATCAAGGTCGCGGTCCCGGCGGGGCTGGCGAGCCGGGGGCGGGAGCTTCGGCCGTGGGAGGACTGGATGCAGGCCGACCCTCTGCGGGCGGGGGGCCCCCTCTTCTTCAACCCGGCGCTCGGTCTTCGTCCGGGCGAGGTCCTGATCGGCACGTTCCGCAACGGCTCACTCGGGCGGATCACCATCCCCAACGGCTTCGGTACCGTCGCCGAGCGCGTGGCCCGGGCCCAGGCCCCCGGACCCGAAGCCAAGCCCCTGCCCCAACCGGTCTCTCGCTTCACGCGCGAAGCCGATGACATCGTCGGAGACGACTGAATGCCCCCGAAGCGCCGTTTGCCTGTGCTCGTTGAACGATCGATCGCCGCCTCCGAGGTCCTCCGAACCGACGCTGGGATGCGGTTCGAGATGGCCGCGCGAGAACGGGTCTCGAAGGCCCGAGAGACCATCACCTGCACGCCGGGCTGCGCTTCGTGCTGCTACCACCCGGTGCTGGTCTCGATCCTCGAAGCCATCGGCATCTACCGCTGGCTCTTCAAGCAAGGGGTATGGACCTCGCGGCTCCGAAAGAAGCTCGCCGAGGCCCAGGAAGCCCAGAGCGGCGTGACCTTCCAGGTGTGGCTTCTTTCGCTCACGCCCTGCCCCTTGCTCGACGAGAAGAACCTCTGCGTCGCCTACGACGCCCGGCCTTTCGTCTGCCGAACCTACTTCGCGACGAGCGACCCGTACAACTGCCACCCCCACCGGCTCGGCCCAGGTACCCGGCTCGTGCCGCGGGAGGAAGCCGTGGACGACTACCACGCGAAGCAGGCCGTTCTTCTGAAAGAGCACGGGGTTCGCTTTCCGGCCATGCCCATCAGCCAGGCCCTCCTGCTCGCCGAGCAGGTCGAGATGGGTAAGCTTCAACTCGACGAGATCGATTCTGTCCTTGTGCAGGACTACCTAGAAAAGGGATAGAATCGAATGCGTGTGAGCTGCTCGATGTGCCGCCGAGAGCGTGACAAGGCGACGTGCCGTGTGTTTGCCACGACGGCCGAAGAGCGCGAGACGCTGCGGGCCATGGGCGAGGTCGACCCGCCCGAAGAGTACGTCTACTGTCGCCCTTGTTTCCGGATGCTCGAAGACCCCGAGCGGGCCGCGAACCTGATGAAGGGTGTGGTCGAGGTACAGCTCCGTTCAATCGGCGTGCCGAATGCCGGGGCTGTGGCCGAGAAGTTCAAGCAACGCCTGCTCGCGCAGGCCAGATCGAAGAATCTCACAAAGAGGACATGAACATGATTCCCGGTATGCCCCCCGGCCCGCTTCCGCCCGAGGCCGAGAAGATGATGATGGAGGCGCTCAAGGCGCAAGTTCCCGGCCTCCAGACCCAGGCCCAGCTCAACGCCTTCATGGCCGCCTTCGACGCCCTCCGGTTGCACCTCGGGCACATCTTCTCCTCGGCCCCTGCCGACCAGAAGACCCAGTCGTACGCCGCCCTGCTCTCGTCGCTCGACGTGGCGCAGAAGGTGACGGACGTGGTCGAGCGGCTGCGAGAGGTCCCCGAGGCGGCGCAGGCGGGGGGTGCGGCAAGTCAGTTCGTCGATCCTCCGAAGCAGTTCGGCGAGTACGACACGCAGAAGCAGCTCATGATGGAGCTGGAGACCATCGGCACCTACGAGAACCTCGCCACCTGGTACGAGGCGAACCGAAAGCGCATCGATGAGGTGGTGAGTCCGCCGCTTCGCAATGCCCTGCTCGATGCCATCCGAACCAAGCGCAACGCTCTGAAGGGGGGCTGACCGTGCCGCTCCCTCTCGACGCTCTGCGGGAGGTCACGACGCTCGTGACCCACGACAACTGCTCCGACGGCCTGGCTTCGGCCATGCTCGTCAAGGACGCAATGCCGCACCATGTGGAGATCGTGTTCGTCTCCTACGGAACGCCGGCCTACCTCAATCTGAAGGCCGAGTCCGGAATGCTCTTCTGCGACATTGCCCCTCCCGAGGCCCGGGCGCAGGAGTTCGTGGACGCCGGGGCTCTTGTGCTCGACCACCACAAGACCCAGCGCCACATCGTCGAAATGTTCGGCGAGCGGGGGGTCTTCGGCGACGAGACCCGAGACCCGGGCGTGTCGGGCGCAATGCTCGCCTTTCTCGAAGTCTGGCTGCCGATGAACGGCGGGCCGGCAATGAGCCTGAACATCATCAAGGGCGTGCGCCGAGTGCGGGAGAGCTACCGCAAGGCGGGTATCGATACGTCGAAGGACAGCCCGCCGATGGTCGAGGAGCCGGGTCGCCCCTCGTACGCCTTCCCCATGGCCCTTCTGGAGTCCCCGAAGGGCCAGCGAGTCTACCACTTCGCTCGCCTCGCGGGCGTCCGAGACACCTGGCAGAAGAACGACCCGCTTTGGGACGAGGCCCTCGTGCAGCACTCGATGCTCGCCTTCTTTCCCAAGCACATGTGGCTCACCGACAACGTCTTCCCCGAAGACGAAGCCTGGTGGCAGGAGAGACGCATGGTGGGCCGCCTCGTCAACGAGCAGAGGCTCGACCGGGCGAAAAAGGCCATCGAGGCCGGCTACCGATTCTCGGTGAGCGGCATCAACGTGCTCGTCTTCCAGGGGATCTCCGAGACGAGCGACGCGATGGAGATGGTCAAAGACGAGGTCGACCTCTTGATCGGCTTCCGCTACAGCGTCGTCTCCGACAAGGGCCCGGCCCTTCAGCTCTCGTTCCGGTCGAACGATAACTTCGACGCCAGCGCCTTTGCGAAGGCGACGGGCCTCGGGGGCGGGGGGCACACGAAAGCCGCAGGCACCAACCTGAACGTGTCGGTCGACGACGAGAACCCGTACACGTTCATCCGGAATCTCGTCGAGCTGTACGTCTACGCGAAGCCGTGACCATGCCCGAGTCGCCTGTCCTTGGGGCCTACGTCGTTCGTCGCCCCAACAAGCCCGATATCGTCGCCCAGACGTTCAAGGAAGCGATCGAGGGACTCCTGAAGGTCGAAGGCCCCGCCCGGGTCTACAGCCCGGACGGGGTCCTCATCTTGACGCGCGGGACGATGCCGAGGGACTAAGCCGACTTCGGCAGCGGGCGCGGGGGTCAGGTTCGCCGAGACCAGGATCTCGGGGATGGGCCCCCGCTTGTCGCCCTTGGCGTTGATGGCTCGCTTGGCGTAGACCGTGTCGATCTGGAAGTCCCGGTACAGCTCCCGGGTTGCGGGCGTGTCCGAGTTCGACAGGAGCACGCCAACCCCTCGGTTGGCCAAGTCGGCGAAGACCCTGGCGAGTCGTTCGTGCTTCGCCATGTCGAACCCATCGACGACGTACTCGGCAAATCGGGCCGTATCGCTTCGGGGCAAGTACGGCGGATCGAAGTAGACCACGTCCCCAGCCTCGGCCGTCTGGACGATTTGCTCGAAGTCTGCCTGCATGAACGTCAGCCGAGGGTTGCGCAAGGCTTCGGCCACCTCGCGCAGGTTGTCCTCGTCGCAGATGGTCGGGTTTTCGTAGTCGCCGAAGGGCACGTTGAAGACCCCCATCTTGTTGACCCGGTAGAGGCCGTTGAAGCACGTTCGGTTCAGGTAGATGAGCCAGGCTGCGCGCTCGGCTTCGCCCAGCTCGTGCGGCAGTTTCCGGCGCATGTCCTCGAAGAACTCGCGCGTGTGGGGGTAGCCCTTCAGCAGCTCGACCACCCGTTCGACCCCATGGGCCGGGCCGGCGAAGAGCCGGTAGGCGTTGGCCAGCTCGGGGTTCATGTCCCCGACCACGGCTCGGTCGAAGGCGTCCTCGGCGTCAAGGGCCCAGAAGAGCGCACCACCACCGAGGAAGGGCTCGTAGTACGTCTTCATCTCCGACGGAAGCCGCTGGAGAAGGGCGGGGAGAAGTTGCCTCTTGCCGCCAGCCCACTTCAGGAAAGGTTGTGCTCTGCTCATCTTCTCTCCAAGACACCGGATCGCAGGGTGAACCCCTGAGGGAAGGGTGTTTCCCTCAGGGGTTCGATCGAAGGATTACCGAGCGATCCGGGGCTACCCGGAGAGGCTACTGGACCGTACGAAAGACCCAGCGCGAGACGGCCTTGTCACAGAAGACCCGCAACGTACCCCCCTCGAACTGGTAGGTCGATGCGTCGAAACGAAACAGCTCCCCGCCTTTCGGCTGTGTCACTGACACGACCATACGGGAGGGAAAAAAAGCATCGCCCCGGGTCTGGTAGAGCGCAACGCGCACCGGACCGAAACTATCGGCGTCCCACGGGCCCGCTTCAAGAACCCGAAAGGTATCCTGCAAGACCAGCTTTTTCCGCACGAGCTACCTCCTAGGCGCTAGCAGAACCCACCAGGGTAGTCGGGGCCAACTTCCCCGTCTAGTCTTTCGTGGCTCAGATCGCCTGGACCGTCCGGTACAGGTCAAAATAGCCGCAGGAGCACCGGAAGTGCAGGTGCGGTTTACCCCGGTACTCGCTGCATCCCTTGCAGAGGGAGGTGTCGAAAGAAGCGATCATGGCGCCACACGCCGGGCAGTGGGACGGCCTACCCGATAGGGGTTGCCGCCCGGGGGTAGGAGCGGGCGTAGGCGCCGGAGCGGGGGCCGACGACCTGGGGGCTGCGTCTCGGTACGAGCCTGCCTTGTCCGGTTCGCCTTCGAGGGCCGAGAGCCGCGAGGTGGCTTCGGCGAGGGCGTCCTCGACCCGGTAGAGCCTCCACCCGAGGTAGGCGACGAGGCTGGTCACTAGAAAACCGAGAAACACTAGCCAGATCATAGGATGTCCCTGGGCTTGAACCGCCCGTAGACGGGCAGCTCGTTGTTCTTGGCGTCGAAGGTGTCCGAGGGAAGCTGCCGAACGATCACGTCCTGCACTCCCCCGCGGAAAAGGACCTCGGCGAAGACTTGGGCCTCGTCCCTCGTCCGGTAGGTCTGAAGCTTCATACCCCCACACACGTCGGACGCATAGGCCACGGTCCACATGGTCGTGGGCTCGGCCCGGGGTCCCGGAGGCGGGGGCAGGCGCAAGTAGCCGTCGAGGTCGTAGAGCAGAAGCCGGGTGAACCGAGACCAGGGCTTGTCTTCCATGGCAATGGTGAGGTTGTCGCACTCCTTGCAGAGGTAGTGTCCGTCCCCCAAACACTCGCCTTCGGGCATGGGCTCGCCAGGGAGAAACAGCTCGCACGGGCTATCGAGCGACCGCAGCCCAGAAAGGCCGTCCGGCTGGCGCGGGATCAGGGGGAGATGGACCCGGTTCATGGTAGGGTAGTCGCTGATAGTCCTGCTTTTGACGGGCTCTTGGGCAATGGCCGACCGATGGGACCGAGCGAGAAAGCGGCGGGAGCTTCGGGCACGAGCCGTCGCATACAAGGGCGGTCGCTGTCAGATTTGCGGCTACGACAAGTCCCTGTCCGGATTTGACTTTCACCACCCCGACCCTCGGCAGAAGGACTTCAATATCTCAGCCCGGCAGAAGTGGGACGTGGTCAAGGTCGAGCTGGACCGCACGGTGCTCCTTTGCTGCCGATGCCACCGTGAGGTCCACGAGGGCCTGCATCCAGGCTACCTCGTGCTCGAAGGGGAAGACCGGGGCGGGGGCTTCTACGACGAAGACCCCGAAGAGTAAGTTGTACTCCTGGCTGCCCTGGAGCTTGATGCCCAGCTTCTCGGCCACTGACTCCATCAGCCGCGCGAGCGACGAGGCCACGCTCGTGTGCTCGTCACCGTAGATGATGAGGATCGTGTCGTCGTCGGTCTGGATGGACGGAGGGCTGCAATACTCCGAACCCGTGACGAGCTTGGAGAGGACCTCCTGTTTTTGCTCGGGGGTCATGGCCACGGTCGTGCAGAGGTCACGCGACCACATGTCCGAGCCGATGACGCCGCCATCCAGCTCGAACGCCGCGATGAAGGCCCGGATGGACGGGTCGTTCAGAAGCTCGCGCGGGAAGTGGTGAACGGCCGAGCTGCTGTTGGTGATGAAGCTCGTGTTGATGGAGAGAAGGAGAGGCATCAGATCACCTCGTCGTCCTTGAGGACGCGGTCGTGGGCGGTTTCGGGGGTCACGTCGGGCTCGCGGAGCGGCGTCTGGTTGTGCTGGGCGAAGGCGCAGACGAAGTAGTGGAAGTCGTGGGGCGTCGCGCACCTCGGCCGCTGGGCGCAGTCGTAGCAGGCGTCGCCCCGAGGGCTGGTGTGGCTCCCCCAGAGTTTGTCCCACATGCTCTGCGAGCTGTGGGTGAAGACCGTAGGGCGAACCTCGTCGTCGCGCTCCCAGTTGAGGCCCCGGTGGTCGAAGCTCGATACCGCGATCCGGCCGCGCGTGTCGAAGTAGCACGAGAACTTGCCCTCGACGGCCATCGCGAACTTCGTCTCGACCCCGAGACCGGGGCGCGAGAGGAAGAAGGGAAGGAGCCCCTCGCTGAAGGCAATGTCGAAGCCCGAGACGCGGGCGAACTTGATCGCCTCGGGCAGGTCCTTCATGTACGTACGCTTGGCGAGGAGCCGGTCCATCGACGCCCGGCCCACGTCAGGGTAGTAGGCGAGCAGGACGAGCCGGAGCCGCCCGAGTTCCTTGTACCGGGAACAGAGCGCGAGCAGGTTCGTGGCCACGTCCTTGTCAGCGATGAGGTGGACGTTGAGCTGGACCTTCAGCCGGTCGCGAAGGGCCTGGTAGTGCGAGACGAACCAGTCGATGCCCTTGAAGCTGTGGTAGGTCATGGCGACGCCGCCGCAGACCTCGTTGGTCGCCTCGATCACGTCCTCGCGGATCTGATCGCCCGCGGTCGTGTAGTTGGGTACCGAGCCCAGCTCCCGTGCCCGCCGCAGGATGTAGGGCAGATCAGGGTGAAGCGTCGGCTCGCCGCCGCCGATCGCGACCTGGTAAGGGGCGTAATCGAAGCCTTGGATCATCTTCTCGACCAGCTCCTTCGGGGCGTGGTCGCGCTTCGGGCGGCTGTCCTGGTAGCAGTAGGTGCAGCCCATGTAGCATTTGTCGGTGATGGCGATGTCCACCAGCTCCGGCGAGGGCGAGAACGGCCCGTGGCGGTAGCCGTAGCGTGCCTTCCACGCCTTGTCCTCGTCGGACTTGCCATGCACATCCCACGGCGAATCGTACCTCTCGCCGATCTCGACCGCGCGGACGAGGTTGCCCGTCGCTGGGTCGAAGGTCGAATGGTAGAGAAGCTGGTCGTTGAGGCGGAGTTCCATGGAGCGCATCGTGCCAGTCTCTTACACCGGCTCTCACGATGCACAGGAAAAGTACGGGCCGGGCGCGGGGCGGTGTAACCAGGGGGGCGATGAACGCAAAACGCCTGTTTTATGTCGTCGGCCTGCTCGTCGGGTCGCTTGTCGTCTTCTATGTCGCCGCCCCCGCGATATCCCTCGCCTACGTGCGAAAAAATCTGGGGCCTGACTTCCAGGTCGAGGCGCTCTCGGTCGGGCAGAAGGGGCTTACCCTCCGCGGCGTGTCGGTGACAAAGCCCTGGGTCCAGGGCCGGGCCGAGAGCGTCTTCTGCTCCTGGGACAAGCACGTTGTGGCCGAGGGGGGCTCGTTCGTGGTCGACCCTGGGGCAAGGAAGGCGGGCTCAGGCACCACGGCCAGCGGCTACCAGGTGACAGCGCGGGCAATGACCGTCACGGTCCGCAAGGACGGCGCCGAGGTGCGCTTTCAGGGCGTCGCCTACGAAGAGGGCCGGGTCTCGTTCGAGGGGGCCAAGGTCCTCTATCCGCCGCTCACCGAGCACGGCTACCAGACGGTTCTCTTCGGCGAAGGCTGGGCCCGGACGGACGGCACCGAGGTCGTGCTCACGACGGCGCTGGCCATCGGGCCTGGGGTACCGATGGTCTCCTCCGCGGACGTACGGGTTCTGCCGAAGGAGCGGAAGGCCACCGTGGGGCAACTCTCGATCGAGAACCGCCCCCCGAGCCCGAAGGTGCCCTACCCCTTCGCTGCCTTGGCCGAGGAGGCAACGGTTACTGAGGAGGGGGGCCAGCTCGTTGCCGTGGCGAAGAGGGCCACAGTAGAGAGTCCGGCGCTTTCTTCCGAATCTCTCACGTCCCACGATCTGCGGGTGACCTTCGATCCGGCAGGCAAGCTCTGGGTCGAGCGGGCTTCGGTCCGGCTTGCGGTTGACGCCAAGGCGAAGACGGTGGAGGCCGCCGGGTCGTGCCAGGACTGGCTCGGGCTTCTCCCGGACGAGCTGAAGGCCCCGGCCCCCTTTGCGAGCCTCCAGCTCTCGGGCGACATCCGGGCGAAGGTCGACGCCGGGGAAAAGCCCAAGCTCTCGCTCGACATGACGTGCAAGGCCGCCTGTGCCCCCTTGGGCTTCGCCCAGACGCTCCGCAAGCGCTTCACCTACGTGGCCTACGACAAGGGAGGGCAGCCCTTCGAGCGTACGACCGGGCCCGCAACGGCCGAGTGGGTACCCTTGGGGGACGTGAGCCCGACGATGGCCATGGCGCTCACGAATACGGAAGACCCGGGCTTCTTCGTCCATCGGGGTTTTATCCGGCAAGCCTACGAGAACTCGCTCATCGAGAACGTGAAGGCGGGCAAGGTAGTGCGTGGGGGATCGACCCTCACGATGCAGCTCGCGAAGAATCTCTGGCTTCGGAGGGAGCGGACGCTCGGGCGCAAAGCTCAGGAGGCGTTTCTCACCTTCGCGCTCGAATCGTGCCTGACGAAAGAGCAGATCCTCGAAACGTACCTGAACGTGGTCGAGTTCGGGCCGAACATCTACGGGATCGGGCCCGCGGCGAAGAAGCTCCTTTCCGAAGCCCCTTCCCAGATCACGCTCGTCGAGGCCCTCTACCTGACCACGCGCCTTCCGAACCCGACCAAGGGCGGATCGCTCGACGATACCCGGCGGGCTCAGCTCGCGAAGATGGTCGCCCGGCTCGTGAAGGAAGGGCGGGTGCCCGAGGACATGGCCGCCATCGAGGGCGGGGACGAAACGCCCGTGGCGCTGCCCCCGGGGCTCGACTAAGTCCTCGGCGCTGAGGCGATCGTACCGAGTCGGGAGCCGGAGGTAGGCCCGCTGCTTGTAGCGGATCTTGCCTTCGGCCTTCTCCACCTGCTTGCGGGTCGGGGGCACTCGGTGGACGCGGAGGGCTTCCCACGAGAAATCGTCGTCCTCGTCGCGGTGTTCGAGAAGGGCGTGGGCACCTTCGGGGAGGTCGCCGAGCCGGCAGGCTTTCACCTCGATCTCGACGTACTCTCGAACATCGGCCTTCTTCCGTCGCTCCATCACGAACTTCTCTAGCGGCCCGCGAATCGCTCGGACGTACCGGGCGGAGCTTTCGGAGAACCGGAGGCGGTAGCGCTTCTCGGTCTGGGCTCGGGCTTCGCGGCGGTAGCTTCGGAGCCCTCGGGAGGGAGGGAGCACCTCTTCGATCTCGACGCCGTAAAGGTTGCCGTCGGGTGAGCCCCAGCCGTACTCGGTCGGGACCTGAATGACCAGGGTGTCTCGGGGGAGCGCTTGCTCGACGAGCTGGTAGTCGCGGCGCATCAGCACGGTGACAGAGGACATGGGCGGGGGTCTCCGAAAGGCATCGGGAGGGACGGTTGGCCTTTCGTTGCCCTGACGGTGTCTAGGAGGCAACCCCATGCCTGAATACCAGATCGAGATGCTCTGGCGCTGTCCAGCCGAGGGCCACGTCAACAAAGGCCGCCACAAGGAGTGCCAGAAGTGTGGCCGGCCGAAGACCGAAGAAGACGGCTTCTTCATGCCTGACGATGATTCGCCTGCGGCGGCCGTGACCGACCAAGAGCAGCTCCGCCACGCCAAGGCTGGAGCCGACTGGAAGTGCAAGTTCTGTGGCTCGATGCGCCGGAAGCTCGATGGTACCTGCGAGCAATGCGGGGCCGACCAGGACATGAGCACGAAGGGCAAGAGCATCTCGGGCACGGGGGCCGAGGTCAAGGCCCAGCTCGCCGGGGACCCATTTCCGCCCACCGGAGGCTACGGCAAGCCTGGCCGGGTGACGCCGGTACCGAAGTCCGCCCCGAAAGAAGAAGAGAGGCCACGGTTTCAGGTTCCAACCCCACCCGAGAGGCGGAACTGGGGCCCGTTTCTTCTCCTGCTCGGCTTCCTCTCCATGTGCGTTGGGGGCTACGGCATCTTCATCCGGCAGCGGGATGTGGTGGGCGTGGTCTCTGCGGTCACCTGGCGCCACACGATCCATGTCGACCGCTGGAAGGTCTTCCACCGCGAGGGCTTCACGCCCGAGGCGGGGTCCTTCAACGTCCAGAACCTCGGCAAGCGCTACCACCACAGCGACCACGTTCTCGACCATTACGATACCGAGCACTACTCCGAGCGGGTGAGGTGCGGCGAAGACTGCACCCCCGAGATCGCCCCTACGTGCGTGGACGTACCGAGGACGTGCGTGACGGTACCCCCGACTTGCACGACGACCCCGAGGAACTGCACAAGCAACAAGAACGGCTACGCCTCTTGTACGGGAGGCGACCGGGTTTGCTCGGGCGGGGGCCAGCAGTGCAGCGGCGGGGGGAGGCAGTGCTCCGGAGGAAGGCCGAGGAGCTGCACCCCCCGGTACTGCGATGAGCCGAGGACGAGGCAGGTGCCCCGTTACCGCGACGACCCGGTCTACTACGACTTCTTCGGGTGGGACGTGTGGGGGTGGGGGCGGCAGAGGAGCGTGCCCGTCTCAGGGGCCACGACCGAGACCCGCTGGCCGACGGCCGAAGAGGTCCGCCTGAACGAGGGGTGTGTCGGTGAGGAGCGTGAGCGGGAGAGCCGCGAAGCTTTCTATCAGGTCACCTTCTCGGACAAGGACCACAGCTACACCCACCGGCCGAGTACGGTCGATGAGTTCGGGCGCTACAAGCTCGGCACTCGCTTTCACCTGAAGACGACGCTGGCTGGGAGCGTGGAGGTGGTCGGTCCAGAAGGGACCAAATAGGACCAGATGAGGATCGTAGGAATCTCGGGGCCCGCCGGGTCGGGCAAGGACACGATTGCCGACCGGCTCGTCAACCACCACGGCTTCGCCAAGATCGCCTTCGCTGACCCCCTGAAGCGCTACTGCCGCGAGGTCTACGACTTCAGCGAAGAGCAGCTCTGGGGGCCGTCGGAGCTTCGGAGCGTGCCCGACCTGCGCTACCCGAAGTGGAAGGTGTGCCCCTGGTGCGCCCAGGCGGGGGTGAAGAGGGCCCCGGAGCACATGGTGCTCGAACATCTGGAGTACGAGGGCCTGGCGTGCCCCAAGTGCCATCTTCGCATGACCTACCTCACGCCGCGCGAAGCTTTGCAAAAGTTGGGAACGGAATTTGGCCGAACCTGCTTCGAGGATACCTGGGTCAACTACGCCTTCAACATCGCCCGCAAGGTTCTCTCGCCTGGGGGGAAGTACGGCTACCACCACACCCAGGGACTCCTTCAGTGGCCGTACGATCGAGGCGGGTACGAGACCCCCAAGGGTATCGTGATCCCCGACATGCGCTTCCGGAACGAGATGGGGGCCATCGAGGACGAGGGCGGACAGACCTGGCGCGTGCTCGCCCCTCCTCCGAAGAAGAACGACGAGAGCTGGAGAAGCCACGCCTCGGAAGCCGAGTCGACGGGCATCCCGGACGAGGACTTCGGCCACCTCGTGCGAAACGAGATGAACGGCCTCGACCCGCTCTATGGCCGAATCGACGCGCTCGCTCTCGGTGTCTTAGGACGCCATGGACGACTCCACCGACAAGGTCATCAAGGCCGTGACCCGCTGGCTCGAATACCGCCAGCGCTACGGCATGTACCCCGACAGGGCGCACCGATTCGCTGTGGACCTGGCGCACTCGCCGCTCTTTCAGCGCATCCTCGAAGGCAAGACGGTCTACCCCGACCCGCCGCCGGTCTCGCACAGCTACCCTTGGTACGATCTGGTCGAGACGGGGGAGGGAGAGCCGATCACGGTCTTCGAGGACGGCCACGGTTTCGGAGGCAAGAAGGGCGAGCACCTCTGCATCAACCAGAACATGTGGAAGATCGTGGAGAAGCGCGGGCCCGAGGAGTGGGTCGTCCAGTATTATATGCCCGACGCCGAGGCCATCTCGAAGCTCTCCGATGACGAGGCCCGGTTCAAGCGGCCCCAGAAGCTTCATCCCTCGAAGTGGCTCGTCACCTGTACCGGTCAGCGGCCCGGGTGGGAGAAGAAGCCTCAAGACTCGTTCTCGAAGTTCTGGAAGATCAGCCGCCTGCCGGAGGAATGATGGAGAAGCTCAAGCACATCCTCAGCGTCGACCAGTTCACGAACGACCACATCAAAGAGGTCTTCACCCGCACGCGCGAGATGGCCCAGATGGTCACGCGCTACCACAGCTCCGATCGGCTGCGGCGCCGGGTGCTGGCGTGCCTGTTCTACGAGCCCTCGACCCGGACCTCGTCGTCGTTCATCGCAGCCATGACGAGGCTCGGGGGCTCGGTCATCCCGATCACCCAGGGCGTGCAGTTTTCGAGCGTGACCAAGGGCGAGACGCTCGAAGACACGATCATGACGCTCGGCCAGTACGCCGATGCCATCGTGCTCCGGCACCCCGAGATGGGCGCGGCGGCCCGGGCGGCCGAGGTCTCGCCGGTGCCGGTCATCAACGCAGGTGACGGCATCGGCGAGCACCCGACCCAGGCCCTTCTCGACCTCTACACGATCGCGGCCGAGAGGGAGTCGCTCGACGGCCTGAGTGTGGCGTTCGTCGGGGACCTGAAGAATGGGCGCACGGTCCACTCGCTTCTGAAGCTCCTCAGCCGGTACAAGCTCCGGTCCCTCTACCTCGTCGCCCCCCTGTCTCTCCGGCTGCCGGACGAGTACCGCGATCTTCTGCCGAAGGACATCCCCGTCGTTCTGACGAGCCGCTTCAGCGACGCGCTCGAATACGCCGACGTGTTCTACATCACGAGGGTGCAGAAGGAGCGCTTCGCCAACGAAGAGTCCTACGCGGCCGTCAAGGACTCGTGCAACCTCACCCTGCCCATGGTCCAGTCCATGAAGCCCGACGCCATGATCTTGCACCCGCTGCCCCGGGTGAGCGAGATCGACAAGGCCATCGACCAGGACCCCCGGGCCCGGTACTTCACCCAGGTCCAGAACGGGCTCTACGTCCGCATGGCCCTGCTCAGCATGGTGATGGACGGGCTCTTAGGCGGCGAGGCGCTCGAAGCGGGAGGGGTAGACGGGAAGCTCCGGAATCGACCCCAGGATCTCCTCGTCTAGCTCCGCCGCGATCTTCCTCGACAGGTCCTCGAAAACCTGCTCCATCATCGACTTCGGAGGGGCGTTCGGGTCACGCTCCTCCCTGTGCGGCTTCGGGAACGGCCGAAGGAGGGTGAAGCGCCAGTCGTGCTCGATCTCGTCCGCGAGGGTCACGGACGCCGATCTTACAGGATATCGTCGCCCGAGGCGAGCCGGTCATGTCGCGTGGGCCGTGAAATCTCTGCCTGTGCCTCTTGTTCGGCTCGTTCCCGGTTGCGACGCATAGCCTCGGCCAAGGCATGTTCGAGTTCGGTTCGAGGTGGCCGGCCGGCCTTGACCTCTTCGATGGATCGCACGAGCGCGTCCCAGGTCTCTTCGGTCGTCGGCATGGGCGGGGTGATCCGAACGGGCAGCAGCGTGGCGGAGGAGGGCATAGGAGCGAGCCGGCCGATGTGGGTCAGGCCAGAGACAGGGACGGCCGAGACGCGCCCGTCTGGGGTCAACCAGGCCGTCAGGCCGCCGTACTCGGGCGGACTTGACGGCAAGGCGCTATCGAAGTCGAGGTCGGGCAAAGGACCGAGGGTCGGCATCAGAGCACCTTCGCGACCTCGAAGTGCATCCCGTCCGGCCTGTTCGGGAAGTGCCCGCCCCAGAAGAAGCCGTGCTCGTTGGCCAGGGGCACGAGCAGGCGAACCGACCCACGCTGACCGACGAGCGCCGGCTCTTTGCCGAGGCCGTTCCAGGTGGCGTTGATGTCGAAGGCCGAAGCGTAGGCGTGGTTGCTGAGCACCGTACGGCTGCCCCGGATGAACCGAGGGGCGTACGAGCCTGCCCACGAGAGAACGCGGCCCATGAGCCCGGCGTCGTCCCACGCCTGAAAGAGGCTGACGAGCTGACCCGCCGCGAGCCGGTGAAAGAGAACCTTGCCGTCCGAGGGGGCCCCAGGGACGCCGACGAGCTGGGGCACCACGACCGAGACGAGATTCTTCTTCGCCCAGTCGTCGAGAAGCTGGATGCCCTCGGGGTTGCTGTCGGTCGGAGCCGGCTTGAACGAGAAGGCGCCGAACACCTCGGCCCGCCCCTGCGCCGAGAGAGCAGGGAAGTCCGGCTTCGGGGGGAAGGCGGGGGACGCCTGGTCCGGCTGTGCATCGGTCATCTCGCCGAAGCCGAGAAAGACGGCTTTTGCCCAGGTACCGCGCCCCACGACCCCGTCCGCCACGAGGCCGTTGTTCTTCTGGAACATCTTGGTCGAGTCGGTCGTCACGGCGTCGAACTCGCCGGTGGAGCACAGCTCCAGACCGAGCCCTACCAGGAAGTTCTGCCACTGCGTGACGAGGTCGCCCGTGTCGCCTTCCCTGAGTACCTGCATATCTCAGGGAAGGCGATAGACAGCTTACCGCTACGGGCCCGGTCGAGGGCCATCAGCTCCCAGCGCAAGGAGGCGCACATACCCTGTACCTACAACGCGCCTGACTTGCGTAAAGTCCCCGACTTGACCCGCGGCGCAAGCGGGGCATTTTACGCAAGCGAGCCCAGCCCTTCTTCAGGCACTCTTGGGCTTTGGAAAATAGGCGCGGAAGTCCTCGAAGAGATTCGCCCGGTCTTCGTTCGAGAGGGGCCCGAGCCGGGTCCCCGGGGGCGGCCCGGGTGACCAGCGGTCCCACCTCGGCCCGGTGATCATGATGCTGAGGGTGGGCACCTTCGGGGCCACGTAGTGCCATCCGTCGGCGCTGGTCATCGAGTAGATGGTCCCAGGCGGGAGGTAGAGGCGGCTCGCCACGATGGGCTCTTCCTGGCCCTTGCCGTAGCCCACGCCCATGTCGTAGCCCCCCGAGACGATGAGCACGATGCTCGACCACGGGTGAGGGTGGTAGAGCGGAACCTGCCCCTTCGGGATGGGATGAAGCCGGTGGAGGTAGAGCCGGCAGTCGCCCGCGAAGGGGCGGAAGAGCCTCTCGACCCGGGGTGGCTCGTAGGTGATGTCGAGGCTCTCCCACCCGCCCGTGTCGTCGAGCATCGCGGGCATGTCGGTGAGAGCTTGGTGCAGGAGGTCCTGAAGTTCCTGGGGGCTTTTCATGATTGGCTCTACACCGTCGCCTCGGCCGGCGTCCCCTCGGGAGCCTCCTCGTCGTCTTCTTCGCCCTCTTCGCCGTTCGCCCACTCGATGTCCGAGGGGTCCACGTCGAAACCCGCGTCGGAGGCCATCTGGATGAGGGTCTTCAGAGGGTCTTCTCCGGCCTCGACGTACTTGGCGATCCAGGCGACAAGGCGCATCCCGTCGGCCTCGGCGTAGCGGATCATGTTCCGGTCGGCGCCCGCTTGCAGAAAGGAGCGTGGGTCGGTCCACTTCTCCCAGCTCTCGACGGCGCTCTTGTGGTCTTCGAGGGCGCGGTTGTAGTCGCGCTTTGCCTCCCACGAAGCGTTCGGAGGGAGGGGCTCCGGAGGCTTAGGGCGCGGGGGCCTCTGGTTCGGCTTCTCCTCGTCGAAGCCGTAGATCCGGTTGAGGTTCCGGGTCTGGTCGAGGGAGAGGACGATGTTGCCGGACCGTAGCCCGGGGCCAAGAAGGCTCATCAGGCTCACAGTGCCCGGGGTAGTGGCCGTGAACATGGGATTTCCTGGGCGGACGATGGGCTTGCTCATGATAGCTCCTTTGGATTTACGATTCGTTCTTGGGGCGCTTGGCGACGATCTTGCCGTCGACCTTCACGGCCGCGAAGCCGGCCGCGAGGGCGCCTGAGACGGCCTCGTCTTGCGTCCGGTAGCGCTTCGAGGAGGTCTCCCACGTAATATGCTGGTCGGTGAAGTACCAGCCGAAGGCGGGGGACAGCTTCACGGCTGCGACGGCCGAGGGCTCACGAGCCTTCAGGCGTTCCGGCTTTATCTTCTTCATCGGGTACCGTCTCTTCTTTGGGCTTGAAGTCCGGGTCAGGGCCGAGCCGGATGGGCAGGGCGGGGTAGATGGACCGCGTGGCCCATCCCCACGCCGCCTGGCCGTCGTAGAAGCGCCGGGCGCCTTTGAGCGCATTGGTCATCCACATGCCCTTGCCTCGCTCGGCGGGGGAGTCCTTCGAGATGTACTGATCGAAGATATCCTGGACGACGTAGATGTACCCGTCGCCCTCGCCGGGCCCCGGGTCCTGCTTGGCCCGCCAGATGTCGCGGGCGTAGGTGCTGATGGCGTAGAGCCGGCCGAGCCATTTGAGCGTGGACATGTGATCGGGGTCTACACCGGCCAAAAAGCGAAGGCCCCCGAGAGGTACGCTCCCGGGGGCCTTCTTTTTCCGATCTAGGTTCGATCCGATGCGGGTCCGATCTAGATTTTCTGTTCGACCTCTTTCATCTCGACCTTGGCCTCGACCGTGCCTCCGTCGAGCGCGAGGGTCATGGTGTTCTCTTCGATCGAGGAGAACTCCGAGAACCAGACCTGGCCGACGACCACGCCGAACTTCAGCCGGGCGATGTTGTGCAGGAGCGCCCGCACCCACGTCGTCGTGGCCTTGGCGTTGGCGTCGATCCACGCCTCGAAGAGCTTGTCCTTCTCGGCATCGGACGCCTTCTTGTAGCCCTCGGAGGCGAGGAAGGTCTCGACGTTGTCGATCGCCGGCTTCATGAGCTGGACGGAGGCGGTGACCTTGCCCTTGGCGATCTTCTCCTTCGCCTCCTTCAGCGAGGGGATGGTCGACAGGCCCTTCAGGCTGACCGACAGCTCCTTGGCCATGTAAACGTCCTTGGCCTCGGCCTGCACGACCTTCGGGCCGAAGCCCGAGTAGTCGGTGAAGCCCTGCTCCTTCAGCCACTTGGCGGCGTCGGCGCCGTACTGGGTCTCGAAGCCCTCGCTCTTGCGCGGGAACTTCTCCTTCTTGATCGTGTTGTAGACCTTCTGGGCGCCGCGGGCCTTCGCCAGCTCGTACTCGGCCTCGAAGAGGGTCTTGGCGCTGACGGCCTTGGTCATCTTGCGGTTGACGACCGGGAGGATGCCCACGTTGATGACGTTCGGTGCCGCCCAGATGTCCGCCGGAGCCCGCCCGTCCTTGACGGCCGCGTCGATCTTGGCCATCGAGTCGGCCGAGAGCTTGACCGGCAGACGGTCGATGTTGCCCATGCCGTCCTTCACAACCGCGTAGTTGCGGTAGATGAAGGTCGGGAAAACCTCGGGCAGCTTGCCCTTCAGCTCGGGGGTGAGGCGTGAGCTGATGTCGACCGTGCCTGTCTTGCGCACGAGGAAGCTGATGTTCGGCCGCTCCTCGTGGAAGTTGAGCGACGAGACCGAGTAGCCGTCGGGTGCGGGGGTGGCGACGAACTTGAGTGCCTCGCCCTTGCTGGCCGTGAGGGCAGCGAGCCGGGCCGACAGCTCCTTCACCTTCTTCGCGTCTTTCTCGCCGGCCATCGCCTTCTGGATGGCTTCCATCTCGGCCGTCTCGGCTGCCGAGAACGTCTCGGAGGCGTCGACCCTTCCGCGGCCGATGGGGTTGTACTTGAACGCCGGGTCGTCGAGCAGGACGCGGTTCTCGTCCGTCTCGGTCAGGATCTCCAGCAGATCGAGCACGGTGAAGGCGTCCTCGCGCGGCACGCGCGAGGGGTCGTAGCCCTTCGTGAAGCGGCCCTTGCCGAAGGCCGCCTGCTTCGCGAGGTCCATGAACTCGCTGTACTTGGGCTTGCCGAAGCAGGTCGAGAAGCGCTCGATGAACGCCACGTCGCCGAGCGACTTGAGCAGCGGGTAGACCACGTCCGGCTTCATGCGGACCGAGAAGAGCGAGACGGCGGCGTAGGCGGCGTTGATCGCCCCGTGCTCGTCGCTCGCCGGGCCCTTGGCGATGGTCGTGATCTCGCCTCCCCGGGTCCCGCCCACCATCGACGGCGAGAGGTAGTAGAGCCGGGAGAGGCCCTCGGGTACCGTGACCTTGCCGCCTTCGACGGCGTAGGTGATGAGGTCGTTGTCCACGAGGGCGTAGACGAAGCCCCCGACGGGGTCCCCGCCGATCGCGACCTCGACCCGCTTCGCCCCCGCGGGCTTCTTCTGGAGGGCCCCCTCGAACGCCGGCACGTAGGAGCCGAAGTCCCGGGCGAAGATGAGCGCCCCGCCGGCCTTCTCGGCCATCTGGGCGAGCAGCGTGCGGTCGGCGTAGTAGCCGTACTCGACGATCGTGGTGCTGGCGAGGCCCTTCGCGGCCTTCTCCATGGCCTTCAGGATGTCGGGGCGCGACCACTGGTTGTCGCCGCCGTCGCTCATGAAGATGAGCGAGCAGACGGTGCCCGGGCGCTTCTTCGCCACCCGCTCGGCCACCTGGGCCACGTCCTCGATGGGCTCCTTGAAGCCCGTGAGGCCCACGCAGTTGATCCAGCGGTCGATGGCCTTGTTGACGTTCGAGAGGTCGGTCAGCGTCGCGACCGGCTCGGCCTCGATGAGCACGCCGTGCTCGCCCCTGCCCGAGAACCAGATGATCGAGAGCGTGTCCTTCTCGCCGATGAGCGACGGCAGCCGGTTCTTGAGCCCATCCCGCAGGCGGGGAAGGTCGCTATACATGCTGCCCGAGCAGTCGATGCAGACGATGTGGTTGGTCGGGGGAGGGGCCGCGGGCTTGGCCTCCTCGGTCTTGCTGACCTGCTGGCTCACGAGAAAGAGGTCGCTGGCGACGGGGTAGTTGGTCGTGGTGGGATCTGCGGGTGACTTGCGCGTTGCCATGGGAGGCTCCTTGCGGGGTCTTGTTGCGTCCGGCGCTGATCTACACCGCGATCTCTGAGCGGCCTAGGGATTTTGATTGTCCGCCCTGACATTGTCTGGGGTGGTGTAGGGGGTGGGTATGTCCCGCCGCTACCACGTCATTTTGGAGATCGAAATGCCCGACGACACCACGGCCGAGGATGCCGCTTCCTGGGGAGCTTCGGTGCTCGAAACGAGCTTCACGAAGCCGAACCCGAAGCACGGGCCGGGCGAACCCCGTCGGGTACCCATGCCCGCGAACGAGCATCCCTACCGGCCAAAGGTCCTCAAAGCCGAGGAGGTGGCCCAGCCGGCCCCCCGCCGGCCTTACTAATCTCCTGTAGTCCGGGTGATCGGCAGGAGAAGCACCATGCCGATCACGCCCGAGCAGGTCCGTTGGGGTAGCTACCTTCAGTATTCCGGCCCGTACTGGCACGGGTCGATCCCGTACGTCCTCCCCGCCACGCCCCGGTGGGAGGACAAGCTCCTCTGGGTCGTCTCGCGGACCGAGGGAGGCGCCCTCGACGCTGTGAACATGTACGACCGGATGATCGCCACGGTCGGGGCCATCCAGTGGGGTGAGGCAGGGATGTACGGCGTCTCCGACATGCTCGGGGTGGTGGCCGAGCGGGACCTCAGTTGGATCGCCAACGTGCTTGGGCCCGCCATGGCCGCCTCAGGGGCCGAGTTCCGCAAGACGGCCCGCGGTAAGTGGCGCTTCCACTTCCAGGACGCCCGCGGCGAGGTCGACCGCATTCCCGAGCAGCAGCAGCTCTTTCTCGACCAGTCCGACGGGATGATGTGGGACGATGCCTCGAAGGCCCACGCGAGACTCTGGGCTGCGTGCCTGGCGAACGTGTGGGAGTCGCCGACGGCGCAGCGAGCCCAAGTCGACTTCACGGCCCCCCGGATGATGGGCTTTCTGATGAAGGAAGCTCGGGCCCTGCTCTTCGGGCCCGGTAGCCCCCCGGACAACGAGGGGCTCGCCGGGGCTCTTCGGGCCGGGTACATCTCGTTCGCGGCCAACCTCCCGGCCGTTGCCTCGAAGCACCTTCTCATCGGCGCTTCCGGGTCGAAGGCGCAGCCGTGGTCGAAGACCTGGTGCATCGACGTTCTGCGGCAGCTCACGTTCGGCCCTGAGATCGCGATCTACCCGGGCCGCTACAACAAGATCCGTCCTGCGCTCGAATCGCTCTTCGGCGTCGACCTGCCCGACTTCGCCGCTGAGCTTCAGACCTGGCAGGATGGGCTGCCCGAGGTACCGAAGGGGCTCACGCTCCTCGACTTCGACGAGGTGGAGGAGTACCAGCGAGCGCTCATCGCCGAGGGCTACGACATCGGCCCGTCGGGCGCCGACGGCAAGATGGGCGCGAAGACCAAGGCGGCCATCGTCCAGTTCCAGCGGCGCTGCGGTCTTGTGCCCGACGGTATCGTGGGCCTGAGGACCCGCCAGGCATTTCTCGATGCGGCGCTGAAGCGGGCGGCCTGAGCCGAGCTTCGGTGTAGGGCCTGTATGGCCCGGGAAAAATACACCGAAGAGTTTTTCGACACCGTCATCGCCATCCAGGACCGCGCCCGTAGCCTCCAACGAGCGGGGTACGTGGTCCTGGTGAGCGTCTGCTCGTGCTGCCAGGGGTGGGCAGGCTACACGGCGTTCACGAGCCCCGACGATCCCGCCCGCCCAAAATTTCTGCTTCGGCTGACCAAGCAGGCGAACCTCGAAGGCGCCAACCCGCAGGCGATCTACCAGCCCAACTAACGCCAAAGGCCGGGAGCCCCGATGGAGCTTCCGGCCTTCTTTGCCCGGCGGCGGTCACGAGAAGAGATCAGCCTTCGCTCTTCTTGCTCTTCTTGCCGGCCTTCGCCTTGGGCTCCTCGGCCTCGGGCTCTTCGTCCTTCTCGTCCTTGACCACCTCGCCCTCGGCCTTCTTCTCGGCTTCGGGCTCCTCGGCCTTCGCAGGCTCCTCGGCCTTCTCTTCGGCCTTCGCGGGAGCCATCATGGGGGCCTCGGCCTTCGTGGGAGCCATCGCAGGTTCGGCCGCCATCGCGGCCTCCTTGTGCATGGCCCGGCACTCCTGAACCTCGGCGATGAGGTCGAGGAGAAGGTGGGCGGCGTGGCCGATGTGAGCGCCGGTGCCTGTCGCCTTGACGCACTGGCTCTTGAGATCCTTGAGTTCCTGGTCGGAGAGCTTCATGTTGACGGCGGTTTCATAAGAAGAACCGCCGAAAACAGGTCACCTGCGGCTGTCGAAAAAGGCGAGCGCGAGAGCAACGCCCCCGATGAGCAGGACGACCCCGAGGACGACCGCGTAGCCGAGCCAGAAGGGCGCGAGCACCCAGAGCCACGACCAGTCGATCACCTTCCCGAGTTTCAAGCCGATGAAGAGCAGGCCGAGTAGGGTCGTGAAGGTGATGCCGCCAGATGCAGAGGAAGAGCTTTTGTCGGACATGCCCAGAGGGTACACCGCTCAGGGCATGAGAGCCGATGCGACCGGACTATCTTCGTCCGTCTTCGGCCGAAGCAGGTCGATGATCTCGGCATCGGCCATCGGAGGGGCCTTCTGGGTCATCCATCGGATCGCAAGGTTCATGCGGGCCTGGCTCTCTTTCGAGCCCTTGCTGCACGACCCGCTTGCGTACGCCCGGAGCCTGTCCTGGACGGGCAGAGACCGGCACGCACCGAACGATCGGCGCATGATGTGGAGCCCCGCTCGGAGGCAGTTCTTGCGGTTGCCCTCGCCCACGAGGTCCTCGCCACCGAAGCCCTTGTCCGGGTCGTTCGTGAACTCGAAGCCTCCGTCGCTCGTCAGCACGATCCGAAGCGGCGTCTTGCCGTTCGACGGCCTCGCCTTGCCGAGCTGAATCTGCACAGGGCACCACGACTTGCCGCCGTCCCCCTTGGCATACTTGCCCTTGCCGAAGTCCACGTCGCGACGGAGACGAGACTCGAACGTCGCAACCGCGAGCTGGGTCAGGGCCGTGAACGCTCGTGCGTTCTTACCCCCGTAGAGGGGCTGTTCGTCCTCGTCGAACGCAACCTCGACGAGGTCTCGTGCGAACGATTCGTACCGGGCTTGCCGTTCTTCTGCCGTCTCTTTCGCCTCGGGGATGTACGAGGGGGCGCCCAGAGGGGCGACGGCGATCATGATGCTCACAAGCCAGTTGATGATGGTTTCCAAAGGAAAACTCCTGTTGGGGTTGTTGTTGGATGGCGCCAGGGGCGTGAAATCCGCCCACGGGCGCCCGTGGGGTGGTGCTGCGTGGGCACGTAAGGCCCTGTTTTTCCGGTGGTTTTTGTCGATGCCGTGCGTTAGAATCCTTTGTGAAGGCGGGGATAGTTATGTCAAAGCCTGGGCCCGTCAAGCTGAAAAAAAGCTGAGGTGGCGGTGTATGTCCTTCCTCAAGGTCCCCGTGAGGACGTACTTATTCGAGAATCTTAGGCAGGATGTCGCAGGCATACCGAATCGCCTCCAGGTACCGTGAGCGCGCCCAAGCCGAGAAGATCGCGTCAATCTACCGGCAGGGTACCCAGCTCGCACCGACCACGCCGCAGCACGTCGCGGCCTTTCTGCGGAAGAAAGGCTTCGAGGTCGGCGAAGAGGGCGTGCAAGTCGAGCGTGGCCCGAGGGGATGGACGTACGTGGAGGCGGTCTATTCGGTCGAGGGCGCAGGCGACTACGCGGAGATGACCCGCAGGATCGTCAAGGCGCTCGAAGAGGGGGCCTACGAGGTGCGGCTCGGTCCGGGCGGGTACGCCGAGGGGATGGTGTCGGTTGTCGAGCGGGCCCAACCGAAGACGCCTCGCTTAGGCGTAAATCACTTGTGCCTCGCAGAGGGGCATGACCCGCAAAGTTGCTCGTTACGGTTGGCGCCCCGACACCCCCGACGTTCGAGACTACAAGTTCTCGGCCCCGTCCCGCCTTCATGGTGTGCCGCTTCCGTCGAGGGTCGATCTTCGCCCTGGCTGCCCCCCGGTGTACGACCAGGGCCAGCTCGGAAGCTGTACGGGCAACGCCATCGCGGCGGCCTACGAGTTCGACGTGAAGAAGCAGGGCAAGAAGGACTTCCTGCCCTCGCGCCTCTTCATTTACTACAACGAGCGGCTGATGGAGAACACCATCCAGTCGGATGCGGGCGCCGAGATCCGCGACGGCATCAAGTCGATCGCCCAGTACGGCGTGTGCCCCGAGAGCTACTGGCCGTACGACATCCGAAAGTTCGCGAACAAGCCGCCGAAGACAGCCTACAAGTCGGCTCTCCTGCACCAGGCCGTCACCTACCGGCGCGTCTCACAGACCGTCGCCGACCTGAAAGCGTGCCTCGCCTCGGGCATCCCGGTCGTCATCGGCTTCTCGGTCTACGAGTCGTTCGAGTCGGATGAGGTCGCGAGGACGGGCGTGCTCAACATGCCCGCCCCCGGCGAGCAGCTTCTTGGGGGCCATGCCGTGCTCGTGGTAGGGTACGACGACGCCACGGGCCGCTGGCTCGTCCGCAACTCGTGGGGCTCGGGCTGGGCGCAGGCCGGATACTTCACGATGCCGTATGCGTACCTGACCGACTCGGATCTCGCGGCCGACTTCTGGGCCGTGCAGACCGTCGAAGGATGAGAGACAACACCCCAAGGGAGCCCGGCTATGACCCAACGTACTGTCAAACGCATCGCGCTCGGTTTTTCTTGGCCCCTTGGGGTGGTCTGGCACGGGTACAACAACCCCTGGCCGGGGCCGGTACCGTGTCAGACCTGCGCCGCCACGGGGTTCAACCCGGCGACCAAGCAGCTCTTCGACCGCTTCCGGTCCTGGGGCTCCAAGCCGACGAAGGACGAGGTCACACAGCTCCTCGAAATCGGGCACACCGAGGAAGAGGTCGAGCAGCTCCGCGAGCGAGGAATGCCCGACCTCTCGCCCATCCTCAAGTATTCGCTGGTCGAAGTTCGGGCGAAGCGCAAGGGCTTCTTCGGCTTCTGTCCGGAGTGCGAGGGGGAGGGCTTCGTGCCGAACCCGAACCCGGCGGTGGCGAAGCTCTACGCGAGCGTGAACCTCTACGACGAGTGGGCGCCGATGGAGCCCCCCGAGGGCCCTGGCTGGCAGCTCTGGGACGACCCTTCCGAGGGGTGCCCGCTCTCTCCCGTCTTCGCTACCTCGGAGGAGCTGGCCGCCTGGTGCGCCAAGAACTTCCGCAAAGAGAAGATGACGGCCGAGGAGTGGAAGGCGTGGATCGAACAGCCCCGCGCCCCTGAGGAAGCCCCTCCGCAGAAGTCTCCGATCCGGCTGACGAGCGAGCGGCTCCGGGTCTTCGAGAGCGGGCAGCCGAAGAGGCTCGCCAACTAGCCATGAACAGCGCGAAGGAGCTGAACAAGGCTCTGCTCGGCGCGAGCCTCTTTCTTTGGGTGATCGCGCTCGCGCTCGCCACCTCCCGGCTCCGGTGACGGTACCCGCCCCCTGCCCTCTATAGTGCAGCTATGCGGCCGGCTTGGGGTGGAGGTGCCGCACATGTCTTTCGTCCGATGGCTCAGCGTCCAGGTCCACCGAAGCGATATGGTTGGGGACCTGGCGCAGCACGTTCTGGCCTACGATCGCTACCCGACGGGAGACGACCTCCAGGGCTGGAGGGTGTTTCTGGCGATGCTCGACGCCACCCCCTATGCCCAGCAAGCTCTCGTCTCCGCCCACGCCGAATGGGACGCTACGAGGCACCTGCCCGTGGTCAACATGACCGTGAGCCCCTGGCCCCGGCCGTCGTTACCCGTGGGGGTCCTACACCGGTTCGGTGTAGAGAAGCCTGCCGCCATGACCCCGAGCCCACACCAGAAGGCGCTTTACTACGCCCACCAGCTTCTCTCCTCAAAGGCCCTAACCGAGGCCGAACGAGTCCTCTTTGAGGCCGAAGGGGAGAAGCGAGGCTTCTCTTGTCGGGCGCGTGACGAGGACAAGACCGACGCCACGCTCGTGCTCGGTCTCTCGTTTGCGCTTCGCTACCAGGGGCCCATCTTCTTTTTCGTGGCCCCGCTCATGCGAGACTGGACGCTCGAACGATCCCGAGCCCTGCTCGCGAGCGCCGAGGCCCTCGGGTGGGAGGGCGAGAAGCGAGACGCGCAGTTCCGGTTCATCGAGGGGGGCTTCGATCGATTCAAGGGTATTCCCCGGCCCTGGCAGGTCCCGAACGAGCCTTCACTCTGGATCGCGAGCGGCTTCGACAAGACCGACCTCTTTTTGCCCCCGTGGCTGGGGCCGAGGCTCGCGTGAAACCCACGCTCGACGCGATCGAGCGGGCGTCGAAGGAAGACCCGGGCTTTGGCACCGAGGAGTTCTGGGAAGACCTCCGAAACCGGCCCGCTCCTCCACCTTCGGCGGTGTTGCCCCCGGAGCACGACGACTTCGTTCTCTACGACAAGGCCCACCACGCCACGGTCGAGGAGCTGAAGGCCAAGTTCCAGCAATACGACGGGCAGCCTGTGACGAGCGAGATGCTCGCCGCCATGATCTCGGCCGGGGCCTCGACCTTCTTTGTTCAGTGGAAGAAGGCGCAAGCGTCCGAGGCCCGCGGACTCTTCGGCTGCCTCATGGCGAGCGCTGATGGGATGACCCCGGCGGAGATCCAAGCGCTCGTGCGAGCCCTGCCCCGAACCCTTCTCGACCGGTCGCTCGCAAACCTCTCCGGTGTGATGCTGGGCTACCACGGGCTTCTCGCCCTCGAAAGCCATCGACGCGATGGTAAGCTCGACAACTACCGAGTGGTCCGGGAGGTAGACGGCCGGATTGCGGTCGACTTCTACTCGCCGCAACTCCGAAAGCCGATGCGCTTCTTTCTCGATGAGACGCTTGGCCCGTTATGCCGAAGCTCGACGTGGAGGACTACTGGGAAGACCTGCGGGGCGCTCGGCCCTTTCCTTCGATCATCGAAACGGCCGTCTTGCACGAGACGGTGGCGTGGTCGCGAAGGATCGGCGAAGGGTCTCGGCCGTTTCTGCTCGTTACCGGTCAGCAGCGAGATCGAGACGCACTCTACCAAAGGGTCGCCCGGGAAGAAGCCATCTTCAGCCCTGGGACTGTGGCCTTCTTCTCGGCTGACCCTTCTTGGAGAGGGCGCAGCGCTGACTTTCTGACAGCGGCCTTTCGGCGATGCCCGGTTCCGATCGAGTGCCGCGAGCCCGAGTCCTACGTGGCAGGGCTGCCCCCTGGGATTGAGGGCTGGCAGCTCCTCTGGGGCCTCGGGGTTGTGAACCACCTTGCCCGACCCGAGCAGCTCTTCGACCTCGCGGATCGACGACACTCGGTCTACGCACAAGCCATGGCCTTGCTCGGGGACCTTCGTTACGCCGTGGCCATGGGTGAGCGGGAGCAACAAGCCGCGCGAAGCACCTTCGAGACCTTGGTTCGGTGGCTGCAAGGGGAGGAAGCGCAAGCGCACGACGCGATTCTCTCGGGCCCCCTCGACCGCCTCGACGACGGAGACCGGATCGAGGCCCTGCTCTTTCTGCTCGCCCTCGCGAGACACAACCGGCTGATCGGGTCGCTCGTCGTCGTGCTCGACGGGCTCGAAGACATTGAGGCCCGCAGAGGCATGGACGACCTCTACGTACTGCTCTCGGCCGCCTCGAAGTGGGCCGCGCTCGGGAGCCCGATCGGGCTAGTGGTTGGCTGGCATCGGACAAAGACCGAGGAGAAACGGATCAAGCGACGCTGTCCGCCACTCGTACGTCTCCTCCAGGACGCTTGATCTGGGGTGGCTTGTGCGGAGTGCCAGGCCGGGATGTTTGGTCTGTCTGTACGACGACTTCTGTATGAGCATCCACCTGGCTCTCGATGAGAGCCTCATCACAATCGCACCCACGCTCGACGATATCGAGCCCATCCTGAAGATCCGGACGCGCCATCTGTCCTTTCAGGAGAATGAGGGAGGGGCCGACGGGGTTCTCTACCAAGTCGGCAAACGCGGCCGTAAGGCGCTCCCCTTCACGCCCGACGGAGAAGGCAGGGCGTCCCTCCACACGAGCTTGCCGGCGAGACACTGTCGAGTCGGCAGTGAGCTGGAAGTCCGCACCGTCTGCCTAGCCGGAGGCGTAGGCGAAGTCTTCTACTGCTCTGACCGCTTCGTCCGTCTCTCGCCTCGCTGGTACGGAGAAGGGGACCGGTACCTGGAGCTTCGCATCCAGGTCGAACCGGGGGCAGAGATCGTGGCCAACCGGGGGATGGCTCCGCTCGCAGGGCCCGGAGAGGTGTTCAACTACCTGGGGTCAATCCGGAATGGGGGGTGGGTCGAACTTCACTACGACAACCACGCTCATACGGGGCTTTCGATGAGCTATCACCCTTCAAGCGACCCCTTCCTGACCTGGCATCGTAAGAAAGGAGAAGAAACCTCAAGTTCGTTGCGTTCGGAATCGGATCGGTGGAGCAAAATCCTCAACGATGATTGAAGGTCCCGGGGTATAGACCCCTCATGGCAGAGGACATCGGACTCGATCTGGACCCGGACCTGGCACACAAGTTCCCCCGGCTCCTCCAGCTCGTTCGGTCCCTGAGTTCCATGCTTCCGGGTCGGCGAACCGACCTCCCGTGCCCCGACTGCGGGTCTATGTTGACCCTCAAGTCCGGAAAACACGGCCTTTTTTACGGTTGTTCTCGGTGGGAGGAGACTTCGTGCCGGGGCAGCGTAGCCGCTCTTGACGATGGCTCGCCGGTAGGCACTCCGGTCGACGCCAGGACCCGAGCGCTCCGAAAAGAAGCCTACAAGCTACTTGTTCCTCGTGTGGCGTTTGCCCCACCCGAGGACCGCGACCCATTCGACGACGAGGCCGTATCCGAGTCGAGGCGGTGGTTTCTCGACTGGTGTTCCCAGGAAGCCATTCCTCAGGCGCGGTGGAGTTTGGGCTCGTTCACGGCCGAGGAGTGTGTTAGGCTGATTGCCGCACTGCGGCACGCCCACGGTACCTGGACCCGGATGAGCCGGGTTCTCGAAAGGGATACCCTCTAGTTGGTCGGACCCTTGCCCTTTTTGCTCGGCCCTACCGAAGGCGTAGGCGTTTTGGAGTGGCCCCGCAGATGGTCCCACATCTCCGGATTCTCCTTCATATCCTGCAAGGACCGAATAACGACACGGCCCACGCGCATCATGCTGGCACGCCACTTCATATGGGCTTGAAGGGCAGCCTGAATGGTCTCGTGGAGGTCATCGGGGACCACCGTATCGGACTCCGACGCCGCATCGACAAAGAGCCGCGCCAGCTCGAAGACCATCTCGGTTCGGCGCTCGGGGTCGTCACACGCCTCGGCCTGCTCGAACAGGGTGATCATCTCATCAGTGAAAGGGCTGTCGTCGATCTCGCTCCGGCAGACCTTGCAAGGGCGCTTCGTCATACCCCTGAACCACTCTTCAGTAGTTTCTCGAAAGCTTGGGGGAGGGGCGATCTGTGCCGTAAAAATACGATACGGATCGTAACAGGACGGGCAATGCTACCAATGGCCCCAAACGTGCATAACGCCCGGCCGGTTCGGTCGGGCGGCACGCTCCTTCCCACCTGACCGAAGAGGGAATATGCAGAACAAATCGAAGACGCTGGGTATGGCCGTGTGTCCCGAAGTGGCCGCTTTCGCGGTGGTCATGGAGGCGAAGCTCCAAATGGAGGGCTACGACGATCCGGCCAACTGGGTGAACCTCCCCACCGAGAAGCTCGTGAAGCAGCTCGAAGCCAAGGTTGCAAGCCTGAAGGAGACCGACCCGGTGACGAAGCCGCACGAGTTCTTCACCAAGACGGTGATCATCGGCAACCTGGCGATGATGCTCGCCGAGAAGGCGACGCGAGCGAAGATGGGCGAGGAGACGATGCCCCTCATCGGTCGACCCGCCGAATCGGGACCGGTGCCGGTGCTTGCCCAGGTCATGCCGGAGAAGGACTCCGAGAGGGCTGGTAACCTGTCCAGTGCCAAAGCGCCCCATGAGGCAAACATGCCCCAGCAAAAGGGCCTCAGGGCTACCGGGCGAAAGCTCTGCACTGTCGACGAATCCTTAGCGAAGTCAGGAATCCGACGATGCAGGGGAAGGGACCGTGGCGAGCCGGATGAAGAGCAAGTCCGGCTCGTGCGACGGCCTGAGCCCCCGAGGCACCCAATCGAGGATCTCGCCCTTGCGGAACTGCTCCTCGGCCTCGAAGAACTCCCGGAGCCCCTGGTTGAGGTGCGAGGGGAGGCGCATCAGGACGTAGTGGAGATCGTCCCCACGGAGATCCCGGAGTCGCCCGCGGAGAGTACGTGCCTCTTCCGTCGTGAAGGCCACGTAGCCCGCGATGCGCGCCGCTTTGACGTGAAGCTCTGCGATACCCCTCAGAGTATCGGCCCCCTGCGGGCTCATATTGACGAGAAGGTCGCGGTAGTTAGGCTCGCTCATGCGAAGCCCCTACACCGGCTCAGGGAGAGACGCCGTGCGTCTCCTGGGCACATCGAAGACCACGCGCGAAGCCGACCATCGAGGCCAGCGAGTCGAAGACGTGGACCTCCCCCCCGATCTCGACGGGGAGCGGGAAGCTCTGCCCCTTGCTCACCTCGAAGATCCACATGAGCATCTCATCCGGGTCGACGCTCTTCAGGGCAACGTAGGCGGCGGACGGGGCAGCATACTTGTGCGCGACGGGCATGGGCTAGAGACCTTCCTAGGCACAAGCTGCCGGGCGAGAGAGCGAGGTGCCCCCAGGTGCCTAGGCCGCCGACCTAACCGCAAAGCCTACCTAAGCGCTCAAAACTTGTCAAACCGTGTGGTGCCGGGCTTGTCGGACTCGTCGTCATTTGTCGAGACAAGTGTGAGATGAGGGGGCCCCTTCCGGCGTTTTTTCGTGGCCTGTTCGAGGTCGGCAAGACGCACTGCGTCGTTGTCGAGGGACCGGTCGACGGTCTCGAACTGCTGGTCGTGCCTTCCGATCCGGGACTCGGCCCGATGGAGGCGATCGGCGTGATCGGAGAACAGGGTTTTTGCGTACTCGTAATCGATCCTCTGCCGCTCGCTTACTCCGAACAGCTTGCTTTCAAGGTCGATGAGCTTGAAGATCACGAGGATCAACAGCGCCGACGTGATCCCGAGACCGATGTAAAGTCCGAGCATCACCCCGCTATAACACCGCCCGGGCGTCGCTAAACTTCCAAAGCCGGGGATCTGGGTGCGCGATGCCCGATCCCTCCGACCCTCCGGAACCTTCGACCGACCCGGACCCGAGCCTTTGGGCGAACCCCAACGTGCTCGTGAGGTCCCGGGTCCCTGGCGAAGAACGGTACGCGCGCATCGTCCAGATCCACGAAGTAGCCCATCTCGGGGCTACGCCGATCACCCGGATCGAGCTGGTGGTGATGGACGAGGACGGAATGCCCGAGACGGTCGAGTACCCTTGGGAGGTGTTCCTTGCAATGTGGGGACCTACCGAACCGGACCCCTACCCTGCCCACGTCCCCGGAGACGTGCCGGTGTACGTGGGGGACGTGTTGCAGGACCACACCGGCTGCCGGATGCGCGTCGTTCATATCAACCGAGAGGCTCGCCTCTTTACGGTCGAGAGCGTCGTGCCCCCGGTCTACCCGGTCCTCTCGGAGAGCCGCGTTCTCGCGCTCGACCCATCGGTCTTTGACTTCTTCGAGGTTCTCCCTCCGGAGACCCTCCGCAGCGGGGCCCCAAGCGAGCCCACCACGTCAGACGCACCCACCCGTTTCGAGCGCGTCTGACCTTTTCGCTTGTAACTCAAGGACAAGTAGCTCCATGGCCTTTCTCGGAATCCGCGTGCCCCACGAAACCGCCCGTCTTCTGACCGGGCTCGACGTGCCGGGCGAGAAGACTCCGTCGGACGAAAAGCACATCACGATTCTCTACCTCGGCAAGGACGTGCCGATCGAGTCGGTGCTGCTCGCGATCGAGGCGGCGTACGAGGTGGCAAGAACCTGCCACCCCTTCCTCGTGAGCACGAGCCGGATCGGCAACTTCCCGAAGAACCCCGACGGGATGCCGCTCATCGCCCATATCGACTCGCCCCAGCTCCACCAGCTACGAGCAAAGCTCACCCGGGCCTTCGACGAGGTGGGCGCCCCCTACGACACGAAGTATCCCGAGTACAAGCCCCATGTCACGCTCGCCTACTGCCAAGAATGCGAGGACGACGTGGACGAGATGACCCTCGACCCGATCCAGTGGGCCGTGAGCGAGATGACCCTCTGGGGCGGCGACCGAGGCGACGACCGGCTCTCGGCCACCTTCCCCTTCACGCTGGAGGCGCCGACCCGGAGGAGCGTCCGAGCGGCGGTCCAGACGGCGCTTCGGACGGGCTAACTCGTCGTCCCACCCGATCCGGTCAAAACGGTTCTGCCGGATCGGGGGCAAGGACGGGGTCTGGATGTTGGCGAGCGCGGCTTCCTGGGCCTCGTAGTTGGCGGCCCTGCTCGCCGCGTCGGCCGGGAGGTCCCTGGGTACCTCCCGGAAGCTCTGTTGAAACGAGGCGATCCGGGCTTCCCTTCGAGCTTGCGCCGCCGCCACGGTTGCCGGGCTCCGGCCCCCGTGGACCCGGTCGATGGCGATGGAAAGGTTGCGGGTGCTCATGCGCTGGCCCTCGACCCTGGCGACCTCGTCCTCGGGACCGATTTCGGGCGGCTCCGCCTTGGGGTCGAAGTGGGGGTTGGCGAAGTCCATCTCCATGTCCCCGATCCGCATTCGCACGATGCCCCCACCCTCGATGGGGAAGCGGTGGAGGAACGAGACCCGCCGTTCGAGCCAGCCCGACGTAGCTCGTTCGCCCCGGTGCGCCGACTCGACCGTGACCCGGAAGCCGTCGGTCGAACCGAGGCGACCTCGGAGGTCGGTGATCAGGTGAAAGGGCACCACGTACTCGTGGACGACCGCATCCGAGCCCCGGATCGAAATGTCTCGCAGAGGCTCGATGGCCGCCGTCTCGGCGAGGCCCGCTTGAAAGTCGGTCGTATAGCCGACCATTACCCGGCCCCGTGAGACGCCGGGCATGGATTCGGTGAGGATGACGACGTTGCGCGGGAACGCCTGCATGTTCCAGACGAGCCGCGGAGTCATGGCTTGTACGAGCATAAAAGGTCCTCCAGGATCGATGCCTCGGCGGCCTTGCGCCGGTCGATCTCCTTGCTGATGGCTGCGTGTGCTTTCTCCCAGTCGTCCCGGTGCATGATGCGGCACGACGAGAAGATCGGGTAGCCGTTGATGGCCCGGGGTCCGGCCCGGTCGAGGTACTCCCAGATCAGTCCCACCTCCTTCGTGTCCTCCTCGGTAAAGCCCGCGAGGGCACCGAAGGCAATGGGCATGAAGATGTTCGGCAAGAGCGACATCTCCCGGACTTCCGCGCTCACGAAGATGCGCCCGTCGAGAAAGTCGAGCACGAACTTCTTCAGCGCCTCACGGTCGAGGTGCGGAACCTTGCTCTGCTTGGCCGTGGCCCACGATGCTTCGATGGGCTCGTCCAGGGGTACCGTCGGGGGCGCTGGGGGAGAGTTCGAGTCAGGCATGACTTCCATTTGTCAAGATGGTAGGGTTTTCCCGGCGGGGAAGGCACTTATCAGCAGACCCCCGGGAAAAGGAGCAAGCATGTACTCTCTCTCACGCCTGTGCGAAGCCATCCGAGCCATCACCCCGCAAGCAGAACTTCGGCTCCATGGCAAGGAGGGCGGGCTCTACACGGGGTCGGTTCAGGTCGCGGGGGTGGTGCTCGCCGAGGCGGAAGGGGATCTCGACGGGGTCATGGCTGCCCTGACCAAGCGGATCGAGAGCATGTCCCAGCGCATGATGCAGGCGATCAAGACCGGCCCGGCGGCTTGAGCGGCTTGGGCCCCGTTTCCCAGGGGTAGACCGTCTCCTTGCCGGTCTTCTTGACCTTGCCCGAGGAGAAGAGGTTCGCTGACCCCTCCTCGGCGTCGAGCTGGAGCTTGTGGTAGACGCGGTCGACCCACTCCCGCTGTTTGGTCGAGAGCCGCGCCACGCCGCCAGCTTCAAGCTGGTCCATCATGTCGCGAAACGCCCGCTCCTCGTCGGGCGTCAGCTTTTGCGAGTCGAGAAGGGCGGAGAGCTTGGATCGATCGGTGGGGGGCACGAGAGGTGCTTACACCGAAAGCACTCATGCAGTTCAGGTGAACGTGGACTCGAACCGACCATCTCGTTCGTTCGATCTCTTTCGGACGAGCGCCGAGGAGCTGGCCCATCGGCTGAGCGATCGTCACTCAGCCCGAGGGGATTACCTCGCTGGCCGGGCTCTTGCCCTCGCTGGGCTCTTTGCCTCTTGGCAGACCCAGCCACCTTCGGACGAGGCCCGGGTCGAGGCCATCGCCAAGATGATCGACTTCTCGCGCGAAGCGTTCGAGTACCTGGCCGGCCGCAAGGACTAAGAGGCCGTCGCGGCAGGCTTTGTCGAACCGCGAGCCCAGCTCCGAAGGGTCGTAGGGCTCCCAGCAGATAGCTACCTCGGCGAGCGAGACGGAGAGAGCAAAGGGCGGATCGAAAAGCCCCCTCTCTCCCCGGTAGACGAGCTTGTCGATCCGGCATCCGAGGTTGCCCACGGCCGCGATGACGCCGTAACGCTCATAGAGCTTGTGCCGGACCGGCTGGCCCTCTTTCATCCAAGGATTCGGGGTCCGGTAGAGCGCCTCGAACTCGGCGAGCTGGCGCAGGACCTCGGCCTTGACCTCGGCGCTCGGAAGGAACGTCCGCACTTCGGGTTCTTCGTCGAACATGTTTTCTCCTCGCGAGAGTTCTTTTCGGGGTCTAGTAAGCATGGCTCGCCGCCCGATCTCCCGGATACTCTGCCGACCCACGAAGCACGTCTCAGGCTGCCGGCCGGCGCGGCCTCTCTGCCGGTGGATGCGGAAAGTCCGGGAAGACCGCAAACCGTGCTTCTGCTCCCGGTACCACTTCCCACACCGTCGCGGATCGGGACGGTGTGGGAGCATCGAGAAGTTCTGGGATTACATGTACGGTCCCGACTGGCGGGTGGACCGGGACGAGCGCGAGGCCATCATGAACGAGGGCCCCGCGGAGGCTCGGTCCGACGGTTCCTACGATCTTGCCGACGTGCCGTTCTAAACAAGACGGCCCGCGAAAAAGCCCTCCGGGCCAGCCGGCCGACCCCCAGGGGACCATCCACAGAGGTGAGCACAGTGGTCCCTAACCCGGAGGGCTTACTCGCGGGCCGTCCCGCTCTTCTACACCGGAGTCAGGCTCGCTTGCCCCCGTGGCGCTGAGGTCGGGTGCTGTTGTAGGCCATCTTCACCCGAACGGCTCGGCTGATGTCGATGCCGAACCGGCCGCACATGTCGAGCACTCGGATGAGCTGATCGGCCGCCTCTTCTTCCTGGTTGGTCAGGGTCTCGCCGAAGAGGGCCATCATCTTCTCGGTCTTGTCGCACGGTTGGTCGAGCGTGCCGGCCCGGTACGACTCCCACTGCTCCAGGATCTCGCCGATGGTGTTCATGCCCATCGTCTGAAGGTCCTGGGGCGGGTCCTGAAAGCCCTTGGCTCGGGCGTTGTCGTGGATTGCGTCCCGAAGAAGGTTGAGGAGGGCGATGCACTCTTGATGGGAGGTTTGGGCGTTTGCCATAGGCTTCTTATACACCGGGCCTGGGTACCTAGACCTTCCCCCCTGCGCTCAGGAACCCGATGGCCTACAGCTACGATCGCACGTCTTCTCGCTCGGTTCGGTCCTTCCAAGAAGGGGGCGAAGCCCGACAGGTGATGCTCTCGCTCATGAACATCCAGAAGCAGTGCGAGAGCGTCGCGAAGCTCTTCACCCATCTGGACAACCTCGAAAAGAGCTACAAGCGCTTCCTGAGCACCCTCACCGACGAGGTCGAAGACCACCAGGACAGGGGCAACGAAGTGCCTCCGAAGGCTCTTCTTCTGCAATCGCAAGCGGCGGAGCTGGGGTCTCGGATCGAGTCGTCGGAGATGTTCACGTTCGACGACATCGAGACGGTCTCGGTCGAGCTTCAGTACCTCATGGGTCTGCGAGACAAGGTGTTCCAGGAGACCCGGACGACCCCGGGCCGGATCTTCCTCGTCGACAGCAGCGACCTCGACGAAGCCATCGACGACCTCGAAGAGTTCCGCAAGGACTTCCCGGCGGACCTCGTGAAGTCGATGCAGCGCGGTCTCGACCAGACCCTCATCACCCTGAGGCAGCTCGCCCAGTCGTCGGATGACAGGGACGCGCTCGCCGTGGCGGTGAAGACGCACAAGCTCATCATGGGCAAGCACCCCGACTCCTGGCCCCTGCGCCCGTTCGTGACCAACCTGATGAACGGCTGCATCAGCCTCCAGGACGCGATCCGGTCGGCCACGGTGAAGAGCGGCGCCCCGGCCAAGAAGGTGGGGCCGAAGGAGATCCTCAACGCGCTCGTCTCGTTCGAGTCGTCGATGGACAAGGGCGTGGACCTGTCGATGACCCAGATCGTGGGCAAGATCAAGGCGGCCGTCGAACGTGCGCGGGGCGGCATGGGCAAGACCGTGGCCGGGGAGATGGACCTGCCGGTCCGCACCAAGGCGGGTACCGTGGTGCAGCTCACCTTCGCCGTGAAGAACGACTTCAACATGCGCCGGCAGCTCGATCAGAACATGGGCCGGGAAGTCGAGGGGGACATGACCTCGCTCGTGTGCAAGGGCAACCCCGAGACGGGCCGGCCGGGCACCAAGTGGATGGCCGTCAAGAAGGTGACCTTCCTGGTCAACGACTGAGCCTCTCTCCGAGAGACGCGAAAAGGCCCCGGGCGCTAGAACGCTCGGGGCCTTTTCTATTCGTCGTCGACCCTCTCGAACCGGTCCCGGACGAGCCTTGCGTACTTCCGCAGGTGCTTGTGGGAATACTCCTGGACCGTGCCGTTGCCGTTTTGCCCTGTGTAATACTCGGGGAAGCGGGCCATCTCCTCGTCGCTGATCTCGATCCGGCAGAGCTTCGTGTAAAGCTTCGATCCCGGACCGACGATCACAAACTCGAAGTTGGGTTTCCGCTCCTCGGGCGGCCGTTCGGAGTACCAGCGCCGTCCGATCGCAAAGGGACTAAGGGGGCGCATCAGTGAAGCTGGGGCGGGGGCTCTTCGTCTTCGTCCGGAGGAGGGGGTGGGGCCTCTTTGAGCAGGATGAGGTTCGACCCGGTCCAGCCGGCCCCTCCAATGTGCGCCACGACGATCGAGAAGAAGGTCGAGCGGGCCTCATTCAAGACTTGCTGGATATCGTCCCGGACCTTGTAGGGGTCGAGCGTGGCAGTCGACTCCTTACGCTTGATCCACAAGCCCACGACCGCGCTCACCTCACTCCGAAGGGTCAGGGTCTCGGAGAGGGAGGCAACTTCGTAGTCCTTCTTGAGAAGCCCTTCGAGCAGCCCCGGGACGGCCTGGGCCGTAAGGAGGGTGACCCAGGCGGCTACCTCGTGCGTGTAGACCTGCGCGACCGTGTACGACGCCATGGCTAAGTCGTCCTCGTCGTCCTCATCTTCGTCGTCCTCATCTTCGTCGAGGTCCTCCTCGTCTTCGTCCTCCTGGTCGTCGAGAAGCTGGAGGCCCTTGAAGTGGGCGTAGACCTGAGCGAGGGTGGTCGGGCCCTCGAACTCGACCTCTTCGCCCTCGGAGATCCGCTCGTAGACCTCGCTCGCCTGCTCGGGCGAGAGAGGGCCCACGATCATGTGCCGCAGAAGCCGCCCCGGGCGGCGAAGGGCAGGGTCGATCTCGGCGACGCTGCGGTTGGTCGAGGCCACGATGCGGAGATCGAGCGCCTGGCCGATGAGGCCGTCGGAGAGGTTCAGGAGCGCCGCGATCTGGTTGTTCTTGCCGCGGTCCTTGCGAAGCCGGATGGCGTCATCGGCGTCTTCGAGGATGAGCACGATGGGCTTGTCCGAGCCGGCGTTCGCCCGGGCTTTGAGGAGCATCGGCACGAACGAGGGGTCGGTGAGCTGGTGGAGGAAGTGCGGCGGGACGACGACGAAGACCGCGTCGAGCACCTCGTTGATGAGGCCCCGGATGAGGTAGGTCTTGCCCGTCCCCGGCGGGCCGTCGAGGATCACGAGGCGCCCGGTCGGCACGCTCTCGCCGAGGTCCTGCACGATGAAATTGAAGTCTTCGACGATTTCGGGGGCGTAGTTACCCGCTTCGAGCGGAGCCCCCGCGAGCCCCAGCTCGGCCACGGTCATCTCGCCGTTGACCTGCGCGAGCGTGTAGACCGGCTGCCGCGTCGCCTCGGGGAGCATGTGCTCTCCGATGGTCTCGGCGAGCTTCATGTAGATGTCCTCGTCGAGCGTCGCGAGGTTCAGGTTGACCTTGCCGTCCATCCCGAGTTCGAGGGTGATGGCGCCCCGCTCCCAGGTGATCCACGTCTCGTAGGCCCCACGGCCGAAGAGCGGGCCGCCCACGAGCACGACCGAGGAGTCCTTTGCGATCTTGCAGAGGTCGTCCTGAAACGCCTTCTGCCCCTCCTCATCACTGTCTTCGAGCACCCCGCGGCACGAGCCCGTGTAGACCGTCTCGCCGCGGGCGACGGCGAAGCCAAGGAGCATGGCGAGGGGACCGGTCTTCATCACGTTCTGCCTCGGCAGAAGCGAGTGATTCCACCAGGGAGGAGCAGGGGTGAGAGCTTTTTGCTTGGTAGCCGGTTGTGTCATAGCCCAGCTCTCTACACCAAAAGCGGCTAGATGCGATCGAAACGGGTAGGGCGGAAGTCGACGGGCCGGCAGTCCTTCACCACATCGTCGAGCGTAGTCTCGACAAGCTCCCCAAGTCCGTCTCGCCCGGCAGACCTTCGCAGAACGACCCGTCGCCCGAGAACCGCGTTCACCACGAAGAGGTTGTTGCTCTGGTCGATGATCTTCGCCCCGGTCTTGAGCCACGGAGGCGGGTCGGGGATGATCTCGAAGTATTCGGGGATCTGGGATACTTGGTACCAGTAGCGCGTCCGCATCGGGTCTTGCCGCTCGACCTGGTAGCTACCCACGCCAGAGATGGCCTTCACAAGGTAGGCATCGCCGGACTGCTTGTGCTTGAGAAGCGAACCGATACGGAGCGGGGTCTCCATCAGAGGTCTTCCCCAAGGCGGTCGAACCGAGACGGGGGCTTGCGATGGGGCCCAAGTGCGACCCACCGGGAACGAACCGGCTCAGAGGCCACCTGAAAGGGATTGGATTCTCCGGGGCCCTTCGTTGCCTCCTCGATCAGAAAATGCGTCTTCCGGTTCTCGTCACCCGTCACCAGGAATCCGACGACCACGAGAATACGCCGCGAGTCGAGGTCCACGAGAACCTGCCCCGTCTTCAACTCGTCGAAGAGCGAGCAGTCTTCCTCGGTCAGCCCCGCGGGAACGGGCATGTCCGCAGCCCAGGTGAGCGGGACAGGGATTGGGTAGCGACGCGAGTAGGGCCGGGCATGGGGCAGTGAAGACCGGTCGAGGTCCCACATGAGAATGGCCGAAGGCGTGCCATTCTCGACCTCGACGTTTTCGACCTTGTAGGCGTAGCCCTTGTCGTTTAGCACAATCGCCCCCTTGAAAAAGGGCGAGTTCGGATGCGGGGCTACGGTTTCGGCTTCCAACGTGACCCCCTCTTTCTCGTCGTCCCCGACCCCAAACGCCACGCGGATCTTCCTCGTCACATGGGTGACCTCGTCGGCAACCCGGAGAAGCTCGTTTGCAGGCGGAGGGTCGGGCGGGGGCGGAGTCCTCTGCCAAGAGATCGCGTAGAGGGGCTCGGTAGCGGGACGTTCCCAGGGGCCAGGTACCGCCTCGAACAGCCGGATGGCCCCCGGCGCCGAGCACTGAAAGAGTCGCCCGGGCCCAGCGTTCTCTCGAAAGGCCATCTGGGATCGACCGGCATCGAAGAGGGTGTAGGTCATCAGGCTGTCGCCGCGCACCCTGCACCGGCCACCGACGACGTACCAGGGCGGAAGCTCCCCCTCGATCCGAGCGACCGGATCGAAGGTGGCTCCCACCCCTTGGGGCATGTTGCTGTAGTGAACATGCCGCCCAAATGACAGGCCCCGAATGACCTCGGCCTCGAAAGCGGTGAGCGGCGTCCAGCGGGCCGCCTCCAGCATCGGGTGCGTTCGACGGTCGTAGCTGAACGTCAGCGGAGGCGCCGAGGTGAACCGGTCGTCTCGGACGTTGACGATGCACCGAACGGCGCCCTCGGGGGAGATGGCATACACCCCTTCATAAACCCAGGACCCAAGCGGGGGCACTACTCGATCCTCCCGAAGCGGTCGGGCACGTTCTCCACCGGTTGGTCCTCCTGAAGGACGAACTCCCCTTCCCCAGGAGTAAGTGTACGGATTTGCTGGCGGAGACTGCCCACGGTAAAGGCGCCCGTGCCGGGGTCGATGGTCTTGATCTCGACGAGTTCCCCGGTCCGCCGGCTACGCAGGACCATGCCAGGCTTGTAGTCGCGGCGCGTCTTCGGGTCGTCGGGAGCGAGCACCCAAGCATCCTCGGCCGTCCCCATGGGGAACTGAATGGCCGGACCGAGTACGCCGTGGTTGTAGACCGGCTGCGCCCGGAAGAACGTGGTCGCCACCTCGGTGACCAGGAACGAGTAGGTGTTGAGCGGCTGGCCGTCGTTGTCCTTCGGCCGCACGTACGAGCCCTCCTGGAGCCAGGCAGGGGCCGGGGCGGTACCGTCTCCGACGCAGGGGCCCCAGTTGACCGCGAAATCGGCCGTCAGAGGGGCCCGCAGACTGCCAGCGATGTCGGCGTTGATCACCTCGACGTACTGCCGGGTGATCCGCTCGACCCCGAAGCGGTTACGGAACGTGCCCCGCAAGCGAATCTCGCCCACGTTGTGCAAGACAGCGGGCCCCTCGGCCGCCCCCTGGTAGCGAATGGCCATCCCGGTGCGAAGCCAGCTCGGGGGCTGGACCCGCTCGGGCACGGTCCCCACGAGCCGCCAGCTCGTCGAGAAGGCGGTGTCGTAAGCCACCGTGAAGGTCTTTGAGCCCACGCGGACGATGAGGTTTTCGTCGGTAACCGCGTCGATCACGAGGGCCATCCCAGGATGCTCGGCGGCATAGAGTTTGGCCGAGACGATCCGGCCGTGGTCGTTCCGAAGTTGAGCCTGGTTCGAGGCCGGCTCGATGGTAGCGCCTTCGACAGCCCAGCAGGGCATGTTGGTCGGACGGGGCATGGTGATCGCGTACTACACCGGATCTTCGCGGGTCCGCCTGCCAGCAAGCCCGACCCTCGCCCATCGAGAATGCTCCTTTGCCCGGGCTCTCGGTAGACCAAGGAGCGCCCATCCGTGAGCGACAACCACTCGATCGAGCACCTCCCGTTCGCCCCTCCCCGCTACATCATCAAGGGGATCGAAGTCGGCCTCGATACCCAGCGCGTGATCATGGAGCTGCCCTTCGGGGCTCAAATCTTCAACATCGACGACAAGTCGAAGCCGGGCAAAATCGTTCTCTGGGCCATGCTGCCTTGCCAGGACGGCAAGCACGGCAACCTCGTCCGTACCTTTCTCTTCGTCCGGGCCGAGACCGAGTTCGCCCTCGACGAGAACGTCATGTGTGAGTGCGACTGCGGCGACGTGCCCCTCGTCGGGTGGGTGGGCATGTGGCGAGACGAGCAGGGCGTCGGACACGTTCTCGAACTTCTGCAAGACCTCGACGATCTCAACATGGCCGGCGAGAACAGCGGAAGTGAGGGCGAAGAGGGCGAAGCCAGCGCCGAGGGTGAAGAGGACGACGACGAAGGCGGTGTCTTAGATCGGCGTGCCCGAGAACCGCTACGACCACGATCTCGACATCGACTTGCCAGGGCCGTCCACGAGCCCAGACCGGTTCGAGCGCCTCTACCGGCGCGAGCTAGAAGGGCTCTACGAGGCTCTTGACCAGGCGGGTAGGGTCGAGGTCGTCCAGCACGAGGGGCAGCTTCTCCTGACGCTCACAAGCGCCGAGAAGCTGCCCATGCGGACGGCCACCGCGAGCACGATCGCAAACGGGCTCTCGGCCCTCTCCGATGGGGAGCCAAGCCGGATTGGCGGGGAGGGCGGAGACCTCGAACGGTACCTCGCCCAGGGAGCCCGCCTCGAAGTCCTTCGCTTCGGTCACAGCTACGAAGCGCGCCTTACGTGGTCCGACCCCGTCAAGACCGCAACCTGGCGCGGCAAGAGCCTCTCTTCACGGCTCTGGCACGTACGGGGCGCAAGGGACAAGGACGTGCTCCTGGCATTGCAAAAGCTCCTGACCCCCGAAGCTACCGAGGTCACGCGCGAGTCGATGACCCTGCCCGCCTCCGGATGACCACGTAGCGGCCGACACTCTCGGTCTTGGGGGCCGTCGCAACCGGAGGGGGCAGCGGGGGCAACGAAGCCTCGGGAGGGGCCGCAGGCGCCTCCGGTTCGAGCCGGATCGCGGGCCGCTCGCCCGACGCCTTCTTCGGCTGTTCGCTCGCCATCTCCCGGGCCATCTTGACGAGGCTGACCAGGTCCGGGCCCTCCCACTGGCGAAGGGTGCCGTTACGGAACTGGAGCTTCGTGATGTGCAGATCGCCGTCAAAGAAGACCTGCATACCTTCGAGACCTTGGAGCCTGGAGCCGGGGTGGTCGTCGCAAAAGCCCTCGATGAAGCCTTGGCTCACGACAACGCGGCACCCCGGCCCCTCGACGGGGTAGTAAATCCGCATGGTTTTTTCAGGACGGAGACGGCCAGTCTGGGCCAGTCGAGCGTCGGTTCGGACCATACCTACTCACGAACCTTTCTGCAAGCTCTTCACGAGAGGTGTACTCCAAGGCCATGCGCAAGATCGCGATCTACGGAGGCAGCTTCGATCCCCCCCACCTCGGTCACACGGCCGTGGTCACCCAGCTTCTACTGAACGAGCCTTCAGTAACCGAAGTTCTTGTCGTGCCCTGCTTCGAGCACGCCGAAAAGAAGACGCTCTCGCCGTTCTTCGATCGGATGGTCATGTGTAAGTTGGCCTTCGACAGCCTCCCGCTCACAACCGTTTCGAGTGTCGAATCAGAGGTACCGGGGGCCCATCTTTCGCACCGGGTGGTCCGGCACCTGAGGGCTCAGCCGAGCTACGCAGGAGCGGAGTTTCTCTTCCTTCTCGGCTCCGACCTCCGGGACTCCGCCCCACGGTGGGAGGGGTGGAAGGAGCTGTGCGAGGTCGCCACCCCACACTTCGTCAACCGTATCGGCGACGTGTCGAGCAGCGCCATCCGGCGGGCTTTTGCCGAGAAAAAGCCCGAGGTCGCCGCCCGGTACCTCCACAACGTGGTCTTCTCCCGCATCACCCGCTGGGGTACGTACATCGAGCAGGAGTGATTATCTTGCCGGAAAATCGACGGCCTCTCAACCGTCCTTGGAGGTAACCATGTCGAACACCCAGGAAATCCTGATCGCGAAGCAAGAAGCCTGTCGCAAGCAAGCCGCCAAGGTCTGGGGCGTCGCCCCCTACCGGGTCGAGGTCTTCTTGGTCCCGAACGGAATCGTGCTCCGGCTCGATGGCCAGAAGCCCTCGACCGAGCTGCTCGATCAGTTCGAGGCACATATCAAAGAGACCGCCGCCGCCGCCCGGCGCCGGATGAACTAGCGATGTCGCGTAGGCCCCTACGCGAAGCCTTCCCTGACTGGAAGCCGCCGACCTGGCTTGTCCTCGACAACGAGCTGCGTTGGAGGGACTCGCCGGATCGGCGGCTCTTCGTCGCCCGGGTCGACCCCGAGGCCGAGACGTTCCATGTGCGGGAGCCCGGCCGGGAGAAGTGGTTGAGGTTCGGCTTTCACGAGGTCTACCAGTTCGAGCCCGTGCCGGCCCGGTTCGACCGCCCCGAAGCCCTCTGAGCTTTTTCGGAAAATCCGCCCGCTCTCGATCGTCTAGCGCCCATGGCAACCAAACTTCGGATCGGGACCCTCGGGATGTGCGGCGTGTGCGAGCAGGATCACAAGATCCAGGACGGCCGGCTCGTCCACCACGGCTACCGTCGCCCGGGCCACGGCTCCATCGAGGGCGACTGCTACGCCGTGGGCTACGAACCCTACGAGCGGTCGCTCACGGCGACGAATGAGTACCGGGCCATGATGGTCCAGGTTCTCAAGCACACGGAAGAGGTGCTCGCCAAGCTCCAGGCCCGTCCTGCGACGCTCACGGTCAAGCGCCGGGCCCCGGGCGAGAAGGTGTGGGCTCGCGACCCCGAGATGATCGATGTCGAGCTGCCTCGGTTCGACGCGGCCGGCAACGAGAACTGGGAGTACGCCAGGGAACTCGAATCGGCCATTCGTCAGGTCGAGTGGAGCGCCAAGAGCCAGCGGCGCGAGGTCGAGCGCCTCGACGGTCTCGTGGCCAAGTGGGAGCTTCGCCCTCTGCGCGAGGTGACCGAAGAGGTCATCGCCCAGACCAAGGCCGAGGCTCAGGCGAAGAGGGACGCGAAGGCGGCCGAGGCGAAGGCCAAGCGGGACGCCAAGCAGGCCAAGAAGGACGCCAGGGAAGCCAAGTACAAGGCCATGGCCGAGGGCTTCGCCGAGGACCTGAAGAAGCTGGCCGCGCAGGTCGAGGGCGGCAAGCTCACGCCGGCCCAGCGTGAGGCGGCCTACAAGCTCTCCAAGAAGATCCGCAACTCGCCGAACTACTACGGCACGCTCGAAGTCTTCAAGGCGCAGAATCTTGCCGATGTCGTCAAGCTCCTCGGGATCGGCGACACCTTCTCGAACGGCAACATCCACCTGCACTGGTGAGGCGCGGTGTCTGAGAGGGGGCCATGACCCCCTCTCCTAAACCCCTCGATCGCGAAAACACCGAAGCCAAGGGCTACCTCGCCAAGGTCTCGACGGTCGGGGGTGAGGTCATCCACCTGGCCGTCGTCCCGACCCGCAACCGCTCGCTCGTGCTGGGCGAGACCCGGACCCTCTGCGGCGTCAAGTCGCTCGTTTCGGCCGAAGGGCTGGCCGATCCGGTCGACTGCCTGCGCTGCACGGCGGCCGAGGGAAAGCTCAACCTCGAACGGCGCCCGGGCAGCGTTGAGCTTGCCCCGGAGGTGCTCGCCAAGCTCTTGCCTGGGGGCCCGTACGTTCCTCGGCACCGTCGCGGGAAAAAAGAGAAGACCTGAAACGTCTAGGCTGCGAGAGGAGAAACGAAATGCTGACCGAAACGCAGATGAACGAAGCATGGGAGAAGTTCGGAAGGGGCGACGGGCTCACCGACGAGGAGCTGGACGCGATGATCGCGCAAACCGAGGCGGCTCTGCCCTACCTCTTCGCCCGGGGCCGGGACTTCTTCCTAGCCCGCAAAGAGACGATCCTGAACCTCGACCGGCTGAAGGACTTCCGCAAGTGGCGCAAGGAGCGGGCGTGACCGCCTACCATCACCGGCCCTACGACGTATGCCCCGATTGCAAGAAGAAGGGCGTACGTCATCACCTGCGAGCGAGGGGTCTCGACGGTCTCTCGTGCCGCTACTGCCCCTGGAACGCCTACACGTACAGCCGGGCGCTGGTCGACGCCTACGAGATCCGCCGGTACTGGGCCGCCAACGAGGCGGCCGGACACCCCATGATCGCCTGGCCCAAGTCGCCCGAAGAGGTTGCGGACGTGGAACGCCGGGCTGCCGAGCACGAAGCCATCCTCGAAGAAGAGCGGGAACAACAGAAACCATGATCTCAGCCATCTACACGGTCACGGCCCTCAACACGGCTGCCGATACGCGCTGCTGGGGCTGGTACCCCACGAAAGAAGAGGCCGTTGCGGCCATCAGCGGCGAGGGCGCCGACCTCTTCTTCGAGTCGAACACCTACACCCACGCGGTCATCGAGAAGGTGCCGCCCGGCATCATGGCCGGCATCCTGCCCGAGGCCGAGGCGTGGTGGTTCAAGGCCGAGGAAGACCCGGACGGAAACTACACGATCACGGCGCTCGATGAGGCCCCCGAGTGGGCCAAGGGCGTCCTTTGCTTCGGGATGGGCTGACCCATGACGATCCTCGAATACCTCCAAGCCCACGGCGATGAGTACCGGGACTACCTGACGAGGCTCGGTCTCACCTACGGAAAGGGCGTCATCGAGACCGGAATGCTCCGCTTCGGCGAGGGCGCTGCGAGCTGGGGCGGGCCCTTCCCGGGGGACTACGCCTTCTTCAAGCTGACGGACTACACGGGTACCGACCTGCCCCGGCGGAACGACGACTACTACCGCAAGAGCGCCGATCGGGCCCGGCGCAGCATCTACCGGGATACCCCCGGCAAGAAGCGCAAGGCCCGGCATTCGGCCCCCACGGGCATCCACGCTGTCACCTCGGCTACGCCTGTCTGCCTCTACCTCTGCGGCAACGACGACGTGAGCTACTCGAAGTTCTACGCCACGGTGAAAGAGGCCCAGGAAGACCTCGCTCTCCTGAAGGCGAGCGAACCCGTCGATTTCGACGACCTGGCCGATCTCGGCTTCGTCTTCACCAACTGAAAGGCTACGTCATGAACGTCACGACAAACACGAAAGTCGACCGCCTGAGCGAGCACAAGGCCCGGCTGATCGTCGAGGTGATCTGGGACGGGGAGATGGTGGGAAGCGTGGTCGTCGCCAGCGGCCCTCCCCAGGACATCGAAGACCTGCACGCGGGCCGGGCCACGCCGGCCGAGGTGCGCAAGCGCTGGGGGATGAAGTGATGCGCCTGAAAGGCCACAAACTCGACCTGACCCCCGGGACAGAGCGCAAGCTCTCGGAGCGGTCGTCGACCGGCCGTTGTGAGTGCGGCTGGGAAGAGTCGTGCTCGACCCAAGCCATGGTCCGGCAGGAGTACCGTTGGCACCTGAAAGAGGTGCTTGAGAAGGAGAAGGGGGCCGCCCCCTCTTCCGAGGTCACCAAGTGACCAAGGCCGAGGCATCCGAGCTGTTCTGGCACCTGAAGGACGCCTGCTCTTCCCTCGGCATGTTCGTCGAGTCGGGCGAGGCTGAGATCCTGGCCGTCACGACCCCGACGGCCGACTACAGCCCAAACCCCCTCCTCTCGTTCACGGCCCGCGACACGATCGAGGAGCGCAAGCGCAAGCTCCCGGTGATCGAGCTGCTGCATCGGGAGGAGGTCGGCCGATACGAACGCATGGTCATCGCGATCCTCGAAGACCTGATCGACCAGGACGACCCGAAGTTACGTCAGAACGGAGACGGCTTCGCATTCTTGGAAAAAGACGGTCCGCTCGATCGTCCAGAGGAAACCATGAAGAACCGTATGCCTGCCCCCTGCAAGGTCTGTGGAAACAACGTCGCCGCTGGCGAGGGCTCGCTCGCCAAGGAGAACGGCGCCTGGAAGGTGACGTGCCAGAAGTGCTCGGGCGAAGCCCCGGCCGTCAAGATCCAGCTCACCCAGGAGGGGGCGAACGTCGTCATCAAGCCGACGGGCTACCTGAACGACCAGTTCGACGCCTACCGGGCGGCGTGCGAGGGGGCTAAATACGACGGCATTCGCAAGTGCCAGGTCGCGCCCCTCGCCAAGACCCCGGCGATCGTGGCCAAGCTGCACGAGGCCGGCTTCGTGGTGGACATGCCCCCGTCACTCGCCGCGACCCTCTCGGCCACGGTCGAATCGATGCGCGAGTCGGTCGAGAGCGCCTACGAGAGGGCGGCCGAGGTCGACGCGAGGCTCCGGGCCCGTAACCTCGCCCTCTTCCCCTTCCAGAAGAAGGGCATCGCCTGGCTCGCCGGCCGTTCGGGCGCGATGCTGAGCGACGAGATGGGTCTCGGTAAGACGATCCAGGCCCTCACCAGCTTGCCCGAGGGCGTACCGGTCGTGGTCGTGGCTCCGGCTGTCGCGAAGGGCGTCTGGGCCCGCGAGGCCCAGAAGTGGCGCCCCGACTTCCGCGTCACGGTCCTCTCAGGCCGCGGTAGCTACCGCCACCCCGAGCCGGGCGAGCTGGTCATCATCAACTACGACATCCTCCCGACCGAGGTGGGCCCGGCCCCCGCGGGCCTCTGCCTGCTCTCGGACGAGTCCCACGTCATCAAGGGCTCGAAGACCCAGCGCACGATCCGCTTCCGGGCCCTGTCGGAGGCAGCGAGGGAGGCCGGCGGCCGGGTGTGGATGCTCACGGCCACGCCCATGCTGAACAAGCCGCAAGAGCTGTGGAACATCCTCCAGGCCGGGGACCTCGCCCGCGAGGCGTTCGGCTCCTACCGGCAGTTCGTCGAGCTGTTCAACGGCCACCAGGACTCGTGGGGCGGCATGGTCTGGGGCACGCCCAAGCCCGAGGTGGCCGACAGGCTCCGCCGGGTCATTCTCCGCAGGCTCCGTTCGGAGGTCCTGCCCGAGCTGCCGACGAAGAGCTGGAGCACGATCACGGTCGAGATCGACTCCAAGACCCGGAAGCTCTGCGAGAAGACCGCGAAGGCTCTCGCCGAGATGGGCATCGACCTCTCGAAGGGCCTGCCGAAGACCATGGCGGCCTTCGAGCAAATGTCCGCCATGCGGGCGGCCCTCGCCAAGTGCAAGATGGGCGCCCTGCTCGAAATGGTCGAGGGCTACGAGGAGCAGGACGAGCCCATCGTGGTCTTCTCGGCGCACCGGGAGCCGGTCGACATGTTCAAGGGCCGTGAGGGCTGGGCCGTCATCACGGGCGACACCAAGCCCGAAGAGCGGACGGCGATCGAGGAAGCCTTCCAGAACGGCAGGCTCCGGGGCGTCGCCGGCACCATCAAGGCGATGGGCGTCGCGATCACCCTCACGAGGGCTCACATCGAAATCTTCGTCGACCGCGAGTGGACTCCGGCCCTCAACAGCCAGGCGGAAGACCGCTGCTGCCGCATCGGCCAGACCAACGGCGTCGTGGTCTACAACCTGGTCGCTGATCACCCGATCGATGAGAGGGTCTCGGAGCTTCTCACCCAGAAGCAGGCGCTCATCGCGGCCTCGGTCGACAGCGCCACCAATGTGATGCCCACGGCGTCGGTGCCCGAGATCGACTTCGAGGCGCTCGCCCGGGCGGCCGAGGAGCAGGCAGCGGCAGCCGACAAGGCGAGGGCCGAGGCCGAAGAGCGCCGCCGCTTCTTCGAGGCGAAGCGGGCCCGGGGCGAGTTCCTCACCCCCGAGGTGTCGTCGGCCCCGTCGGCGGACGTGCCTGTCCGCCGTGCTCCGCAGAACCCCCGCGAGATGTGGATGGTCGAGTCGCTCCGCCTCCTCGCCCACCTCGACCCCGACCACGCCGGCACCAAGAACGACATGGGTTTCGACGGCGGCGACACGATCCGCGGTCACCGGCTCGCGGCCGACTCGGTGTACGGGTGGACCGAGAAGCAGTGGGAGCTGGCCGCTCTCATCTGCCGCAAGTACCACCGGCAGGTCGGCAACGGCCCGGAGTGAGCATGAGCAAACCGAACGTGTCCCTCCGCCCCTTGTCGGGGCGGGGGGACTTCCACGCCAATACACGCTGGGCTGCCCACTACGGCCACTGGTTTCAGGGTCGGTGGGTGGCCCTTCGGGGCGGCTTTCTCGTCGTTTCCGCGAAGACGCGGGCCGAGCTAGGAAACCCGGACAACTGCCTCTGTATCTTCATCAGCCCCGAGACCCCCGAGGAGACGTGATGCCAAGCAGGACCCCCGCCGATGCCCGCCAGGAAGCCGACAGCGAGAACCGCGCCGTCTTCTTCTACGAGAAGAACGAGGAAGGCCGTTGCACCGTGATGGTCGCCACGGTCTTCTCGGAAGAGACCAAGGCCGTCGTCTGGCCCGACTCCGAACAGGAAGCCGAGCAGATCGTCACGCACCTGAACGCCGTTCTCGACCCCTACAACACGAGCGCCCAGTACAAGCTGGAAACAAAGACGGGCGAAGAGGGCTGCATGAGGGGCTGCTGCCGTGGCGACCGGCGGACCGAGTACGTCACGTTCGACACTCTCTCGGCCATGGCCGAGTACGTCGCCAAGAACGAGGGCGAAGATCACTTCTGGTTCGGTGACCCGACCTTCGAGCGTCCGCTCGTCTCGGCCGAGCAAGAGACCTGGGAGAAGTCCCTCAAGGAAATGCAGGTGGCCCGGGCCGCGGTCATGGCCAACGTGAGGGAAGGCAACGCGAAGATCGACGCGGCCAACAAGCTCATCGCGATGATCGGCCCGAAGCAAACGGCGCTCGACAACCTGCGGGGCGAGCTGACCGCCGAGGCCATCACCACGAGGGAGACCGAAATCGCCACGATCCGTGTGAAGGCGGGCCTGGCCATCGACGAGGCCAGGACGCTCTTCGAGCGGATCTCCGAGAGCGACCGCAAGCGCTGGAACGTCCGGCTACCGAGGCTCCCATGAGCCCCCGGCGCGAACCGGGTAACTACAAGCCCGGGCCGAAAGAGCTTCGGTGGCTCGTCAGCGAGGCGCCTCGTCACACGTTGATCTTCGGAGAGATCCGGGAGGGGCGGGCGACGGCGGCCGAGATCGCAAACATGCTCTGGCCCGAGGTCAACCCTTACTTGCCCGACCCCTGGCTCGAAAACTTGAGCCCGATCGCCTGGCTCACCGAGGTCCTCAACCACGAGGCCACGCCCTGCGCCTTCGGGGGCGCTGGGCTCCTCGGGAAAGAGGGCGACGACTACATAAAGGCTGCAATCACGCACGAACCACGGCCCCACAACCTGCCCCGCTGGCCGAGCAACTAACCATGCCCCGCTTCCAAGATATCCCGAAGTTCACGCGCCAGGCGAACTACGGCGTCGACATCCCCTGGTCGTACCTCGAAGAGCACCTGAACCATCAAGTCGAGAACGGCCTCAACCTCGACCCCGATTTCCAGCGTGCTCACGTCTGGACCGGCGATCAACAGTCGGCCTACATCGAGTTCTGCCTCCGCGGCGGGCTGACCGGCCGGGCCATCCAGACCAACTGCCCCGACTGGAACTCAGGTGGCAGGTCGGACTACGTGCTCGTGGACGGCAAGCAGCGGCTCACGGCGATCCGTGCCTTCCTTCGTAACGAGGTCTCGGTCTTCGGCGGGAGCTTCTATGGTGACTTCACGGACAAGCTCCACACCTTCGACCACAGCATCCGGTGGCACGTCAACGACCTGAAGACCCGGGCCGAGGTGCTCCAATGGTACCTCGACTTCAACACAGGCGGGGTCGTCCACACTCGCGAAGAGATCAGCAAGGTCGAGACCCTGCTCTCGCGGGAGCTGTCGCTCTGGGACGCGGCCCGTTTCGGGGACGAGGAGAAGCTCGCCAAGCTCGCCGAGGAAGTCCGCGCCCACGACCCGAGCTTCACACTCGAAGCCTTCAAGGACCGGTTCGCCGAGGAGACCAAGCGCATCCGGCGGCAGGCCGAAACCAAGGCGTACATCGAGAAGCAGTGGGAGAAGGAGCGCCAGCGGGAGGTCGAGTCGAAGGCCCAGCGGGAGCAATGGAAGAAGGAAGATGCCGAGCGGAACGCCGCACGTCAGCTCACCCTTCCCCCTGCCCTGAGAAAGGGAGGGAAGCGCAAGTAGCGACCCTTCGGCCCGGTGTAGTACCGGGCCATGCTCATTCTCCCGCTCAAGCTCCGCAAAGTTCTGAGGATCGCCAGCGATGTCGTCCAGAAGCTCCCGACCAAGGACGACGGACCGCTGGCGGTGGTCGTCAAGGCTGTAGCCATCGCCGAGTCGGTGCATTCGATCGGCATGGGTTCCTACACAAGCCTCGCTGAAATGGCCCGCGACCGGGGCTTCGAGCCCCGGCGGAGCGAGCAGTTCGTCACCCTCTTCTTCAAGACCCCGCTCGGCGCTTCCTTCTCGACCCGGCGCTACGCACTCACCCCGTACGAGACGGTGATCGAGGCGACGGCGCTCGACGGCTCGGGCACCCTCTACTTCAGCGCGTGCAACGGCGAGGTCGACGAGAACTACTACTACTCGTCCGGCCTCCAGTTCGGACCCGTGATGGCGCGCTTCTGGGGCGAGCACGAGGGTCGGGTTCATGTCTCGGTCTCGTCCTACGGGTGGCGGACGAAGACCGAGTACGAGACGTTCCCTCGGAGCGCCAACCCGCTCTACGGCAAGGCCCAGGGCGACCTGAAGGCGTTTCAGATCCGCCACCTCCGGTACCTGAAGGACAACGTCGCCAAGACGTACCTCTTTCTCGGCGCTCCGGGCACGGGCAAGACGACCTTCGCGCTCCGGTTCGCCGAGGCTCTTGGCTACCGGACCTGCAAGATGGACGCGACCTCGCTCCTGCATGTCCGGGCGAAGGAGTTCGGCGACCTTCTGACCCAGCTCGCCCCGGACGTGATGATCCTCGACGACGTGGACAAGGCCGATCTTGCCAAGGTCATGCCGACCATCCTGGAGATCCTCGAACGGGTCAAGGCGACGCACCCCGAGACGACCATCATCCTCACGGCCAACTCGGCCAAGGGCATGGACCCTGGCTTCGTCCGGCCGGGCCGGCTTCTCGTGCGGCGCTTCAAGCTTCCGACGCCGGCCGAGCGCAGGGTCGTGCTCTCCGGCTACCTCCCCGAGGGCAAGCTCTCGGATAAGGAGCTGAACCTCCTGGTCGAGAAGACCGAGGGCATGTCGCAGGACTACCTGCGTGAGGCGGCCGAGCAGCTCAACTACGACTCGTTCGCCGAGGTGCTCGCAGCCATCGACGAGATGCACGAGATCAAGGGCGAAGCCACGGGCACCAAGCCTGCCGTCAAGGACACCCTCGCCAAGGAAGGGGCCGTGGACCCCACCAAGACCGAGACCCCGAAGCCCAAGCGCACCCGCAAACCGAAGGTGGTCGCGGCCCCGAGCGGCGAGGTCCAGCTCCAAGAAACGCCGCAGCTTGCAAGCTGAGAAGAAGGGGCCCGATGGGCCCCTTCGGCGTTTCAGGCCGCCATTTCCAGCACCCGATCGAACCGGCTCGGGACCGGGGGAAGCTCCGGGCCGGAAGCTTCGAGAGCCTGCTCGGCGCAAGGGTTCTCCGGAGGCAGGTATTCGTTCGGGAGCCGAAGGGACCTGATCAGATCGCCGTGGTCAACGCCTGCCATGAAGAGCGACGAAGAGGGGATGCTCTGCGCGTTGATGAGGGCCTGCACCTCTTCGAGGGCCTCGCGCGTGAGCTGCTGGAACGGCTCGACCACCAGGTCTTGCGTCGCCGTGTCGAGGGCCGAGAAGACTTCCTGATCCTCGGTCGCCTGGATCTGCTGGACGGTCCGGGACGTGGCCCGGTCGATGAGGTTGAAGCGGCGCTCCCGGATGTCAGCCAGTTGGACCGTCGGGTTCGCGGCCAGCTCGAAATTCGGGACCTGGACGCGCCTGGGTGCCGTCCCGAGGTCGTAGCTGTTTAGCTCCTGGTCCCGATCGTACGTGGGCAGAGCCCCGGTCTGGAGCGGCTCGACCAGGAAAGCTCGCCGGGCAACGCTCTGGTAGTCGATCCGCGTTCGGATCGGATTGACCATGGACGCGGCGAGTCGCTGTCTACCCTCGGGAGTAGCAAGCGCTCGACGGATGATGCCGTCTCGTTGTCGATCCGTAGGAGACCGCCACGGTCGCGGAACGTACCGAGTGCATTCGGTCGAGAACCTGCGGTCGTAACGCTGTCGAAGTCGGGGCTTCGGCTCGACCCCTTCTCGAAAGGTCACGGTCAGGTGGAAGCACGCCTCACGGGCCTCGACCTCGACGCCTTCTACGTCGGGGTGGCCTCGAAGGTGCTCGACCTCGCCTCGACACTCGATCCGCTCGTTGAGCGTCTCGCCGTCAAAGTGCAGATTCCAGGTGGTAGGCATAGGGTACCGTCTTTACACCGACGCGCGAGAGCGCCCGGGTTACCCAGCTCTTCCATTTTGCCCCAGGGGTAGCCTGAGGCCCCACGGGCCAGACGGCGTAGTAGTTGGGCTCGATAAGACGGACGTAGCCTATCCGGTAGACCGACTTCTTGCACAGGGTCTTCACCCGAAAGAAGCCACGCGGGGCCCGGAAGGCCCAGAAGTCCCCCTTACCAGCCACCTTCTGCAAAGGGAGGTCGGACGTGACGTTGATCGGGTAGAAGCCCTGGGGCCCCTGCCAGAGAAACCACTTCGGCCGCACCCCGTGCCAGCACCCATCGGGGCCATCGGGTTCGAGGAGCCGGTCGTAGCGGGACCGAGGGGCCATCTCCCAGTTCGAGACCCGAACGTGCCGGTAGATCGGCCGGTCCCCGGAGGTGTAGCAAACCCGCATTTCGGCCTCGGGGTTGCTCGTGTCCCTGTCGATCGAGTCGAGGACGAACCCCCGCGCACCCGTGCCGCGCTCGAAGACGATTCCCCCTGGGTAGAAGTCTGGCATTGGAACGATAGACACCGCGCCCGAGCGATCCTCCTTGCGCCCTGGGCCCAACCGGTGTCAAGGTAGGGGTCAGGGCGCGTGACCGTGGTTCCACGCCGCCCCTCGCTTGCACCGCGAACCACAAGGATAGCTCGCGTACCATGCAGACCTCCCCTGTTTCCAGCAGGGAAGACGCCCCTTCCGGCGCTTCCCGACCCTCGCGATCGGCCGGCACCCAGTCTCAGAGCGTGCGGCTCTTGCTCCAGTGCCTCGTCTCCTCGTTCTACCAGGACATGGTGGGACTCGACAAAGACAAGGCTCGCGAGTCGTTCCGCAAGTTCCTCGCCCAGTACCGGCAGCGCTGCACGACGGCCGGACAGTCCCCCGCCGTGGGCGAGAAGGGCCGAGAGAACCTCGACGGCCAGATGCTCCGGGCCCTCCAGACGATCAACGAGGCTCTCGCGGCCATCGGCGAGCCGCAGATCCTCGTGCGGAGTCTCCTGCGGGAGCTGCCCGAAGACGACGGCGTGATGATCGACCGGTCGCCGCCCGACGCTCCGCCCCCGCCGGCCTTGGGCACGCCCGAAGACTTCCTGACGCAGGCACACGAAAACCCGAAGCCCTCCGCGTCCGAAGAGCTTCTGCCCGATGACTTCCTCCTTCAGCCCCCCACGGGCTTCGAGGTCCACCCGTTCCTTCGTGAGGACGGGCCGATCGCCGAGCTGATGAAGAAGGCCGTGGCGACGAGGGCGCACCCCTTCGCCGAGGTCGTCGAGCACGATGGTGCGAAGTTCCTCGTGGTGCTCACGATGGAAGGCACCTTCCGCTCGGGGCCGCACAAGGGCAAGAAGGGCACCGTGGCCTTCAAGGTGAAGGCTGACGGGCGCGAGCACCGGCACATCTACCACCTGCCCGAGGACATCCTCTTTCACATCGCCGGCAACCAGGTGATGCGGCAGGAGGTGTGCGAGGACGGCTGGACGCGCAAGCTCTGGGTGCTGCACTACAAACCGAAGATGAAGATCCGCTTCTGGCTGAACGTCCAGCACAGCCTGAACGATCGGAAGGACGACCCGAACGGCAACCGGGCGATCCTGCTCGACCCGGAGAAGCCCGCGGGCTGGGTCCTCATCGATCCGTCGATGTACTGAACGGCTGAACGAGATCGCCCTCTTCCAGCGCTTCGGCTTCGAGGCGCTGGAAGGCTCGTTCAGGAACCCTGTCGCCGCGTTCTTGGTGCGCCCGGAGGTGCGCTACGAACGCGGCGTACGAGGTTTCTTCGTACCCTACCGTGTCGGGATCGTGGGGGCTGATCGAGCAGCCACAGCACACGAGCTTTCCCCGTGCATCGTGGTAGGCGTACACGTCCGAGTCGCGGCCGTTCATGCGGCAGTAGCTCACAGCACGTCCTCGCGATCGTACCGCGGCGAGCCCGTCGGCTCGGGGTTGTCGTCATGGACGAAGTTCTCACAGACCGTGTAATCGAACGTGAAGTAGGGATAGTAGTCGCCCGTGTTGCTGGTCCCGACCTTGAGCCAAACATGGTCACGCGCCACGTCCCGCAAGAGGTAGCCCGCGAACGAATCCTGGACTCGCTCGATCCGGACGCGAGCGATGGGGTAGCGAAAGAAGATGCCGGAGCCGTCGGTCACGACGCGGATCTCTTCCATCATGGATCGGTAGCCGTCGTTCGGGTCTTCGATGGCCTCGAACGTCACGCTCTCACTGGCGGTCACACCCAACCGAAAGCGATTGTTGTCGACCCCGTAAAAGTCCACTTCCCGTCCAATGAGTGAGTCGAAGTCCATGGGTTTCAGGTACACCGGACGAAAAAGCACTTGTGGTCTGACAGAAGAGGTGAAGACGTACGGCCCTTACCCCACCCTGCAAGCGGCCATCGACGAGGCCGGCGAGCTGGCCGCCTGCGGCTGGCATGTCACCCACCACGACGATCCGGCTCACGCCGAGTTCGCTTTCCTGGCCAGCAAATCGCTGCGGGGCCGGGAGAGAATGCGGCGGCTGCTCTGGTACCCCTGGGGCCGGAGGCTCGAACCGGTCTACTACCAAGCGGCGAACGCCGAAGTGTTCTTCTCGCTCTTCTGCGAGCACCTGGCCCACCGCCTCTACCGCTGCGACGACCCGACGACGAGCTTGCTTGGCCTCGTCTGCTACTGCCGGCAGCAGGATCAGCTCTCGACCGTGATCCAGTTCCCCGAGCCGCTCGCCGACGAGCTGGGCCCGGGGTTCCGGAAGATCCGCGATCAGGATACGCGCATGAATCTGCGGTACCTCTTGGTCGATGCCTTAGTCGCTCACGCGGGCGAAGCGCGTACGGTACTTGCCGTCGGGCCACCTCACAAGGTCGCCCCACATGCCGACCGGACGGTCCCACGGCACCCCGTCCCACCCTTCCTCGGGCGTCAGGGGGGTGTAGATGGCGCGCTTCTCCCGGCTCTCGGAGTCGCGGGAGACAAGAAGGACCCGGTAGCGCGTGCCCTTGAAGTGCTCGTAGAGGCCCGGCGAGACTTCGGACGGACCGGTCTTCGGCGTCGCGAAGTAGTCGAGAAGCGCCTCGATGTTCCCCTGGTCACAGGTCAGCGTGAACGGGAGCTTGATGCCGTCGAGGTGGTTTCCCAGGCCGTTGAGGTGCTGCCGAAGCAGCGAGAACCGGACCTTGGCAGGGGCGCCGGATTCGGCCGCGTAGCTGACCGCGCGCCTCATGGCCTCGCGCATGTCGAACGTCACCTCTTCGTCTTTCACGCCGAAAAGCTGGGCCGCGAGGTAGACGTACGGATCTTTGATGTAGCTTGTCGCCATGGCTTCCTTTACACCGAGCGAGCAAATCGTCAGGGCAACCGGCGAGGCTGGTGTAGAGAGCTGGGCCATGTCGAACAACGAGTACGAGTCGTTTATCCGCAACGTCAAGAGCTACGCCACGCGGGGCGAGAGCTACCGCCTGAAGATGATGAAGCTCCTCGTCGAGATGCGCCCCCTCACGCGCGTCTGGCAGAAGGGCCCCTACCAGAACTGGGACGACATGCTGCGGCAAGAGTCCCTCTGCACACCGGCGCACTACCGGGCGTTCGAGAAGGCCACGACCCTGCTCTCCGACCAGGACATCGAGCGCTTCGGCGTCTACGCCTCGGCCCTCATCGCCCGCGTCCCGGCCCAGTTTCGGCAGCAGATCATCAAGCAGACGAGGTCGTGGATCGCGCTCTCGAACATGCCCCCGACCTACCAGCTCATCGCCAAGCACGTCAGCGATCTGATCCCGAAATCCGAGAAAAAGAAGCAGGGCCCAACCGTCAAGGAGCTGCGCGAAGAGGTCGAAGTTCTTCGCCTGAACGTTGCCACGCTCAAGAAGGAGCTGGGCAAGCACAAGATCGCCATCCCCCCGCTGCGGCGCGTTCCCCGCGCCGAGAACGGAGACTGACCCATGCCCGGACCGAACAAGGAAGTGATCGACGCCGCCCTGGACTTCACCAAGGCGCGCTTCCGCCTACGGGGCTTTTACCCGAGCCTCGACGATACCGAGCTGGTCTCGCTCGCCGAGGTCATCACCCAGGCCGCCTCGCTCGGTCAGCCCGAGGTGAAGGCCGGGCCAAAGGCGGCAGCCCCGGTACCCCCGGCGGCCAAGCCGGCCCCTACGCCCCCACCGGCCACAGAGCCCGAGGCCAAGTTCCGGTTCTTGCACGAGATCGCCTACGACCGTTTCGCCGGCCTCTCTCTGTCGTTCAAGGACATGTACGACACCATGGTGACCGAGAGCCTCCTTCCGGCACGCCTCCGGGACCCGGAAGGCTCGCTCCGCCGGGCACTCCGCAACCACCCTGGCATCTTCCATCCCATGGACGGAGGGCGCTACTTCGTGGGGAGCCTGAGCAGCCCCGAGGAGGAGGCTCCGAAGAAGGGCAAGGGCAAGAAAGCCGAGCCGAAGGCCGAAGATCCCCACGCCGCCGAGCGGACCTGGCTCGCGAACCCGGTCGGTCAGCCGCTCGACCCGGAGAAGTTCCTCCACCACCTCTTCGGAGGGCGGGAGGTGACCCTCACCGAGATCGAGAAGTCGATGGCCCGGCGTGGCTGGAAGATCCTGCCCGAGGCGCAGGCCAAGCGGGATCAGCTCCGGCGCTACCTCTTGCGTCAGCCGAACGTCCAGTACGTCCGCAAGGAGGGGACCAAAACCGGGTACTTCTACCTGAAGCAGCCCGGCAAGACCGAACCGGCGGCGAAGAAGCCCGAGACCAAGACCGCCAAGAAGAAGCCCGAGACCAAGGCTGCCAAGAAGAAGCAGAAGCCCGAGAAGCCCGAGCTGAAATCCATCACGGTCGAGACCATGATGGATTCGGTGCGTCAGCACTTCGGGCTGCGGTCGTTCTCGGCCCAGGATCTCGGCGAGACCCTCCAGCGGTCGGCGTTCTCCCTCGTCGGGCTCCTGCGGGCCGCCCGGGAGAGGCACCTGCTCGTCAAGGTCGGCACCACTTCCCGCCTCTACGACGGCAAGAACATCCCGGTGGCTCTCTGGCAGGTCCCCACCTCGACCACCGAGAAGCCCGCCGAGACCTCACACCTGAACTAGGCCCGAGGGAAGCCCCAAAACGAAGGCCCGAGAGAGTTCGCTCTCCCGGGCCTTCGTGCATTTCGGAAGGGAAGTTCAGATCAGAGCAGCGGCTTCGTCGTGAAGCTCCCACCGGAGACGAAAACTCACCCACTCGGAGCCCCAGGAGGACGAGACCCACGCCCCGGCGTCGTTGGCTTCCTTGAACTGCACTCCCGAGAGAACGACCCGGCGGGCCGTGTAAGGCAGGGCGTGCGAGACAGTGACCACGTCGCCTGGGCGGACATGGCCCCGGCGGATAGCGTCCTGAAACGAGGTCATAGCGGGGGCTCCCTGTCGAAGCGGGCCGGCCGAAACCCGGACCCGGCGTAGGCGCAGAGGTAACGCCATTCGTGCATGGCGTGCTCACGAAAGCGGAAGGGCTCGTAGGGCACCTTGTCCGCGTGAACCGGCCGGGGCAAAAGGTTGATGGCCGAGACCCTCGCGACCTTGGCGACGCTTTCGTAGTCGTTGACCGAACCGACTATGAATGCCTCGCGGGTACCGACCTGGATGATGCGTGTCGCGGGCCGCAGCTCTTCCCAGTCGTCGGTGAAGGCGTTGGGTACCCAGAGGTCGACCTCAGGGCTCATGGTCCCTGCCCGGATCGGAAGGGGCAGCACGTCCTTTCCCGAACGCATCTGCCGGAAGGCTGCATCCAAGAACGCCCCCTCCCACGACACGTTCGACTCGCCAAGGACGAGCATGTTGTTGATGCCCGGGTCCAGCTCCCCCACAATGAAGCGGGGGTTGAGCAGCGAGGCCCGATCTCCCCGGTCCCGGGCGTGGCCGTGCTCCCCCCACCGGGCCTTTGCCTCCCGCTGGGCGAGCCACTCGGCCTTCTTCTCTTTGGTGCAGAGCGGGCAGCCGTCGTCGAGGGCCCCGTCACAGCCGCACGAGCCGCCGAACTCCGCGTAGAGTTCGGCGGGGATGGTCTCGGGCGAGTGCCAGAAGATGATCGGCTTCATGGCGTCTTGCTCGCCAGCGTGAAGAACGACAGCTTCGAGAGAACCGGTTCGGCCTCCGCGAACCACCGGGCCGACTGCTCCCGGATGATCTCGACCGCCTGCTGTGTCGCCGCCGAGCAGTCGGCGATCGGCAAAAGCACACGAGGCATCGCCTTTTTCAGCTCCTCGGGCGGGGAGTCGCTACCTGTGAGCGAGAAGCTCACGTCGAGCACCCCGAGCCCGAAGACGTACCAGGCCGCGATCTGAAGCCAGTAGTTCTCCAGGGAACGGCTCTTGTACTTCCCGCCCTCGCTCGCGTCGTAGCGGCCAACAGGCACGCTCATGAGAAGCAGAAGGCGGGCCTTGATGTCGCGGTCGCGGTAGTCGACCTGGCCGTCCGAAGCCTGTATCAAAATGGGGAGCGTCATGCCCCTCTTTACACCGAGGTTTTACAAGCGAAGGCACGCTTTGCCCTCGGGCGTCACCAGCCGTTCGAGCCAGGAGAACAGCTCCTCTTCGTTGCGGAACTGGGGGAAGTACCGCGACGCATCCCCGTCGTCGGCGTAGACCACGCCAATACCGCCCTTCAGGTTGCCGAAGAAGGCGTCGGGGCGGGCCGTGGCGGGGTTCTCCTGGGGTCCGTCGGCCCTCCCCGTAAGGGTGGCCGGCCGTCGCCCGCTCTGAACCCCGATACGGGCCGCGGGGCAGAGAGGGGCGCACGAGGGGCCACAGGAAGGGTCGTGGACGAGGAGCAGGTTTGCGGGCCACCTCCCGAGCTGCTCGGCCCGTGCTACGGCCGCCTGGGCCCGAGCCGCGTAGGCCGCCTGGGCTTCGGGGTCCTTCATCCAGGGGCGGGACCACCCTTCCGAGTCCTCGAAGGTGCAGCGCTTCTCGGCCCCTCCGCCGAGCTTGTCGCTCGTCTGGACCCGGCAAGCGTCGATGTGCAGGCCCCCGGTACCGTGCCTCAGGATGTTGTCCGTCAGCGACTTCTCGCTCATCGGCGCCCGGAAGAGGTAGGCTAGCTTCGACCGGTCGCCCGGGTAGAGGCACGCGATCGTGTCGCGAAGGTGAAAGCCCGCTCGCCTCGCCTGAAGGGAGCGGAGAAAGAGCCCCTCCTCGACGAGAACAACGTGTGCCCCCGGTAGAACCGAAGAGAGGAGGACCTCCCACTCGTCTCGGGTCTCGAAGGCGTCAGAGAGGATGAGAGCGGCTGCGTTCATTCGTCGTCTCCGAGGGACATGGCCAGGTCGAAAGCATTTCGATGCCCATCGAACTCCTGGCGCTCTGCGAGCACGATGCTTGCGCGGGTGTCGGCGATCTTGTGAAAGGCCGGGTCTCGCTCGAAGCCGAGGTAGGCCATGCCCTCGTGAACGAGCGCCTCGGCCGTTGACCCTGAGCCCACGTAGGGGTCGAGCACGAGGTCCCCGGGTCGAGCGACAGCACGCACAAGCCAGCGCATCAGCTCGACCGGCTTTTTGGTCGGGTGATCGTTCTCGATCTCGCCCCGGAGCGTGGTCTCGCTCTTCGTGGCCTTGGCGCAGTAGAGGAACGTATCGAGGTCGAGGGGCCGGCGAGGCTCGCCCTTCGAGACGACGTAGATGGGCTCCCACGCGGGCTTGAGCGTCGAGCCCCAGCCTTCCCACAGCTCGGCCTCTTCGGTGGCCGGCTCGGTGATCAACATGCTTGCCGGACGGTTCGCCGGGTCCATGCCGCCGTAGCCGCCCTCGGCCTTCGGGTAGTAGGTCTTCGTGTCTCGCTCGTTCAGCTTCTTCAGGCCGACGACCTTTCGCGTAGCGCCGGCCTTCTGGTCGATCTTCTTGCCGATGGTCCCGCCCTTCGGCATCCCCTGAGACTGAACCCAGTATCGCTTCGCGACCCACCGAAAGCCCGCCGCGAGAAGCCCGGCGCCGATGAGATCGTAGGTTCGGGTCCCTCCGAACGAGACGAGGTAGGCGCCGTCTTCGAGGGCCCGGTAGCACTCTCTCCAGAACGCGACCGAGGGAATGTCCCACTTCTTGTTCATGAAGTCGCCGCCGAGGTTCAGCCGCCCTCCTTCGAGGTAGGCGTCGATCTCGCGGGCCGAGGGCTCTCGGTTACCGAGTCCATACGGCGGGTCCGTGACGAGCGCCGGCAGAAACCCGTCGGGGACCTGCCAGATGAGGTCTTCGCACGAACCGAGCAGGATCTTGTTTCGGAGGTCGGTCACGAGAAGCATTCTACACCGTGTCAGATACCGGAGGGGTCGCGCATCGAGGGGGCATGACCAACTCGACCGCCCGCGTTCTCGTCGCTTTCTCCACCACCCGCTCGGCCCTCTCGGCCTACTTCGCGAGCTGCCTTGCCATGCGCTCCCGGCTCTCTCCGGCAGCGGCCGGCAGCGGCTACGACCTCGAACCGTCGGCCATCGAGACGGCGCTCTTCTCGGCCTCGTGGGCCCCCTACGAGCACCCGGCCGTGATGAAGGGTTGCACGGCTTTCCGGGCCGAGCTTCCGGGCTTCGAGGGGCTCTCGGCTCTCGCCGACCTGCCCCCCGAGACGCCCGTGGTCCTGCGCGACCCGAAGAAGACGGGCTTCGTCGAGGCGTGCGTCGCCCTTCGCCCTGCCGAAGCCAAGGTCGCTCCCTTCACCGTGGCCATCCTCGGCGAGGACGACGGCAAGGAGGTGGTCTTCACCTTCCACCCGGGCGAGCCCATCATGCCCTCCCGGGTCAAGGCCGAGGGCAAGGACGGGCTCGTCATCACGGCGGCCGAGGCCCTCGCGCTCGGCCTCTCGTTCGCCAAGATCGAGTGGATGGCGCTCTTAGAGCACGTCCTCGCGGTCGAACCGGTCCGGAGGTCCTTCGAGGACCTCCGCGCCGATCGCCTCGAACGCCTCACGAACGAGCCGCACGGCCTCTTCGGGAACCTGGTCGGGAGGGATGAGCCGGATGGCCGGAGTCCCGGTTTCCTTGTTCCAGGGGCCGAGGTTGCTCAGGAGAGAGAAGGGCTCCTTCTTCTCCACACACAGGGTCGCGTACTTCCACAGGTTCTCGGCCGTGGCGACCGAAACCGGGACATACGACCGCCCGTCGGAAGTGCGGCTGATCCTCCGCGCCTCCTTGGTGGCGAGACCCCGTTGCTCCTGCTTCTTGTTGAAAATGGGCGAGGCCATAGGCTAGTTCCTCATCGTCGCGTACACGAACGCCGTTGCAAGCGGCGTGCTGTAGCCGACGGCGGGGGCGACCGTCCACACCTCGCCTTTGGCCTCGGGCCCGGCGTTCTCGACGCAGGCCCCGCAGAACGGCACACGACCGATGGCAATGCCTTCGTGGTAGAGGGTCACGCCTTCGGTGAGGGGCTGATCGCAGTGGGGGCAGGTCATCGCCCCGGCTACTACACCGACTCGTCCGGCTCGACGACGAAGTAGGTCTCCGAAACGATCTCGGGCAGGTAGACCCGGTCGATGCACGCCTGGATCACGTCCCGGTCGGTCCAGTCGACCTTGGCCGGGTAGAAGATGCGCTCCCAGCTCGCCTCGCGTTCGGCTGGCGTCGCCCGGTCATCGTCGATGCCGATGGCCGTGTGGTTGAGAACCGAATGCCAGGCGAGGAAGTCCGAGAGGAGCACACGCGAGGCGGGCACCTCCAAGGTGAGAAGGACCATCTCCTCGCCCCCGTTGCCCCACCCGCCGCGCGAGCGGACCTCTTCGGGGGTCGTGTCGGGCCAGGCCCAGACGGGGTAGTCTCCCGAGAAGCTCGGGAGCCGGCGGCGCATCTGGCCCCGCATCCAGTCGTAGGCCGGAAGCCAATCGATGTCGACGTGAGAGCCGCTCCCGCCGGTGAGGACCCTGGTTTGCCGAGCACGCCGCCAATGGGCGGCGTCCTGGACGGTGAGAAGACGGACAAGGCTCATAGCGGGTCTTCGCGCTCGAAGCGGTTCGGCAGGGGCTCGGGCTTGGGGAAGGTGACGGTCAGGTCGGGCTCGTACTTGAGAAGCTCCCCGCCCCGGGGGCACTCCATGCGCTCGGAACACAGGCTCAGAAAGTCGCTTTTCGAGAGCACGACCCCCCGAGAGTAACGCTGGCCGAGGTTGACCGGCTGCAAGACCACGCGGTCAGCGTCGATCTCGGTGATGCGCAAAAACGCATTGAGCCCGCGGTGGTAGGCGGTTGCCCCTGTCACCGCCCACGGGGGCAAGGTTGGGTTCATGATGAGGTCGAGGGCAGCCCAGACTTCTTCGTCGGTTGGCATGGTCAGAGGATCTCCATATTGTTGGCGATGCGCTCGAACCGGTCGCCGCGAGAGACTTGGGTAAATCTCTCGCAGAAATGCCGGGTGTTCAGGCAGAGGGTCTCGCCGGTGCGCAGGTGCTTGATCTCGACCTGCCGTTCGTACACCTCGGTGACGATCCACGAGGCGACCTCGGGCTCGTCACACCGGTGAGCGAGGGCGCCCGGCGTGACCCAGGTGGTGGTCACTCGCGGTCCTTCTTGCGGCACTCCCTCGCGATCTTGGCCATGCTCGCGTGGAAGTCGATGTGCGATTTCCAGTCTCCGAACTGGGGCCCGGCGCTGGTCGAGACGCGCCACATGTGCCGGACCATCATGAGCTTGAAGTGGATGAAGGCGAACTCCGAAGCCATGTCGAAGAAGCCCTCGGGCAGCTTCCCACCCCGTCCGGCGAGGAGCTGGAAGTGCGTGTGGAGGCCGACCTGGAACGGAATCAGGTCCTTGCTGACCAGGCGGGAGACAGGGTTCTTCCAGTCATCCTGCATGATCATCCAGGAGAGGCGCCTCGAAGCGTTCTTGGCCTCGGCGGTCTTGCTCTTCTTGGTCGACCTCGGGACGCCGATGAGCCCGTCCTTCGTGAGCTTCTTTTCGACCTCACGCCCCAGCTCGCGGTACTGCTCGATCGTGAGGTCGTCGTCGCCGGCCACGCCCGTGAGGAGGGCCTGCCACACGTCTTCCCGGATCATGGCCGCACCGACCTTCAAGGGACGCTTCTTCTTCTCGCGGTTGCTCCCGTGATAGTTGGCCGTTCCGATCTTGGGAAAGATGCGCAAGTCGCCGCTGTCGTTGATCTTCTGCGAGGCCGAGACGACCGAGGCGTAGCGGCCCTTCAGGGCCTTCTTGGCGAGGTCGAGCTTCTCCTTGTCCTTGCCGTAATCCTTGCCGAAGCCCTCCCAGCGCACGCGGATCTCGCCGTACCCGATCTCATCGACCGCAAGACCGTTGCCGTCGGGTCCGCCGTAGAGAGGCAGGTCCGCCTTGACGAGCATCGACTCGACCCGCTTGCGGGTCGGGACCCCCTTGGGTACCCCGCCCTGCCTCTTCTTCCAGGTCTTGTCGAACTCGGCCCGGCGTGCCTCTTCCTCCTTGACCTCTTCGGGGGTCATACGGCCGAGCAGAAGATCGAGCGAATGGTTGAAGATGTGGTTGCTCGACGGCTTGACGAGGATGCGCCGCTCCCAGAGGGCTTCGAGCAGCTCCTCGAACTTCATCTCCTTGCGGACGGCCACGTCATGGACGCTGTTGTCGCCCCAGCCGCGCTCGATGAGATCGAGCTTCAGGCCGTCGAGCCACGCCCGGGTCTCGGGCCCTTCTTCGTAGTCCTCGACCGAGCCGTAATCGTTGTAGCGGGCTTTGATCGGGAAGGTGCGCGGGAACCAGTGCCCGTGCATGTAGCAGCTCTCTTCGCCGTCGTAGGGGTTCTCGGTGAGGAGGAAGAAGCGGACCGGGTCACCCGCGTGGATCGGGAGACCAGAGACAGCGCAGCCGTAGGAGAACGAGCCCATCAGATGACCTCTTCCCGCGCAAAGCGGGTTGGAACGAACTTGGGGTAAAGGGTACCGTTGAACGACTCAGCCCGGATGAACTCCGGCTGAGGCACGCTCGAATCGATCAGGCGCAGATCCGAGAGCCCGTAGTTGCTCACGGCGCCGTACGCCTCGACGTGGTTGCGGATCTCGCAGTGGTAACCGGCGTCGTTGCGAGTGACGCCGAAGACAGCCGTACCACCCCGCCGCTGACCGAAGGTCAGGGTTTTTGGTAGGTAGATGACGTTCTCGCGGTCGCGGTAGACGAGCCAAGGCACCGTCCACCAGGTCTGCCCGATGGGCAGCTCTTCGAGAAGGCGCTCCGGCTCCCGCGGCACGGGCCGGCCTGAGGAAACCCGGTCTGGATACCAGGGCTGAAGCGGCGTCGGGCCTTGGTAGGTGTAGGTCTCTTCGTCGCGGTAACGGGGCATCGCCCCTTCTTAGACACCAGCGGGCGGAGGGGCGGACGAGCGCCGAGCATTTTCACGAGACGGATCGTCGATGGGGGCGCACATGGTGCTCCCGCACGAGGGGCAGTTGCGGACGCTCATGGTCCGGTTCCCCGGGAAGATCCAGTCGGGCAAGGGCGAGAGAGCGAGGTACTCAGGTCGGCTAAAAGCTCGGCCACAGGAGCACGTCTTGAAGCAGGGGGGCATGACTTGTAAACGAAGAGGCAAGGGGTGGTTTTCAGGTCGACTAACAAAAAGAAAGGGCGGGCGAGAATTTCAGAAAAAGGCGAGACGGCCGTTCGTTTGGGGGCACGGCGCTGATAGGCGGCGCCCCTCCCCAAGAAAGGACAGGCCCTCATGTACGCTTACTCCAACTCGGATTTCCGTCGGCTCGTGGACGCTGCGAAGGCGCAGGGGTGGACAGTAGAGGACACAAAGAAGAGCCACATACGGTTCATCCCGTCCGACAAGAGCCGCAAGATCGTGATCGTGAGCGGCACGCCGTCCGACGCGGGGCGGTGGCTGAAGAACGTGACCTCCGACCTGAGGCGGCAGGGGCTCACCATCTTACCCCGCTCGGGGGCTCCTTCGGGGGCCCCCTGGTGTAGTTTAAGGGCCTATGGGCCCTTCCAAAGATACGCACGAGGCTATCGAGGCCGCTTCCGAGCTTCTCCGAGGCTACTTCCGCCTGCGCAAGCTCTATCCGAGCCTCGATGACTTCGACCTCATCGCCGTGGCCAAGACCATCCTCCAGTCGGCGAGCACGCCCCTTTCCACGGCCATTCAAGGGGGCAAGACACGCTCGCCCCGGTCGCCCGAGGGGGTCTTGCTCCCGAACGGGGAGCGGGTACCGATCGAACATGCGGTCGTGGTTCTCCTGACGGACGGGCCGATGACGGCCCGAGCCCTGCTAGACCGGATGCGCTTGCTCGGCTGGCAGCCCCAGGGCGGACAAGCTGACCCGAAGGGGCTCCAGAGACGGCTCACCACCCACTCGGAGATATTCAGGGCGAGACAGACGGATGAGGGGCTGACCTTCACGGTCACGACCACGAGCTACCTGCCCCAGGCCCCTTTCACGACGCTCGCGCTCTACCCCGAAGGCGAGAGGTACCTGGAAGAGAAGCAGAAGCTCAGCCGATGATCTCCCGAAGCATCTCGACCTGCTTCTCGGGCAGCTTGCCCATGGCGTAGAAGGCGACCATTTCGGCGAAGTTCTCGGCCGCGCTCGACGCGGCGTAGCGGGTGACGAAGCCCGTTTCGCCGTAGGCGCTCTTCCCTTCCTTCTCGTTCTTGGCCGCGAGGTAGCCCTTCATGGGCAAGCGCCGGGACTTCGGCTTCTCGTCCTCGAAGTGGCCGTAGATGTAGAGGCTCGACACCTCGTCCACGATGAGCTGGCGTCGGTTGATCTCGACCGAGTCTCCGACCTCGGGCAGGTCGGCTTCGAGCTTGTCGTACTTCGTGTTGAGCGAAAGGGTGCGGAAGATCCGCTCGATGTCGCCGTTTTTGCTCGTCAGAAACTTGGTGTGCAGCCGGTGCGCCAGCTCGTGAAGGAGCGTGTGCAAGGTGGCCGACCCTCGCCGAAAGTTGGCCCGGACGTAGATTTCGTCGCGGTCCCCCATGTAGAACGCGAGGGTGTTGTTCTTCAGGGTGTTGGTGACGTAGACCTCGCCGTAACAGACTCGGCTTGCGCCAATCTTGCTGAGCGCCTCGGCTGCGTCGATCATGCCCGTGGCGACCTCGCTCATCACCTTGGGCGAGAAGCCGCCGGTGTTGACGAGCCGGAAGGGCCCCGCCTTGATGTTGTCATTCGTCTCGTCGTCGTGAGGCTCGCCCGACACGAGCGCGAGGCGACCGACCTCGACGTGCTCATCGAGAAGCGTCAGGACCTCGCGGTAGCCTGACGAAACGGCCTTCCACTTGAACTTCTTCGGCGAGCTGTAGTAGCGGGCCAGATCCTCGACCTTCTTGCGAAGCGAGGGCTCCAAGCGGACCTGCTGAAGGAGCGTGTAGTAGAGGTCTCGGCCGACGCGCGAGGCGATGTCGAGAGCCTTCTGGATGGCCTGGGCGATCTGCCGATCGGCCTGCTCGTGCTCACGCATCTCGGGCGTGTTCGAGTAGGCGTAGGCCGGGCCGTTCTGCCGGATGAGCGTCTCGCCCGTCATCACCACGGGGATGAGCCCTTCCTGCTCCTTCAGAAGCTTGACGGCGCTTTCGAGCCGAGCGAGCAGCTTGCTCGGGTCGCCCCGGTCGGCAACCTTCAGGGCCATGTAGCGCCAGGCAACCCATTCGGCGGACGTAGGGTTCATCACCTCGTCCAGCCCAGTGAAAGATTAGAGCACCTCGTCGCGCTCGAACCGCGAGGGGCAGACCACCGGAGCGAACCGGGCCAGGAAATCCCGGGCCTCGATGATGACGTTATGGTGCGTCCGAGCCTTGAACCGGAGGTAGTTCCCGCGGATCTCGGTGATCTGGCCGAGCACCGTCGCGTCCTCATGCCGCCCCCGGAACTCGGCCCCCACGAAGACCCAGCCGGGCAGCTTCGCCTCCTCGTCCACCTCGATCACGTCCCAGGCGTCCCGGAACTCGTCGAGGGAATAGAACGTGCTCTCGATCGTGCCGGACTTGCTCACCCAGAAGCCTTTGCCGTTGGGCGTCGGACGGATCACAACGCCCAGGACCCGAGGGCTGTGCTGCTTGGAGACGACCCAGGCTCCGACATACGGGAACATGATCCCTCTAACACCGAAGCCGGGGTAGCTCTGACGGATCAGCCAGGATTTTCGCTCGTCTCCCGGCCAGAGAGCTTGTCTCGCAAGACCTTCCACGCGAGGCTTCGGAGGCTCTTGGCCGTGATGATCCCGGTCGGCGTCTTCAGAACGTAGGGCCGATCGATGATCTTGGCGTCGAAGAGAAAGACCTTGCGGAGCTGGTCGAAGGCTTCCGGCCCCTGGTAGAGGTAGCCGTAGGTGAGCTGGCGCGCGGCCCTTCGCAGGCCCTCCTGGGCTGCCGAGATTCGAGCCTTCAGCTCCTCGGGCAGATCCATGTGCCACTCGACCTTCTTCCAGCCGTTCCAGGTCGCCACGGGGCTGTCATGGGTCGAAAGGTGCAGCACCCCATCGGACTCGTCCACGAAGTACGCCTGGTTGTCGATTCTGATCTTGCCCTGCATGAGCCGTTCCTACACCGGCGGAGAGACGAAAACGTGCCTGTGCTCGTCGAAAAGAGCCGAGAGGGCCGCGTTCGTCTTCTCGATCATGGCCTTGACCTTCTTGGTCTCGTCTTCGGAGTAGGCCGTCACGAAGAAGGGCGGCTTGTGGTACTCCTCGATCCGGAACTTGCCCCCGTGGCCGAGGGAGCCGCCGAAGCGGTACTCGCGGAAGCTCCGGAAGCCTTCGAGATCGCCGCAGTGAAAAAGGAAATCCTCTCGCCCTCGTTCCGAAGCCCCGGCCTCACGTACGAGAATCGTGTACGCCTTGTCCATGAAATCCTGAACGGGATTCAGCTCTCGGGGCACGGCGCCGCTCCCTTCTCGAAGGTGATGGTGACCGGGTAGACCGCTCCCCACGAGGGGCCGCAGTCGACCTCGTAGGTGACCTTGGCGATCCTCCAGGTGCGGCGAGCAAGCCTCTTCTTCCATTCGCGGCCCCCACCGGCGGGAGGCTTTCGTGTCGTCATGGAAGCCTAGGACACCGGTTCAGTAGTAGCGGAGCTGCGCGATCCGGCGCTCGGGGAAGAACTCGGCGAGAAGCGAGGCGACGCGGTGGCTCGGGAAAGAGACGCCGCTCGGGCTGATGTCGCCCCGGCGGACGACCGGAGCGAAGTACGTGGCCCGCTTGATGGGTACCCCGGTGAGGGCGGCCTCGTCCCTCCCGAGACGGCGGCAGAAGGGGTTCCAGTCGGGGTTCGAGGTAAGGAAGAGCAGAAGATGCTCGTCGCCGCGCGTGGCGAGCAGGACGGCCGGGTGAAAGCCGTAGCCGTCGGCGTGGTAGACGACCTCGCCGGGGGCGAACTCCGGCGGGAGGGCCTGAGGCTTCGGGGCCGGGGCCCCTCGGACCTCGTCCCGGGTCTGCTTCTTGTACTCGGCGACCAGCTCTTTCGCGAGCCTCGGAGCATCAGCCGCGTCGTAGGTCTGCGCCATGAGAACCGGCTGATCGGGGATCTTTGCCGGGTCCCGGACCACAAAAGGGTAAGGCCGGCCCGACACCCCCACGCTGACTCCGCAGTAGCGGAGGGCCCGCTTGGGCCTTGTCTGCGAAGCCGGCCCTTGGGAAGGTGTTGCCAGCCAGTCCTCGACAGTCATGTGCATGGTCATGGTATCTTCCATGGCGCAAAAGTACATGATAGGGCCGAGAAGCCCTTGGGTGCGCGCCGCCGTCCGGGAGATACCTTACACCACGGGCTTGCGCTTGTAGCGGCTCCGGCGAGGGATAGTCGGGGGTGGGAGAGGGTCAGGGGTGGTCTCTAGGGCGATCCGTTCTTCTTCGGAGGAGACAACATCCCACCCGACCACTTGCCAGAGATAGGTCTGAAAATCATGGGGGGTAGCGCAGCCGTAGCCCTGATCGGCCATGGCGTAGAGCGCCCCAACCGACGAGAGCAGCGCCTCGGACCGGTCGTTGACCGCGTCTTGGGTCATCTCCCGCGCAACCCCCCACGCCCACGCCCTCGCCCGCTCTTCACTCCACGCCATCGATCCTGTCGTACCGGCTCTGCACGGGCTCGAACGCCGCGAGAAACGCAGGTACCTCCCAGAGGTAAATGATTTCCTTACGGTCACCCTTCGCGAGAACCCAGGGGCCACGTACCTCGACCACGGTGACGAAAAAAGGGCCCTCTTTGCCCCGAAACCGAAGTTCCGGCCTCAACCACTCGGGCACCGAAGGATGCCGGCTCTTATGCCGGACGAGCAAGCGCCAGGTCGTGTTGCCTTGAAGGGAAAACTGGTACGGGCCCGGAAAGTCCGAGACCCGGCACGAGGCCCAGTCGCCCTCGATGCTCTCGATCACGGCTCTGCGCGAGCCCCCGTCGGTAAGCCAGTCGCCGACCTTCACAGCAGCGGCTCGTCCCTGTCGAAGCGGGTGTGCCCTGTCGCCTCTGAGGGCTCAGAAGGAGGCGGGGGTGGGGTCGGTACCGGCCGAGGCAGAAGCGGGGGCGCGTCCCCCCGAACCGGAGAGACCGCAACGATGGGCACTGGGGTTGGGGTTGGGGGCCGGTTGGCCGCTGCGGTCATCTGGGCGATCCGGCGTTCATTCTCCAGCCGGATGGCTTCTAGCGCCTGCTGCTTCCGGTACTGCCGGACGCTCAGCTTGGTCAGAAAATCCGGGATGCCCTTGAAGGCAAGTACCACCACCAGGATCACGACCGCGATTGGCCAGAAGATCGCTCCGGCGATGTACGGGCCGTATTCCCGGTGGTGGTACTTCCCGCGGTACACGTCGATCGCAACGGCGAGAAGAAACCAGATCACTCCGACCGCGAAACCGATCAGGTAGACCTTCCACCAGTGGTCCGACAACCACTCCCAGGCATGAAGAACTTTTTGGTTCATAGCACGTCGTCTCTCTCGTAACGGCTCACAAAGGGCTCGGGTTTGGGGGTCGGTTCAGGTTCGGGCGGGGGCTGGGCTGGCACCACCGGGTGCAGGTTCACAGGGGCAGGCGGCGGAAGCTGAGCGAGCCGGCGCCGCTCCTGCTCTAGCCTCTCGCGTGTCTCTTCGTCCCGGCGCAGGGCCTCTTCGACTCCCATCCTCCGCTGGGCCGCGATCCGCTCGTCCCGGCGAATGTCGAGAATGAGGAACGGTACAGACACCGGCCAGAGAACCACAAAGAGGGCGAGTGGCAAGGCCGCTTCAAGGACCTTCCAGAACCCGTGATCGTTGATGAAAACAACGAGCAAGACAAGGTAGAAAACCAGCGTGATGCCGCCGTAGGTGAGCGGCACCCAGACCGGAAGCCACGAGGGGAGATGAGCAGAGAGCCAGGCGACCATCAGAGCACCTCGTCCCTCTCGAACCGGGTCGAGGGCTCAATCCGAATAGACTGCATGAGCCGATGAACCTCGGCGCTCCTCTTGAGCATCTCGCGGAACTCTTGGGCCCGCCTCTCCCCCTCGGCCCGAGCACGGGCAAGCTCTTCCTCCCGTGCCCGGAAGGCGGCTTCCGTTTCGGCCTCTCGCTGGGCGCGCTCTATCTTTTGCTTCTGCCGGTCATGGGCATCCTGGGCAAAGACCACGACGAGGGTGATCGGCCAGACGAGGGCGAGGAAAAAAGGTAGAACGTAGACCGAAAAGCCCCCCTTCTCCAAGGGGTCGGGCTCGGCTACGTGCTGGTAGACAGACACAACCGCAGCGGCGAGCCCGATGAGCATGATGGTCAGGTAGGCGTACGCGAGGGTCACCATGGCGGCCTCACAGGGTCTCGTCGCGGTCGAACCGGGTTGGGGCGGAGGCCGGGTAGAAGTTCTCTAGGAAATCCGCGTAATGAAACCTCAAGATGCCGCCCTGTCCGGGGAAGTAAACGTGCTCGCCGCTCACGCGCATGACGACGACCGACGGAGGGGCTGCCCAGTACCGGAGGACATCGTCCTTGGTCTTCGACAGGGCGAGCGCCCCTTCGACAATCCACGAAGGCACCATGGGTGACCTGTCCCCCACCTCCCACTCCCGCTCGAAGACCTCGGCGAGCATGGGCACGGCCTCTTCCATTCCCGGGTAGCGGACCCACACGCAGTCGTTGACCACCCGGTCGACCACGAGAAAGGCCGTCGGCTTGCTGCGGTTCCAGAGCTTCTGCCCGGGAGAGACGTTCATGACTGCTTGGGCCGCTCGGCGCCTTCGAGAGGGTCCTTGTGATCGAACCGGGTTTGCTCGCCGGGGGCCGGGACCTTCACCCCGGCCACGGTCTTCGGCTCGGAGAGGATGATCGCAAGGGGGGTCCCGTTGCTGGCGTGACGCTTCAGCTCGACCTGCCAGTTCGACGCCCGGTAGAGCCGCTCCAGCTCCTTCGCGACCCTCTCTTTCAGAGGAGGATCGGTTGAGAACTGGAACGTGAACGACACCCCATCGTACCTCTGGGTCAACTGAGAGTCGATGGAGGTTTCGAGCTGCTTGATGCGGTTGCAGTCGTCGGGGGTAAGGGCGCGGGCTTGTTCAGGGGTGATGGCCATGGTGCCTTGGGTAGGCGAGGCTTACGCGCATCATCGTGAGGAATCGGCGTAGCTGCTCGATACGGTCCAGGTTGAGAGCACGGTTGAAACGGTTGCCGTCGCCTACGGCCATTTCGAGGGCCAAGGTGACGCAAGGACAAGGCCGGTAGATGATCCGGCCGTTGCACTCGGGGCAACGGGTCTCGCTCACAGGATCTCGCGCTCGAAGCGGTTAGGGGGAGGCCCGAAGTGCGCCCGAATCTCTTCGATCGGAAGCTCTTGCTCAGCTCCGTCCGATTCCCGACGCAGACCGATCTTGCCCGCGGTCCCGTTGCCATGCGTGTAGTCGAACGACAGGCGCACCACGACCCAGCGTTGGTATGAACGCCTGTCGACCAGCTCGGCGTGTAGAACGAGCCACTTTTCGGGTTGCGCTTCGTCGGTCATGGCTCTTCCTCGTACACCGTGGCAAAGCCCTCGGCCGTGCGCCGGAGGTAGCCCCGCTGCTCAAGCTCGTAGAGCGCCCATGGGACATGGGCCACGATCTCAGGGAAGTCGTCGAGGATGGCATCCCCCACCTCGTCTGCGGTCCAGACCGGGCGGCGGGCAAAAAGGCTCCGCACCTCGACCAGCAAAAGAGCCCGGTCCACGTCGCTCGCCGGAGGCTCCGGGGGCTTCGGTTTCTCAACGATTGCGGCCAGAACCTCTTGCACGAGGGCCTCGGGTACCCGTTGGTCGGGGGCGATGGGCTCCGGGGCTTTCGGCTTCTCGACCGGGAGCGCAAGCCAGGCAAGCTCCTTCACGGTCAGGGGAGGGGTCGGTGGGGGCGGCGAAAGGTCGAGCTTCTTCCGGGGGGTCTTGCGCCGGATGCTCTCGGGCAGCTCTCCCCGGATGACGATCTTCCGCTTCTCCTCTTTCGCCTGCCGGGCCCGAAACTGGGCGAGGGTCTCGTTGCGCGCCGGACGCGGGATCGGGGGGCGAGGGGTCGTAGGGGGCCCAAAATCGATCGTCGAGATCCGCGGGGGCTCGCCCTGGTACGGGGCGGCCACCCGGTGGTGTTGCGCAAACCGGACCTCCCCCGTCAGGGTTATTGGCCCGTTCGTATCTTCATCCTGGGAGATGACGCCCCGGATGAACATCTCCTGGTAATGTCGCTGGTCAGGGAACACGTCGCCGATGAGCCCGTTGAACCGCGGCTCGTAGATCGTCGGGTCGTAGCGGCGGTAGGGCGACACGAACCGGCGCTTCTGGTTGAAGCGCTTCGCCTGCTCGATGAACGCCGCGATCTCGGTCTCGGGGTTCGGTTCGGCCTCTTCGGCTTCTTCCGACTCCGGTTCTGGTTCCGCATCGGACGCCACCACAGCCTCGTCTTCAACGGCGGAATCGGGCGGGGCTGGGGGGTGGGCTACGTGCATGGCTCGTAGTAGGTTACACCAGAAAACACGGGGATTTTCGACCTATCTCAGATCACCTCGCCCCGATCAAAGCGGCTTGGGTGGGTCGGCAATGGCAATGTGGCCGGGTCGTACCGGAAGGTCCGCGCGATCAACGCCGCCGTCGAGACCTCGTAGCGGGCCCCATCTCCCACCCAGGCCCAGCGAACCAGCCCCTCGCGGACCTCCAAGATGGTGGCCGGGCCCTGGCTTCGTTGGTCCCCGATCCGCATACGGTCCTCAAGGGCCGACTCGTTGAGATAGATCGTTACCCCCGGGGCCATCCAGCCTGGCACTGGCCCTTGCCCCGGGGAGTCGTTCGGCCGCCAGAAGTCTCCGAGCGAGGACTCGTTCCACCGCTCGGAGGTACCGTCCGTGTAGCGAAGTCGGATCATGCCCGCGCCGCGGTCTTCCACCACGGCAAAGCCATGTACGCCGAGCCCCCGCCTGCGGAGCCACATCCCGACCGACACTTCCATCGAAACCCTTAGCTGACCTTCTGCCCAGCAAGCCACCGAAGGAGAAACTCGGCCACGTCGTGCATGGACGACAGGTCCTCGATGAGCTTGGGCACGCCTCGGACCGGAAGCGTGAGGCTTGGGACCTCGACCGTGACGACTCCCTTCACGGTCAGACAGAGGGCGACCTTCGAGGGAAGTTCAGCCCGGAAGTGGTCGGCAGCAAACGTGATTTCCAGTCGATCGCCGATCGCCGTGGACATCAGGAGGTTCGACGTTTGCAGGAGAAAGTTGGTTTTTTCGGCGTCGTTCACATGCACCTCTCAGGGCTTCTTGGACAGGGTCTCGGTCAGGGAGAAGAGAGTATCGGCGACCTCGACCGCCGCAGTCCACTTTTCGCCTTCCTGGTGCCGGATGATGCAGAGCAGCTCGCGGCAGACAAGCGCCTCCTGCATCTCGGTCGAGAGCAGGTCCCAGCCCACGCCCATACGGGCCTTGGCCTTGTCGAGGGCCATCTTCGCGAATCGGTCGGAGGTCGTCTTGGGGGTTGCCATGGGCCCTAGACGAACGCGACTCGCTCGGTTTTCCAAAAAAGACGACGCCCCCGCTGCCGTCCAGGAGGGTCAGGCCAGTAGCGGGGGCGTCCGAGAGCAATCTACACCGGCTCGGGCCGGTTGTACCGGGTGGTCTGTGGAAAGGGCACCGTCACGCAGAAGCCGCCGGGCGTCTCCCGGACCCAGCCTCGCCGAAAGACGAGCCTCTCCAGCTCCTCGTACCCGAACTCCGGGGTCAGCTCGTGACTGTTTCGCTGAAGGGCCGCCTCCAACACTCCCATAAGCTCCCGGTAGGTGAGCGTCTGCTCGTGGTAGGGCCAGAGGTCGGCCGCGAAGTCCATGTCCCCGGGTTACACCGGAGGGTTGACGACGAGTCCCTTGCAGCCCGTCACCTTCCCCTCGCCGTCCCGGACCAGGTCGCCGGGGCTTGCCACGTCCTGCCGGTGGGGCACGGCGGCGCGAACCATGGCCGAGACGATGTAGAGGGTACCGGAAACGGGCTCGGGCAGCCCCTCGACGGCGCCGTAGGCCGTGTGGAAGAGCGGCACGCCGTCCGCCTCGCCCGCGGGCTGGGAGACCTGGGCGCAGCGGGCTACCTGGCCGCTCGGCGGAACGGTGAGGCCGGTGGTGAACACGATCGCGTGGGGGGTGAGGTTGGTCAACATGGCCGCTAGAGCGTCCCTCCTGTGGGGATCTGACACTTCTCGCTAAGAATCCGTCCGTAACGCCCGAGCGAGTTACAACGTACGAAGTTGGCGATCTCCCCGAACAGCTCGTCCCACTCTCGCACCCCTACCGGGGTCGTCTCGGTGCGGTAGCCACCCTCCATGCAGATGAGCGCGTCTTCGAGGTGGGGCCGGACATGGGGGCGGGTGGTGTGGCTGAGGCTCAGGTAGACGACGAAGAGTCCGCCCTGGACGTTCTCTCCGAAGTGCGCCCAGAGAAAGCCCTCGGCGGCGAGCGCGGCCGAGAGCTTCTGTTCGAGCTGAAGAAAGCCGGGTATCGTCTCAGGCCAGCGCCAGTCCGGACCGTGGTAGCACCGGAAGTGATCTCCCCTCCGGTGGGCTTCGAGCTTCTCCTGGATGTCGCTCTCGAAGACGCCGTATTCGGGGCCCGCGTCGCGCCACGGGTCCACGGCGTCCAGCTCGGCGTAGTAGTCGTCGTAGTATTCGCGATCGGAATCGTCGTCGTAGACCACGACTCGCCCCATCACCCGAGGGTCGGGTAGGCTTCGAGGGCCTCGGCCTGGAGCTTTGCGATCTCCTGCCGTTTGGCCTCCACCCCAGCCGCGTCGCCGGCTTCTTGAAGGTCGCGCAGCTCCCGCCCGAGCTTGTGAAGGCCGTTCATGTAGACCAGGGCCTTGAAGGTCACCGAGGTCCACTGCGTGATGCCGTCGAGCGCGAACACCTCGTGAACGGCCGCCGTCGGGTCGTGGGTCGGGGCGAGCTGGAGGAGCCTCTCCCAGCGATCACGGCCGAAGTAGAGAAGGCGGGTCTGAGCAAAACGCAGCAAGATCACGGGGAGTCCTCCTTCGGGTTGTGGTAGGCCATGAAGTCGTTCGGGGGCATCACCTCGATGCCCTCGGCGAGCTTGACCTTCTCGCGGGCGATCCGGATGGCCTCGTGCCCCGACGGGGGCATGGGGGTGAGGTTCGCGAAGGCGAGGCCACCAGTGCAGAGCTTGCCCTTTTTCATGGCCCGTTCGAGCCAGTCGGGCTTCTCGTAGTCGATGGCCGTATGGCAGAAGAAGGGCTCACCGTGCCAGAGCGAGCGGAAGACGTTGATGGGCGCCTCGTAGCCCCCGAGCCAGCCCGGGGCTGAACCGGGCCGGAAGGGGCATTGCTTGCACTGCTTCGGCGAGAACTTCACTTCGCCGACTCCATCAGAAGCGAGTACATCACCTTCTGCACGAGGCTCGACATGACGAGCCGAAGCCCGAAGGCGGGAAGCTCGTGGAGCCGGCATGGGACGCCGGGTTGCGCTATGTTGACCCAGGCGTCGACCCACGCCGGAAGCGGGGCGGGAACCCGGTTCTCCTGCACGATCACCGTGGCGAACTTCATCAGCTCGACCCGCTCTTCGGGAGAGATGTCCTCGAAGAGCTTCGTTGTGGGGTTGACCCTCATGCTGGCACCTTCTTCTCGCCGCCGAAGTAATCGAGGCCGTTCTTGGCCTCGAAATCCGGGTCGAGGAACGGATGGAAGACCCTGGGCTGGCAGCCACGGGCCCAGCAGCGCTTCACCCACTCACGCAAGGTCATCCCGTCGCTCTTGTGCTTCAGGATCACGATGTCGAGATCCTCGGCCACGGCCGCGTAAATCTCGAAGTCGTCGTGCCGCTCGTGCCACCGGTCGCGCTCCCTCTCGACCCTCCGGACCTCGACGGGCACGTTGAACGCCCGGCACCTGTCGGCCACGAACTCCGCCGAGCACTGGGCGTATTGCTCGCCCGAGTTCGTCGTGCGGTAGGTCGAGGCCCAGCGGGAATCGAGGAGCTTCCAGGCCCCCTCTTCGATCTTGACCTCGGCCTCGGGGGCGAGCTTGTAGAGGGCTTCCCGGCACGCCTCCATGTGCGCAACCGCGGCCTGGTACGCCTCGGTCGCGGGCTTGGAGTGCCGGTCAACGATCTCCTGGTAGGCCGCCTCATCAAGGACCTTCTTGGCCTTGTCGATGTCGGGCTTGCCCCGGCTCTTCTTCCCGAGCTTCGCCCGCATCGCCTCGGTCACTTCCTCGACGAGAGCGACCTGAAGGGGGTGTTCTGGCTTACGAAACGCCGATACCGCCTCGGTCGCCGCCCTCTCGGCCAGGTAGGCCGCCCGGAACACCTCGCGACCGTTCGCGGGCTTCATGTCGCGGTCGTTCTCCGGCTTGACATCGCGGTCGTCGCCGTACTCGGAAGGCAACGACTCGATCAGAGCGGTGATGTCGGTAGTCATTTGGATTTTCCCGTGTCTTTGATGCGTAGTTCGGTCAGGTAGCGGACGGTGCGGCCACCGTCCGGGAACGCTTCGACGAGGACCTCGACCGCGACGCGGCCGTCACCCAGGTCGTGCAGAAGAAAGATGCGTCCGTTCAGCTCGGCCTTGGCTTCCATGCTGGGCCACTACACCAGATCGGCGTCAAGGGTCCGGGCGAAGCGATCAGGACGGATGCTGACGTTGTGCGCGATCGACAGCACGAAGGGCACGCCGAGGCGCAGAGCGTGGTTTCTCCCCATGGCAAGGGCGAGCTTGTCGGGCTTGGCGTCCCTCGCCCCCTTGCAGGTGACCAACCGTCCCTGGCCCACCCGATCGACCAGGTACCAGCGCAGGTTACCCTTAGGCGAGCGGCGGACCTCATAGACCTTGACCCGGAAAGTCGCGCCCACGATGCGCCCACCCTCCTTGAGGAACTCGCTGTCGCGCGAGACCGAAACGGCCCGGTCGCCTTCCTTGAAGTCTTGCATGGCCCGGCCTAGACGATCGGGGACCTGGGCTTTTTCCCGAAATCAGACCCGGTGAAACCGGGTCGGTCCCTTGTACTCGACCGGGCACCAAGCCTTGCAGAGGGCCCCGACGAGCAAGAGGAGCGAGAAGCTCTCTTCGTCATCGAGAGGGGGCGTAGCCTTCTTCGCCAGCTCGGCCGTGAGCCCCTCGACCATCGCCCTCGTCATCTTGCCTTGATCGTTCAGGTAGTCGCGGATCGCGTAGGTTACGCGCAAGAGGTCTCCGGGGTCGAGGTCGACCCTCTTGCACCTCCGGAGCAAGCACGCGATCGACTCGACCTCGTCACAGAGGCTTGCGACGAACCGCCACGCCTTCTCCACGTCCGCAGCCCCGAGCAGCGAGACCCCGTCGGACCGAACAACGTGCCAGCCGTCGTCTCGGCGACAAATGCGATGGGTCACAGGATCTCCTCTCTCCGGAACCTGTCGTAGGGCCCGGGCTGCTCGTATTCGACCTTCTCGCCTCGCAAGACCCGGTCGTAGAGGGCTTCGGCCTCTTCTTGGGACCAGGACTCGGCCACGATGGAAAGCAGCCGGTCAGGGTTCGAGATGTCGATAACCCGATGGATGATGGGCCCGCCGTCGTACCAGGGCACGCTGATCAAGAAGTACCGGTAGTAAGGCCCTTCGGACATCAGATCACGTCGTCGTGGTTGAAGCGGTTCTTCCGAGGTTTGGGCAGCTCCGGGTGTGCCTTCTTGGGCCCCTGGGGAAGCCACCCGACCGGAGCGCTGGCGGCCACTTCGGCTGCGGACTCGCGAGAAGAGAACGGCCCGAGGTACGCCTCCCAACGCTGCTTCTGAGCATTGTACTGCTTGATGTAGTAGCCGGGCCCCTCTCCACCCCAGGCCGACTCGCCCCTGATGATGCGACGTTCACCGTTTCTTGGCTCAGGCATCAGATCACCTCGTCATGGTTGAACCGGTTCTTGGGCTCCGGCAGAGGCTCCTTCCTCTTCGGAGGGGTCCAGTGCGCCGCAGCACAAGCAGCCGCCTCGTTGGCCGACTCTTCGGAGAGAAACGGCCCCAGGTAATCCTTCCACACCCCTTCGCGGGCGTGGAAGCTCTGGACGAAATAGACCTCATCGCCCCATTGGGACCGATCTTTTACGACGCGGCGCGTGCCATCTCTCAGGCCAGGCATCAGATCACCTCGTTGCGATCGAACCGTGTCGGGGGCTTCGGGTCGTAGAAGGGAACGGCCGTGCCCGCCGCGTAGTGGAGCTTCGCGTAGGCCCTCGCCTCTCCGAGCGTCACGTACGGCCCGATCTCGGTGAGCCAACGGCCCTCCGAGGTGTAGAAGCGCTCGATGTAGTAGCGCGGGTAGGGGTTCTCGTAGTCCCGAACGATCCGGCAGTCGCGGCTCGTCTTGGTGGCCATCAGAGCACGTCCTCTTCGAGTTTGTCGAACCGAGACGGAAGCGAACGGAACCTCCCGACGAGCCGGGCCAAGCGAAACTGCCAGCCGGGATGCAAGCACACCCCGGTTTCGTCGGTGAAGGGCCGCGACCCCCAGTAAGGGAGCACTCCGGCCGGGCCCACGGGCCTCTTCACGATGAAGACCCGATACCCCTCGGGGAGCGTCGGGATGGCCGAGGCGTCGAGCCCGGGCGAAGGGTACCTGTCTAGCTCATCTGCGTACAGGGTGACGATCGGCGCTTGCGACCTGGCGATCGTCAAGACCAGCTCGCCGAAGTCATGGTTGAAGGCGCCCTCGGAAGGCCAGCGGGTCAAGGGAACGATGATACGCCCCTGTTCGCTCATCCTGATCTGGTACGGGGCCCCGTCGAGCCAGGACCAGAACGGCCCTTCCCCTTCAACGAGGTAGTAGGGGACCGCCGCCGTGGGCAGGCCGTCCTCCATGAGGTTGAAGTCCCTCCACAAACTCATAGGACCTCTTCGTGCTCGAAGCGGTTCGGGGGCGGCTTCCACCCGAGGCCGCTCGCGAAGAACGCCAGGATGCCGACGAGCCCTGACCGATTCTCAGGCTTGAAGGTCCGGTGGTGGTCGCGAGCGGCGTCGGCGATGAGGGTGTCGGCGATGGTGCGGAAGATGTCGAGAGGCTCTCCCCTCGCATCGCAGAGGATCTGCTGAATCCGCATCCGAAGGACCGCGGACGCCTGGAGCCTCTGCGACTCGTAGAAGGGCGCAGCCCGATCTAGCTCCGGGCCCACCATCTGGCCGATGGCCCAGAGCGACCGGTAGAGGTTGGCGTTGGTTCCGATCTCCCGCTCGGTCCTGCGGCCCACGTCTTCGAGTGCCTGAACGCGGGTGTCATGGCTCGCGAGGTGAACAGGTGCCGGCGTACGGCCCGGCACCTGATCCCACCAGAAGACATCGAACGTGGCCCGAAGGTTGGCGTGCTGCGAGGTCGAAACGCGGTAGCAGATCATGGCCTAGTCCCGGTCGAGGTAGCGCCGGATGATGGTGGCGTCGAACTTCGGGGTCCCGCCGTCCTTGCGCGTCGTGATGATGCAGTGCGAGATGGCACGGTCGATCTGGTGGAGCGAGTCGGCGTGGGTAACTGCCTCCTCGATCTCTTCGGACATGCCGTAGTCCGGGAGCATCTTCGCGATCTTCTGCGCGTAGTCCTTCTTGTCCTCGTCATTCGGGCCCTGGTCGTAGGCCACCTCGATGTACCCCTTGAGCGACTTGGGGATCGCGTCGGTGTCGGAGCCGATGAGCACGATGCAGCCGACCGTCCGCGGGTCGAAGGTCCGGTGGTGGACGAAGTGCCGGAGCTTGCGGCAGAAGTCCGAGCTTGTGAGCAGGGTGTCGGCGTCGGGGAAGATCCCGAAACCGATCCTCCCTTGGCGGGTATGCTGGCCCATCGCCTCGAAGACCTCGTCGGGGCTGTGGGTCGCCGGACCGTAGAACCCGTTCTTCAGGTCGTTGAACTGGTAGCGCCGGAAGTAGTCCCCGACAGAGAGCGGCCCTGTCGCAGGGTCGAAGAAGTACGGTTCGTGCTTCTTCAAGGCGTCCGCGAGGATCTGAAGCATCGTCAGCTCGTCTTTGGTCCGGATGTAGATGACTGGCGCGAGGGCCCGGAGTGCGTTGAGGACTTGCTCGGGCCTGGTCTTGAACGTGGCGTAGGACGACATGAGGGCCTCCTTGGGGGTTAGATGCGATCGAAGCGGGACGAGCCCTCGTTCACGAGGGCGCTGGCTTGCACGGCGAGCTTTTCAAGCCACGGGATGACGTGATCGGGACGAAGAATCCCGCTGTCTCCGTAGACGAGGAGCATGGCCATGACCGATGGGGCCACGGCCGCTCTCAGGTTCCTCAGCACGCCCTCGTTCGGCAGCGTGGCGAGCATGGCGTCAACGCTGTTGTGGGGCGGCTCTTTGTCGACGTGCCGAGCAACGATCGAGAGAGCCGAGGGGGAGGTTTCGACGTACATGATCGAGCCCACGCCGGCCAGAACGAAGGACAGGTGCGTCCGGTCCTGACGCCGGGCCGTCGTGACCGCAGCCCAGGGGAATGCCTCGTTGAAGAGGGCTTGGACGGCGCTCGCGAGCAGGAAGTGAGAGGGAGTCTCGTCCATGCAAGACTCCCTTACACCGAGATTTTGCTAGGCAGCCTGCCGCCGGGGCTCGCGCGTCAAGATATCGTAGAGCTGCTTGCCAACCGACAAGCCGGTCATGACGTTGCTGTCGCCCACGCCCGCGGCTTCGAGGGCCGCCTCGGAATCGAGGCCATCGGTGGCGAGGCTGACGCCCACCTTGTGAAGGAGAAGCTGGTAGAGCGCCCGGGGCAGGGTGTTGTCGTAGACCGGCGAGAAGACCCGCGTGGCTTTCGTCTGCCCGATCCGGTGGATGCGGCCGTTCGCCTGCCTGTAAACCAGCGGATTGCACGCTGGGTTCTCCATCCAGACGATCGTGTGGAAGTGCGTAAGATTGTTGATGCCCGTTTGGATCGCAACCGGGTTCACAAACATGACGTGGCGGTCCTTGCCGACCACTTCCTTGTTGATCCAGGCGATCCGCTTGGCCGTGGGTACCTTGCCCGGGTCGAGCACCGGGCCCTTCTCGCCCGCGTGCTTCTCGACGATGCGCTGGAGGCGGGGCAGAAGCTCGACGTGCCAGGAGAAGACGAGCACGTTGCGGCCCTCGGCACGCTCGCTCCGGAGGAGATCGACGAGCCACTGCTCTTTCGGCAGAAGCTCGTCGGGCGAGAGGCCCCCGACGCTGGCCACGAGGCCGCTGCCTACGCTCTCGGGGTAGCGGATCTCGTAGTCGTTCGAGGCCCGGTCGAAGTAGCTAGGAAGCTCCGAGAGCTGGCCCCAGAGCTTGCCCACCCGCTCAGGGTCCCACATGTCTTTCTTGATCTGCCGCACGAGCGCGGTCTGAAGGGTCGTGAAGCGCGACCTCTGCTCGTCTGACGGCTGGATGAGAACCTGCTTTTCGACGCACGGGGGCAGGTCGATCGCGAGGTCTTCCTTGTGCATCGTGATCGCGCCCCGGAGAAGGTACTTGAGCACGAGGAGGGGCAGAACGCCGGGCGCGTTGCCGGTGAGCCGCGCCGTCTTCTCGACCCGGTCACTCATGGTCCCGAAGGCCACGACCTCACCCGTCTTCAGATCCTTCTCTTCGACCTGGCGCTTGCGGAAGCCGTACCGGTCGATGAAGCGCTGCATGTCGCTCCGGTCGAACTCTTCCCGGAACGAGGGCAGAAGGGCCCAGAGGTTCGGAAAGAGGCTCTGCGCGTAGCCATTCATGATGGAGCCCGAGAGAAGCATGGTCGGAGCGCCCATCGAGGTCAGCCGGTGCGCGGCCCTTTCCTGCGCGGAGCCGTCGGTGGCGTATTCGTGCCCCTCGTCAAGAACCAGAAAATCGAACAGGTTCTTGTGGTGCCGGGTGATGTAGGTGGCGAGGGGCATCTTCCGAGGCTCGGGTACGGCCTGGTAGAGGGGCTCGCCGCAAGGGGCGCTTTTCTGCCAAGCGCCGATCCTCGTGAGCCGGTCGATCACCTCCGAGAGGCCCGCCGGGTCACCGGGGCGGAGGGCGCCTTTCAGAATCTCTTCTCCGACGCGGCGCCAGCCGCGCCACTCACCCTTGGAGTCGAGACCATCCCTGCCATCGGTCGAGAGTGACTCTTCGATCCGGGCCCAGTCACGCCACGTCGTGGCCTGCCAGTAGGTCGCGTCCTGGGCGCCCATACCCTGAAGCTCCGAAGCGAGAGAGAGCCGCTGGTCCCGGGGCAGAAGAAGGAGAAGCTCCTTCACGGTCTCGCGGGCCCTCGCCCCGGGGCCGTAGGGGCTCGCGCTCCGGAGGATGCTATCGGCGTAGCCCCACACGCAGAACCGGGCAAGCCTTCCCGCTTCGGGGTTGGCGAGGAAGAGCAGGACGAGAGCACGCTGGAGGGACTCGGTGTTCGCGTCCTCTTTCTCCACCAGCTTGTTCCAGAGGTAGACGGCCGTTTCGTCGAAGACAGCGTCGTTCTGGACACGGGCCCACGCCGCCGGCCGGGCTTTCTCCCCGCCGTCGACCGTGGCGAGCTGAGCAAGGCGGCGCCGGAGGTGACGGCCCGAGAAGAGACGCTGAATGGCCGGCGACTCGGGCAGAGCAGGGTAGAGCTTGCACGCGAGACGGAAGGCGAGCCGGCTCGCCCCCGAGACGGGGCGGTGGGTCACGGCTTCGCAGCAGGCCCTCTTTTTGGCGAGATCGTCAGCCTCGAAGGGGGTCGGGGCGTCGCACCGGGGGCAGCGGCCCGTGGTGACACCCTCGAAGGTGTGCCCGAGCTTTGCATCTTCCCGCGAGAGGACGGCAACGGCCATCGGGCTCGTTGTGTCCTCGGCGAACCGCTGCACGTCCCCCACGTCCGCGAGGCGCATGACCGGAACCCCAGGCAGAACGACGGGCACATGGTGGCCGACCCACTCGGCCACAACGTGAGGGGGGCAGAGGACAAGCACACGCCGGGCGCCGATCGTCTTCGCCGTGGCCAGGGTCGCCGTGCTCTTGCCCGTCCCGGTCTCGCCGAGCAGGATTGCAGCCTTGCCACGGCGGCTCTGACGTGAGGCCGAGACGCCTCCGAGGAGCTTGACCGCCGCCCGGGTGGCCGATTCCTGAATCGCGTAGAGCTTCCGGTCGAAAGCGGGCAGGGGGAAGTTATCCTCAGGCCGCGAAGGGTCGTGAAGAACGGGGCACTGAGCGAGAAGCACGTCCATCAGCCCCTTGCCGTAGTTGCCCAGGAGATCGGCCGTCGTGAAGTCTGCGACCTGATCGGCCCCCGTCGTTTCAACGCCGGGCCGAAGCGTATGGAAGAGACCGGTGCGCAGATTGAGTACAGTGACGCGGAGCTTCGGCTCCTGCACTTCGACGATGGCCCGAACCTCGCCTTTCTTGTTGATCTTCTCTTCTTTCTTACGCCATTCCTTATCGAAGACGCCCTTGACGAGCAGGTCAGGGAGGCCCGACGACGGGTCATCGGGGGCGATACGGGCGCCGTTGAACACGCCCGCGGCGATCCCGGTGGCGATATGAGCCGGCTTCGGGGGCACAGCGAGCGGATAGCGCCTCTCCAGGAGGTCAGCCGGGCCCTCCTCAGGGAAGATGCCCGGAACGGGCACCAAGCGGCCGTCCCGGCCCGTCTGATGCCACGCCCGGACCTGACCCCGGACGGCCGAGAGGTCCATCGGGGCGATGTCGAAGTGATTGAACCCCGCCCGGTGAAGGGGCGCGGGCTCGACGGAGACAACGGGGCTGCCCTCGAAGGGCAGCTCAGGAATCGACGAAGAGTCCGCCGACCACGCCCGGACCTTGGCCGCCGTCGCAGGGTCGGGGTCAGTGAGGCCCGGGCGCTTGACGGCAAGCAGGACGACCTGACGGAAGGCCGCGAAGTCATTGCCCGGAAAGCGGAAGCACGACACGTTCTCGAACTCCCGACCGATCGTGTCGGCCGAGTCGGCAAGAGCGTAGAAGGGCACGACGAAGATCAGCACGCCGCCCGACCGAAGAGCCGGGGCGAAGCGGACGAGAAACTTCTCTTCCATGCGCCCAAACTCCCGGTTCGGCTCGTAGGGCGGGTTCAGGAAGAGATGGGTCGCCCCCTGCTTATCCCGCTGGTGAAGACGGAGCCGGAAGGCGTTGCCGCAGACCACGTTGTCACGAGCGCCGAGGTGGTGATCGTAAACGTTCTTCTGGAGCCTGTCGGCCCGCGTGGCCTCCATCTCGGCCGCGTAGAAGAGAGGGCGCGGGTAGTTGTTCTTCAGGTCGAAAAGGGCATCGGTCAGGATAAGGGCAGCCGTCCCGTCCCCGGCGCAGGGGTCGAAGACGCAGTGCTCCCCGCCCCCGAGGGGCTCGATGAGCCGGGCGAGCGGAGCGATCAGGTGCTTCGGGTAGGGGTAGTAGCCGGCGACGGCGATGCTCGCTTGCCTTGCCATAGGTAAGACTCCTGCCTTGCGGAACCGCTCGACCTGAGCGGCAAGAACGGGCTCGAACGATTCGTGGTAAGACTTGAACGCGAGGCCGGGAACGAGCCCGACGCTTTCAACGTCCGTCTCTTGGTAGCCGAGGCGTGAGTGCATCATCCACTCAACGCCCTCGGGACGGTGCCAGCGTTCGACCTCTGACACGCTCGCGATCCCGGCTTCGAGGCAAGCCACCATGAGCTGGAGGTAGAAGCGAGCGTCTTTCAAGAGAGGGCAGCGCGTGCGCCTGTCGAGGTAGGCACAGAAGAGAGGGGCGAGGGGGGCGAGCCTTTCGAGCTGTTCGGGCTGGGCTTTGGTGCCGAGCTTGAGAACATGATCGACCGCCGGGCGCGTATCCCAAGGATACCGCTCGACCCAGGCCGTAGGAGGGGCGAGAACGAACGCGATCCCGTCCGGGTCGACCATGCCCGGGTCGAGACGGAAGAGATCGGCGAGGTAGGCCGTCGCGATCGTGCCGTCCGCCGTCTTCTGGTACGACCAGGAGTAGCCGGCCGAACGCAGGACTTCGAGCGTGAAGGAGGCTTTCTGCCGCCCGTAACCCGAGGTCGGGACGATCGCTTTCTTGCCCATCTGAAGGTTCGTCACGAACGGGCGGATCTGCTCCTCCCCGGTCGCGATCATGAAGTAGACCGGGCGCGTCGCATCGGTCGTAGCGCCGCCTCCAGACCAAAGGCCATCGGCCTTGATGGAGCAGAGCAGGGAAGCCGTAAAGCTACGGCCCTTTCCTTCCTTCTCCGGAGCGATAACGAGGTCGGGCATCGGGGTAGGTTCCTACACCGAAGACGACCGAGACCCCGGGCTTTTTCCAAACTCAGGAACGAAGGCGCGCGTAGCGGTTGTCGGCCGGAACGTCGGCGCCGAAGAACTCCTTGCGGAACTCGGAAGCGAACCAGGCGAGGGAGGTCGCGGAAGTGAGAGTCCGCCCTCCATAGACCTCCTGGAGCGAATCCCAGAGCCCCCGGGCGAGCGCCTCGGGGTGGTCCCTCCAGTCACCCACAATGGGAACCGTGCAGACAACCTCGACCTGAGAGGGCAGGGTACACTGGGAGAAGCGGACCGCATCGTACCACTGCTGAACAACGAGCGAAGGCCGGTCGACGCCCGCGACCAGAATACCGTCGAACGAGAAATACGCGCCCGTCCAGAACGGGAAGGCCCGCTTGATGACGTTCAAGATGGCCTCGCGAAGCGCGAGAAACTCGGGCTCGGTCATGGGTCGCTACTCCTCGAAGGGGTCTCGGTCGAAGCGGGTCGGGATGGCCCGCCTTCGTTGCTCTTCGGCTTGCCTCTTCTGCTCCTCGGCCTGCCTCGTCTGCCCGGCGAGCCACTCTTTCTCGTGCTTGGCGCGAGCCTCGACCGTGGACGTGTCGAAGAGCCGGCTGAGAGCGCGGATCTCCTCGGGAACGGCATCGTCCTGGTAGGACTCCAGCGAGCCGGTTACGTCGGTGCCCCTGCCCTCGAAGAAGCGGTTCTCGGCGCCCTCGTTCAGGTACGCAAGAAACTGGTCTCGCGCGGCGGCCGAACGCAGAATCGTGGACCGGAACTGGTGGGCGATGGGGTCGGTGTCGACGCGAAGGGCAGCCAGGGGGACGTACCAGCCCTCTCTGACCTCGTCACAGTCGGCACAGGTGTAGCCGATCGTCTGAAATCGGAGGTCATCATCCTGAAGGACCTCGTGCCGGGTGTCGAAGACGTGCTGACGAACGGCCGAGGTCATCTCTCGGATCGACAGGTACTCGGGCATGGGCAAAGCCTACACCGGATCTTCGCGCTCGAAGCGGGTGGGTAGGACCCGAACGGCCCTTCTCAGGGTTGTCCTTGCCCGGGCTGAGGCAGGCAGAAGCCGATCTTTCCTGTCCAGAATGGTGTACTGGCTGAAGGTCATGTTGGCCAACTTCGCCCGATCGATGCGGTTCAGGCGGTTGACAAGCTCCCTCCGTCCCGCGCCCGTGAGCAGGGGGTTACGCCACATGCTCCTCTCGTTCTCTGGCCCGTGCTTCACGTCCCGGTAGGAGATGACCCAGTCTATGTTCGGGCAGCTCGTGCAAGCAAACCCAACGTCGTAGGAGGTGTAGTTGTCGGAAGAAACGATCTGGTGCCCGGTCCGCGAGACGTGCTCGAAAACCTCGCCCAGCAAGAGGTCAACGTAAACGTACGTGGCCATCAGATAGGCTCCTCTCGGTCGAAACGGCTAGGCGTTTCGGCTCCGAACGTGGGGAAAGGACGACCGGACCGAAGCTGGTTGTTGAGCTTGTGAGCGAGCGCGACCCGACCCGCGGAGGTCTGCATCTCTTGGTACCACGTCGACTCGCGGTTGCCTGGCACCTGATGAAGGTCGAGCAACTTGATGCGCCACGCCGCCTTGTAGAGGTCGCAGTCGGCCCCGCACCCGAAGCCCACGATCTCTTGGTTCGGATCGTCGTAGCCCAGCACCTCGTGGTCGTGCCGGCTCATGTGCTCTTGCATGTCCCGAAAGAGGTTGTCGAGGGAGAAGTAGGTGTCTGCCATGGGCTAGAACCTGTCGTAACGAGAGGTTTCGGGCTTGGCGTCGGAGGTGCGTAGATCCAGCTCTAGCTCGTGGTAGGCGACGAAGACCCGGTTGTCCTTCGCCTCGAAGACCCACCCGTCCATCTCGAAGCGCTTGCAGATGAGGCTGCCCGTGCGGCCTTGGTCCGCTACCTGCACCTGAAAGCCCGAGAACATCGCGTCCTGCCGGGACGAGTCGGGAAGGCAGATGGGGTAGCGGTGAAAGCCCTTCGGGCTCACGTAGGACGTGGCCGTCGAGACGATCTCGGGCCCGACCCAGACCGTAACCCGGGCCTCGTCCTTCTCGCGCCCCTCGTTGACGATGACTTCGAGCCGGCCCTTCGCCTCGTCGGGGTAGAAGAAGCACGCGCCCCGGTAGACGATCGAGTTTTTCAAGAAGAAGCGCACGAGCATCAGGGGGCGTCCTTGTCGGTGAGCAGGTCTTCACGCCGGATGATCCGAGACTGCCGGAGGCGCTCCTCACAGTCAGCGACGACTTGCAGCCTCTTGGCGATCTGCTGGCGGGTGTAGGCGAGGTGGTTCTCCATGGACTCGATGTGCCGCTGGCGAAACGCCTCGACCTGGATCAGAGCCTCTTCGATCGTAGGGACGAAGCTCTTCACCTCGCCAATGTACCGCTGTTGGAGGTCCTTACTCGGCGAAGGCTTGTACCTCGGGCCCTTGTAGACGTACGCCTCGTGCTGGTAGAGATAATGCCAGCGGCCCCGCACCTTCCGGACGCCGAAGATCCGCACTTTTTCAACGTGCATGTCGTCGAAGCTGAAGCCGGCGCGAGCCACGTAGAGATACTCCGGGACCCCCCGCACCCGCTGCCACTCCTCATCGAGGTCAGAGACGGTGGGGGCAGGCGACGGATCAAGCACGCCTTGGGGGCGCTCGAAGTCGTCGATGAAATCGTCCGGCATGGCCCCCACTACACCGGTTGCCTAGATTTTTTCCTCGTCTTCCGAGAGACGCTCGAACCGCGAAGGGGCCGTGCTGGGCTCGGAGGGTGGGGGCAGCTCGGGCGGGGATTGTATCGTAGGAAAGTTGAAGGGCATGAAGACCCGGGTATAGCCGACGCCGACCGAGTAGCGGAGCCGACCATCCCTCGTTTGCGTCCGGCGAACGATAAAGCTGCTCGTAACCCCTGCTACAGAGACATCGTACTGCCGAAAGAACGCCGTTCCCTCGGGCAGAGGTACCCGGAAGGTTGCGATGCGGGCGCCATAAAACGAAGGGCTCGGCTCGAAGAGAGGGGGCCGCGGGAGCAAGAGGTCTTGCTCGATGCCGGGCGCGATCCCTGGGATAGAGAGATCGGACAGGATCTCCGGTATTTGGTCCGGTCCCACCTCAACCCGCACGGCGAGCCCCTCAGGGTAATACTCCGCGTCGAACGTCACCTCGCCCCGCAGCGGGCGGGGCGATCCGTCCTCGCGCGCCCAGAAGGTCACCCTCACAGGGCCTCTCCAAGGCGGTCGTAGCGTGGACGGGTCGGGCCAGGGCTGTAGGCAGCGGTACGGGCCTGAGCCCAAGCCTGGAGCGCGTCTCCGAACATGACCGGGGCGTAGCCGAGGAGACAGGTCGCGACCGTGTGGCGGACGAGGTCGCAGAACCACTCGGCCTGCGTCCGATAGTCGCGTAGGATGATGAAGCTCCCCTCGTCGGGCTCCGCAGGGACGAAGCCCGTGCTGTCGTAAACGCCCAAGATCCCCGTGAGCACACGCTCGTCGGAGAAGTTGACCTGAAGCTCTATCGTCCGGCCCCGGAGGACAACGTCACCCACCTCCTCGTTGTCGTGAGGGCGGTAGGTCACGTCGCCCTTCTGGAGGAAAGGCAGGGCCTCGTAGATCAGCTCGACGAGGTCATAGAGCGTCTGGACGTTCTCGTCCCGCATGACGAGCCCTTAGGGGGCGTAGAAGATCGACGCAACCATACCGACCGTGGCCCAGTCGATCTCGGTGTCGGCGAGGATGTTCTCGACCGTCCGGACCTCGACGTAGGTGCGCTCGGTCTCGCTCTCGACGCCGAACGACTTGCCCTCGCTGGCCACGGTGGCGAGCTTGTCCATCTCCTCGTTCGAGAGCTGAAGCGAGAAGAGCGAGGCCGTGTGAATCGAAAGCGTGCCGGCCATCTGCCGCTCGGCGAAGAACTGCAAGTTCTCGGGGTTGACCTTGAGCCCCAGCTCTTCCTCGATCTCCTTGGCGATGACCGTGCGGGTCGCCTCCTCGGTGTTCTTGCTGCTGCCGCTCGGAAGCTCGTGGATCATGCCGTCGGAGGTGCGGGCCGGGGAGCGGAACTCCCGGACCATGGCGATGCGGGAGAGGCCCAGCGTCGAGCCCCGGGACCAGAGCACGGCCGCCGCGAGATCGGTCCTGCCGAAGACGAACTCGTTCTTCTTGTTCCGGTTCTCCGAGGCGACGAAGACGTTCACGCGCAGGGTGAAGGCGAGGACCATCTGACGGGTGGGTCCGACGCGGAAGGTCCAGAGCACCCGTGCCCCGTCGAGCCGGTTGCCCGCCTCGACCTGCCTCCGGTACCAGCCCTGGAAGGTCTTGTGGTTCCAGATGAGCAAAGGTACCTGGCACTCTCCGCCCTGCCGGTCGGCGCCGGGGCCGATCATGGTGAGGGCCCGGGAGAGGGTCTCGCGCAGGGTCGTCTCGGCCGGGGCCCCGAACTTCTTCGCGTAGTAGCTCTGGTAGCGGACCTTGTGCGCCTGGGGCGGCGCCCCCCACACGACCTTGCCCGAGTCCTTCCAGTAGCCCCACTCGTCGTTGGTCGTGAAGCCGGGCAGCTTCTCCTGGTCACGGGGCACCCAGAACACGATGCAGTCGGCCCGGTGGAGGCCCTCCTCCTCCCACGCCACCTGCCCGTCGTAGTTGTTCGACCACACGCCGTCGCGGGGCAGGGGCACGAAGACGTGGCCGTCGAAGCCCAGCTCTTCGAGCATCTTGAGGGCAGCGGGGCGCCAGTTGGCGTCGCTCTCGCCCCGGGGGGAAGGGCCGGCGAGAAAGATGGTCTTCTGGACCTGATCGGGAAAGGGCTCGTGGGCGTAGACGATTTTCATTTGGTCTGCTCCTTCATCTTGGCGATGCAGTCGAGGCACGTCGGATCGCGCCGCTCGGACCCCGACCTGAGCATGACCACGTAGCCACAAAGCGTCGGGTCACGGGTCACGGTGGGGTCGAGCTGAGCCCCGGGAGCGAGAGCACACCAACCCCCGCGATGCTGAACGCACATGGGCTTCTTGCGCATGAGGCCCCTTACACCTTGTCGTAGCGCGTGCCCTCGGTTTTCGACAGGACAACCTGAGTGCGAGCCCAACCCCAGCCATACTCAGCAACGAAGTTGCCGTAATAGCGCCAGAATAGGCGCCAAAAATCCCCGAATACCTCGCCGAACCAGGGTTCACGGTAGAGGATGGTCACAAGCGAATTTCGCCCGGGACGTTGACCTGCAAGGTGCTCGTGGATTTCGATCGTAGCGGAGCTGAAATGCACATAGAGCCCCGTAAGGGAGCCCCGTACCCGGAACGTCTCGCCTTCCCAGAAGAACTCGTCGCGAGGAAGCCAAGGGGCACCGAGCACGAGCCGATCGATAGCCTCGATCCGAAAGACCTGGGCGCGCTCTTCGGGGCTCATTCGATCACCTTGTCGTAGCGCGTGCCGGGGCGAAATCCGAAGTCGCCCTCTTTCGCCGTGTCGACAATGGCCATGTCGAGGTACGCCTCCCATCGCATCGGAGGGGCGCTGGCCCAGAGCGCCGACCGGAGTTTCGTGGCGATGCGCCAGACGTGCTCACTCGGCCGGGCCAGATCGTAAAAGTAGGAGTCGATCTCTTCGCCGTCCTTGCCTTCGCGCATCGAGTAGAAGATGAGCTTGCGCCGGCCGGGCACGAAGCCGAACCGCACCGAAGCGACATTGGCCTCGAAGGCCCAGACGTACACCCACCCGTGTCTCACCTCGGCCGTGGCCTGGGTGAAGGGCAAGGCCGCCCGGAGCAGCTCTACCGCCCGAAGACAGATCCGCTCTTCCGTCGCGTCAAACCCGAGGGCCTCCATGCCCCCTAGTCTACACCGCGGGCTTCAGGAACTCTTCCAGCTCCCGGGCGATCATGCGCCGGATGACCGCTTGACTCTGCCTGGTGAGGTGGGGTTCGATCTCGCGCCAACGCTCAGACTTCGCGAGAAGCTTCTCGATGAGCGGCCCGGTCAGCTCGACGGGCTTTCCCCGCAGCGTGCTCCGGTGGACCTTGAGATGGGTCAGGACCTCTTGAAGCACCTGCCGGCCGTAGGCTCGAACCTCGACCGGCTGGTTGTAGTAGTCCTCGGCCGGAGCGTCCGAACCGTGCAAGTCCCCTTCCGGGATCACGTCGGCCGCGTGCGTCGCCTCATGGAAGAGGTTGCTCGCCAGGGGCCGGAGAAACTCGTACTTGTTGTCCACAAGCTCCGAGAGATCCCAGCCTCCGTTCAGGTAGAGCACGATTCGAGGGAGTCGTCGCTCGGTCCCTTCCTGAAAGTGCCCGCCCGCCACCCGCTTCAGAGTGTTTGCGGGGCGAGAGCCGATGGAGACCCGGACGATGACCACGCCCCCGCGGGCTCGCTGGCCCTCCCACTCACCGACGGCCAGATCCTCGTGCGTGCCGATGGGCTCGGACAGCTCTTGTCTTTTCGTAAGCGTCTCGATGGCCTCGTCGAGGAGCTGCTCGGCCAGGGCCGAGAGAGCCCGGGTGTCGATCTTAATGGCCCGGCCCGCCAGCTTGCGCCGGTCGTAGGAGTACATCAGACCGAACCGAGGCGGGAGACGAGCGCCGAAAGGGCCTCGGCTGCCTGCTTGGCCTGAGCGAGGGCCTGAGCCCCCGCAGGCGAGGCCGAGAGCCCCTCGGCCTCGGACAGGGCCGCCGAGAGGGTCTCCTGGGCCTTCTTGGCCGCCTCGGCGAGCTTCTTCGCCGCCTCCTTGGCCTCCGCCTCGGCCTGGATGCCCACGGCCTTCTTCAGCCGGGCGTCGAGGTCCTTGCCGAAGAGCCGCTCGAAGACCACGCCGGCCGGGAAGGTACCTTCCCAACTCGTGTCGTAGGTGTAGGCCAGGTCGCCGAAGGTGCCCTTCTCCATCCCATCGCGCATCCAGTTGATCTTGCCGCCGTACGCCTTCTTGACCTTCTCGTCCACGTCGTAAGCGACGTTGGCCATCGTGTCGGGGTTGTCCGCCTCGGGCGGCCCGTCGATGCCCTCGCCCCAGACAACGAAGCGGATCTCGATCGAGTCCCTCTGCGGGCGGAACGACTTGATCTCGACATCGAACGTCGACCAGCCGGGGAACTGCGGCGCGAGCAGGTCGTAGAGAACCTCAGCAGCGGTCTCGCGGTTCATGCCGCCTGCGAGCTGGTCCGGGTCGTCGTTGATGATCTCGATGCAGCGCTCGCGAATCAGCCCGTACGCCTCTTCGGGGCTCTTGCCCTCTTCGATCCACTCCTCGGCCCAGCTCTTCAGCTCCGACTCGCTCGCGATGCCGTTCAGGATCTCGTTCTTGCGGGGGAGCACGAACTTCTCGACCAAGGCGATGAGCAGCGGCGGGACGCTCCGGCTCGTAGGGGCCGGAGCAGGCGGCGGCGCCTTCTTCCTCGGGCCAGCCTTCTTCTGCCACCTGTTCGCGATGCGCTCGGCCATGCTCATGACGGGTCGTGCTCCTACCTTCGGAGAGGCTCAAAAGAACTTTCCGAGAAGACGACCAGAGAGCCTCGACTTTTCCGTCCTAGATCCGATCGAAACGGTTGGGGGCGGGCATGGTCCGGGTGTGTGCCCACGCCCGGGTGATGGAGCCCATGCTCCCTCGAAGCAGGTTGAAGACCGAGTCCCAGATGACCACGAAGACCGAGGTGTAGCCCTCGGCGCCTTGGGGATAGGGAACGTAGGTCGGGGTCGCGTGGTTCCACTCCCACCCCCCGCCGTTCCGGAGCCAGACCTCCTCCACCCGGAGGTCGAGCCCCTGCCGCTGCTCAGGCACGATACGGATGCCCCACGCTGCGTAGGCCGTCTTCCAGAAAAAGACGTTGTCCTCTCGCTTGACCCGGAGGTAGGGCACGCCCACCCGAAGGTCCTTCTCGACCTGCGCCAGAAACCGGTCCCACACGACCTCTTCGCTGAGGTCGGGCGAGGTGCCCACCTTGCGGTCGGCTACATTAGGGCCAGGCACCGGGTACCTGGCGTTCCGACTCGGGGAGGCACAGGCGTGCTCCTTGCAGTAACAGTCGAGGTCGCACGGGCACTCGTGCGGCATCTCGTTGGCGTGCTCGCAAAGCAGGGCCGATCGGGTCATGGCTCTAGCTACACCGGCTCGCCGCGATCGAACCGGCTGAGCACGAACCGCCGACCCTTGGCCCACTCGGTCGCGTGGTTCGAGAACCGCATCACGTAGAAGAAGAGGCGCTCGAAGGCCGCCTCGCACAGCTCGCCGTAGTGCTGAGGGCCCGTGTAGGTCACGTCCGAAGCCTTCTGGGCCACACCACTCACCCGACCGTAGGGCGCGTCCCCGTTGACCTCGATGGCCTCGACCCGGAAGACGCTTTCTCGCATCAAGGTGACCCCACCCTGGCCGTACAGCTCAAGCCGACCGTACCTGAGACGGATTCCGTGACGGCCGAAGAGAAAGAACGTACCGTGGCGCTCGATGGGGAGCCATGGGAGGCCCTCCCGCAGGTCAACGCCGATCTGTGCGGCTACGTCCTCGACCCACGGCGGCGGATCGAGGTCATGAAACGTGACTTTCACTCGATCCTCTCGAAGCGGGAGCCGCCAGCGGGGGCCTGGCCCTCAGGGGGCCCGGGTCGGGGCGACGGGGGCGGCGGCTCTAGCAGGTGCTCGCCCACGAAAACATGGGTCACGAGGGAGAAGCTGTCTCCCATGTTCCCTCCGCGTAGGACCTCGATAAGCCAGCGATAGCGCGTCTCGGGCAGAGGAGGGGGGTCGCGAACCTCGGTGTAGCTCAGGATGGGAAGGCGCTTGAAATTGATCCGAAGAAAGCGCTCGGCGTAGTAGACTTCGGCCGTCACTTCGCCCGCGTCAGAGGGGAACTCGGGCAGGGTTTTTTTGTACCAGAGCCCCGAGCTGAGGTTCGTTCCCGAGGCCCTCTCCCAGGACTCGCCCACATGGCGAAGGGTCACGCTCGATCGGCCGAAAACGAGGCTCGGGGGGTGCCACCGGTTGGAGGGCAGCCCATGTACCCATAGCTCGATGCCGCGCCCTTCCACGACATCGAAGAGGGGTGCCCCTTCCATGGCGTAATAGGCCCGGACAGAGCCGCTGTTATCCATCCGGTAAGGGAGAAGGATCTGCATCACACCCTCGCAAAGCGGGTTGGGGTCCGGATCCGGTGCTTCGCCCACTCGGTGGCGTAGACCTTGAAGTGCGAGCCCATGGCGTAGAACAGAACCTCGAAGAGAGCGCGCATGATCTCGCTGTAGTCCTCGTCGATCCGGACGACGAAGACCCAGGTAGGGGCGACCGAGGGCTCGAAGTTTCCGCCGAAGACGAGTCCGCCGGCCTCGATATACACGACCGTGATCGTCTCTCCGCCTGCGTCGTCGATGTCCCGGAAGACGCCCCAACGGAGCCTCGCCCCGTGTCCATGGTAGAGG